ATGAAAACGAACATTCCGATTGAACTAATCGCAGGGAAACTAATCATTACTGGCAGCATCGATGTAGAAGGAGAACTTCACATCGAAAAAGAACAGCTTCGAAAAGTGATTGAAGAATCTGTTCGTGACATGTTGGTGGGTCCGTACACAGTTTATCTTGCGCGTTCACCGTTACCAACCGGAAGCGGTAATCTGATCAACGCAATCAAAGAAGTTCGACGGTTCACCAATTGTGGATTGAAACAAGCGAAAGACTTCATCGTAGGAACACAAATCGAATCCTCAATATTACCTGGCGAATTGCGAATGATCGAAGCTGAGGAATTTGCTAGCCGCTTGAGCGCCTGGGGATTTGAAGCCAGACCAATACCTGTGAAATTCGCTTTGATGGCAAAGCGTGGAGTTCAGATATGATCGATCGTACACAATGGAAACCGAATCGGCAAATCGTTTTGGTTGGAGACATCCACGGATGTATCGAGGAATTCAACGAGCTACTTGAAAAGATCAAGTATGATGTCAACACGATGGCTTTGATTCCGGTTGGAGATTTGATCGATCGAGGGCCGGAGCCAAAGAAAGTCGTCGAACAAATCATGGCGATGGAGCTGATGCCGATCAAAGGAAATCACGACGACAAAGCCGTGCGTTTCCGTAGACACGAGCGAGCGTTCCTGGCTACCGGCAAAACCAACCCAATGCGTGCAAACGCCGAACGTGCTGAACAGAAAGGTAGTTCTCGTCTCAAAGAATGGATGAGTCTTACTGATGCAGAAGTGGATTGGTTGGATCGTCTTCCGATCATGATCGACTTCGATCAGAACTGGTACGCCATTCACGGAGGACTGGAACCGAACAAGAAGCTAGGTCACCAGGATCCGAAGCAGGTTATTCGGTGCCGCTGGGTAGACAACACGACTGGTAAGCCGTTAGCATTGCTTCCGAACAAGAAACAACCTCCTAACTCGACTTACTGGTCTGAGCTATGGCCGGGTCCGGAGAACATTGTCTACGGTCACTGCGTGCATTCTCTTACGGATGTACGTGTGGACACGAACAAGTCCGGCGTCAAATGCTACGGCATCGATACGGGATGTTGCTTCGGCGGAAGACTCTCGGCTCTATTCTATCCTCAGATGGATGTCGTCCAGGTTCAGGCCCGGCGAGAGTACGAGTCTCTACATAGAAGCGATGGAGACGAGTAATCCCGAGACACGCAATTGTCCTAGTTTTGGCAAGGTCTACACGGACATGAAGATGTTGCGTCGCCATCTGCTCAGGCAACATGGCGGCGCTCCAAAGAAGCGAAAACGCAAGCTTATCTACCAACGCTAACAAAAGTGGTTGGTCTGGCTTGACAAGCCAAACATAGCTCGCATACTACTCACCACTGAGGGCAACGAGATGCAGATCCTACTTCGCCACCTCTTGAGGATGGAACTTCAAGACCTCGGCTTGCAAGCAAGCGAGTTTCGAGCTGGCGCTCAGGATCTCGGAGAACTTCCGGGTACGCGCAAGCGTGCTCAGAAAAAACCACGGAAGACCAAAGAGTCTCAGTCTTCCAAGGATCAACCAACAGAGACTCAACCAGTCACGGAAACGTAGTTCAAAGTAACGAAAGAACAATTAGAATTCAGGTCCGGAGCTTCAATGGTTGAAGATTCGAACTTGTAAGGACAATTGGGGAGATACGAACATGAGCACCAAGAAGAACAGCACCAAGGCCACGAAGAACAGCAACTCGACGACGGAGCAGAACTCGCCGCTCCCGCAGGACATCGCCAGCGCGGCGGTTCTCGCGGTGGTCACGGCGGCTTCGACGACGTGCGAGACCGTGCTCGGTGGGCTGAAGGACGGAGAGAAGGTCTCGATGGACTCTCTCACGAGCGCCGTGGCGGGAATGACGGGTCTCAAGCAGGACAAGGTCTATCCCTTCGTCTCGCTCTACCTGAAGTCGCGCCCCGGCGTGACGATCGCCACGGGTCGCCAGGGTGGCGTGTACCGCGGCGCTCCTCCGGCGAAGGCGATCGATCCGGAGCAGGCGGCGCGGCTCGTGAAGAAGCTCGCTCGGTTCGAGGCCCAGGCGGCGGCGGCGAACAAGAAGGCCGAGGAGCTGCGCACCCGCATCCCCACGACCACGACCGCTCCGGAGGCACCCGCGGCTTCCTGATCCGGCCTTCGGCTAGGAAGTAGGCGGTGAGATTGGCCCGGTGGATTAATATCCACCGGGCTTTTCTCGTTTAAAGCATTACCGAATCTCCGTCGAAAAGTTTTGACTTTACTTGTGGAAACGATAAAGTCCCTCAGCGCAGTTTCGTTCAACGAAAAGAAGAGGCAAAATGGACAGCGAAAAGCCGAAGAGTCACCGAGGGTTCGCTTCAATGGACCCGTCAAAGCAGCGCGAGATTGCGAGCAAGGGCGGGCGTGCGGCGCACGAGAAGGGCACGGCTCACACTTTCTCCACAGCCGAAGCGCGCTCGGCCGGGCAGAAGGGCGGAGCGGCGGTCAGCCAGAACCGCGATCACATGGCCGCGATCGGGCGCATCGGCGGGCAAATCCGCGGGAAGAAAGCCAAGGAGACGACAGCGAACGCGGAATGATTCCGAGAGGTGATCTATGGGAACGTTGAGCAAGGATGACATGATTCGGTTCGCTGAACAGTTGTGGCAAGCCATAACATTAGGTGGACAACAGGCAATTCCAGAACAAACACACGAGCTACTTGATTCTGCTCAACGTTCTTTCTCTGCTCTTCGCGCCATTGCTATTCGAAACAATGAGCGTCGTGGCGGCATGAGCACACCTGAAGAAGAAGAGATTCTTAGGTGGGCTGTTTACCACAATGTCTTTCGGGAGACTCCCGATGGACAGATCTGTCTTGTTGCCTTTTCAAGGTGGGCTGACTGCGGATACCCTCAGATCACGATGGGTCACAAGTTCGCGGCTGCGCTGTTGGCTACGAATGTTTCTGCGGATATCTTCCCGCACATTCATCGCCCGTGGCCTGCATTCGTAGTTGAAGTTCCGAGTGGGCTCCTCGATATCTCCGCGCCAGAAACCAATGAACAAATTCCGATCACACGTCTGCTCGTGACCGAGATCACGAATCGGGATAAGTCGCGTCCTCAGACTTCGGATGGAAAGTATTGGGCGTATTTCGGAATGACCGATACGTCGCTTTCTATCTGGCGGTTTGGAGTAACGACGGAAGAACTGCTTCCACCTGATCTCGAAGGCAATCCGCTTCTGAACCATTCAATGGAGCTGACAGAGCAAGATGGGCGAGTAGCTTCGCTCATTGGAAGGCTCATCATCAACATGTGTTTGGCGATGAATGATCCGGACCAGGTGGAGAAGTTCGGTCCCGGACACAAACGTTACGAGAGTTCCCGTCGCGAAAAGAAACGCGACACGACTCCACACGTTCGTTCGTTCCAACTTGGTAAATCGATCGAGTTGGATTTTCGCGACCACGTGCGTAAATTCGTGCGTGAGGGTAGTCGTTCAGGCCAGCTTTCAGTTCAGAGTTTGGTCGCCGGACATTTCAAACGTGTTCATCATGGCCCGAAATATTCGAAGACCAAAACGCTATGGATCTCTCCATACTGGAAGGGTCCGGAAGATTCGCCCATTCTTCTCCGTGCCCATAAGCTTCCGGAGGAATAAATATCGATGACTGAGGCTATCGCCAATCCTACGTTGTGCAACTGGTGCGGGGAACCATGTGTTCTTGGCGAAGGACCGGATCCGTCTGTACCGTTGCACAATGAGATTGGTGAAGGCGGGTTACTCAAACATACGATACGAGTAATGGGAGGATACGATTCCACGCCTGGAAATGGTTGTGGTGCGTTGGATGATTGCACCAGCTACACGTTTTCATTGTGCGAGTTCTGTCTCGATCATCTTTTCACGCTATTCAAAAATTCTCCCACCGTAGATAGTATAAACAACCCGGAGCCGGAGGTATTCGCCGCAGCAGCCCACCGCGTCGCGATGGATAGATGGCGCGAACACAAGATGGGATTCTTTAAGGAACAAGCTCGCCGGGCAGCGCTCAGGCCCAAACGTGTTTGAAATTGTATCCAGCTTCGAAGTGCTGGAGCATTCAAGTATCCAAGTATACACCGTAGCAGCATCGAAGGATAACTACGAACGCATGTGCGTTTGGTTGATCAACACGATGCTTGGTCGCCGAATGATCCTGGTGTTCAACGGGAACACATTTCGATTCAATACGGTGAACGAAAGAATATCTTGGGCCATTGGTTTTCGTAAAGCAAGCGGGAGATTTCCGGTGGGCGCTGAGGAAGATTCAGAGCCTTTGCAGCGATCAGATGAAGAACCCAGCCACATCACTCGAACAACTCGTGGACCGCGTTGAGCGAATTGCTAGGCATACTCTGGCGGATCGCATCGTAGTCTTCTTCGTCGATTTCTCCGGCTCGATGTCGAACCAAATGCTCGAAGCAGCATTCGCGCTTGTCCAAGAGTATATCAAAGATATGAATGGACAAGTTGCTTCATATGGCTTTGGAACTAACCAAAGCAAAGTCGAACGATCGGGCAACGCGATCAAGCTCGATAGTCTCTCTTACGATGAGTGGCGAGCATTGATTGGTGGTGGCTCATTCCCCGATGCCGCTATCGCTCAGGCGAAGAAAGATTTTGGCGACGATATCTGGAAGATCCTCGTTGGGGATCTTGAGATGATGCCAAGTGATCTAGCCAAGTTCGACGAACAACGAAGGGTCTAACTATGTCGTGGTTCGACTACGGTACGCCGAAGCGTCGTCACCTTCGCAAGGGTGTGTGGCTACGTCTGATTCATTTGCCTGCGCCGCTCTTGAAACAGATCAAAAAGCATAGTAAAAAGGAAGAACTTTTCTATGTTGAGGTCAGCAAGATACGACCAAAAGGCAAAGTACTGTTGGAGATATGGTGTCATCAACCAGGCCCCAGAATGCATCCAACAATACCGGCACGGTATACCGTGTTTCATCTTCTCGTAGACGAGGATCCGACTTGGTGTTGTGAAGGCGATCTAGGGCGCGGTTACAAGGAGTAGGTCATGAGCGAGAACGTATACGTCGGTCCGTACCTTACCTGTACGCAACGCAAACAGACGGAAGACGTCAAGGTGAACCGGTGCTCGAACGCGAAATGTAAGAAGCATCGAAAGCCTATCGATGATACGACGATCAAGTTCTGCGCCACATGCGGAAGCAAGATCAAACCGTTCGCCGAGAAGCAACCGGCGTGTATCAATTACCACGAAGTCCTCACGGATGACGAACTGTCTCCGGTCACGAACAGTCCAAACGATACATTCTTTCTCATCCCGAATGAACAAGGCCCACGCGAGTTCGGTGTTGACTTGGACGAGCCTCAGGATCTTACCGGTGTCAATATCGCGGAAGAGATGGGTTGGTTCGCTCGACGCTACCAGACTGAGATAATCAAGCTCGCCAAGGTCTACGACAACGTGGATGTGAAGTGGGGCGTTCACTACTACTATCTGTGAGCCACCATGAAAAAACGAATCACCGATTGGGATAGCGTTGGGGTCGAGCAATACTTCTACGACTGTACTGCTGCCGAGCAGAAGGCTCTTCACGAAGAGCTGCGTGCTATGATGAGCGCAGCTCACAAGGAGAAGCCGGTTCAATGGCACAAGGCTAGACTAGGTCAGCAAGACTATACCTATTTCAATGGAGAGTTTCGTTTCTGGGTATGGGAGAGTCGTGAGACTTCGCTCGGTACGTCTCTACGTTGGCGCATGTTGGCAAACAACGAGAAGGGATGTTGCTTCGAGCTGGAAGATAAGCTCACGCACACACAGGTGCGTGCAGCGTGGGATGACTACCGCAAGCGTACACTACTTCTTCAATTGGTTCCTGGAACGCGCGTCTTGTGTTACGCTAAGAACGAACCAGGCGTAATCGTTGGGCCTTGTCCTAGATACCCTGATTCATATCGAGTATTGTTGGATGATGGAAAAAAAGATTACTCCATCACAATCGGAAACATTGCGGAGGCACCGTGAACACGAAGCTTTTGGAATTCCTCCACGGAAACGGCACCGATACAAACGGGCGTTTACTTGGCCAGATGATCCAGTGGGACGACGAACGCTGGGAACGAACTCACAATTTTATTCAATGGCTCTTCCCTTCGTCGCAGCCAAGTCAATTCAATGCCGGTGCTCCGCTTCTCGACGAAGAAACGATCGAAGCAATCAAGCTCGATCAAACGGCTCTCGGAAATATCAAGGCAGCATTCAAACGAGCCATGATATTTCTCAGGCTATCGGTCATCGGAAATCCAGAGAAGCCAACGTGGGTCGAACAAGGAAATCACAACTATTTGCGCATCACGCGAATCCTTACGTTTATGCGCACGGTTGGATTGGATTTGGAAATGGAGTTCCTTTGGTTTCAGATCGCTTTTCTATTCAGTTGTTTTCCGGAGGAAATCGGGGAGACGACCTATCAGTACTGGGAAGAGGCAGCCGGACGGGCCAGCCCAACCGCTACGAGTGAAGACACAACGGGGTGAGTTATGCTAGAAGTGGATTTCATCGCGGCCTACAAAAGCCTAGGGGAAACAGATCAAGATCAGGGCAGACTCGAATCATTTGCGAAGAAGTTGATCGCAGATGAAAAGATTTGGCGTGCGCTGACGAATGCGTACCATAGCCCTCGACTGGATCCAATCCTCGGGAATTTGGACAGGCACAAGAAATTCGTGCAGGTTTTGCACGTTGGTCTTGCGTACAACGTTCTGAGCATCCACACAAATACGAGCCAATGAACGCTGATTCGAAAAAGAAATTCTATTTCCCGAAGACTGCGGAATCCAAACCGAAACACGGGGATAGGCGTCTAGACTTGATCTTTGCGCACAGTGGTGCTAAACTGGCGCCTAGAATGCAGAGTTACGTATACACAGAGGGTATCGCCGCAAAAGGGCATTCCGAATTCATTTGGGAGCCCGATGTAATCACGGAGATTCATCCGGAGATTCTTTTCGACGTGCTTGAAGAACTTATTACCGTGGAGCACAAAAATGGTAGTCGTCGCTAGGCGACTGGCGCCGTTCTAACCCATCAGCAATCATGCGGAGTTCTTTCACTGTTGCATCATTTTTAATTCGGTTTGCTCGATTACTAATTACCCATACGTTTCCACGTTCGTATCCAAGTTTCGGATCGATACGGTCAAGAGACGGTGAACTATCACAATGTCCGCCTGTCCCAACTCCACGCTGTAATTCAATCCCAAGCAGCGGACAGTATGTTGGGATGACAATATCTTCTATTGTAAGTGAAAACGGAATCTTATTTCGTTTTGCACGATGCCTAATTTGGATCAATAATTGTTTCTCCGGGTTGTCACGTTGCCATTGCTCAGTAAGCGCTAGTGCCTTTGCGCGTGGACCAGGATTATCTTTCAGGTATTTTCTCTGGGCTGCGTTGCAACATACTTTGCATCGTTTCAGACGACCGATCTTAGTTTTATTGGTCTTCTCAAATTCTAATAATGGACCAATCTTTCCGCATATCCTACACTCTAAATCCATACACAATCATATAACTTGACTACTTCACGTTAAGTGCTATGATGAGGAATACCATGGCGTACAGATCATCAGCAAAGAAAGGTAGTTATCGGGGTTACAAGAAGCCGGTAGCTGTCGAGCGAGAACAAAAGCCGCTACCCGCACCCAGCCCCGCACAAGCAAACATTCTCAACTTCATTCAGAACTCACGCGAGAATGTTGTTGTGTTGGCTCGGGCCGGAACAGGGAAGACCACGACGATCGAGATGCTCGTTCGCAAGGTGAACGAAGTTACTCCGAATGTCGGGATCCTGGTGTGCGCGTTCAATACCGACATCAAGGATACGATCGCAGCTCGTCTATCGGACTTGGATAAGGTCCAGGCTCAGACGAGCTACAGCATCGGTTTCCAAGCTCTCAAGCCGCTGAAGGTTCGTATCGATCCAAAGGAGAAGATTCGTCCTGGAGTTAAGGTTCCCAACATCATCAAGGGAATCATTGGTCCGGAGAATACCGGGATGATCGAACAGCTGACTGAATGCGTACAAAAGTGTAAGGTTACGCTGCTCGATACCGAAGAAGGCATCGAGAATGTGATCGACACGTACGACATCGATGCTGGCAAGGGCTCGGATCGCAAACAGTTCGTTCAGATTACCTTGGAAGTTCTCAAGCGTAATCGGGAACAAACTAAGTCGATCGACTTCGCTGACATGATTTATCTTCCGGTCGTGCTGGGACTCGACGTTCCGCAACACGATTGCGTCATGCTGGACGAGGGACAAGATCTTGCTCCGGCGCAGTTCGCGGTGATCATGAAGTCGCTCCGTGAAGGTGGGCGCATGATCGCGGTAGGCGATGATAGGCAAGCTCTGTACGGTTGGAATGGCGCCGATGCCAAATCGATTCAGCGTATCATCGAACAAACCAATGCGCATGTTCTGCCGCTTTCGGTCACGTACCGGTGCGCACGGAACATAGTTAAATTGCTTCAGGAAATCGTGCCTGACATCGAGGCTGCTCCTGGTGCTCCTGACGGGCTCGTAGCCAACATGGCAACGGACGACATGTTGAAGGAGACACGCGCTGGAGACTACATCCTGGCGCGAACAAACGCCCCTCTCATGCGCATCTGCACGAAGCTCAACTCTGTTGGGCGCCCGGCCAATATTCTTGGCCGAGATGTTTCGTGGCAGTATACATACGCCATTTCAAAATCAGGAGCCTTGTCGGTTGAGGGCTTCCGAGATTGGAATCGTGAGTGGTGCCGCGAACGTCGCGAGCAACTGGTCGCACTGGATAAGAAGACCGAGTGGGTCGATGACAAGGAGGCTTGTGTCGATGCTCTCTGTGAAGGTCTGACCCAATTGGATCAAGTGCGTGAACGTATTCGCACGATGTTTCAGGCAGGCAGCTTCAAGGATCGTGTCATGCTCAGCACGGCACACCGAGCGAAGGGAGATGAGCGGGACCGTGTGTTCATGCTCTCGAAGACCTTCCACAAAAACAAGAATCCGGAGGAAGCGAACGTATATTACGTCGCGGCTTCTCGGGCACGTCACTCTCTCTACTTGGTCCAATAACAAATGAGCACCAATACAATGGGTGAGCTAGCTACATGTTTACTCAACATGTCCGACTCCTCGATTGACGCGAAGATGAAACCGTTGATCGAGAAGTGGGATGATGAACCAACAGCCAAACAGATTCTCGAAGTGCTGGACTGGTGCATTCACGGTTCGTTGGCCAGCGGATTCATCGTCGCGGCGTTGCAGGCTTTCTACGATCAGGCGTGCAAACGAGAAGGCACGACACACGAAGAAGTCATCAAGGATGCGCCATGGAGATCGATACTTACCTAGCTTCCCTTGGGAAGACATCAGCTGAGGTCGCCGAGAGCCTTCGTAAACAAGGTGTCAAAGGTGTTCGATCTACACGATATAATCCGATCGTGAATGGTATCTATGATGCCATTCCTGATTTCCCGCGAGGACTCCAGACACCATTTGGCCATGGGCACCATGGTTTCGAAGGTCATTGGACAATAGACGCAATCGTGCGCGTAGATCCGAGATACTTCAATCCGAAAGCTACAGCACTACCTCAACCAGTACAGGACTTCATCGGTCAGTTCATGAAGGGCCAGTGGTGGGACCTAGTGTCAGACGACGAGGAAGATGATCATGCCAGAGCAGAAGAGGACCGACTCTACCTCCTCAACAGATAAACGATACTGGCATGTAAGCATACGTGGGGAGACGACAATGGATTTCAAACAGAAAATGGCCGAGCGATACAAAACGAACGAGGTGATGATCTTCACCGCGCTCGAAGCCATCCGGGATTACTCCGATCGTTGGATCGTTGAAGGGAAAAGCATCATTGATATTCGAAACGATGTCCATTCAATGTTCCGCGATGTTGTCGCCAACTTCGAAGAGAAGGTTGCGAATGGTACGGCTGATCCGGAGCACGAGCTGGCTCTTGAGGAACTGAAGAGTGAACGCAAAGAAGGGTTGATCGAACTGGAGATATTTACGCTCGCTTGGGGCAGGCTTGCGTGCCCGCGCGTGAAGTTGAACCAGGACCAGGCCGCGCAATTCATCATTAGTTCTATCTCGCCCGACAAGGCCGAAACGCTCAAGGCTCCGTGGGATGCGTTCACGGTCGAGTTTCCGCGAAACTTGATCACGATCAAGAACGACAAAGCTCCCAATGGCATCGACACGATCGAGCGCGCCATGGTGATGCAATGGGAAGAAGAAGTTGGAACTAGGTTTCAGATCTTCCTCGAAACAGTGAACTATCGTCAGGGATTTGTTTACGGGACAATGAAGGAGATTATCCGAAACAGTAATTCGCTCGACGAAGCTGGTGCCGCTTTTGCTGGTCATATTTCACAAGCCGAACAAGATTCGATGACGGTCGCAATCAATGCCGCCACGCGCATTGCTCTCTGCGCAATCGTCGAGCTGCAATCGCCGGAGAACTTCGCGCACACGAAGCCTCTCCACGTTGTCAGCTGGAAGAAACCGGAGATGCGAAAGCGTCATCCGAAACCTGTCTTCAGCAATCTCTACACGTTCGGAAGTGCGGTGAATGTCCATTGCTATCGGGCGGCAAAAGAGTACATTGCCGGTAACGGCGCGAGCCCGATGGTTCGGCATCTCGTGCGTGGGTTCTACCGGAATCAACCGTGGGGACCGGGAAGCGCGCTGCGTAGATGGATCTACGTCAACCCGTTCTGGCGCTGCACGGACAAGGAACTAACGAATGTCAAACCTCACAAACTCTAAACCAGATTGCCTCTTCTGCAAGTTTGCGAAGAAGGAAATCCCGGTGGAGATGCCGTACCAGAACCATCATGCCTTCGCGATCAAACCGAAGGATCCGATCGCTCCACACCATCTCCTGATCATCCCGTGGGCGCACGAGGATAGTCTCGTCGGAACAACTGAGCATCATTACTACATCGTTCTTCCAATGATGTTCCTGCTGATGAAGCAACACATCGAAGCAACCGGCATTGACAAAACCGGCTTCCGAATCGTGATGAACAATGGTTCCGATGCTCACCAAGCGATCAAGCACATGCACATGCACGTGATCGGTGGTTCGGAGCTGAAGCCGGAGATTGCGTGAAACATATCAAGTACATCATTGCCGGGCTCCTTGACTTGGTCGTGCCGCATTGCTCCGGGTGTATCCGGCCAGCAGTGAAGTATGAAGGCACGACATTCTCTACCGAGAAGCCTACTGATGCCAAACGTTACGCATGTGAGGAGCATGCAACGGCTGGTATCAAGTGGACCGATCTACCTGGAGCACCGATCGTTCGAGCTGCGTATGCGTTCATTCACGGCGTAGACAAACAAACCGAACGTTCTCCATGTCCGTGTCTCCACACGACTCCGTGTCACCCGCGATGTACGTGCATAGAGTCATTCTCTAGCTCCGGTTGTCGTCGGTGTTGCACGTACGGATCGCCGGAACAGCAAGCAGCCAAGGCACGCTACCTCGCGAATATTCAGCTAGACAGTACCGAGCTGAAGACGCTCGTTGACAATCTTCCAAAGTGTGCGGCAGATTGTGGGTCCGTAGGGACACGAACATATGACAACGCGGTTATGCGCGTATGGTGTGATGAACACCGGCATGGTAGCTATGGTGACGAGACCGACTTGAAGGATCTCCCATACGCTTCCGTGGTTCGCTCCTTTCTTGCGCGCCAGAAAAAGCCCTGATAGATTCGTTGGATGTTCAATCCCCTACGAATTCCGGTGCGTCTGGCAGAGATCACGTGGAGCCTCGTGTTCCATCCGAAATGCTATTGCCGGTACCAGCTACAACTCGGGCCTTTCAAAGCGACATGGCGTAAACGCATGACGTTTCACCTGAACGGTGCGCTAGGCCCGACATTCGGTTGCTCCGTGTGTCATGTGCTGGAAGTGCTGTAGATGACGAGACGAGCGTCCACGTACTTCTAATTTGAAGACGAACCATGGATAAGCTCACGTTACGGGCTCTCTACAAACACCCGCACGAAGAGTGCGTCGTCTGCAAACAATTCGATTCGCGAGTCCTGAATGACTGCGAATTGAAAGACATGATCGTAGAGATTCTCATTCGTAGAGGTGTTCCGACGAACGCCTCCGACATCGTTAGGGATCTCGAAGCATGCGGTTGGATCCCACCAACCGGGGACAAATTCCAAATCGTATTGAATACCCTTCGAGGATTCGTAACGATCTTCTTTGGGAGTTTGTACGATAACCAGGCGCTTTGGGGAATCAAAACGTTCTCTGTTCTTTCGCTACACCCCACGCGCCAAAGAGCCGTGCTTCACATTTGCTACGAAGTCTTGGAGAAGACATTCTATCCAATGGACCGTAGTAAATTGATGACGGAGTTTAAGAAGCGTGGGATTACGCTTCGCGACGATTTCATCAGTAAAACATTACGGCTCCTGATGCCAGGAGTATTCAAACAGATTGGTTGCGCTTATACTATTGAGAGAGGCGATATGATTTCACAAGTAAAGACGGTAGAAATGTCCAACTCAAATTCCAAACCATTCGACCTGGCCAATGATCTACAGCAGCGTCAAGCTGCGGTATTGTCAGTGTTGAACGAAAAGCTGGCTGCAAAGCAAAAGGAAGTGAAAGAAATTCAATCCCAAATTGCTCAAGCAAAAAGCGTTAGGGTTGGAACAAACAACCGTTCCGTTCCGGTTATCTCATACGTCAGGAAGATATTCTTGGCATTGAACCGCACATTGTCTTTCGAAGAGATTGCGTTGGAATTGGTGAAAACGGATTGGAACGGCGTCGATGCGAAGAGTACCTTGAGGAAAGCTCTTCGGGCTCGCAAAGACGAATTCGTACTGGATGGTACCCAGTACCGAATGATCACAAAAGTAGAATGACGATAACGGTCTAGGTCGCCAGGTTTCCATTTTATGGAAACCGATCAAGTTGCTCTAATCGACCTAGACAGTACGCTTGCAGATTACGATAGTTCTCTGCATTACCACATGAATCGCCTTCGTGCGCCGGAAGAACCGGTGTTTACAGGGCGCTACGAATCGGGAGGTGAACCTCCTCACATTGAAGCCAGGCGGAAGCTAATCCAAGCTTACCCTGGCTTTTGGCGTGACATGGGACGAATCCCTGCCGGGTTCGAAGTTGCCGATGAATTAACGAAAGCCGGGTTCGGTCTACATGTTCTCACCAAAGGCCCGAAGGGAACTCCCACGGCTTTCACGGAAAAGAAACAGTGGGTCGATATGCATTTGCCGAATGTTCCGTTGACAATCGGTGGAGACAAGTCTCTAGTGTACGGCAAAGTATTGGTGGATGATTTCCCTCACTACTTCGAGGCTTGGCTTCGAGTTCGCCCGAGGGGACTCGTGATCGCCGTGGCTCAACCGTGGAATGCTGACTACGCCAAAGGCGGGAAGTCGGAACACTCCAACGTTTTCCGCTTCGACGACAAAAGCTCGGAGCCAAATCATCGCGCCGAAATGCGGGCTTTGATTCAGAAGGCTTATTCGCGTCAGCCTAAAACGACTCTCTGAATGTTTCGGTTTGAACGGCTGTGGAAAAAATGAGGAGAAACGAAGAGTTGGTTTAGCCCTCGGCCAGAAAGAAAAATCAGAAGAACTCGCGAAGAGTTCTTGACCGGTTGGTTGTAGGTCGGTAGAGTCACACCAGTTCAGAAAGGACCCGCTGAAAGCGTTCCCCTGTTCTGGACGTCCGGGTAGCCGTTAGCTGGAAGGCTTTGCCATTAAGAGAGGGTGTTGCTGTCGCAACCATCGTTTGCTGCCATAGGTCACCTCCCCAGATACTAATCCGCAAGCGGGATACTTCTTCGCGTTCGCTGGCAGCGACATTCTCTTGGTAAGGGGTGGGTTCAAGTCCCATGCTACCCACGAAATTCGCAACGAGGCATAAGAGGAAGAGATACCGAAGAGTTGACATCGAGGAGTTAGCTCAGTAACTCTGTCCGGCTGCGTAGCGTATCTTGCGAGCATGTCTGCCATGACCACGGTTCCGGGACTTGTAGGTCGGTAGTTGAGCGTCGCAATTGCTACAGATGACGCGAAGGTTTTGGAGTGAACCGTTGCTCGAATCACCGTCGATATGATCGAGAATCAAAAGGATCGGTTTACCAAGCCAAGAATCAATCGAACATATCTGGCAGGCACCGTGAGCTTGCTCGATGAGATAAGCTTTCATTACTTTGGGTGAAAGAGATTCTCCAGCAAGAATGCGTTGCCTACGTTGTTCTGATTCTAAATCGCGCTGACATTGATTCGAACAGAATTTTGGATTGGAGGTATTAGTTCCGCAACCTGGACAAACAACTAATTTCGCTCGGCTTTCGCGTCGTGTGTTGCTATACGTGGCAGCACACGAATGACCACAGAAACTTTCACTCCGCCGTGAATACGGCAAGATTCCATCGCATTGTTTACAATGCGATGGGTTCTCAAGATAGGAGGTAATTCGATCCTGTTTCTTTTTATTATGTGTTTGTCGAGAGGCAATTGCACCAAGTCTTCCAGCTTCGGCCCTATTCATAAATAGGGCTGGAAACAGCAATCAAACTATCGACAATTCGAATGCGCTAGAATACCCAAGTGGTCAACGGGACCGTTTTTGTAAAGCGGCGGGAAACCTTCGTGGGTTCGAATCCCACTTCTAGCTCAGCGCCCCGTTAGAATCGCAAGACCTTCCCCCCAAGGTTGCGGTTCGAAGCGGGGCGCCTTTTTTTTACCAGGGGAGGTTCATGGAAAAAGGGCAGATAGTTTCGGTTGAGTTGAAGGGCAAGACTGAATCAAAAGTATTCCAAGCTAAAGTCATTGAGTATACCGATGACACCGTTTGGGTATTGATTGGTAATATGGTCAAGTTGCAATTCAACTATCCATCCGGTGACCAATTTATCACCGGAGTCAAGTCCGAAGTGAAAGGCGTATGCCGAGTCATTTCGTGGGAAGGTACAAAACCGTGAGCGCTGCCTTTAGCAAGCTGTTCCTGGCCGAGGTCGAATACCTTCTCGCTTCAGGCTGGCGGCAGAAGAATGTCGGAGTGGTGATCGAATCACCGCAATCCGTAAAAGACATCGCGTGGGAACATCCTAGCAAAAAAGGAATTCCCTACGGTCACGAGAACGCATTGCGAACGCAAAAGGAAACAGATCTCAAACCAGGTTAGTGCAGGAGTTGTCATGCCCACAAAATACGAAACACTTCTCCAGGTTCTTCCGGCATTGGCGGAGAAGGTATGGCCTGGCAAATATACATTCACCAGTAGTTACCACGCCAAATCCGGCGTCTACCAGGTGCATTGTAGTCGTGATGCCGATGCCCGAGGTCCGTTCATTTTCCTCACCGCAGAGGGGAAAAACATCGATGAGGCCACGGAGAACCTGTTCAAACACTTCAGGCTGAAGTGCAAAGAACACTGGGACCTGGCGATCAAAGAGGCTCACGAGGCCGAGCAGAAGATGCAGCGTACCGAGGAAACAATGCGCTTCGTTCTCGAAGATTTGAACAAACGAGGTTGCGGTATTCCGGCTCCCAAAGACCCGGTAGATGAAGGGACCTGAATCATGGTTGTCATTCAGCATCAGATCATCGTGATTGATGGCCAAGGCGAAGAGCGGCTCGCTGATGCCTGGGATACTCAGGCCCAAGCTGAGGAACATATTCCGAATCATCTTCCATCCGATCTGATGGGAATCCGAACCGTGTTCATTCGTAAGGTCTGGACGAATAAACCAAAACGTCACTAGTTGATGGGTAAAGGTCGCCACCAAAAACCGTCGCGCATCCGACGCCGGGCCGAACAAGAAGTAAAGTTTGGTCCGGAGCGTGATGTCCTTCTTACGTTTGAGAAGGATGGTGTGTCGTATGAACGCCTGACGTGCCTTCATGAAATTATTACCCGCCCCATAATTGGCGGTCCGCTAAAAGGAAAACTGAAGCGACGTTGCAGAGAGTGTAAGCCAGAACCTATTGTAAAAACTACATACTACATTGCAATGGAGCAGAGAACATGGACGGGAGAGACAGAGACAAAGTCCCCGAGGTCAATCAGCTCCTTGATAAGGTCCAAAATGTTAAGATGATTGGGTATGAGTCTAATGCCTACAATTATCTCATAGACTATTGCGAGCTAGGTTTCTTCCATTCTCACGAAGCAGATCGGCTTCTCAGCTTGTGTATCGACATTATGAAAGCCGTGTTGGAGGACGCCCCGAACCGGGATGATCGTACCTCACTCGTCTCTCCCGTCGCGGTACCGAGTAGGAAGTCGAAACCGCCGAGTCGAAGTTCGTTCCCAGAGAACGAAGCCGAGACGAAGGCACCAATGTCTCGTAAGAAACGAGGAACGTAGCTAGTTTGTCAGGGTAGGCGCGGCACGGCAGATAGCCGTTATATAGCGTGGTATGCTTGACATACCACCATTAAAAGAACTTCCGTATTGGTTACCGCCTTCCGAACTAATTGATTACTGGATCAGAATGGCTCCTACCGGAGTTAATAACTACCTCCCTGAGAGTTACAACGCGCCATCGCTCCGCACCCTTATATTAGAGGCGAAGGTACAAGTCGATCGATGGGACCTGGTCACATGTTATGTTTTGTTCCCGGCAAAACACGAACTGTCAATCTTGACCGTTCTTGCCAAGGATATCGAAACATACCAATTAGGACATCGAGTCTACGGCCCCAGACTTTGGGGAGCCGATCTAAAGTTTTCAGAACACTTACCTGAGGATAAAGGAATTGCGTTATCGTACCACTACGATAATCAAGATGTAATTAATGAGATGAGAAATATTGCGATATTCACAATCCTTCCGAATCATCTGGTTTGATGCCTCGGTTTCTATTTCGCTTGATTGTTTTTAAGCTTCTTCGCCCATTCTTTGTGCGGGACTTGGATTCGAACGAGGATTTTGAATGCACAGCTTGTGGTAAACCAGTTCTGCGCAGATGGCTCTATTGTTCTCCGGCTTGTCAAGAATCACTTGAAAAGCTTCTACGACAACGGTACGGTAAGCCGAACCTTACAGGGTGGAGGGAACCGTGAACAACGTTAAAAGGACGTCTGAGGGCAAACCACGAGCGGCATTTGGGGAATTCAGCGGCAGCCATACGAAAGGGATTAAGCGTCCTAACCTAAATCGAATGGCGGAGAAAACACCGCTTCCCTATTTCAATCACCTCCGGCCCGCAACTCCGGCACCGCTACTTCCTGATGGGACAAAGATGGAGCAGTACCATCATTACCCCATTCAATTGCTGAAGGATTTTCCTTTGGGTAAATCAACCAAAGGCAAACAGAATATCGTAAAGGCTGGGTCAAACCATACGGTCATGAGATTGTTTAACAACGCCGTAGCTTTGGTCAAAGACGAAATCCTTTGTTTCAAAATGGACCCGGTCGTCGGGGTAGACTTTGAGTATCTACCCGAGCCTCAACCAAGCGAGGGGACCGAACATGTCCCGTCGTAGAAAATTACCAGGAGAAGTGCTAGACAATTGCCTTTCGTTCTTATCCGCCAGGTTCAAAGGTAGAGAGTTCAGCGTCCTCTTTGACATGAGTGTGAAAGGCTGGAATGTCGAATCACTCGATATCATCACCGGTAGATGCGACGTGAAATTCGTTGAATACAACGAAACATTCGAATCACCAGACATTCAAAAAGAACTCAACGAACTGATGCTGGCTTGGGTTCAGGACCTATTAAAGGAAGACTCTAAATGATAATGGCTTGTCACGGTTGCATGAAACCGAGGTTTCTGAATGAACACCTTCGCTGTCTGGATTGCGCTGTTTCTTATTCTCCCAGCGTTCCAGCTGGTGGTGGAGAGAAGCGAAAAACTGATAACCAGGATCTTATGTTGGAGGCCGTTTCGTTTCTGACAAAGAGAGTACCCGGAGATCCTCTCAAGGTAAAAAGTCCTGCGCTTCAGAAGTTTCTCTCTGACCCTTAAGTTAACACAGTAGATCTCTGATCTTAAGATCACTAATCCCTCCCCCTAATATCCCCCTCTCAGACTGACGATATCGTCAAGGTAGCTTCTCCACTGTTTTAGACTGGCTCCGATCGAGACCAGATCCTACAAAGGATTTCATGAAGCTACCCAAACTTTTCCGTTGGACACCAGGGCGTCAAGGCACGGGATATCGGATCTTCCCTTTGATGAGATGGATATATCCGATTCCGATTCGGTTCGATTCATACATTCTTCACTACCCGAAGGGATCGTCAATTGGATGGCATAGTGACCCAAATCCATTCGGTAATCATTACCGTTTGAATTTTGAATTGTGGCGCGGCAAAGGTGGGGATTTCCTTTGTGGCGAAACGATCGTGGATTGGGGACGTCTACATATCTTCCGACCTGACATCAACCCGCACCGTGTCACGGAAGTTACCGAGGGAACTCGGATTGTTTTCTCTCTAGGGTGGATCTGGGGAAAAGACAATGCTCAAGCGGTACCTGTCTAAATTGAGACGGTTCAAGTTCACTAGTCGAAAGTTTAGCGATGGACCGTGCTACGACTGGTGCGCCTGCTCCCATTGCTGGAACGGTTGGACAACGATGGCCTTTCGCCGCCGAGTGTGGTACCGTATCGTTGAGGTGGCACGCCTGTATGCCGTAGACATTAGGTCCACGTTCTTTGGTCGTCGATAGGAGCGGTTATGGTGAAAGGCACGCGATTGCTGATTGGTGAAGAAGCAGATCTTTACTTTTCTACCTGTCAAGGGATTCGTGCAGCCCTCGTTGCACAAGGGTTCAACGAGATCCTTCTGCCATCAATGTGGGATCAACAGACCTTCATCGATAAGGCCGGGCCTGAAATCATCAATCAAATGTACGCCTTCAAAGACAAAGGCGATCGTGACATCTGTTTGATTCCGGAATGTACGGCGGTTGTTCAGAAGATGTGGAATGACGAATGGCACAATCGCGTTCGTCACCCAATGAAGATCTTTTACATCCAACGGTGCTATCGCTACGAGAAGCCGCAGGCTGGTCGTCACCGCGAGTTTACCCAGGCTGGAGTCGAACTCCTCGGGAATCGGGTCACGAAAGAAGATGCGGTAAAAGCATTGAAGGAGACGCTGAATCTTTTCGGCATCCCGTATCAATTCAATGATACGGTCAAGCGAGGACTCTCCTATTACGTGGAGGACGGGTTCGAGGCCGAAGTATCGTATCTTGGAGCGCAGAAGCAAATTGCTGGAGGCGGGCGTTACAAGGAAGGAATCGGCTGGGCTATCGGTGTTGATCGGCTAATGCTGGCGATTCAGGGGAAGCCGAGCGATGAAATTGGCGTTCACGTTGGGCCATTGCCTACAGGGCGGTGGTGCGATGTTTGCTCAGCCTATGTGACGGGCGGAGATCACACGCACTGAATTGTTCGATGACAGAAACAACAGAGTGAATGCCGAGCGTTGACAGCCGGATCTCGGCGTAGTACGTCGATTGGTCCGATGACCGCAACGGCAGTACAATTCGAAGGACCGGCGAAACTCGTTGAGGTTTCGAACCCGAAACGTGTTCAGAACACGGCGCAACGAAAGTTCTGGTCCGCTGCGGAAATCGAAATTGTCAAGACTCAATACCCGGAGTTAGGACCGAAGAAAGCTCTCAAGCTCTTACCTGGCCGTACCCATTCCTCGCTGGTTCAGAAAGCGGAGAAGCTCGGGATCAAGGTCAACGGGAATCATCGTCGTCGTTGGACGGATGATGAGATTCAATACATCGAAAGCGAATGGGAGTTTACCAAACCCCATATCATTGCTCGTGAATTGAATCGAAAGATAAGGGCTATCATCAACAAGGCGGAAAATCTCGGCCTCCACAAAGGTCCGCCTGAAGGATGCGACTTCGTTACTGCCGTTGCAAACAAGATGGGTTACGAGCCCTCCACGTTCTACGGAATATTGGAGCACTTCAATGTCAAGGTAACGCGCCTTCCAACAATCCCTCAGGGAAAACGGAAGCGTACCAAGCGAACGACGCGCAGGCGGTTCAAGGCTCCGCACCGCTACGTTGACATCATGGAGGCGGAAGAGGCCGTAAGGAAGTGGGTTACCGAGACCGAGACAATTCCCAAGGCTGCCGAACGTCTCGAAATCTCTCAGCACCGGCTCACTGATATACTCATCGCGGCCGGACTAAAGGTTGTCTCGAAAGACAAAAAGTTTGCCCTCAGGCTAAATAGCAAGACGCTCGACAAGCTCGTTGCGGATTGGCGAAAGAAGCGTGAGGAAGACAGTCGCTTCGAAACACTGCTCCAAGCTGCGGATCGGCATGGGCTCTGGTACGAGTCACTCCGGCTATGGTTGAGAAAAGCGGGGTTCGATTGGAACCCGAAGACTCGCCAGTGGAGACTTGATCCGGCTGACGTGGATCGGGTTGTCGGGGAAAACCTATCGAAGAGTGTTCTCGCCCGAGTGAATGGCGTTCGAGTCAATCATTCCAAAATGGAGTATCGGAGATTCATCTCCATTCTTCGTTGGAGGATTCGAGAAACGAAAGCCGCTCAACGTTCATTCCTCGTCGTTCTCAAGCTGAGGGCGCAGCAGCAACGGATAGTGGAGCGAGATGCCAAACGTAAAGCTAGGGCCGAACTAGCGTTGGCAAAAGTGAAACTTCGAGAGCGAAAGAAAGCAAGACGTGCGGCGAAGCAAGCGGCGAAACGTAAGCTAGCTTTGCAGCAGAGGCGATGATGGTTGCAGCAATCTCTCACGAGCAAGCAACGCCGCAGAAGGGTGGACCTTGGGGCCGGGTTTGGAAGCCCGAGGAACTCGAAATCATTAAGGCGAACTACGAAGGCAAAAGTGTTCGCGCGATAATGAAGTTACTGCCGAATCGTTCCAAGTCCGCCATCATGGCGATGGGCGGTAAGCTCGGGCTCCAAGCTGCCAAGGGCCACAAGCGGTGGGAACCTCACGAGCTACAGTACCTACTCGGTGAGTGGGAGTTCAGTACCGTCGCTGCAATTGCCAAGGGTTTGAACCGCTCGCAAGCTTCGGTCATCAAGCGGGCGATGACCATGGAGTTGTATGTCGGGCCTCCCGAAGGCGCCGAGTCTCTAATGTCTGCTTGTAGGCGGACTGGTTTCACCAGTCTCAATATGCTGAAGAAGATACTAGCCTTCAGCGAAGTGGAAATCTTTCCATGCAAAACATACCCAAAATCCTGGAAGAACAGGGTTCGAAGGAAGGCATGGAAGAGGAACAAGAAGAAGACTCCCGAGCGCAAAGCGTGTGACCGGCATTACGTTTGGATTGAGGAAGTTGATGAAGCCGCCGCGCATTGGGTGAAGAATGCCGAGGTTGTTGGTCCGGCTGCAACAAAGCGCGGGATAAACAAAGTTCGACTTCGCAAATGGCTCGAAGCTGCCGGAGAAGAGCGACCGTCGAACAATTGTCTTTGGTGGGTCAGTACTGCCACGATTGATCGGGTCGTTGCTGCCAATCTCGCACTAATGGTAGGTCGAGACACACTCACTGCCATCGCGCATAGGATTGGTATTGGATGGCAGATCACAAAGCGCTGGGTAACGGAAGCAGGACTCAAATCGATCCTATCTCCGCTGGACGATTTCGAATTCCTTTTCATAACCTCCGAGGTTGAACGAGTCATTGCAGAGCGTTCGAAGAACAACGCTCGTGTTGTGATCAATGGCGAAAGACCGGCGAGTCCTCGTCAGATCGAACGTCGTCGGAAGAGCATGGCTTGGACCAAAAAGCGAGAGGCATTTGCTATGCTGAAGGCAAGGCTCAATCTTTTGAAGACGTTGCGGAAGCTTGAGAGAATGAAGGTCAAGGCCGAAAAACTTCTGGCATTGGAGGTAAAGCGCCGCAATTCTTTGCCCTACAAACGGCGTCAATTGGAAACGATAATGGTAGCTGTCGGGTTGCCACGAAAGTTCATCAAGCTTGCAAAGCGTCGCCTTTCAAACGTGCAACAGGAACGGTTGCCTCCTGTGGAAAAGGGTGTAGGATCGCCTCTTCCGAAGGCCAACGTGGCAGAAAAGCGCCTCGTTTAGCCTCCGATCAACCGAGAGGGAGACGACCATGCAGCAGGTAGAAGTTTCGTTGACGAAGATCCAGGAAAAAACTTTTCGCTTCGTCAAGGCCTACATCGCCAAGAACAAGGGCGAGAGTCCGACATTCAAACAGATTTCGGATCACCTCGGCGGAAACAACGACACTGTTGGCCACGGTCACATGAAAGCCCTTCAACAGAAGGGACTCGTGGACTGGCAGCCGCGCATCGCGAACTCAATCCGGATCCGGCGAAGGTTGCTGCATTCAATGCGGCACAAAGCCAACTGCATGGATCGTTGTCTCGGTTGATGGTTGCTAGCGAACATTATCCCGAGTTGAAAGCGACGCAGCAGTTTCACGATCTCTCAATACAAATCGAGGGAACGGAGAATCGTATCCTGCGTTCTCGCCAGGAGTACAACAAGGTCGTTGCCCAGTACAATACCGAGCTGGGAAAGATTCACGGGCAAGTTACGAACGCCGTAACGGGTCATCCATTTCAGGCTCGCCTTTACTTCGAGGCTGATGCGAGCGCGAAGGATGCGCCGAACGTGGCCAACCTAATGAAGCCCGCTCCGGTTGCGGTAGCTCCAGCACCGGCCCAAGCTCCCGCGGCACCGGCTCAGCCCACCGTCATCTATGTTCAGGCTCCGGCCCAGGCTCCTCCCGCTCAGCAGGTGCAGTACGCACCGCAGCCCTACCAGTATCCCCAGCAGCTCGCGCCGCAACCGGTACAGCAGCCATACCCTCCGCAGTATGCTCCGGCTCCGCAGCCGCAATACTATCAGCCTGCTCCGCAGGCTCCAGCTCAACCGGCACAACAGCAACCGCACCCGTAACAAAGAAGGAAGGTCACTATGGCGCTAGATACAAAGTCTCGTCTCGTTCAGGTGGTCACGTATCTTCAGCAACAGAAGGCTCCGTTGAAGCATGCTGCGGAACATATCAAGATGATCAACGACCCGGAGCTGACGAAGAAGTTCGAAGCTGCGGACAAGTCCTTCGATGAAGTTACGAAGTACATCGAGAGTCGCATCGATCACAAGTAACTGCGCTGGCCACGTCTACTCCCAACCTAAGTTGAGTGTCATGAATAAGACTTTCCTTTCAAGTTTGGTTTTGGCCCTAACCATTTTGGTTATGCCGCACGTCGCCTTTGCATTCACTCCTCCACCGCTCAACGGTCATCATGTCGTTGATCAGTCGGGCCGATTGTCTACGGCTGACGTGAAGTATTTGGATCACCAACTCGAAGTCGAAAACCGACAGACGACGAACGAGATCGCAGTACTGGTCATTTCGAAACTCAATGGGGAAGACATCAAGGACATAGGGTATTCCACATTCTCTTCCTGGCATCTAGGAAAGAGCGGGAAGGACAACGGGGTATTGTTCCTCATTGTCACGGATGATCGGAAAGCTCGAATCGATACTGGGAAGGGAGTAGGCGGAGCACTAACCGATGTTCAATGCAACGACATCATCAAGAACCAAATCCGCCCGCCTTTCAAGGCAGGGAACCTCCGCAAAGCAATCGACGATGGAACGAGTGCTGCGGCCAATCTATTGCGCGTGGACCAGGGCTTGACTGCAACGAGCGTGAGCAATGTTCCGGTAACTGCACCAGCGACCGACACGGCTACCGACAATACCACTCCCGTTACTGAAGCAGCGGCGGCAACCAGCACTCCTCAGAGTGACTCGGTTGGAGCAGGATTTGTTCTTGGTTTGCTCGCATTGATTGGTTGCGCCATTGCGTTGGCAGCCTGGATGTTCCGTCGTAAGAATGAGGATAACTACAGTTATTCATATACTCCTCCTGTCCCGGCCTACGCTTCGCCGATCTATTCACCGCAACCTAGTTTCTCTGACGAACGTACTACCGTTCCGCTTCCGACACCGGTTCCGGTTCCGGTTCCGGTTCCGTACTCGCGACCCAGAGCCTACGTTGCACCGCCGCCTTACGTTCCGCCGCAGCCCTCTACCTCACCGATCTACGAAGAGCGCGAGGAACGGCGAAGTAACGTGGTGGAGGATGTGGAGGTTGCGGCTGGAGTAATCGGAGCGATCGGCGCGGTTGCGTTAATACTGTCGAATGATGACGACGATGATAGTGATGACACGGACAAGGGCTGGGGTAGCGGTAGCAGCTCGAACGATGACGATGATGATCCCTTCACGGGTGGCGGTGGTGACTGCGGTGGCGGAGGTAGTGACGACTCACTAGATTGAACATGGGCGTCTACTCAACACTTACCGTATCGAGAAAAGCCGCGCTAGACAAAATAGATAAGCTTCGAGAGAAACGAAAATCCAACGAGGAGTTGGAGAGGATACTCGAAGCTTATCTCATGGAACGAACGTTACACAACTTCATAGTCGTCGATAGCGAAGAAGATGCTGAAGACGATAATTACTTAGACAGCTTACTAAGCTACGAACATACCGGAGACTAACATGGCTTCAAAGTATACGAAGGATCAGGTTGTTACCGAGCGTCGTTGTGGGCTGAAGTACTTCGATAAGGCAGTCGAGTTGGTTGGTCGCCCGGCATTGCTACAGAACGCTTTCAACATTGCCAAGGCGTATCCCGAGGTTTGGGGTCGAGGTTGGTCGAACTTCGGATGGGCAATTGGTAACGCGGTAATCGAAGCAATCAATCCGAAGGGTGATATTGCTCAGACATGGAACCTCGACGAAGCCCTGACGCCGGAAGAGATTGCGAACGTCAAGACAACGATGGGTTACCAGGATGAATACAAAGTAGTTTGGGAGCGTCGGGCCAAGGCAATTGTTCCGCGAAAGAAGGGATGAATCCTGAGTACGTCAAGTTCTACATTACCTTCGTTGTCTTCGTCTTAATTGGATTGATAGTTGGAAAGGCCTTAAGGAAACTACAATGAAAAAAGTTGTCACTGCTTCACTTTGTCTTACCTTGTTGGTTGGTTGTGCCGGGTGGGAAAGAGATTGCAATTCGTATTCTGCGACCCAGCTCGGTGCCGATTGGGTCGTTACTCAGATTGGAATGGATGGTAAACCTTTCAATTGCTGGCAACTGAAAGGAGTTGGGATAACCAATGAGACTGCAAGTGACGGTATCTTCTGGAACGATGAAGCAGGTTTGATTCATCTGTCCGGCTGGTACAACAGAATTCAGGTGGAGCACGGAGCTTTCGCTAAGGCTGGAACGGCGATCGGGGTAGATATTACCAAGTGCAAAAACGGTCGTTACGAATGACACCGATATATCTGGAGTGTGAGTAAAAAACTAACCACTCCAGAAGAACTTGAATCTCGAAGACTACGGCGCCTCGAAACTCAGAAACGGTGGCGACAAAACCACCCCGAGAAATTCAAACAGTTACAGGACACATGGAGAAAAGAATCTAATCCTACGAAAGCTAAAGTAGGATATTTACGGCGCAAACTGAAAAGAATGTACGATATGAGCCTCGATGAATTCGAGACTTTGGTAACAAAACAGAATGGAGTTTGTGCCATCTGTCGCAGGGTTAATAAAAGTGGCAAAAGATTAAGTGTTGACCACAATCATTCAACCGGCAAAGTTCGCGGATTGTTGTGTGTCACTTGTAACTTCGCGCTTGGATACATGTTGGACAACCCGGCATTACTAAGGTCTGCGGCTGATTATCTTGAGGAACATGATTGAGCTAGCTAAATTGAAACGCCTAACGGAGTGGATCACCGATATCGAATCGGTTGTTAGCCTGATCGGATTGCATCGGGAATTACAGCATCAGTTCGATACTTGTTCGATTGATCGACAGGCATTCTTGGCGGATCGATTGGCTACGTCGCGGCAATGGATCGGTCATTTCATGATCAAGCTGACGACTTCCGTGGTAGACTGAGGCTTGGAGGTCCGCATGACATTCAAGAAATCGGTCGAGATTATTGGTGGTGGAACGATCTCTCACATTCGTTCTCACTTGGCACTGGCAGCTCCGGCCTACGGGTTCACCGCGAGGCGTCTGAAGGGCTTGTGCGAAGAACATTCGGACAAGCTCAAGGTCAACTTGCACCTGACCAGGATGGCCGATCCGCAACATAGCGACATCGAAACAAATGAAGATGTTGACATGTTGCTCTCTACGATCACTGCCAATCCGAACGTAAAGATTATCTTCTTCAGTCCAGCGATATGTGACTTCAACGGGTACATAAACGATGGTTACGGTGGCTCAGAGAGTGGGAAATATGAACCGAGGTTGGAGTCACGGAACATTGATCCTGCGATTCGGATTGAGTTGGAGGCGGCTCCGAAACTCGTTTCGAAGATCCGGCGAGACCGCAAAGACATTTTTCTGGTGTCTTTCAAGACCACATGTGGAGCTTCGGAAGACGAACAGTACGTGGCAGCACTGGGGTTGCTTAAGAGATCTAGCTCCAACCTAGTCCTAGCAAATGATACGAAGACTCGTGTCAATATGATCGTGACGCCGGAAGAAGCCAGGTATCACGTATCGAAAACGGTCAACGGATCACGTGACGAAGTGCTCCGTAATCTTGTCGAGATGGCTTATCTACGAAGTCACTTGACGTTTACCAGAAGCACGGTCGTCGCAGGCGAGCCGGTCCCGTGGTCATCGAAGGATGTTCCAGAGTCGTTGCGTGCCGTAGTGAATAGCCTGATCAACTGTGGTGCATACAAACCGTTCCGAGGCGTAACGGTCGGGCACTTCGCATGCAAAATCGACGAACGAACCTTCCTGACGTCCCGGCGCAAAACCAACTTCAACGACCTGGAGAAGATTGGGCTCGTCAAGATCGAGACGGATGGACCTGATTCGGTCCTGGCCTATGGCTCGAAGCCATCAGTCGGTGGGCAGAGCCAGCGCATCGTATTCAGCGAGCACCCGGAGTATGACTGCATCGTTCACGCTCATATCCCGATCAAGCCTGGCTCGGAAGTGCCGCAGGTTAGCCAGCGGGAATTTGAATGCGGATCCCATCAGTGTGGCGAGAACACGTCTCGTGGTCTCAAGAAGTTTGGGAACCTTTCCGCAGTCTATCTGAAGGAGCATGGGCCGAACGTCGTATTCAATCGGAATGTCGATTCACGTGAAGTGATCGCGTTCATCCTGAACAACTTTGACATCATGGGCAAAACCGGTGGGCCGGTCGAGTTGCCGAAATGAAACCCGGATTACATCGCGACTTTCAAATCGAAGAACACGTTCGGTTCGAGATCGGTCCTGGAATTGAGCGAACCGGGCGAATTACCGGGATTTCATCCGAGCACATCGTATTCATCTATATCATCACACTTGACGAGCCGCTCATCGTGAAAGGTCATGACCGACCGTGGACTACGGTTACGATCCCTGGTGGTTGTCTAAAAGGAGAATGTGATGGATAAAAAAGTTGTACTCGATGAGTCGATTCATATCGATAACGGAGGGTATCGATTCAAATACACCATGTCCTGGAATGGAGATCAGTTTGTTCCAGACGGTTTGGAAGTGAGTAATTCGTTCTATGGTTACTCGGAAAACATAATGACACTCAATCATCTAAATGCCGATCATTTGGAAAAACTTGGTAAACTCTTCCTTGCAGCTTCGGATCAGATCCGAAAATAAGATAAGTGATGCAAACCAATTTCGATCGAGAAACGCGCAAAGTTTTAGCCATCGCGATGCTTACAACATTGGCAACGGGCCTGGTCCAGTGGGGATTGGAGGAGCTAAAGCGCTTCACCGCTTCGAGGCGGAAGCGGGTCGAGACAGAGAAGCCCAACGAGACTGACGAATGACTTGCAGACATGCTCCAGGTGATCCGAATTGCTCATCACATCCTAGTAATGTGGCGCAGCGGCAGTACGAATACGAGGCTTCGGAGCGAACAAGGAAAGAAGTGGAAGCGCGAACACCGGATGCGGACAAGTACGAGATAGTTGATTTCGTACGGATTAACCAGCACCTTGTGATGAAGGTACAGTATCCAAACTGTACCAAATGTTCTTACGAAGGGAACAAGGTGATGGTCTTTCTCAACGTGACCGAGGCTGATGTCATCCGCTGGCGTCGGATTGATCCACACTTTCGGGATCCGAAACAGAAGTTTGTAAAGGAAGCTCCGAGCCCGGCCGCTCGATTTCCGGCGAGTCCGGAAGGTTGGACCGATGCTATTGAATATGCGAAAAGGAAGTCAAGTTGAATAAGCGTCGCATTACGAAAGAAATGCCGGTTGCCGAAGTCAATCGTCTTCGTCGAGCAAGTTCTCAACCACCGCCGAAGAAAACAGTGGAGATGCATACTGACGAACTATTCGAACTGCTGACCGAAATGGATATCGAAGGGCAGATCGAAGAAGTAAGTAGGCGCCGTGAGGGCAAATGAAATTCTATCACGCTAACTTGAGACAAGGAGCGATCCAAGTCTCGGAGCACAAGACGTTGGAATGGCAGTTTGAAAAAGGTGACAACTTTGCCAACGAGTTCTTCGAGTTGTCCTTGGCTTGGACAAGGAAGCGCGATCATGCCGGTCCGGATTTTACGTTCTCGATATTCAAACTATTTTGGATCAACGTGAATATTTCGGATCATCGGCATTGGAATTATAAGAAAGACCGATGGCATGATTACAAGATAGATGGTGAAGAGGGCGAAGACAACGACTAGATCTTGATATAGATGGGATATGGAACCCCATCTCCAGAAAATCAAGTTCTTACTGAATCTAGCAAAGTCCCCGAATGAGAACGAGGCCGCTGCTGCCGCAGCGATGGCTCAGAGGCTTATTGCAAAGTTCAATGTAACTGATAGCCAGTTGTCGGAGATCGAGGGTAGTGACAAACCGATCTACACAGATGATAACTTATTGCACGAGTCATCGACGCTAGAGGACTGGAAAAAGCTCCTCGCGTTGATTGTCACCAAGAAATACGATTGCTACGCAATTCAAGAAGATAACATTGCCACGACAGGCGAGCAGGTCTTCAAATACTATGTCTATGGAGATCCAGAGGACGTAGTGATTTCGAAGGAATTGTTTAAGTATGTCTATGGCGAGATAGATAATGTTATCAAAACGAAATGCGCCCCGAACAGAGGGAAGGTCTATCGAGATTCTTTTTGCGAAGGCCTTATCAAAGGCGTTCGTGATAACATTGAGTACGAAGACTTTGCTATTACGGGAACCGTGCGTCATGCGCCGGTTCAACCCGAAGTGAAGTCTGATGTATTGGCACCGGTTGAGAAGGCGCCAATCAAGCCGCCAGCGATCGACAAGAAGATCCCAACGAAGTCGAATGACGAGAAGCCGATCGACATCATGGCTTTCTTCATTGGAGAGAGTCTCGGCAAAGACATTCATATCGACTCGATGAAAACCAAGACGAGACAGCTTCGTCGCACGGTGGATGTTAGCGACACGATCGATACTGGCGCCCTCTCCAAAGCTCTCGAAGATGCCTTCGAGGAAAGCGATTGGGGAGAAGACTATGACGACTAATGTGTACGTAATTGGTCCGAACTATAGCGTACCGAACGACGCACTGATCATCAACACGACTTCGCGCTCCTCCAATTGGAGTCGAGGATTGAGCCCTTTTGTTTTGGGCCCGGTTGAGTTGTACGATGGTTACGTTGCGAAGAACGTCGAGAACGCTTGGCAATACTCCAAGTTCTACGAGTACTACGCCGAAAGCGACGGGAGTATCGGCGAACGGTATTTCAAATGGGCCCGTGATGGTTGGAATAATCCGCGAGCCGTTCGTCGTCCGATGGATCGAGAGGCCGTTCCGCTCTGCGCTTATTGGGCTGGCGAACGGCTATCTTACATCGAAGCCCGCAAGAAGATCTACATGCCGCTCTATGCTGGTGCGGTGAAGAAGTCTGCGGCTTTTGCTAAATTACAATCTGTCGCAGAGAAACATGATGTCTATCTGTGGGACTTCGATGGGTACAATCATAAGGAATTGAACCTATCATACGAGGACGTGATCAACAATCCTCATAGGTCGATGGGGCATGGCTTCGTCGTGGCAATGCTGTTGGAAGGCTATCTAAAATGATGAAGACAATCAAAGAAGACTTGCAACGTCATTTTCGAGTGGACCAAATTATTTTCCTTCTTAAGTGTTTGTATTCCAATTACGTCGAAGAAGATTTGGGTTCGACCGATCTATTAGGTTATGGATCAACACAAGCAGTATTAACGGCGCCGCTGATTGAAGCAGCTGGCGCAGATAGAGAACTGTATTATTCGATTCGGAAGAGTCGATATTGCAAGGTGAATGAGTTCGCTAAGGACAAACTGTTTTGTGGTGGTGGGCATTATTCATCCAACCGTATTGCTCGCCTTCACCAACGGTTAGCTTTTGCTGTCTCATGTTTATCCGGGGAAGAACAGAACGGAGGAATGGGAACGGAGTTCAACGAGGAGTCGAGTCGAGATGCGAACAACAATATCAAAGACGTGCTACTAGACATAATCAGGGCTTTTGGTATCAAACCAAAAGACTTGGTTACTCATGAAAAATTCAGAGCTTTTCTTTAGTTAGATACATCAGGAGATTATCAATGAGTGATCACAATTCGATCGTTACAAATGTGAACGTTGCTGGTGTTGCGTTGGCGGATTACGATCTTGCCCAGTTTACTGTCGTGGTGCAGTCGGAAGGCAAGACAGGTCCGGAAGCCAAGGAGAAGCTTGGCAAGGCCGTTCATGCTCTCGATGAAATGATTCGTGTCCTGACTGAGAAGGATGGTGTGAAGATTGAGGCCGAGACTCGCAAGGGCGGAACACGTACGGCTCCGAATCGCGTTTGGAACGATAAGAAAGAGAAGCAGGAGACTCGTGGATATACCGCGACCTACACTCTTAACTTCACCGTGACGAACGTTGATTTGGTCAGCGTGGCGCATGACCGGTTGTCATCGTTGCCGATCGATGGGCTTGCGGTTGAAGAGCCGGAGTTCAAGGTCCGCAACCTCGACGGTTTGCATAAGGAAGCGTTGAAGAATGCTTTTGCTCGTGCCTCGGTTCGTTTCGCGAATGAGTGTGATGTTCTGGGGAAGGTTCATCAGAACTACGAGGTTTCGGCTTGGAGCGTTCGTTACGATGAGTCGCAGGGTCGTCGTCGTGATCATGCCGAGTCTCGTGGATACGCAATGGCTCAAGCGGCGCCGATGGCAAAAACCTTGGGTGGAGGGTCGCCGATTAAGATCGAGGCGGGTGAAGCCGAGGTCGTGGCGAATTTGAATGTGACCTTTAGTCACAAGCGGTAATGGCCTACGAGTATCATCACTGTAGCATATCCGCGTCATATGGACAGGACCGGATCAGTAGGTATATTAACGAAGAACTAAACAAGTATGCCAAGAAAGGTTGGCGCTTGAAACATATCAAGTATGATTTAGATTCGAAAGAGATCATTACTATTTACTTACTACTGATACGGAATACTAAGTATCGCGTCTTAGAGTAAGCCGGTGTCAGTCCAGATCTTTTCGCTCATTCTCGTAAATGTTTTGGGGTTTGCGAGGTGGGCGAAAAGGCTTGACACATTGGACCACTTGACTTAGGATGTGAGCTATGAGCACCAGAGCCGAACACCTTCAGAAGTCATTGGAAGTCATCACGAAACTCGTCCAGGCAGCCGCCGATGAAGTCGAGGCCATGAAGGTTGGCGACAAGTCAACGGTTCGCGACCTGATCACGAACGCCATCAAAAAGGCTGGAGTGACGATGGATTACGGTCAAGTTTACCCAATCGTCAAGGTCTTCCTTGACCAATGCCCCGGGCTCGAAATCAAGCCTGGAAAAGGCATGTGCAAGGTGGCCTAATGCCTGATGAGCACAATAATTTTCCAGAAGAGAACTGCACTCTCGAAGAGTTCAGCAAAGCGATCGATCAGGCTGACCCAGCGGTTTGCGGTATGTGCCCTTCGCTCGGGCATTACAAACACCTGAGTCCAAAGCTTCGGGAAATCAGCTGGCTCGCTTACGTCGGGCGTGAATCGGAACGACAAAAGCTATTGCTTGAAGAACTGGAGAAATCCCTCGGTGTTTCGTATGGCAACGAAACATATCAGCTGATTCTTCAGTGCGAATTGATGAAACCGGTGGATCCAGTTTTAAGCAAACGGGTTAACGAGATCCTGTTTCATTACGCTCGCCTAACGGTCGAAGACAAAGCACCGGAAGCTTGGGCCGTGGTCCGAGCTTATGCCTGGCTTGGAGACTTCAATCCTGACCTTCTTCTGACGTTGGCCGATACAGATGACCTGACGGTCAAGCAAGTCGTTCTCCAATGCTCATTCAATTGGTCTGTCCCGTATTGGGATGACCAGGACCGAGCTCAAAAGATCCGTGATCGAGTCTACGAGATTACTCTCGGGCTTATCGAGAGCGACAGGGAAAAGACCTACGTTCCGTCCTACAACGGAATCCTGGCATTGATGTCGTTCCAAGATAAGCGAGCGTTGGAACTGTTTCAGAAACAAAAGCGCGATTCGTTCCGGACAACGACTGGCGAACATATTGTCAGGATAATCGGCCACATTCGAGAGAAGGGTGGCGATCAGTCATTCATTGATGTTCTGAACAAAATGCGTAGCTGAGGCCGTGACGATAGGATCGGTAACGATCCCTGTTGGCCGGGATGAAACGAAAGCCAACGGCAAGACCGCCGAAGCCAGTCAAAGATCTTCGCAGGGAAGTTATCGCCGCCCTCTCCACTCGTTATTGGAGTGGGCTAAACTACGATTACGACAAGGACTGTTCAGGTTGCAATACTGACGATTATCATCGTAATTGTCATATCGTTAACTTTAGAATCAGTAGCATTGACGTACCATCTATTTCTGCATCGATTCGCACTGGAGTGAAGGATCCGATCCTTGGCTACTGCATTGACCGGCTCGTAACCAATGCAAAACTTTGGGACGAGGATCGATGGCATCCGAACGTTTCGATGGGATACTATGGCGAAGAGTTGGATTCGGTTGATTGCGGTAGTAGTTCGCTACTCGGTGAACAAATCAACAAGATTTGGGATCTTTCGTCTAAAGCCCAGATAGAATTCGTTCTCATGAACGAATACGGTTTCCTGATTGATCGCGTAAAGCAAGCAAATGATTTCGTAATAAAAAGAGTCAGCCCTGGCGATCTGATCTATCCAAACCAGGATTATTCGAAACGAATCGATACAGATGTCGTTGGTTCGTACGCCAAAGCAATGGCTAACTACGACATTCCGATTGGTATTTATTACGAATACAAAGGCAAATACTTCGTGATTGATGGATACCATCGAACGATGGCCGCTACACTTTTGTACGCTAATGATCGAACAAAAATGTTCGACGTCATCGTTCAGACCTGAAACTATTTGGCAAGAAGCTCGGAATGTGGCATGGTCTCGGGCTGCCGCCGAGCCGCGCTAACGCTGATAAAACGAACGCTGGGGCTTCGATATATGAAGCGGTATGGCGAATATTCCTGGCGCGTACTACGTAACTCCTGGGCTTTACGGCCCGTCAACGTACTACATTGAAAAATGTGAAGCAGGGTACGTAATTGCGAATGGGCTCTACGGTGGCTCGCCGAAAGAGATAGCGAACCAACTCATCTTGGAATCGCGCAAGAATCACTGCAATGATTTCGGTGACACGTACGTTTGGCCGTTCTGCATCAACATAAGCCAAAACCGACGTCAATCCCAAAGCTGCGTCTTCACACTGGACTTGAAGTCGAAGTCAATGACGTCTGATGAACTCGATGTGCTATCGCTACAAATCTCTACCGAATTCAATCGCCTCGTGACGTTCCTCTAAATTCAGAACAAAGAATGCAAAATCAGTTTGATACGAATGCGGTGAAGTTTCCGGGCCAGCAGTACAAGATTCGAAAGAGGGGTTCTCGTGACATCGAAGTCTACGTCTCAACGATCAAAAAACGAGTTAAGCCGGTCATCCGCGGAAAATGATCCGATTTCAGATCTAGTTCGATTGCTGAAGACTTGGGGCCGCGGTCTTCACAAATGGATTGAGCCGGAAATGGAAGTAAGTGTGCTAGGGAACGATGAGAAAGTTTTCAACAGAGAACATCATCTTTCATCGAAGTACCAGCAGGGTAAATATCAAATCCAAATCGATATCAAGGTGACGGAAATCCTCTGAACCCTTCCAGATGTCGAGTTCAGTAAAGTGACCATGCCCTCCGGGGCATGTCTGACTGGCAACCTCAGGTCGTTGTGATCGAGTCGATCCGTAAGCATCCTGATGCGGATGTTCTGGATATTGCTACCGTTCTCACGGACTACCCCGTCATCGTTAAGCGGGACGAGTACCGAGTTGGGGATCTGGTTTGCTATATTCCGATCGATTCGATCGTTCCGGATACGGATCCGTTCTACTTTCTTTGTCCCGCCATCCACGAGAAATACGAGGAGAATGGTGAGCTAAAGACTCGCCGTTTGGGTCCTAAGTATACCGTTGGATCGGTCCCGGAAAAATACCGGGTCATCAAGGCGAAGCGCATTCGTGGGACTTATTCCCAAGGAATGTTGATGCCGCTGACTTTGCTTCCGGCGAAGTCAATTCTGAAACAAAGTGTCTTGCCGCCAGAAGGATTGGCAAGCCTCTCTGCCGAGACCATTAATGTTCCATGGAGCGTTGGTGATCAGATCGTTGACGCGCTCTGGCTAAAGAAACACGAAGAAGAGGAAGAGGATAATCTTCCTGGTGCGAAGAAGACCAAAGGTGCGAATCAAGCTTCGCCGCCAAAAGGCTGGACTATCCCGCACTACGACATCGATGGCGTGAGGAAATACCTTCTCTGTCTTCAGGAGAAAGAAGAGGTTGTCCTCACGGAAAAGCTTCATGGTTCGAACGCAGCTTTTTGCCATGACGGTACCCAGCTCTGGGTTAAGAGCAGGAATTACTACAAGAAGCGTGACGAAGACGATATGTGGTGGGACATAGCGATTCGTTACGATCTGGAAAACAAACTCCAGCAATTTCCGATGATGGTCTTCTTCGGAGAAGTTGTAGGACAAGTCAAAGGATTTCGTTACGAAGCAACTGTCTTGAACGGAGCTTTGCAAACGAAGTTGTTCGTCTTTGACGTCTTCAACGAATCCACGAAACGTTACTTGGATTACGACGACAAGGTCGCTATGATACGGGCTGCCGGGTTGGATCCGGTGCCCGAGCTTTATCGGGGACCGTGGCTCGGTAAGGAGGAGATGTATCCGTTGGCAGAAGGTATGACCACGATTGGCGGTAAGCACCTTCGCGAAGGCTGGGTTCTCAACACGGTCAAAGAACGTTATGAACCTCGCTTGGATAGCCGGATGCAAGTCAAGCTAGTTGGTGAAGGATACAATCTCGCTAAACCGTGAGTCAAAAAACAATGCCCGCTTTTGAAGAACTCTTAGCTGCAATCCTGCTTTTTGGCGGAGGAGGATTAGTCGTAATACTTGGCGTCAAATTCTTCACTGTACTGTGGAATAAGTTGAAGCCAAAAGATCCTGCTGCTGAAGTGATCGCAGAAGCGAGGAAACGAGTCCGACTATCCGAAGCGGAGCTTGAAGCTGACCGCCTGAATAAGGAGGCTGAAAAGAACTATAACAAACTATACGACGAAGCACTCAACGAATTAGATACAGAGTTCCCAGCGAACTCGAACAAGAGAGTGAAATAGGTCATGTCAGACAAATCGGATGCGGATTTGGTTAAGCTTGGAGTCAAGATTGTTGTGGTCGTCGTAGGAATCATCTTCTGCTGTTTCTTCGTCTTCAGCTCGTTCACAACGGTTGGAGCAGATGAGATCGTAGTCAAGCAGAATGCAATGGATGGACAGCTTCAGGTTTGGGGTGATCCGGGCGTTCACATGCTCTGGAACGGTCACGTCACACGCTACAAGAAATCAGCGCAATACTGGTTCAGCGCCCATAAAGATGAGGGCAAAGATACGGACGACAGCATCAAGGTCCGTTTCAATGACGGAGGGCACGGGAATGTTTCGGGCTCACTCCGGTACAACCTTCCGTTGGACCCGGCGAAGATGCTTGCTCTGCACTCAACATACGGGTCAATGCAAGCGATCGATCACGAGTTGATTCGCCAGGTTGTGAACAAGTCGGTCTTCATGACCGGCCCGCTCATGTCCTCGCGTGAATCGTATGCCGAGAAGCGTGCCGATCTGATCAACTTCATTCAGGATCAGATCATGAAGGGCGTTTACAAAACCGATCGAAAGCCGATCAAGACAGTCGATCCGGTCTCGGGCCAGGAGAAGACAGTCGATATCACGGAGCCGAAACTTGGCGAGGGACCGAACGGTATTCTTCGTGAAGAGGAGAGCCCGATCGATCGTTTCGGTGTCACGGCATACAACATTACGATCAACGGAGTTGATTACGATCCGGCTGTCGAGGAGCAGATCAAGAACCAGCAAGCCGCGGTCAATGCCGTTCAGCAAGCCATGGTTGACGCAAAGAAGGCCGAGCAGAACGCAATCACGGTTGCCAAACAGTACGAAGCCGAGATTGCCAAGTCAAAGGGCGAGCAGGACGTAATCAAGGCGAAGGCGGTTACGGAGGCCCAACAGAAGGTCGAAGTCGCCAAGCTCGAACTTGAAACAGCAAAGCTCGACAAGGAGAACGACATTACGACAGCGCAAGGTCAGGCCGAGGCAAAGAAGCTCGTTATGAGTGCAGACGGGCAGCTTGCACTCAAATTGGATTACTGGTTGAAAGCACAGCAAGCCATGGCTGATGCGTTGAGCAAGCAGCGTCAAACGCCTGATGTTGTTGTTGGTGGTGGCAGCAACGGTGTTGGTGCAGATCCAATGAAGCAGATGTTGGAAATGTACGCAATTCAATCAGCTCGCCAACTGAACGTCAATCCTAGCCCGACGAAGTAGTGCTCAGTGAGTCACCCTGTCTGGACAGTATTGCGATGCTGGATTGATGGTGACTGGTATGTGGTAGCCGGAGGCCGTGGGTATCTATCGGTACACTACGGGCCTCCGGTTGCCTATTTAAGAACAAAGAAATTGGCAATGGATTATGCCAGAGAGCTTCGCGAGACATGGGGAACTCCTGCTGCTCATCATTTTGAACGTGAACATTTTGGGTATAATCTCGAAGACGATATGAAAACTTGGATGTTGACGCCGAGCACTAAGCGGAAACAAACCCCGGTTGAAATGAAGATCAGCAAGATGTTGATCAAGAAGTATCCACACGATACCCAATGTGACATCTATGATTGGGCTTGTCATAGCGTTCCTAATGGAGAAATTGATAGTTGTAGTTGTGGAGCGACGCAGCTCCGACGTAAAGCAAAGAAAAGGTTCAATCTGCTAAAATGAAACTCTTTCCTAATCAACGGGCTTATGAAAACGCTCACATTGGATTATGGATCCTAAAGGATTTCTGTTGGTGTTGCGGCTTTCACATTCTCGGGATGACGATGATCGTTCCGACGTTGATTGTGGCATTTGACATTCTTCGGCGGCACTGGGCGGATATCCACGAGCGATACCATAACTTTACAATTTGTATGTGGATTGCCGCTAACGCGACATGGATGACGGGAGAGTTCTTCTTCGACGATGGATTTAGGATTTACGCCAAAGGCTTCTTCATTCTGGGGATCCTGGCCATTGCTTACTACTACGCCTTTCTATTCCGAAAACTACAACCAGAAGTGGTTGCTAGTTTGGCTAAACCTCAAGCAATGACGCTTCAGGAATTAAATGAATGGAACGAGACTAGAAACAATCTTCATTAACTAGGACCGAACAATGATAAATGAAATGCTTGACTTGAGACGTGCTTGGGAGACAGATCGGAAGTGGGAGGATGATTTTTGTTCTGATGCCATTTTTCCAAAGACATCGAACGAAGTTCAGTACGTCATTGCCTATGACGGAGTCTGGGCGTATGGTCCTCGCTATGACTACGTCGAGGAGTTCATTACCTATCATACCCTCGATGCTGCATTGGCCGAGTTGCCGCGAGCTAAAGAGTTTCTGATCAAACATGGCGTGACGGAGATCGGTATCGTTGAGCTTTCTCCAAAGGGGCGCAGGTGGGTGATGCACCTACGTGACCTCACCTTCGATACTCCGACGAATGCAGCTCGGTTATGAAAGTTGCGCATTGAAACTGACGCGGTGAATCATTTTCATTGACTCCACTTGCCTAAAGTCGTGGGGTGCGTTACAGTGGTCCGAGACCTTTAGATTGGAGAGCTTAGGCTCTCTTCTAGGATCCGGAGCATGAATAAAGAGTTTTTGATTCCCGAGCGTAACCTTGACGCATTGCGAAAAAAATTAGAACGGCTACGGAAAAAAGCTGAGTCGAAAGGCTTAGCTTTCCCGACCGTCAAACCTGGAATCACTTATGCAGAACGTTCCAATGGTGGGAAAACAGTCGAACGGTTTCAGAAGTTCCATGTTTCCTGGCCCGACATAACCGAAGGGAAATGGTTACTAGTTGCGAAGCTGGTTCATTTGCCCGAGGGAACGGTTATCAAGAACTACTCTGGAATCGATCTGCCGAACTTTTATCGGAACGTTGATCCGGACTGCGATCATTGCCAGGTCAAGAGACAACGTATCGATACGTTTGTTCTTCGGGATACAACCAGTAACAATGGTTCGACGAGGAATGGTTTCGTTCAAGTAGGCCGAAACTGTATGCAAGAGTTCTTCGGAGCCACACCGGAGAAAGTAATTCTGCAAGCCGAGTTGATTACCGACATTACTGACATTGCCCTGGCTTACGAATCGTTACCATCTCTCAGTGGTTCTCCTTCGATATGGCCTCTCGAATACTACCTGGCCTTCGTTGTCGAGATGATTCGAGAGTATGGCTGGGTACCGAGGAAACGGGCCCGCGAAGAGGGTGGCCAGGCAACGGCTGACGTAGCCTTTGGAGCGATGAACGAGCCCCGGGCCGAGTTGAGGAAGGAACCATCTCCTGAGGCCAAGGAGGAGGCGGAACGAGCCATCACGTGGGCCGAGGGGCTCCCGGATGATGCGAGTGAGTTCATCCACAACATCCGAACGATCGCGCTTAGCGGTTGCGTCGAATGGCGTACGCTAGGTTACGCTGCGTCAATCATCTACTCTTTCCGCAAAGAGATGATGTCCGAGCCTACCGGACCGGCAACGAACTCAAAGTTTTTCGGAGTCGTTGGGGAACGTGCTGACTTTTTCTTGACCGTCGAAAAAATCTTCGACAGCGAAAGTGCTTGGGGAATGACCTTCGTTCATCGGCTCCGGGATGATAACGGGAACATTGGAATCTGGAAGACAACGTCAAGGCTTGAACTCGGTAAAGGCTATCATATGATGGCTCGAATCAAAGAGCATAAGAATTCCAATGGGAATCAGGAAACAATCCTTTCTCATTGCAAGGTTCTGTAATGGACCCACTTTGGGACGAAGCCGTAAGGATCTCTGATTCGATCTAACGATTCAACCATGCTGCTTTCAAGCGAACGAAAATAAATAGCGGGTCCGTTCTCGATTCCGAGCTAAAGGCTCTGGCGTTTTCGGTTTCCTCAGTGTATTTCTGAGAACCGTGCCGAGGGCAAAGGCGAGGAAGAAACGGAACATGGCCAATTATCCGCGCGGTCGAACGAATCCATTCGGGTACCTCAACGTCAACGACATGAAGGTGTCGGAGGTTGCCGAGGCTGATAGGTTTCGTTTGTCCAAAGAGGACTACTGCAACTTCGTCAACATGATACTTAATCGGTATCGTGAAGATGTTCGAAAGGACGTCGTCCTCGAAGCGGAAGACATGAAGAAGAAGGTCGATGAAGAGATCAGACCTGGACTCATGCAAGAGATCCGCGAACTCATTACTGGAAAGACAAGGGAGGAAGCTGAAAAAGCATTCACTCTAGAGAAGCGTGCGGAGATCCGGAAAGAGATCGAGAAGGAGATCGCTGGAGCTGCCCCGACCGCGAAGCAACGGGAACAAGCGCGAAACATGGTTCGTGAGCTGGAAGTCGCCGCATTGACTTCGTTCCGAGCCGCGAGTGACATCGTAGATAAGGAAGAGGAGAGCTACGAGATCGAGCATCAGGTGAGACAGATCATCTGGTACGGCCTTTGGCTTACCTCCATTCCAATCCTGGCTTTTCTACACGTAGCCAAAGGCTGGTCTTTCGAAGGACTGGGATGGCTTGCGGTGTTGGTAACGTTCATCATTGCTCTGATCGTTTCCAGCAATACGAATTCAGATTACGAAGCCGAGCACTCTCGTAAGCTGAAGAATTACCGAGACTGCGCCAAATACTGCAAGATAAGAGCGTTCGAAGCCAAAAAGGTTGGTGCTGTCGAGATCGACGCGGCCAATACAAAGGGTGACCTGGTAAGCATCGTGAAGAGCGTTGCTAGCGAGGATAGCTCGATAGTGTTGTCTGCGAGCATATTGGAGAAGGCTCGTGTCCGAGTTCGAGACGAGATTGCTACGAACATGGACCCTGAGCAATTCATGCGAGTAATGGACCGCGAGTCGGAGTTCGAAGAGATGGAACAGACCGGTCCACAAAAGAAGTTAGGCGCCTGAAGGAGCTACCATGTCTGTCAAAATCTGGATTGCAACGATCGAACTATTGACCGAGATCGATGAGCCGGAGGATCTAATCAAGAAGCGCATCGAGAATGCAATGTTCGAATCTGGCCTGGCCAAAGTATGCCGGGTCAACAAGATGGTGAAGAAAAACGCTTCGTCTGGCTCGTTCCGAATGGATCCGGCCGAGGCTGAGCGACTTGGAATGGGCGGCAAGAAGGAGGGAGAGGGATGAACCGTCGTACACTTCTTCAGTCAATGTTTGGAATTTTCAATTCATGCATCTACACTTGGTGAAAGGCCAATTCAATGATCAAGAATCATCAAATGGTTGCCGGTCATATCGTGACATGGATGTCGGACTACCAAGCCAAGGCTGGTGCTGCCGCTTGGGTTGGAGGCTTGTCGGGCGGAATCGACTCGGCGCTAGTAGCTCTCCTGGCCAAGCAGACCGGCATCCCGTCGCTCTGGGCCAACCTTCCCTGTCATAGTTCGCCCTCGGCGTTCGACCGGGCCAATGCCTTTGCCGAAGAGCAAGGGATTAAGATGATCAAGATCGACCTAGTCGATGCTCATGCTTCGGTCATGCGCCAGTTCAACGATCAAGTCGGGCGACACAACCTAGCAACCAAGGACACGAACGATCGAGCTGTTGCCGGAGCACTACGCTCATGTCTCCGGGCTCCGCCGCTGTCACTCATGGCTCATGCATTGAATGGGATCATCCTCGGCACGGGCAACCGAAGCGAGGATCATATTACGCGCTACTACCAGAAGTTTGGTGACGGTTGCGTCGATATCGCACCGATTGCCGATCTATGGAAGAGCGAAGTCAACTCGTTGTTCCACCATCTCACAACCGATGGCGGCAAGAAATCGATGGGTCCGGCCGCGACCGCAATCTACCGAGCCAAACCGAGCGCGGACCTCTGGGGTGCCGATGCTGGCCAGGAGGACGAGAAGGAACTAGGGCTGACGTACGACGAGATCGAGTGGGCGGACAAGGAAGACGTGAAGACCAACATGATCTTCCACGACAACCATCCGGAGAAACATGAACAATGGGGCTCATACTCCGAGCGGGAACGACACGTACTGAAGACGTTGCACCGGATGGAGAAGGTCTCGCGCCACAAGCACAACCCGAATATGCCGGTCTGCCAGGTTCATACCGGTTTGTTGCTGGGTCTTGGTTACGTAGACGTATGAGGTACGCGCTGATCGTTTGGCCCGAGGCCTGGAAGGACTTCCAGGCTAAAGGCCTGCCCTACCAGGATACCCCGAAGGGATTGATTGGGGATTACAACTCCGATCAAATCATCGGGCTATCCGATCACTTCGATTTGATGATGCGAACCAAAGACGGTGAGAAAACCATTACGGTTGCCCCATTGGGTCGTGGATTCAATCAAAGGTAATGCGATGTCGAGCTGGGGGTCGTGGATCAATTCCGACCCCTAGCACCGTCGTCGTCATTCGGCAGCGTGTTGGTGGAGTGGCTATACACAGCGTATGAAACTACGCCTCCAGGGTCCTGGATCGCAGGTTCGAGTCCTGTCCGCGTGAACCGTACCACATTCGACGGTGCTACTAACTCCAAGCCCAGGACAGAATATGAGATGCCCTCGCTGCAAAGATGATGTTGACCGGTGCGATACCGGAACTGGCAAGCTGGATTACATCCTGGCTTGCGTCGCTTGTTCATGGCAAGTCGCCGTGGCCAAGTTGAAGGAATACCTCGAACGCTGGGGAAAGACTTCGTAGTATTGAACTTGTCGATAGTGTCTATCAATAATATGACACAAAAGTTCACGCCTCTGGAGCCAGAACTCGTCTGGCGGGGCTAACGTAGTGTGGTGAAGGGCTGGCAACCCGAGTAAGGTAACATGTCAAAGACACATGTGAATGTTGGAACGATTGGGCACGTTGATCATGGTAAGACAACTCTCACGGCGGCAATCCTGGCCGTTCAGGAGCAGTTGAAGCTTGCTAAGGGCAAAGAGTACGCGGATATCGCGAAGGGCGGAACGGTTCGAGATGACTCGAAGACCGTTACGATCCAGATCGCTCACGTCGAGTACGAGACCGATAAGCGTCACTATGCGCATATCGATTGCCCCGGACACGCGGATTACATCAAGAACATGATCACCGGAGCCGCGCAGATGGATGGCGCAATCCTGTTGGTCGATGGTTCTCAAGGTACACAATACCAGACCAAGGAACATATCCTGTTGGCAAAACAGGTTGGTGTTTCGAAAATCGTGGTGTTCGTTAACAAGGTTGACGTGGCGGACCCCGAGTTGCTCGAACTTGTCATCGAGGAAGTGAACGACTGCCTCAAGATGCACGGCTATACCGATTCGCCGGTCGTGAAAGGTTCGGCACTGAAGGCCTATCGTAATCCGGCTGAGGATGGCGGTTGCATCCAAGAGTTACTCGGTGCAATGCAGACTCACATTACCGATCCGGTGCGTAACTATGATGCTCCGTTCATGATGCCGATTGAAGGCGTTCACACGATCAAAGGGATTGGAACGGTTGTTACCGGGAAGGTCGAGCGCGGTGTGTTGCCCGTCAACGCAACGGTCGAGATTATTGGCTTCGTCGATGTCGATTCGAAGCCGCGCGAGGTTGTCGTGACCGGAATCGAAATGTTCCACAAGTCACAATTGGAAGCGCGCGCCGGAGAAAATGTCGGATTGAAACTTCGCGGGGTCGATCGCAATGAGGTAGAGAAGGGACAGATCATCATTCTGCCTGGTAGCGTCAAGCCTCACACCAAGGCTAAAGCGAAGCTGTATATGATCCCGACGAAGGAAGGCGGACGTCACACGGCAATCAGCGCGGGTTACCGTCCTCAATTCTTTTTCGGGCCAACCGATGTCACGGGAAGCATCGAAGGTTTCGAGAGCGTGATCTCTCCAGGAGATAACGCGGATGTCACGTTGCTTCTACAGAAGCCGGTCGGGATGGAGCCTGGAGTGCGGTTCGCCGTTCGTGAGGGTGGACGAACTGTCGCCGCTGGTGTAATCACGAGCGTCGAGTAACGATCGGGGCACGAGCCGCGCAAGCGGCATGGGAACGTGGTGGAATGGCAGACACGATTGACTCAAAATCAATTGCCGTAACTGGCGTGAGGGTTCAAGTCCCTCCGTTCCCACCTGGAGTTAGCTATGAAGAATAGTCGCGCATTCACTTTGATCGAGTTGATGATCGTCATGGCGATCGGAGGAGTCGTCCTACTGATCATCGGTGGCGGCATCTACAAGTTCGCTTTCAACTCTCACGACACGGCCGAGAGCGAAGCCGCCAAGTGGGCCAAGAAGATGAACTACGATGTCCAGGGCGTCGATTGCGTTGACCTGGATAGCGATGGTGACGGGTATGTATCATGTACCATTGCCCTCAAGGGCAACCCGAACCCGGTCGCAATCGAATGTGCCAGGAGTATGAGCCTGAACAACGGTTGCCGGTTGCAGAAGCCTGCCATACGTCGTGGCTACTAGCGTACCTCAGCATCGAGACTGGGATAAGTATCCTCCGTCTCCAGCAGAGAAAGCCGCAGTTAACCAAGCGTGGGCTGCCGCTGGTGGGTTTGGGCATCTTCACCCGGCGTTCTATTATTTACCGAAGCGTAGATGGTTTCATACTATCCGCTCTCTGACTCCGTACTTTGTCTCCAAAGCTCTCAACAGGATCCAACGATGGCTGAGACGCCGCTGACCCAAGAAGAATTCGCTACTGACCCGAATGATCGGGACGTCTTGGAGATGTCGAGGACTGACCTAATTGAAACAGTTCTCCGGCTTCGAGAAGCGATTCGAGCAGATCGTGATGCAACCGGTCATCAGCTTTGTTGGTATCGCCCGGAGCTATGGGACTTGTTGCCAGACAAGGTTGAGCCAACGCCAACCGTCCCTCCGCACGATGAATTCATTAAAGCCTGTCACTTGTTTCGCAAGTCGTTAGATCCGGTTTAGCCCGGATAACAATTCAGTTCGCGTTTGACGACAAGTCCTTGGTGGGCTTGTCGTTTTGCTTTATGAACTACCAGAATGGATATTACTTTTCACCAGTTTACACCGGATACAGGACTCGCCAATGCGAACAGATTGGCGCATTACAAAATCAGTTCGATGCAATTGCTCAGCAGATTCGCTCGATGAATCTTGACAACTCAGGCAATAGTCTCGGGCATAACCTGATGATGTTGATGGAGATCATCCATGAACGCCTTTGTCGAGTCGAGGAGACTGGTCTCATTGAGAGACTCCGGAAGGCTGAAGTGATGAGATGATCGAGACTTTTTGGTCCGAGTTCATATCCAAGCAGATATATTGGATATGTATTGATGGGGCGGCCGTGTACTGTCTCATCTTGCTTGCGAATTACCTTACTGGCGGGAAACAACATGAAGGATCTTCAGACTGAGTACATTGAGTGCAGCTGCCATAGCCCGGAGCATACCTACCGTTACGTCTTCATGAAGGCCAAAGATTGGCGGGATAACGAGGTTTCGGTCGAGGTTTATCTTAATACCTACGATAGATTCTTCAAACGGTGCTGGACTGCGATCAAGTATGTTCTAGGTTACAAATCGAGCTACGGTCATTGGGACAACGCGATCATGAAGCGCGAAGATGTTCCGAAGCTTCGTCAGTTGCTCCAGGAGTTCGAGGCTTGGGACAACGAAGGGCAGGCCCGAGATCCGAATCCTTGGCCAGTTACGGCCACTAATGGCTCCTGATCCTTTCGATTCTTTCGATACTCCCGTTCCCGGACAAGAACCTGTTAGTGATGAGACGACAGCCGGTCGTCCTTCTGTATTCATTAAGTCAGTCACGGCTCAAGTCCTAACCAAGAGCCCGGAGAGTGAAAGTGAGACGAATGGACCCGAGACGATAGCTCCGACAGTTCGCCCGGCCAAGTCGGAAGGATGGCTCCGAACCGATTCGGAGATTATGAATCGGCCCTACATCGAGTATGCAGAGGAGGAACCCTCTGACATTAGTATCCAAGCTGATCAAGACGGTGTTTACATTAATATTGGTGACCAAGTCATCGCGATTACTGATCGCCCTCGTGTCGAGCGGCTTCTCCATACGATCGAACGAGCGTGGGATGACCACGAGTTTCTCACCGTTCTAAAGGAAAAAGATGAAAGCAAAGCGTAAACCTCAACAGGTTGACGAGGAATCGGTGCAAGAAGTGCTGGATTCAATCCCGTCTAGCGTGCCAATTCCATTGTCAAATCTTTTGGCCGAGGAGAAGCCAGAATATTACGTTGGCAATCTAACACGTGATCAATTCATTAACGGGCTGACCAAGACAGCTCGTGAGATACCGGATCTCTTTAGAGATTGGGACATGATTGATTTCGATTTAAAGGAAGAATACGCAGATCAGCTCCAATGGCTGTTGAATGCAGCCAGTCTCAAGCTCCACGATTTGGATGAAAAACTAAAGCTTGCTGAAGAAAAGCTAAAGGAAAAGAATGACAAATGAAGACAATAAACCAGCGGTCGATGAGAAAGACACAGGTTGGAAGATAGCCCTTGCGGACTTTGCTGATCGCTGCTTAAATGACTGCTTCAATGGGCTATATCTTCGAATCAAGCTGATCATTACTCTGAAGGATGCAGTCGATACAGTTGCACGCATCACCGACTTTATGGATGGCTTTGAACACTCTGCGCGCTTATCCGGGGATATTAAACTCATCGAAGTAGCCCGTAGAGTTTCCCAAGAGGCAGACAAATTACTTCGGTTCTTACACTCCGAACGGAAACAAAGGCTCGCTCTTATGGAGTAGGCAGGGTTTTTACTGTTTACTTGAAGTGTCTCTTGCCCCATCCTGTGTTTGTTTTCGAAACCGACGACCCAAAAGAATTCATTCGGTGGCTCCTTCTGCCTGGGCTCGGTGAGAAGATGTCGGTCCTGTATGACCACGAATACTTTCAGTTCAGTACATTGCAGGAACGCAGACAGTTCTGCCTTGGCTTCGAGGAGGCGATGAAAATCCATGGACGGTCATATGGAATTCCTATTAACGTTACAGACCTACTATGAACATTTCCGAGGGCTACCCGAACCATCGGGAGTTCGGAATCCAACCATGATAGGCTCAGGTTTCCGCAAGGCATTGAAAGCCACCAGGCTATCTGTCGATGGGAATTACCGGATCATTTGGGTTTTCCTGCACAAAGAATTGGAATATGCAACCAGAATGGTAACGGAATACATTCTGAAGGATGGCGATTCCAACATGCCAACGTACGGTGTGAATTACTTTCGAACGCTCTACTTCCTCTGCAAAGCGTTGGAGCGGTACGTCGAGGGCCAACAGGATCAGGCTGACCATTCGATCGGGCTGATTTTCACGAACCTCCGGAATGCCCGGATGATTGCCGATACGGGGTGAAAGAACTCTTGAGTTTCGTTCTAGCCGTGCTAAAAGGAGAGTGCTTGACGCGACGTTTCAATCCGGGCCCGTAGCTCAGTTGGTAGAGCTGCGGACTTTTAATCCGTAGGTCGCCGGTTCAAGTCCGGCCGGGCCCACAAGTAGTTCCAATGAAAGCACCGACGCAATACATACCCAACTTCGTTCAAGATCCGGATCGGACCTTGGAGGCTTTGCAGAATGGGTTGGAATGGGAGCGTCGTAGCGATGCCCCGCGTTGCGAATACTATTGCAACGACTTTCCCAATCCGTATGTCTATGGTCGAGGTCGTGGTGTCCGGGAGTATCTTCCGCGCCCGATGATCCCGGCCATCCTGGCGATTCGTTTGGAGTTGGAGAAGCTTGCTCCGACGTTGTACCCGAACATCGTTCCGAAGTTCGAGGTGTGCTTCCTCAATCGCTACCTGAACCAATCTGACCACCTTGGGTGGCATGCGGACGACTCACCCGAGATGGACGACGCTCGCCCGATCGTTACGGTGAGCTTGGGCGTTGAGCGCGAGATTTGTTTCAGGCCGAAGAAGCAATTCGATGCGACGGTCTATGAAGACCAGTCCGAAACGAGACTGAAGCTCGGTAATGGGAGCGCTTGCTTTATGGCGCCTGGTATGCAGGATCGTTTCGAGCATCGTATTCCGAAGGCCAGCTTTCAATGTGGCGAGCGGATATCTCTGACGTTCAGAGGCTACGTCAATCAAAAACGTGGCGGGAACAATGTAACGGATGCGTGTCTTCATACCGGACCGTGCCTCGTTGGGTGCGGTTGCTGGTGTGATACGTGTAAGGCGGAAAAGAAATAGCATTGGATCGGTGTTGTAATGACTTCAACAGGTGTGAAGACGAACCTACGGTCAGTCGAAACCATTCGACGAGAGTGGGCACTCAGAATTGAACAGGATATCAGGGCGAAACGATCCAGGATTGTTCGACAGGTCGAAGAGCCTCGGTATGAAGATCGAATCACCTTGACGAGTCTTTTGCAACGCCGTTTCTATGCTCTTTGGTGGCAGGAGTTTTTCGCACGTTATCCTGGGGTAACGGTACTGATTCTCTTGCTGTCCATGACAATCGGTGTACTGTTGGCTTTCCGATGAAGAACTACATAAAGAAAGCGCCACTTGTCATCAAGGTAGGTATGGTTGTTGTTGCTGCGACAATCATTACCGATGTAGTCATGCGGAATTGGTTGGGGTTGATGATGATATTAGGAGCGACTCTTCTTGGATTCGGTGTGGCTCGGGCTCTGAGACGGTAACGTAATACGCGCGGTTGGCGGAATTGGCAGACGCACTGGATTTAGGTTCCAGCGCCGCAAGGCATGGGGGTTCAAGTCCCTCACCGCGTACGATGAGTAATAAGCCCCGTAAGAAGAGAGTTGAAGAACAAGGTATCATATACGACTTCATCGATCGAACTCAGCGGGCTTATGAGATAGTGAACCACGAACTAGGTTCACCTAGTGATGTTGTTCCGAAATTCATTCGCCATGACGGTTACAATTTCTCCTTGCCGATCGGCAGGACGGTGAAGTTGCATCTGAAGATCGAAGTGGAGTTTACGAATGAACGTGACGTCGAACCTGGGTAAACCTCGGACGGGTATCTTCAGTAGTCAACCTTTGTATGACTATGTCATCAAGTGTTGGTTATACAACGATTCCGGGAGAGGCGAGGTATCTGGGTATCGATACTGGACTGGTTCCAAGTTCGTCAAGGATCGTAATGATCCGGATGTTCTTCGGTTCCGATCCCGTATCAAAGTCTACAAGGCATTCGCTCAGGTGATCGACAATGACCTAGACAAGGTAGTGAAGGTAAGACGAAAATGAAACTGCCTCTCAAGACTGGAAAGTAGGAGACGAACATGGAAAAGACAACAAGCAAAACGTCCTGCACCCTCCCGATCGTCACGGCTGTCTACAACGCCGTGGAGTATCTCGGGAAGACCAACGGCTGGATCTCGGACAACGATCAGCAGAAGCTTTTCTTGGCCGATACCTATACGGACAAGATCATCAAGGAGGCAACGAGTCTATCGGAAATTCAAACAAGGGTCTCCGAGGTAGCCGCCGAATTGAACGATTGGATGAAGTCGCGCGGTTTCACCATCAAGCTTCAGGACTTCAACAAGGACCGGGGCGAGTTCGGCTGCGTCTCCATCATGGATGTTCTGGTCGAGTGGGTCGAGCCCGGAACGAAGAGTCACGTCTACTTCAATGGTGATCGGAGCCAGGAGTATCCCGGCGTCTGCGTCAAGGGAGACAACTCCAGCATCCTCAGTTCAAAGAAGCATCCTCACCCGATTGCTCAGCTCGAAACGAAAACCGGTGACCACGTCTACATGACGATCGCCGAGACGGAGTTGGAAGGGCTGAAGCTCACGGCGAAGGTTCAGGACATCGCGGCCAACTTGATCCCGAGTCGTGAGTACGAAGGCGTCGTGTTTCCAATGGTCGATCTCAATCAGGAGGTCGATATCGGTTGGCTCCTCGGCATGAAGACGCAAGTCATCGACGGGCCGAAGAAGGATGAGTGGTGGAAGATTTCGCAGGCGCTTCAGCAAACCAAGTTCAAGATGAACGAGATCGGAGCACGAGCCGAGTCTGCCGTGGCGGTCGGGATGATGCGTGGTCTTGCGGCGCGTTCTACTCCGCCGATGCTTCGCATCGAGAAGCCGTTCCTCTGCTGGATCAGTAGGCCGGGTTTGTCCGCGCCATTTTTCGCCGGGTTTTTGACTCAAGACTCTTGGAAAGACCCTAAGTCACTTGCATAAGAATTTTTCTAAAAACGGAGGTAATCATGATAACAGCTACTATGATTCGTAATCCAGTCAAAGCTGCCATGCATCTTTGTATTCCGGCGACGCCGAGGCAACTCGCATTGATTGCTGCTCAGCGTGACAAAATCATTGCTGAGCATTCTTCTATTCAGAAGAAGTGGGACAAGCTTCTTCCAATCGAACGAGCTATTGTACCTGAACTGAAGGAGAAGGTACAACAAGCAAAGTCGCTGGACAAGCTGGGTAAATATCCACTTTTCAAACTCGATTGTTTGAAATGGAGAAACAAGTCGGGGGCACCGCTCCTGGCTATTTTCAATCTCGAATCTCCAGTCTTCAAGATCTCAGTTGTTGGCAGGCGCAATCGGCGATGGGGCGCAATCCGCTGGCATAAGAATATATCGCCAAGTCTTCCGACAGCGCTTCAGGAGTGCTACTCGGATGTGCTGGATCGTCTTTCTCTTCTGGCGCGGAAGGCGCCGAAGGCCCGGCGAGTTGTCCAGGCAAATGTTTCGCTCGAAACAAAGTTCAATGGGCTCATTCCCGACGACGTGCGGCAGAAGATTGTCGAATGCAAGAAGGAGTTCAAACAGATTTTCATCGTGGCAGAGGCTACGAAGTACGATCTGAAAGAGAAGGTCGTCACTGCACCGAAGCAGAAGTTCAATCCTGACCCGCTCGTCATCGGGCATGATGGAACGAACTTCTGGCTCATTGCAGCTTTCGACATGACTCCACTAGAGGAGTATCTCAAGATCACATTGCGTTGAAACCTGAATTTTCCAACGTAATTGAGCGGCTACCATTCCATTTGCTCTTCATTACCATCGGAGAATTAGATTGTCCTGGACTCCAGTTCCGCCCGAGGTCTTCGCTGAGCATTGGAAGCGGTTCGTTGCATTGCCAGCTCCGCCAGCAATGGCGGAGTTGGCAACGGCTCCAGGTAGAGTTGTTAGGAAGTATTTCCGTTGTCTCGTTATGAAGGATGAGAAGCTCTCCACAACGCTTTCCGAATGGTTTGTGTTGACGATTGAGGGCGACATCAAAGAGCTACTCGCTCTTCATAAGGACAATGAGCGACGAGAAAAAGAGTTTACCAGGTATCGTTATGAATCGAGTGAGCGTGAGAATCCGGCGCTTGCCCGTTCACCGAATCGTGACGCATGGGAAAAGTTGGAGCGCGAGGAGTTTAAAAAGTATGAGAGGAACGCTTTGTATACCGGGCGTTACGCATACCAGCTCTATCTTTTTTCGCGCGCTATTCAAGGTTGTGTTACTAAAGATCGGGTATATGACCAGGAGGGATGGCTGGAATCAATACGTAAACAACTCGCGTTACTTGAGAAGACGCCAAGACCGGAATGAAGAGTGCTGGATACTGGGCGGATTACGGTGGGTATTTGGATGTTACATTGCCCTACGCTGATCAATCGGTAGACCACCGATGGGATATTGTTGAGAGGATCAAGGTAGGCCATTACCTTCGTGACGGGATCATTTTGGCTACCCACAGCATTGCGGCTCGGTGTATACTAGGCTGCAAAAGCCAGGCGGGACTCGGTTCGGCAGACTTTACGGATGGAGAATGGCAATGGCCCGAGGGTTACGCGCACTACGTCGAAGCTCACGCCGTTAAACCGCCGCCTGAATTCCTAGATCATATCCGCAACAACCGTTTCCACATTCCAAGAAAAGAAGGCTAGCCTTGAAAGAGCAAGAACAACCCAAGAAGAAACCCCGTGGCTTTGCGGCGATGGACCCGAAACTCGTGTCGGAATTGGCGGCACGCGGCGGAAAGATGGCGCACAAAGTCGGGACCGCTCACCAATTCTCGCCCGAAGAGGCCAGAATTGCTGGAAGGAAGGGCGGTCAGGCGTCGCAGAAAAGACACAAGGAAAGCCTAGCCAACGGATAAGTCCTCGGCTACAACGGTCTCTGTAAAGGCCCTGAGCCCACCTTCGAGCTTCCGCCGCTAGATGCGTCGAGGGGTTCAGGTCGCTCGGGGCCTTTCCGTTTTGTCGATACGGGCAGTTGTGGAAGCATTCAATTGGAATGCGTCCTGTCATTTTGTATCGCGAAGGGGATATGGATTCGAAAGAATTGGCTGCGGCTAACCAGTTCTTTTACACGACGTCATCAAGGATGACGATTCAATCCGGGGATTTGGTACTGGCTCGATATTGCGCTCTGCCTTTCTACAAAGAGCAAGAGTACGATATCAATTATGTTGGTGCCAGTATGATCAATACGTTCGCTCAGCATAATTGGGTGGCGGATTTGAGAAACTGGGCCGAAGAGCTGGCCGATGTCACACCGCAGACTTGGTACCGATTGGAAGACGTTCCGAAGGACGGAGCTTTCGTTCTGAAGGGCAAAACCAACTCGAAGAAGCATCAGTGGAAGACTTCGATGTACGCGGCGGATAGGAATGCCGCGATCAAGGTCTATGACAACCTAACCCAAGATTATATGATCGGTGCTCAGCCGATCTATATCCGACGTTATGTTCCGCTCAAGACGTATCTCATCGGTATCCAAGATTTGCCGATCACAAACGAATGGAGGCATTTCGTTCTCGATGGTCAAGTGCTAACATCGGCATACTACTGGTCGAGCCATGTCGATGACCTTCCCGAGGCCCCGAAACAAGTAGACCAAGGGTGGGTTCGTGAAGTTGCGGCTCGCACTAAAGGTCACGTTAGGTTCTGTGCGGTAGATGTTGCCGAGACCGCAGAAGAGAAACTAATCGTCGTCGATATCAACGATGGACAGATGAGTGGGCTATCCGAAACCATTGCAGATGAACTGTACCAAAGGTTGAAAGATGCTCTCTAGGGAGCTACTTATTCGATTATCATTAGTCCATTGCCATCGCATAAAAGACGTTCGGTTCGGGTTAGACAATTACAATGGGATTTGTATTTGGTGTTCTAAGCACCTATCTTTGGAGATAAAGGTCAACACCAATTCAATAAGCTATACGCCTGGAACGATGGTGTATCATCATGGGAATACGAGCTGGTCATTCAACCATAGTGGTCTCGAAGACTTTGTAAACGCGCTGAAGCACCAGAAAGATTACGACCGGTTCATGTGTCAGAAAATGAGGGCAATGAAATGATCAGCACGATTATCTTTGGCTACATGATTGTGAAGGTTGTCACGATCGATTTACTTAGCCGTGTGAAAAACAGGTTTTATAAATAAATGTGGATGGTGCAGGCCGTGCTTCTATTTGTGTTTGTGTTGGTAATAGTGGTCGCTAGTTTAGTGGCGCACTACTTTGCAATGCCGGAAGGCTACCGAGAGGTACCGGGCAAAACACTATTCGAATCATTCGCGGAATGGTGGAGAGAGCGTGAGCAAAAGAAAATCCACGACGCAGCGTATTGGAAGAAGCAAACTGAGCTTGCTCGTAGAGAGGCTACTCGGTTGGAGTTGGAACTCAAAAAAGTCGGGCCGTACCGGTGAGGAACTAATGGAAATCGGTGGAAAAGATACGACGTTGCTTTGGGAGCACAACGGGGCTCATGGCAAGATTTTGGAAGGTATGGCTCGGATCTGGAAGGATGGCGTCTACCATCTCTCCGGCGAAGGTACGCATCGCCTCGATGACCGTTCGAAATATCCCGTTGGCAAACCATCGGAGATTTTTGTCTACGAGAATCTTTCTACATTGAAATCGTGGGATGACTTTGGTCGAACAGATCAGAACGACAACAGCATGGCATATTTCATTTTCAGTGATGACTCAGTCACGTTCGTTACGGGAGAGACTGCTCCTGTCGTGGATGAAATTGTCATGCTCCTGACGGAATTGAGTAATCCGGAATGTCGAGCCAAGGCCGGGTGATGCATTCGAGGTGAATGTACACGTTCTATATTTGGGTCACGATGATGTCTCGGAACGTCGAGAGACTTCTGACTGATCTGATAGAAGAAAAATATGCGGTCTCCTCCGCGACTGGATCAGGAGATCTGACGCTTATGCAAAAGGGTAATCCAGCAGGGTTGCTTGCCATTAAAGCAACCATCGAGCCAACTTCGAAAAAGAAGAAATACGAGTGCAGTGACATAACAGATGTCATTAGCGCATCATGTAAGAAGCATGGGCTGAAGTATTATTCAATTGTAGTTTGGGAAGTGTCTGGCTCAGGTTGTTGGAATATTGGCAACATCAATCTAGACGAGATTGATAAGAGCAAAATTGCTGTAATCACGGTGAAGACGGAAGAGACTCCTACATAAAAATATATGTAGGGGTGAACGCTAACTTACTCCTGCTCATCGCAATTTTTGGTTGGGGACTTGGTGGGGCGTTTCAGAAGCTTGCGGTCGGGCGGCTCGGGGCGCCGCTCACACTGCTCGTCTTCTATGCCGTGGCATTCGCCGTAACGGCCCTCTACTGCTTCGCCGGGCCACAGCTCGTGCGTTGGCCTAGCTCGGTCTCGGCGCTCTCCTGGAGCATCCTCGCGGCACTGGTCTCGGCGAGCGCGTCGATCGCGTTCGTCACGCTCCTCCAGTCCCGAGACGTCAGCTCGATCATTGGGCTTACCGCCTGTAACCCAATCGTTACCTTCGTGATTGCCATTCTATTCCTTGGCGAGCAATTTACAATGGCTCGGCTTATTGGAATTGTTTTGGTTCTTTCGGGTATATTAATCTTACGATGAGTGTTGTGAAATTCAAGATGTTTGGAAGAAAGTTGGCTTTTGAAGAGCATCCATATCAAGCCATGTTACCTGGTGATACGGTGTCGGTTTATAATTCGCAGAAGAAACGCTGGGATACTATAATAGCCAAGAAAGAAAACGAAAACATTTCAGTTGGATTGGTGGAAAAATTAACTCCGGATCTGGCGACTCAGTTCATTTGTGAAGCTCTGGATAGATTGGAACACGGTTACGAAGTGTGCGTTTGCTACTCGTATCATCAAGAGTCTCGGCGGGCGCCGGAAAATCCCGAGTTGATTAATCTGGCGGTATGGATAAATCCACTAAAGAAAAGTCAACCGATCGACTTCCCTTGGTGTCCGAACGTGATGATTAGACGAGATGGTGTTCCAGTGTACGAACTGTTCAAACGGACACGATCGTTTAAGTAAAACGATTTAGGAGGTTTGAATGCTGTTCGGACTATTAGCATTTGGTGGAGTTGCGTTCTGGATTCTGATCGGGTTCGTTTTTCTGCTCAATTTCTACTTCATCGAAGCAGAAAAGACATTCTGGGCAACAGTAACACTCGTCGGAACATTTGCCGCACTGGCATTGCTTGGAGATTTCAATCTCTGGCATGTTGTTCGAGAAAATCCGATGGAGGCTCTTTATTCTGGCATCGGTTACTTCCTATTGGGTGCCGGTTGGTCACTTGGGAAGTGGTGGTTCCATGTGAAGGATATGTACCGGCAATACTCTGAAGCTCGTGCCGAGTTCATGGTGGTGAACGGAAAAACCGCTGCTGATCAAATGGATCAGACCATGAAGGATAAGTGGAAGTTGAATTATTCGGCGCAGCATTACGCCAAGCCGAAGGTTCGTCAGAACAAGAGCCGGATCACATTGTGGATGATGTACTGGCCCTGGTCCGCAGTTTGGACCGTTATCAATGATCCGGTTCGAAAGATCTTCGCTGCCATCTTCCATGAGCTACAGGGCTTGTATCAGAAGATTGCGGACTCGGTCTACAAGAACGCGGAACGTGACGTCTGATATTTGTTTCACTAGCGATCTAGTGAAATTCATGAAGAGGACCGGGCACAAGCCCGGTCCTCTTTGTGTTGGTTATCCTGAAACTTCTTTGCTTCGCTGTCAGTCGTGCAACGCACTCTACTACTTGGTGAGTGGAATATTCCTCACGTACAAAGGTGCTGTAATTTGTAGAGCAGGCGAACCGATATCTTTAGACATGGTTCGAAAGTATTTGTGCCCTCGAATGGAGGTGCTGAAGTGAACTGCTCACGCAATGCTTTGCGGAAGGCCAAAATGGAATCGATTGAAAGGCTAGCGCAATTGATGCGACGGATAGGACATCGACCTGTAAACTTAGATGATGATTTAGGTTTTGAAGTTTTGTTGCCCTGTCAAGTTTGCACCAGGATTTTCTACATCTGGACCAGGAGAACCCGTGGTGACGTGTTCATGACGGATGGAGTAATACTCAGTGGAGTTGATGACGAGATACCGTTGACGAAGATGAAGAAATATATGTGTGATAGATTTGAGATCATGAAATGAAACGAGAAGTATTAGAAGAATACTTGATTGATAAGTACCAGCATACGCCAAAGTGCAAGTTCAAATTGCGTGGGTACCAATGTGATTGTGGCGCTTGGGACAAACGAGATTTGGCTTATGATAAACTTATCATAATGAATGAGGACTAAATGGAAATATATTGTAGCACAGATGTTGAAACGGATGGCCCGATTCCGGGGCCGCACTCGATGCTTTCGTTTGGTTCGGCAGCGTTCAATTCCTACGGGAAACAAATTGGAACGTTCTATCGTAACCTGGAGACATTGCCCGGAGCAACCGGGGCAAAAGATACGATGGAGTTCTGGGCGAAGAACCAGAGTGCGTTCGATTTAACGCGGGTTGATCCGCAGTCGCCAACGAAAGCGATGCACCAATATGTTGAGTGGCTTAAGAGCTTACCTGGACGACCTGTTTTTGTCGGGTACCCGGCGACTTTTGATTTTATGTTTGTTTATCATTATCTCATGACCTTCGTCGGGGAAAGCCCTTTCTCTTTTTCGGCGCTCGATATTAAGAGCTATGCAATGGCTGTATTGAAGACAGAGTTCAAGGAGACTGCCAAGCGAAACATGCCGAAGCGTTGGTTTCCTGATGCCAAGCATACTCATCACGCCCTCGATGATGCAATCGAGCAAGGCTTGTTGTTTATGAACATTCTAAAGGAGACACGCAAATGAAGTTCATTGACGAACTATTCGCAGCAACGGGATATACCTCGGCCGTGCCGAACAGCACCGGCATCGCGAATCATATCCTGCAAACCGCAGCGAAGAATTATATTCTGTCAAATCTGGAAGAAGTCACGGATAAGTTGCGTGATCGATTGCGCACTCACCGTGCCGATCTATCAGAGCTGGATCTAGCTAAATGTATCGTGCAGACCGCTTACGTAAAGAGCGTGCAGTACGATGCTCTGTTGGAGTTCTACAACTTAGCGTTGAATAACACGAATCAATTACCCAACACGCACAGTACTGGCTACGTCGAAGACATGATGAAGTTCTTTGCCGGTGGTAACGGCCCGGACTTCAAGAACTATATGGTTGTCGCGTTTGCGCCGAACAGCTCGATACAGCCTGACAAGTCACACACGAGGTACCTCGTTAAGAAACTGATACCAAGAGAAGTTCCGATTAGTAAAGAAGTAGCCGAGTTGTTTTTGCTGGATATTAAGGAGCTTGATATCAAGGATGACTCCAATTACAATGTGACATTCAGAATGCTTGACTATCTGAATAAGTTCACTCCGAAAGCCGGGGAGATTTATGAGAGAAAGTTCAACGAGTTCTGGGCGCATCGGAGTAAGCCGAAGCTTGATATATGGGGCAACCCGATTGGCTACGGCAACTATAACAACAGTCGGTACTCCTCGAAAGTCAGTGAGCGCGCAGCAATCATGAAGTCGATCTTCACTTGTACTGATGTAGACCTTCGTTACAAAATTGCTCGGAACTTCTTGCTCAAGACAGATGACGTTCTGAAGAAGAGACTTCTTAAGATGGTTCCGGAGTTCCAGAAGCTTCTGAATTTGAAATGAACCGAAAATTGTTTCGTCTTAGTTTTCAAGGTGTCCGGTATACAATCAACGAATTTGTGTGGATTATTATTGAGACGTTATATTTTACTTGTGGGAGGCACAAATGATTCCGGATAGACAAAGCAGTGCATTGACAGGGAAACAGTTTGTTCAGTCAGTGATCAATATGGATCTCGGGCCTGTCCGAGAGGACGCGATTCTTCAGCAGTTCGTTCAGGGGAATATGCCGAACTTCATGCGGAATTTCGTTCCGATCACGGTAACAGACTCCGGTGAAGTTGGTGACACGATCGTTTATTACGTGGCTCCGGATTACCTTTGCATCGGGAGTGACGACGATTTCGTTCGGGTTCCGATGAATCCTCTCACGGCGCAGAAGATAGCGGACCAGTACGAGTGTATGTTACCGACGAGGAAAATGGTCATTGATACGTGGAAGGCTGCGCCATGTGAGATGACACCAACCAACCTACCGCCTACCGCAGCAATGACAACAACCTCTTACTTCAGCAAACATAACGATGTCGTGCAGGCACAGCTTGCCGGGTTACCTGGCTATCATTTGGGCGTGTTGGTTAGCGGTATCAAGAAGGATGTTGTCATTACACCCCAATTGCTCAAGTACCCTAAGAACGTCGCTATATTTGGTTGGATTAAACCGAATGGCAATCCGATTCAGGGTTTGAATCCGGTCAGCCATAGTAATACGTACGCTGACTATTCACACGGGATTCGATTGGTGTTGTCTGGTTGTGAACTAAATGGAGTTGCGTACGATTTGAGAGCCGTGTTCAACTCTCACCAGTCATCACTAATTAGTGATGAAGGTGTCTTTACACAACCTAGATACGTGATATAAGGAACGCTATGATTAAGAAGATTGTTTGTTTGCTTTCGGTCGCGATGTTTATCGCCTGTATTCCTTCGGCCCGTCAATTGCCGCCCGATGTTATCGTGCGAGAGAAGACTGCACAGGTCGTGTACAGCGTCTATTGTTGCGATGCATTAGGAAATCACCGATGCGTGATGAACGTTGCTGGACCGGTCGGAGCAAATTGCTGGTGCAATTATCAGGGCGCCGGTGTAGTTTGTGAATAATGTTTGAACGGTATGAAGATTTAACAGGGTTGATATTTCTTCCGTGGGAGCCTGTTGCTGGCACGGAAGAGTGGGACTCGCCAGAATATCTTCGTCGTGTTCTCAACGACAAAGAGTACGGATTCATTTCAGCGATGGTTTGGCAATCAGACATTAGCATGACGTACCCGCATGCTCCGAGACGGTGGAACGTCACGTTCTCGTTCGATGATACGTTCGATACGAAAGAAGAAGCAATGGCGTTCATGGACAAAGTTCTTGTAGAAAACGGCGCAATGTTGTTGAAAGAAAAACATATGGTCATGCTATGAAACACGTATTGATCGACTACACTAACTGGAAAGGCGAACGTTCTTTTCGAACGATTGAGCCGATCAGCATTTCATTCGAAGAGAATGAATACCATAAGCCAGCTCAGTGGTTACTATTGGCAATGGACCTGGATAAAAAGGCTGAAAGATCTTTTGCATTAAAAGATATTCATTCTTGGAAACCGGTGATATAGATACGGTATGATGTTTGGATAGATTTGTAACGACCAGCTTCATCTGTGGCCTCACCTGGATTTTCCTCGTGGGGTCGTTGTGTTTAAGCTTCTCGAAAAATCGATCAATCTATTCCAGATGTCGAGCGGTAGTTCCGGGACACGTACTCAGAATTACACACGGAGAGAATAAATCATGTCGTAGATGACGAACGCACCTGCTAAATTCTATGTCGTTACACGAAACGATTTGCGTGCTGGCCAACAGGCATCTCAGATGTTGCACGCAGCAATTGATTTTAGCCAGGCATGGCCCGAACTTACGAAAGAGTGGCATGTCAACTCGAACACAGTAGTTCTATTAAGTGTTGAGAATGAAGCAGCCCTTCTTAGCCTCAAGGCGAAGGCAGACGAAATAGGCGCTCGGTACTTAGCTTTTACCGAAGAAGATCTTAATCATAGCCTAACAGCGATTGCATTTGAGCCTGGGTCAGCGTCGTCGATCTCTCTTACTAGTAGCTTTCCTTTGGCTCTACGTAACTACGTAGACCTAAAGCGCGTCGATAGCTCAGCGGCAGAGCAGGGCCCTCTAAATGCCTTGGTCACGGGTTCGAGCCCCGTTCGGCGCTCCTGGCTAGGTAAACTACGGGAGGTGTACAAAGTATTGTTCGAGTAATTATCATTCGCGCTTAGCTCAGTCTGTTAGAGCGTTCACCTTAGCGGGTGGAAGGTCGGTGGTTCAAATCCATCAGCGCGAGCCAAGAAGATGATTCACGAAAGTAAGCATAAAACAGATTTCTGATTTATATTATTGAAAGCTTACGTGCAGCACTAATAGTTCGAAATGTTAGTGAGGTTTCTGAATCGTTTTTCTTTGGGACGATCATCTAGTGGCTTAGGATACGGGTGGCGAAATCTGCCCGAACGTTGGTTCAAATCCGGCTCGTCCCGCTCATGAAGAAGAAAAAAGACACGTCCAAACTAACCGTTGAAGAACGTTGGGAGCAAGGAATTCCGCATAACAAACAGTCTGTTACTCTTTTCAATGCAATTCGAAAGATTGATGAAGATCAATGTGACGGACAGCTGGATCTCCAGGCTGGTGGAGACGGTGATATTGGCGAAGAGTTGATGTACCGAATGGATGTGTATTTTTCGAAGTTCGAAGATGTAACGGTATTGGAAGTGATTGCGGATAAAGTCCACGAAGGCTGGATGACAAAGAAGAAATCGCAAGGGTTCAAAGAGTATTATAGTTCGAAGGGTGAGGATTTGTTTGTTCCGTATACGGAACTTTCTGAAGAGCAAAAAGATCTAGACCGAGCAACGGCTCGATCGGTGATCGAAGGAATTGAGGAGGCCGGTCGATTCATTGTTCAGATATGAACAAGTTACGTTTGTCGAGTTGTAGTTTACGGGGAGTTAGCTCAGAATGGTAGAGCAACGAAAGGTTTCGACCCGGAGTGGTCGCTGTCTCGAAAGCAGCACTCCCCACTGGTTAACGGTTTCCTACTTACGATCGGTACGATGCACCCAGGTGCAGACTTCACGCGGAGGTCGATCGTTGACCTTCAATTCATAGTTTCATTATTGGCCCGGGTAGCTCAGTCTGTTAGAGCAGCCGGTTTTAATCGGAAGGTCGTTGGTTCAAATCCAACCCTGGGCTCCAAGTTACGGTAACAGTTTTGCCCACATAACTCAGTTGATCAGAGTACGCGGCCTTCGTGCTGCGGAGTCGTTGGTTTGAATCCAGCTGTGGGCTCTAAATGGGAAAGACGTTTACGAGAAATTAAGATACGGAGAAATGAACATGAGCACAGTTAAACTAAATCAGATCATCGCAATCGAGAAGGGCACGAAGTCACGGTCACACTCTGAGTTGACCGAGGCGCATCACGCTTTGCAGAAGCCCGCACTGCTCCAGGGCATTGCGCGGAAGTACTCTCCGAAGGATGAGGAAGGCGACAAGCTTCCCTCAGAGGAGACTCGCGTTCAGGTGACGGTCGAGGAAATGCTCGACAAGACGACCGAGATTCTTTCGAAGAAATTCGATGTCACGGCGACAAAGGACTGGGGTAACACGAAGGCTGTTGGAGATGTCGTGGTGGATGGGGTGACATTGCTCGCCCAGGTTCCGGTCACGTATCTTCTCTTCTTGGAGAAGGAACTGGTTGATATTCACACCTTCGTGAAGAAGCTTCCCGTTCTGGATCCGTCTGAGCATTGGGAGTTTAGCAACGCGACGAATAACTTCGTCACACCGGCCAGCGAGACGGTGAAGACAAAGAAGGTCATGCGGAACCACGTCAAGGCTCCCGCAACGGACAAACACCCGGCACAAGTTGATGTCTTCTCCGAGGACGTCCTGGTCGGAACGTGGAGCACGGTGAAGGCGTCTGGCGCGTTGCCGCAGGCCAGAGCAACCGAGTTGCTTCGTCGGGTCGAGAAGTTGCAGAACGCGGTGAAGTTTGCTCGCGAGGCTGCCAACAACACAGATGTGAGCCAGCAGCACGTCGGTAATAAGGTTTTCGGTTTCTTGTTCGCGAAGTAACGTTCGCGGGAACCAAAGGATTCCGGAACGGCTTCGGCCGAATCGGATGTTAGGAATGACACAAACTTAGAATCAATCTTCAGTACTTCGGACAGCTTAAATTTGCAGGTTCAAGTCCTGCCCTCCTCGCCGCAACTTCGGTTGCATAAAAACGACCGGTTTAGACCGGCCATCTGAGGAGGTAGCCGAATGGCAGAGGCAAAAGCTTAGACCACATGATACTTTAGACTATCATTCCAAGTTAAATCGCCAATGAGGTGCTTAGTCGAAAAATAAGAAGCTAGGTTCAGCTATATGTTAGTTCAATTCTAACCTTCCCCGCTAAGGATACAAGCTCGTTGAGGCACGACTTGTAAAATAGCAACACTAAAGACTGGTGGTTTGTGTCTTTAGCGGGGAAGTCGTCTAATGGCAGGATAATAGCGACCTTCAATGTGACTTCTTGTTTTAAACGTATGAGTACTTCGTAAAAACGGCCATTACAAACTTTGTTTTTGTAAAACGAACGGGAGAGGCGACCAGGCTAGGTCGCCTTTCCTCTTTAAGCCGTACGAAGTCGTAGTGGAAGCCTGTATGGATATTTCGATATCTGCTTAAGATGCGGATACACGGTCCCTGGCAAACTCTTTCCGAAAGAATCTTTTGGCGTCAGGAAGTTGGGACGAATCGTAGATTTATCCACAAGGTGATAAAAGATCCGTTTGAAGACAGCTGGTTTTGGATGCTGATTAGAGAAGACGGGCATATATTGCAGGGGCATTGCCAGACGAAAGACGAAGGCGTGGAGATTGTCGATCGAAAAGCTAAAGAATTGGGCTACCGTTTGCTTGGCGAACGGTTTTCGATTTTTCAGTGATCAAATCTTTCAATGCGCTCGGAAGTCGAGCGGTCGGTCCGAAGATCCTGAGTTAGTGATGGACATCAGCGAAAACGAATTCACGTTGAAACAGCCACGTAAACGCAGGATTTCGGAGTCGGAGTTCAAAAAAGCCGAGGAAGCGCTTGTTGCGTGGCGGATCATAACTGTGATCGGAGCGATCATCCTGGCCGTAATCAGCGCAATATTTTGCGAAGGCCTCTTTCTCAAGAGGCCGGAGGATCTTTGTATGTTGGGACCGATGCTAGTGATGCTCGGGTTATTGCGTTGGATTAATCTTCGCGCAAACTATCTTCAGCAACTCATCTTCGACTATGAAAGCCAACAGCAATGATGCCTAGAAAATCTATGCCTCGTAAACCTGATTACGAAGAAGCTACGCCATCGGAGGTCGAGAAGATTCCGACGCGCCAACTTCTAACATTGCGTGACTCATGTTACAAAAACAACTTGCGTAGTACGCATAACCTCGGGGATGGGTTGATCGAGGACGAGAATGGCGTGGTTTATGATGAGCACACTACCCCACCACTCTACGCGGTATACCGGTATCAATCAGGTCATACACCGAATCTTCGTTTCGATCCGGCTCTTCCAATTACGGGCTCAAATCAAAAGAATGCGGCGACATTTAGATCGGTTACGATCCTATTAAAGGACATATTGTACGAACTAAACAAGCGTCCGCACGTTCCTGGCTCGGATGAGGCGAAACGGATACGTCAATCCAGAGCAAAAACAGGGAAAAGCCGTGGCAGACACGATCGCTAGGTATCGTATGGTTCTACCTTGGGTAACGACCTATTCCCAATACCATACCGTACCATCTTATTATAGAAAAAACGTCAACGGATCAATTGTTGCGATGATTTATCCTAACAATGAGATCTGGCAGTACCTTGTTTACCACTTACCAGGGTCGGAGGACTCCGGTTATTCGGAGAATATCGATTCTGTACGTAAAGCGAAGTTTGCCGCTGATAAAAAGCTTCGAGAATTTGGTTTTCTGCTGACAAAAGTCAAGCATCGAGCGTTCTTATGATTCTTTTGCCTTGGGAAGTCTCTACAGACGACCAACTTTACCCATGGCATCGTAAAGGAACGGACGGATATGTTCGAGTTCACCTAGTATTGGACAATACTCTTGTTGATTCGAGGAAAGAACCTTGGGGTTGGTACGTTTACGATAACGGCGAGATACTTCAAGGCTCCGGTCCGACGATTGGAGAGGCGATGAATCGAGCGGACTGCGTTGCTCGTCGATTCTACAGACTCTTGACAGAAGAAGAGTTCGAGAAACTAAAATGCATGCTCTAGTTCGCGGAGGATACTACGTCATCATGGCCAGCACATCACCAAAAGATGACCGATTTATCTTGCTACCGTGGGTAGAAATTGGAAACAAGGTATATGTTCGAAAGAATAAACGGTTCGAACATTCTCAATGCATCGTTCTATTCAATGCCATTGAGAATACCTATAATATCTTTGTCTACAACTCAAAAGACCATTGTATAAGTGAAGGTGCGGCAAGACCGTCTTCACTTGAAGAAGCCAAGATGATTGCAGACAAGATGGCAACTGGTATTGGCTTTCGCTGTTTAAAAGACAAGTATAGAAGCATGTTATGAGCCAGAAGATTATCCTGAAACCTTGGGAGGTCTCTCAGTTCCATGTTACCAGAACAGCTACGAACGGAGCATTGATCGCGATCATCTTCTACCGGAACGGCAAGTTTGATTACGGTGTATGGAATCCAGCAACCAGTCATTATGACGAGGGATTTGGTGAAACGATCGAGCAATGCGTAGCACGAGCCGAAGCCGCACTAGTAGACCTAGGTTACCTTCTCCTGTCCGACAAGCACCAATGCATGCTATGACTCATGTTACGCTAAAGAAAATAGTGCTCGGTCCGTGGCAACGGACCTCGGTTGGATTGTGGGAACGTCATGATAGTTTTGGTCAGATGCGATTAACGGCATTCGATACATACTCTTCCAATCCGGAAGAATTTTTATCGTATGTTTACGAACACTGGTTTCCGACCAAGAGATTCATTAACAATGAAAGCCTGGAAAATGCCAAGGACACGGCAGACAAGTACGCTATCGAACATGGGTACATCATCGCGCCACAACGGCTGATCGTGATGTTATGAAGTACTGTCGTTGGGAATCTCGAACGCTTAAGATTGAAGGCGAAGATTGCGTCGAGTGGGACGTTGTTGATTGTAAAACTGGGCAAGTTATCGTTCACACTTTGCAATTGAATATAGGTTCTAATCAAACCGAAAAGAGATCGCGCTGTATACAACTCTGGAGTCTATGTTGATTCATTCGATGAAGGTCACACTAGACTTGAGAAGATGGCGAAAGAATACGGGTACACAATGTTGTCCGAGAAACATAAGTGTTTCCTATGACTATCTGCCGATGGATTGTTGATGATTCTGGACTGGCAGGCTATCTCGTAACAATGGGACGGTTGGAATATCAACTTGGATTGGTAGTCCGTGACGGTTGGAATATCGATCAAAAGAGTTATGTATGGTGCGCCGATTACTACGGTGGACCGGTTGTCTCTTCTTGTTCGGCATGGCGCAAAACTTATCCCACACGTGGAGAAGCCATGGCAGCAATTGAGGCTGCTGCGATATCCGACAGGTTTTTGATGTTACCGAAAAAGCTCGAAGTGTTTATTTAGTCGAGATCAAGTTCTGGGCAACTTGACGCATATTAGGCGAACCCTAAAAAGTTCTCGACGAAGTTCCCAGTGAGGGAGCGTTACTCGTTGTTACCACGGAGAGTGAAATGCAAAAGCTAAGCCACGTCGTATTTATTGGTCGTTTCGAACCGTTCCACCTCGGTCATAACATGATCCTGCAAGAGGGTCTGACATTGGCGGAGAAGGTAATTGTCGTGCTGGGTAGCCATAAGAAAGCGCCCACCAGCAAGAACCCTTGGACATCTGACGAACGCGAACAGATGATTCGCGTCACGTTGACTCCCGAGCAGAACGCTCGCGTAGAGTTCATTCCGATTCGGGATTATCTCTACCAGGAGAATAACTGGATCGTAGAGATTCAGCAGAAGGTCGCTGACTATACTGAGTACTCTGACAACGTTAAGTTGATAGGGCACAAAAGCGATAGGTCAAGCTACTACATGAACCTCTTCCCGCAGTGGGGCGAACCTATTGACTTCAAGACGGATGTCCCTACACACGCTACAGACATCCGAAACCTGTACTTCACGCTGGACGCGGGCTTCAAAAAGTTCGTCCATCCGAAGACTGCGGAGTTCATGGTCGAGTTCCAGAAGACCGCTCAGTTCGAGCGGTTGAAGGCGGAGTTTGATCATATCAACCAATACAAGGAAGAATGGCGCGGCGCTCCGTTCAGCCCAACATTCGTTACGACCGATGCGATCGTGATCAAGTCAGGGCACGTACTGGTTGTTCGTAGAAAGGGCGCACTCGGTAAAGGCCTGATCGCCCTGCCTGGAGGCTTCCTCAATCAACACGAGTTCATTGTGGATGGTTGTGTGCGGGAGCTGCGCGAGGAGACGGGCATTAAGGTCAATGCAGCTGACTTGATGAAGTCAATCGAGGGTGAACACGTCTTCGATGCTCCAGGTCGTAGCCTTCGAGGTCGTACGATTACTCATGGGTTCTACTTCGATCTTGGAAGCGGTTTGCTTCCGATGGTGAAGGGAGCCGATGATGCGGACAAAGCTTGGTGGATGCCGCTCAGTGAGTTTCAGACTCGCGAAGAGGAATTCTTCGAGGATCACTTTCACGTCGTCAACTTCTTCACACAGGGAGGCCGCAGCTATAGGCGATGATCGGACTATACGTTAAAGGAAACAATGCCGGTACCTTATGTACGATAGTTGATCAGGATAATGATATTACTTTAGTCTGTCCTCTAATAGACTACAGCAAACAAGGATCAACTAGAAACTATTATGGGAAATACACTAAGGTACCGAGCATTACGGTTATAGGTTTCGCAGCCCAATATGATGCCGAACGAGCATGGAAGATAATCCAGAAAGCTGAATCGGTACAAGAAGGCTTGAGACTTTGGAATAAGGTAAGATGTTTGGCTTAGAAATGGAGAATTACTATGCCCTGTCGATGTGATTACATGGAAGACCCTCCGGTCCAACCAAAAAAGAATGCGGAACACGAACATACCCGAGCTTGCAAGGCGCAGAGCTTAGCTCACAAGTTGGCTCTATTCATCGAGACCAATGGACAACGAGATCGTCTCCCGAAGGAGATTCGGGACCGGGTCGATGCAACTCGAAGAGAACTACTCTCTCACAAACGAGAAGAGTTGGAAGAAGACCTTCGCAAGCTCGAACGCGATATCACGACCGCAATGAATAGCGTTGGAACGATCAAGAAACTCGGCGGAAGCCCGAACAAGGATTTGCTCACCAGTATCGAGCGGCTCAGGACAGAGAAAGAGCGAATCCAGAAAATAACAGACGCCGAACTACTTGGAAAGTGAAATACAATGAATCAGAATAATACGCAGTGGAATGATATCAAGACGGTTGTGAGCAAAGACGAGAACGTTCTGAAGTATGTCTTCTCAAAAGACACGGCAGTCGCCGAATCGGTACTGTATAAGTATCCGACATACGAAGAGCGAACCGTCATGTGTATTAGTACACAAAGCGGTTGCCCGGTGGGTTGTCGGTTCTGTGGAGCGGGTGACAACTTCGTTCGCAGTTTGACCGCGGAAGAAATCGTCGCGCAACCACGACATCTATTCAAGGACAAGGGGATCGATCCGGCCAAGGTCGAGCGTGGACAGATCATGGTCATGAGCATGGGCGAGCCGCTACTGAACCTGAAGAACTTGGTTCCGGCTTTCCACGAGATGTATCGGTTGTACCCGAAGTTCGCATTGTTGATCAGCACGATCGGACCACGTATCAACTATGACGATGTGATCAAGTTGTCACAACAGATACCGACTGTGGGTCTTCAATTCTCGGTTCATGAATCGACGGATGATGTTCGAGACAATTTGATTCCGTTCAAAGCAAAGTTGTCTTTGGCCGAGATTGCAAAGGAAGGCGAGCGGTGGTTTCGTGAAGTCGGGAGAAAACCCTTTTTCAACTATTGTGCGCACGAGAAGAATTCGTCTGTTCTTAATGCAGACCAGATTCGTGAGTTGCTTGATCCCGATGTTTGGGAAGCGACTATCTCAGTCATTTGTGAACGCGATGAGAGTATTGCTGCTGCCAATGAACGTCAACGCGAGCTTGCCGTACGATTTAGGAAGCTACTCGGTGACCGTGGTTTCAGTACACGGGTATTCGATCCGGCCGGACAAGACGATGTCGGGGGTGGATGCGGACAATTGTGGTTCGTCCAATCATGGATGAAAGAACATCCTGAGCTAGCTCGGCCTAGTATTGGAAGAGGGTTACCGGTCGTGCATACTCCACGCGAATCATGTTGTTCGAAATAAGGATCTCGTGAGAGAAGCAGTCTTCAATCCAATAATAGATAGTGATTGCTGTTTTGAATGCGGCGGTCTGGTTGAAGAGATGCATCATGTTGTTCCGGTGGTATTAGGCGGTAAACGGGTAATACCACTGTGTGAAACTTGTCATGGCAAAGTGCATAATTTACACAGAAAAGGTCATGTAGCGCTAATCAATGCGGGATTGACCAAAAAGAGACTTAAAGGCGAAGTGATTGGCACTCCCCCTTTTGGGATGCGCGTTGGGGCAGATGGCAAGACCCTTGTGCTTGATGAGAAAGAACAAGCAATCATTAATCAATTGTGCTCAATGCGTGCAACTAAGATGACTATCAGGAAGATAGTATCTGAAGCTAAGTCGATTGGGTTAGTTGGTCGCTCAGGAAAACCTCTTGGAATAGCTTCTATTCATCATATTGTAACACAAAGTCCTCGGTGAGAGGCATGATTGGACACGGAGAGTAAAATGAAAACGCTACAAAACCTATTCATAGACCAGTACAATGTACTGAGCTGGTCGATTCTTGATAACCCGTTAATTGATGCTGACAGCTATAAGGTCAGCCACTACTTGCAATATCCACCTGGAACAAGTTCGATGTTTAGCTACATCGAAGCCAGACTTGCGCAAGAAGCGGACATGCATAACTTGGTTTTCTTCGGCGCGCTGCAATACATCCTGCCGAAGTATCTTGCGATCAAGATCACCGTTGAGATGGTCGAGCAAGCCAGGGCTTTCTATGCCGAACACGGTGAACCGTTCAACTATGACGGGTTCATGGAGATTGCGACTAAATACAAGGGTCGCTGGCCGCTTCGTATCCGTGCAGTTCCGGAAGGCACGATCGTTCCGCTTCATGAGATGCTGATGAGCGTCGAGTCAACCGGTGGGCCGAGCACATTTTGGTGTGTCTCGTTCCTCGAAACCATGCTTCTGCGAGTTTGGTATCCGATTACGGTCTGCACGAATTCTTACTACATCAAGCAGGATATTCGTCGTTGGTTGATCGATACCGGTGGTGATCCGGCAACCGAGCTATTGTTCCGGCTACACGACTTCGGTTCGCGTGGCGGTTCGAGCAAGGAGACGGTCAGCATCGGCGCTGCGGCTCACCTCGTCAATTTCATGGGCTCGGATACCTGCATTGGCGTGGCGATGGCTAACCTTTGTTATCACGCCGGAATGGCCGGATTCTCAATTCCGGCATCGGAGCACTCCAGCATTACATCGTGGGGCGAAGAAAATGAAGTCGAGGCGTATCGTAATATCCTTCGCGTATTTGCCAAACCCGGTACTTTGGTGGCTTGTGTGTCGGACAGTTATGATTTGGAGGTTGCTGTCAAGCAGCATTGGGGAACGACACTAAAAGCAGAAGTTTTGGCCTCCGGCGCAAGATTGGTCGTGCGCCCCGATTCTGGTAATCCACCCGACGTAGTATTGAACTGCGTCGAATGGCTCGGTGACGCATACGGCTTCACGGTCAACGCTAAGGGTTTCAAGGTACTTCATCCTAGCGTCCGGGTTATCCAGGGCGACGGAATCAATCGGAAGAGCATCAATGCGATTCTGGAGAATCTATTCAATCATGGCTGGGCTGCGGAGAACGTGGCCTTTGGCATGGGCGGCGCGTTGCTTCAGCAAGTTAACCGGGACACGTTGTCTTTCGCGATGAAGTGCAGCTCGATTACGGTGAATGGAAAAGAGGTTGATGTGTATAAGCGTCCGAAGACCGACACAAACAAGTCGAGCAAGCGTGGTCGTCTCGATTTGATCCGAGTTAATGGTCGTTTGACAACGATCAAGCTCGCTGAAGGCCAGGGTGTTCACCCGGACTCTGTAATGATCACGGTGTATGAAGATGGCGAGATCTTCATCAACGATACGTTCGAGGATGTGAGGGCGAGAGCAAATGCTGCTTGAACGTGATAGAGGTAGATTCATTCTTTTGATGGCTACGGCTATCTTTTTTATCATGATAGCTTTCGTGGCACTTGTTTTCGCTTTTGCGCGTGGGACGCCGGTAAATCCAGGTTGGGCGGAAGATGCGGCGAAAACATGGGCCAACCAAATGAAGCTCGAACCAACCGCTATTCATTGTCAAGAGTGGAACTATCGCTATGACAAATGTGATCTAGCGGTAGGCCAAACAATCTATGGATTGGAGTGTATGCCGCATACCGGTTGTGCATTAGGAAGAAAGTGAAAGAGTACGCTATCGCCTTCGTTGCGGTCATGGAATGAAAGAGTGCAAGATATTTACTGTAGATTACAATTCTGAATCGCAGTATAACTATCAGACTGAAGAGCTTCAGAACGCGATCAATGCGATGTTATCTAAGGGTTGGACCCTGAGAAAAACGCATTTCACGAAGTACAAAGTGCTGCTGATGTTCATGCGAGACGTAAAGCTGCGTCTGTTAGAATGAAACAGTTCAAAATTCTAAAGGTAGCTTTCCATCCTGATCTATCACTTGAAGGTTTCAAGTATGTATTTGATCAAGAAACTCTCGAAATAGAAACACAGGTAAACGAGTTCCTCTCAAAAGGATGGGAGATATTACAAACGGATACTCGTAAAGACTATCTTATTCTGTTTTTGATTCGTGACACCAAACTAAGGAACCTGGAGTAAATCAATGAGAGCGCTATTGATGTTTGGAAGCTTGGCAGTGGTCGCGGTTGGCGTTACGTATTACAAGTACCGTGCGTTCATTAAGAACGTAGGACTGAAGACAGCCTTAATGATTCCGGTTTACGCCATTCGATCAGTTTTCAGACGGTGACAATCATCGCACATCGTTCGGAGCCAACCGTCATTGCGTAATTCACCCGGTGCTCCACAGGTTTCGCAGATTTTAGCACTCAGCTCCTCAGCCCGATCAATTAATTCGCTCATTTCATCTGTCTCGCAAGACATGTAGAACCGTAATGTACCGAATTTCTCTTTCACTTGCGAAGCACAGCATTTAGTCTTCGTGTCTTCTGGCATGTCTGTAATCATTTCCTCTAGTTTGGCTGACAAATTCCATAGTAATAGGAACCAACCGTCGCCTGGAAAACCCCAGCACATGCAGGTATGGCTCGAAGGACCATTCCGGTCACGGTATAAATTGGGAAATGTACGACACAACATGTCATCGAATTCTTTTCTCATCGACCCGGTATATATCGGTCGGTATGGATATATACAGTCCGAGGTAAAATGAATATCGAGCTACAAAAAGCGTCAGGAAAAGCCTTTTGTCGAGGTGGCTGTGGGACACCTTCTGAGTTCGTTAACGATAAAGGTCGAATCATCAAGGGCACGACATGCGCCGCAGTCAGTGTTTACGGTGCCGGTGGCTCCGTGACAGCCTATTACTGCCGTTCATGCCTCGAAAAAGTATACCTGACGATCAAAAAGAATCTAGATCCTAAACTCTGGAACATGAAATAACCTAAACATGGTGAGTAAGTAACATGGGAATCATTCCGATCGCATTAATTGCTGTTGGCGCTGTCGTTGGACTCTCGGGAGTCTATTCTTTTCACCGCAAAGACTATTCAGATAGCCCAAATGCGTTGGAATATCCGTTCTTCATTGCCGTGATCCTCTGTATCGGGATGCCGTTGTACGGATTCTTCCTGGCACGGTGGATGCGGCATCGTAAAGAGACGTTCGCAAGCCTCCAGCGGCATGTAAAGCGTCATGGCCATGCCATTACGTGGCAGACGAACGTGTGGAAGACGTTCGGGCAGTGCCGTAACTGCAAGACGGATGTCAATTTGGAGATTACGATCGATTTCGATACGTTGAAAACGATCTACTACGATGTTTTCTACTGGTTCGGAGTCGATAAAGAGTCCGAGAAGAACGCGCCTCGCCATCGCGTCGATGCTTTCTTGAAGAAGCCGGTTGATAACGAGAACGTTTGCAAGAAGGTTGTTGCCTTCCTGTGAGGCTCAAGTTTAATTGATACATAATTCCGTATACTCGTAATCACAGGAGGCTACGTGAAGGATTTACGGAATAAAGAATATGGGCGTTGGACAGTTCTTGAGTTTGCAGGCAAGAAGAATAAGAAACATAACACATGGAAATGTCGATGTGACTGTGGCACTGAAAAAGTGGTTTATGAAACAAACTTAATATCAAGTTACAGTGATAGCTGCGGGTGTAAAAGAGTAGAGGTTGGGAAAGAAAACGCTAAATACATTATCCCATTTGCTCGCAAGCATCCAAGTCCACGGATTGCTACTGCTGCACAGGTCTGGCGACAGGCGTATCGAGATGGTTGTCCGTTTGTATTGTTTTTGGAACTGTCACAGCAACAGTGTCACTATTGCGGGGTCGAACCAGCAAACGTTGCAAAGTTGCATAAGTCAAAATCGTACACTGGAGAATGGGCAAAAGACGCAACATTCAAATACAATGGTTTGGACCGAGTAGACAATTCGAAAAACCATAGTCCAGACAACATCGTTACATGCTGTATTAATTGTAATTACGCCAAACGAAAACGAACTTACAGCGAATTCATGGAATGGATTAGGAATGTATACGAACGTCACCAAAGAACTGGTATTGCAAACGCTGGGTCTACAGGATAGTGATGTTCTTAATATTTTTCCTTACGGGAGCATGGTCTACGGGACTCAATCATATTCATCTGATTATGATTTTATAGTAGTTACAAATGGTGACCCACAAGCGAACCTTCAGAGAGCTGGTACTGAAAACCTCAATATATCGCTCTACGAGAGGGAGACCTTCGCTTCGGCGGTTAATGATCACCAAGTCTCGGCCCTGGAGTCTATTTTTCTTCCAAGTCATATTGTACTTGCGAATAAAGAAAGCTATAGGTTCAAACTGGATAAGAAGCTTCTACGCGAGAACTTCTCCGCAAAAGCCTCCAACTCTTGGGTGAAAGCGAAGAAGAAGTTCGAGGTTGTGCAAGATCGGAACGTCTACACTGCCAAGAAATCGCTGTTTCACTGTCTGCGCATCATTGATTTCGGTATTCAGATCGCCGAGCATGGTAAGATAGTCAATTACGCCTCCTCAAATGCGATATGGCGCGACATCGAGCACGATAAGACGGACACCTGGGATCCGTACAAGGTTCGTTACCAGGCTTACTACAACGAACAGATGACCCGGTTCCGAAAGCTGGCACCAAAGTGAGTAATGACATCGTTGCCAGGCAGGATTGGGTCTGGTCTTCATTCATGAACAATGATGCTTTGCTTGGTTACCGACTTGGTGTCGAAGCCTTCATCATGAAGGATGATTGGATGTATATCATTATGAACAATACGAAGGATTTCGAGCCTCCGAGCTTTGCGTTGTTCGCTTCATCCAAGGAAAAAGACTCACGAGGATCGAATACGAGCTTTAGTATACGTCGCGATTGCAAAACTGTAGAAGAAGCTAAAGCTATCGCAATAGATCACTACGTTCGAGAGACTAATAAAAGCCTGGTGGTGATGAAATGAGTCGATTACGGTGGGAACCTGTCGGATGTTACGGTGATGATAAGATCTATGGTGAGTCGAAACGCCATGTTTACATGGTCCAAATGGTGGCAGGAAGCTTTGAGGCGCATGTGATCATCAATCACACGACTCATACGATCCTGAAAAATCTAAAGCTTACTGATCCGTATCGGATAGCAGATCAAGCTGATATGTTTTTGTTCGACAATATTAACGATGCAAAGGATATATGTGATCGTTACGATCGTTGCAGTTGTATGGCATAATGAAATATGATGGCCGGTAGCTCAGTTGGTTAGAGCGCTTGATATATCTAATGCGTGAAGGTAAGCTGTCCAGATTGCGGTAAACTATGTGATGCCACCAATGGTCTTAAGTCACATTTCTGGCGGATGCATGGAGCAGGAAAGAACTTCGATCCTAACTACAAGTTCTATACTGGTGAACGTTCAGCCTGGAATAAAGGACGTCGAGCCGAGACACCGGATGAAATCTTCGTCAAAGGCCGCAAGAAATCATGGCGTATTCGAGAATACTTAGCTACAGAACGAGGAAACAGATGTGAAGAGTGTGGTCAGCTTCCAATGTGGAACGGGAAATCGTTAACATTACAGGTTGACCATATAGATGGTGACAATATGAATCAGGAACGAACCAATCTACGATTGCTATGTCCTAACTGTCATACTCAGACACCAAACTTCGGCGCCAAGAATCGTAAGACTTGGCCCGGTAAACGTGACGTTATATCAGTCCGGTAAGATAGTCTCTCTGATAAAGAGAAGGTCGGTGGTTCAAATCCACCACGTCACACAATGAAAGCAAGAATCATTAAGAAAAAACTATCTCGTTCAATCCGAGATGCTCGTATTCAGAGTAAACGTAACAAAGGGTTGCATATTCGTTTCGATAATAGTATATTCTTGTTCCGCAAGAGGTTTGTTGGAAGATTCCCGTTAGGCGAATGGTCGTGTGGTACGCCTACTTCGTTTTACAACGTTATCCGTTTCAACAGTCTAGATATAGATGTCACCACTATTGTTGGAACTAGCGGTGGAAATGTAGAGTATTCTACGCCAAGTGTCGTAACAAATCTTTTGAATGTAAGTGAGTTCACCATCAAGTTTTCAGACTCAAAGACCGAGAAACAGATTGATCCGACTCAAGATCATAGGCTGAGTATATTTCCGTGGTCCAATAAAGTTGGTGGGTATCGACCGAAAATAGATTGGTATCTGTTTCGTGATATCATTCAGTCGTTTTTTCGGTTGTCTAAAATGAGGTCATTTGTGTGAGGTGGTTCGAATCCACTTCGGCCAACCATCAATAGGGAAATATGAGTAAGTTACCACTCCTGCGTGAACGTCACTTCTACAATGAGCCAAAGAAGCCGAAGCCTGGCGCAAAACGATCCAGAATTGAAGCGGTCGCCACTACTAGTCAGAGAGTAAATCACTGGCCTGGGTATGGTAACGCTGAAGATGAATGCTATGACGACGATGAACAGAACGATGAGGAAGAAACTTCTGGTTCTAGTCGAATGTCAATCTCGTTGATCGAAATTAACGAGCGGGTTGCGAAAGAAGGGCTTGACCCGAAGAAAGTATTCTTTACTGCTTCGTTTTCTGAAGATTACCTTTGTCTTGAGGTCATTCACGTTCACAAGATGAGCGCGAAAGAGATCCAGGAAGAGTATGAATCGGATCTAGCTATTTGGAATGAAGGTCAGGAAGCAGAAAGACAGCGTCAGATCGAGCAAACCAATCGTGAAATGGAGCGATTGAAAGAGAAAGCCGAAAAGCTAAAGGCGAAAAAGAAGTGAACGGGCGCCCGGATCATCGCCCAAGCGAAGCACAATACTTCGCCCGTACATGTGGCAGAAAGTTTATGCCGTGGCGAATTGGGTTATTAGTTAACCATCCCATTCATTACAGATTTGAAGTCGGGTATATCAATACCATTCCGCCAGGAGACTTTGTCTCTCATATGATTTGCCAAGGTCTAAACGATAAATGGCGCATTATCAATCTGTACGAGCCTGAATTCGATACACTTGATGAAACAAAATCGTTTTGTGATGCCAAAATATCTGAGTATGGCGGCTTAGTAGTCCCAAAAAGACTAGAAATACTGCTGTAAACAACGAAAAACGGTCGCAATGTTGAATTGCGACCGTTTGTTTTATCAGCGTTAGCGCGGCACCGAGCTAATTATGGGTAACCCGCTACTGGTCCGCCAGGAGGCGCGTTGAACTTGAGGGAGAGATAGTTCTCCATCGTTGCAGCTCCGGCATCACCCGAGCATACAATGACGTCGCCGATGGCACCGGTAAAGCCTGTTCCGGTACCGGCAGGGCCAGCACCGATGCAAAGTGTGTCGAGAGTGATCGCTCCACCAGTCGTTGCGGACTGGGCAACCTGAGTGCCGTTTACACGGAGTGTAATGAACGATGTATCCCACGAAGCCGTGATAACCGCAGCTGTAGCAGCTGCGAAGACGCCAGTGTGAGTCACCGTATCAGTAACACCGGAGCTATCAGTGCGTGTTACCGTGATACCTGTCGAAGCAGCCTGCTTGACTTCGAAGAAGTAACCATCTTGAGCCGCGCTATAGAGCGAGACCATGTTGTTTGCAATGTTAGTCGTCGCAGAAGCAACGAAAGTAACAGAGATTGAGTTTGTTCCACTGAGCAAACTAGTACCAGCGATCGAGCCAACTAGATACTGTGTTGGAACAAAGTTCATCGTGTGATGATTGTTCATCGCTGAAGTCTGCGCGTAGGTTGGCTGGTTAGCCGAAACAGCCTGCGCTACCGACTGAAAGCCAATCCGATTCGATATAGAGGCAATATTCGGTGCAGCGGTGTAATTGTACGTGACAAACTTCTGACCCGGATCAATCCAGGTAACAACATTTTGTGTGGAATAAGGAAGATTCATAAACATATAATGGCTTATGCATATTAAAATGAAGCAATATATCATCCATCTAAAAGTCGAAGATTATGACCCGGCACCCAAGGAAAAGAAGGAGATTCAGAACATTGCCATCCTTAAGCTAAGAGAAAAGAGTAAGGCCCTCATTCTAAAACAATTGGAGGTCAAATTGAAAGCCAAAGAAATGGTCCATGTGAAGAATGATTCACCATTACCTTTCGTTGTATTGATGCTTGACCAATCTAAGATTGACGAACAGGTTGATTTTCTTCGGAAGCTGGACGTGGTCGAGATGATTGAGGTTGATTATGGAGCCCTGAGCCAAGCTTCGACCCAAGCTAAGGGCCAAAACTAGTCCGTTTTTACCTAGACGATACAGGATCCGGATCACTCAGAACTCGATATGTTCGAGACATCTGATAAGTTTTCCTCTCTTGAAGAGATGCAAAAACAGTGCAGCACGTGTCCTTTCTGCAAGAAACAATGTGAATTTTCAGGAACGTATAACCAGCGGATTCATCACTTTGTTTGTAAAGACGCGGACCACCACTACGAGAGTCGTTCGAGAAGGTACAAATACGCTCGGCGTACCTACTACCGTTTGGCGAAAGAGCGTCTAGATATTCACGCTCTCTACATCTATCTCAGTAGAGAATACGATTGGTCAGGCGGTCGCGAAAAGAAATACATCCAGATCTCCGCCAAGAACAAGGGCGGGATTGTTCGGAAGTATAGTCCGGTACGTTTCAACAAACTTTTCAATCCAACTGATACGGTTTTCTTTCTAAAGCGCTTGGAGAGCATTAGCAAAGCTATTGTTCTGATGGGTTGATCTATGAAAAGAAACGGATGGCCGGAAAAATGCAAAGATTGTTTGTATTGGAGTCAGGACCAAAAGATAAACATTGATAATGAATGGGGTGCTTGTGAAAAAACCAAATCGGTAGTTGGTGACGCTACCGATGCAACGACAAATGCCTGGTGTTACAACCTACAAGGGTTGGAAGACGCGATCTTATCCACTCACGCTGAATTCGGTTGCGTTCAATTCAAAAACCGAAGGCTGGCGGTTATGCGATGAGTTCGAATGCTAAAAGTTGCGCTGGCTGTATCCATTGGGACCGGCATCAGCCTACCGCCCCGGTGCCTCCCTCTATAGGAGGGGTCGGTGTCATGGATGGCTACGTGCTGACCGCGCAGGGCTCCTCTTTCTGGCAGCCTCAGAAACCGAGCGCCCCGATGGGAAGTGGGGACCTGGAGTGGGGCTTTTGCCGAGTCGCAGAGAAGGAGGATGAGTTCTTCGGGGATCTCGTCCCGCATAAGACCTACAGGCCGAAAGTTCAGCTTATGCGTCTGACCAGTTCGGATTGGGGAGCATTGGAAACGCACCGAACCTTTTATTGTGCCCATTGGAAGAAGGTTTCGCTTAAAGTTTTGCTTTGAACGAGCTTCCGAAAAGGACTTAAGCTCAAGCGCAGAAAAAAGTGATCGGGCGTGTTCTTTTTTGTTGTTCGGTCGGAGGGACCGGCGTAGTGTCCTCCTTGTCAGCAGGGACGAAACACCGAGCGAAACAGCAGCAGCCGAGAGGTTGTTGCTCTTCGATGCAGAGTAAGCAAAAAGCCCTTGCGGGTGGATGCAGAAACGGCTAGAAGGATTCTGGCTTCGGTCAGCAAGTGTTCCGTTCCAAGTTGGGCTTTCGAAAGGAAGCAAGGACTCGACAAGCAAGCAACTGGTCTACGTTTCTGGCCACGGTGAAGGCAAATCGCGTAAGTGAATGCCACGGCTGTCCATAGCCACTCCCTACAAAGGAGCAAATGGATACGAGATGCGGCCCGAAAAGCCAATTCTCGGATACCTTGAGTCAAGTGCTTCGGCACTAAGAAATGTATTCCGTACCTTCTCAGGACATACAGCTTCGGCTGAAGTATCTGAGTTGAACGTAAAACAGATGTATCGTTACCAGAAATGGTCTCGGTAGGAACTTACCCTAACAGGAAGTTCTTCTAGCGCAAACCAACTTGTCCCAGCTGAAGTTGTGCCTCTAACCTTTTCAATGCACGGGACGCCTTCGGGCTTCCAACGCAATCTACGAGGTCGAACGATAGAGAAAAAGGAATGCACAATTGATCGTGAAGGATTCAGACTCGCTCTGAACTGCGCTACTGGAAACGGTAGCGGGCAACCAAGGCGCACTACGTGCTAACCGAGGTCGCTAACGACTCTGCTCAATGAGCGTCAGGGTGACCTTCGGGACACCTAGTACTTCTCAGAGAGTTCAGCGGAACTAATCCATCTGGGGTCTTGACCCTGCCACGCGATTCGTCGCGAACGCTAGTCAACACGCCAGACAATCCAGTCCGCACGGAGTCAAAGTCACGAAGTTCTTCCCGGGCATTGCCCGAATGAGCACGTGAGGTTCGGCAATCAAACAGGTTGAGAGTCCGATTCGTTACCCGCTCGACGCCTGCAAAGTGTCAGCAACATATTCACACTAGTCCCGATGGTGAAGGTTCTAGGTGAATTGGTAACTCCAACACGACCGAATGGTGACGCAACAAGAGAAGATGTTCAGCCTGAAATGGTTGGTCTGCTCCGTCCCCTAAAGGACGACAGCGTTGCTCTGAGCCGAAAGGCTTCCATCAACGAACGCATCTTCGATGTCGAATCGGTCCGCGCCTGATAAGCCTGAACCGTAGACATAGGTAACGGAAAGCTCAGCATAGCTGAATTCTCCAAAACCAAGGCGACACCAACTTTAGTCTCATCGAATTGAGATTGGACAACCAATCCCGGTCGCTCTGGACTAAGGTGAAAGTTTCCCGACATCTCCGGCTTCGCCGGAATCTAGGGAACGAACCGATTACTAGCACACCCACCGGGTGCGCACTACGCTGCCGAACGGCGCGAAAGTAATCGGCGGACTTAACGGTCCCGACCAACGATCCCACCTACGGGTTCTGGATCTTACGGTCATGGCCTGACCCCTCGGGCCTCCAACCATAGCGCTGATCTTCGAGACAATGTCTCGGCCAGCGCAAGCGCGATACCCCTTCGGACTGACCTTCGGGTCGAACCTCGGGTCCTACGCAGCTCCGGCGAAAGCCGCGGAACCCTGGCACGCTCTAGCGTGACCAGGGTTTCCTTTTGGTTTAATACGTGTATCATACACGTAGATCAGTTTCCGGTGTCGAGTTCGCGATAACAACGTCCTCCGCTCGTCATGAGCGAAGCGGTCATTATCTGTGGATTCCCGGCCTCAACCAAAAGCACGGTGGCGAAAGAGTATGCGCGGAAAGGATTTGCAACTCTCAATCGAGATACCGAAGGTGGAACAATCGCTGGCTTGCTTCCCAAGTTTGATTCTTTACTTGGCGATAACAAGTCGGTTGTTTTGGACAACCTTTTTCCTACGAGTGCTTCTCGGGCGCCATTCATCGATCTTGCGAAAAAGCATGGTACGCCGATTCATTGCGTAGTGATGAAGACATCGATCGAGAACTCGATGTTCAACTTCCTGAACCGTATGTTGATTTCGGAAGGCAGGCTCTTAACACCGTACGAGATCCAGAAATCGAAGAAGCCAAGTATCTTCCCTCCGGCTGTCTTCTTCAAACACAAGAAAGAGTTCCAAGCTCCTACTGTTGCCGAGGGATTCGCTTCAGTAACGGAGCGCGACTTCGTTCGTCAGGATGATCCGACCTTCACGAACAAAGCACTGATCGTTGACTATGACGGTACGCTTCGTGAGTGTGTCGGAGGGAACGGCATGTTCCCGACCGAAGAGAAACATATCCAGCTAAAGGCAAATGTAAAACGTGTTCTTCGGGACTACCAGGATCGTGGGTATCGGCTTCTCGGTGTTAGTAACCAGTCCGGTGTACACAAAGGCGATCTCACAGCAGATAAAGCGCAGGCGCTCTTCCAACATACCAACAAGCTCCTCGGATTGGATATCGAGGTTGTGTTTTGTCCTCACCAAGCTGCGCCTCCGAATTGCTATTGCCGGAAGCCGCAAGTTGGAAACTTTGTCGATTTGATGCATCGACACAAACTAGATCGCAAAGCGTGCATCTATGTCGGAGACCAGACGACGGATCAAACCTTCGCGAAGCGCGTCGGAATGCCGTACGTTGATCAGGCCGAGTTTTTTAAGTGACTTAGACTTCTTCGTTATAGAAACCAGTTTGGTCTAGGAACATCTCAACGAGCTCGTTGACGCTGCGTGGCTGATTCTCTTGCGGGAGATCAGCGAGGAACCTCATTAGCTTGGAGCTATCCTCCATGTCGAGCATCTGAGCGGCACGGTCGATGATTTCTTGTGGAACGATAACCTGCTTCTTACCGACGCCTGCCTCAGCTCCGGTCATAAGGTACTTGCCTTGCTCAGCAAGCATATTCTTTAGCTCGGTAGCAGTCATCTTAGTCTTCTGTAGCAAGTTTGCGAACTGAGTTGGATCATAGATATCCAGCTCATTGTCAGTAAGTTCTTGTACGAACTCATCGACCATCTCGGCTGCTTTAGGATCCGCCGCCCATTCTTTAGCTTCCTCTTCAACTCCCGTGTCAACGAATTTACGTACTGGTTCTGTTTCGTTGATTACCTTCTCTCCCTCTGGAGCAGCTGACATTGGCTTCTTGTTCTTCTTCTTCAGAACGGAACGAAGATTCGATAGTTCTTCTGGTGTTCCAAGATCCATTAGTCCGGCCAGGTGCATGAACTCTTCCATAGTATAGAAGCCCTTGATGTCATCGTGGAACCAACCAAGCATTTCAACGTCATCTTTGAATCGTCCCAAACCTGGCTCGGTAGGACGTGGGGCGCCTGGCTCCGGAGCTTCAGGTAAAGTTTCGGACTCATAGTTTGGTTTAAACTTTCCTTGCTCACGAGCTGTTTCCTGTTCTTCACGAACTTGCTTCTTCTTCTCGCGAAGCATCTTAAGATAGCGTTCAGGATTGTAGTTTGGATCCTGGCTCTTCATGTAAGCAATGAAACCCTGTGGGTCGTTCTTCTTAATGTACTCAGCATACTCGTTCTTGATTCGCTCAGACTCGGCCTGTTGAGCCGCATCCATCTCTGGCTTTTGTTTCTGACGCGAGAAATAATCTTGTCGCTGACGCTCTAGAACTTCGAGGTCTTTGTCAGACGGGTCTTTAATGTGTCCACCAGGAGTCCGCTGAATACTTGGAATATGCTCTTTCGCTTTTGGCTTCTCAGCGACATCCTTCTTCTTGTTCGGTTTGCCAAGTAGGCCTTCCATTCTTTCTTTTTCGGTCAATTCTTTTGGCTTCGGCTTTCCCTCAAGGGTGTTCTTTCTTTCAGGAACAATTGGAGAAGGCAGCTTCCCGGTGAGGGCATCCGGCGCATTTGGCATCGGAGGGCGTGGATTTGGTTTCTTATCCCATGGCCCGGCTCCCTCGGCGCGTAACTGTGCTGCTTTGGCGAGTCGTTCAAATACGTCTATCTGTGGATTTAGCTTGGTCATTGTTTTTCCGGTTCCTCGTTCTATATCCTAAAATATTCCCAAACAATGAGTTCAGAGGCAGAAAAAGCAAGGAAAAGAATTCGAAGGCAATTCGAGGTTATCGACTATGGCAAACTAGTTGATGAACCATATTGGCATTGGGAAATGAAGTTGTTCGGCTGGGAAAAAGGAGAAGCCGATCTAGGCGAGAATTGCGTAGAAGAGATTTACGATGTGAAGCGTGCGCTGGTAGCTAATGTTACGGAACTTACATTCAACCCGTACTGTAGTTGGGTTTACTCTGTTTACCCAATCAATCATTGCAGTATTAGGGTTTCTTCTTTTGAACAAGGGCAATATGAAGTTGAGCAAATCCTTGCTCATCATGGCTTCAAGATGATTGGTGCAAAATGGATAGCAATGCGATGAAAAGGTTTTCTCACTGCCACTTTTGTGGAACAATTTACTCTTCTATGTCATGGCCTCGGGTTTGTTTAAACCCGGAATGCAAACAGATGCATTGGTCAAACCCACTTCCGGTAGCGGTTGTGCTGGTTCCGATCGTTCGAGCCCAAGAGAAAGTCGGAGTCCTGCTCGTACGGCGTCTGATCCCGCCGCATATCGGCGAGGTTGCGTTGCCGGGTGGCTTCGTCGTGACCGGCGAGACGTGGCAGCAAGGGGCGGCACGCGAGCTATTCGAGGAGACCGGCATCGAGGTCGATCCGGCTCAGATGCAGCACGTCGAAACGTTCAGCGATGATCAGAACCACCTGATTGTCTTCTGCTCGTCTCCCGTCGTCGATGCGAAGGAACTCGAATGCTTCCACACAAATGAAGAAGTCAGCGAGTTAATAGTTACAAACGAACCTGTCGAGTTGTGCTTCCCGACACATACGATTCAGCTCCGAAAGTATCTTATGGCATTTGCATGGGGTCGTGATCAGGGTTGATTTGGTAGGAAGTGTGGGCGAGCCTGGACATAAGCCATTATCCCGTTAGGGATAATCCCATCTTCGATGGACGCAGGTTCAAATCCTGCCTCTTCCTCTAACCAGTTCTAGGCATATTCATTTATAAATATTCCACGGCCGGATAGCTCAGGTGGAAGAGCGCTCGCTTGAAACCCGAGGGTCAACAGTTCGAATCTGTTTCCGGCCACAACTACTTTGACGATACGAGTTCCGACTCGGTCCCCATGAAACATGGGATGGATAATTCAGCTGCGAGCACCGAAAGATGGTGCGCGGTATTACATGGCTCGTGGAAAAAATGTAACGAACTTTCCATAGAAAGCGAAAGTCTTTCTCGATCGTTTTGGCGCCGATAAGTGTTTAAAAGAGAAAGTTGGCGTCCCCAACAGTTGGTGGCCCAATGCAAAGGTAATTCAATATGACGACCGTGATCAACCTTCATGGAGGCCCCGGCACTGGTAAATCTACGAGTGCCGCCTATCTTTTCTATGCTTTGAAGAAAGCTGGAAAGAACGCCGAACTAGTTCGGGAATACGTGAAAGACTGGGCTTGGGAGAAGCGACATATCAATGCTTACGATCAGCTTTATTTTCTCGGCAAACAGAGCCGGAAGGAAAGCATGTTGTACGGCAAGGTTGATCTGATCGTAACCGATTCACCAATTTGGTTATCAGCTTACTATGCGCAGGTCTATTGTCCCTTGTTTGTCTCGGAAGGTGTTCGTGCTGCTACGGTGGCCTACTACCATCAGGCCAGCCAGGATGGTCACGTACATCATCATGTCAATCTCAAACGCACCAAGGAATATAATCCAGCTGGTCGCTTCCAAACTGAAGAGCAGGCTCGGGAGCTAGATGGGGATATGGCGCGCTTTCTGAAAGACGTCAAAGTAAAAGCTGTGGAGTGCGGGACTGAAAATGTTCAACTTGATGAGCTTCTTGTTAAACTGGGTATCTTGCAAAGCTAGGCTGATCATGGGATTGTTTTCCAAGAAAAAGCCTGTTGCTGTTGTAGCTACTGATCCGGTCGTGATAGCTGCGGTTACGAAGCAAAAGGCCGAGTTACAAAAAGGACTGATCGTATTATTCAAGGAAGCTGATATTAAAACTCAGCCTCCTCCCAAGATCGAACTTGATCATTACGTCGATTGCTCTTTGAGCAATATTCCGAAGCTATTAAGGCAAGCGATGGAAATCAAGAATGCAATGATTTTTATCAATGCTTCAGACTGTGACATTACAACGGATGTCTTCACGACCCACGTTATACCGCTGTTGCGTGTCAAGTTGAACGAGCTTGGCATAGCCAACAGACTGCATTCCAACTCGGTCGTAATCGATGTAAGTGATCTTAGGAAGTTTTGTCGATATGACAAGTTGAAGACTATGACATGATTTATGGGCATAATGAAGTATGCCGTTTGGGTCTGTAGCTCAGTTGGGAGAGCGCTTGCCTTGCAAGCAGGATGTCGCGAGTTCGAATCTCGTCAGTATCCACCGGGACGAAAGTCCCCAAAATAACTAGCTGGCGTCATTGAAAGATGGCGTTTCACGCCTAGTACAACGTGAACCCGGGATTTGCCCGGGTTTGATCTTTAAGACGTATGGAATACGCAGATTGGTTTAATGCAAATATGCAGTTCGCAGTTTGGTCGAATGAGCGGGCTCTTAAGTTTGACAAAAGTCAAATGTATATCTACGGAGCGTACGGAATAGTATCGATTGAAGGATTTGATTACCCGTCTATTCAACTAGATATAGTTGACGGGATAGAGATACCGAGGCGTCTGGCCGAGCCATTTATCTCTCGCACTATTTTTCCACACTTGAACGACATAACAATTTTCAATACTTTGGAAGAGGCCGCAGCTTACTCAAAGATGCTGCGAAACAGATTCGTATTATTGTAACGGGGGAACGATGGCTTATTTTCATGGATTGTTTAGTAGTGTAGAAGATTTATTGCACGAGTTTGAGATCACGGCAGACGAGATCAAAGACCTTGAGATATTGTATGCCAGTTATACATATGAGGATTATAGCGGTAGCGCATTTGTTCTTGTTCGTTCGAACATAACTAAAGAGCTATTCGAGGTCCATGGTGGCCATTGCAGCTGCAATGGTATTGAGGGACAGTGGCGTCTTGAACCAACAACGGTGAAAGCTTTACTGGCGCGTCCTAATGTAATTCCGCACGTCAAAGAATTAGTACGTTACGCCAATTTTCTTTGACGATATTGGGGCATAGACAGATATCTAATTTACCTCCGCAAGAGGTGATGCAATCATGGTCCACTGGAGGGCACTCCCCTGTCTCGGGAGCCTACGCGAGTTCGAATCTCGTTGGTTGCGCTGACTAAAGTTTCGGTTTTTGTTTTAGCATATAGCAATGTTCTTCTAGAATGGAAGGAACCGTAAATTAACAGTCTAACGGATGCAAGAACCAAATTTTTCAATTTCTGTTTTAGCTCATATGAGAGTACCGGCATGAGAGCCGGAGAACGACCTTAACATAAGTATGCCGAAGAATATAAGTGGATCACAGTCGATGCAGGAATAGGATTTATCACGGTGGGCGTAGCCAAGCGGCCAAAGGCGCTGGTCTGTGGCACCAGTATACGCGGGTTCGAATCCCGTCGCTCACCCCAGGAAAACATAGCAGAGTGGAGCAGTCTGGCAGCTTGCGGGGCTCATAACCCCGAGTCATAGGTTCAAATCCTATCTCTGTTACTGATTAAGATGGATCGTTGAAAATTGAATACGTTACGTTATATGCCCGTAGCTCAGCTGGACAGAGCGCTTCGCTACGAACGAAGAGGTTTTCGCAGGTTCGAATCCTGCCGGGCATACCAGTTCGAATCCAGATCGGCCGATATATAGCTCGGCATGCCAACAAGAATATGCGGTGGGTCCTGCAAGAAGGACCTAGAGTTGAACTCAGATAATTTCGCTAAAAAAGGAAATGGCTTCCAGTGGACATGCAAACCATGCCACAGAGCGTACAATAAAAATCATTACTCAAATAACGTTAAATATTACGTAGCTAAAGCCAAAATCTCAACAGCTAAAGCTAAGCAAAACAACTATACTTTCGTATTCGATTATCTTAGAGAACACCCGTGTGTTGATTGTGGTGAAAAAGATTTGATAGTGTTAGAGTTTGATCATGTTCGTGGTGAAAAGATAATGGAAGTCAGAATGATGATTGGTCATTCTTTGGAAAGAATCCAAACTGAAATTGCTAAATGCGAAGTCAGGTGCGCGAATTGTCATCGCAGGAAGACAGTGAAACAACTTGGATGGTATAGTGCTTTTGATTTAGATCTTGCGTCTCCAGCATAAAGGAGGGTGAAACCGACCACATAGGCTTGACGGAAACCGGCTTCGGTCGGAAGGGGAGAGGCCCGCCATGGAATGTTGCCAGAGTGGCTTAATGGATCAGTTTGCTAAACTGACGGGCGTAAAGCCCACGGAGGTTCGAATCCTTCACATTCCGCTAGTAACGATATATAGAAATTATGATTACAATTTGGAGTTTGTTGTTCTATCTCGTGATAATTGGTGTCGTGTTAGCTTTCTTCAATAAGTTTTGCGGATGGATCGATGAAAAGATTCGTTGGGCAATTAATGTATTGGTAATGCTTTTCGTGTTTTGTTTGATCCTTAAGTTTTTCGGAGTTCATATTCAGCATGTTCCAGGAATGGCTTGGGTCATGTCTAGTAAAAGTTTCATTCCGGGTTAGCTCAGAGGTAGTAGCGATCGGCTGTTAACCGATAGGTCGCAGGTTCGATCCCTGCACCCGGAGCAATGCATATTTCGATCAAGAGAAATAATGGAAGTGGTCCATATCCATGGACAGTGACGAAATATTACAGCTCTGTTACAATCTTCCGATTTATCGCGCCGCGAGAATAATGAAATGAACTTGGAAGAGTTCTTCGAGACCAACTTGAAAGCCATGGGAGGTCTGGACTTAACTTATGAAGGTTACTATGAAGAAATTTTTAGTCGTAAAGATGATCCGAAAGCAGTACGTGATTACATCTGCCACCAGATCAAGTGGTCTCCCAACCATTTCCGTAAGTTGGGACTTGTAATCGAAATTAGTTTTCCACAGTTCTTACCAATACTTAATCGAATCAGAGTATTCAAATGAGTCTCCGCCCCAAATGTACACGTTTCAATAAACCGAAACCCAAGACGCCGAAGTTTACGCTACCGGCGCTCGTGAAGGTCCGTTGTCTTGACGACGATGATCTGGGCGATTGCAAGTGCGGAGAACCTGGAGCAGTGCTACACTCGTGCCCGTTCAGTTCTGAGATCAACGGAAACGATCGGCAATGCAACTGCTGTCGTGAATGCAAACACGAATGCGCGATGGACATCTAACCAGGAGATTCAAATGGGTCAACGAATCCCAGGGCATGGTGACTGTCTCGTGTGTCACCCGGATTTGGACCGAAAGGTCGCAAAAAGTTCAACGAAAGGAAGCTGGCACATAAAGCCCAGCATTCGTCGAAGACTCCAAGAAAAGGTTTCGGATTTGATCGAAACCGAATCATTCGTCCCCATCGTCTAGAGGCCTAGGACCGCGGCTTTTCACGTCGCTAACGCGAGTTCAAATCTCGCTGGGGACGCCAGGGTTTATTGAAGCTGATGACTACAGCGTTCTCACTGGTGCCTGAGTATTAACCTTGGGCTAAGGTAGGAGATAGGAACTATCTGCGGTTCAATTCCGACTGTATCTCCTGTGTCGAGTCCCCGGGAATCAAACGATTCTCCGGGGATGAAGCTTTCAGAACACAAGAATTCCAAGAAGCAGGGAGACGCCGGACAATTACTTCTCAGTACGATATATTCAAGGTTACGTAATGCCGAGGCGGTACACTGGCGAGTACAAGGCACTGTAAATGCCCCGCAAACAATAAGTCTGTGTTGGTTCGAGTCCAACCTTCGGCACAATTCGAGAAGACGAGACGCCAGTACAGAACACCCTCAAGCCTTATGGCCCGGTTGTTCAAGTGCTGGCGTTTTCTCATTCACCTAAAGCGCGCCGTTCTCTACTTCTTCGTATCCGCCTGGTTTGGAGTCCGGGATTCGTTTACGAAGGCCGGATTACGCGAGCTGGCGACCGTACTTGGCATACTTGCCGCTGTAATGACGGGAGTCGGAGCCTTTAGCTTTCTGACCCTCGTCATAGCTATCTGCACGAGTCGCTCATTCCAATTCAGATATGATCTGAAATGGAGTACTTGGGGTCAATCCGTGTTGATAACTATGATGGTAGCAGTTTTTGCTATACTGGCCTTCCTAGTGTTCATGGCAATCATTAGACCAATTTACTCGCATTGGAGTAAGGCTTGGTACGAAACCTCAAGCCGAGCCCGAGCGATTAGGTTGATGCAATGAGTGAAGATATACCGTGTCCAAATTGTCACCATGCCAAACTGAAGGAAGTATTTAACGAGCCTCCCGTTGGAACAAATACCGGAGTAGTCGCGCTTCAATGTTTGACTGGTGACTATGAGTCGTACCATAACGTGTCCAGCTCTGGCGAGCAGACGACTATCTATGAAGTGTTTGTGTTTCCTGATGTTCGAGTACGACTTGGTAAACTCTATACCGTGTTCGGCGAAGAGAACTATGGCATGACCTACCAGTTTCGAATGAAGGTCGAAGATGTTCGACGCATTGGTAGTAATTGGAAGTCGCTACGTAACTTACTCTGAGAGTTAAAAGCAAAAAGCCCAGGAGCTTACGCTCCCAGGCCTATTGCCGAACTTCGCGCCTTAGACTAAGTCCGTGGCTGCGTCAGTCCTTCCCGTCGCTCAGATGACCGGCTGCTGCTGACCGTTCGAGCGCGAGCGCCCACGTCCGCCACGACGACCACGAGTCCGGGTGTTGTCCTGGCTGATGGAGTTGTCGGGCGTCACCGACGACGTGAGGTTCTTCCCGTAGAAGCCCTTCGTTTCCGAAGAGAACGGGTCGTTGGCGTGGCGGTGGCCGTTGCCGTTCTGGCCCGGCTGCTGGTGCGGCTGGTTGCGGCCAGACGAGTTGAGCGTCCGAATGATGTTCGAGACGTTCGAGACGCCGAGCTGCTGGAGCTGCTCCTGCCAGAACTGCTTGGTGTTGCCGATGTCGTAACCCAGCTCCTTCGCAACTGTGAAGTATTGCGGAATGGGCTGGTTGTTGTTCCCGACGATGAAGCTCGCGATGAACGGGCGATTCGCCGCCTTGTCCTCCTCCATCGAGCGGCGAACCGCGTGATAGAGGTGATCCGGCTCGTTGGTGGTGCCGGTGATCTTCAATGCGGTCTGCATCGAGATCAGCTTGCCCGCCTTCTTGGTGGTGCGAAGCATGGCGATGGTGCGCTCGTACTCGACGTGCTTCTTCACGGCTTGATCCATGGTGACCTTCTCCTCTGACGTAGTGGCTTTTCAGCCGTGCCGCAAAGTCGCGGCGGTTTCGCAACATCGGTGCTGCGAAGGGGCCGGAACCTACGCCTACGTTTTGTTTTGGTCAAAGACTTTTTTCTCCACAGGGCTGTGGGAAAAGGCTGATTTCGAGCTGGACCGATGATCTCTCGGTGTTTTGACGAGTTCTGCGCTGGAGCTTTCATCACTTTTCATGGGACGTTTGAAATGCCCGATTTGTTCGAAAGACCTGGTCGAAGACACGAGGCTTTTATTTGGCACGCAGATTCACCAAATCTTTCGCTGTCCAGACGAAAGAATCGGTTTTTACCACTTTTTCACCTGGGATTCTCACGATGATTGTGTCGTTGAGGAATACCTACTCAAAAACTTTCGAGCGGTCGTCTACGACGACAATACCAGGACAGCTATCTATTCCCACCTTAATGGTGGCAAAGAGGAATTGCTCCGGGTTTTTACTCACGCTCTAACTTGTGACGAGGTCTGTCGTCTTGACAATGCGTGGAGCCTCGCATGAGCCAGATGCAGAAACGCTGCAAGATTTGCACAGTTAAGCTTATTCGTTCGAGAGAAGCCTCGACAGACCTTCGTCGGTACTGTTCGAACTATACCGGGCCTACTACTGCTCACTACTATATGTGGTGGCAAAATGGAAGGTTGTTAGGTGAGTTCTACCGGTTAGGAAGTAACTTTACCGTACTTGTGTCACATGATGACAGTAGAACAGAATTCATAGATGAGGATGCACAAAAGACATTGAAGGATATAAAACGATGTCTGACGTACGATGAGATACTTCGATTCGAGCGAGCCTGGGTAATGCAATAATGCACGAACTATTCAATCTGTGTAAGATATGTGGATGGAAACTAAAAAAGTGGAGTGGCGTAGAATACTGTTCAGGATTTACCTATGCCAACACTCACTACTCCAAAAATAACTGGAGCGAAGAATACATTCTGTCCAACGTTCGTGTGGTTGTTGATCGCCAGAAGTGTGAGACAAAGTTTTATTCCGTTAAAGAGAATCATAAACTGAAAACAATTAAACGCATCGTATCGGGCGAAGAGATCCTACGATGGGATCGTAATTGGGTAATGGGATGAAACTTTTCCAACCTAAGCTACCTAGAATATGTCCAATCTGCGAACTAAGTCTGATCGTGCGTGGCGACGATACTTCGGCGTACTGTCCTGCCGGAGGACGTGTCGAATCACATTATTATACGGACAACAGGCTGGGAGCGTTGTTCGAAGAGTTTGCCATGAAGCACATTACCGTGACCGTCGTTCATGGTCAAAAGATCTCGTCTGTGTTTGACAACGGGCAATCTGAGATGGACACAAACTATCACGAGCCAGTTAAAGTGTTCGAGCGTATCATGTATTACGATGAGATTCGAAGACTCGATCGTATTTGGGTAATGAAATGACATTTATGTATGAGAACGTGGCCTCCTATTAGAGTTGTTCAGCCGAAAAAACAACCAGTCCATCTTGGGTACGAACCAGGTAAAGTTTGTCCCGTTTGCAATAACAGGACGGTAAAGTCAGCCGGTCCACGTGATCGCAAAGGTGACGGTAAGTTTGGCGGCGGGATGCTTGATGGTTTGATGTACTTCTGTGAATCGACGGGACGAACCCATCATTCATTGAAATCAGATCGATGGGGCGCGTTGTTGACTGCCGAGTATTCGCTTCGTTTTATTGGCGTGAAGCATGATATTCAGAATCGAAAGACGTATATTTACTGCAAAGGTAAATTGTACAAAATGTTCGACGAGATTGTTTTGTTCGCTCGATTGCGGCGAATCGACCAAGCTTGGGTAATGTCTTGATCGATTCTTGACGAGTTATATGAATATTGACATATGGTTTTGTTACCGGTGATTAGCGAAGCCTGGTATCGCGTCTGCTTTGGGAGCAGAAGACCAGAGGTTCAAATCCTCTATCACCGACAAAGCCAAAATGAATTCCCTTATCCCGACAATTTCAAGCACGCCAGGCCGCATCGGCTCGAACCCACCCCCTCGGGGATAATTGGTTCGCCTTGACATTTGATTTTCGGGAAATCGCCTAACCTGGCCATGGCAGACGCTTCGGATGCGTACATAATATGAGTTCAAATCTCATTTTCCCGACAGGTTCAAACTAACGTTTCGATTTGAACGCGCTTGGTATATTCATTGTATGCCATTACGTAAATGTTCTAATTGCAAACTAGATAAAGAACTAGAACAGGAATTTAATACGAAGGACAAGCTTCGTAAGAAGTATAGGACCGATTGCAAATCGTGCCAGCACTTGAAACAAAGTGATTGTTATCAGAAGAAACGCGAGCAATATAAATTAAAAGCTCGTCAGTACCGCAAGGTTTTGCGAGTCAAAAATATGAAACTGCTTTGGAACTTTTTAAGTGATCATCCTTGTAAGTGCGGCGAGACTAATCCAGTAGTTTTAGAGCTTGATCATTTGCGAAACAAAAAGTACAACATTAGTGACGTAATATATTGTCATACATGGCTGTCGATTCAGAAAGAATTGAAGAAATGCCAAGTGCTGTGCGCAAATTGTCATCGTAAAAAGACTGCAAAGCAACTTGGTTATTATTCATACATGGATAATATAGAGGCGCTGTTGAATTAATGGATCGGATGACGACCGATTCATTCGGAATCTTCTTGCCTCCGCAGGAGATAAACCGATGCATCTTGACGTCGTTAGAATAGATTTGGTCGAAGGATTCGTTCGTACAACATACATCGATTACAATGGTGTGCAGTATGTTACGGAGGTTCCAGTAATGGAAACGGTTATGAAAGCCTCGAAAATGCGGAAGGGACCGAACGGCAAGGTCGAAATCCTAGACGACGACGGGAATGTTGTCGGAAAGCAAGGTTGATCATGAGCCATGAACCTTTCTTTTTCAACGCTATCCAGAACAAACGACGAGCTTTCTCGTCAACCGTCATGCTTTACAATGACGGAAAATTCCTCTTAGTTGACCATAAGAAGCTTCGGTTGTGGCTTCCGGTTGGTGGTGAACTAGAGAATGGTGAGACGCCTCAGCAAGCCGGTCGCCGAGAGGTCATGGAGGAAACCGGCTTGGAATGCGAGTTCGTGAAAATTGCTTTCGAGCCGCGGGGCACGCCGGATGGCTTTCTAGGTTACGAAGAGCACGAAACCGGGATAAAAGGCGTCCATATGAATTTCTGTTTCTTGGCGACGACTGATTCGAGGGACGTGAAAACAGACGGATCGTTCAATGCTCACCAGTGGGTTACTTACGCCGAAGCCTTGAAGTTAGCCCAGGACGTCCATGTTCCGAGGAACGTCATAGATTTGTTTGACAAAATTCACGGGCTTTCTAAGCAGAATCTTGTATCTATTCAAGTATGAACTTGAACTTTGCTAAGCGTCTTCTCTGGTTCACTGATACACATCTTAACTATGTGCCGTGGTCGAAGAAACGTTTAGTCAAACATATTCATAAAGAAGCTCCGTCCGGAGTCATAATTTCTGGTGATATCAGTAGTGGTTCGAACCTTCTGAACGATCTGACCTATCTAGCTAATAATGTACTTTGTCCGGTTTACATTGTATGCGGCAATCATGATGCTTGGTTCAATTCGTTTGATACGATGCAGTCTACCGTACGAGAAGTTTGTAACGCAAATCCTCACATTAGCTGGCTTACGGATCATGAGCAAATACAGATAACGGATGATACGTGTCTGATCGGCGCAGACGGATGGTATGATGTCGCGATTGGGAACCCGAATGTTACAGTGCTCACAGGGGATTGGATGGCTATCGACGATCTTCGCACGTGGCCCTTTTCACGATGTATTGATCGGTTCCGCAGTCTGGCTGAACAATCTGTCATACAACTGGAAGGAAAACTTATCAACGCTTTGGAACGGTACAAAACGGTTTACCTCGTAACACACGTTCCGCCATGGTCTACCGAGGTAGACCGGCAATCATTCTTCAAACATTACTTCCTACCGTACAACGCAAATATCGGACTAGGAAAAATGATTGAAGAGACGATGTCGAGATACGTTAGAAGTAACTTGATCGTGCTGAGCGGTCACACTCATGCTTCAGCAAATATCAAAGTTGCAGCGAACATAGAGTGCAGGGTCGGAGTTCACGGCGTCGGAAATAAGAACGCACCACTTATCATTTGAGAAAGATAAAATGACTACATCGAATTCTTCTAAGGGACTTAAGGGTCTGATTGCAGTGATCGTGATCGGAGCCATGTCGATTGGTTTCTGGGGTATTTCCCAGCAACCAAATACGCCGGTCCTTCATATTTCACATGAAGCCGGACCAGATGACGCAACAGTAAGCGTTGTCGATGCAACGTCAGGAGATGCAACACCTGGGGATGCTGGCCCCCAACCTGCGCCTCCGGCTACCGGTACAGCATGGGTCGATGCGCAACCTTAGTTGGTATCGTTTTGCGATCCTGAAGCCAACAGAGTTTATCAATCATTCGACTTCGCTTCAGTTTCAACTTTGTCAGATAAAGACAAAGACTATTCATTTCGGTTGTCCGCGACAAACTCGCCATTTGCACGCCGTAGGTAAACCGCTCGTTTTCTATTTGTCAGATGGTGATATTAAAAACTTCCATTTGTTCCGATATAAAGCAGTGGCGGTTCGCAAATTGAACGAGCTGTTAAAACTAAAATGCATGCTATGAAGAAACCATTCCAGAAAGCTCCAGAGTATTTCGATCGCTGTAAACAAACGTTTGACTTGATCGTCGTTAGTCCTTGCAACCCGATTACTTGGGAAGCGTATAGGTCTGGATTGACCGGGCAGCTGAAGGAGATGGAGGATTTCGTCAAGGGACTTGAGAGTGTAACTGTTGAACTTGTCGAGCAGAGCGGGTACGGAGATGATCCATACAGTCAGCTAGAGGTCACGGGAATCAAACCGTGGTCCGAAGCAAAGATACGGAAACACAAAGAGAAGCAAGCGATAGAAGAGCAGAAAAAAAGACAAGAGGAAGAGGACTTTGAAATGGAAGAGTATCTCCGACTTCAGAAGAAGTTCGGGAATGCTATTCCGGGTCAGCGGCAACGAAGTTGAACGGTGTAGCGGCGCTTAGTCGCTACAGGTGCGAAAGCGCCTGTCAGGCCAAGCTAATCGACCTAAGCAATGAAGCTATCGTTTTTATCGTTTCTGATAGTGGAGCGGGCGCAAGCCCTATGTGACGCCAGCCTACAGGGCAGGTGGTTGATTACTTGGTGCCAATGACTTATTATCTTGAATATGTAGAATCAAAAACAAGTTCTGTTTTCCGGCTATGTTTTTCGATAGAAGACAATTGGGTGAAGATTTGGCGTGATGTGAGTTTCGTGCCTCACACTTGGACATCGCTAGGATCACCGATCGATATTCCGATTCACGTGCTGCCGCAAATGGCCAACTTATTCGCCAGAATAACTAAGGCTTTAGTCATGCGCTAAACATGGGCAAATCACGATATATACTAACCACATTCCGGATTGGGGGAATTGGCAGACCCGCCTGATTCTGAATCAGGGTCTTTTCCAGGTTCAAGTCCTGGATCCGGAGCAGAGTAAACTATAGGATAACGAATGAATGTAATGTGGTCAGGAGCGGTAGCAATGAAAAACGATACAGCTCATAGTACGCGAACATAACTCAGTTGGTAGAGTGTCTGATTTCCAATCAGACTGTCGCCGGTTCGAGCCCGGCTGTTCGCTCTGAATGTCGAAAATATGCTCATCATGTGGGAAGAATTCTGATGAGACGCCGTTTCCATTTCGCGCTGGAAGTGATTCCAAACTGCGAAGCCGTTGTGTAAAATGTGAGAGCATTAAACGGACCGAAAGAGGTTTGCGAAATCCAGAAGGATACAAACACAGGCATAAGAAATATCAGCAAAAAGTTAAATTGATGCGCAAAAACAACATAGATGTTGCGCGTTGGATAATGACTGATTCTAGAAAAGCCGATCAAAAACATGGTCACGTTTTTGATTTGACCAAAGATTGGGTCGCAGATAAAATTAGCCAAGGCTGTGAATACTGCGGTGAAACATCCTTACGAATGACTCTTGACAGAGTGGATAATAACCGGGGACACACTAAAGACAATGTTGTTCCTGCATGCATTAGATGTAATTATATCAGGCGTGATATGCCATATGATGCTTGGTTGAAGGTTGCCCCTGGAATGCGTCAAGCTAGGCTTGCTGGTGCCTTTGGTGACTGGACGGGGCGCATAAAATAGACGATAGGCCCATCAATTCTATTTGATGGGTTTTATCATGTTAACTCACCTAGAGTCGATCCGTCGAGCGTTCAAGCGCTGGCAGGCGTTGCCGGTGCCTCGACATTGTGAGTTGATCGACTCGAAGACTTTGGAACGTTTTCTTCGTAGTGCAGCGTTTGCCGGGAAGCAAAACAATGTAGATGCTCTATGGAAAGTTGGTCACGACCTCGATCGAAACGTTCAAAACGCTCAATATCAAACTACCATAGATTACTACTACATGGCTATTGGTAACCTGTACAAGGCGTTATATAGCTGCCTTACGACTCAAGAAGGGTTCAATGCTCCGTACCATATAGGCGAAGCGAACCGGTGTATCACAGAGATCCTTGAGTACGGAGTCATAGACATCGAAGTTTGGTAGTTGAATAATTACGTATATACAAATCGGACTTTGTCATGCGGAACAAGAAGGCTGAAAACTTTGGTGTGTCGAGGGAGTGCATTCCTTTCTGGGGTGATCCGTCTTCTTGCTATGATTCGTCTTCTTATGACGAAGATTGGGGCTTCGAAGGCTGGTATGATGACGGTGATTATGATCCGGACAGCTACCGCACCAAACTAGTTCCGAACATCACGAACAGCAATCGTGATTCGATTATTATGGCGCTTGCCAGTCTAGGTGTGAACATGCGCACCTCGCATCTGTTCGAGGACATCATTATCGGACCATTTGTTATCGTTGTTGAAACGAGACCGTTGCTTGACAAGTATGTTCTTGGTGATATCACGACCTACAAGACAATGAGCCTTAACATTGTTGAGTTTATCCCGGAGAAGAACTATTACTCTCAGGTTTGGTTGAATGTTCCGGACGACTCACGATTCAACATGAAGAAGTGGGCACGAAGGTTTGAACAGAACGTCGTGAAAGATTTCACATTCGATGAGCTGATCGATTTGATTCAACTTTGCAAACGTCTCGATCGGCTGCATACTTTTTACTAGGTCGCAAATGTTTCGAGGCTTTCGGTTGTCGAGAGCTGTGCAGGATTACTGTGAAGGAGGGCGGTGGTTCTTTAGTCGCAAAAGTTGCGGCGAAACAGGAATCTTCGGCGGCAAATGGCTATCCTGTCGTTAGCTAAAAATTGACCCAGCACTTCCTTTGGTACCGAGGTTGAGCACACGGAAAGACCCAAGATTGGATCTTCCTGACCGTAACCACCACTAATTTAGGAACATGAAAAACACACACGAATTCATTTCGAAAGTCTATGATCTGATCAAAGATCCTAAGTCTTTCACTACGAATTGGTTCGCCAGAGATAACGAGGGACGTAGCGTCAGCTGGGATGATCCCGGTGCCGTTCGCTACGATTTGATCGGAGCGGTCGAAAAGATCGGCGCTAGCGAGCCTGCTCTGAAAGAGCAAGTTTTCGTCGAGCTGCGTGAAAAAGTTCCGCATGAATTCGGCCCACTCTATAAGTTTGCCGAACGTGGAGGTCACGAGCAAGTCGTAGCCTTTCTGAATCGGCTCCTGAATCCTGATGGCAAGATGCCAGTGGAAAAGAATGCTGACGTATCTATACCGGAAAATAATGTGGCACCTAACAGTGGTGAGAAGGTGGAGAAAAATCTTCAACCAGTCGTAACGAAACGGCGTGGTCGCCCGAAGGGAAGCAAAAACAAACCGAAGGGCAAATGAACGTTTCAATGTTGTGATCTGTCGAGATCGACCTTCAGCAAACTGTCCCACCGATTAGGGACACATATCTAATATGGACACGAAATCAGAGCGTCGAGATACGGGTAAAATGACCATACACGTCTCCGCGGCACGAGAAGCCCTGGACGTGCTTCAGGCAGCCCTTCTCCAGAAGAGAAGCAAACCGCAATCGATACGTTGCGTTTGACGGTCGAGATCGCGTCACATAAAGCGTTGCGCATTCAGGAACTAGAATCAGAGCTTGATAGGCTTAAGAAGCAGTTTGCACTTGTCTCAGCAGTCAAAGATTTAACCGGCACGTAAAGGAAGAGTAAGATGAACACAGTTACGATTGGTGGCATGGCGTATGAAGTTCTCTACACAACGAAGCCGGGGCGCGTTGTTATCCGCTACGATGGCGGCTTGGTGGTTCTGGCTGACCAGAATCGGGATGGCACCTGGGATCTATCTGGACAACCTGCTTCGACAGAAGAGCAAGCGATAATCACTCGTTACATGCCTGCAAACAATACGACGGAGGTTGACATCGTGAAAGATACAGCGAAGCCGTTGAAGGCCGAAGAGCCGGTTCTTCTGAGCCCGTTCATGAAGAACGGATTCATCTACAAGTTCTGCGATACGATGTATCGCTACACATTCGGTTGGGCTGCCAGCATGATCGACTCGTACGAGGCCAAGCGCGCCGAGGCTTGGTTCAAGCGGCTGGAGAAGGCGATCGAGCCCAAGCCCGTCATCGTCCCTGTTCCGGCTCCGACCGGAACGGATCCGACGTCCGTCCCGAACGTGAAGTCATAAGGGAACTATGTTCTGGAAATCCCGCCTAGACATGCGGATTCTCGTTTCATCCATTCAAAAGATGAACGAAAAAGAACTGAAGAAAAGTCTACCGAAGGTTCGAGAGATGGTTGCGGAAAAGTTGGAAGACTCCAGCGTCTTTCGTACTAGTCCGTTTCCGAAGCGTTTTCGTTCAGAGGTTAAGTCTCCGGGCGATTTACAGAACTTACTCGAAGAAGTTTACGAGTTTGCTTTTGAACAGAAAGTATGGCTGGGACTTTAATGCACGCCTTTTTAGTTGTCTTTGGGTCGGTGCTTTCTTTGTGGACACTTTTCTGGGCTATTGGCTGCGTCGTTTTCTACAAATCTGAATACAATCATGGAAACGCCGCTTCTTGGAAAACATACGCTTATCTTTACATCCTTCCTTTGAAGATAATCACAAATCTGCCGAGCCGGATGAAGCACCCGGAAATGTATCGGGCAGATTATGATCCACAGAAAGATCCGAAATGGCAAAAGCAATTCAACCGGAAATCGTAATCGTCTACAAACTGCGTGACGCAAAGACAGGCCTCTTTAGTGGTGGAGGTACTTACCCCCGTTGGTCGTCAAACGGAAAGACTTGGTCTTCAAAAGGCGCGTTGAAGAACCATCTCAGAATGAAATACGACAAGGTCTCGAAAATCCCGGAGAATATCGAGGTCTGTGAATGCGTTACGAAGGTAGGCGCCTTTTTCCCTGCCACAAAATTGTGGGATGAAGGACAAGATTAATGGTTGATTACCTCTATCTTGGCTTGAGTTGTTTCGCTTTTCTATTACTTGGAATTTACAGCCAGGAAAAGAATAACCGAATTCTTTGTTTCGGAATGATGACGACAGGTATTATTCTGGGACTGATAACGGCGCTTAGTGGATAAGGACATCGAGCGAGAAGACTGGATTGCGCATGCACGGGAAGCCGGATGCCGAGCGCTGATATTGGTCAGAGATTTGACCGATGGCGTCCGGTTTCCGGTTTACGTGCTTAAGAAGCAAGATCCGGACCGTATCGTTCGTTATTTCATTTCCGAGTCGAAGATGAAAGTGCTCGAAACGATAGAACTTGAGCCATGCGACTGACACTTCTCGACTTTCGTTCAATGAAACTCAGTAGCTTTTTGAAACGTCTATTAGTACCAATCATGGGTGGTGGTTGGCACGAATCCGCTCGCCAGTTTTGCGCTGATGCTGAGTATTGGAGAGAGCGCGCCAAACATGCCGAAGCTCTCCTTACTGGACAGTCGAGTGTGATATGTGGCCATGTTCTCGTGGTTGCCCGAGAGAGTTCGGTCGAAAAGTCGCTGCGCTACCACTTTGGAAGCCGCCATTCGACCGAGTTGAAGTGCGTCATGGCTCCTCATACTGGAGGATACCACGGTGCGCTGGGCTTTCGCTGGGATGACACGGGCGAGCTTCACGAGCAGAGTGACTGATGCACCGCGTTAGGCTGGGCCACATCTACTGGTTCGCGCGCCGCCTCCTTGAGGATCTGGGCCCTGTTTGGTCGTGGTTGCCAACGTTCGGCTTCTGCTATTGCGCCTCTTGCAGTGCAGAGGGTTACGGACGGGAATAGCTCGTAGAGCCGCGTAATCACTGATAAAACCGGCTTAGCTAAGATCTACTTTTCTGAATCTCCCGAACCGTGAGAACCGCATCGAAATAGAAAAGAGAATAGTAGTGAGGAAAGTATGTTGACGTCTTAGTAGACCGGCTTATGATGTTGCTTACGAGACGCGCTCAACTTGGTCACGGTGACCACGGGAGGGCGGCAACCGGAAAGAAAACCGGACCAAGAAGAGAAGAGGGTAACATCATGGCAAGCAAGAAGAACAAGGTTGCGGCGACTGTGACTCCGGCTCCGGCTGCGAAGCCCACGCCCCCGCCGAAGCCGGTTGTGCAGATCGACAAGGCCATCGCGGCAATGTCGTTCGACAGCCTCCAGGCCCAGGTCGAGGCGCGACGTGAGCAGGAGGTCACGAGCATCAAGACGCAGATCGAGAAGCTCGACGAGACCCGTGACGGGCTCGCGAAGCGGCTCGCCGATCTGACCGGCACGCTGGCCAAGCGGCGCAAGTCGGGTGGCGGCACGGGTTCGCGTGGTCCGCGTGCGGTGAACTCGAAGCCGCTCGCCGAGTACCTCACGGAGGTTCTCAAGGGGCACGGGTCGCCGGTCAACGCGAAGGAGGCCGAGGCGCTCCTGAGGGCGAAGACGGATTGGAAGACCAATTCGAAGAACGCCTACATGAGCATCTTCACCTGTCTCTCGAAGAACGGCGAGCTGTTCACGAAGACGGGGCGCGGCCAGTTCACTGCGAAGTGATCAGCGGCCCACGGCGGCAGAAGGCTCGGGAGCTAAGCTCCCGGGCCTTTTGTCGTTTAACGTTTTGAGTTTTGTCGAGTGCCGATCCCGGCCCTACATCCGAAGGGATGGGCCAACTCAGAGGATTGTTCGAAGAATTCCGCTTTCACGTAATTGAAGGCTGTAACGGGTCAGAAGCCGCATGGCGAATGATTCGATGCCGAATTGCTGCGCTGAATGAAGCGCAACAAGCCTTCTGGAAAACATTTATCGAGTCGTACCGAAAGTACAAGTTCAATCACGAGGTCATCTCCGAAGAGACGATGTATCGTCTCGAATTGGAAGACGAAGCTCGGGCACGTTCAGGTTGTGACTATTGCACGAACCATCTCCACGAGGATTTGCCTTGCCCGACATGTGATGCTCCGAAGCTTCGTCGAGCCGTTACAGCGGTGATTAACAGCCCTGACGGGTTGTTCCTGGCGGTTTCGCGGAAGAATAACCGGAACGACTTCGGGTTGCCTGGTGGGAAAGTAGACCCGGGCGAAACCCCGGAACAGGCGATCGTTCGTGAAGTGAAAGAAGAAACCGGGCTGGATTTCATTCCGACCGAGGAAATCTTCGTTCGCACGGAACATGAATTCATTTGCACGGCTTACACCGGACGATATTCCGGCGAGATCCACTCAGACGAGGAAGGCTGCGTGGCATGGGTTCGACCTTCCGTTCTTACTCAAGGTTCTTTTGGAGAATATAATCTTGCGCTCTTTGCTCATTTGCACAACCGAGGGCCAACCCTCAAGGATACTAATGGAAAATCCCTTAACTTGGAACGAAACTCAGAAGCTCATCGATAAACATATCCGTCTTCATCGCCGCGTTGAAGAACGCGGAAGTTGCGTCGCGGGCGTTTTGCTTGACGCCGGTCTAATCGAAAGAGAGTCTGCCGAACTAGTCAAAGACATTGTGATCGAAACAATCGATACGATGGAACATCCTGACTATGATATCTGCGGCTATAGTCAAACAACTACGATTTACTTAAAGCTCGACAAGCTTAAACTTTTGAAAGAAGCAAATGGACAATCGAGTCATATCAATCAAGAGTCACGGTAGAAAAGATTTCGACTTATCTTTCGAGTTGATGTTCGAAAGTGCAACTCGTCGGGCTACTCATTACTACGATCATATCGTAAAAGGTTTTGTTCTACTATGGCATGAAGATAATTTGATGGACCGCGGGTCTACTAAACCTGCGCTAGCCCTGCCATTCAAGATGGCTTGGAAGGAGTGCTCCGATATGGCCTGGGGTTGGCTCCAGGAGCAGCCTAAAGAACGATACACGGATTACATAGACCACGACGGTAGCGACGGTAAAGGCTTCCATATCTACAATGAGGACTGGGGCCACGTCGCCGGTTCCCATTACGGAATCTTGGCGGTCCAACCGATTTGGGCGTGGTATGGCAAGTGAACAAAATAAGTGCCGATCGTATTCAATTAGGACGTCATAGTCTAGAAGGGCTGTTACTTCCGTGGACACCTGGCTTTCACTATAAAGAAAACTTTTCTTCGGTCTTCCAAAGAAAAACTAGAGATGGAAAGTTAGTAGCCGAGGTCAGAAGAAAATATGGAGGCGCTGCGTGGACCTGGGAGATCATTTATCCTGGTGCCGCTGGACACGAAAAACGAGGAACCCGTGCTATGAGAATGGCTGACTCAATCTTAATTCATATTGGCTTCTCATTCATTCCAGAACGTCTTATCATTATGGTGTAGAAATGAAACTGAATAAACAGATTACAAACTTGTTCGTTACGTTCATCGCGCATGATCTCTGGTATCTGTTTGTTGCATTCGGAGGACAGATGGCAATCATGTTTCTCCATCCGAACATTCCTTCGATGCGCCCGCTCTTTCTTATCGGAGGATTGGTTTGGTACTACGGAATTTACGGGATGCACAATCGGTACAAGAAGCTGCTTAGCCAAAGAGAGCCAGTATGATTACTCGTGATAACGTTCACAAGGTGGCGGATGGTTTAGGGCTGCCGATCGATGAGAACATTCGTGATATTGTGGTTCGTTTTAACGAGCTACATTTTACCACTGAGGCTTCATGCGAAGGTCATAAAGATTGGGGTCTACCTTATCCGTGGCTTGACTTTCCTGCGCCTGGTCGTTGGCTCGAAATGGTGTTGAAAGACTTCTACGAATCAGACGAGCCGAAACTTTGTCTCGAAAAATACGCTTCATGGGACCGACTCCGATATGTCGGAGAGAATATCGAAGAAGGTCGTCAAGAAATGGAAAGGTTTCTTACATGGTTTGAAGAACGGCAAGCACGAGCCAAAGAGTATGCCAGAGAAAACATGTCACTAAGTTTTATTGATATGTTGAAAATAGTTTTTGCATGCGGATTTGAATATTTCAAGCATTCGACCTGAGCTGTAAAATGGGCACTAACCGAATAGCCTGTAGGCTTTGATCTTCCGGAGTAGATTCGGTTCGTCGAGTTTGTTGCTCAAGACAATTCGAGCGCACTCCAGGTCAACGATCTTCTTCTTCGTTTTCATTCTTTCTCTGGCGTTGACTGTCATGTTGACCGTATAGATGAGGTTTCGATATGTATCTTCATACAGATGCGTACTATCCACTTCATATAGAGTTTCGGTGTAGTAAATTCGTTGTACCGATGAGACCGGTACCGAAGTACCGCGCTTGTACTTCGCAGAGTATTCATCAGGATTGGCGCGACAGAATACATCGGCAACCGTGGAGTAGACTCCTCCGTCGAGCTGCGCACCGCATAATGGGCAACGATGGGAATTAACAAGGCGAAGCATCTCTTTAGTTTGGATCGCCTTCTGTTCATAATAGCCGGGCGGTGCCTGCACCATTGGAGGTGGAGATGGATGCGATTTAGCGCGTATCGGAATTCCTATTGGTTTTGGCAACAGATCTCGAAATGATTTTGGAGCAGAGGTCATATAGAAAAATGACTTATTATTGCTTGATATGACGACACGATCGAAGTGTTGTAATGATCTGATATAGATGGGTGGGCTGCCAACGGGCTATCAACATTACAACCACGAGAGCGCTTAGATGATTAAAACAAAGATCTCCAAATACTTCAAGAATCGTAATGCTACAGATTTGATCCACATGCCGTACGTAATTACGGTTAATAAATTCGATGAACAATCTGCGAAGGATTTCAAGGAAGCTTTTCAGAAAGCGGTTGATGTTGGACAACCAATTATTCCGATCCTGATCGATTCCTACGGAGGAGCCGTTTACTCGCTTATGTCAATGGTTGACACGATCCGTACATCACCTGTTCCGGTCTCGACAATCTGTCTTGGCAAGGGTATGTCGTGCGGAGCGGTCCTGTTTACGTGTGGCGCGGAGGGACGTCGGTATATGGCTCCTCATGCGACTCTGATGATTCACGATGTGTCATCGTTCTCCTTCGGTAAGGTGAAGGAAATGAAGCAGGACGTGAAAGAGGCTGACCGTTTGAATACGTTGATCTACGAGATGATGGAAACAAACTGTGGATTGGCGAAAGGTTACATTACTGATATCGTTCACGGGCTCGGTCGAGCAGACTGGTATTTGACCGCGGAAGAAGCGAAGAAACACAAGATTACGAATCACGTTCGTATTCCGCAGCTCGAAGTCAAAGCTTCAGTATCAGTGAAGCTCGTTTAACAACGGGACTTCATTCGATCGCTGCCTGAAATGGTGGCGAAGAATACTCTCGATGGACCGAGGTGGCTATTCAAATATGTCTTGCCAAATGCATTGGAGGATAGTTTGAGTTACGCAGAGTCGTCGGGAGATTTCTTTTTAAGCTCTTATCGCAAAGGGAAAGTTGATATGTCCGGAGGATTTCAAGGAATGCAACCGGAGCTTAAGCTTATGGTTGAACGTCGTCGTGGCCCGAGAAAGACCGATCCGTGGGAACTAGTTGAAGAATGCAAACTGAATCTCAGTTTCTATACTTCTAATCTATTGTTCTCGCGGCTTAAGTCCGTTGCAACGGATGGAGTTCATTTTGGTAAGAAGACTACCCGTGGAGTTCCGAAGAACGCTTCTGACGAGTTCAAACGGGTGGCGCGGTATCATAGTCGCTCTGGGCGAATATCGTGGTTCAGTTTGCTAGAGTTGCTCCAGCATGACTGGACATTTAAACGACACAAGTTTGAAGGATACGTTTCGCTCAACCAATGTATCTTGATGGATACGAAGAAAATCTATCCAACGTTTGCACTTGACAAACCGATGGGTACCGGATCATTCCTGGTTCTAACTGAAAATCAAATGGAGCAGTTTGTTCGAGCACTATCTTCCGATGCTATGTCAAAAAGGTTTGATACGATGAAATCGGACAGCCGAGATATCGGTTTCGATTATTGGGCGTTTAGACGGTGGGCAAGATCAGATTCCGAATACATGCCTGAATTCGTTGCGTATATCAACGGTTTGAAACGGCTAGACCAGAACTTCTCGAAGGTTCGTTTACTGTTTTACCATGTAGTAAAATCTTAATATGGTTTTTCTCGCATCTGGGTATGGAGAAGGAAGCATTCGACCCAGTAGCTCGCAGGAAACGACGTGAGGAACGCCGGGCCAAATATGTTGCGTTGCTAGGCGGCAAGTGCGTCGAGTGTGGCTCGACGAAAGATTTGCAGTTCGATCATATCAACAAGCACGAGAAAGAGCTGGACATTGCACACTCGATTGATACAAAAGAAGATGTTCTTCTCAACGAGGTGAAGAAATGCCAGCTTCTTTGCCCTGAGTGTCACCTCAAGAAAACGAAAGAAAGCTGGGATTGGGGCGTTCCAAAACCTGAACATGGAACGATTTGGATGTACAAGAAATATCGTTGTCGCTGTGATGAATGCAAAAAAGCGATGAGCGAATACTACTACAGCCGGAAACTCAGCGCTGCTATCGATATCTTTGAGACGATGGCTAAACAAGCTGCGAAACGGTAAGTCGAGTTCTTGAATCTAGAACGCATTCCATATTATGGAACGAGCGTCTGTATACTTGATCGAGCGGGCCGCAAGTCTAACCCAAGCTTTGAATTTCTTCGCGAAAGGCCAGAAGAATATCAGCGGTGACGAAAAGAAATTGATTTTCCTAGCTCAGATTGACTTCTGGGACTTTGAGGTAGAGAGTATAATCTATTGCTTTCAGACTTTTGCCGAAAGGCAAAAAGCTTGGAACTCGATCGGTTCAATCGAACAGCGTTTGAGCGCGAACAAACTTTTGATTCGGCCTCATTTCATCAAATCAGTTGGAGATTCACGCCACCGCTGGAAATGGCGTTTTCAACGTCGTCCGAACGTTGTCGCTCCGATTGAAGCGCTGATGAATTTGGTCCAGGCTTGGAATGAACTTTTGGAACGTTCGGAGTATCTTTTGGCCTCGGAAAAAATGGCGAAGAGCGCCACACTCTGCGGCGTCAAGACTTTGGCGAATTTGCAGGGATTCAAAAAAGTAATCACGCCAGACTTGGAAAGAGAACTACTTGAGGTTGAGGATCCGATCGATCAAGGCAACGTAAGTGCTGGATCTGTAACGTGAATTTCGCTCTTGACCTTTGAAAGAAAGTCGCATATCTTTTGGTCAAGGAGGTCGCCATGACCGAACGACCCAAAATTCCGGAGCCGGAATTGATCATCCACGGACCACGTATCAGCGAAAAAGAACACCTTTGCAAGGTGGTGGATTCAGAAGGCAGAGCACACGATGGAGTCATGACTCCTGTGTCGATGGAGACTTTGGCGAAGCTTCCGAGCCATGCGATGCTCATGCATGCCGAGCACATTGCCAACTCACCGATTTCAATCGTGACGGAGGCAAGCAAGATCGACTTGTCCGGTGGGAAACCGGCACTCGTCAACAGTCGGGCCTACCTCGACAGTTGGGAACGAACGTTCGGGAGGAAACAGTTGGATTCGTGACACTGAATAAGTGTCGATAGCCGTTCATCGCGCATCCCGCAGCTTTAGGGTGCGCGATTTACTTTAAGGAGATCAGATGAATAACGAATGTGCGTGTTTGGTCGGAACAGCAATCGGTGACAGTTTGGGAATGCCTTTCGAAATGAAAGCTCCTCAGAACCCGATGTTCAAAGATTGGGATGGGAATTTCCTTCAAGGGACATATCACAAGCTCGAACCGGGTCAGTTCACCGACGATACGCAAATGAGCTTGGCAATGACCAAGAGTTTGCTTCGCTCGAACGGGTTCGATGGTCCCGACATGGCTCGGGCTTACCTCGAATGGTACCAGACCGGCGCCCGCGGAATGGGTGGGACAACCCGAACCGCCATGCAAAGTCTGGAGAGAGGCGTCCCGTTCGATAAGAGCGGCGTTCACCTTGGCCCGACTGGCATCCCGGTTGGAGGAAACGGTACGGCAATGCGAGCTTGCCCGATGGGAGTCTACTTTCGTCGGGACTTGGATCAGGTCAAGGCCAACATCCGAATCGATGCATCGATTACACACCAAGTCGAGGAGTGCATTCTGGGCGGCGTAGCGGTTGCTGTCGGGGCAGCATTGCTTGCTCGGTCCGAAGCAACGCCGAAGGATCTGATTAAGAAGGTCGTCGAACATCTTCCCGACTCAGCTACCAAACAACATCTCCTGGTTGCGAGCAGGTTGGCCGAGAAAGACATTGCTCCGACCATTGCAATGGAAGTAATCGGTACGTCTGGATATGTTGTCGAAAGTGTCGCGGCGGCATTCTATTGCGTCAGCCGCCACTATGGATACCGAAACATAGTCGTCAACGCCGTGAAGGGTGGCGGCGATGCCGATACGATCGCTGCAATGGCGGGCGGGTTGGCTGGAATCTACTTCGGTCTCGACGGTATCCCGGAGGAGTATAAGAAGGTTGTCGAGGAGTATGACAATCTTTGCAAGCTTGACCGGCTACTATGTGAAGGCCCGAAACAGTAATACGAAACGGTACGTTGACTAAGTGGGGCACCGGAGCTAAGGTAAGGAACTATGAACAAGGTAGACATCAAGAAGCTGGGCGATCGGATCATTGCGGCACGGCTTGCGTACTACAACACAAGCAAGCCGATCATGTCGGATGCAGCATTCGACACGCTTTGCGCTGAGATGCGAGCCGAGGATCCGAACCATCCCTCCCTTACGATGACCGGTGCCCCGGTCAACTCCGCTTGGAAGAAGGCTCGACACGAGATCCCGATGGGGAGCTTGGAGAAGGTTCAGACGCCGGACGAGATGACTCAGTGGGTCAAGAATCTTCCATCCTCAGCCAAGGGTAAGCTCTTCTGGACAGAGAAGCTCGATGGCATCTCGATCGAGATGATCTACGACAAGGGCAAGCTCGTACAAGGTATCACGAGAGGCGACGGGAAGACCGGTGAGGATATCACGGTCAACGTGCGCAAGATGCATGGTCTCCCGACGAAGGTTCCGGCTACCTTCACCGGAAGCTTGCGTGGTGAGATCATCATGTTCCGATCGAACCATGCGAAGCACTTCAAGGACATGTCGAACCTTCGGAACGGCGCTGGTGGTGTGGCGAAGCGGCTCGATGGGAAAGACGTCGAGCATATCGATATCCTTCTCTACCAGTCTCTCGGAACGGTCGATTTCAAAACAGAGAAAGACCAGTTTGAGTGGTTGGAGAAGATCGGCGCGCAGGTTCCGAATTGGGGCGTCGTCGATACGGTCGAAGAGATCAACAAGATTTGGAACCGTTACCAAGCCAGTACTCGTGACGGGTTGGACTACGACATCGATGGATTGGTCGTGCGTGTCAACAACATGCATGAACAGATCGCTATGGGCGACAAAGACCTGAAGCCGCACGGTGCCACGGCGTACAAGTTCGAGTCCGAGAAGGCCCGGACGTTCTGTCGGGATGTTGAGGACTCAGTAGGGAACACGGGTAACATTACTCCGGTGTGCATCTTCGATGAAGTCACGTTGACTGGTGCGAAGGTAACTCGGGCTAGCCTTTACAATTACAAGTACGTTCGTCAGCTTGCGATCGACATTGGCGCCGAGATCCTGGTCGGGCGTTCGAACGATGTTATTCCTCGCGTCTACGAGTGCATCACGACAACCGGTTCGATCAGGAAGTATCCAAGGAAGTGCCCGGAGTGCAAGGGTGATACGAAGTTCGAAGGTGACTTCCTCATCTGCACAAACGTCGTTGGTTGCCCGGCCCAAGTCAAGGGGCGCATTTATTCGTGGATTGCTCAGCACAATATTCTCGAATGGGGAACCTCGGTTGTCGAGAAGCTCTACGAGACAAAGAAGGTCAAGACGATTGCTGACCTATATACGCTCACTGTGAAGGAGTTGGCTGCGCTGGACCGCATGGGCGAGAAATCGGCGCAGAACCTTTACGACTCATTGTGGGCCAACAGCGAGGTCACGCTCGATAACTTCCTTGGTGGTCTAAACATTCCGATGATTGGCGCGAGTATGATCAGAATGGTCATGGATGCGGGGTACGACTCTCTCCCCAAGATCATGAAGATCACGGAGAACGAGTTGAAGAACGTTCCAGGGTTCGGGCCGGAGAAGGCTAGTTCGTTGTTTGACGGGCTGGTAAGCAACGCCGGATTGATCCAGGATCTCCAGAAGAACGGCGTAAAGATCAAGGCAAAGATCTTCGGGACACTGACCGGTAAAACCTTCTGCTTCACCGGAGCGATGAAGCGTAAGCGCGCCGAGTTGGAAACGTTGGTCGAGTCGAAGGGTGGGCAGTTGAAGAGCGTAGGGAAGTCTCTGGACTACCTTGTAATCGACGACCCGGCCAGCACCAGCTCGAAGGCGCAAGCGGCTCGTAAGTTCAATGTGAAGCTCATTTCGGAAGATGCTTTCGTGAAGATGGCTGGGTAACGGTAACGGCGTACATGGGGAGTCGTCATGCAGTTCACAACGTTAGGAGCGATGCTCAATAGTCGGGATGGCTGTTGCATTTATTGTGAGAAGAAGTTCTCCAAGGGCAACAAGGGTGATTTTGAGTGGGATAAAAAAGCCAACATCGAACCGAAAAAGAAGAAAGGCGCGGTGTTCGGAACACCCGCCTTGGGAGTTGATCAGCCTCGGGTTGGTAACCGTCTTCGCAAAATCAGTATGGTCGTTCCGGTGGAATCGAAGCTCAATATGACACTGAGCTTGGTGAACAATGGTCTTCGTATTCGTGGCCGGGAGAAAGAACACTGGGTCGTTCGTAACGAACATGTTGTTTGCCAAAACATACGGCACTACCATGCCATAGAGTATAGTTACCAGTACAACCTGTACTCCATGAAGTACAGGGAACTTCTTTTAACCGGCGAGGATATTCGCTTCAAAGAGAAGAATAGATTGTACCGGGTCCATCTCGATTGGGTAACGATGCGTACCGATATTTCGGATACGGATCATTCCGGCAAGATTCATCCGAAACCGAACGTCCTCCAGTTTACTACTCGGGACGATTTGATCCAAAAAATCGATCGACTGATGAACCTCAAGTAGGTTCGTTTGTCGAGTCGTTCGGCGCTGAACATCAGCTCTCGTTATGAGAGTTATTGGAACAATACCCGAAGAGATCACAATCGTATCTAGCGTCGAGCAGCCCGTCTACCGGCAATGGGAGGGCGAAAGTCTCGATCAAGATGAAGTTGATGACGACGGTGAAACCGTCAAGATTGATGAGAGACGGGAGATGATCATCCCGGCGTTCCCAATCGAATCTGGGAACAAGAAGACACTAAAGACTGCCATTCAGTGGGCCGAGCAACATCGGCAATGGTATGACCCGGAGACTAAGAAGTACCTGAAGAAGTCTGACCCGGTTGTTCAGGATGCTCGAAAGAATGAGCCCATGACCGGTATCCAGGTAGTTGCTCTCGAACACCGTGGCAATGGTGGTCGGGCTTACAAGGTCAAGACCGCTGAGAAGTATTACTTCGACATGCGGGAAGACGTTATGCTCGATGCCATGATCAAAGAGGGTATTAGCCCGGGTGGCATTCTGAATGGTAAGTTCATCTTCGGACGAGTTGGCTCGCAGATGAAACTCATTCGGGTTGGTTCGGAATTGCACAAGGGTTTGTTGGCGGCTGTAGCCGCGAACAATTCCAAGAAGCTTGATGCTTCGACATTTCAGGTTGGAGATGTCTTCGAGGGGAAGACTGGTAAGCAGAAAGTATTCTGCGGTTGGGTCAGCACGGCTACCTTTACTCATACCTCCAAGACGAAAGACCCTAGAGGTCATAGCTATGGCAGCTATGGTTTTGTAGATACGTTCAGCTACAAACCTATACCGAAAGCAATGCTGTGGCTAGATACTTGGGGAGGCTTCGGTTCGAAAGACTTTGAGACGAACATCAAGGAAGGTATCAAGAACGGATACTATTGCGATGTGTCAACGACACATACCTTAATCAAGAAGCTCGGCACAACGGATATAATCCCACCGAAGATTATCACATCGATGGCTTCGAAGAAGAAGGCTCAGTTGGTTTCATCCTTGGCCCGTAAGAGCGGCGGACGCGGATACTACAAATACGAAGATCCGACTGGCGCGGAGATATCGGAACAAGACCATGATACCATGTCACAGCTTAGTGGTGACTGTAAGCTAGCATTGATGATACCGTACGGTACTAAGTTCGAACTAGACGATGATTTCAAGAAGTATCTGAAGCTCGTTACGAAGTAAACTGGTTAAGCAATATTCTCACATTTCTATGTGAGATGGATTGCTATTTTCTTCGCCCTGTTTTGTCTGACTTGTTCACCGAGTCAATACAAAGCAGTGGTCATGAGCCAGAACGTATTTGTACCGATATCACGGTGTGATCCTTCTGTCCGGTTTCAATGTTGCGCTAACTTCTGTTGTTACCGATTCAGTCGTAACGAAATGGTATGTGGTGCTCCTGGATCCGGTTTACCAGGACCGTTGGGTTGGGGTGATGATCAGACTTCTATTTACTTTCGCTTTAAGTTCGATAAACCATGATTAAAGTAATCTACTCAGACAAAGATTCGAAGATACCTGAAGACTCAGATGATCTGACTTCAGATCGGCATATTTTCTTGGCCGGACCGACTCCACGGTCAGCCGAAGTAAAAAGTTGGAGACCGGAAGCAATCCAAATCTTCGAGTCGATTGGGTTCGACGGAACACTGATCGTTCCAGAACCTCAGAATGGAATCTGGAAACATCGCAATTGTCAGATTGATTGGGAACAAGCCTACCTACAGGAATGTGACGCAGTAATGTTCTGGGTTCCTCGGAACATGCAGAACATGCCAGGGTTGACTACGAACATAGAGTTCGGAATGTATCTATACTCTGGGCGAATGATCTTCGGTGCTCCGGGCGATGCTGAGCATGTCTGGTATATGCAGTATTGCTGCCAAAAGAACAAGGTTCCGACATCTGATAACCTTCTTGGCACGTGTTGGGAGACACTTAGTTTTCTGAATAAAAGCGCTTGACATCTCAGCTATAGATGTGTAAGCTATACTCCTACGCCGAGGAGTGAATCATGGTTGACAAAGTCAAAGTATGCAAAGCCGGTACCGAACCCTCGTTTCCGGCTAGCTTCGATGTTACGGTCAGGAAAACCCTGAATTTCACCGACATCGTCGAAAACAATAACAAGTATTACAACATCGAGCTTCAGTCCGCATCGGGTGGGAAGAAAGTTCGTGTGTATACCCAGTATGGGCGCGTCGGTGCTCACAATCCGGCCCGAGAGTATCGTCCCTGCGATAATGAGGCACACGCGAACGCCGTGATTGCCCAAATCATCAAAGAGAAGACGAAGAAGGGTTACGAAGAGGTCGAGCTGGTCAAGTCCGACCTGGGAAGCGAAGTAGGCAAGGCCATCGTTACGAAACAGCTCGTGACCGAAGAGCAGCTCAAGAAGAACGGTTACACCGTCGAAACCAAGGGTGAACCGAGCAAGCTTCACGCAGAAGTCCGGTCTCTCGTCGGAACATGGTTCGGAGCCACGGCGCAGTTCATCGAACTCAATCTCGATACCAAGAAGTGTCCGCTCGGGCAGCTCTCCGTTGCGCAGCTTGCCAAGGGTCGTGACCTTCTCGATGAAGCCCGGAAGATTGTTCACCAATCCAAGCCCGACGAGAGCGAGTTGAATCGGATCACGTCGAAGTACTACGCGAACATCCCGCATAACTTTGGGTATGGGCGCCTCGATGCGGATCTACTTCGGTTCGATGATGATGCGAAGATCGACAAGGGGTTCGACATTCTCGACATCTTTGCAGATGCGAAGAATGCCGAGAAGGTCATGTCAACGAAGTCTCCGGTCGATGCTCAGTACGAGACATTGAACGCGGACCTGGAGTACATCGATCCTACCACCCTGACGTACAAATGGCTCCAGCGCATGCTCCTGGAGACGCGCGCTGGGAATCACTCGGGACTTGGTAAACTTCAGCTTCACCGAGCGTTCACGGTGAATCGAAAGAAGGAAGAAGCTCACTTCTTGGCGAACGTCGAGCAGATTGCCAAGGAATGCGGCAAGCAACAGCTTCCCGACATTCTCAAGCGACATGTTCCGGAACGTCCCGACGTTCCGAAGGAATTGCAGAAGGCGTACGAGCGAGCCAACGTCATCCCGGTTTGGCACGGAACGCGGCGAGCCAACATGGTCGGGATCACGACGAAGGGACTATTGATCCGGCCTTCTGGAGTTCCGCATGCTGGTTCGATGTTCGGTGACGGTATCTACTGGGCCGCGCACTCGACGAAGAGCATCAATTACACTGACGTCCGGGGCTCGTATTGGGCAGCTGGGCAGGCAGACAAGGCGTTTTTGTTCCTCGCCGATTGTGCGTTCGGGAATCAGCGCATCGTTCACAATGCCACGTTCATTCGGAAGGGTGATCTAAAAGGAGACCATTCGGTTTGGGCGAAGATGGGTCAGGCTTTGCTCAACGACGAATTGATCGTCTACAACGCGACCGGTCCGTCGCAACAGCACCGGATTAAGTACATCCTGGAATTCTCGACGGGCGCCCGATAGTCCTCTAGTCGAGTTCCGGTTCAACGACACTTTGGGAGGTAGATGCCTCTCAAGGTGTCGTTTCGTTTTAAGCGTTTGTCAGATTTGTCCGAGGCTATGCTGGTCGGAGGTTATCTCGCGATAATAGCCGCTCTGACATTCGGTCCACTGTATTGCTTCATAATGATATTGATATCGATTGGCTTAACCAATGCGCTCGGTCTTCTCATCTGCATGGCGACATTTGCTTACGGCTGTCGGATGCTCCATACGGGACCGGGTCGAGCATGAAACACGCTCTTGATGAAATGAAAGAAATTCCAATCTACGAAGCCATTGCGATGGCTCGGAAAAAGTTTGGTCATCGGTATCCAGATCCATCGGCAGCGCCGGAGATCTATCATACATGGGAAGTTGAATGCGCCCGTTGCAAAATGCCGATGCGTTTGACGATCAATTTCAATTTCGTTTCCTGCTTTATTGATCAAAAGTCAATCAATCTATCTACTTGGGACGTCTACCAGGCCGAGCACCGACCCATGATAATGTGCGGCAAATTCAAGGCGTTCCTCTAGAGTCGAGATCGGAACGGGCGAACGATTCGGTTAATATGCCGAGAAAACCTGCTGCGCCGAAGCCTCCTCTTATGATTCCGTTCGATGCCTCTGGAAATGTTCCGAGACGAGCGTATAGTTACCAAGGCAATCCGCCTCATGGCTATACGATGAAGGAAAACTTCAAATTCGAGGATACCCTTCGGTACAACAGTTACCAGATAACACGTGGCTCGTGTTATGTCGAGTTCATCTCCAGGACTACTAAAGCTCGGTACCCGATGTCGATGTTAAACTTCGACGCCCTTCTTTTGAAACAAAAGATGAACATGGGCTACATTCGAGGCACGTGGACATTCGTGAAGCGGGCTAATTGTTACGGGATCAAGATCATCAGCGCGAGTAAACTCGAAGTTATGGAATAGAGTTGACGAAAAAGACTAAACCAATTGTAATGATTCCGTTCGATCTTTCGGGCAGTGTTCCGAGACGAGCACGTACTTCAGCAACAGGGTACTCGTTCAAAGAGAACTTTAAGTTCGAAGACACGTTGCGTTGTACCCAGGCGAAACAAGATTACGTCATCTTCACTTCTGTCTCTACAAAGAGAAAGTATCCAATGTCACGCGGGGACTTCTTTCGAATGGTCAAGTCCCAAACAATAAAGATGGGATATATTAGGGGCGAGTGGACGTTTCATAAGCACGGAAACTGTTACAGTATACGAATTATCAGTGCTAGCAAGTTTGAGATCATGGTATGAATTTCACAAATCAGTTTGAAATTCCAGATTTTCTAAATGGATTGTCTTACGACGAAGAGGATATTAGCATGAGAATGGTAAAAGTTAAGGTTGACGTTCTGTTGGCGAAGCTCGAAGAGAACTGCAAGACGCATATCGAAACCTTCGAGAAGGCGTGCGTCGGTTATCGCAAGGCGATGGTCGATACATTGGAGAAGATGCTGTCAGCTGCCAAGCAAGGTAAGCATGTCGAGCATTACATTCATCTTACTCAGCCGATGAACCAGACGAAGGATTATGAGCGCGCGATCGGTATGTTGAAGATGCACACCGAGCCTGAGATCGAAATCACATCCGCTGAATATGCGATGTATGTTCAGGACGAGTGGCAGTGGAAACAGCAGTTCACGACAACAAACTCCGCTTACATTCAGGGGCAGCAGTAAAAATGCGACATCATCAAGCTTTGATTTGGAGGAAGACCAGAGTAGCGAAGAAGGCATCACGTAGTGCGTCGTCCTTCTTTGGTCAAAGCTCGATGAAACCTGTTAGAACACGAGGAGCCGCGAAGCATACTTTCGACCATGAGTTCTACCGAGTAGATTTGATCGATGCCGAGACATTGCATGTCACGCTGAAATCATTCAGCGAAATTGATGGAAAAGATTTACCGACATGGTACGTTTCTTTCAAAGATGGCAAGATCAAATACAGAGATGCTGAGCTATACGAAGATACTCTCGATAATGCCGGTGCTGGTCGTTACATCTTGGATGAGCAGTTAGTTCCGCCAACCATTCGTTCGGAATGTGAGCGTCTCTTCAAAGCCAAAACGTTTGTTGGATAGCAAGAATCATGCCAACGTGCTTTTCGTAGGTCCGGTCAATCGAATTCTTTTTCCTCGCGACGGAAGCCATTTGTTTTTCCGTCACGAGGCTATTGCTTTCTACGCTGAGACAGCCTAAGCTTCATAGCTGGGCTACTTCTACCGGAGAGAGAAAATGAACCAGTTCGAAACAGTCGTCCACGACACCATGAGTGAACTCATCGGAAAGCAAGAGCTTTTCACCGCGCTCGACGTCAGCAACGCCGTGAAGAGCGGTTCCGCGTCACGTCCACCGTTTCCCTGCCGCCATAGTGATGTTCGGAGCGTGGTTCGTTCGGCGTACCAGTCGGGCGCTCTGACGAACTATGGCCGCACGAGCATCCAGGTTCGGCTCCAGGATGGGACGATGGATAACTCTCTGCTTTACTACCCGAATCATCTGTCCCAGTCCGACATCGACGATCAGTATCCCGATTCGCGCCGCGGGATAGCTCCGACGCCGAGCCCGACCGTGATTAAGGCTGCCAGGGCCATGATCACGAGGCCGAAGATGCTCGGGCAGATGTTGGCCGCGCGAGCGGCGGCGGCTGGCAAGGCGCTTCTCGGAACAACCGACGACTGAGCAACGAATGAATTGGGCAACGCAACACATAGCGAATCTGAGAGAAGGGAAAACAGTTTCGTTCAGGCCTCACGGTAATTCGATGCAAGGTCGGATTGAGTCAGGTCAACTCGTAACGGTTGCTCCGATCGCAGATATTCAAACGCTATGCGTTGGCGACATCGTTTTGTGTAAGGTGAACGGAAAATGTTTCGTTCACCTAATCACGGCGATAAAGAACAAGTTTCCCAAGCAGCAGTTTCAAATCAGCAACAACAAGAACCATGTGAATGGATGGACTTCGTCGAATGGAATATACGGAAAAGTTATCCGTGTGGACCCGTAGACGATCATGTCGATCCGGATGACGACACGAACTAGCAGAGAGACAGAAGTCTCCAGGAGACACCAATGACAGCCACAACGACTAAGCAACCAAGGAACGCAGGCCAGAACTTTCGTTACCTTCAGCTCGAAACCAACGAAGGTACGGGATACGCCTGCGTGTATCTCGAATGGCAGAAGCAAAACGGAAAGATCAGCTATCAAGCGGGTCTGGCCTTTTGTTCTCCAAAAGACAAATTCGTAAAGGATTTGGCTCGAAACATGGCCAAGAATCGTTTCGAGAAGGATCGCACGAAGCGGGTGACCGGATCATTGTCTAGTCAGGACAATGCCCGAACATTCGTGACGATCGAGGAATCCATGTCCCTTCTCGAAGACGTTCTTCGCGAGGGCTCGAACACGATCGTCAAACTGCGCGACCGCTCCGGCAAATTCACTGGAGAGGAACATTCGGTTGTTCCGAACTGGGCTCGCCGCGCAATCGAGAAAAAGGCCTATAAGGTTGGCCTTCGGCAGGAGCAGGCGGAAAAGCCGGGCACTCAACCCGAGAAGTAAAGCTCAGTGAAAGCTGAGCATCGAGAAGGCCGGGATCGTTCAAACGACTCGGCCTTTTGATTTTGAAGCGGGGAGTTGTAGTTCGATGAATACAATGGTGAGCAAAAAACTCGAACCCAATGCGAAGATAAAGTTGATGCAGCATTGGTATCGGTGGTTTCATGATCACGCGGAGAACTGGTCCGAACTCGGGATGGAAGTCGCTTTTCTCTTGGGCGCCATCTTGAATGACGGGCATATCCACGTGGATGCGAGATCAAAGCTTCGGGAAAAGCTCATCGAGAAGAATATCTCAGAGAATGATCCGATCTGGGGTTATATCCACTTTTACGACAAGTTCAATTGACGGAGAGTAACGATGAGCAGGGTGATTTACGAATCGTTGAATGACCAGCTTACCTTCGAGGATAATTGCCCTCGGTGTAAGAAACCTCTAACTCGATACTTTGCCACCGGCAAATACACCGACATTCAAGAGTTCGACTTCAAAGTCAAAACGAATGACTTCAAGTTGGACAAGAAAAAGTTGGTCATCACTCGTTCGTTCACCGTCAATGATGTCGAGATTACCGGAACTTATTCGTTCGATCGGAAGTCCGGCGAATTGAAAGTGCGAACCAATCCCGACGAGAATTCGCTCGTGGAACGATTCCCGATCGAACAGGAGTTCGTTGATAAAGAAGATCATTGGGCTGCCGCGAGCGGTGCCGGATTGATCCATATCTATCGAATCATCAACAAATTGTCGGAGGAGTTCTATCACGTCCAAGTTTGCGATGGTCACTACAAGCGAATCTCTTTGCTAGCGATAGACGATGACGGGGAGACGTGGGCGGCTGGAGAATCGTGGGACGAGTTCTATTACGTTCCGACAGGCAAGAAGCCTGACGAAGTCTACGCCATTCACGACTACGCTTCGAAATGGACAAAGAATCGGCGTCACGTCTTCTTTCAGATCGTGAAGGCTGACAAGATCGATGTCCTCGATTCACAGCGCGGCGGAATCATTCTCCGTGAACCGGATGATGAGGCGTATATGAAATTCGATTTCACAGATCCGGTAAAGCTCGCCAAACGGCTCAACGTTCTTCATGCCCTGAAGGGATGAGTCATGGTGCCGGGTACTCTTTTGATTTGGATCGAACATGGGAAGAACCGATATTTTGCTATCGATTCTGAAAAGTTCGGAACTAAACGCAGTAATCAACTATACGTAATTGCTGGGCGAGCATACTACGGCAAAGCCGCTGCATCTCTAGTCGATCAAGATGGAGATGATCTCTATGACAAACTTTGGTGGATCAAAGCGGCTATCAAACAGGATTACGAGTGGGCGCCGAAGTCTGTTCCTTCAGAGTGGGTTCATTGTCTACGCGATTACGAAGTTGAACTGCCTTCGATGAACTCTGAGTACAACGTCGTAGTGCTTTCAATATCAGTCTGATCGCTCAAGGCATTCATGTCTTTCTAGTGTCGAGCGTCATGAAAGAACCGAAACAATCCTCTGTGACGACGAGACGGGAAGCTGAAAGGACGGTGTAGCGATGGGTAGCCAAATGCGGCAGCTCCGACAGTCAGCAGCTCTCATGGCCAAACTCTGTATCTCAATCGTAGAGATTACGGAGGACTGCGAGCGAGAGCTTGCAGCTGGGCATCCGATCAACGAGCACCTTCAAGACCTGAAGGATGCGTACGACATCATCGACGAATCAGTAAACCGTGGACTGGACATAATCCGGACTAACAAACTTCTACAACGAATCGGCACCTCCTGATGATTGTTCGCATTCCGAAACCAGACAAGGTCTTTAAGTACGTAGCGCTCATCATAACTACATTCATCAGCGCCGGGTATCTTCTGATTACTGGACGGAATGAGTTGGCTAACCAGTTCTTTTGGTTAGCAGTCGGATTGGCATTAGTCGGAATAGTTCTCGCTCCTTTATTGGAGAATGATAATCGTCTCGAAGATGAGAAGTATTGGGAGTTCGAGATAACTATCTGGCAAACTCTTTTCCCACACGGGATTCGTAATCGCTTTAGGTCTTTTTTCAATGACAAAGAAACGAAAGAAGAAAAAGGGCAAAAAGAAACTCCCGTTACATAGAGACCCGTTTCATCATGCGGCCATGCATAAAAAACAAGGCGGGCCGATGAAAGATAGACGAACAGAGCGAGCCGGTTCAACAGATGAACAACGTAAATACAGAGACGACGAGTATTAAGTTGTTCGCTACCTCTGACTGGCGATTGGTAGCTAAGGCAGCTCGTATCGAGAAGTACAGCGATACCGGCGAGGGGTGGATGGAGCTTCGCAGGCAAGCCGGGATAATCGACAAGCCTTTACGACCTCCGTATTAAAGTGTCACTGTAACTCCGACAACTAAATTAAACACTAAACAAACATTCAGCCCTCTAGGGCTTGACTTTTGATACTGACGTTGTTACTCTGGACATTGGGATACACGCATCTAACCGATCGACCCTTTCCAGAAGACGACACGATGTTCCGCGACACACTCTCTGAATTAAGCTTGGGAAAGGATTAGATTATGGCAAAGAAGGAAACAGCTGCGGCAATCTCGGACTTCAACCTCAAGAAGTTGAATCCCCGGGAGTTGGAAGAGAATCTCATTTGTACGATTCAGGGAGAGGGCAATGCCGCTCTGTTTGGACGTCGAGGGATTGGTAAGACGCACATTGCGAAGCAATCGATTGCGGCTTCGGACACGGAAGAGGTTTACCTAAACCTCTCTGTTTTGGAGCGCGTCGATCTTGGTGGGTATCCCGACATGCTTTCGGCTCGTGACCCGAATGCAGATCGTCGGTTCCTCGAATTCATCATGCCCTTCTTCTACAAGAAGCTGATCGATGGCAATCGGAAGGTCACGCTTCTCCTCGACGAGGTTGACAAGGCGGATCCGTCACTCTGGGCGCCTCTCCTGGAGATCACGCAGTTTCGTAGCTGCAACGGTCGTGCGCTGAAGAACCTCAAGTCATGCATCATGACGGGGAACTTGGCTGCGGAGGGTGGGTCACGTCCCTCCCTTCCCTTGCTAGACCGCGCCGAGAAGTATCTGATCGAGTCCGATCACCGTCAGTGGTTGGAGTGGGCCGGGCGTAGTCGTGAGATTCACCCGTCCGTTACGGCATACATCAACGATCACCCGGAGCATCTCTTCGGTGACGTGGATGAGGGCGACGCTTATGCCTCGGCCAGCCCCCGCGGCTGGCACAACGCCAGCAAACTTCTGCGAGTTGGCGAAGACAAGAACTGGCCGGTTAATGTTCTCGTGACGAAAGTTTCGGGCTGCATCGGTAAGCAGATCGGTATGCAGTTCCAGCATTACTACGATCACTATCAGGTTCTCTTGCCGGTGGTCGAGAAGATCTTCAAGGGACAGCCCGTGAAGGACTTCGACAAAATGGAACGCACGAAGCAGATCGTGTGCGCCATGATCACTTGCGCTCGTCTCGCTGCCAAGATCGACGACTGCAAGGAGGGAACGTATCCCGAGGTCGCCGGAATGATCGCGAAGTTCCTTCTGAACATCGAATCGGAAATCGCGCTGATCGCCGCGCGTTCCCAGATCAACTTGGATCGCCTCATCCTCCACGGGCTCGATGAGGAGCCGGGGTGGAGCAAGTTGCTCGACAAGATCAACGACCGCATCGCGTGATGGTGTCTGGTGAGAATGGTGGAGCCGTGGGGGCTCGGCCTGGGCAGCGGCTCCACCATTCTTCTTCTTATCGATATATAGCTTAGACATTGAGGAACTATGAAATTCACAAAGGTATACGGCGAAGTTGATCCGAAAGCAAAGACGATGGCAGAAGACAAGTTGTCTGCCGTTTGTACCGAGCTATCGCTGAGCTACGATAACAAGTCTCCTGGTTCGGGTTTGGGTGGCGATCCGTTCATCTTCCAGCTCTTCTTTCCGATCGAGCAAGTTCTCTGCGGGGACATGAAGGGCGCTGCTGGTGGTCCCGGTACAGGACCGGGTGGTGACCGCCCGATCACGACCGCAGCAACGGATGGCAAGCGTTACTATTGGAATGCTGAGTTCATCAATAGTTTGTCTCGCCAGGGTTTGCGTTTCGTCGTTGCGCACGAAGCATTTCACGCGATCTACATGCACCCTCAGCGTCGAGGCGGGCGTCATCCTTGGTTGTGGAATATCGCGGTGGACTACATCGTGAACTACAACATCATGGCGGACTTGAAGGCGCGCGGCTTCGAACCGACGAAGCTATTCAAGGATCATCTTGGCGATTTCATCGAACTGAAGAAGTATGCCGATGTTCTTTCCGGCAAAACGCCGATGTCGAAAGCGGATGAGAAGAAGAAAGTATTCTTCGCTGATCCGAACATTCCGGATGATATGCGTCGCCCGGAAGCAATCTACGAGTTCCTCTACCAGCAGATTCAGAAGTGCCCCAAGTGTGGCAAGCCTGTCCCTGGCCAGCAGAAGCCTCAGAAAGGCAAGCAGAAGGGTCAGCAAGCCGGAGGCCAACAGCCTGGAGACCAGAAGGGTCAGAAACAGAAGGGCAAAGGCAAAGGTCAGGGCGAAGAGGAAGATGAGAACGGACAGGGTCAGGGAGGCCAGCAACCCGGTCAAGGCCAAGGTCATGACCACGGTGACGGAGATGGCGACGGAGATGGTGACGGTGATCAGGATGGGCAAGGTCAAGGCCAGGGTCAGGGTGGCGGACATAGCTGCGATCATGGAAACAGCGAAGGTCCGTACGGATCGTTGGTTGACGATCACATGGATGCCGATGCTTCCCAGGATGAACTAGCGAAGCGTCTTGCGGATGCAGCCGAGTTGTCTCGGCGCATGGCGGGCAAGATTCCGGGCGGGATGGAAGATGAGATCGGGCAGCTCTTAGCTCCGAAACTTCGGTGGCAAGATGTCATCCGTTCCAAGCTCCAGAAGGCTCGTCAGGGTCATGGTCGGAACGATTACAACCGGTTCCGCACTCGGCAAATGTTTGCTGGGTTGATGGTTCCGAAGCGTAAGGACTTCTTTGCTCGGTTCCGTGTTTGTCTCGATACGTCTGGCTCGATGAGTCAGGAAGATATGGCATGGGGACTTTCGCAGCTTCAGGCCATTGACGAGCGCGGTGAAGGAACGATCACCCCGGCAGATTGCACAATCTATTGGGATGAGACTGTTCAAATCAAGAAGGCGAACAGGGAAGAGATTAGCAAAGTCAAAGTTGTTGGTCGCGGCGGGACATCGTTCCAACACTTCTTCGATGAGTATGAGAAGGAGCTTGGGCCGTGTGACTTCATCATCATGATCACCGATGGCTACCTTGGTGACATGGATTACTCCCGCACCAAGCCGAAAGTTCCGGTTTACTGGATCCTAACGGCAAGCCACAACTTCAAGCCGCCTTTCGGAAAAGTCTACGATCTTCGCAACGAGTAACGGTTTCTTTTCAGATACGTAAGTTTTCGGAAACTCAGAAACATTGAAACGTTCGAACAATCCACAGGATTAGCGTGAATTGTTCGAACGTTTTCTTTTAGACTCAAAGGATGATTAAAATGAACTCGACTACTCCGTCAACGATTCCGGCTGTCGCCACTGTGATGCAGAGCGACAATCTTCAGGCCTTGCAGCGCGTCATGGACAAAACTTTCGAAATCTTCAACGGAATGGCGGACAAAGAGCGTGTCACGCAAAAGTCCCTCATTGAGAAGGTTTCCGAAAGCCTGGGATTGAAGGCGGAGGTGGTAAAACCTCTCGTCAATCTCGCGGTGAAGCAGTATTCCGGTGTCACTGTCTTGCGCGGACGCAAAGGAGGGATTATCAAAGGAGTGGTCGTAACGAAAAAAGCCGAAGACACTCGGCCGCGTTGTGCTAGTTGTAAACAGGTGATAAGAGCAAAGCGCACGACAACGACACCGTCCGAATCCGAGACGGTTCATGCCACGACTGCGGAGGAGGTCGAGGTCAACGAGAAGGACAGCAATTCCGACGTCGAAGACGAGTTGGAGAACTTTCTCGCTGAGAATGAGGATGAGTCCCTCGATGACCACGACGATGAGGACGAGGAAGAGGCCTGATTCGCTCGTTCCGCTGAAACCGTAAAGTCTTACGCCTGAGTTCCAAAGGAGACTGAGTTATGGCGCCGAAGAAACAATCGAAAAAGCCGAAAAGCTCAAAACCTGAGCAAACGGTTCCCGCTGCAACAACGCCGGAGCCCCTGGCGTTGCCTCCGCCCGTTGCTGCGGCGCCTCCGGCGCCTGCTCCGGTCCTCGCCGCACCGATTCCGGGCTCAGTACCGGCTTTGGCACCGGCTCCGATAGCCGCCGTTCCTACCGCAACTGCAACAGCAGGAGCGCATGGAACGGACGTGATGAATCAGGTTGCGTCGATCGTCGAGACGCATCTGAACGGCATGAAGGAAGGTGAGAAGATCACCTTGAAGGATCTATCCAAAAAGGTTTTTGACCAGACCGGTTTGGTTGGATCAATCGTTACTCCGGTCATCAGTCTTCTCACGAAGACATGGCCAGGGATTACGATAGAGAAGGGCCGTTTCGGCGGCATTTACAAGGGAGGCCGGGCCGTTACGGCGAAGAAACCGGATGACCGTGAGCGATGCCAGCATTGCAAGCAAGTCATTCGTACAAAACCCACCGGGCCTCGCAAGAAGAAGAAGAAGGAAGGGGAGGCAGATGCAGCGAACGGAGCAACCGGAACGACTGCCGAAGCTGGCGCGACAACTCCGGCTCCTCCGCCTTCACTCGAACAAGGCGCTCCGGCGCAAGCCTGAACTCAAACCCCCGCCACCTAATGTGGCATTAAAAGCCACGCGGTCCTGATCGCGTGGCTTTTGGTTTAACAATTGGTTTAACAATGGTCAACTGTTCAATCATCTATTGTGACGACCCAAGTGATCTAAGGGCCGGACAGACTGAACGAAAGGCATCAGAAGCCAAAAAGTTCATTCTTGATCTAGTCAATCCGGTCAAGATGGTTGAGTTGAGCAATGGAACGTACGTAACGGCAGACCCGAAGTATTGGCCGGAGCATCAGTATCCAGCTTACTATGGGAAGTATGCCGGATTTCTTGAAGCTACTGAATTACAAGGGTCGCACATTTTCCTGTTACGCAGGGAGATTCGTTCGGCAGCCGTTGTTGATCATCGATTCAAGATTACGTTTCTGAAAGAGACCGTTATGCTACCAACTCCAGATACATATTGGGCCTACTATATTCAATGTCTCATTAGAAACGAGACGATTGAACATCTCAATCTTCGGTTGGTCGATCACAACACAACGTCCCGGTGTATCCCGCACGATATCAAGTTCAAGAACTACCTAAACTTTCTTCGCTACTTGTTCAAGGGGAAACAGAAACAGGCAGCCAGGCAGTACTACTTGAAGGATCTGCGAACGTTACCTGATGCAGCTCGGAACATGGAAGGCGGCATAAAGACCTTTCTGTAACACAAGTTTGCACCGTAGCGCACGGAGGGTTACCATAGCAACATGAGTACCGACATCCGCACCGTTCCAACTCCAGAGATTCCGAAGTCGCATGACTACATCGTCGTGCCGAGCAAGGTAGACTCGACATTGATCGAGAAGCACATCAGTCACGTGCTGAATGATCGGTTCAGCGGCGGTGGCGTCGATGCAAGCGGCAACTCAAGAGCCATCTTACGAATCACGCAGCGCGTCTACAAAATGGAGAAGTCAACCGAGGAAGGCCAGGCGCCGCATCGAGTTCCTAACGACCCGAATGTGCAGTGGGTCATCGGCTCGGGTGACCCGGATTATATCTTCGGGTTCCGCGTCATCTCGGATGGGAAGCGAATTTCGTTCAAGGGCAGCATGAATCCATGGTCGCACTGGGCCAAAGACTACATGCGCAATGCTCTGGCTGAGCATTTGGGAGCGAAGATACACGGCGAGGATGATAAGCCGGTGAAGGTCGATGCCAGCGTGATCCATGATTTCCTACCCTGGCTGAAACTAATCAAGCCGAATGAGAAACTCGATGCTTTCTATCATGACTACATGGCGCATACCCCGGCTGATTTCGCAAGCATAGCAGGGTATCGAAGGAACCCGTAACTTAGTTATGGATACCGAAGCTTTTCGTGCTGCGTTCATGGTGATCTTCGACCGTCTGTTAGACAAGGACGTCGAATATCGAGACACCCATGATGATTACATGGCTGATGACTGGACAGAGCGCATGAAAGCGCGCGAGCGTATGAGAACGCTTCACGTTGCTTGGCCACGTGAAGATGATCGGGGTGGAACGGACTATACCAACGGCTACCTGCATCTGATTCGTATGTTTCATCTCGGCGCTCCTGAGCTACTCAACTCAATCTTTACTCATATTCTGGAGAACTATCAGTTTAAAGCATGTAATCAAATTCGTTTTCTAATGGACATTGGTGGTTTCTATTACAAAAAAGAGCCTGGCCCTGGTCACTATGTACCTGATTGGGCACCTGACTTGAATGCTTGGGATGAGTCATTGCTCCAGGCGGTGATAGACAGCGTGATTGCAGAAGAGAACAAGTCATTTATTGATTTGATCCTTCTTCATCCGCGCGATAAGGATGGTTATCGAACTAGATTGGCCGAGACGCTACTCTATTACATGCCTGACATGTATTTCAGGCATTACTTCAACCGTCTCATTGAACGATCGAAAGAAGCCTGTCCAAAAGAGAAGTGGGAGCAGCTCTTCGATGAGTTCATTATGGATACGTTGGCTGTTTGCGACTCGCGTTCAAGGCACACGAGAGAAGGAGAGCAGAGTTTCTACGGAAACAAATTCAAGAAACTGTTCTCGCCGGAAGAAATTGAAACGATTGCCCAGCGATACTGCGACGCGAACAAAAGGCGTATCGTTGCAAGGCGATCCAACGCTGACAAATATACATTGATGCGGCTTTGGGATTTCCATCCACTCACGCGCAATATTCTGCGTGACGAGTTCTATACGCAATTCAACGCGATGAAAGAAGTTCCGTTCAATCTCGATGACCGTAATTTCATCGATATGTTCAACGGAACCGAGAAACTAACGGACAGAGAGAAACAGCGCGTAATTGCCACGCTGTACAAAAAGGTCCGTGATAATAAAAGATTCAACGATTTGGCGAAAAAGCTGAGTCATTGCCTCGGTCAAAAGAATTTCCAAAAGTATCAGTTGATGGAGTCGTAATCAGAAAACGTTTGTTCTGCTTGACAGCAAGGCCATTTTCCTTCTAGATGGAACGATCCATTTCATGGAGGTTGCCCGGAACGACCGTCTTGCGCTTACGGCTTACTCAGTATCGAACCAATGGAGCGAAGGATGGTAAGACTCAGACTCGTAATGATTGGGGTTGCGGTGTGCGTTACGGCTCTCTTGGGCCAGGGCGAGGTCGCAAACTCCGATATTCCCCACGTAACGATGCTCGCACACGTCGCCGAGCCCGGAGCAATGCCAGAGATTCAGGTGGAAGTCCAGCCGATCCAAAAGATCGTGCTTGTTCCAACTCCTCAGATTTCTCCCGCTCTTGTCTATGCGTGGATGAAAACGCTCGATAAGAAAAAAGCGAATCAATCACTTGCCGATGCGATTGCTCTGGTAGTCAACGACGACCCTCTTCCAAAGGAAGCGGCAGCAAAGCTCGTATCGATTTCGTACCACGAATCGCATTTCGATCTGAAAGCCAAATCGAAACCATCCGACCCGGCAAAAGCCATCGGCGCTTACCAGATCTCGCTCGAATGGATCAAGAAAGAGGATCGCGAGCGCTTCCTCGAAGACCCGGTCATGCAGACCAAGCTCGCGCTGATGCTCGTACGTGACTCCCAGATGCGCTGCGGCGACTTGGACCAGTATACGAGCGGCTCGTGTGATCGAGGCGGAGAGGAGGCAATGGCGCGCGAGAAGATTGCTTACAAGCTCCTGTTCAACACGTTCATCGATCTATCGGAACCTGAGGCAATGCATCCCAAAACATTGCTGGGCCAACCGTAGCCAATCGGCGCAGTTCAACTCTGCCAGGTTCCGCATAAGGGCTGGGTCTTCGGACCCGGCCTTTTTCGTTGATATATGCCACTATGTGCTTGATTTACCACCAGAATGGAATTCCGTATTCGAGAAAGCATTAGCTTGGCAGCCTCGAATCTATACGTGTACTTGGCCAGCTACGAAGTCGATTGAGGCCGTTGCAACGAACGCAAAACCGGTCGCCTCTCACTATCCTGATCGCAGCGTTACGAAGCAGGTACGTAAGTACCGATTGCGAACAATAAACATTATTAAGAACGACGAAGTCGTTGATCGTTACATCTTTCAGGCTCGCAACCAGGACATCGCCGAGCTAGCCCGATCCAACTTCGTCAACTTCGGTCGTGAGGTTCCGGGTGACCGAGCGCGGTACTTCTTTGTTTTCGGAGTATGTCTTGGTTACCCAATCCCGATGGTTCTTGACTTCTGCAACAAGTATGCGGATTCGTCTGAATCATTGAGCGAAGTAAAAATGATCGCTGAGGGAAAATGAAGTTTGCATCGCTGAAAGAGATGATGCAGCTCCGAAGACTCTGTCCGCTATGTCAACGACCGATGAACTATGGTTTCCAGGTTGTCAACGGTCGAGCGTTCATAAAGTACAGTCAACGTACTAGTGATATCTTCATGAACGTCGATGTCGAACGGAACTGGGTAACGTACAACTCGTATACTCGAACATTCAATCGAGATGAGTCGGACCGACCTTCTTTCCGTAATTTGACCAGGCCACGTGATGAACTCGGAGCGCTGAACGCCATTTGCCGTACCCCGGTCAACTTCAAAGACGGAGAACCGGCGAAGTTCAACGAGTATTCGTTCAATTACGATATCACGTTGAATCACATGAAGAATCGAGTCGAGCAAATATCGGTAACGAACGAAACGTTCAAGTTACTCGATGGATATTCGCAGTACGATATATGGGTTCGTCATGCTGTGAACGAGGTTAGTGTTTCGAAATTAGCCGAGTATCCAGGGAAAAGCATTATCGAAAAGTATCCAATTACCTACTTCTCCAACATGACGACACCGACTAGGGAGAGCTTACTTAGAAAGGTAAAGACTATTCGCGTATTCAAGGAACAATAATGGGGAACAGCTATTACGAATGTCAAAACAACGAATGCGGTAACGGTTTCGATAGCTACAGCGACTATTCGTTTTGGTGTGATTGTGGCGCCCATTTTTGTTCCGAGGAATGCGGCAACAAAGAATCCTCTTTCGAATCGGATGAGACCGAGCCAACCAGTGGCATTATCGAGGAGACGGATCGCGAAGGCGAATCGTCTACCTGTTTATTCTGCCGTAATGAAGATTGTCCTGATGTAGAATTGTTGAAGTGGCTATTGAAGCGAGACAAGTTAACTAAGAAGAAGGCTGTCAAACTTTACCTTAAGGACCAAAAATAATGAGCGTCGATTTCCTTTCTTGTGAGAACTGTAATGAAACGTTCTGTGATGCTGGAGACTTCTTTCGTTGCGAATGTGGGGCAACGTTCTGTTCTAGCGAGTGTGGTGAAAGAAAAGATGGCAGTGACGACCTGGAAGAGAACGATGACGACGATGATTGTGACCAGGACGAAGTCGAGTACGACGATACGGTGACGTGTTTGTTCTGCCGAGAAGAAGATGCTCCGTCAGAGAGTTTACTCGGCGCCCTACTGACACACTTCAACATCACTCGTGATGATGCTCTGAAGATACACTTTGCTCAAGAGAAGAAGAAAAAGGACGAGTAATGGAAAGCGCTGATCAATATTTTAGACTCATTTGCGAATGCCAAGTAAAGTGGGTTCCTTCCGAGACAGCTCAGGTTTGTCCAGCTTGTTCGAAACGTCATGTGGACATGGCATTCGAGATCGATCCGTTCTTGGCTCGGGTGTACGAACTATGTGAGTCGGACAAACGATCTAGTGCTCTAGACTTGGTCTTCGATGCCTATTTCCAGTTCGGAGATCGGTTCGACATCATGACGCGCATCTATGACAAACTGGATTGGACCAGGCTTACTACTTCGCTTATCCGTGGCTTCTTGACAATGACCTTCAAGTATAGTAGTAGACTACCGGCACATGCCTTGGCCTACACGAAGGCGGTCGAGGAGTTCCGGCGTCGAGGTGAGACGGAAGAGCGCACGAAGAATGTCCTGGGCGGCGTCGAGGGTGAAGGCACGTACTGGCAGGATATGAAGTCACTAGGAGCGACGGGCCTCGTTTGGGGCGTCCCGCCGATAAGGTAATGAGCAAAGCGAAACAAGCGATTCGTCAGCACTTCAACGATGTCTGTCTCAAACGGGACCGGCATCGTTGTGTCATGTGCGGTGCCAAGAACAATCCGGCGTCGAGCAAGACCGAGGATCATCTTGATGTTCATCACATCACGGATCGTCACGACTTACCAAACGGTGGGTATGTCCTGGAGAACGGAATCTCTCTATGTTACCGGTGCCATGAGAAAGCTGAAGAGTTTCATTCTACAGGTCTTGCCTGTCCTGGTTTCGCACCGGGGGATCTCTATGCTCGAATTGGTTCGACTTATGAAATGGCTCTTGCTGCAAGTCAAAGGATGAAAAATTGATTGACTTCAAAATTGGTAAGTTGGGAGATCAATATGTAGTTGCTTGTTATCCAGCTCATCGAGAAACTGATCGAGGAACCGCAACTGCTATCTATATAAAGCACAAAGGTAGCTTTTGGGTAGCCTCTAAGTATCAGAACGACCCGATCGATTGGGGAGACTCTTATCGGGAGATACCGGTACATGTTAAGACATACATTACGAGATACTTAAAAGGGGTCGCGTTACGATGAACTTATACTTTCTTCTTGCGATATTTGGGCTAGCGATGCTGATGCAGTACAGCATCGTTCGGAATTGGATCTCCTACCTGCCGCAGAAGGCTCCGTGGATTTGGATCTCGGCGTTCTTCCTTCGGCTGTTCCAGTGCAGCTTGTGCATGGGATTTCACGCTGGCTGGCTTTGTTATTTGCTCCTGGTCGAGACGCCGATCAATTTGCGTCACATGGTCTTCTGGGCATTGGTCGGGGCTGGATTCGTGCAAATGGTAAAGGATCTGACAACGAAGATAGTTGGTAACTCGCTTGACCAGTAGGTAAGAATCTGATATTCTTATGTGTCTCTGATCCCGATCATCTACGATAAGTTCCAAAAGATACCGCGCCGCTTCTGGGCTCAGCCAAAACGGTACCTAGATACGCGCAGGTTCGTCAGTAGACGACCGTTTCACATCGTAGGCATCCTGGACCACTACGGGACGTCCAAGCTTCGTTACGAAGGCCTGGAGTTCAACCTTCTCAACGATTACGGCGATCAAGAGATTGTCGATGAGACCAGCCGAATCCCGGATGGATATTATTGCGTATTCACGCCGTGTGTCGTGACGAGTAATTTCCAAGTCGAAGTAGCCGATTTCATTTTCCATCCGTATTTCGGATTGCATTTGGCTAATCATAAAGTCGGATCAATTCCGGAAGAGTTACGAAAATACGGTATTGACATTTTCATTGGTAAGCGGGCGTTTTATTACACTCGTAATCTATCGCTGCGAATTACTACGGATTTGAATTTCGACGAGTTACTCGGCTGGGATGACGGAGCTACAAAGATTTTCGAAAGTCTTCCTCGAATCTATCAGGATGTCGAGGCGGATAAATGGATCTCCAGTCCGAGGGTTAAGGTCTCCCTTCGAAAAGCACCTATAATCTGAATGAGTGTATTCGCATGATATATTCTCACTCATGCAGTGTAAAATTGATGGTTGTACCGGGACACAAAGAACCATAGGACTTTGCGCTAAACACTATAGTAAACATTACTACTACCAACCAGGCAATAAAGAGCGTGCAAAATTAAGGTGCAGACAGCGCCATATTGTAGAAAATCGTAAAAACGCAAACGCACGACAAGAGCGGAAAGATTATCGGAAAAATTGGGCCTTACAGAAGAAATACGGGATAACGTTACTAGAATATCATCAAATGATGATATTGCAAAATGGTCGTTGTGCGATTTGCAACGTCACAATGAAAAGGCCTCATGTAGATCATGACCATATCAGTGGTAATGTCCGAGGCCTGTTGTGTAAACCTTGTAATCAAGGAATCGGTTTCTTAAAAGAAAACATAGTTATACTTACAAAAGCCACAGAATATCTAAGGAAATATGCTCCTGCGCCTGTTACATGTCAGTGACAATCATTCAATTCTCTATCCATTTTGCGATGGATACGAGACAGCGGATTTGATTGTTCACTCGGGTGACTTTCTTCCAAACAAACAGGGAACGAGGAACTCGGCCGAAGCTTACCAAGAGGAACTCAAGTACCAAGAGAACTGGCTTTATCATCACGAGGAGCATCTGAAGAAGTGGATCGGGAACAAAGAGTTCATCTTCTGTCCTGGTAATCATGACTTCATTGATCCGACCCATGCGATGCGTCGGATGGGGATCAATGCGGTCTCGATCTGCAACCGTAGGCACGTATCACACGGTCTCCAGTTCTACGGGTTCCCATTCATTCCATGGTGTGGTGGGCGCTGGAACTTCGAGAAGACTCCGCAAGATATGCGAAACCAACTTGCTCCGGTGATCGGAATGATCAATGCGCGCGAGATCGATGTCCTGGTTGCTCACGCACCGATCTACGGGATTCTCGACAAGAACCAGTACAATACTCCGCTCGGGATCACTGCGATGCGTGATGCGTTCAATGATGAGATCTACCGGATGCCGAAGGCCTATCTATGCGGACATGTTCATGGCAATCAGGGATTGACTGCTTGGGTTCATCCCGAGACATCTGAAGCAATGCTTATCTCTCAGGCTGCCACAACATCAAGACTTGTAGAGATTGAGTTTGACGAAAAATTCTAGATTAGTGTACGTGCCGAGCCCGGGTGACACGTTAAGAAACCTGTACGATTTACGACCTGCTATTACTTGTCCGATCTGCGATAAAACGGCCAAAGTCAATGTAATACCACGTATTCATAATCAAGAGGGTGCCGAACTTACTACAACGAATCTGAACCTGTACCAATTCAATGGGCCCGGCGCAATCAAATGTTACGCGATCGATGTTCTTACAGGAGATATCGAAGTAACTGCAAAGGTAGATAAGATCACCATTCCACTTATTGCCAAGGATTCGCTTCCTCTTATGTTCGAAATCATGTTGAATTACTGTGATAATAAAGTTGGTACCGCAACGGCAGAGTACCCTGCATGGGCAACATATCCACATTATTACGAGCTATTCGAGCTTGATATCGATATTGAATTAGCAATGGTTACGAAGGTCAGTATGATGAAATTCGGATTGATGAACCGTATTAACAATCAATTCGCATCAATCGAAGTAGACGCCGAGACTACTGATATAAGACGAGATGCGCGTTCTCAGAACGATATAAAGAGCCAGGTTAGTACGAAGGTTCAGCCGGTATCTGTCGAGAAAGCTGCTGCACTTATCAAGTCCACTAAGTATATGAATTTCTTGTGAGGAAGTATGACTGACTTATTCCCTAACCTAAACCCGAATGTTGCTTGGCTTAAGGATCGCTCGATCTTCATTACTAAGCATGGTTCACATGCTTATGGCACCAATACACCAGAGTCGGACGAGGACTTCCGTGGAGTCGCGATTCCACCGGAGAACTATTTCCTCGGGTTCAATCATAAATTCGAGCAATACGAGTGTAAGACTCCTGATGTTACAATCTGGGGTATTCATAAGTTCTTGAGTCTAGCCGCGCAGAACAACCCGAACGTGTTGGAGATCCTGTTCACCGACCCATCGGATCATGTCTATGTATCTAAACTAGGCAAGCGACTACTTGAACACAAAGAGATGTTCATCTCTCGTCAGGCTAAGGAGCGCTTCCTCGGTTATGCCAGGGCTCAGGCTCACCGGATCAAGACACACAAACGATGGATCACGAACCCACCGAAGCAACCACCGACCCGTGCCGAGTTCGGGTTGCAAGAGAATGTCTCCATTCCGAAGCCACAGTTCGAGGCTGTGTTGGCGGCTGTGCGAAAGAAAGTGGACTCTTGGAATGTGGACTTTGAACCCTTTACAGATGCTCAGACTATTTACCTACAGGGTAAGATGTCAGAGATTCTTACTGAGATGTCGATCACCACGGATTCAACGTGGTCTGCTGCGGCTCGTACGCTGGGTATGAGTGAGAATTTCATTCGTATTTTGCAACTTGAGCGCGAGTACGATGGAAAGAAAACAGACTGGGATAACTATCTCAATTGGAAGAAGACTCGTAATCCGAAGCGTGCCGCTCTAGAAGAGAAATATCTCTATGATACGAAACACGGGATGCATCTTGTGCGATTGACCAGGATGGCGAAAGAGATTTTGTTGTACGGCCAGGTCAACGTAAAGCGTCCCGATGCGATCGAGCTCCTTTCGATTCGAAATGGAGCGTGGTCGTTTGATTTCTTGATTGCGTACGTTGAGCAGATTCAAAAAGAGATTGAGGCAGCTTATGCAACTTCGTTGCTTAGAGCGAAGCCCGATCAGGAGGCGATTGATCAGCTTTGTATTTCGCTGATTAAGGAGAGCTTTACGTTACGTGACGTCGCATGGGTGTGACGAGTCGGGACTTGGCATCGATATATCTTTCTTAGGAGACCGTTATGTTTCACGCTATTTATCTTCGCACGACACCGAAAAGATTTTGGCAGCTGAGCGAAGCGTATCGCTCTCCGCTATCGGCTCAGGAAAAAGCCGAAGAATTGAAAAAGGCCGCGTTGTTCAAAGGCTTTGAGAAAGCTGATGTAAAGATTAAGACCTTCGAAAAGGTGGAAGAAATCCCCGAGTACATTCGTTCCATCAAAGATGAGCCAGTGCGAATGAATTAATTGATGGAAATGCTCTTTTCGTTTGGCATTTTTTCGGCGAGGCACTACACCAATCAACCCGCATTGACGCGACTTTCAACGTAGCGCGTCAAGTAGACGGTGGGTCGGTAGCGACGGTGTTACGAGGGGTGAGGGAATGAAAGCCGTTTCTTTTCACGAGGCTGAGCAAGCGTACGATTACGTACGTTCTCTCTGCATCAGCGATGATGTAGGAGCTACCGGTTGCCCCAAAGGATTCGTTTGTCGAAAAGTTGTGATTCTGCCCGATGAGGAGCAGGGTTGGGCGGTTCAGGTGACGTTCGCCCGGGAAACGGGCACTGGAGGCGCGGGGGCGGGCATAGACGAGTCGGACGAGCGTTCCTTTCCGCGAGAGCTGAACGGGGTTCCGTTCCGAGTGAAATTCGAAGATGCGCCTGGGTTGACCGGGAAAACCGCTGAGTCGGGCGCATTTAGATAAAGATTTCGACAAGTTGACTAACGGGCTCGTCAAGCTATCGTGATCACACGGTCACGGAGCCCCACGGGTCAAAGGCGGGGTGCATGAACCGAGGGAAAGGTGGGACGGAAGTGGAAAAGTTCTATGACACTGTACTGATGCTGAACCCGAGGTTGAAGAAGGAGCCGCGCATCAATCCGGTAGTGGTTGAGCAATTGCTCGCCACCTTCAACAAGAACGTCAAACGCAAGAAGACCATCGATTACGATGAGCTTCTGGCTGCTATTGCGAAGCAGCTTAATCTTCCGGCCGAATTGGTCGAGCCCTTCGTCGAGGTCTACGTAACGGCATTCATTGCCATGTCAGACCGGAAATTCACCAGGCTTTGCGGCAACTGTCATCAAACCCATGCGATGACATCGACCGACTGTATGGGAAAGAAGGACCTGATCGTGAAAACGAAAGCGGGTTTCGTCGTCGTCGATGGAGAAGATCGGCCGGGGCGGTTCAAGAACTAGTCCGAATCTTTTCTCTGGAGCACAAAGGCTCGGTGGTTTTCCACCGGGCCTTTTCCATTTATACTGTATGAGATTTCGAGATCGGCTTCCGGGACACATGAAAGGAGTTATGATGAGTCTGTAATGGTCCCGTTGGACCGATGGAGTAGCTTATGTCACCCGAAACCGTTCAACGAATCTTTCAAGCAACCGATTTGATCTTAGATGTTTTGCCGGACAACGAACGTACGACATTAAAGATCCTTTCGCAATCTGTTTCTGAAAAGACCGGATTATCAATCTCCGTCGTCACTCCGGTGGTTCAAATGTACGTGAAGAACCGGAGCGACTACGCCATTAAGAAAGGGCGCACGGGAGGGATTCGCCGGAAGCTCGAAACAGACACTAAAGTAGCCTAACAAAACAAGCTGACCTGGGGAGGTCGAGCCCTCATTCGTCTACCGAATGAGGGCTTTGTTTTGTCGATTCGCCAAGTTCGACGGTATATACAGTATGTGACAAGTGAGCAACTAGCCGAAATTAGGGAAGTATCAAGCACGATCGATAATATCTATTGGTCTACCGTTCCAGGTAAAATGTCGGAAGAGGAATCAAAACTCTTAGTAGACAAGATTGTTGAGCTTTACAAGCTCAATAAATATGCTGGGCGCCATAAGTTCAAGTATCTGATCAACCGATATCGTAATCGGGTCGGTGCTGATAAACTACTCGCATTATTGGTTGGATTGAGTTTGGTCATAGATGATACGATGATTCATAAGCTTGTTTCAAGAGCAATCATAATCCGTCAGAATCTAGATACCGTATCTACTCTCGTGACAACTCGTACGAATATCCCGATGAACCTGCTGAAGCCAGAGACGATCCTCCCGGAGCATGTCAAATGCATGGGCGAAATGATTCGACACCTCGGGATGCACGACATCTATGCCGATTTCATTCACAATAAAAACCTTCTCTTCATGGCCGATCTGAACGATGAATTGGCCGCAGCATTAGAAGCGCACATGTTGATGAAGGCACGACGTTACAAGAACTTCTACAATCTAGTTCAGTACATGGATAACTTCCCTAAAGCGGACAAACGAAAGTTCTTCGTAGAAATATTCAAACACAAAACATATTTCAGCGCAAAAATGGCGATCGAGCGTTTACAGAAACATCCGGAGTTACAAAAGTATTTCATTATGAAGTAGGAACGGTTACATGGCGAGCAGTAAAAAATACGCGATGATTTTGTCGGGTGGCTCGGCCAGAGGAGCTTACGAGGTCGGAGTTCTAAAATATCTGTTCCAGGAGATTCCTAAACATTACGGTACGCTCCCTAAATTCGATATCATCTGCGGTACGTCGGTCGGAGCTTTTCACGCCTGTTGGCTCGCAGCACACCAGAAAACAATCGCCTCGTCGATATCGAGGCTTGATCAAATCTGGACGACCCTAAAACCAACGGCTGTCGTCCAGCTCGGCTGGGACCAAGTTGCAAGCTGGAAGAATATCGTTACGGGTGGGAAGAGCGGCAGCTTGCTTGACATCACGCCGTTGAAAATTCTTTTGACGCAAGAGGGGAATTGGTCTGAGATTCGTAAGAATATAGATAACGGACTGCTCGAAACATTGTGTGTCTCGACAACAAGCGCGCGCTCGGGCAAGACGGTTGTGTTTACCGAGACTAACCAACCATTTCCTGACGATGCATTCCGGACCAACTTCAAACCAACCAAGATAAGTATCGAACATGCTTTGGCCTCCGCCTCGATTCCGATATTGTTTCCTCCTGTACAAATTGGTGGTGAATGGTTTAGCGATGGAGGCATCCGGCAGAATACCCCAATTGCTCCAGCCGTTGCGTTTCAGGCTACTCATGTTTTTTCGATTGGTTTGTGGCATGAGCGAAAACAGTTCTCGACGTACCAGAACGACCCGGCTCCGAGCGCGGGCCGATTGATTGGTAAGATTTTCAATTCGTTCTTCATCGATCACGCCCAATCAGACATTCACAATCTCGATACATTGAACCAAGTTATCCGGGCCGGAACCGAACTATACGGAGAAGAGTTCGCCGATCATCTTGCGAATATGGAGAAGCCGTTTCGCTATATTGAGTCGTGCGCCATTTCCCCGTCTCGTGACATCGGCAGGATGGCTGGTGACTATCTAACCAACAAGAAATACAAACAAAATCGAGTCTATCGGAACCTGCTCAAGCTTATCGATATCGGCACGTTTGAAGCCGATTTGGCCAGCTATTTGTTGTTTGACGGTTCGTTCTCCAGGTTGCTAATTGACCTTGGTTTCCAAGACGCTGCGAACAACGAGATCGAGATAGCAAAATTTCTAGGGCTCGTTTGATATATCTGGTAACATGAGCCAGAACAATAGCAACAGTATCACGATCAATATCCCGGCCAACGCTTCTCTAACGATAAATTCGAACAATCAGGTAGCCTGGAACGGTCAGCAGAGTCTAACAGCTGGAACGTGTATTGGGAACCAGGCAATCCAGCAGAGTCAGGCTCAACAGAGCTATCAGGTATTGTCAGGTGATATTTCAGGAAACTATCCGACTGCCTCGGGTAACTGTTCTATCGCGGGAGGTTACTACAACGGTAACTACTTGAACGATCAGACTTATGGTGGCCTAAATGGTCAGACAAGTATTTCTAGCGGGTCGATCGTTATCGGCGGTCAGACAAGTATTGGTACGGCGATCGGCACGTCGGGATATGGTGTAGTTGGTGGAGGTCTCACGATTGGGACAACTGGTTATCCTTACACTCAGACTGTCGGAGTAGTTGGTGGTGGCTGGACAGCTGGTGGCGACCTGGTGGGCATTTATGGTAGCCAGTACAGTAATACATATCAGTACAGTATTCCTGCTACGGATCTTAGCGTTGATACGGCGATCAAAGCCGGTGATTACAACAGTCTAGCTACCATGGGAAACTCGGCCATGATGGTTGATCGTCGCCTGTTCAACAAGATTGCCAAAGCAATCGTTGCTTCGAACAGCTTCGGACATATTGCCAATTTCATTCTGCGAACAACCAATGTTGATATGAAGCACTACACCGGGAAGATGCTCCGAGCTTTCCAGGAGTCTTCAGAAGACAACAAAGAAGATACGTTGTCGTCATATGTTAGTTCGTTCTTGTATCGGTTTAACGTGAAAGAGTACGTACGATTCGGTATTCAGCAGAAGTCTCATAAACTGTTGAACGCGATCATCAGCAATTTGCTCGGTGGAATCTACGGATACAGTAACGGTAACTTTGTGAACAACAACTACATTAACGGCGTATACAACGTTAGCAACGTAATGCCGCAGCCAACGCCGTACTCGGAAAAAACATTCCGTCATATGTACGGCGCAAAATACCAGGATTTCGAAAAGGTCATGTGTCTCTCGGATAATGAGAACATTCTTTATTCGTTGTTCATCGCTCCGGTCGAAACAAACAAGCAGAACTTGTATCGTCGAGTTCGCCAACTGGGAAAGATTGAGTTGGCTACAAAGATGATCGACGAATCAAAAGAGAAGTGGGCCGAAGCACTTCGCAACATGAAGTAAAACAATGTACGAAATGTTTCGACTCGCGGCCGAGGCTGCGGTCTCGACCAATGATTCCAGGGCTTATCTCCTGGGAGCGGTGGCGGTCCGTGACCGCGATCAGGTGATCGTGCGTGCTGCGAACGGCCCGAGCATGGCTCAGTGTGGCTCGGCGCACGCCGAAGCTCGGGTCCTGAGGAAGGCCGGGCGTGAGCCAATTCTGTACGTTGTACGTATCTCGCGAAAGACTGGACTTTTCACAATGGCTAGACCTTGCGGAGGATGTTTCACGTTGATGCGAAATCATTACGTCAAGCGTTGCTACTACACGATTGACGAGTACAAATACGGAGTAATCGTATTTGACGATGATTATATCGATGAGAAAATTAAACCATTGAAACGGCTCAACGCAACCAAATTCTTTCAGCCGTTCCAACGAAAGAGGCGATTCGTTCCGAAAGTCGAGACTCGTATCTGAACGTGTCTCGGTCGGAATGCTTAAGGCTTACGTAACAGTTGGATTGCAGGCGAGCGGGAAATCAACGTGGGCTCGGGACCTTCTAAAAAAGGAACCGGGTAAATGGAAGCGGATCAATCGAGATCTGCTTCGCGAGCTACTTGATGATTCGGTTTGGACTCCGGAGAATGAGCGATTCATCGTTCGAACCCGAGATATGTTGATGTGTGAGTCTTTGAAGAAAGGCTTCAACATCATCATCGATGATACCAATCTGAAACGTCGGAATTTCGACGACATCGTCGAGGTTATCCGCAGAACGAATCTCGACGTTCATGTGATGGAGAAGTTCTTTCCTGTTGAATTGGAGGAGGCGATCAAGCGAGATGCCGGGCGGACTCGCCCGGTCGGTGAGCAAGTTATTCGGGATACGTACAAGAAATTCGGGTTGAACCATGTCAAAAATTGGAGTTGTCGGTCTGAAACGATCACGAAAGCTGCAAATCAAACTCAACAATACCAATTTAACCCTGCGCTACCCTACGCTATACTTATCGATCTCGATGGTACATTGGCGAAAATCGGCAATAGAAATGTATATGATGCGACAAACTGTGATGAAATCGATATAATTAACGAACCTGTCGCCCGCACAGCAGAACTATATGACGCAAATGGTTACAAAATTATCTTTGTATCAGGTCGCAAAGATACGTACGAAGCTCCAACCCGTAAATTTATTGTGAAGCATCTAGGCCAAAATTTTCAATATCAATTGTATATGCGAAAATCAGACGATGACAGAAAAGATTCTATCATCAAAAGTGAAATATATGATACGCATATCCGTAATAAATATAATCCTTTCTTTATAATGGACGATCGCGATCAAGTGGTAGAATTTTGGCGGTCGATTGGATTAACATGTTTTCAAGTTGCGCCCGGTTCATTTTGAATGGGCAGAAAATTACTTACGAGTATTAGTTGCTTCACGAACGAACAACAAGAAATACTTACTGGCAGCATGCTTGGAGATGGTTGTTTGCAGTTGGCGCGACCTAACAGTAAATTACCTCGACTTAAAATACAGCGGAAAACTGAAGACATTGGATACCTAAATTGGCAATACGAAAAATTCAAAGCATTCTGCATAAGTGGTGTTAAAAAGTGTTCTACATTCGATCGTAGAACCAACAAGACGTATTATGGGTGTTATTTCTATACTGGAATGAATCCTGTGTTTGCAGCAGAACGCTTACGTTGGTATGATGTAAAAAAGAAAATCATTCCACATGATCTTATGCTAACATCACTAACAGTAGCTATTTGGTTTTGTGATGATGGTTGTCTAATCAAAACTAACGATAATAACTTCACCGTTAAGTTCGCAACTAATTGCTTCACAGTAGAAGAGGTAGAGCGTTTAGCAAGTTTACTAAGCTGGCGATACAATGAGTCTTTCAATGTATATTTTTCTGATGGCAAGCCAATCATAAAAGCCGCTACAAAAGCATGTGACACACTTATGAGTGATATCCATCAATATATACCAGACTCGATGCCAAGGAAGAAAATACCATGGATTGATTCAAGGTTGTTAAAATGAACAAGCAAGAATTGCTGGCTGCCATTACGGATAACGTTCGAAAGAAACATCCATGGATGATTTCTCAAGAGAAGTACGTTGCGTTCTTCGGCGAGCTTCCACGCGATTATCTCGAAGAAAGATTGGCCTACGATAACGTCGTAGCAAAATCCAAACAGTACAAAATGCTTCATCTTGTGCTGTCGGAAGTGAAAGTCGAAATTCGGCTTAACCTAGATCAATGCATTGCGTGGGAAATAGGTAGGTGGCCCGAGGCCACGGCTCACAACATCCTTCCTAACGACATAAAGAAACTGCTAAAAAATGAAACTAATAAATGAATCGGGTCGATTGACGGAAGATGGTCGCGAATTTGTTTCTCACTTTGAGGCGGATTTGGATGCCATTTTTCTATCTCATGATTTTGTTGTTCTGTCAGATAATGAAAAGAAAACGCTTGAGAGTATCCTTAAAGCAATCGTAGCGGATAAATTCTCTACGAATCGAGTCAACCGAGCTAAGTTTACAGAACGTGAAGAACGATTGGCAGATGAGTTCTCGCGCGAGGGCGTCGATATCGTCGTGACTCGCGAACCAACGAAACTACAAAAATCTGCCAACGATCTCGGGAATTTGCTTCGTTCCCGCGTTAACTATACAACCGAAATATCATCTATTGGAGTTCGTGAAATTTCGAACGAAATCGTGATCTATCTTAAAAAACAACGGGCCTTTACAGGTATGTTCGGTACGCTTCTTCTTGACTTGATTGAACATGGTTACGACGGTAACAAAGTAATCGTTACATATACTGGGCCGATCAAACCGGCAGGAGTCTAACATGCATTGGTGTCAAGATGAAACGATGATGGTCATGTCTTCTGTCCCGTTCGTTGGCTGGTACTTCCGAAAGTTTCACGCCTGGTACAGTAAGAAATTCCCGAAGCATCAGGAACATTGTCACGCCACCGGAATCGAAACGAATTGTGATTCCGATTCAGAACCGACAGATCCGGATATTCGCGTTCAGATTCCGTTTCCTACAACGGATGCTGAGCAATTGAATGTTCCTACCTTCATCAAGGCAATGCGTGACGATATTCGTGATCCTGGTCCGTATGGAGCAACGTTCATAGCTAGCGTTGAAAACCTAGCTTATACCGATCAAGGTATGTACAATTTGCTTGAGAAATGGTACAACTGTTCCGATGCTGATGAACGCGAAGAACTGGCCAACGATTTGTTGGAAGGAGTTCGTGATTATTCGGTTATGACACTGACTAATCCGAACGTTCCTGTACCTGAGTGTTTCGATCCGTACCATGTCGAGGAATTGAAACCGTTGGTTATGCCGAAGTCAGATAAAGATGAGGACGATTGTTGTCACGGTGGTTGTTGCGATGATGATCACTGATGTCGATACGGGTTCGGGCGACATGATCACTAGGAATGCTCCTAGTCCAACAGTTTCTACTCAATCACACGTTCGGCCAACTCGATGAAGTTCACGGAGTTGAAATCTCTGTCGATTCACGAAACGGCCATAAGTTCAGTCTAAACTACAATCAGATCCGTTCGATAGATTCTGATCCGCTGGCGCAACAATGCCGAGGATTGATCTTGAGTAACGGATCTTCGCTTTTCCCTCAAGCGAGGATGAAGAATGGTCGAAAAAACTACGACCATATTTGTCCAGGTTCGACGCAGGTTCTAGCTCACCCGATGAATCGGTTCTTCAATGCCGGTCAAGGGTGCGCGGCGCCGATCAATTGGTCCGATCCGCAGCTTAAGGTGTTCGAGAAGCTCGACGGAACGTTGTGCATTGTTCACTTCGATCAGATCATCCATGAGTGGCATGTCGCGACCCGGTCTGTGCCGGAAGCGGATATTCCGCTCGAATGCCAGCTCTATACGTTTCGTACGTTGTTCGAGAAGGCCTTGGCGTTCACCGCGGGCGGAACGACATTCCAAGAACTATGTAAAATTCTGAATCCGCACAACACATACTGTTTTGAACTTACTACGCCATACAATCGGGTCGTGGTCGATTACAAAGAATCAACCATCGCGCTTCTAGCGGTTCGTGATAAGTTCACTGGGATAGAGTTATTGCCGGAGAACGAAGCTTGTACGAAGTATGTTCCGGTCGTTGGTTCGTACAATATCGCAGACCTACAAGCTGCGATGGACTACGTCAACTCACGGAGTCCGATGGATCACGAAGGAATTGTTGTTCGTGATTCAAAATGGAATCGCCAGAAGGTCAAGAACCCTGGTTATGTTGCTTACAGTAAAGCACGAGATTCACTCAGTAGTTCTCCTCGTGGCATTCTTGAACTCATCCTGAACGAGAAGGATGACGATGTCATGCCGTACATGCCGGAGGATATCCAAGCCAACATCAAGAAAATGAAGGCGAAAGTATCTTCATTGATGTCGAACTTCGAACAGGATTTCAAAAACGTTTTGATCACGACCGCGTTCCGTCGCGAGAATGATCCGGCAGCTCAGGATTGGCCTGAACAAAAACTTTTTGCGTTGACCGTAAAGGACGCAAAGATATGGTCTCCTCCTTGCTTCAAAATCTTTTCTGGGAAATGCACGAACCTTCAGGATTACATTAAGAAGGCTCGTTTCGTGAATAGTGAGGGAGTGGTAGAAGGAACGTGGTCGAATTCTTTTCTTGACTCGGTTTTGGAACAGATAGGTTGGGAAAGCATTTGGGCTAACGGTAAAACCAAGTCGATCTAACGATTGCTAACTTAGAATTCAAGGGCCGGGTGTTGTCACCCGGCCCTTTTTGTTTAAACCGATATATAGATCTGTATGATCTGGTGGAACCCTAATATCTCGAATGAACAGAAGAATATCCTTGGTGACCCGACACATTTACTTCACAACGACACCGTAACAAAAGTACAGCAAGACCTACTTGACAAAGGTACGGCGTACACTTGGTTTACTTTCTGTAACGAGTTCAAAGACAAGATACGGATCGATATCAACGCTTTCCAAGATCGAGTTATCAATTCGAAAGAAGCAAAGTACATATTCCAATTTGCTGTTCATATTCCGGGTGCTGATCTTCGGAAACTAGAAGATGCAATTTTGGCCTCAAATCTATTTGTACGTTGGGATTACGAATGGGTAGCTAAGTTTGCTGTCAAGATACCCGGTATCAACGTTCGAAAATTCGAAAATCTCGTAGTAGAAGCTCGCCATCCGAAAGCAGCTTACCTGATGTTGAAGTATGTAAAGGGTACGAACCCGAGGAAGGTCAAGGACATTCTGATCAAATCAGGCAAGTCACGATACGTCTACGAGCTTGCCAAGCACCTACCGCTCAAAGAGCGTAAAGCATTAGAGGACATGATCGTCGCCAACAAGAGTAATATGTATGTCAGGTTGTTCGCTCAGAAGGTGCCGGGAGCTGACAAGAAGAAACTGGAACGACGTATTGTCCGAACTAGAAATGCTGATCAGATAACGAAGTTTGCTGACAAGGTTCCGGGCTCGAAATGCAAACGTCTCGTGCCGCTATTCTAGCATATTTACATGAGTGTGAAGCGGAGGATGAAGGGTGCTTGGGGACGTCCGATCAAGAAGGATTCTGAAGGCCGGAACCTGTGTCGCTGGTGCGAGAAACCTGTGCCACCACCTAAGATCACATTTTGTGGTCCTGACTGCGTCCATGAATGGAGACTACGCACGAGCGGTAGTTATGTTCGCAGTTGTGTTCGTAAGCGGGATCGTGAGATCTGCGCTTTCTGCAAACTAGATTGTAAGAAGCTTCGTGTCGAACTCCGCCAACTGTATCATACAGACAAAATTGTTTGGGCCAAACGCATCGAAGATTTGAAGATACCGAAGCATCGTCGGTTCCGTTCACTTTGGGATGCGGATCACATTAAGCCGGTCTGCGAGGGTGGAGGGCTGTGTGGCCTGGAGAATATCCGTACGCTGTGCTGGGCGTGTCACCGCGGGGTAACGAACACCCTCTTAGCGAAGCGCCGAGCTATCAAGAAAGCTGCGAAACCGAAGGTTCGGGTTACTCGGGCTACTACTAAGAAGCCATCTAAAAAGAATGTCAAACATACTAAAAGCGATAATCCGGGCTAACATTGTAAAAACCGCCGCTACTATCGAGGGTACAGAGGAAGATGAGCGAGCCGCATACCAACATGAAGGTCGGGAAATGGCCCGGATGGATCTGGAACGCGACGAAGAACGCGCAAAAGAGGACGCTCGTTTGGCAGCAAATCCAGACTTGCGTCGTTGTTATGAATGCAATGGTGAAATCTTCCATAAAGATCGAATGCATTACCCTGGTAATGACCCGGAAATTGGACCTGCTCACACGCCAGTCTCGAAAGAAGAGTGGGATGCCGAATTGGCAGACTCCGTAGATAACGACCCTATGCAATGGGACGACGAGCCCATGTGTCAGGCTTGCGGAATGTCGATGGATGCCGAGGGCCGTTGTAATGGTTGCCATTCACCTGAAGAGGTTTGTGACTGTAATTTGCCAGCTATGGTTGTTAACCAGAGCATGTCGAGCCGCTTGGTCAAAGCTGCCAATCGTGCCGAGCAGGCCCTAAGCAAGCTTGCTAAGAAAGATAAGGGCCATACCGGCTTCGTTTTCCCCAAGACGCATCCGAAGGTTACGGACAACAAAGACCACTTTCCGATTTCAGATGAGCGTCATGGTCGAAGCGCATTACAAGAGATGGCAAAATACAAAAAAGTTCCATCTTGGTATTCTGGATCACTTGAGGGACTTAGATCAGCTATCTCGCGAGCTGTTCATTCTAAACATCCGGGTATCAAACAAGAGAAAGACAAGTAGTTATATGCTACGGCATGAGTAAGAAGATTTGCCCGGAGATATGCACTGTTCCTGGTTGCACCAAACCATATTTGGCTAAAGGCGTTTGTAGAATGCATTACAAACGTTTACAAACACACGGTGAAGTGGGCTCAATTGAACCGATAAAAGGACCTGGGAAAGTCCTACTTTGCAAGGTGGCTAATTGCAATCGTCCCAATACACGTCTAGGATATTGTTCCAAGCATGACCGACGTGTGAAAATCCATGGCAACCCAAACGTTAGGCTGACAGCAGAAAACGGAACAGGTTGGATAAACGCTGGCGGTTATAGGTTAATGAAATCCAATGGCCGTAACACTTTTGTACACAGATTGGTGATGGAAAAACATTTAGGCAGGAAACTTTTGCGAACCGAAAATGTCCATCATAAAAACGGTAATCGGTTAGACAACAGGGTTGAAAACCTAGAGTTATGGATAACGGCTCAACCGTGCGGTAAAAGGCCGGAAGATTTAGTCGCTTACGCCAAAGAGATTCTTCGTCTTTACGATGACGACCGGCCCAACGCGATAATCACATCGTAGCAATGAAAATTGCGTTAGCTTATCCTAAGATACCCGATACGACCGGATTTCTTCCGAAACAATGCATGGCTTTTGAGAAGTACGATGGAACCAATATTCATTGGGTTCTCAAAACGAATAACTCAGTTCAGTTCGGTACACGCCGAGATCGGTTCGATGCTAACAAAGAAGGCTGGTTGGCTTTCAATAAAGCGCATCCTGGATTGGAAGATCTGGAACATGCGTGGTCCAAAGTATCAAGCGATATAAAACGTGAAGTCTGGAACGTATTCTCATGGAAAGAGGCAATAGTTTTCACCGAGTATTTCGGGCCTTCTTCCTTTGCTGGAGAACATAAACCAAACGAGAAACATGAACTGAAAGTTATCGATTTACAGGTCGAAGGGGTCATGATTGATCCGAAGTTCATTCGTGAGCGATTCTACTATTTACCACAAGCCAAGCTGTTGTATGAAGGGAAATACTCCGGTCAACTTGTCGAAGATATTCGAAGAGGCAAATACACAAAAGGCGAAGGCGCCGTTTTAAAAGGCATGCACACTGTAGGAAATTTCGCCACGCTTCATATGGCAAAAGTAAAGACAGATCAGTATATGCGCTCGTTACAATTCAAATTCAAAGAAAACTGGAAAGATCATTGGGAATAGAGGCTCCGCCCGTCCCAGAGGAAATTAAGTGAAGTATAATGCAGAAATGATTTGGTCTAACATAGAGGCCGATCGAGAGAAGTTGTTTGAGAAGTATAGTGCGAATAGACCGGAAAACTGGAAGTGTGACAGTCGAACTCGTGATATGATTTGCATCATGGAGTGGTTTGCTACCGAACTCAAAACGTTGCCTCTGAATCATGAGCAACGGATGAATCAGCAATACTACTACAATCGGATGAGTCGTGGATGTCAGCAGACCGATGGTAATTGGGATCTGTTCGAATTGGTCGCGACAATTATGAATGAGACTGTTGCAGGCGAGCTGTATATCCCGAATGTACGGTGGCGTCGCCATTGACATCCGAACCTGGTGTGTTATAGTAGGTTATCATGTCGGACAAATATCCCCGTACGTTTCATCTACCTTGGTCACCGGGTGGGTCTTCCGATGACAAAGTCTCGAAGTCGGTCATTCCGTTGCTGGAACGAGACATCGTGATCACGGAGAAGATCGATGGGTCGAACGTATGCATGACCAACAAGGCATGCTTTGCGCGAACTCATGCGCATGCTCCGAAGCATGAAAGCTTCGACGCTCTGAAGGCGTTGCATGCTCAATACAAATTCGTCATGGGACACAACCAAGAGTTCTTCGGAGAGTGGGCGTACGCCGAACATTCAATCCACTACACCTCGCTCCCGGCCTACTTTCTAGGGTTTGGTGTTCGTGATGTCCTGACGAAGAGCTGGCATAACTGGGATCAGGTTGTCTCGGGGCTCAAGCTGATCGGACTCGTCACTGTGCCGGTCCTGTTCCGGGGCAAGGTAGAGACCGAGAAGGAGCTTCGTAAATTGACCGAGGAGCTTGCCGCCGAGCCTTCACGGTGTGGAGGGAAGCGGGAGGGTGTCGTGGTCCGGGCCGTTCATTCCTTTACGGATCAGGACTTCCCGAAGTTCGTTCAGAAGTGGGTCCGAAAGGGCCACGTTCAAACGGATGATCATTGGACCAAGAAAACGATCGTGCGGAATGGATTAGCGTAAGTCTGGGATTAAGCCATTAGGCGAGTTTCTTTTGCCCGAGCCGCGACCGACTCGAATTCCTGAGGATGCTGTCTCAAGTAGACAGCATCCTCTTTTATTTTGGGATTGTAGGCTTTGAAATTGTCACCGTGGCCGATGAGCAAATGGCATTCTTTGCGGCTCATGCAAAGGGTAATCAAATTGTCCGGGTCGAGTTCTAATTCTGGCGCCAAATGGAATGGACGACAATGATGGACGTTTAGCCTTGTGCCGGACCCACATATCTCGCATGTCGGGTGCTGGGCTCGATAATGCTTCTCGACGGTAGGCCAATGACCAGAACGTTTTGGTTCAGGCGCTCCTCGCCGGGCTCCGAATTTAGGCAGATTCGTATCACGAAAATAATGGCGAACAAGGTTGTAACAGTAATGTTTCGCTAACTCAAGAAAAACATATCGAAACAACTCTACAGCCAAATGAATAACGAATCCGAACATATCATAATGCAGGAATATGAACGGGTTCGAATACTTGAACACCTGGGCCATCTCGTTTGTTTCAAGAGGCCTATCCAGCCTGGTTTCTTAATGTGTCAGAGACGTGGTTGTACTCGAAAATTCGAGATCACATGGCAACGTGGGGAGAGTCCCGATCGAGACTACGCAATAAGATTGGTTTTCAATTATCCAGTATCTTTCGATTCTTACTATGGTCCTCAATCGCTGATTATTAGTTACATCAATGAGACGACCGGAGAATACAACGCTCATCCTGATTTAGTTATGGAACTTAAGAGAAACTTTCTTTGCGGGCGATACAATATAATGAGATGAAGTTCACTCTCAAATACTATTACTGGTCGTTTGTCCACAACTGTATCGCCCACCCGTTACTGTTCATTACTTTCGATTCGAAACTTGCTGATTCGTTTCACAACTGGTCAGCTGACAAATGGAGTCGCTACTTTGAAAGAGATTAAAGAAGAACTGTTTGCGTTGATGAAAGAGTTCGACGCTTTATGCATCACGACCAACGGAATCGTTCGAGACGACGGGATGGCGGTGATGGGGAAAGGTGTAGCGCTTCAATGCAAGAAGCTCTGGCCCGAGACTCCGCGTATCCTCGGTAGTCTGCTGCCTTACGGAAACATCCCGTACCAGCTTGGCTATGTGAACAAGGCTGGAGAGTTTCAGACAAACGTCATTGTCGAGTCCGGGTTCATGTGTCGCATATTCAGCTTTCCTACCAAACACGATTGGCGTGACAAATCGGACCTCGATCTAATCAAGCAGTCTAGTCAGTACATGGTTCGTTATGCGAATGAACTAAAGCTCGAAATGATCGCCATGAGTCAGCCAGGTTGTCAGAACGGTGGTTTGTCCTGGGAGAAAGACGTTCGCCCGGTTCTGTCGAAGATTCTCGATGACCGATTCTACATCGTCAGTACAGCAAAAAACTAATGTGGCCGCAATCTCCATTTTGGCAGGGCTTCTTTACGTTGCTACTTATCGAGTTAGTAATCGTTGTTGGTATTGTAATTTTTGCCATTGTGGAAGATATCCTGCGGAGTCCTAGAAAAGAAGATCCGCTTGATCAGTTGGTCTGGACGTACATTGAAAAAGGCAAATTGCATTGGCAGTCTGGTAAGAAAAAATGAAATTCAACGAGCTTGAAGATAAGATGCGGAAGTTTGAGTTTTACCACACTCAGACTGTATTGCAGGATAGTTGGTTTGTCGTTCGTTTGGATGGCCGCGGGTTCAGTAAGCTAACAAAGAAGTACTTCGAAAAACCGTTCGATGAGAAAATGACTACGCTGATGACCGGTGTAACATCAAGTCTCGTCATGGATTTTCAGGCGGATTACGGTTACACAGAGAGCGACGAGATCTCTTTGTTGTTTCGACCGTCTTGGAACATGTACGAACGGCGCGTTGAGAAAATCATCTCGCTCATGGCTTCTGGTGCGACTTCGACGTTCGTTTCGAAGTCAGGTATCAAGGCGCAGTTCGACGGGCGGATCGTTGTCATCCCTTCGCATGCATCTTTAGTGGATTACTTCCGCTGGAGACAAGAAGATGCAAACCGAAATGGACTGAACACGTATGCGCATTGGAATTTGGTGAAGAGCGGGCTAACCGAAGGAAAAGCCTCGTCGGAGTTGGAGCACTGCAACTTCAAGCAGAAGTTGAACAGGATGTTCGACATGAAACTCGACTACTTCTCAGTTCCGAGCAAGTTTCGTTACGGGGTCGGTTTTGTCTGGGAGCATTATGTCAAAGAGGGATTTGATCCGAAGAAGAACGAAAAAGTAATGACTGATCGTCGTCGTGTCAGCCCTGTTGATCCGTTGGTCACGGGAGATGACTATGGTACGTTTATTTTGAACCTCATCACCACGATCGAAGCCCAGCCGCAAAAACTAGAAAAGGCTAAAGATCCGGCATAAGAATATGGCCGATATGAAAGCTTTAGAGAAGCTGATTGACGAAGTATCTTCGCAAGAATTCTACCGAGCCTACAAAAAGCGTGATGAAAAGATAGAAGAGATACGCACGGTCGCGAAAGACCTTCGTAAAAGCCAGCTTATCATTGTTGGGAAAAAGGTAATCCGCAGTCTATATTTTCGCGTTCGTCAGATGCGAATGGCTTACACAACGTTCTATTCGTTGTTGGAGATCTTCCGCATCTACGAGACACCCGAGCTGTATTACTATTTCCAGGACATCGTTCTGAAAGCTGTTCGAGAGAACAAATACGATTCACAGTGGTTTCTGATCACATTGCTCAAAGTGAAAAACAGGCTAGACGGAGATACGAACAGATTACAGGATATATACATCGAACGTTACTTGTCACCGAATCAAAATGATCGAATTGATGCAAGATTTCTACAGGTGTTCTTCAGCGAGATTCCGTTCTACGACAAATCTAAATTGTTCCGACATTGTGTACGCCACAAAGCGATCAAAGATACGTACGGAGGAGAGTTGCTCGGCATTTTCTTTGGAATGAATCCAGAGTACAAAAAGTACATGGTTCTGGAATAAAACGCTATATTGGTAGACCCTGTTTTACGGAGCGATCATGAAACTCTTCTATCAGCTTTCGCGTGACGAACAAGAAGCCGCCATTGAACACTGCGCTGATTTAGTAGCGAACAATGCATTGGAAAAAGGATTGAGGATTGAAGTGTCGGACGACGAAGCGGGACAAGAATTGAAGCAGCGCCTTGACTCGATGCTGGAGGAACTCACGGAGAGAAAAGACCTGAAGTCCCGCGAGCAGAAGATCGAGTTCCTAATGAACGACCAAGCTTTCGCCGATACGATTTTTGAGCTAGCCTCCGAGATGGCGCATAGCTCGTTCTATCACACTGATGATGAGCTAACGATCACGATGGCTGCTCTGGCCGAGCGTATTCAGGATAATGAAGAAATCGACGAAGAGGCCGAAGCCGAACCTGAACCAAAGACAGTTGACGAGTTGGTGAAGGATCAGCAAGCAGCCTTAAAAAAGCACCAGCTTAATTAACGTTTGGAGACGGATGCCACGAAAGCATGAGCCAAGAATAAGTTCAGCCAAAGAAGTACACCGAAAGCAGTACAAAGAATGTCCTTTCGATGACTTCCTAAGGCTTTCGCAGCAGAACTGTCACTATTGTAATTGCCCTCCTTCTCGAACGTGGAAGATTGAGAAACATAATGGCAAGAAGATAAGCGCGCATCAAATCAAGTATGGCGCTTTTACTTACAATGGATTGGATCGCAAAGACAATTCACGAAACCATGCCGTTGATAACGTCGTCACTTGTTGTTGGCCGTGCAACAACATGAAGGGCAAAATGTCCTACGACGAATTCGTCGCTTACATCAAACATATCAACAGTAATTTATGCAAACGCGATTCCTTGTTTTTACTAAACGCGGAAACCACGCTTTCTCAATCGATGCTGGAAGCGTGCTGGAACCCTACCGTCTCTCTTATCGAGGATCGCCTGGTGCAAATGACGTCCAAAAATGGATCGACCATGGGCTTATTGAATTGGTTGGGAAGCCCGGCAAACGAAAGCAGCGAGTCACCTTCGCACGAGATCCAGAATTTATTGACCGCGTAATCGACCAGCTACTAGCGTACGGGTATTTTGTAAGGAGTGAACCCATTGAAGATACTTAACAAGTCGAAAAAGCCGTGGAGTTACAAATCAAGCTGCATGCATTGCAAAACAAGAGTTCAACTTGATCGCTCGGACGTAACTTTCGTGCCGGATGATCGTGATGGAAACTGTGTCAAGTACACTTGCCCGACCTGCAAACGCGAAGTATTTATCAGCGTAAAGGTGGCTAAATGGCAACCTGTTTGAGGTTCTTCTCGTAATACTCGGTCAGGATCGGTACGACCCCGCGAATCGCACCTCGTAGTGCTCCCGTGAAGTTCTCGACATCGCCATGTTTCGTTCCGAACCTGTCTCGCACCGCTTCGTTTACTTCCATGATCCGCTGGAGTTCGCCTGCAAAGAATACAGCTTTCTTCAGTGTAGACATTTCCGGATCGAATCCAACGAATAAATCCGTGAGAAGTTTGAACAACTGAACCATATCGGGATGGTGAACAATAACTTTGCCTTCGTCGGTTCCTAGCATCTCGGAGATCATTTCCTCCATGTGAGTGCGGAAACCTTCGAATATTTTCAAGATAGCAGAGAAGAAATCGTTTTTCTCAGACGCTAACGCATGAAAATAGGCGGACTTGAACAAAAGCTCTGATGGCATATCCTGATGCCAGATTAATCAGCTTCACCGCTGAACGTCAGAACTTCAAAGCCCATTCCGACCAAGCTCTTGTGTGGCAAACAGTTTCGTGCGTCGAACACGATTGCCTTGTTCATGTATTGGCTTAGCTGACGCCAATCCATCGTTAGATACTCTGACCACTCGGTACAGAGGATCACGATATCCGTGCCATCGAAGATATCCGAGACATGCGGCGGGTACTCTACGGCTAGCTCTGGATACCGCATCGACATCTTTATCGAGCATACCGGGTCATGTACGCGAACCCGTGCCTTGTGCTCCAACAGCACATGCACGATGTCGATCGCTGGAGAATCAACGATGGAGTCCGTCATCGGCTTGTAGGCGAGCCCAAGGATGCCGATGGTCTTCCCCTCCAGCCCCTTCAGTGCGTGCGAAATCTTGTCAATTAGGACGTCTCGCTGGGCATAGTTGGAGACGAGGGCATTCTTGATAAGCGGGACCTCGATCCCAGCTTGACTCGCAGCCTCAGTCAGCAACGTGAAGTTGTCGCCGTATTCTTTCCGGCTCCAGCCGAGTCCGTACTTCAACTGTAGATTGTTGACACCTGAAGCCCGGAAGACGCTCAAGATGTCCTCCGTGTTGGCACCGTACTTCTCTGCCAGATTGTTAATCTCGTTGACGAAGCTTGTCTTCAATCCCTTGAAGACCTGTTCACCATGGTAGGCCAGTTCGGCAGAAGGAATGTCGGTCCAGATGACTTTCCCAGGCGGACGAGCCGGGCGTTCGATGAAGTCTGGAAGTAATACGGTTTGGGAGACCATCGGCTGGTAGATTGTCTTGAGTGTCTGGAGAGCCATGATGTCCCGAGTACCGATCGCCATCTTCTCTGGGAAGAAGGTGTCCGAGACCAGCGTGCCGGTATTGGCGAACGGTACTTCGTACGCAATCGAGAAACTTGAGCTTTTCTGACGGATGATCCCGTCCATTTCGGCGGTTGTGCCGAGCTTGTCCTGAGTTTTATTCACCAGGACACGAAACTTATCTTTGAGTGACCCGGCGAAGATCTGGCAAAGCTCCATTTTGGAGTAGCCAAGGTTCGACGTGTAATAGACGATATCGCTTGTTTCGATGGCTTTCGTAAGGTTGGTAGTAAACGACAGGCCTGAATTCACGACCTTTATGGCCTCGTTTAGATGCGGCTCGTAGAAATGCAGGGAGTTTTTCTTCAGAAGGTCTACTTTTCCCTGGTTATCATCGACCACGACGACAAAATGGTTCATATAAGCGAGTAAAATCGCTGTAGATAATCCAATTTCATCCGTCCCTATTACAGCGATGTTCATCTTAAGATATATGGGATTATTGAGATGAAAGAGTTATCCCTGTGTTGCATCAACAAAGATGAAAATTGCTATTTGCCCGAATGGATCGCTTATCACCGGAAGGTTGGTGTCGAGCATTTTTTCATCTACGACCACGAAAGTGCTGTCCCGCTTGCTCATACGTTAGCCCGGGAAATTGCGGAAGGTGTGGTCAGTGTCACACGAGTAACTGGAAGGGCCCAGCAATTTCCGGCTTACAGACATTGCTTGGAGCATTTTGGAAAACAATCCAAATGGATCGGCTTCATCGATATGGATGAATTTGTTGTTCCGAAAGAAACGAGAGATTTACGTCAGCTGTTGGCAAAGTTTGAGCAATTCGGCGGTCTCGGTGTCAACTGGCTAATTTTCGGCTCTTCAGGACTTTTGACTAGACCAGAAAGTCAACTCCGATCTTTTGTGAAGCGGACCGAAAACTCTGCGACTGACAATCGTCACATCAAAAGTTTCGTTCAACCTGAACATGTTTCTTCGACCGGGCCCGACCCACACCATTTCATCTACAAAAAAGGATTCTTCTGCGTAAACGAAAAGAATCAGTTGGTACGCCAGGCATGGTCTCCAAATTCAACCGAGCGAGTTCAATTGAACCACTATTACCTCCGTTCGGAAGCGGAATGGCGGGAGAAGATGGCTAGGCTCGTTCAGGGAGGTCGCGCTGATGGCGTTCCACCTCGCAGATGGGAAGAGTTCGTTGAGATGGATAAGATAGCCAATATCGTGGAGGACCGTGAGATTCTGAAGCTATTGGATCAAGAGTGATTCGTATATCAAAGAAACCTCATATAGATGAGGAAGCACATGTATAATCAGGCCTGGGTAAAAAAGAGACTGGATGCGATAATCACCTTTTACGGGGCCAATTTCTTCTTGAAGAAGAAAATCCTAGATGTTGGATCTGGATATGGTGAGATTGCTTCCGCGCTCGCAGGGCTTGGAGCGAGCGTTACCTGCGTTGATGCCAGGCACGCGCATATAACTAAAATCCGGGCCCAGAACCATACGATACGTGGTGTCGTTGCCGATCTAGAACGTGAGTGGCCATTTGCTGGAGAGTATTTCGATCTAATACTGCATCTCAGCACGTTAGATCATATGAACAACATTGATCAACATTTAGAGAACATTCTAATCTCTTCAAACTATCTTGTGCTCGATACTCAGGTTTGCGATTCGTTGGACCCTGCCAAAATACCTTTAGTCAAAGAAAGTAAACTGAACGTGCTTCACAGCTACAGTGGAGTCGGGTGTCGTCCATCGGTCGGGTACATTGAGGAACAGTTCAACAAGAACGGTCTTGTTTACGAGCGAGTCGATGACATGAATTGCAATAGCAAAGGGTTTGTCTACGATTGGTTTCCAAAAAACAATGGAATGATTCGTGATGGCTTATCACGAATGTGGTTCGCAAAACGACATTCACTAATGAACCTTGAGACGATTCCAGGAAAACATTCACATCCTATTGTTTTTGACAGACCGAAATTCATTCACCCGCATCATGTTCTCCAGGAACATGTATTACCAACCGTGCTACCAACACCCGTTCCAGCAGCAAAACCTATCGATGCATCACTTCCTGCTACTGAAGTACCGACTCCATCGGCCGGACCAGAACAGATTCAACCTATTCGTTCATTCGTTGCTCCAAAGCAACGGATAAGATTGTTCTATAACTACTATGTTGACAAAAACCCGACAAGAAGACATGAAATCGACCAGTGTATTCAAAAGCATATCGATAGTCAGAACTATGAACTCGTAGTGGTTGAATCAGAAAAGAATCCGACATTCAGCTTGTTTTTCGAAAAGATCAATTTGATAGTTGCACCTGATGACATCAGTATCATTTGCTACGCTGATATTTTCTTTGATAACTCGATTACGTTAACAAAGAATATACCACATCAGTCGGTGTATAGTTTGTCACGCTGGGATTGGCATCAGAATCGTACCGAGTTTATTGCTCCGAACAATAAACATGATACTTGGATTGTACGTGGTCATGTTAAAAATGTCGATGGTGATTTCAAAATTGGCAAACCAAATTCTTCAGGGAGAATCGCTTATGAATTTGATAAAGCTGGTTACAGCGTAACTAACCCATGCTCATCCATAAAGACTTTCCATTATCACGATTCAGGAATTCGAACGTATACAAAAGAAGAAACAATCGAAGGCCCGATCTTGATTGTCAACCCATGTAATCTCTAGAAAGAATCACAATGAAAGTAATGTTTGTTGGCGGCGGCAGAAGAGTATCCTTGGCAAGGCGTTTTATCGATACAGGATTTGATGTCTTTGCTTATGAAACGGATGAGAACTGTCCAATAAGTGAAGTTGCGACCGTCGTGGTTGGAAAAAAATGGACCGACAAGGATGTCGAACAACACATCCTCGATACCTTCTCCGCGTATTCGATTGATGTAGCGATTCCTTTACAAGACCATGCGACAGTTGTTTTGTCGCGCCTGGCTCCGCAAACGAAAACGGCAATCCCGACAGCTACCGAAAGCATCAATAACGTTTGCTTAAACAAAAAGGTATTCGAAGATAACCTTAAAGGATTTGATTTCTATCCTAACGTAACAGATGATTGCGAAAAGATCATTGTCAAACCAACGTTTGGGTTTGCATCGAAGGGCATCTCGATTCTTCCGCGCTCTGAGTTTGGAACAGGCGAAACGATCAGTGAGAACTACGTCGTGCAACGATACGTTGAAGGTGGATTCGAGATCTCGGTCGATGCCTACTTCAACAAAGAATCCAAAATGATTGATGCTGTTCCAAGACGACGATTGGAAATCCAAGGCGGTGAAGTTAGTCGTAGTATCACGCTGGATCGTGACGCCTTCAATGTTGTCGAGATTACTAGGACAATCGGAGAAAAACTTGGTCTTATCGGTCCAACTTGCTCTCAGTATATTGTTGATCGTGATCGGGCGTTTATCATGGAGATCAACGCCAGGTTCGGCGGAGGCGTTATTCTAAGTTTAGAAGCGGGATTCAATATTGTCGATTTGATCAAACGTGAGTACATTAATCATCGAAGAATCATTCCGATGCCCTTTCCTTGGAAGAAAGATTTTGGGATGGTTAGATATTTCCAGGAGCATTTCTATGAGTAAGACTTTTGTATTTGATGTTGACGGAACGTTGTGTGAAGAACGTAAGACTTTCGAAAAGTTCTTTGCCGCTCCCAAGCAGGATGTCATTGACATCGCGAATAAGCTATTCGATGCCGGGCACCGGATTATCGTTTATACCGGTCGCAGCTGGGCAGAATATACTATTACTGAACATTGGCTAAAAGAGCATAATGTTAAGTACCACATGCTAATGTGTGGGAAAGTATACTACGATCATTGGATCGATGATCGTGCGATAAACGTGAAAAACGTTGAAGACCTGGAGAAAAAATGAGCGATACACTAGGCGGAATCATCGACAAACTCTTTACAATCGATACGAAAATGTGGGTCAATCAAGACTTGATCTACGAAATTCGTAGAATGTCTTTCGAAGAATATAAGGCTAAATACTTCAATTCCGAAGAGGGTGCTCAAGCCCTTTGGGACTGTCTCAAGAAAGCTTGTGACCTTAACGTCCAACGAAATCAGCTAATCGATGAAATCGATCAGAAGATTATCGAAATGATCGAAGCAAAGGCTGACGGTCAGAGCTTGGATGAAGGCAAGTTTATTCAGCGTAAACACAAAACTTACTAAGGAACGCTATGTATTACGGTCAACTCGATTTAGACAAGGTGTTGCATGAAACATTCTTCAAAGAAAAACGAAATGGATTCTTTGTTGAATGTGGCGCGTACGATGGACTCGGTGAGTCAACTTGTAAGTTCTTCGAAGAATCGATGGGATGGAAGGGATTGAATATCGAGCCCGTTCCGTATACATTTGAGCGGCTGGTCAAGAACCGACCAGACAGTATCAATGTCAACGCCGCGCTCTCTTCTACCAATGGTAAAGCTATCTTCCATAACCCGATCCATCCCGAACTTGGTAAGTTCTTCGGGTGCGGCTCGCTGGCTCACTCGGAAGAGCACAAAAAAGGTATCGTTGGATACCAGATGGACGATTTCGAAGTTGAGACGGTTAAGTTCTCCGACTTGTATCTAAAGCACTCCTTGCCCGACATCGATTTGTTCGTGCTGGACGTGGAAGGACATGAGGAGACAGTTCTTCCCGATATCTTGACCATTCCAACCAATGCTTTGCCAAAAGTATTTTGCATTGAACACAAAATCATAGCGGATGATCCGATCTCTGCAATGTTGAAACCCTGGTATGACTACCATAGCACAAGTTTCCACAATGTATTTTTTGTGAAACGTTAATGGTTAAAACTCTTGAATTTGAAATATGCGCTGGAATTGGCGACAACTTAGTTATCAGAATTTTTCTTGATAGCATCAAACACAACTATAACCGAATTAGTATTGCTCACAGTCGGTCAGTTATCAATTACTACAGAGGCGGAGACCAAAAGTATTACAATTTCCTCAGTGAACTTTCGAAACTGATATTCTCCGAGCCTCCATTCTTTTTTGATCCGAGAGGCAAGTTCCCTCCAATCCATACAGAGAAGGTCATTACCGAACTAGCCAGTAAGCCTAAGTTGACAAACCTGGACAAGGTCTTGTGCAAAGGCACGCCGCTCGATGTGGGAGAAGAATACATCGTTCTGACAACAAAAGTACGTTGCCTGAATCGTTCGACCTTCTTGCCTTTGTCCGTTCAGTTCTGGGCCATGTTGCGAGAGTTGTCTAAGAAGTACAAGATCGTCGTCATGGGTGAACGTGTGGTCGAGATAAGCAAAGAATACAAAGGCTCGGAAAATAGCATTTTTGGTATTTACGAGCAGATCATCGCCAACGTCCCACAAGATCGGTTAGTAGATAAAACGATTCCGGCCTTAGGGATCACTATCCCTAACATGGCTAATATTCAGCAAGATTGTTTGATTATGAAGAATGCTAAACTGGTCATCACACTCGGTATCGGAGGTAATTTCTGGTTATCTGCTGCCGTTGCAAATACACTGGGATTTCGTGATGATGTTGACAAAGTGACGGATTACATTACCAATCCAAATTATCCAACAGTATTTACTACTAGGGATTGGTCATTGTTCATGTCTAAATTACAAGAATACAAATGAAGAAAATAGCGGTAAGTATCCCGACGTCTTTGGGAGAGATAATTAACATCAAGGCTCATCTTGAAGATGTAAAACACGAATACTCTGAGATTCGTCTGAATTTCAAGAAGTCGTTATGGAATTCCTGCCTTCATACCGAGGCCAAAGATTGGCCGCAGAAGAAAGTCTTATGGGATAAATATCTGAATGACATCGGTCAATTGTTTTTCTCTGAACCGCCCTACGTGTTGGATCAGAGAGAGTTTACATTCTATGATTGTGGCGATTTTATTCGTATACACCGGCTGACTCATAGAAAAGCCGAGATGGCTCATTTGCTTTGCAAAGGCACATCGTTGAATATCGGCGATTACATCGTTATTACAACCAAGGCTCGACAATTAGACAAAAAGGCTTTCTTTGGTCCTTCTATTCGTATGTGGGACGTATTACGAAAGCTTTCAACCAAATACAAAATTGTTGTCTTGGGCGAACGCGAAGTTGAAATGAGGAAAGAATACGATGTCTACGAGAACCAAATCTTTGGTATCTATGACCAGATCATCGCCAACTTGCCTGCGGAACGCATTGTTGATTTGACTGTTCCGGCTCTTGGCGAGACGGTTAGTGACTTGAAACAGATTCAGCAAGACTGTTTGATTATGAACGAAGCAAAATTCACAGTCACTCTTGGAGTTGGTGGTAATTTCTGTATGGCTACGTCGGTATCGAAGATGGCTATCGGCTTTCGAACTGATAATTTAGCTATGACAAATCGCATCTTCAATCGAGATTATCCTAACGCCATTATTACTAAAGATTGGGCATACTTCATAAGAACGTTGGAGAAGTATTTATGATCAGCAATAAAGGTAAAATATGCAACATAGATGAATGTAAAGGCGCAGCACATTCTAAAGGACTGTGCAAATCGCATTACGAACAAAAACGTAAATCGTGTATAAAAACAACCGGGCTCGTCTGTAGCATTGCTAGCTGCCAAAACCCGCCCACTTCTTCAAATGGAGCTGGTGTTTGTGACAGTCATAAATACCGGAAAAGAAGATATGGCGATGTAAATGCCCCATTACGTAGAGAGAACGGCACCGGTCATATTAGCGGCCAAGGCTACATCCATGTAAACAGTAAAGGCGGGATAAGAAAATTCCAGCATAGAATAGTGATGGAAGAGCATCTAGGCCGAGCATTGCTGCCACAAGAGACCGTTCATCATATCAATGGTGACAGGAAAGATAACCGTATAGATAACCTTGAACTGTGGAGCCACAATCAACCACCAGGACAGCGCGTTGAAGATAAGGTTGAGTGGGCTAAGAACATACTGACAATGTATGAACCTGACTTCATCAGACATATCAAATTTCGAGAACAGTCTAGACTGTGGTTCAAGTTAGGAAAGAAATGATACCAATATATAAACCGTATCTGCCAAAAGGTTCGCTTGATTTAGCGCATGAGGCACTTGATTCCACATGGATATCTTCGCAAGGCAAGTATCTTCAGATTGCTTCTGAAAAATTACAAGAGTTATTAGGCGTTAAACATGTCCAGCTTGTTTTTAACGGAACAGTCGCTTGCCACCTGTTAGCCAAGGCTGCCGGAGCCCTTCAGACTCAGGAAGTTGCCGAGGTCATTGTTCCGAACAACGTGTATGCCGCAGCCTGGAACGCCTTCTTGTTCGATACGAACTACACACTCTACAGTGTAGATGCCGATCTCGATACATGGAACTACGATTTGCTGGACTTGGATCTTGCTATCCATGCCCATCCTCATGCCACGGTTTTGATTGTACACAATGTCGGTAACATCATCAATGTTCCCGAGTTACAACGTGCATACCCCAATACAGTTTTCGTAGAAGACAACTGTGAAGGATTTCTTGGAAAGTACGAAGGCCTTCAGTCAGGCACGAGCAGCTTTGCATCAGCAATCTCGTTCTTCGGTAACAAGAATATCACGAGTGGCGAAGGCGGAGCTTTCATCACCAATGACGATGACGCTTACGAACATGCCAAGTGTATTCAGTCACAAGGTCAGTCGAAGAAGCGATTCGTTCACGATTACCTTGGATACAACTACCGAATGACCAACATCCAGGCAGCTATCCTGGCAGGTCAACTTGAGTTGTTGCCAACCATCCTTGAAATGAAACGTCAAGTGTTCACAACGTACCGGACCGCATTGGCAGACCGTGAAGATGTCTTGATGCAACTGTCTGATCCGACTACCGAGCATTCGAACTGGATGTTCGGTTTACGAGTGCCTAAGCAATTGAGTTACGAACGTGCTGAGTTATTTTTCAAACAGAATGGTGTAGAAATTCGCCCGATGTTCTATCCGATTCATGAGCACGGCTACCTTAAGAAGAATTTCCATGTCAAGTGGGATGATTGCACCAATGCAGAAATTCTGAGTAAAGAATGCTTCATATTACCAAGTTATCCAGAGCTAACAGAAGACGAACAGTCCCACATTCTTACTACGCTTAACGATTACATAGAGAGCTATGATGCCACACAATTTCCATGATCCTTTAGAAGCAAGTTCACATGCTCCTCCAGGTGAAGAAATACCTGTGACGCATCCTACCGCGTGTATCACCGGAATTACTGGGCAGACCGGTTCGTACCTGTGTGACTTGTTGATTGCGAAAGGCTACAAAGTCTACGGGATGAAACGTCGTAGTTCGTCGTTGAACACGGGACGTATCGATCATATCTACGAAGATCCGACTCGGCATGGCAAACTTGAAATGATGTTCGGAGACCTGACCGATTACTCGTCGTTGTCAACTTGGATCTCATCTGTAAAGCCAGACCTGTTTTTCAACATGGCTGCGCAAAGCCACGTTCGAGTCAGCTTCGACATTCCGGAGTACACGATGGATGTGACCGGTACCGGCGTCCTGAGAGTGCTGGAAGCAATCCGCCAGTACAGTCCCCGAACACGGTTCCTCACGGCTAGCAGCTCGGAGATGTTCGGTTCTACTCCTCCGCCGCAGAATGAACAGACAGCCTTTCATCCTAGGTCACCATACGGCGTTGCGAAGGTCGCTGGCTACCACATGACCGTCAACTACCGGGAAGCCTACGGCTTGCATGCAAGCAACGCGATCTCGTTCAACCACGAGTCGAGTCGTCGTGGTGAAACATTCGTTACACGAAAGATTACGAGGGCTGCGACACGGATCAAGCTAGGCTTGCAGAACAAGCTTTACCTCGGCAACCTCGACGCCAAGCGTGACTGGTCGCATGCGGCGGATGTCGCCGAGGCAATGTTCCGGATCATCACGGCGCCCAACCCAGATGACTACGTTGTCGCAAGCGGTGAGATGCACTCCGTGCAGGAATTCGCCATGCTGGTGTTCGACAAGCTTGGGCTGAACTATCTTGATTACGTTGAGTTTGATCAACAGTATTTACGCCCATCCGAAGTCGATGCGCTCTGCGGCGACTCGTCCAAACTAAAAGCAAATCTAGGATGGGAACCGCAATTCAATTTTGAGCAACTGATTGACGAGATGGTGTGTGCCGATATGGAACTGGCCAAAAAAGAGAAGATGTTGCGGGATCATGACTAATGAAGAAAAGCTTAGCGATGGACATCAATGTTGGAATTGGTGATCATTTATTCTTACGTATATTCTTAGATGGTGTACGAGACCAATACGAACGGATCGCGATTACTCATTCTAAACCAGGGATGGAGTTTTGGCACAACAACAATCAAGCGCGGTGGGCTTTCAACCTCCAGCTCGGCGCACTGGTATTCAATGAACCTCCGTATGTTCTAGTTCCGAATGCACGGTTCCCGTTCTACCCGAACGAACGAATTGTCAAAGAACTGAACAACAAACCGGTACGACCAAACTTCGATCAATTGTGCGTGGGCAAATCGATCGACGTCGATAGTTACGTTGTCCTGACAACAAAAGTTCGAGAGTTCCCTAAGGAACTATTTGAGGAGATGAAGACCAAGCTGACTCCAGCGCTACAGAATTTAGCCGGTCGCTATAAGATCGTGATTCTTGGAGAGCGTGATGTTCAACGAACAAAAGAATACGAAGCAGAATGCAATCGTCAGCGGGTCTTCGGCATTTATGATTATTTTACCAGTATCCTTCCGCCAGACAGAATTGTAGATTTAACCATCCCAGCGCTCGGTATCATTCCATCGACGATGTCGCAGTTTCAGCAAGATTGTCTGATCATGAAGGAAGCGCGGGCAGTCGTGACTTTTGGAATGGGCGGTAATTTTTGGATTGCCACGAGCGTAGCCAGAACCGTAGGATTACGAGCTGATACTGAATTAGAAAGGCTTTCGATCAACATAGATTATCCCAGTACGTTGCTAACAAAAGATCCAGATCAATTCGTTGGATATTTGACTAAGATCTAAATTCACGAGACTTGATTCGAAAGACGAGACCGGCTCCAGAACGACCACTGGTTTTTGGGTGCGACCATGCAGAATCAAGAGACAGTTCAGGAAATCACGTACGCAGGTCCGTGGGTTGAAATATCCCCGCAACACTTCCTTCGTTATCGGATTGATAAGGAACACGACGAGAGCCGGGATAAGATTCCGATGGGCCGAGTCATTGGTAAAACGAAGAAGGGAATTGCGGGCTGGACATGGTCCGTCATGACGATGCATCGCTACGTTTCGACGACCACCGGAACGTGTACGAACAAGCGGGACGCGATCCGTGCTTGTGATGAGGCGTTGAAACAGGAGCGTGTGCTGCTGTTGAAACCACGGCACTACTCATTTCTATGAGCCAGAAGATCGCCTTCCCTTGGATTGAAATCAACAAAACTAGTTTCATTCGCTGTTCTTCTTCTTTTCCTGGGAAAAGTAATTTGGCAGCTATTAGCTGTTGGATAGTCCATATCTTGGCTCTCACGCCGCATCATTGGGTAGCGCGCTACCTTGATCGAGAAGCGAACATGTCTCTCCATGAGATCGGTAGATATCGAACTAAGAAAGGTGCGCAAAACGCATCCGATCGTCATTTGAAGGAGCTGGGTTACCGGTTGGTTTTGGACAAGGTCATGGTGCTGGCATGAACATTCGAAAAGTAAAATATGCTTTTCCATGGGTCAAGTCTGGTATTGCGTATGCCAGGCTGGCTGAGGACAAACTCTATGTCGCAATGATCAAAGAGATTCACATTCGTGATAAATGTTTTTGGACAGCCGAGATCATCGATAAGTTCCAAGGGCTTTGCATCCCGATCGAGCCAACCGATGGATTTCGTAACAAGAAAGAAGCTATGGCAGCTTGTGATGTTGCGTTAAAAGAACATGGCTATCTCGTCATTCCACAAAAATTCCGCGTCATGATATAGAGAAGCAATGGCAATCGTTACACTAAAAGACAGAATGAATAGCTATCAAGCATGCTATTCACAAAAAATTCTGCCGCGAGTCCCGATCGTAATCACGATCAACGGAAGATCGTTCAGCCGAATCACGTCGAAGATCGAGAAACCATTTTCTCTCGATTTTTTGAATGTGATGTGCGCCACTACAATCAAACTGTGCCATGAAGTCGAAGGAGCGGTGTTTGCCTATACATTTGGCGATGATATCACGTTGGTTGTACGTAACGACCAGTCGCTTGAAACGCAGGCGTGGTTCCAGAATGACATTCAGTCAATGGTGTCGGTCTCGGCGTCTATTGCTACTCTGGAGTTCAGTTCAGCTGCGAAGTCTTGTGATCTTCTGCTTGGCGGCGAACCAACGTTCATTTCGAATGTCTTCGCCGTTCCAAACCTTACTGAAGCCGCCAATGTGGTTGTCTGTAAACAGCAACTCGCTCAACATCGTGCCTTGACCTCGGCCGTGCTGCACGAGCTAACAAAGAAGTATGGCGATGATGCAATCGATATCTTGCACAACCGAACCGCGGATGAAAAAGAAGAATTGCTTCAGGAGTACGGTATTCACTTTAACAGTTATCCTCAAGCATATCGTCGTGGGGTCGCCTGTTATCGCGCTAAGACAATTGTTCAAGGAAAAGACGGTCAGGTGATGAAAAACAAGTGGGTGGTCAACACCGAACTACCTTTATTCGCGAAGGAACAAGTTTTTTTGTCGAACATCCTTACAACCGGATCAGACATATTTAGAGCAAATGAGCTGGAGAAAAGCAGATAAACTAGACTCGTCGTACGAGAGCGTAAATGTCCAATGGTTCCGAGTAGCTCATAAGGATGGATCGTTCGATAACTTTTCGAACATCTCCGAGCTAATCATGAATGCTCATACTCATCTAAATGATGACCTGTACAAGATATTTGCGAAATACCTGTTCATGAACAACAAGAAAGCGACCGTGTCGTTGGCATACCGGTATGTTGCGGCTGGCGCCGAGGAAACTTGCCTCATCTTCATCGGATACGATGAGACGTACGATGCAAAAGTAGTCCACGGCAGACAGCAAGTTTTGTTTCCAAACCATTGCGGTAAAGCTGTCTATACGGCAACGATGCCCGATGGTGTTCTGATCAACACGACGCTACAAGAAGTCGATACCGAAACAATATGCAACTTCAAAATGCCAGGTGAAGCATTCCGTGCGTACCGCAAGGATTTCAATCTTAAGAATCTGAAACTGATGGAGTAAGCTGGCTTCGCTACATTACTTCTTGAACAGACCCGTGAAAATATCGAGGATCGTCTGAAGCCAGTTTGTACCACTGATCTTTGGAACCGGAGCCGGTCCTGGAATCGGAGTGTCGGGTGTGATGACGCTTGGCGGCGGATCGGTGATGATGAGTTCCGGCTCGACCGGCAATGGTTCGGGGTTCGGAACAGGTGGTACGACCGGTGGCAGCGGAGGCGGTACGACTGGCGGAACGGCCAATTCGTAATCGTTCGTCTTCATGAATTCGTTGAAGTAACGGTTGACCCCAGCAACGTATTCGCTTTCTGGAGCGGTGTAGTAGTCCTCAACCTTCAAAAGGTGGGCAAACTCGGCCGGAGAACCGGCAACTACGGCAGGCCACGCGCGTTTGAAGTGCGTTTGCGAAAGTTGAATAAGGTAATCTTTCGCTCCGTCAGCGAGCGTATCGTAGGCGCGGAACCATGTCGTCGGATCTGGTGGAAAGAACTGCTTCTTGACGCCACCGACCATTTCCCACGTTCCTGGAAGCATGCAGTACTTTTCAGGCGAAGCGTTGCGGATTTTCTTGATATTGCCGAGGTTGTAGTTCCAACAGGCGTTGCCGCTACCGGTTTCGAGACAATATTGCGACCACAGTACACCAATCGAGCCTTTGCTTGGTATATTCCCGAACAGATCTTGCCAAGCCAATACGAGGGCTTTGATCAACTCGGTAGTGGTGAATTTGGTTCGAACTAGAGGTACGTTTGTGTCTGTCATTTTTAATCCGTGAGTCAAGATGTCTGATGTAGTAACGATAGAAAAAGAAATCACCTTTGCTTTTGATAATTTCGAATCCTATTCGGACGACGATCAGATTCGACTGGTAGTCGCCTTACCGAAATGCATTAATATGCAGAAGGTAGGATTTGATGCAAAAGTGCCGATTTTGTACGGATTACTATGGTTCTTTTCAAACCGTATCCTTCGAACGGACAATCATTCTGGTATCCATAAAATCATCAGTACGAACAGTTCAATCATCACGAGTATCATCCGCGAAACGGAACTGCGGCTTCGTCTTCAGGAAACATTGACGCAGAGACGGGAAAAAATGATTCTGAATTTTCTCGACTTTCAGCGGGTACCAAAAGTCCCTCACATGACATTTCCGGATATGATGCTGTTGGCTGTCAATGGTAAAACGGCTGACAACGTCGCCCAGACATTGATGATCGAATACACTACAAGGATGGAGACGTACAATAACGAGATGACGAAAAAGACCAATAGTTGGCGCTCGCGTGATATGGATTTTTACGCTAATGGTATGATTTCGTTGGCTGAGAAGTTTCAAGACATGGATATGATGCCAGTCTTTCGGACCTTTGTGAAAATGAAAGACAACAAAAATGTCGAACATTTCGCAAATACAGTACCGGAAGTTAGAAAGTATCTACTCCTGAAGTGATCCGTCGAGACCGGTACTGTGGGCAACTAGCTAGTTAGTGGCCAAGATGCACCCGGCACGTCGCAAAATCATAATGAGGCTGCTGCTAGATCGAGATGGATTCGATTGTTGCTACTGTACAAGCGAATTGACTTTCGTTACCGCGACGCTCGACCACATCATCCCGAGTTCGGCTGGAGGCACGGCGAACATCTGGAATTTTGCCGTTGCCTGTCGTCGCTGCAATAACGAGCGAGGTAACGCCGATTTCTTCGAAACTCTACGTTTTTATGGAGCCGATCAAAAGAAAATCCATTATTACAATGCGATCTTAGGGAATTATTATCATGTGTATAAGATTCATTCGACTATTGCGCAGATTAAATCTAACCGAGATCTTTTCACGAACGAGCAATTCAAAGCTGCTCTTTCAGTACTGGGTCGATTGATTCGACCACTTTCCCTTGGACACCGGCTAAAGCACTGTGCTATTAGCTGGAGTGGTCGTACGCGCCCGTAGCTCAGCTGGATAGTAGCAGGAGGTTTCTAACCTTCAGGTCGGGGGTTCGAGTCCCTCCGGGCGTGCCTAATTCTGTGGCAGTTGGAACAAAGTAGCATAAACCGTCTATATCCGCCGCTATATACATAGCGTGCGGTTTTTCTTTTTAAGCATCATTGTTCTGTTGGCATGTTGTTTACCTAATCACGGCGTCACCCGGCCCGAGCCCGTACCAAGACCGCAACTTCACGTTGCCGCGTCTCCTGTTCCGTTTATCCGAGTCGTGATTCCGGAATCTATTCCAGACAGGACACAAGTCCTGCAAGACCAGTCTGTGATGATCCAGTTGCCATCGGACTACATCGTAAAGTTCCGAGACAATCCTACTGACCCTCCGCTCTCGTTCAACGAACCGGAACAACGTTTCTATGGGTCGATTACGTATGAGCCGTACGACAAAGGTGTGTTGGATTATGCAATTGGGTATACACACAACATGCCTATGTACGCAGAGAAGATGAAAACAACCGGCTATGCATACATCGATGGTGTTCCGGCAATATGGATGCTGACCGATGATAAGGAAAACTGGTTCGTCAATTATTTCTTCGTCAAAGACGAACAAGCATTTACTCTTCGGTGTACCGCTGTATATCCTGATCAAGTGTCATATATGGTAGACCAATGTCAGAAACTAATTGCCGGATTGCATTCGAAAGGGATTGATGAATTCAATAAGTAATCACGGTTTGCTACTAGCAGCCGGGACGGGCTCACGGTTGCTGCCGTTGACGCTCTCGATGAACAAACATATGATCCCGGTCTACAACCGTCATATGATCGAGTATCCGATCGACACGTTACGTCAGCTCGGTTGTACCCTCGTAACGATCGTGATCGGTGGTGACCAGACTGGGTTCGGTCAAATCGTTTCGTATCTCAAAGATGGTTCGCATCTAGGATTGAAGATCAACTATGTCTACCAGCCCAAGCCAACTGGGATCGCACACGCAATTAACCTTTGCCAAGATTATATTAAGGCGGACAAGTTCTACGTTGTACTTGGCGATAATGTCTTCGAAAAACCCCTTAAGTTTACGAATCCTGATCCTAGCGCTCAAATTGTGCTGTGCCACCATTCTGATTTACAGCGGTTTGGTGTTGCATCGATTCTTAACGGACATATCAAAAAGATTGAAGAGAAACCGGAGTCGCTTGACGAATCTATGGATAATTTTGCCATCACTGGTTTCTATCTCTTTGATCAAAAGTATTTTGGCTACTTTAAGGACTTAGTGCCTAGCGCACGTGGTGAATACGAGATCACCGACATCATCCGTAAATACCACGACGATGATGAACTGTACTACGTAATGTCGAACGGCTGGTGGTCCGATACAGGAACATTCGAATCGTTACATCACGTGTCGAATTTGATTCATGATGCCGAACTTAAACGGTGATCGATATATGTCCAGGCATGAGAATATTCACGCTTGGTAAAGGATTGATCGCGAGTCACTTACCCTACCCTAAGATCACCGATCGAATCGAAACTGTTCATGACATCGATAAGATTATCGAGAAGTACAAGCCTGATGTTCTGGTGAATGGTATCGGTTTTTGCGGGACTCCGAACGTTGATGAGTGTGAGAATCGCAAAACCGACACGTACACTGCGAACGTGACGATTCCGAGTCTGTTAGCTAGACGAGCCGAGCACCATAATTTTCATCTCGTACATTTTGGATCTGGCTGTATCTTCTTCGGTAGCTCGCCTCGGTGCGAGATCCAGTACGGCGAGCGAACGACCGTGACTGACCTCGGATGGAAAGAAGACGACCATGCCAATCCGCAGTCGCACTATTCCAAAACGAAATATGCTTGTGACCTAATTATCGGTCAGCTTCCGAACGTTACGACACTGCGATTGCGCATGCCGATGACGAGTCGCTCCGAGCCCCGCAATTTCATCAACAAGATTATCAAGTACAGTAAGGTAATTGATATTCCGAACTCCATGACAATGATTGACGATCTAGTTCGTTGCGTTGATTGGATGATCCAAAAACAGAAGGTTGGCATCTGGCATGTCACCAATCCCGAACCGATCACTGCGGCCCAGGTCATGCGTGAATGGCAGAAGTACAAGACGGATCACAAATTCGAAATCATTACCGGCGCCGAGCTTGACGCGATGACCATCGCGAAACGTTCAAACTGTCTGCTCAACACGGACAAGCTTCTCGACGCCGGGTTTCACATGACACCATCGGAGGAAGCCGTTCGTTACTGTGTTCGACAAGTATGGAACGATGATCCGGACAATCGTGACATTAACTCTAAATGGAACCACTAATGAATAAGCATTTCGAAGACCTTTGGGTTGAAGCAGAGCAATTTGCCATGGAACAACAGGCTGATCCGAAAGGAGCGATCACCGACTTGTTGATGGACATCAACAATTACCGGATCGTTGACGGATTCGCCGAGAATGCTCCTGCGGGTTACGTCGAGAACGGCAAGCGAAAAGTAATCGGAGACATGTTGTTACATGTTGCACATCTTTCAGGTGTGGCTAATGTAGATGTATACGCCGCGCTCCAGCAAGCAATGGAGAGCGTAAGTATACGAAAGCACGCCGCAAATGCGACTCACCAAATGCCTCCGGTCGTACCTATGGTCAAGCCTACGGTCTAGTCTTGCCATTCCAGCTGTACTCGCACTTCACGGGATGGCTGTGGCACAGGATATGCTTGGGTCGGTACCATTGCCCAGCGAAAAGCTTTCTGAAGCGATTCCGCTGCCGAGCTGTCCTGGAAATGTGGTCATCTCAGAGTGGAGGCCGGACAACCATGTGCCTTGGACTCGATCGACCCCCGAGTCCGTACAGAGAATAGATCAGGCTTGCGCGCTGATGCGACGCTATTCAGAGTTTCTCACATCCAAAGGATACGAGGCTAACCAGCAGCCGGTTAACATTTCCATTTCACTGCTTCCGGCCAATACCCTGCTCGATGGCTCTCGGCCTCGTGCGATGAACGACGGAGAGGGGCGATTCAACACCGTTACGCCTCATGGCCAAGACGGAAAGCGCTACGTCATCTGGGGCGTCTACGACATGGAAACGGGAATCGTTTTCGTACGGAACGATCCGGTTATGAAGGGCGGACATGAGAACCGCTACTTCACTCGAATCTTCTTGCACGAAATGGCGCATGCTCTGAATGATAAATGGGGAGTTCAGGCCCGCTATTTCCCCGGCGACAAGAATCAGGATGAGAAACTCGTCGAAGAGTGGACCAGTTGGATTGGTTACGGGTTTCGAGATGATTCGAGCTTCGACGACTGTTACCGCAAAGGTTTCGGCGACGACGTTTGCATCAAGTAGTTCGCGGATTCAATCGTCGAGTATTTCGATCGATTCGAATCGCTGCACGTCTACCCTTGCGGCCTCCGTAGGACACCCGTTTCAGAAGCGTATCGAGCGAAGCACCGTAACCCGGCTGAATGAAAAAGTCGTTCTCATGAACCGTGATCATTCGGCCGGGGCGTAACGCTCCGACAATGGAGCGTGGTCCTCGACCGGCAACACAAAATCCGAACGGATCCGTTCGTTTCTCGAATTCAGCAGCGTTCTTCGCCATCTTCGTAAGCTCCTCGCTAGTAAGCCATTCTCTCATTTGGCATCTCGCGAGTTGAGCAGAGAACGACGAAGCAAATACGCAGCTGTTTCGCGATCCGTGCAAATTCCCATGATCAAGTTATCAAGTCCAAGGGACATCTCCTTGGTGTGCTCGGTCTTGAGCACCTTGTAGAACTTCGATGCATACTCTAGGAATTCCTCTTCAAGCTGAAGAGAGTTATTGTACAGGCCTACTGCCCCGATCACGCCCGCTGCCTCTCCTTTTAGTTTAGAGAGAATCTGAGTCATGCACTCGACCTGACCAGACAACGGCAGACACGCATCGCCGAAAAGACCTACAAGCTCCTCTGCGGCTTGGTCTGCGTTCTTCTGCGCAGATAGATAGATCCGCTCATACATCAAGTGGTCCTGGTAGAACGACGGACCCCGAGCTGTCCAGTGATTATTCTGATGAAGTGTATAAAGCGATCGTAGGTACGCTACGAAGATGCAACATGATTTCTGAAATTTGTCCATTTACGCTACTTTGGTTAGATTGACGCCGCGAGGCCCGACATGACAGACTGTGGAAGCGGAATTCGGTTCCGCTACATATAACGACACTGAGTGTTGGTGCATCTGTTTCTCGCTGTAAGAACCAGAGATGACATATCCGAATCTACCGTCATATGTGTCATGCCAATTCTTGCCACGATACCAAGCAACAAAAGCTTGTTGCATGTTGGATCGGGCGCGATCCCAACTATGCCAGTTAGATTGGAAGCCTCCAGAAGTCACTACATACTTATTGAAGTTTGCTAGCTGGAACGAGGCTGAAATATATTGGCTCTGGAACCAGCTTACCGTATGCCATAGTTCAGAATCTAAAGAGTTCTGCTCAACGAAAGTCATATCTCTGCCAGAGACAACGTAGATTGGAGGCCGTGTTACCTGCTTCACTGCATTTTCGTAATCGAGTATGGTTCGGGCTGGAACTTTGCTGTAACCCGGGTGTCCGATTATGACAAGATGGTCGTTGCGATCAATATGTTCGTCGCATGCTGGCTTGTAGTTCCATACCACCGTAATTCGGTCCGTTACCATTTCTGTTTCGAATACCTTCATATCTTAATTCAAGATCTCCAGACCGAGATACTCGACAGCGGAATCGATTCCTCAACTGTACGGCTCATTAGATCGATTCAGATTTTCCGGTTTCGAAGAATGAAGTGGCACCCGTCCGGAATATCCAAGACAGCCCTAGGGCAACGTGGATTGATTATGAAGCCAAGAAATACTCCCTCGTCCATTCAACTTTCGGTACCAGTCCTGGTTTATTGATCCACTTGTGTTTTCGTCGAGATCGACTTCTCGATCGAATCAAGCCGTTCGTATCGTCAATCGTTGAAAACCCTTTTGGGAAAGAGATCAGATTAAGATCAGATCTCAGATATAGAGATCTTAAGATCAGAGAGATCTCTTAGGGAGAATTATGCTCTCCGATTAAGTTCCGGCACATGACTTTCCCCGAATGACGAGTGCCGTAACGGATGAGATCTTGAAGTTACAACGGTCTAGCGAAATCATGGCGATACGAAAGTTTGATCTGGAAGATGTCACGAATGTACAGGCTGAAATAGATCAGTTCTTTCCGATTAAGATTACTCAGATCGAATCTTTGCTTGAGCGAATTCATGAACAATATCCTCTGGTTGATCGAACGGAAATAGCATGGGTTGTGAAGGGATTCTTTTCGGTCTTGCGCAGGAAGCTACTGAATGGTGAAGCAATTAGCTTCGGTCTTCTTGTCAAGAGTTTTCATTTCGTTGTTTCGAAACGGTCGCCCAATCGGGAAGCCGGGAGCAGTGTTGAACCGTTGTTACAAATTCGTGTGCGACTACGTACTCCGCCTAGATTGAGAGAAGATTATGCCAAATGAAGATGACCTAGATATTTCGGACGACATCGGAGACATCGAAATGGAGATGATGGATGAAAGGCTTATCAATGCAGTCCGCCTTGACGATCTCTCCGCGCAGGAACTTTGCGATGTTGTTGTGGCGTTTCGTTACCTTGGAGTGTTTCGGGAGAGGGCAGTCCAATGCATGGAAGAATTGGCACGTCGTCGAACGATCGGAGATACTTTCGATTTCGAAAAGTACATTGAAGAAACTGTCAAAAACCTCCCGGTGATTGACCTGGCGATCAAAGCTTTCAGATGAATTCGAAAGAGCAGCTTCAAACGGCGATCATTCGATACGTGATGGAAACGATGGGTTTTTGGTTCGACTCAGAAAAGATCGTGTCACGATTGATGCAGAATGCATCTACACAGATTCCGCAGACGTTGAAGGTTGAGGTAGACGGAACTCCCACCAAAAAAGGCTGCTGGTGCGCAGAGTTACCGGTTGCGAGCCTAGCTGTACGGGCTATCGTAACCGATCTAACGGATGGTGACATTCGGGAGCACGCGGCTGTGTTTCGGGTTGGAGATAACCCTCCTTACGGGATGAGGCTTTCGACCGACCCATTAGACGTAGGTGACTTTCTCGTTCGTGGCGCTGGCGGAAGATGGAATCCGGTTCCGACGCTCTTGCAAGCGACGTGTTTGACCGGCATCGAAAAATTGGCTGTAGTTTCTCTGAACTGGCAAAAGAATCAGAGTTCAGATGAACTATATGGGTATTTGGTGGAATTTCTAAAGGCAGGAGAATCGTAATGAGAGGGAAAAGCGTAGACGTCGATTTCATTTCCGAGTTCGTTGGTGAATGTGTTCAGCAAGGCAAGGCCTCTCCGAAAGATATTGCTTCGGAAGCCAGGATCAAAATCTCGAACATCGACGACCAGATTCGTCAGATCGAAAGTCTGAAGGGTCAACGATCTAAGTTGATCGATGTTGTCAACTCGTTCGATTCCAATGAGGAGACCGAAGTTGCCGAGAGTGGTACGTTCGCGACGAACGCCTGTCTTTCAGAACCTATCAACAACGAAATCTTTTCCATGGTTATGGAGCTTCGATCAGTATCGATCGGAGACATCATGAAAAAGTTTGGCGAGGGAAACAAGAACAAGATTTTCCTCGGCATCAAGCAGTTGGCTGAAGCTGGCCTCTTGGCTCGTGACGAGGATAAGAAGTTCGTTCCCGGTCCGAAGACAAAGGGCGAGTCACTCGACGCCGATGATTCGGATGATGACGAAGAAGAAGAAACGGGAACGAATGGATAAAGGTCCACCAGAACTGCTAGCGAAGCCTGACGAGGAGCTTCAATCCGAAATCAACGAACTTACTGCGAAGCGAAAAGAGTTGGTTCGCCAACTTTGGAACTTGGATAGTGATTTAGTTGCGAGGAAAGAGATTCTGTATCAGCGTCGAATCAAGCGTGGATATTCTTCGAAATGAAACGTAAATCCGGGGGAAACAAATCGAAGAACGCGAATGTTGACAAAGAGTTGTTTTGTCGCGCGGTCCATCAGGAAACAGGTATTGCACTGGAGCACGTCCTAGCGATAGTGCATCTCTTACTGAGCGAGATGAGGAAAGAAATCGTCAATCGACGCTCGGTAGTCATCGGCAATTTCGGTCGTTTCGAAATGATCGAGCCAAAACCACGGCGCATTCAGAACGTTGTTTCGGGTGAGTCGGAGGTTGTTTCGATTAAGCCGCTTTTGAAGTTTCGAATCAAACGAGCCTTGAGGGCTTTTCTCTTACGACGTTTACGAAAGAATTGAGGACGACATGGGACGCAAAGGACCGCGACAGATAGTTTTCGTGTGCTGCGCTCTGGTGAAAGGCAAGCTCGTGTCGGAGGTTGTCGAGAAGAACGTCTCAGACGAGGCGCAGAAGGCCTTTAAGGCGAAATACGATCAACAACCTGAGGCCGTGCTGGGTCCGTTCTACCGCAAGCGCATGGGCGTGCTGAACAGCCAGACCGAGGTTCGCTTCGCGGGCCCGTCGAAAAAGGCTATCTTTAACGACTGGTACGTCAATGCCATGCTTTTGATGAAGCCGGAGAAATGCGTTTGGATATTCTTCAACACTCGCGTTGACGGGCGTAAGATGCCGAAACCCGAGAACCTGATCGTTAAGGAGGAGGAAGTTCAATTCCTTTCTCCGGAACAGGAAAAGGCAATGTCCTCCAGTCCGCCTCCGGCGTCGTGAAAGAAGAACAATGAGCACTCACAAAAGAACTGCGTGGAAACGTCAGGATCGAGCAGTATCGATCAATGATCTGAGAAAGATGGTCGCGACTGCTTCTACCGCAAAAGAGCGCGCGAAAGCAAAGCGCGAGCTACTTTCTCAGCGGGAAGACAAAGCCGAAATGGCTCGTGGCTATCGTGAATATAGGAAGAACTGGTTGTTCCAGCGCGGACACCATGCTCGCGCGACGGAATTTACGATCAGCCTCGGACTGCTTCAGCGGATCGGTACGGTTACGCCGAAGACCGAGCTAACACTAGACCAGATCAAAGATAAGAAGCTTTATAAGCTGATCGTTCCGGTTGTCGAAAAGACCGGTGATCAAAAAGAGGCTGTACTCAAACTCGTTGCCTACTTGTTAGAACATACCGACCCCGGAATGACGTTGAGTGTCCTGCGGTCGTTCATCGGACTCGAACGACTGATTATGGAAGAGATGGATGAGCTTCCCGAGATGGACAATGTACTCGGTATCATCAACTGGATAATCAGTATGAGCGGAGATTTCGATACATTCGATCGAGACATGCGTCTCGAAACCGAACCGGCTATCCGTAAGCTCCTGATGTATCCTCGGTACGGATGAAGAATGGGCTATCAGAATAATGATCGTCCCGAAGAAATAGACGAATTACTTCTCGACGCTATGTTCGATCTTGATGATTTGCGATACGAAAATGGGATGAGTGCCGAATCGATCGAGTCGATTAAATTCATTCATACTACTATTCTTCAGGCCTTAAAGAGATACAATGAAAAAGACCTTAATCAAAAAGCTTGAAAAGCTACTTAATGACCGCCGAACCGAAATCATCGCCAAAAGCGCCCGCGAACTCGATATAGATATCGATGGTGATGAAACAGATGAAATCCAAGGAAAAGCCATAGCGAATGTTCTAGGGCAGATAACTGCCAGAAACAAAGAACAGGTAGCTCGGATAGATAAAGCACTAACGAAGATAAAGGACGGGACATTCGGAACCTGCGAAGAATGTTCAGAGAAGATTGGTGAGAAGCGATTAGAATTCAACCCTGAGTTTCATAATTGCTTCGAGTGCGCTGACCAGAACGAGCAGGAGGCGAAACAAAGACGATTGAGAGGATAAGATTGAACACAGTCATAACGGAAAAGACACCAAACGGGGATGTACAGTACGACGTCTTTTCTAGATTAGTAAATGATCGTATTCTGTTCCTCTACGATTACGTAGACGATAGGGTTGCTACCGATACGGTGGCAGCCCTTTTGTATTTGGATTCGCAAGACTCTGATACTCAGATCAACCTCTACATCAACTCGGAGGGCGGGAACATTCGCTCGGTGTTCATGATTTACGACGTCATGACCCTGATCAAGTCTCCGATCCAAACGATATGTCTCGGGGCTGCAACCGGCGCTCCTGCGTTGCTATTGGCAGCCGGGGCTCCAGGTTTTCGTTCGGCGACAAAGAGTTCGTTCCTCTGCGTAAGTCAGCTCCAGGCTGACTCAGCAATGTATGTTGATATGACCGATGCCAAGATTGCGTTCTCCCAATTGAAGCGAGACAACAAGAAGTACATCGAGACGCTAGCAAAGCTGACGGGCAAGAAGGTCGTGCAAGTAACGAAGGATTCGGAACGTAAGTTATTCTTGAATCCCGGACAAGCCAAACGATACGGATTAATCGATCATGTTCTGGAATGGACTAGATAGGAAACTGAAGTGTCTTCGCTCCGAACCAATGCCTCGCTACGGAAGTTACATGAGTCTTTACAAATGGTACGCCCAAAAAGGGGGAGGTATGAAAGTGAAGGCTCATCTGATATTGGTCGCAGTCAGGAGATATATTCGCGCCTGGCAAAAAATCGCATTATTTTTCTATCTGAGGACGTGACGAAAGAAGTAGGATGTGCCCTATCTGCCCTGCTCATTCACTATGACCACGAAAACGACAAGGAAGAAATCAAGATCTTCATCAACTCGAACGGCGGGGACGCCACGGCTCTTTCGCATATGTATGACGTCATGCAGATGATCCGGGCTCCGATCAGCACGTATTGCATTGGAAAGGCCTATTCTGCTGGAGCCGTGTTGTTAGCAGCCGGGACAGCTGGGCGTCGTTTTGGAACAAAGCATTGTGACATAATGATTCACGGGTTGCAGGCATTGTTCCCGCAGAGTGAGAACGCTGATCGAATCGATACTGAAATTGACCTTGACATGCTAGAGAGTCACAACGAGTTAGTGATGAAGATATTATCTCGTCATACTGGACGAGACTATGCTACTGTAGCTGAAGACTGCAAACGCGACTTTTATATGGATGCTAACCAGGCCTTGGAGTACGGCATGATAGACCATATACTATGAGAGGTTTGCGATGCTTAATAGAATGTTGTTTATTTTGTTGGCTTGTATTACTTTACTAGGATGTGCGTCATATGCGGTACCGAATACGCCACCGACGTTCTACGTAGAGGGTGGATATGGTGAGTTCCGTAGTGAAAAAGTTATCTATGTTTTTCGCCCGAAGATTGTTCGGGCAGACCCGAGCCGCCAGAGGTAAGATGTACCATATACGTCTGTACGCGACGGAAGCCTCGAAGACTACGGCTATCCGACGTCGAGCTATTCGTTTTCTACGAAAAGAGTTTCCTACCCTTGGGGTCAGTCGGATCCATCCCGTAATCCATAATCTGGCGTATAAGCCAGTTGTGGTATTTCGATCAGAGGCTAAACATGCCGAGATAGATTTGGAACGAGCAAGGAAGATTGTAGCTAGATTAGAAGAGCTAGGTATTAAAGCTAAAGAAATAGAAGTGAAGTGGGATCTGATGGAGTGATATCCATATCTCCGTATATAGCTATGCCGCCTCCAACGAGAAAAAAGACCAGAAAACCAGCGCGGGATCCAGTTGTTGAACAACTGCTCCAGATGAAGGATAGCTGGAAAGACCAGGTCAGCACTCTAATATGGGACTTGATTGCGTTTAAACGCGGTTTGAACGGCCATGGAGACTCAGAACATAGTTTGATGCCCACAAAGGTCACGCAGCCTTTTGACGGGTCGTACACCGAGCTATTGACCGAGATGGCGACGGAGTACCAGTCCGTTGCTCAGCAGGCTCTAGAAATCATTCAGCGTCAGAACGAAATTAGCCGCGAGCATCATGACCGTCGCGAGAACAAACAGAGACAACGTATGAATCGTCCCGTATCGAATCGTCCCGCTCCGCAGCCAGAGAAGAAGCCCGAGCCAAAACAAGAGAATCCGTTGGCGCCGAAGTTTCCCGAGGCCATGCCGAAGGCAGCCGAGTTCATTCGGGCTGCACGTGAAGCTGGAACTGACATGTTCGGCATTGCAAACGATTTCGAATCTACCATTGCTCTGTCGAAACTTGCACGTCAAGAGCTTGCTGAAAAGAAAGCCGGGCCGCTCTCACGCACGATGTATCGACTCAAGTCTCCGTTCTCGAACGAGACCGGGCGAAAGACGCGCGTCGATATGTTGCTTCGCCTTGTTGATCTGAAGCATGACATTGAAGAGATGCAGGATGCCTCTGTGTCATTGAGTGGATCAGATACGGAACGGTTGTCACAAGCCTTTCAAGCCTACTCATCAAAAGTTTTTTCGCTGCACAAGTTGTTTCAACAGTACGCTAAGGAACTCGGTAAAGGAGACTTCGTACTCAATAGAAACGTTCTATTTAATGAACAGAGCAAATACACGTCTGATTTTCAATGGTATCAACGTGAATTTAGTGTAGCTTCGGCACTGCGCGAGGTGAACCTCAAGCACTATAAGCAAGAGTTCCATTCTCTGGCGACTATCTTCAAAGCATCCAAAGATGATATTGAACGTCGTGATATCATCAGTAAGATGAAGATGAAGTACGATGAACTTGTAAGACTATTACGTAAAATATACCGTACGACGCAGCCATGGAGTACGATCACTGAATTGTACGATATGCCGCGTGAACTAGCGAAGGATGATGTTCCGAATCCGCCACCAGCTCCGCTTTCGGATTCGGAACCGGAGGATCCGGGACCAGAGCCGGATCCAGAGTTTCTGACGGACAGAAACAATGCCGAATTGGTAACCGAGGCACATAACGTTTTGACTCGAATGTTAAAACGAAAGCGGATGAATCTACCGTTCGGAGATTGGTCAGCGAGTACGAGGTCGAAACTGTTTGATCGTCTGGCCCAGACTAGACAAACGGTCAAAGCTTTCATGAAAGCTATCGAGCAGGGAAATACGTTCGAAGATTTGTACCAGTTTTTGTCATCGCTAAAGACTGACTTCGATGAAGTACAGCGTGACACGGCATTCCTATTGTCGGATCGTCAACCAGAGAAACCAAAGAAGGTCAAATGAATCTCGTAACGATTGGCGATGTTATTCTACCGGCGCAAGTAGCGCTGACCGAATTGGAACACGAAACTGGACTGAAGAATGTTCGTTCGGCACCAGTCATGGCATTCGTATTTTCGAAACCCGAAGTTCGTTATTTTTGGATGAAAGATACTTACGTTCCGCTCGATATCATCTTTTGTGCCGAAGGCCGGGTGTTGGATGTAGCACAAGGTGTGCCAATGTCAGAGAAACTTATCGGACTACCGATTCAATCGGATCTGGTTATCGAGATGCCTCGTGGTAGCGCGGAGCACTTAGGGATCGTCGCTGGTCAAAGCGTGGAGATTCAGCTAGACTCCGTGTCAATGGCCAAGCGGTTGAAGCTCAAAATGCCGCATCTTGGCTAAACTGATTGTTGTTTCGAGCACTTGCGGAGTGCGTGTCTAGGCGCTAAGTTATCCAGGTCAGCTAGAAACGAGGCTTTTCATGGACGTCGCCGATAACGCAGCGCGCATCTTGACGCTCAACCAAGTCTTCCACACTTTGCGCATCAAGGCCGAATGCAAGGGATTCAAGCAGGTTAGGAACATCTCGAACTACGACGTGCTGCTCAGTGACGGTGGACGTCTCAAGGATGTCGAGCGCAACGCGCTCGACATCGGGCTCAAGCTACGAGCCAAGGCTCCGCCGATCGTGCGGCCTCTGATGTCGGAGGGTCTTGTCCGGATCCAAATCGTTTCGGATATGCCGGGCAAAATCGACTTGCATGAAAACCTCCAGAGTTACGCACCTCCGAGCGGAGTCGTGCCGTTTTATCTGGGCGAAACGGTAGACGACAAGGCATTGTGGCTCGACTTCCATACTAACCCGCATCTTCTGATTGCCGGGGCGTCCGGATCAGGTAAATCTACCTTGCTCCATACGATCATCGGTAACGCGCTGCGGCATCCGAATCTGAATCTGTTTCTCTTCGATACGAAGAACGTTGAATTCGCTCCGTATGAAAAACTCAACCGAGATATCCGGATTGAAACGACGTACGCCGATACTGTCAAACAGCTGCAATGGATTCAAGACGAGTGGATGCCGTACGTCTACAAGACGATGGCGGAAAACGAATTGCCTGGCGATTACTTCGCCAAGCCCGAGTGTGAACTACCGTACACGTTACTCGTGATCGATGAATTCGCCGATCTGATCATGCAGGACCAGGATCATGTGCTCTACGAATTGGTTTGCCGAATTGCGCAAAAGGGCCGCGCTGCCGGGATCCACTTTGTTGTCGCGACACAACGTCCTTCTGTCGAGATCATCTCTGGCACGATCAAAGCCAATTTCCCGGCACGTATTTCGTGTCGGGTTAGCTCACGGACCGATTCGCAGGTGATTCTCGACTCCCCGGATGCCAACTCTCTTCTTGGAATGGGCGATGCGCTGATGAAATCAGCCAACCATGACCTTTTGCGATTCCAAGTCGCTTTCTCTTCGGCGGAGACGAATCTGCGCAATCATCCGTAAAGGATTCGGATGAAAGAACTTATTGAGTCGTTGAAAACAAAAGGAACCGGGATATCTCTCGGGGATATCGACGAAGCGGTCCGGGCCTTCCTATTGGAAGTTGCGGATCGTATGAGTTTCTTTTGTCATAAGGCTTACGGGGATGTGAACGAGGTAAGTCTCGGCGCCTTCAAAGCTACGGCTGCGGAGGAGTTGAAGAACGCCATGATCACGTTCGTCAACAACGGTCATTCATATGATGGACTTAAGCCTTATCTGCTCACTTCACTCAGGACGGTTGCCACAAGACTGGCTAATGATAACAAAAAGACGGTCTTTGTCTGCCCTGGTTGTCGGTATATCGATCGGTATACTGTTCTGGAGTATAGAGATAAGTACTTCATTTGCTCGAATTGTCAGAACGATTTGGTCTCGGGTGAAGACTCGCCACGACTTAATCTTTACTCGGTCTTCGCGCAACACGCTAAGCGGGGTTACCGTTGCGCCGATTGTGAGCGGTTCATCCCGCATCCTACCAAAGAAGGAGCTGTAACCTCCTGTCCGTTCCCTGATTGTTTCTTCTCCGGGAAACTCTCAGACTTGGAACCGATGCGGCATCCTTCGGTCAAGGGAACGGCCGAGATCGCGATCATCGATGCGACCGCGCGCTCAAGTGTCGCGGGCAGCCAAGGTGGCGATTTGCAGATGCAGAACAGGCTCGCAGACAACGTCTCGGGTCACATGGTGACGTACGGAGACCGGCCCGCGCTGGTCTTTAACGATTCGTCTACCGCGACTGCCATGACGGTTCAGCAGAGCATCAGGGAACATTACGAGATCCTGATGAAGACGATTCGCGAGCAAAAAGCTTCGCTAGGTTGGAACAGCAACGATTCGACCTTGCGACATAAGACGTTGATGTACGATGCGTACATCAACATTATCGAAAAGTATCCGCAGGAGATGATCTCGTATTTGGTTCACGAGAACCGAAATGGCGGTCTCCAACACAAAATCTTCCAGGAGTATACACGACTCTTGGAAGCTAGTTTGCCGCACACGTTCGTTAAGAACGGGAAGCGATACGACATCACGACATTGCTCGACAAGAACCTCTGTATCTTCGATGGAGAGAGCACGTTCATTACGACCGTGACCGGAGACCACGAGATTGAAAATAAGACTGAGGAGCTTTATGTCGGGGGCCGCAAGGGGTTCTATTGCAGGCCGTTCTACATCGGGAAGCTACTCGACGTACAGGCTTTGCCGAGCGGTGATAGCCTTCTCTCAAGTGTCCAAGAGTACACCTTTTTCAAGGTACAGATGGGACCGGCTGTTGCCATCGGAACACAGGTTCGGGTCCGTCATCTTCGCATCCCTCCGCATTATCAGATGGGCGGTATGGTCTACCTGAATCGGATTCGTCGAAAGATTGTCGATCGCATCTTCTTCGTGATGAACGGAAAGAAGCGCGAACCGAAACGATGAGCAATTTCCAGTTTCGAATGTTCATCAAATTCGCAAAGATACTGACTTGGTCAGGTCCGTGCGCTGACCTCGGTGTGCTGGTTAGTTGGACCGGGATCAATGTTCCGGTGATTTGGCTTCGGGAACTTGGATTCAAAGTATGAATGCTCCTTATCGTGAAGCGGCACCGATTCCGCCTAAACCAAAGCCTGGTTATACCGCAGTTGGTTTGGCTGCTCGGCGGATGGCCAAGATGAACGTGTTTTGCGCTTGTTGTTGGGGATTCAATACCATCATCCACGGTATTCAGATGATCACACGGCACGGCAGCATTGGTCTGCACGTTTCTATTATTGGATTGTACGTTCTGCTTTTTTCCAACTATTGTTGGATGGCTAGAATCAAATTCCGTGAGGCCGAACGGAATCGTGAGAAAGTGTAATACGGTCTTCAACCCGGCTCGATTGCTTAGTGACCGGTTGATGATATTCTGGCATTGGTATGTGTTGTGGCGAAACAATCGGGTTTTCTTCAAAGAATTAGAATCGGATGAGCAGTAATGTACGTCAGGCGTAGACCTTTCCTTCGCCCGTTCCGGTTCTGTTACCGGTTTTGCCTTTTCGTTTATCGCAATATATTGTGCAAACGAAAACGGAACTTACAGCGGTTTGTGATGCATTCGATGGTTGAGAATATGAATTGGCCACCCAACGCCAATAACCGTCATTGCATAGTATTGAAGCGAAAGAAAAGCATCTACGACTGAGTGTGGCTGGATATAGATCCGGTGTGAACAAGAACGCCGTACTTGGTCTATCTACAACGCTTGTAGCTCGTGCTCGATGCCGAATGTGCCAGAGCGGTCCGCTCTATGTCTACAAGGACTACAACTACAAAGCTAAGTCGTTCCCTGATATGCGAGCCGAGTCTCCGGTCAGGAAGGGCCTCCCGATCAATCCGCAGCGTCGCGCGCATATGCACGTGTGTAGCCGCAGTTCGTTCGTAATGAGGGAGAATCGGGTCTCGGTCGAAAGCCTGCGAACCTTCCCGGATGATGGGAGCGTTCGCGTTTTCATTTGTAGCTGTGGGGAGACGATATGGCTGAAATCAGGCGATACTAATTTAGTCGCTCGTAAACGTAGCGCGCTCGTTGCGTATCCGGCCCGGCTTACTCCGGGGCTTCAGGAGTTCTAGATATGAAACTCAATCCAAAAGTAAAGTATGCATTAGGATTTGTCGGATTCGTCGCGGCGCTGGTCGTTGTCGTATTCGTCGCGTGTACGATTACATTTCTGGCGTGCGCTAAATAAGCCGAACACAATGTTTCGTCTCGTCAACAAGACAGTCGTAGTTATCAGCGAGTTCCTCAAATAATTTCCATTGACGGTTGATCAAGCGATAGCAGGAATAATAAGAAAGTCGAGCTATTGTTTTGTAATAGTCTGGAGTCGCGGCGTTCAGAACTTCCGGGAACATAGTCTCGGAAAAGAAAAGCCAATCTCCTAGGTTCTGAAATTTGGCAAAGTTCTGCGAGTCCTTGGCGTTGCAATACAAAATAGTTACACTATCTCTGGAGAAGTCATACTCTGCGCTTTTGTACTTCTGAAAAATGCTCGAAATATAAGCACGGGTGGATTCTTGGCAGTCGATATTACGAATCTTTTCATCAAAATAGTCAGTCAGGTTTGATTTGGTGATGAACATAATGCTATGCCGTAGTAGCGGCATATTACCTGGATCGCGGCATGACGACACCGGTTCGGGCCGATTCATCAGTAGTCATGCTAGATGATGAATTCTGGACGACCGACCTGGACGATGAACCGTGCGATGGATGCGGCGTTCGACCTTCGAAACACGGCGGGCACGGCTCATATACATGCAAATCATGTTATGACGCGAGGTGGTGCCCAATATGCACGTACGCCCTCTACTCTAGCAAGGGTCCGCACGTGTGCGTATCTGAGGAACAGCGATACATCGACAAACGAAAATGGGAAATCGAAGAGATTCTACTCGATATCGGTGGTAATGGTGAGTCGAACTGGGATCGGATGTTGAAGCTTGTTCAATCAAGAGTTGATGAAGAACGAGATGCGATCGTACAGTATTTGCGAGGGACTGACTATTCGACAGTTCATGACATGGATCATTTAGAAGCTGACCTAAAAACTAACAAACATAGAAGAACCAAATGAGCAAAAAAACACTAGTCATTGTCGAGTCGCCCGCCAAAGGCAAAACAATTCAGAAATATCTCGGGACAAACTATGTTGTCGTACCTTGTTTCGGTCACTGCGTTGATCTTGCGAAGGGCGGTAAGTTCGGCATCGGGGTTGAGTTGAACAACAATCTTAAGCCCATTTATCATTTGATGGAAGAGAAGAAATCGGCATTCGACTCGATCGTAAACGCATCTGAAGGATGTGACAAGATCCTAATTGCTTCCGACCCTGATCGCGAAGGAGAAGCGATCGGTATCCATTTGCGGGACCGGTTGCAGTCAACAGGCTTGCCGATCAAGCGAGTCATGTTTCATGAGATTACTAAAACGGCGATTCTGGCAGAGATTGCGAATCCTCGTGAATTTGACACAAAGCTATTTGCGGCGCAGCAGGCACGGAGGATCTTGGACCGAGTGGTGGGATTTATGGTGTCGCCCGTATTGATGAATATCTATCCGGAGCAGAAGTTGTCCGCTGGACGAGTTCAGTCGGTCGCGGTCCGAATGATTGTGGATCGTGAAAAGGAAATCAAGGCTTTCAAGCCGAAAGAGTTTTGGAACGTCACGGCGACCCTCGAAACGGCCAACAAAGAGAAGTTCCAAGTCAAACTTGATGAGCAGGTTGGTAACAAGGCCGATGCGGACAAAGTTGTCGCCGAGTTGAAGGCAGGTCACTTCGTAGTGAAATCGGTTGTGCGGAAGCCGAAGAAGGAAGCCGCGCCACCTCCGTTGACAACGCTCATGCTCCAGCAAGTCATGTCGAAGAAGTTCGGGTTCAGTGCCGAGCAGACCATGACTGCGGCTCAGTCTTGTTATGAGTCAGGCTACACGACGTACATCCGAACCGACTCCGTTCGGATGGGTGACGATGCGATCAAGTCACTGCGAACGTATATCCAAGCTGTCGGGTACACGTTGCTCCCGAAGCCGAACGTGTTCGAGGCGAAGGCCACGGCGGCAGACAGCCATGAGTGCATTCGTTGTACCAATCCGACGACCGATCCGAAAGCGTGCATGCTAACCGGAGATGATCACGACCTGTACGATACAGTCTGGCGTTATTCTGTCGCGAGTCAGATGGAACCGGCTGTCTACGATACATTGACTGTAACGATCGAGTGTGGCGGACATGAGCTCAAAGCCTCGGGGAAAGCTCTATCGGTTAAGGGTTATTTGGAGGTATTGGGTCTCCCGAAGGCTACTTCGATCGACATACCGAACCTTACAAAGGGAGATGCGCTTGGGCAAGTGGGGGTGACATCGGAGCAGAAGTTTACGCAGCCTCCGGCTCGATATTCTGAGTCGAATTTGATCAAGGATCTTGATGCTCGTCAGATTGGGCGCCCGAGCACGATGGCGACCATTCTCAAGAATATCATGGCTCGTAACTATGTTGTGAAGAACGGGAATACATACCATGCGACGGATCTTGGCGTGGAGATTACAGACCTTCTCAGAAAGAACTTTACGTTCCTTAACTACGATTACTCCGCGGCGATGGAGTCCAACTTGGATAAGATTGCTTCGGGCAGTGCAGATTATGACACGGTCATGATTGATTTCTACAAACCGTTTTCTATCGAACTCAAAGCAACTGTCGAGCAGAACAAACTAGCATCATGTGATAAATGCGGCGGGTTGATGGTCGAGCGGACCAGTGTCCACGGTAAGTTTATGGCATGCTCGGGTTGCAGAAACATTCACAATATTGCGGCTTAAATGACTCAAGCACTAAAGAAAGTCAACTTCGCCACAGCGGCGACGCTTGATAAACAAGAACATCTGACCGAAGGATTGATTCGGGTTCTGACTTCTGGTCAGTGTCAGAAGGTTCAGGAGAAACGGCCTAGTTCTAGTTTCATCGAGTTGATGAATTGGACTGAGCGTAATTTTGCATCTTGCCTTACAAGTGGAGGCAAGGCGGCACAAGTTGTGAAGTTTGTCCATAACCGCATCATCATGGATGGACAGTTCGTTCGTTTCTGCGAAGAGAACAATGTAAAAATAGAATGCATCTATAACGATTCAATTATCTCTTGGCGTACCGAGCAAGACTATGAGAAGTTCTTTGTACAAGGCGTTTTCCTTATCAGAGCACCTGGTCAACTTAATTTTATACACGCTGGGTTGTTTCACAAGGGGAACCAGAACGAGGATGAAGTATCGTTCTTTAACATTGTCCCAGTGGCGTTACATGATAAATACCTTGCGTTCAGGAATCAATTTGAGGACTGGGTCAAACAACGCGATCGGCAGAACCTTCAGATCAAAGTAGTCGAGGGAGAAGATCTTCCGTATACCAAAGAAGCTACTTGGGATAGCTTGTTCTTACCAGTCAATCTGAAGAAAGACATCCGAGGATGTATCGAAACATTCCTTATCTCGCGTGAATTCTACGAGCAGGCCGGTATTCCATGGAAACGTGGTGTTCTGCTGTGGGGTGAGCCGGGGTGTGGGAAGACGTCATTGATCCGAACGATCATTTCAAATTACAACTTCAAGCCCGTGACGATTGCCGGTGGTGCTGGTGATAGTGCAATGAGAGAGGCGTTCAACTACGCCGAGTCACAATCACCAGCGCTGCTTTATTTCGAAGAGCTGGATTCGATGTTTCAGACGGTTAACATCTCCCAGTTTCTTGGGCTGATGGACGGGGTGAGTTCGAAGAACGGGTTACTCGTTGTTGCGACAGCAAACAACCTCGATGTGTTTGAGGACAACATTCGGAAACGTCCTTCCAGGTTTGACCGCAAATTCGAAGTTCCGTTGCCTGACCGTATGATGTGTATGAAATACCTAATGAAGTGGTTCGGGGCGGCCTTGAAGCCGGATAAGGCGAAAGAGATTTCGGCATTAGCTTTCAAGTACAAATTTTCTTACGCTTACCTTAAGGAGTTCTACATTTCCTCGATCTATGAGGCTTTGGCGCATGATCGTAAGTCACCAACGATTAGTGACATCAATCGTGCGTTGGACATTGTTATGAAGGACAAGAACATAGGTCGTGGACGAAAAAACATTGGTTTGGGCCGTAATTCACAGAAAGACTGATATAGATGTGTGGTATGCCGGAAGGCATTGAACGAGGTAATTTAAGTAGTAGATGAGCAACAAGAATAACGGATACGTATCAAGAAAGAACACCAACTATTCGAAGGGAGGTGAAAAGTTTATTGCGAATTCGTCCCGCAGCGTCGTTCCTACTGGAGCGACATATCCTACTGATGCAGTTCAGGCGATCCCGCTTGAAGTCAAAGTGTACAACAATTTTGACAAGGCATTTAAGGCTTTCCGTGCTCAGGTTCAAAAGGAAAGGATCCTGGCTCTCTACAAGGAGAAACAGTCGTTTGAAAAACGATCTGATAAGTTGCGTAGGAAGCGGAATGAAATGCGTCGTAAACTTTTCGAACTGGAGATGAAGAAGGTTCGTTATGCCAACGGTGATGTCAAAGAGTCGAAGAAAGATCGAAAGTATGACATCGAGCCAATGGCGCATATGGATGACTTAGAAGGATAATATGGATCAACAGAATAGGGTTCCACGAAGACCGTTACCAAAACAAAAACCATACGTACCAGAATACGTACGATGGAACAAACAGCCGATTCTTATGGATCGGTCGGGACGGGTCGTGGAACCCCAGTCTGTCACTCAGCACCGAGTAGTTCACATTCCGCCTGGACGTGAGAATCCTCAGGAACAGGCGCGAGTCGGAGCAACTCAGCGTATTCGTGATAATCGTGGTTGGCCGAACAATTTGCAGCAGCCGCTTGCGCCACCGCAAGCGCAGGTTCCGTACAGTACAGGCGGCGAGGAACATCTCTGGACAATGAACGGCGTTCCTGTTTCGGAAGATGATGATGTGATGATAAATGCAGATCAATATGATGTACCTGTTCAGAATTACAAAGATTCCAGAAAAGAATTTGAAACAGAGAACTATGACGGTGAAGATGTTCAATCTTTTACGGAAGCTCAAGATACTTCCGTATCAGAGCCGAATCACGATTTTGTCGCTCCTGGTGGCTATCTTCTCATGATCAAAGGTAAGATCGTTGCTCGTGGTGATTTGGGCCTAATGAACGAGATAGTATCGGATATCATCTATGATCGCCATCCTGATTTTAAGGGTATGTCGTTAGACCCGGATGATTTTGTTGTATTGATGAGGATGAGAATCCGAGTTGGCGTATCGATTGAATAACGTAGCGACGGGAGATTGAGTGTCTGAGAAAAGTTCTACTGCAAATACTGGTATTGATGATCTTTTGGATCTCAACAAAACTTCAGATGCCAAGGAATCCGCAGACAGTAAATCTAGTCGTACTGTCTCTTCTGTGGTTATTGACCTTGAGGGGAAAGTTGATCTACTTACTCGAATGATCTATAGCAACGATATCAACAGTAAGTTGACGTTGGATCGTTTGAATAAGATTGCTGGTTCGTTGGAGAAGCTTGTCAAGCTAACGGAAGCCAATGCGCGTGAACTACCCGGTCCGGTTCAATCACAACGGCAGAGTGTTTACCCTGCGACGATGGGGAGTAATGCCGATCCGGAGGATGATTTCCCATCTTTTCGGCCGCAGATTGAGGTTGAGAATCCTTCGGTTCTAGTCGCTCAGGATGACCCAGGCTTCTCTATGTCGGTTGAGACGAGTCCCGTTGGAATACGTCGAACGGCTCGGCCAGAGACATACCACGAACCGAATCCGTTACAGAAGAAGGTCACGCCTGTTTTTCAACGAGTCTTCGATGAAACAGGGAAGAAGATGATCTTCATGGCGGACGTCGAGATTCTGCGCGCTGAAGATGGCTCGGTTATAACGAAGACCCGAACTACCGCTGCTGGTAAATGGCAAGCACCGCTTCCGCCTGGTCGTTACCAGGTCAACATCATGAAGCGAGAGAATGCCGGTAGGCCACGGATCAAGTATTCGAACTCTTTCGAGATCAATGAGTCGGAAGCACCGATCGAACTAGAGGCTGCAAAGCTAATCTGATGGATGGATACATCGAACCATCGGATGTGTCAGCTGATGAAGAACTATCAAACGTTCTTTCGAGCCATATAAAAGTTCGTCATAGGCTTCGCGAGATTGATGCCGAAATCCAAGCTATACCCAATCCATTTGTGACGGAAGGATGGGTGACATCTATTCCTGATATGGGATCTGATAAACGTTTCAAGATCTCAGACTTCAAGAGACTCGGTAAACTACGGCGTGAGTATCGGAAACTAAAGGATACTGAAGAACAGAATATCCGTTTTCTTAAGCTAAGACAGATTGATGGTGTTATACTTCAACTGGAAGAGATAAACAAGAAATCGGAAGGTTCGTGATCCGCCCTGGCCACCGTTGATATATTGCCGGTATGGCTAATTATGATTCATATTCAAAAGATCATTCGAAGAAAATATGCTTTGAATGCAGAGAAATGTTAGACGTCGGACTGTTTCGTGTAAGAGAGAAAAAGTCAGGCCGCGGTAAAGGAAAATACATAAACAATACATGTCGAAAGTGTGAGAAGGATGATGTGGACGAGTATCGCATGACGGATGTTGGTATTGCGGCGGAGATTGTTCGACATAAAAAAAGTCTATGTAAACAACAGGGCTTGCCTTTTGATTTAGATCGTGACTGGGTTCTATCCAGATTGAATGAGATAGAGTGGAAGTGTGAGCTAACCAATCTACCTATGGTTAGAATTAAGAAGGTTGAAAAAAGTTACACACCATGGAATTCGATAAGCGTGGATCGTATCGTTCATAGTGGAGGATATACAAAAGACAATATTAGATTTGTGTTGAATCAAATCAACACATTTAGAGGGCGAAATAGCGACGATACAATGTATCAGATTGCTGAAGCGCTTGTTAGGAATCAGCCATGAAATTCCAGGTCATAGTTGCCGATTGTCCGTGGGGACCTGAAGATAAACTTAAGATGAGCAAGGTGAAGCGTGGTGCGGCGAGTAACTACTCTACTCTATCGATTTCTGATCTGTCTCTATTACGAGTCAAAGATATTTCAGATCCTAATGGCACCGTACTTGTTTTGTGGGTTTTGGGCTCGATGCTTTCGGAAGGCCTCCAGATAATGAAGGACTGGGGTTTCCAGCAGAAACAAACATTTGTCTGGGTCAAGACAAAGAAAGAGCCTTTACAGAATTTGAAGAAGAGCATTCGCAAGCTCAATCCGATGACCAGACCGGCGATCGAAGCCGAGATCGATTTATTCGATCAGAACGGGACCATGTCCTTCGGAATGGGACGGTTGTTTCGACAATCACACGAGATCTGTTTGATTGGCGTTAACAGTACTAAAATATACAAGAAGCTAAAGAGTCGATCGCAACGTTCTGTATGTTTTGACGAAAATCGTGGACACTCTACGAAACCAGAATTGGTCCAGGATTATCTAGACACAATGTTTCCAGGGTGTGACAAGTTGGAGTTGTTCGGTCGTCGGAAGCGAAATGGTTGGGTTGTTGTTGGAAACGAAATCTGTAACGGTGAGGATATAAGACAATCGATAGATAAGCTTATTCAAATTCCAAATGCATCACCAAGCCCTCCTCCTAAACCATAACTATGAAGTGCTTTGTTTCGTCACCGAACGTAAAGCAATCCGCCTCCTATTGAAGGACAAAGCGGATCCTCTGCATGTATGGGATGATTACTTCGTTTATCTCAAGAAGAAGATTAACTATCCTTCTGTGCTGCGCCTTCGTTATCTGGTTAGGAAACCACCCCATAAGCCTTTGGGTTTCAGTCGTAGAGCGGTGTTGAAGCGGGATGAGTACCTGTGTCAATACTGTGGGTGTGAGTTGTACGGAGAGAACATGACTATCGATCATATCATCCCGCGTTCGCTCGGTGGTCCAAGCAGTTTCATGAATTGTGTTGCTTCATGTTCGAAGTGCAATCGTCGTAAGGGTTCACGTACACTAGAACAAACCGGGATGATTTTAAGAAGTCAACCGTTCATTCCAAGTCTCGGTACGATGCAGAGAATCGATAATAAAATCTGGCACAATGATTGGCGTTTCTATCTCGGTTGATTCTTGTTCACGTTACTAAATGTCATGCTATATAATACACGATAATCTTTATCGGTTATCGTCCAAGGAGAAAAAGAAAATGAGTACTACAAAGTCAAGTCCGTCAACAAAGCGGACAGTCGCAGCGAAAAAGACACCTTCAAAAAAGGTGCCAGCAAAAACCATTCCTCGTAGGGTTCCCAAGCCAGCAGTGTTGCCAGGCAAGGCACCTGTGGCGAAGAAGCCAGCTAAGAAGGCTCCTGCCAAGTGATGGTTAGATAACGATCTGGTGAAAAATCCAGTCAGAGAATGGCGCGACTAAACACCGCGCCATTTTCATTTAAGAGTCTTTCATCAAGTCAATGATAATGATATGAGGCGCTTCATCGTTTTCATCCGTTACGTTTGGTACGTATATTGGATGATTGGGTATGTCAATGTATTGAAACAGTGGCTCGGGTTCGGCTTGCGGTTTTTCTTCAATCAGAAAAGGTAATGGCAACAGTCGCATCAGGCCTCCACCTATATGCCGGATTATGTCGGGTGACGATAGCGCAGGAACGTCGAGCTTTCGATATATACTGGTCATGCTTATTACGAACGACGAAGCAGCGTTGCGGGTAAAATGTGAAGACGTCACGAGTGACGAAATTGCTCCGCTCCGAGAAGCACTGGAGTTGGAGTTGGCTCGCTGCGAAAGGCTTGGTCGCTCTGGAGTCGGTTTGGCTGCGCCACAAATTGGCATCGCTAAAAAGATGGCGATAGTTCGGTTGGACCACGAGTTTAAATTCGATTTGGTGAACGCGCGATTAGAGCATGGCTATGATCCCAGACCCTTTCATAATGAGGGATGTCTTTCTTTTCCTGGACGCATTGAAACGACAACGCGGTTTCAAGAGATTGTCGTGGCTGGTAATCTACTTCATCCAAAAAGGTTTGTTGCAACCGGAATGTTGGCAGTGGTTTGCCAACATGAACTAGATCATGTGACTCAAACGCTCTTCTTCGATAAAGCGATACCGAAGAAGTTGAAGGTTGGGCCAAACGAGAAATGTGTTTGCGGTTCTGATAAGAAATTCAAGAAGTGTTGTGGAAAATAGGAGAACGTATGAAACAGCTTAGCCTCATGGAACTATTGAAACTCGATCCAACGATTCAACAGCAGCTTCTCATCATCGAACTTTCCGTTCGACTCGGAGCAGTTAAGGCTCTTCTTGTGAAGAAGGGGCTCGTGACCGACGAAGAGATTGAGAAGGAAATGGAAGACGTGACGGTCACAGTGATGGATATGTTCAAGAATGATCCGGCTTTCGCTGCAATCAAGGCTATTGCCGAAGGCATGGTGGAAGTTGCCGCCGAGAACTTGATCCCGGAGAAGAACAAGGACGCTGAGATCGCGACCGTTGTTTCACCGAAGCGAAAGTACGACCCTAGCTCAAACTAACATGTATTCGATATTGAACGAAACTGAATTGAAATCGTTGCCATCTGACCATGTTTTGTATTTTTATGCCACGTGGCTCCCTAAGGGGATTGTTGTTAACAGCCGCAATATGGTGGAGCAGGTTTCTACCGAAAACGGAATCACCGCGCTGGCTATCGATGTCGAATCGTTTAGGGGTATTTGTAAAGTCAACGATATTACGAGAGTCCCCACAATCCTACTTTTCCGAGGGAAAGACATGGTAAAGAAGTTAGAAGGCCATATGTTGACATCGGCGTTTCGAGCAGCCATGCGCGAAGTCTACGGCGATGATATATTGAAAAATGGAAGGAACCACAATGACGAAACGTAAAGAATCAGAAATCACACCACCGGCAACTCTAGAGGGCAATGCTCCGCCACTTAAGATGAATGAGAAAGAGTACAAGCATTTCATCGAGTCGCAGATGTCCGGGTCAGCGCACGCGCACACGCACGCAGTTGCGACAGCTCAGGCGCCGCTACCAATGCCACAGGCTCCCGAGAAGCCTCTCTCAACCCAGATCTGGAATGAGATTAAGGACTTGCAACTCAGCTTGTTCGCTTTGACACCGAAGCCTGTTCATACTTATTGTAAGGCATATGATGCGGGTGGAGATACGTTGTATCTTGATTCATCCGTTCCGGCGTTTTTACCGGCGCTCGAAACACTTGTTTCGAGCAAGTATGATGTTCAGCGTGGAACACGATACATCGAGGTTTCGCTAAAACCTCAAGTTAAGGTTTCTACGACTGCTCCGTACCCAACACGGATCAAGTACTAATCATGTCTCGACGCCAAGGTCGTACGCCAGGATTGCATACTCCGATCTCCGCGCCACAAGCTCCGGGACCGTCAGCGCGCGATCCTGAGCGTCGTATGCCGTTCCAAGAGGCTCGACCGGATCGGGAGATGCCGAAGCCTAGTAACTTGAAAATTACGAATGAGTCTTCGGCCGTAGCCACACCTGGACCGACGCGCAAGCAGGTCTTTGATAAGGTCGCGACTGCTTCTCACGAACGTTCGGAAGAGTACAAGCGACGGGCGTACGAGCTTGGGAAAAGCTTCGTGCGTATTATTGAGGACCGAAAATTGGTTTCACAAAAGGGACCGACAGCCAAAAGCGTAGAAGCTCAGGCACTCAACGAATTGTTGATGCTTGGTGCCGAGATGAATATGGACGAGACACAAGAAGAAGGCATGGGTTCGATCGGTGTTATCACGTTGCTTATTAAAGGATTGATTTTGCAGCGTGATCGAAACAACGAGATGTCGTACCGGCTCGATCAGATGGAGAAAAACATACGGTCATTAGAAGCAGCCAAACAGGCTACTCAGCCTTTTGGCTCGGTACCTCCTCAACCGGCCGTGATTGAATACGAGCCAAATCCGTTCGCTCCCCAGGAAAATGATCCGATCCGTGCAAGTCGAGATCCTGGGAAGAACCCATTTGAGGGGTAAGTCACTGTGAAGAAAGCCTTCTCCAGAGATACGATATTGCTTTTGATCACAGACGTGACAAACGAATGGAACGAGTACAAAAGCCAATGCAGTCGCTACATGATTCTACCGGATCCGAAAGCGCAGGCCCTACACCAGGGCCGAATGGAAATGTTGGACAAGATCCTGGCCTTGATGCCAAACGACTAAAAGACGTCGTCACCTATCAGGCAGCGCAACAGGCCAATTCAATCCCGCTGAAAATTGTGATGGCTCGTTACGGCTATCACATTGATGAACAGGTGAAAAAGACCACGTGCCCTTTCCATGCGAAAGGGCGGGAACGATCACCATCGTTCTGGTGGTATCCCGACACGAATCGGTTCAAATGTTATGGCTGTGGAGAATCGGGAGATGTTGTTGGCTTCGTCGCGTTGCATGACAACATTAAGCGTGGTGAGGCAGCATTTTCGATTATCGGTTCCCACGGTGACAATATTGATTTGTCTCGGGAAGCAGAGAAGTATGTCTATGAAGACATTCGGCCGATCATGAACTTTTCCGATGCGATTCGCCTATTCAACCAATCGCACATGGATGACCCGGAAGCTCTCGCATGGGCTGAAAAACTGTGTTTCACGCTCGATAAAGTACGTGCCAAGTGCAAAGTGATCAAACTGAAAGAAGTCATCGAGAATATTCTTTCAAAGCTAGAGAAATAACTGAATGGCGAAAGCGCTCATACTTGGTGATCCACATCTTGGAAAAGGTCTGGCAATAGGACGTGCCGGTCTTGGTTCGGCACTGAACAGTAGAGTAATTGACCAGATCACATTACTCAATTGGGTACATGACCAATGTATTGAGTTGATGATCGACACGATTATCGTGACAGGTGACGTGTTCGAGGAACCGAAGCCGCACCCCACATTGATCAAGATCTTCCTAGCATGGCTGAAAAAGTGTGAAGCCAGTGATATCACGGTCCATATTATTCGTGGCAATCATGACATCCTACGGACTGGACAGTTTACAAGTTCGGCTCTTGATATCTTCGCTGAAGCTGAGTTGAACAATGTCTTTATTTACAATACTATTGACACAGTGCATCTTGATGGTGTTTCTTTTACCTTTCTTCCTTTTCGGGACAGAAGGTCTTTTAATCTTGATACCCACGACGAGGCAATTCAGGCTATTCGTCAGAGCTTGGTATTTGAAGCAGCTTCGATACCTGCCGAATCGAAGAAAATACTTGTCGGACACCTTACGATAGCTGGTGCAATCTATGTCGGTGATGAAATCGATGATGCATCTAATGAGCTATTTTGTCCGAAGACGGTATTTTCGGACTATGACTTTGTTTGGATGGGTCATATTCATCGACCTCAGGTACTATCCGAAGGAACTCCATTTCTTTCGCACGTCGGAAGTATGGATATTTCTGATTTTGGGGAAACAGACCATATTAAAAATCTCATCGCAGTAGACTCAGATGCTCTGGATACTTTCTACACGATACCGATCCCGACCCGTCCCCTCTCTGACATTTCGATTAGCGTCCCGATGGGCACACGGGATACAACGGAATACGTTCTTGACTTTCTCAACACGCTCCAGGCTAATCTGCGTAATGCAATCGTTCGTGTATCAATTCAGTTGGCTGGCCCAGATCTGCGTTCGGTGGATAGGAAAGTTATAGACGCAGATCTGCATGACCGTGGTGTTTTTCATATTTGTTCGTTCAGTGAAACGCGCAAGCTCGAACTGATTCGTAAGAAGGCTGACAATATCAGTCAGTCGATGACCGAGTCTGCCGCGATCAAAGGTTGGAGCGAGAAGTTCGTCGATGACTCATTACGCAATGACTTCTGTGCATTAGCAGAGGACATTCGTAAAGAATTGCAGAGTGAAGAAAAATGATCCCGATCGAACTTACGTTAGAGAATTTTACTTGTCACGTAAAGTCCGTGATCGACTTTACACAATTCGATGCTGCCGTGGTTGTTGGGAAAGCTACGAACAATACACGCAAAGCCAATCAAGTCGGAAAGAGTAAGATCTTCTCCGGGATTACGTATGCACTTTTCAACGAGGTGGGTGTTGACAAGATCGACTCGATCATTCGCGACGACTCTGATAAGACAAGGGTGTCGTTTGTGTTTATGGTTGGAGGCGACACATACAAAGTGGACCGGTCCCGTGGCCGCAAAGCGGGTTCCGCTGATCTTAGACTGTTTCGTAAGAATGATGTGGATTGGGAAGACCTTACAGAGCGGACCACCTCCGGCACGGAGAAGACTCTGGCGAAGATTCTAAAGATCAATTATCGCGCGTTCTCCAATTCAATACACTTTAGGCAAGCTGATCTTTCTGGCTTGGCCACGTTAACTCCGTCCGAGCGCAAAAATCTACTTCGTGAAGCACTTCAATTAACCGTTTACGGCCAACTTGAAAAGTTGACCAAGAAAAGAGCAGGAAAGATTGCTGAGACGGAAATATATACGAAAGCCAAGCTGGGAACCTACTCTGAGGTGGATGCTAGATTCTCTACGAGAATGTCAGATATTAATGTCGTGGCGGGTGACATCGTATCCTCGCTGGCAAAAATCGAAGTACAGAAAAAGAAAGTCGAACTGATCCAGGAAGATTGGAAAGCATCTCGCGAAGAGATGCTGAAGTTCAAGTCGTCGGTCGAGATGTTCTTGGATAAAGTCAAGAATACAAACGCTAGCTTGATACTTATCAAGTCTAAGAAAGACAACGCCTATAAGAAGCTCGATTCAATCCGTCAAACAACGCAAGCAAAGCTCGATTCGATCATTTCGATGAAGGCAACTCTTGCTGACTTGGAAAGTAAAAACACGGTCGATGTGTTCGCACTGTCTACGCAGTTAGAGGAAACAACTCGACAGATACTAGAGCATCGAGCCTCTCTCAAGTCTATTGAAGAAAAGATGGCGGAGTGGTCTGTACCGCTTCCAAATGGCCCGGAGTGTAAACACTGTAGACAGGCATTGACAGCAGAACACCGGGAGTCTTGTCAAAAGGATTTGCAGAAGAAAACCCAGGACGCTCAGGATCAGTACAACAAGATTCTGGAGACGATTGTCGAGCTGAAAAAGAGAGGCCTGGATCTTAGTCAACAGCACGGCAAGGTTGTGTCGTTGCAGCACAATATTGATACACTGAAGAAAGACATCCAGTTTAGTATCAAAGAAGTTGATATTCAGAAGGAATCGTATCTGGAATACAAAGACCAGTACTCGACGCTGAAGGGCGAACTTGAGCAGATCGAGACTGAGATTGCGTTACTCGAAGCACAGCGATCAAACTACGATACGAGTCGGTACAGTGAGCTAAATTCGATCATCTTTAGTAAAGAAACTGCATGGGCTTTGGCGGACAAAGAGTTGCAATTGCTAAATACCGAACAGGCCAATTTGGTTGCTGAGGAGCGGTCTTACAAGAAGCAGTTGCTAGAGCTTGATGAAGCAAAGACGGTTAGAGATACTCTTGTAAATGAAATCAAGAAAATTGAAAAAGAGCTTCTACTCCATGCTAAGGTTGCACAAGCTTTTGGCTCTAAGGGGATACCGTCGCTTATCATCCATAACATACTCGATGATCTCCAACTATACGCTAATAACATCGTGGGACAGGTGAAGCCCGGGTTACAACTTCAGTTTGAGATTGACCGGGAGAACAAAAAAGGCGAGCAGACAGATACACTGGACATCAATTACATTATCAACGGGCGCCAACGAGAGTACGGATTACTTTCGGGGTCACAGATGTTCATTATCTCGCTGGCTCTCCGAATCGGATTGTCTACGGTCATTCAGAAGATATTTGGTGTGGATATCAAGTTTCTCATGCTCGATGAAGTAGATTCGAGTCTTGACGATGAGTCGCTGGACGCATTCTTGGATCTTATCAAGATCTTGCAGAAGGAGTACAAGGTTGTACTAATTACGCATAACAAAACGGTGAAAGATAGGTTTTCACACGCTATTTTGGTTGAGCAGGACACGAACGGAAATTCGTACGCTAAAATCGTATCTAGTTGGTAAGGAAAGCATGTACAAAATCGCAATCAGCGGAAAAGCTAATTCGGGCAAGAATACGGTAGGTGATCTATTCAAGTACCATCTGTTGGTACGTGAAACAGCCGCGCGTGTGTATGCGTTTGCGGATCCGATAAAAGAAATCGTTATGACGATGTTCCCTGGGGCGGAGAGGAACTCGCTCTTCGGTGCATCGAAGCTTCGGTCTAATATCATTCCAGGCACGACCATTACGTATCGGCAATCTTTGCTTGATATCGGAAAGCTAGGCCGAAGTTATGACCCGGAGATATGGGTGAAGAAGTTTGAGCAGGATTTCTACAAGAATACACAGTTCGATCTTTATATGGTCACAGACCTAAGGTTTCCTGAAGAGTTTAAGAGGGTCTCGGAAATGGGCTTTGTCAAAGTCCGAATTAAACGAGACGATCATTTGGTAATCAAGGATGTCAGCGAAACAAGCCAGGACTCGATAACAGATTCGGCTTTTGACTTCGTTATTGACAACAACGGTACGCTAGATGATTTGAAAGCTCAATGTTTGAGGACATGTTTGGTCCTCAGAGGATAGTTTATGAGTTTTGTAGGCATCAAAATCCCACATGAAACAGCTCGATTGCTTTCTCAGATCGCGGTTCCAGGGTCACCTGTTCCACTTGATCAGATGCATATCACTGTGTGTTATCTTGGTGAAAACATCTCGATTACGCAGATTGCGAAGGCTGTAGCCGCTATCTACAAGGTAACCTCCAAGAGAACACCGTTTACCCTAAAGACAAGCAAGGTGAAGTGTTTTCCGACCGCCACGGATATCGGCGTGCCGGTGATCGCTCGGGTCAATTCGCCCGAGTTGCTAGAGTTTCAACAGTGTATTACGGCCGGGTTCGATAAGTGCGGCATTCACTATGATAAGCGTTATCCAGATTTCAAACCGCATATTACGCTGTCTTATGCAGAAGATCAGATCGACTGTATTACGTTCGAGCATCCGATCGAATGGGCGGCGCATGAGGCGACACTTTGGGCTGGAGACTGGGGCGACGATCGACTTTCCGCAACTTTTCCTTTCATCCTTGGCCCAACTAAGGAAAGCTATTATCGACACGTAATTAAGCAGCACAAGAAATAGATTGGCATTGTACTCATTAAGTCCTCATATTAATGAGGAGGAATGTCAAATATCAAACAAGAATTTGTTCTGAAGTACACGACCGTTGGAAAAGAAAAATTCTATAGATTCCTTCTGTCCTCTGCTATTTTCGAAATGGTTATTCAGCTTGAGACCCCGGAGGCGAAAGCCGATAAGTATCCGGATCACAAGCTAATGGACCTCTACGAGAAATTCATTCTCTTTTACAGAAGAGAGAATGAATCGGTATATTTAGAGATAGCTATTCTGTGCAGAAGAGCCGCACACAAAGTATACAGGGCGCTACTGAAGCAGAAAATAGTAGAAAAGAACAATCGGTATCTTAATCTTGTTGAGTAGGTAAAATGGGCGTTATTTGCATTACAATTTTGAAATCAGCTAATGTTGTGGCTGGATTGAGACAACCTACAGATGAAGGGATTCCGCAGTTTGTTACTCTCACGACAAATATTCCTTCGACGATTTTCTACACATTGGATGGTTCAGAACCTACGACCAGCTCCTCTGTATATGCGTTGCCTATCACGATGCCTACAGATTTACCGTCAGTGGTACTGAAGGTATTCGCTACAAACGGCCTAGATATATCACCTGTGATTTGCCAAACGTACGGACCTGATCTGATCGGAGCCCGCCTTCCTCATGCCGCTGTTGTTGGTCAAGGCGATCAGGGCAAGGATCTTGGGCCATTCGGATCTGGGCAGGGAACGCCTGCGCACAACGGAAAGTATATCAATCCGTCCCATTCCGGCATTACAACCCAACCTGCCGGTGTACCGATCAGGGGAACGGGTTTCGATGCGTTTGGAAAACCGAATGCTGGAACGAGACTTCCTCTAGAGAAGTATGATTTGATCAAATCGACGACGAACCAAGAAGGTGAGACTGGTCCAGGCATTGGAACGTTACCAGTCGTCATTGACAAAATTCCATCTCCGGCCTATGGCCCGGAGAGCACGGTCAAAGCGAACAATGCTCTATTCAATCCGCGCGCATTGGTAATCTTCCAGGATGCGACGACGGATAATCCCGCGAACAGCCTTGCGCCGATGATAAACCGAGAGTTTTTCTCTTTGGAGAACCCGGAAATCGTGCGTGATGGTTCGTTACTATCGAACGTAGCGCCGAACGGACCGACAACGATGGGCTCGTTTGTACGAGCCGGATATAATTCATCGGATAACACCGTGACATATTATTTCTACGATAACAGCGTGAACCGCTGGATTATTTCGAAACAACCGTATGTAAATCGCGATCCGAATGCCGGAGAGCTTTATTCGATGGTCTTCGGTCGTGGAACGGGTATCGGTAAGGTGTTTCAATGGCACCTCTTCTCACGCAGAGTTCTTTTCTAAATCGGCATATTTTCGCATTTCAAATGGCAACTATGGAGACCAGATGAAATGCAAGAAGTGTGACGAAGATAAAGATGAGAATGATTTTGGGTTTTGTTATTACACGACCAAAGACGGTGAGGCTCGTAAGTACAAAGCTAAAACGTGTAAACAATGTGATCGTCCAAGGATTCGAAAGAACGAACAACAATTTAAGCAGGCCAACAGAAATGAATTGGCGGCGAAACAGCGTACCTATGCTTCGGCGCACAAGGTAGAGGCGGCCGAGTATCAACACAACTATTATCTTGAGAATAAGGACTACGTAAAAGCGCGGGTCAAGAAAAGCATATACAGACGTCGCAAGGAAGATATTGTTTTTCATTTAAAGTGCGTGGTATCGACCGCCATATCGGCTGTGATCAAAAAACAAAATCGTTCAGTATCGAAGTATCTGCCGTATGCATTAGATGAGTTGAAGAAACATTTAGAAAACCAGTTTGAGCCATGGATGAGTTGGGCGAATTATGGGCCATATCGAATTAACACGTGGAACGATGACGATTCGAACACGTGGTCTTGGCATATCGATCATATCGTCCCGCACAGCAAATTCAAATACACATCAATGGAGGATGACGAGTTCAAGCGGTGCTGGGCTCTCTCAAATCTAAGACCTTTATCGGCTAAACAAAACATTCAAGATGGAGCAAGAAGATGAAAAGCACGATGTTCATGTCACGTATAGAAAATACACCATGGCACTTGTGGTCACGTCGCGTCCTATTCTAAACGGTTCGGAACCTGTCGAGTCGCCAAACTGCCTGGTGATCCGGGGTATGAGACGAACATCATTACGTAGCAGGCGAGTTGCGTTGATCGATCACTTCATGAAGAAGGAGTTCGATCCGGGACATCCTCTTGATGATTCTTCGATTGAAGACATGTTTTGTCGTCTGGTCAATCTCGGGAGTCCGGAATCGTTGGTAGAGCAGAGAATGCTGTATTGGTTTGAAAAGTGGACAATACTACGGAATATGGCCTAACTAAAATGACGATAGATCAGCCTTAAGAGAATTAACATGTTATGTCAGAGCTAATTAAGCCAGAAGCCCTTCTTAAACTGAGCGTTTCGAAGTCGAAAACCTTTCAAGACTGCAAGAAGAAGTTCAAGTTCAACTACATCGATCGCCTCCCGAAGAAAGATTGGGATCACCTTACCTACGGTAAATTCGTCCATCGGGCGCTAGAAGCTTTTCATAAGTTCTATCTAGATGGCTCGACCAAGCATCGCCACGAGGAGATGCAAGCAGCTTTTAAGCTTGCCGTTGAGGAGTTTAAAGACAAGCTATCTCGCGAGCAAAAGAAGGAAGCGTTTGCCGCTCTTTCTCTCTATCTAGAGAAAGTCGGTCAACAACCGTTTGCGACGCCGGGGCAGACCGATCCGAAGACCGGAGCTACGATTCTTTCGGTTGAGAAGGCGTTCGAGTTGCCAGTGCAAAACAGATTAACATTAATTGGTTTTATCGACCGTATTCAGTTAGACCCGGATGGCATCTTGCACGTCTGCGATTACAAGACAACTAAGGACAAGCGTTATCTGAAGGATATGTTCCAGTTGTTGACGTATGCTTATGTACTTCTTCTTGAGGACCCGACGATCAAGAAGGTTCGCGGTTCGTACATTTTGATTCGCCACGATTGGGAATATATTACGCAAGAGTTTGATGTCAAACAAATTCTCGATGTCGAAAAGAAACTGATCAAATATGCTGACGATATTGAGTCTGAGAAACTCTATCGTGCGAATCCGACTCCGCTTTGTAAGTACTGCGATTATTTAGAGAGCTGTGACGAAGGACGGAAATTCGTCTACCGTGATAGTTATCACGGACCTGTTAGTTGGTAACTCGATATATGGAACGAAGAGGTTAAGAATGGAATTCGCTGTCAATGAAGTGGAGTACTGCAAAGTTTCGGTTCATGCCGAGGCTGATCTTGAGAAGATTGTCTCTAAGCGAACTGAGGTACTGGCTGAATTTAAAGGCGTTAACGTCCCTGGCTTTCGTCCTGGGAAAGCGTCGCTTGACGCTATTAAGATTCGATACAAGAAGCAGATCGAAAATCGACTTCGCGAGGTATTGGCTGAGGAAGCGTTTATTGGTGTTCTAAATGATCGCAACATGAAAGCTCTCGGGATGCCGGAGTTTTCGATGTTGAATCTGACGGATTCCAAATTCACTTGTGAATTCACAATGCGAGTCAAACCAACCGTCGTATTGAATAAGTATCGCGATTTCGAAATTCCCCGCCCGGCCGAGCCGATTTCAATTAGCCAATTCAGCGAGAAAATCTTGCAGGATTTGCGCGAGCGGAATGGTGATTCGGTTCCTTTTACAGATGATGATTTCGTTCAGGTCGGGGACTCGATTCTCCTGGATTACGAAGGAACGATTGATGGAGTTGCTCGCAAGGATCTGACCGCAAAGAAAGAGGTTGTTCACGTCGGAAAATCTCCACTACCGGGATTCGACGACAATCTTCTTGGAATGAAGATGGGTGACGTACGCGAATTTGATTACGTCACACCTCCGAATGTTTCGGAGGAATTCAAAGGGAAAACGATCCACTTCAAGGCCGAGGTCTGTATGGGCTCGCGAACGACTCCAGCCGCCTTGGATGACGAGTTGGCCAAACGCCTGAACATGAAGGACTTGGACGACCTACGTACGCACGTCGCGCAAGTAGCGACGACGCGCGTTGACGAGCACCGAAATTCGCTGGTCAGTGTTCAGGTGTCCCATCGGTTGGTTGAGGGACACGACATTCCCATTCCGGATTGGTTGTTGTCATCTGAAGCTCAAATCAAATCAAAGATGGCGAAAAAAGAATGGGACAAGCTCACGGACGAGGAAAAAGAATCGTTCCTGAATGAAGCGAAGAAAAGCATCAAACTTTCGTTGGTTCTGGAAAAGATCCGTGAAGTCGAGCCAGAGGCACAGCTTTCGGATGAAGAGGCTTTTCAATTGGTCCGGTTTCACTTGGCTCAAATGCAAGCCCGGAACGGCAAGAGTGGGGATGTCGAGAAGGCGTTCCAGGATCTCCAGAAGAGTGGGAGCTTGCCGGTATTGCTTGGAAGAATACGCGACGAGCGCGTTCTCAACTGGTTGGTGACAACTTGCAAACTAGTTGACCACATAAATCACGAACATAGTCACGAACACAAAGACCACGGTCATACAGGACACGAAGGACATACACATGAGTGATAAGGCGTTTCCGAAAAGCAAAGAGAAGATTCTTCCTCAGGGTTGGAGCGAGTCGATTGACTCAATGGATACTGAGGAAATTAAGAAAAAGGTCTTTCAATCTCACGGGCATTTGGTTGAGATCGAAAGAGCCAAGGAGGAAGACGAGGCGCTGACCAAGGCTGTGGAAGAGGCGAAGGGATTGGGATTGCCGTACAAGGAATCCGCGGCGATTGAGAAGGCGAAGATTGCCTATTGCTTTTATGCTCTTGAGAGCCGTGGTGTGGACATCTCGAAGTAATTACTTTCGAGAAGTATGGTGCCTATTACGTGGCCATGTCTGGAATATGTTCTGGACCGGGCCACCCGATTTCCCACCTCGAAAACTTAATGAGGTGGTAATCACCTGTAAAATCTGCGGTAGACGAGTGCAATGAATTGGCGTGCTCGATGGTTCTACCGCAGGTTCGCTTGTTTCCTACGCCACCATCGTATTAAACGACTGGAAGTCTTAATGTGGGAAGGCGAACGTTGGGTACCGGTATGTGGAATTTGCCACCGTTAACCAAACTATTATGTTGGTTACGAGGTCATCGTTGGGGCTTATTTTTAGATCCAAAGATGCCTGGAATGGGTGGTGAATGCTATACGTGCGAATGCTATACGTGTGGATATAGATACTGAGTGAATGCTTTTGTGAAAACCCGCGTCCCGGCTTGTTGTGGTAGTTTCTCTACCGTTTATCGTTTGTCTTTCTCACTCAAGAAAGAATCGATAACACAATTCGAGGGCGCGGGTTTTTCTGTTTCGAGACCGTACTACAAAGTAGGAATGTTTTACGCCGAAAACAATAACATAATCGTCTCTGGCAAATTCGGTAGCGCAACGTTTGATCTGAAGTGTAAAACACCTAAGTGTGAAGACATGACGACCGGCTTCGAAGCCGTTCTCACTCAGTTGTATGAGGCTACCAAAGTGTGATTGGTTTGATCGTAACGACTCAGAAGCATTGATGTCCTCGCACCACGAGGCCGGGCATGTCGTCCTGTCAATTCTTGCTTTGATTCATCCGTTGAAGGTGTCGATCTTTGGAAAAGGATACATAGCCGGTGAAACAGTTACTTCTGTTCCCACGTTTCCCTCTTCGGGTCTCAAACCTCGGGGCCCTGAGTTATTCTTGTTACATGGCCGTTTGCGAATGTTTCTCGCGGGCCATGCGAGCGAGAAGAGGTTTTTCGAGACGCTGGTGGGAGAAAAGGTTCCGCGGTCGCTAAGGCTGACAGCGAAGAATGATTTCGAAGCGTATCGAGCGATAGTACGTAAGCGCTACGCTAAGTCAGACGCTCGCTTGCGTCTACGCAAGCGTCTTGATCGTGAAACAGACCAATTGGTTAAAGAACATTGGGTAGTAATTAGTGCGGTAGCCAAATCTATTGCTCAATTCAAACAGCTTGATTACCATGGAATAAAACAGGCTATCTTAGGTTCAAAACACCAAGTTCGTTTCTGGAAGAAAATGTTCCGGCATCTGGAAGATTTGATCAGGATAAAAAAGGATCGTCGATGAAATACGTCTCGCTTCACAATCACTCAAACTTCTCGATGCTTGACGCCATGCCCACTCCGAAGGAGTTGTTTACTCGTGCGAAAGAACTCGGCCAACCGGCACTTGCCATTACGGACCATGGTACTTTCTCTGCGGTTTGGGATGCCGCCAAGGCTGCTAAAGAGGTGGGCGTCAAGTTTATCGTGGGGTGTGAGTATTATTTTGTCAACGATGCGTCAAAGTCCGAAGACAAGATTCGTCATGTCATTCTCCTTGCTAAGAATTCGGTTGGTTATAGGAATCTCCTCCTCCTGAACCGTGCCGGGTTCGATCACGGAGTTAGCACGTACGGAAAGCGTGTCTATCCGATCATCGACTGGAAGCTGATGGAGCAGCACTCCGATGGAGTAATCTGCCTGACCGCTTGTGGAGGCGGGATCGTGGCGCAATTGTTGAACAACAAGAAGTTCGTCGAGGCCGAGGAAACGATCAAAAAGTTGGTGGGGATTTTTGGAGACAATTTTGGGCTAGAAATCCAACCGAACAATCTGCGTAGGTTTGCATCTAACTACAACGATTCGATCGATCAGGACTTCACCAATGCTCATACTATACGACTTGCTAAGAAGCATGGCGTACGTATTGTACCGACATCAAATGCGCACTACCTCCACAAGGAGGATGCTGATACGCATGATGCGATGCTTGCAATTGGGGCCGGGCAACCGCAATACTCGAATGCGCGACTAAAGTACGAAATATCGGATCTGTATCTACACTCAGCAGATGACATCCTGGCATTCTTCAATCGCAAATACGAAGGCGAGGTTGAGGGCTGGATCGACAACACGGTACACTTCGCCAACCTGTGTGAGGAACCGGTCTGGATTGATCCGAAGTATTCCAACCCATCAGGAAAAGAACTGCCGATTTTCCCGGTTCAGGACCAAGCGGACTTCCAAGAGTTTCAGGCATGGGTCGCGAGGCCTCAGAATGACTCTGTGCGCTCTCTTGAGCAAGATAAGCTGTACATGCGTTATCTTTGCGAGAAGGACGCCTACAAGCGGATGCCGAATGATTCGCGTCGTGCGGAATACGAAGCTCGTCTCAAAGAAGAGATTGATGTTATCGAATACCACGGATTCAGCAGTTACATGCTGATTGTTGCCGATTTCATTGAATGGGCTCGGAAGAACAATATCTTGACCGGTCCGGGACGTGGCTCGGTTGGCGGTTCGCTCATTGGATATCTACTGGATATCCACCGTGCCGATCCGATCCAGTACAAACTAATCTTCGCACGTTTCCATAACAAAGAGAAGTCAAGTTTCCCGGATATTGACTCAGACTTCGCTCCGTATGGTCGTAACCGAGTTCTGGATTACGTGAGAAACAAATATGGCGATGACAAAGTGGCGCACGTTAGTAATCTCAACACCATCACTCCGAAGGTCTATGCGAAAGACATTACTCGCGCTTGTGAGCTTGCTGGGTCAAGGCAAGCATCGGTCAAACTCGGTGAGGACATTGCTAATTCGATTCCTAGCCCGAAAGATGTAAAGACCTTTGACAAAGCTATTGAGAAGTCTGGGCTCTTTGCTGCTTACGTGCAGAAGTACCCTAAGATTAAAAAGTATTCAGCAATTTGTGGCAATTACCGGGCGTGGGCCACGCATGCGGCCGGGATCGTCATTTCTCAACGTCCCTTGGCTGGTTTGGTACCGTTACGTCGAGATAAAGAGGGTACAATTGCGCTTGAGTATGATAAGGACCGAGCCGAAGAAAACGGTCTCGTTAAGATGGACTTCCTTGGGTTGGAAACCTTGGACATCATCAAAGAGACCTTTGATCTGGCTGCGAAAGCTGGCAAGTCGCTCCCGCCTACACAGATAGATGTGCCGTTAGATGATCAAGCGACTTATGACCTACTTTCACGAGGCGATACATTCTGCGTCTTTCAGCTCGGTACTAGCTCGGGAACGATTGATCTGTGCAAGAAGATAAAACCACAGTCGATTGAAGATATTAGCGCTATCAACTCGCTTGCTCGACCTTCTGCACGAGACATACGCGAAGATTATGTTAAGACGAAAGATGGAAGGCTGCCTTTCAAACTATTGGATCCTTCGCTCCAACGCGCCTTTGGTGGAACGTTTGGATTCGGACTCTACGAAGAGTGCTTGATGTATCTTGCTCAGGACGTGGCCGGGTGGACCCTGCACGAGGCCGATCGTCTTCGTAAATTGACCAAGGAGAAGGGCAAGAACCCGAAGAAGGCAGCAAAGTGGCGTCAAGACTTCATCGATGACGCCAAGAAGAACAAGAACATCGACCCGAAGGTCTCGACCCAGATCTGGGATGAGGTTGTCGATAAGTTTCAGGGGTACGGATTCAATCTGTCCCACTCGATTCTGTATTCGATGACAAGTTATTACACGGCCTACTTGAAGGCGCATTATCCGCTCGAATTCTTGCTGGCGAACTTGAAGTCTGAGATTCGTTCGAAATCCAAACCTGCCAAGAACAACATCGAGAAGATCAAGACCGAGATTCGACGTCAGCGAATCGTGATCATGCCGCCTGATATCAACCACTCTGATATCAGCTACACGATCAAAGATGCGAAGACGATCGTTACTGGTCTCAACGCGATGGCATTCGTTGGTAAGGATGCGATCCAGGAGATTGTTGACAAACGCCCGTTCCGTAACTTCTTCGACTTCATGGTTCGATGCGAGAAAAAGAAGCTGAACTCCAAATCCATTAAGGTCTTGGCAGCGACCGGCTGTCTCGATTCGTTCGGTCTGAAACGACGTCAGATCTATCTCTACTGCGAAGACTATCGAAAGAAGCTTGATTCGTGGCTAAAGAAGAATAACCCGGCCGTTTCGGAAATGAATTATCCGTGGCCGGATGAGCCCGAGTGGAGCTTGAGCGAACGGTACGCTCTGGAGAAGCTTTGGGCAGGCGAAGGATTCTCTTGTGGAAAGAAGGATGCGTTCGTTCCATTCTTCGATGACAAGGGATCGATCCGAGTCAAGACACTGAAGAGTATGAACGACAAGGAGCGGATTCCTTCCATGAAGGCGGAGATCAAAAGCATCTTCGTTTTTAAGGTGAAGAAGGAAGGATCAAAGTATCTCGGTCGTGATATGGCGAAACTGACCATCGAGGACGTCTATGGCGACCAGATGTCATTGACGATGTTCCCCGAGGGGCTCGATCTCGTAAACGAGCGAATTAAGTTGTTCAGCGGAGGGAAACAGAAACTTGAGGAGGGGATCTGTATCCATTTCAACGGGACAATCAATATCTATGAAGATGATACCGGTGCGGTCCTAGAAAACATCTTTTCCTACGCACCCCCACCGGCTCTTCCAGCAGATTTCAAGGAGAAAAAGAAGGTCAATCTTCGCCAGCCCAAAGGCCCGAAAGAAGAGAAAGAACTGGATAAAACAGCTACCCAGGAAGAGATAACGAACGATATTGAAAGCGAACTATTTGACGCCGGGTTAATAGAATTCGATGAAGATCCGCAAGACAATTGATATAGTTAAGGCATGAAATGCGGTCATTGCTCAGCAGACGTCCCACCACAATGGGTACATGCGCTTAACACAAATACTTGTCCATCTTGTGGCGGAACGTTGATGTCCGACACAGAGGTTCATTTGCTTGGCGAACTACGCGAAGCAATGAATGATATGCCAAACAATCCTGAAGGGATTGCTGGTTGGCTCCTGTCCCATTACCAACTCGCCAAGATCGGTACGGGTGAAGCTGCAACGTTTCACCAGGCCATGGTTCATGGCAACGGAAATGTGGCCGTGCAAGTTGGGAAGAACGGAATTCCGGTCAGCCAACGATTGCCCGAGCCTCAAAGTCCGGTTGCAACGATCAATAAGTTCCTCGCACGAGCGAACGTGAAACCAAAGTCGAAGTCCGAGATTGAAGCAGCGATGGCCGCTTCGAGCGGTGGAGGCGGCGGAGGCAATGCTGCATTGATTGCGGCATGGAACGCTCCTGATGCGGATGGGGGTGATGGCGGCGGTGAACCGATGGATGCGCAGGTTCAAGTCTATGCCAATGCTCTAGCCGGTGGCGGCGGTGGCAGCGGTGGAGGCGGAGGTGGTGATGATGATGCCGCACACAATGCCATTGTGAATGCGTTTGCAGGAATGGGTAATGGTGGCGGACAGGCTCCTAGCGGCGCTGATATGTTGGCAAAGATTCGAACAATGAACCGTCAGCAAATCAATCAGGAAATGCGTCAGACCGGTGGAGTCGGTAAGATTCATAGGGCCGGATAATGTCTATTCGAATCATCGATCACAAGAAATTGGATATGACAGAGGAAGAGTTTACCATGTACAACTCTATTTGTCGTTCGTATGATCGCCCGAATGCAAAGGGCGAAGACTTGTTCAAGGATTTGTTCGAGACGGATAACGACGGGATAATTCTCTACTTGAAACCGCCTTCGAAGGGGTACACGAGTATGGAGGTTTTCTTGTTCATCACCTCTGTTTTTCTTCAACAACATCTTAGACTTATGCACGGTCAAATCAATCAAGCCTGCGCCTATATGAAGGCAAAAGCTGACGGGAAAAAGTAATAGTTTGTTGGAGCGTTTGACGAGTTGGTTAGCGTCGAATTCCAGTTTAGATATTGGAGAAAACACACATGACCGATACATCAAATACGCAAACAAACGAACAAAAAATTGAGCTTCTAGTTGAAAAGTGTCTAGCCGCATTGGCTGAGGTTCACGCAGGGTCGTACGACTCTGACAAGAACGATAGAACAGCTGCAATGTTTCTTGAGACACAGATGAAGTTGTCGATGTTTATTAGTGACGTAACCTTGCTCGCGAAGGAGGCGAAGAACGAAGTAAAGCGAATCGAAGCAGAAACGTATCATACGATCCGATCGAATTCGACCGGAAAAATCACAGAAGGAGCGCTTGACGCCTCCATTGCCAAAGATCCCGCAGTCGTAGCAGCGAAGCAAGCTTGCGCTCAAGCTGAAGCTGACTCTTCAAAATGGGAAAACCTAATCGGCACGTTAGCAGCGGGTCACGTCTTCTTCCGTAATCTCGGCAAGAACCGTAACCTATAATAGTAAGCAAATTCCAACCAGCCTCACAGAGGCATAAATAAGGAGAAATGAATGCCAGAAGCACCAGTAGTAGCAAAAGTTACGCCAAAGGTCACAAAGAAACCTGCAATCGATATTGATAAGCTGCTTAAGAAAGCACAGGGTTCTTACGGTAAGAAAGAGAACGGAGTAGCTCAGCAGCTAAGCTCAGGTTCTTCGATTAAGAATCCGTCGAAGGATTCCGATTTCGTTTTATGGACCAAAGGCCCGCATTGGGAAACGTTGACACATACGCGCGGTATTGCGTTCGGGCGTATTGTTCAGATTTCGGGAAAGCCCGATTCAGGGAAGAGCACGCATGCTGCGGTCTTCATGAAGGAAGCACAGGATCAAGGATGTTTAGTTGTCCTTTGGGATAGCGAGAAGAAATTCTCTCCCAACCGATTTGCTAAGATCGGTGGAGATCCGGAAAGTTTGCTTTGTATTCGGACGACAAAGATTGAGGATGGCGCGATTGCCGTTGCAAAGCTTGTCGATGCTTGCCGCGAATCTTATCCAGACAAAAAAGTTCTTGTCGTTTGGGATTCTGTTGGAGCCTCGGTAAACTCTTCAGAAGATAATGAAGATACTGAGAATATGTCGAAGCAGCCCGGTGTCACGGCGAAGGAAGTGTCTTTCGCAGTTCGTAAGTTTGTAAAGCTTATGGACAAGCATATGGATCGTGAGACTGGCGAAGAGCAGGTCGCGACACTGGTTATCAATCAGGTCTATGCGAACATCGGTTCTCCTGGTCAGACGGAAAAGGGCGGTGGCGAGCTTTTCTATCTGAGCAGCTTGATTGTTCAATTGAGCCGTAAAGGAAATCTTACCCGCACTCGTGGTGGTGAGAAATACAAATACGGAATCGTCTCAAGAGCGGTGGTGAAGAAAAACCACATGTTCGATGGTGACGAGTGCATCTCAGAGATGGACATCGTTGTTTCGTCGGACGGAATCCTGCTTGCGAAGGACGCGAAATCTTTCGATGATATCAAGGGCTGGGACGACGAAAATTCGTCCGACGAAGAGTAAATTATACATCGTCCTGATATATAAATAGTAGGAACATCATGGCAGAAAAAGACATGTTCATCCCGTCCTTTCACGGGGATTTATCAGATGTAAAGCCAACTAAACAGTTGCCTGTCTATCTGATTACTTTCGAGAGAGGATTGAAAACAAAGACCCTGGCTTACTTCGTTTGTAACAAGGTTGATAAGTTTGCAACGCATCTGGAGTTCATTGGTGTAGAAATCAAAGAGCCTGATATATTGAAAACTACCACGGATTATCAGTCAATGATCGTCCGGTCTCAGTTACAAGAGATTTGTGTACCATGGCATCGTTCTCATGAAATCAAAACGTTAACATTCAAGAAATAAGGAAGAAAATGGCAACATTTACAGCAGCACCAAGAAAGACAGCGAAGCGTGCAACAGCACGTGTGGTCGTGGCAACGAAGACGCCAGCGACGAAGACAGCAACAACGGCAACGAAGACGAATCTTGATTCAGTGTTCGTGTCGGGCGTGGCTCGTCTCCTTCGTAACAAGGCCAGCACATGGACAGGCTCGATGACGGAGCTTGAGGCCTCGCTTCGCAAGGTTGTGCGTCGTCAGAACGTTTCGTGGCCGAGTAACCCTCGTGCAATGCGTGCAACGGTTGATCGTTTGCTTCCCGACTTGAAGAAGGCGGGAGTCAAGGTCCGCTTCGGGCGGACAAATGATCACAACCGGAAGCGCTTTGTCGAGTTCGGTCGCTAAGACATATATGAGTTTTTATCGCAGCTTAGTCAAGAAGTAAGACCTGTATCGCAAGAATAGTAAGACACTTATCTTAACAATCAATAGAAACAAAACAGCAACGATCTAATATGATCATTTGGAGATTGAAATGCAGAAATATGGCGAAGTAGCTTGGGGTGAAGTTCAGACCGACATTATGCCGAGTCGTGACAATAACAAGGACACGTTCCTTCGATTGGATAAGGGGCCGAACATTGTTCGCATCGTGACAGCCCCGAACCAGTACACGGTTCACCGTTACAAGAAAGAGGGTGATCCGGGGTTTGGGCAGCGTGTGATGTGTGCGGGCAAGGGACCGGGCTTTACCTGTCCGTTGTGTGATCTCGGTGACAAGCCGAAGCGTCGTTGGCTCTTGGGCGCGATTGATCGTAAGACTCAGTCGTACAAGATTCTCGACGTCGGAATCGCGGTGTTCAAGGCGATTCAGGAATTGACGAAAGACGACGAGTGGGGCGAGCCGATCAAGTACGATATCAACATCCAAGTTGATCCGAACGGTGGAGCGACGAACTACTACCACGTGACTCCGAAGCTTCCGAAACCGCTGAGCGCTAACGATGTTCAGATCCGTGACACGATCGATACGGATGACCTTCGTAAGCGTTGCGTTCCTCCGACCCCTGAGAAGGTCCAGGACCGTTTGGATAAGATCCTCAACGGAACTCCTGCGCGCCCGAATGCACCTGCACCTGTAGCGGCAACGCGGACAGCGGCTCCGGCAGCGTCTCGCGCGGTTCAGAGCAACGTGGCTGACGAAGAGGACGATCCGGACTTGGAGTTTCCGAAGTTCCCGGCAACGACCTAATCAAGCCTGATAGGAAATGATAAAGCCCCGGAAGCAATTCCGGGGCTTTTTCTTTGATATATTGCTATGTATGGTCACGATCCTTGGATTAGATGTTTCTAGCACGACAATTGGGTGGAGCGTGCTCGATACCGTTACTACGCCACCTACGCTGGTCAAATGCGGGTATATTAAGCCTCCGAAGGACACGACTATTTTCTCTAGTCTCGGTCAGGTACGAACAGATATCCAGATATTACTCGATAGTTATCAGCCCAATGTAGTTGCGATCGAAGATATCGTACAATTCATGCAGGGTCAGTCTGGTGCCAAAACGATCATTAAGCTAGCCATCTACAATCGTTTTGTTGGAATGGTTTGTAGTGATCATCGCCATGTCGAACCTAGTCTGTTGAATGTGAACAGTATTCGTTCTAAGATTCGAGTTGGGAAAGACCGCCCCAAAAAGGAAGACATTCCGTCTGTCGTCGAGCATCACTTGGGGATTACTTTCCCATGGCAGTACAAATTCAATAAGCGAACCAAGACCAATGAGGTGATGGTAGAAAGCTACGATATTGCCGATGGTATCGCGGTTGCGCTGGCATATCATCTTGGAGCGAGACCGATTTTGAAGGTCAAGAAAGCTAAGAAGAAGAAATGAACCGGCAAGAAGCATGCAAGATTCTGGGTATTGATCCGTCAGCTACAGAAGATGAGATCAAGAAACGGTATCGTGAGCTGACTAAGAAGTATCATCCTGATATCAACAAAGAGCCGGGAGCAGAAGATCGGTTCAAACAGATCAATGTTGCTCACTCGTATCTTACAAACTATCATCCGACTCATCCAACCCCATTCGGTGGAACGAATCAGCCTCCTGGTCAATATACTCGTAAGGTCGATCCTTCTAATGCACAGGATATGAACGATCTGTTCAAGGAATTCTTCTCAAACCATGAGTTTTTCAATTTTCAGAACTCTCCGTTCGGAAAGCCGTTTGTAAATCAAGTTCCGCAAATTATCATTAATCAGACCGTTTCGTTTGCAGAGTCGGTCCGTGGAACGGATCGTGTTGTAAGTTACGAGCGCCAGGAGTCATGCAATGCATGTGCTGGAAAAGGCGGAACGCAAGTTGATAAGCCGCCATGTGGGGGGTGCGGTGGCAAGGGGCGTATTGATTCGGGCGTCACGGCGACCGGTAAAGTTTCGCATTCGCGTATCTGCACGAAATGTTACGGCATCACGAAAGATAAAGTTATGTGCAATTCGTGTCATGGCACCGGTACATTCGGGGTTATGAGGACTTGTAAGGTGAATATTCCAGCGGGAGTTTCAAACGGCGTGTCGTTACGGCTACCGGGAATGGGAAACTTCTGTTTGTTGTTCAACAAGCCACAGTATTTGGATGCTGTCATGCAGATCAGTGTAACGCCGGACCCGGATATGCATTTGGAAGGCGTGGATGTCGTATCTAAACTCGGGATTGGGCTGCTGGACATGTTGCAAGGTGGAACGTTAAAAGTTCCGACAGTCTATGGGGATAAAGAAGTAGAAGTTAAGCCACGGTCGAAACATTTGGATGAAATTGTGGTTCCGGGATGTGGTATCCGGTCGAAGAATGGAAATCATCGAGTACAATTGTCTGTACAGTATCCATCCGATCTAACGAAAGTCATTGAAGTATTGAAAGAGGAGAAATAAATGTTTAGAACATGGTGTAACAATAAGGGGTGTATGAAGGAGCAAACCCCGGCTCTTGATGTGATCACGAACGAAGTGCTTTGCGGCGAGTGTAACAGGCCAATCACGACCATTACCGAGTTCGCGAAACGCCAGATGAAATCGATGGGTCAGGTCATGACCAATATCAAGACCAGAACACCTTACGCGGTGAAATGCGCGAAGTGTAAAACGGAAAATACTCCGTTGATTGAAGGTGACGAGCTGACATGTGCGCGCTGTCATACTGTATTGAACGTCAACAAGCATTTCGCGATGATGTTTAAGAGCGCTATGAAAAACAAATTTCAACCGTAATGGAATTCTGGTTATACAAAATTACTAACCTTGTAAATAACAAAGTTTATATAGGACAAACGGTTTCACCGAAGCAGCGGTGGCCCGAGCATAAATACCATGCTCGACATGGTAAGGTGCATCCGCTTTACAATTCCATGCGAAAAAATGGGATTTCAAATTTTATATTTGAAACGATATCATCGTATCCAACGCAGTTGGACATTGACTCGGCCGAAATACAGTTGATTGCGCAATTCAAATCTTCTGATAGGAAATTCGGATATAATATTGAGCCAGGTGGAGATGGTCATTGTATAATGGCCGAAGAAACAAAAGGAAAGATTTCAAAAACTCGTAAGGCCTTGTACGCGCAAGGAATGCCTCATCCAATGAAAGGTAAGAAGCATTCTACAGAGTCGATAGCACAGATGTCCATTGCTAAAGCCGGTAAGCCATCAACCAGAAAAGGGAAGCATACAAATAAACCGGCGTGGAATAAAGGCTTACCAAAAGAACAAAGCCCGAGGTTTGGCAAGAAACATTCACCTGAAACAATAGATAGAATGCGCCAGGCAGCTATTATACGAGAACAGAGGAAACGAGATGAAGATAATCAACGTAACAGATGAGATGAAAGCTTTTGTTGCGGAGATGGCTCCGAGGGACGACCTCGGGGGATTCTCGAATCTTAAAAAGAGCGATCTGGCTAAAGCGTCGAGACTTGATTTCCAGTACACTGGATTGTTCGGAGAGGTTGCGTGGTACGTCTGGCATTACGGGGATACGAAGGAAACGTACGACAAGCTTCGGACTCTGAAGGATCGGAAGTACGATACGTACGTGAAAACCGGGAAGGGTGACGACGGTGAGGATGACACTCTTACTTTGGGAGATGGGACAGCGTTACTCGTGGATGTTAAAACTACGCACACGAATTCTCTCGCTAAAATACCGTCTCTCAATCTTGTCATCCCGCCACGTGAACTACATGATCGTGCGTTTTACGTCGCGGCATTCACTGTTGCCGATGAGAATCAGAGAAGAACGCCTAAACTTGTTGCGCTTGCGGGCTGGGTTAGGACGAATGACGTTTCTAAACGATGGACCATCGACCCGAATAAATGGGCGGTAAAAGTCACGGCGCTATTTCCGTTTACTAAACTAGGAACCTTTATTCAGAGCCCGAGCACATTTGATGCAAGAGTTTGATGCCATTATCGCCGGATGCAGTACTCTCCTTAGAGAAGACCCTGTCGCGCGGGAAGTTAAACGGTACCTTGACTCACGGCTTTCGGATGCGGCCCAGAAGAAATGGGGATTCGGCTATTTTCCTGATAGTGAAAAGCTCGGCTCACTGCTTGCTCTGGTCAGTGAAGATAAGCTCGTTGCCGCAAAGGTTCGCTATGGCAAGCTTACGAATTTTGGCCTTTATCAATGGGTGATGGTCAATACGTTCGAGAATCATAATTTGATCATGCCGTATCGCGATGTTTACGGAGACATCGTCGCGATTGTCGGGCGGACTTTACTTTCTAGTGAAGACCAAAAAGAGCGTGAGATCTCGAAGTACAAGAATACGTCCTTCGAGAAGGGGCTGCACGTATTCGGCCTGTACGAGGCCAAGGCAAGTATCCTCCGTCATGACTGTTGTTTTGTCGTGGAGGGCCAGTTCGATACGATGCAGGCCAGCGACGTAGGGATCGACAACATCGTCTGTGTCGGATCACATACGCTTAGCGCTGAGCACCTCGCGTTGATCAAGCGATATACGAACAACATCTACTTGATGTTCGACAACGACGATCCGGGCCGAAAAGGTACGGAAAAAGCTATAGAGAAGTATAGCTCGTATGCCAATCTGATGCCTCGATCCGTTCCGGTTGGATACAAAGATCTTGACGAGTTTATCCTCGACAACAAAAACTTGAGCTACAAGGATCTGATCGCACTATAATCGATATATAATTGGTTAATGAAACCAAAAGATCAGTATATCGAAAAGCGAAAGAATAGGTCTGACTTCTACCAACACATTCTTCTTGAGACATCGTGCTCAAGCGAGATGATGGAATCCTTCTCTAACGAGGAGTCGATCCAGAAGCGTCTCAACCCGTTCGCGTATAATGAAGATATACTCGAACTAGAGGATGAGTTAAAGCGCAATTTCTGGCGGATCGTAGACGAACTGTTGACTGAACGCCAACGCGAGGTCATTCGTTTGTATGCGGATGGGTACACGCAGATGGAGATTGCTAAGCTCCTGAATGTGAACCAATCTAGCATTACGAAGAGTTTGAATGGTAATGTAGATTACAAAAACGGGAAGAAGATCTATGGTGGCGCCCGTAAGAAGATGAAGAAGATCATAGAGAACGACAAAGAGATTCGAGAGATACTACGTAAGATCTCGGAGCTTCGAGACGAGGAATACTAGGTCAGGATACTAATTTTTGCATATCTTTACTACTAATCGCATATTTAATGGTAGGTAAAGCGCTTTGCGACCTCGGAGATGATATGAATAGGTTTTCAGTAGATTACGAGACAGTTCTAAACGCCATTGATAAAAAGTCCTACAAACTGAAGGACGTTCACCACCGTTTAGAGAAGGTGGCTTTTGATGTTGTTCGTTTTAAGGATGGTGACCCGGAGCAGCTCTGGCAGATTCAAAGTGCAGAGGACGGGGAATACATCGTTACTTTGTATGATGAAGAGCAGAAGAAGACTGCATCGGCTAACGTGCCATGGAAAGTATTGCTCAATAAGAGTGGCACAGACCTTTACATCTTCTACAAAGATACCAGGGTAACAAAGTTAGCCAGCTCTACGCTCGGTCTACCTGAGTCCGAGTTACCTGTTGTTCAAAGCTACTTGCCGAATAGGTTGGCAAAGAACCCAGAGCTAGTCGCGGCCCTTTTGAATGGTCTAGATGCGGTCACAAAGGCCGAAATCATTCAAAAACACCCAGAACTTGGCAACGGATTAGCATAATTCGGTATTTCACAAGGTGAGAAATGTCCTTTACTAACATAACGAAACTTGCTTCCTCAGTCGCTAACTTCTTGGATGACAACGAGAAAATGGCGCTCCCTCTATTGGCGACGAGAGTCCGGAGGGCATTGAACGATTTTCCTGATGACCCAACGATTCGTCAAGTTGCCGGTGTATTGTCACGCATGTCTGATCGACAAGCGTTCATTACCAGGGCGGAATTGAAGAAAATCTACCAAAGTCTTTATAGTCGAAACACTCGATTTACTGAACTCTTCGCAGAAGAGATTGGTCATAAAGAATTGCGTAAGGGAGCGACGTACGCTAACGACGTTCCGGTTTACAAACGTGACCCAGATGGTTCGTTACAAGCCGATTACGCGCGTGTGGTGGACCCGGTCATGGCCAACGCGCTTGCGAGTGCGCTTGACCCGAGCGTTCCGCTTCGTTCCTATTCACCAAAGGCTGGCATAGATGCTGTCCGTAAGGTCTCGGCAGCGTTTCATAACTGCGGCATTGACTGTCGTACTGCGGTTGCCGATGGAAATGAAGCGGCGATTATTGTTCATGCTGCTTTCGAGACGCCAAAAGGCGCTACTAGCGTCTATGTTCCGGTCGAAATAGTTAGCGGAACGGCCTTGGATGCAAATTGCTTCATTAGCAACCGTGGTTCAGAAGAATTGAACGCAAACAACATCAAGAGTTACCTCAATTTGTACGCTGGTAACCAGATTAAAGTTCGCGCGGTCGATCTTTTAGCCGTAATTGATCGTATTCGTCGTGGTAGTGCGGGTGTCAGCTCGATCGAGCTGGCTATTACTCGTATGAAGACAGCCGCGACCAAAGAAGATCGCAGCGAAACAGGCTATTTTGCCAACGGAATCACTGGAATCAAGGTAGAAGCAGCCGCCGAGCGTGATGTTCAGCTTCATCAGTTCAAAGATGAGCGTCTCACGACACTTGCAGACAAGTTTGATACACCGGGCGGTCGCGCAAACTTCAAATTCGGTGAGCGCAAGGTAATTACAGGTCGTAAATCGGTTGAAGGCGAGTTGATGGACTGCGGATATCGCAATTTCCAGGTTGCCGTTGCTGATTGCACCGAAACTGCTGTTACGTACGCAGTAAATCTTGGCAAAACAGCGTTTCACGTACCGGTTAGCATGACTGCGTCGAGCCCGATGGCAGAAATGTTCATCTGTAATGGCTCGGTGCGCCCGTTGAACCGAGCAAACATCGAAGAGTTCATGAAGAAAGAGGCTTTTGACTTCCGAGCATCGGCAGCAACGTCTCCTCTCTATGGATCGAAGCCTTCCGAGTTGATTGAAGTTGTTCGTCAGGCGATGACCGAGCGTAATTTTGTGAAAGCAGAAGACGCATTGAACATTCTTTCTCAGATGGATGCGAAAGCGCACGAGACAGCGATGATTGCCTATTTAGCGGGTCTTTCTAAGACTGCCGGACCAGTGCAGCCAGAGACACAGTGCCCTCGTATCGTTCGTAATGCACACAGCAAATTCCCAATCTGTGGACACACCGGTCTACCGACCCACAAGGTCTATCAGGACAAAAATGGTGATTGTCAGCCCATGTATCGCAAGGGCATGGAAGAGTCGTACGAAGGTGCGATCTTCAATACCAGCAAGATTTTCTTCTAATGAGGCTGGTGAACGATGAGCCAGAAGCTCTCTGCACGAGCTAACCAATTAGCTAAAAAGTATGCGGCTTTGCCAAAAGGTAAACCTAGTTGGGTTGGACCAGGCGAAGATGCTTCTTTTGGCGTTGTGATCGATGCCGGGCGAGTACGGTTCTACCGTGATCGGATTGCGAAGATTTTCGGCACGTTTGAAGCTGGATTGAAGCGTCTATCTAGTATTGAACAGACTAAGTATGTTCATCGTGGTCCGACACCTGAAGAGAATAAGCAAGATAAGAAACAGTTCAACTCTTTGCTTCGGAGTGCTCCGCAGCTGCGTGAGACCGAGAAGTTATTCGCAAAATTGGTAGCCAAGGTTGATCATATCTCTCTAAGAGAGGCTGCTCGAACTAGTTACAACATCATTATGAAGCTGAATGATGTTCGTCTTGAGATTCACGAGAACAAAAAGATAACGCCAACCGAAGCCGATACGGTAGACAAGACAATTCAGTTGGCATGTGATCAGTTATGGAAGGCTGCAAAATCTATCATATCGGATCCGGCAGTGATGTTGACTTGGCCCTACGGTCCTGGTCTCAATCCGACCATGCCAGCTCAAGTACGTGATAATTTCGACAAAGGTGAAGAGCGACGTCAGCGTACATACAAAGAAAGAACACAAAATAGACCAGACACTCCAGGGTACCTGGAATACCAACGGATTATGAACTCCAATTCACCTGAGCAAGTGCTTGCTGATGCTCATAAGAAGTGGAAAGAGCAAAATCTACAGCCTACTTTTGAGGAATATGAAAAAGCTTTCCCTGAGTATGCCGATAACGAAGAATAATACAAAGGACTTCAAATGAAAATCTCTGAACACTTAAAAGCCTTCGCTGCGGCACTAGAAAGCGAAAATAACGAAGCATTGATGCTTGCGGAACACGACGACCTTGCTACCGAGATCGTCGCGCACGCGCTCGTACAGGCAGCAGACATTCTACGCCAGGCTGCGGCCGAGGCGGAGGTCATCGAGCCGTTTATTGTGCTGACGCCTGAAAAAGTAGATGAACTTGGAGTCATTGCCGAAGAGTTTGACTCTTCTGGCGACGATTTTTTGCAGAAACAAGCCTCTGTGCTTGATGAACTTCTCCTAAGCATTGCGGCACCTAAGAATGCCAGGGCAGAGGCCGATGCGCACATGGAGAGCAGAATAGATGAGCTTCGTAAGAAGTACCAGGGTGTCAAAGAAGACTTAAACAAGTCAGAAAAGACAGCGGATAACTTAAAGGCTATTCAGAAAAGTCCGTACTACAAGGACTATCGTATTCTAGAGGCGCCGTTGAACACACGTTACTGCCCAGACCATCCGGGCGTCCAGATCGCTAGAGTTGGCGAACATGAATATCAGTGTTCACTCGACAAAAAGAAGTACAATTGGGAAGCAGGGTTCAAACTGATGACCGGCGAACATGTGCCGGGCGGATCGGTGGCTGAACAGACACAAATCCCTCACAATGAGCCACATGCCATCTTCGATACACGTGATTCACGTCTAGGTAATTTCTTCGAGAAGGGGCATCAGTAAAAACGGCACAAGTGCCACCAGTACAAACAAAAGATTCTTTTCCAACAAAAGAACATCCGCATAAGCAAGTCAGACCCCAGATGGAGTATACTACTGACCAATCTATTGATGCATCATATATGGCTGGGAATATACAAGAGTTATTCAACAGTCTTCGACTTAAAGGAAAGTATGGCGTCCAAGGTTTGATTTTCGATCCAAAGAGTGGCGTTCTTAGTATGAATGTTTATTGGACACCGTCACTAACAGATGGCATGCATGTATCTCCTTCACCAGAATCAAAAGAGTTCGATGGAGTTATTTTACCAGCATTGAATAAGTTTTTGGTTGGCAAACCTATTCGTGCAGAAGAGTTGCGTTCTGTTGAGCATACAATAAAACAAGTAAGCGCGTCACACACGGAGCGGGACTAAGTTATATCTAATGTATGAGGAAACTGACCAAATCAGAGTTTTTAGATAGATGCAGGTTGGTTCACTGTTGCACATATGACTATTCGGAATGTGGTTACGTAAACCTAAGTTCGAAGATAACCGTTCGATGTAATGTGTGTGAACACATGTTCACACAGTTAGCAAATAATCATATGCGAGGTCAGGGCTGTCCGACATGTGGTAACGTTGCCAAAGCCGAATCAAAACGCAAACGCATTAGCGAATTTGTGGTAGATGCTATCCAGGTGCATGGACAGCTATACGATTACGCAGGTGTAGTCTACAAAAACAAAGACACCAAGATCTCGATTTTATGTAAACGCTGTAATGTTGCGTTTAGTCAGACTCCAGGCAACCACCTTGCAGGTAATGGTTGCCCTCGTTGTTTAAAGCGTATTTCTAAGCAAGAGACGGAATGGTTAGACGGACTCGGTGTAGATGTTGCACATCGGCAGACGCTAGTAAAAGTCCTCTATCATAATTACAAAGTGGATGGGTACAAGCCAGAAACAAATACCGTGTATGAGTTTTACGGTGATTATTGGCATGGCAACCCAATTCGATTTAATAAAAACGATTTCAATCAAAGGAGTAAGAAAACATTCGGCGAATTGTATCAACAGACGCTTCAGCGCGAGGAATTGATAAAGAAGGCTGGATATAACTTGATAAGTATATGGGAAACTGACTATGAACAAAACTGCAATTAAAAAATTCTTGGACCACCCCGATAAGGATATGATTATTGCGAAACTAATCCAGGGCTCGACCCCGGAGGACGTTCACGTATGGTTAGAAAGTAAATACACTACTCCAAGCGAATCCAGATTTGTGATTTCGCTAGAGTTCCTTAAGACATTTGCAAACACGCATCTGGATTTCTATGTCCAGATGCGTGAAGACATTTTAAAGGTCAAAAGTCCCGATAACGACATTGATAAAGCGCTCAGTGCGACGGTTCGTGGAAATAAAAAGTACAAAGAACGACTGGCGGAGCTGGTAGGTTCGGAGTTGTCTACGAGAGACAAAGTTAACAATTGTTTAGCAATGATCGAAATGCGTGTTGAACAGGTTTTCGACAAGATCCAAGATGATCCGGCTGAATTCCAAGATGACCATACGCTTTTCAAGTATCTTACGCTGCTGATGGATTCATTGGATAAAGCAAACAAGATAAATAACGGTGCGCCTGATCAAGTCATCCAGCATAATCATACGTTGCAAGTTGCTGATAAACAAATTGGCCTGATCATTGAAACGGTAAAGGATGTTCTGTCAATGATCGATTACGAGGCGTCGTTGTACTTCGTTGAGCAGTACACTAAACGTATCGGATCGTTAGATTTTCAAGCCAACGTTCCGGTACCGACTGAAGTCAGATTAGCTGAGGCTAAGTTTTTAACCCAAACAGTTGGAGACAAGCTGAAATAGCCAATAATTCAGTATTTACTCAGATGAAACAGGCATACCCTAACTATGATGACTATATTGCCCATAAGCCACCTCGGAATACTGAGAAGTGGATGGAAGCGTTTCGTCAAATCAAAGCCCGATGTAATTTCGGCGTTCCATTTCAACAAGCATTCAAAACGATAACGCGCGATTGGCATGAAGACGACCAACTCGACTTTTCGTATTGGATCAAGTTCTACGAAGAGAAGAACCATATGAAATACAAGCAAGCACAGTACGGCTATCAGGGTTACTTCCTTCCAACACGCCCAACAATTCCGGATCCGGTCCCATCACCTGGCGCGGCGATCCCTGTTGGTAACACGGCTGATGTTAACTCGGCAAAAGACCAGGTTATATCGGAAGAAGAACGTAAAAAGAAGATTGAGCTTCACCGCAAGAAGATCATCGGACGCCTCCACTCGGCTCGTAAACTACTTACCGATGACAACGGCAAAGCTGTTGGCGGAGAGCACTGGGAGAAGCTTCTCGACGCTCTGAATGAGCTCGAAAAACAGTTTCATCAAGTAAACAAGAAGACCGAATCGAGTGAAATCTATCAGGACATGATTATTCGTCGCGCGAACATTCTGAAACGCGCCGGATTGGTTAAATCACATGATTTCTTAGTGAAGATTGCACAAGGATTGCCTGGTCACGGTGATCTATCGTCTGATGCATACACTTCCGGCACACATGGTGGCGAACTTGGAAATATCAGTCCGAACTTTTTCGCAGATGACATGGAAGACGATGATGAAGATTCGGATGACGTCGATGATGAAGATGAGAACGATGCGGCACCAATACCGCAGGGTTCTGCTGCGCCAGCGGTTCCGCCTGCGCCTCAAGCTGCGGGCGCTCCGAACTCTGCTCCTGCTCCGACCCCTCCTGTGGGGGCATCCCCGCTTGCTGGGGATCCGAACAAGGGGATGAAGGAGTTTCTGGACGGACTAAACGGGTTCGGACCAGACGACGATGATGACTCAGCCGAAGACGAGGAAGTTCAGATTGATACCGCGAAAGCAGATGTCTTGGAAGTCGAAGATACGATGGATATTGATGACTCCCATCTTGGAATTGATAACCATGGCTATCGTGTATCTCAGGCGCAGATGGCAGAGCCACCGTTGGCAAAGGCTCCGACAAACCTTGGTCCGAAACCTCCCGGACTACCCAAACCACTTGGGGAACCAAAGCCTGTCATTTCTGGTCCGAAGCCGATGGATAAGCCGGTCGCGAAACCAGGTTCGGACATCGAAGTTTCCGAGAAAGATACGGGTCCGGAGCACAAGGATTTTGATGCGCTCATCGATGCGGCGTTTGCTACGTTGAAGGTGGCCGATATTGTTCGCCAGCTTGACGATTTGAGTCGTATCTTCAAGAATCGTGAGATTGCTCGTCGATTGTCAATCGTTGATATGATGATGGACAAACTTGGGCTATCCAGCTTCTTCCCATCGCTTGCCGAGGCTACTCGCTCGGCGCTTGAATCGAACCAGTACTGTTTGACACGTATTGAAGAGGTTCGTTCACGTATCGGTGGCGCTCTAGATGGCCAGGGGAAGTCACTCCATGACATGGGACAGCAGCACTCAATCAACAATCAGCCTAAAGAGACAGAACTCGATGCAGAAGAGAATCAGCCGGAGGGTGGCGAGTTGGCCGGTGTCAAACAACACCTAGGCGAGCAGATGAAGAAAGACAAGCTACGCAAGGAGCTTCGTAAGAACGTCGAGCAGACCAATTTGATGAACCAAGTTGAGAACAAGTCCAAGGCCCCGGCTGAAGTTGAGCCGATTGCAACCGAACTAGGGCCGATCACAAAGAAACAAGAGAAACCAATCGTTCCACCGACCGTGACACCAGGTGGACCGATGTCTCCGGCAGCTAAGTAAGTTGAAAACCGATGAAACTAACCGAAATACTGCAAACTTTGTATCAGATACATCGATCGTACAAGAACATATCGATGCCGTACATCTGTGGCGGTATTCCGCGCGATAAAGTAATCGGTGAATCAAAAGGCAAGTACCAAGATCTCGATATCACGACAGGTGATAAGTCGGTTCGGTTTTTAGCTGAAGAATTCGCCCATGCGATGGGTCAGAAGTTCAATATCAAGAAAAAAGTAGCTGATGACGGTCACGTTTCGGTTGATCTATCGAATTTGAAGATAGATTTCTCATCAAACAATGTTGACCCGAGTATCAATGCTATTTTGGCAAAGAAAGGCATTCATAATCCTACTGAGTTACAGCGGGAGATGTTTAGTCGTGATTTCACATGCAATGCGTTGCTCTTAAGCCTCGATTTGAAAACAATACTTGACCCGACCAAGCTTGGAATGAAGGACATTAAGGAAAGAATGGTTCGAACCTGTCTTGAGCCCGAGCTAACCCTAGGACGAGACGCAAAACGCATCGTACGAGCCATTTACATCGCGGCAAAGCTAGATTTTGATCTAGACCCGAAGATCATCAGTTGGATCAAGCAGCACTCAAAGCTGATTGTTGGCGCAAGCGACAGTTACATGGTTGAAAAGCTTGATAAGGCAATGGAATACAATCCGAAACGTACCGTTGCACTATTAAACGCTACGGACGTATGGAACTGGATACCTAGAATTGAAAGACTCGAAGGGTATCGAGGCAAAGTAAACGAAGGACAAGAAATTGTCGAAACTGGGGATTCGGATGATGGGGATCCGGGATTGGCCAGACCTGAATGGCCCGGATTAGGAGTACGAGCATGAAAGAGATTGTAAAACGCTGTTATATTTTCGAACTCTTGTGTAAAGAGTATGCAACTGGTAATCGTACGAAGTTAGCTCAGCTGTTCCAGAACTATGACTACGTGGATTGTCCATCCGGACCCGGAACGTCAGTTTACAAGGATATGACGGATGGGAAGACTGAATCAATACCGGAATGGCGCAAGAAGAACAAGAAGCGTCAAAAAGAGAACGAGAAGAAGATTACCGATACTCGTCCAGACAAGTTTAAGCCCAAGAAGGGCTAAACTCAACTAATATCCAGTTATACTAGATAGATTAGATTCTCAAGGAAAACCATGGCCCTCGCACCTACAAACAACAACCAGCCTCTTATCGTTACTGCACAAATCCTTCCTCAGGGCTCTAATATGGCCAAGGACAAGGAGGAAGACCCGGCGCATGTTCATCTTGACGATGACCTTGTCGTTTACGAAGGGGAAGAACCTCCGACAGAGGAGCAGGTTCTCGAAGTTCACGAAGAGCCAGAGGGGCACGCTCACAGCGGAGAACCACATGGCATGCAAGTCATGCCAATGGAAGAGATTCAGCTCGTGCTCCCACGGATCCCTGGAGCACCGAACGACGCTCAAGATGACTTGACCGTTTCGGATGCTGAAGTGGAGATTGATGAACACAAACAAGAGGAAAAGCATGACCCGTGGGATTATTCCAAGGCCGATAATTTCATGGCGTGGATTTCTGATCGATTCAATAACGTTCCGAAGCACAGTGGGAACGATATCGCTGGATGTGACCGTGCGCTTTCGTATCTCGACAACCTAAAATCCAAGACCCGTGAAGCCATGCGCAATGACTACAACGGTGCGATTGATGCAAATATGGTTGAAGAGGCAATGAAGCACATTAACAACGGCATCGGTGGCCTCACGGAGCGCCTCGAAACCCTTGAGGGTAAGAAGCGTACGAAGAAAAGAGCCTCGGGCCAGTCAGCACTCGTGAAAGAGGGCCAGAAGGCCACGCACGTCGGTGGAATCATTGTTACGGTTCCGATGTACATCAGCCGTATCGCTCGTATCTGCATTAACGGTTCTGTATCGGGCGGACATGATATCGAAGACCTTTTCGGCAGACTTGTTAAGAAGTATTCATTGACCGAACGTGATCAGGCCGAGACGATGCAGCTGTTGGCAGATATGGGTTACCCACTTCGTCGTGACCGTGGTTACATGATTGACGAAGATTTCGACAGTACATCGTCTGATAACATGGACTGGGCAGCAAACTACCCAGGCCAATAAGGAACGATATGAGTCGTGGTGGCAACAAAATCGTCACGCAGAGTGATATGTTCGCTAATGAACTAGAGCGGACATTCGCTAAGAATTTGCACAAAGAGAACGTTCAATCGAGACGTCAGTACGAAGCTGTACCGATCGATCGAATCAACGAAATCATTGGAAACAAGTCTCGCTATACCTCGGTGGAGGAAGCTGTATCGGATATGCGTTCGCGCACCGGGTTAGCCACGTATTTGAAGATGACCGAGGCCGAGCGCCGGGATCTAGCCAAAACAGCTCAGTTCGCAACCGAACCACCGATGATGTCTGGCTCCGGTATTGTGCCGAGCGACGAAGCTCAACTCACAACTGAACCATCTATCGAGGTCGAACTCGGTGATGATGAAGAGTCGAATAAAAAGATGCCAAAGCTCTGTCAAGAGCATCCGATTATCGATAGCACGATCAAAAACTTCATTGAAGATCGCCATGGCAACGTCCATGTTCACGCCGTGCTTGATCACATTCGTCGATTGTTCCAGCAAGAGAATATACCATCGGATGAATGGGAAGACCGAAATCTCCGTACCTACATTAACAGCCTAATTACAGCTGAAAAAGTCAATTCTCACACGGGTGACTCTGACTATGCAGGGTACGATACGCTTGGACGACTTGACCAATCGGATCAAGATCAAAGCCAAAAAGAAGATGCTTTTGCTATCTTGACTCCGGCCAAAGATACATAATTCAGCTAATTTCAGCCATTCTCGTTATATTCTAGAGTATGTCTGATGAATTATTTGCACAACTTAAGTCTTCACTTTTAAGTTTAGACCCAATTTATTACGTCGAAAAGTATCTTACACTCGACGGTAAACCGTTTACTTTGCGAGGCGGTTACAAGCCGTTCTCCGATATCTATCGCTACATTGCGATCAAGGCTTTGGAGAAAGATTCGAAGCCAGTTATCATCGTAAAAGGGCGCCAGGTTGGTGCCACGACGATGGCATCAGCCTTGGAGATGTACTTCATGGGGTGTGGGTTATTTGGTAACTCCAGTAACCCTCCGATGCGTATCATCCATGCATTCCCGCAGTTGGATCTAGCTTACGCTTACTCTAAAACCAAGCTCAACCCGATGATCACGAACGCTGTGTCGTTCGATCAGGCGAAGAAGGGGCAGAAGCCTCGGTCCTATATGCAAGGCCTACTGGATCAAACGAGCGGACGAAATGATTCGTTGAATTTCAAACAGTTCGTTGGCGGCAATCATATCTGGATCGAATCAACGGGTGAAACGGCTGACAGACTTCGTGGTCGATCAGCCGATGTTATTTTCTTCGATGAAGTACAAGATATCCCTGGTCTCGCCATAGGTAACGCGACCAAGATGTTGGCGAAAGCTAACTATGGAAAACTAGGTGACGGTGTTCAGATATTCTTCGGTACACCGAAGCAGCGCGGTAGCGAGTTCTTCGAGATGTGGAACCAATCGTCACAGCAATATTTTAATTTACATTGTTCTGGTTGCAATCGGTTCTTCCCGCTCTATACCCCCGGCACGGATGACTGGGAGAAGACGTGGCTTCACGGTTTTACCGTCAAGTGCCCACATTGCAATCACGAACAAGATAAACGTGATGCCGCCGAAACTGGCAAGTGGGTAGCGTTGAAGAACCCGGACGATTGTCCGTTCATCGGTTTCCACATGAGCCAGTTGTTCATTCCGGAATTCAACAAAGAGAAGATTGTATCAGAAAAGCCAGGAAACTCACCGATCAATACAGAACGAGCCTACCAGAACGAGGTATTGGGAGAGTTCTTCTCGGGTGAGTCCGGTATCATGACTCCGGATGATGTCCGTGAGAAATGCGGAGATGTTGGGCGTCGTTTCCGGGCACATATTCCACCGGGTGCCGAGCAAGCTGTGTTCATGGGTATCGACATCGGGGCCAAATCGGACATGGAGCAGCTCGCAGAGAACTCGAAGCTGAAAGGAGTTGGTCAGAGCTATAGCTGCGTCGTGATCATGTCGCTGTCCGGTCCAAAACGCCTGCAAATCGAGTTTGCAGCGAAGTTCAAGCGTAACGACTTCGCTAGTAAGAAGGCGTTCATAGACCATTTGATGCGGATTTACAGTGTGAACGTGGCAGTATGCGATATCGGGTACTCAAACGACTTCTGCGAGATAATGCAGAACGAGTATGGAGACAAGTTTTTGGCATCGAACGCGCTCCCAAGAATTATGGACAAGGTAAAGTTCCAGAAGGACATCTTTCCAAAGATGATTCAGTTCGAGCGCGACTTTTCTATTGGTGAAATGTACGAGCAAATGAAGAAAGGCCATGTACGGTTTCCTTACGGCGACTATGAGAAGGTGAATTGGCTCGTACAGCACTGTACTAGCATGGAGATTAAACCAAGCGTTAATCGTTCTGGAGATATGTCGCCGCACTATGTGAAGGGAGCGACTCCTAATGACGGTTTCATGGCTATGTTGAACGGGTACCTGGCTTACAAGTTCTATCTAACACAAGGGTTCACTGTAAAAAATCCGCTACTCTTCAATAACCCGTTTGACAAGAGAAAACACGGTAATTTGCCAATTACGCTTGGCACAGTTCCAAGAATGAGATAATGCTCGCCATATTATCGGATTCTTATGAGGATTGATGTTGATGACTAAGCCAATATATTTACTAGTGGCGTATTTTGAAATACGTGCTCGTGCTGTGTTAAGAAAGTTCGCGGCCTCCAATCAATATGATCGTTCGAAGGTTATGGAACTTGCTACCGATGTAGCGGATTTTCTAGAGAAAGATCTTATATCTTCCAAGGATGAAGACGACCAACAGTATATTATTCCGTTGATTAATACATACAACACGGCTATGGATTACATCAAGCGACTATTTGTAATGATCGATTCCGCCCAGCAAAAGACGAAAAATAAAGACCAAAACAAGAGCGATATTGTACGATTGTGGGTCGGAGCAGAGACGACGCATTCAACCATTGCGACATTGTTGTCGCAAGTATTAGCGTTAGTTGATAGTACGAATGCAGAAGATCGATCTATCTTGTTTGATAGCCAAAACCGTGATGTAGGCCACGCTGTTTCTAGCATGGTAATGATGTTGCGTGGCCTGGTAACGTCCGAGTACGAGAAGAGCGGAGCCAAGGTTGCCAACACCAATTTGCGCCGTTTCAACCCGGAACTATATCGCGATATTGATCAAAAAGAGAAGTTCGAGATGGTGGAGGATGCGGAGGAAGAGGAAGCTCCAGGTTCATTCGAATCACTTCCATCATCGGAAGAGTCCGAACCAGATGAAGAGCCCGATCAGTTGGAACCAACGCTCGAACCAGTCGAACCAGATGCGGGCGAAGAACCCGACCCTGATGCTGAACCGGTCGAGCCGGGAGAAGAGCCGGATGAACTTGGTGAAGAGCCGGAAGAGCGCGAGCAATCTGACTTCGAGTCCGAGGTAGAAACCGGCACAGGCAAACAGCGCGGTAAAAACTTAAAGTACACGATTCTAACTCCGGAAGAAAGAGAAGAAATTCGTCGTGACTTGATGGATCAATATTTTGCAAGAACGAAAGATCCAAATTTCGTAGTGAATTGGAACAACCGGTACAAAGAGCTTTACAGCCGAGTAAAGAAGGACCTCGATAAAGCAAAGCAGCAGATGCAAGTCGATCCATTTGCCCGGGTAGACGTACCGGACTGGATTCAGAAGAAACATAGTCCAGAACGCCGGATGGATAATGCGAAGCGTGAAACAGGGTACCAAGAAGCTTACAAGCGCATGAAGCACATGTCTCCTGAACAGATTAATGCGTTCAGGTCCACAGAGAATGAGGAAGCTTATAAAGCGCTACTCCATTTCTACATGCCGGAAGAGAAACTTGAGTATTTCCGTGAGAAAAAGCCGCGCCTTTACGAAGAAATTGTACGTAATCGCGTTCAGATCCAGCGGTACAAAGATACTGACCCTGAGAAGTTTGCCAGAATGAAAGACATGGCAGACAAATGGATGGCTAGTGTATGGCAAAAGAAATACGATACGCAAAAGAAACGTAGACAACAGGCTAAATCACCTGGCGCTTTGCAAGAGCAACCTGTGTCTGTGCAGGAACTTGCGCCGGAGCCGAAACCCGTGCCCGTCCCTGCACCGGTACAAAAACAACCTTCACAACCGCAATCTGCGCCAAAGACCAATGCAGAACAGCGAATTGAAGAGTTACTTAGACAGAAGCTTGAGCAGCTTAAGCAAAGAGCCACTTAGTTTCGGTATATATTAATGGAACAAAATGGTTAACCCTAGAAACCCAAGAATACCTAATAGAAATCTGCCACCGATCATATCGAGTCATGTGGCACGCAATGTTTCTCAATATCGACGTGCTGCTCTTGAAGAAGAGGTAAACAAAGGCATCTATCGAGATGGCTCCGGTCCCGTTGCACGAGATGAAGAGCCTAGTGCCGGTGGTTACGCAACGTATTCGGTTGGTAAACAGCCGATGTCGAAGTACGCCAACCTTTCCAGTACACTAGGAACAAACACCTCGGCTCAATGGCAAGGTGGTATGGGAGACACGGTACGTCAGGCGCCGGAGGTCTATTCTCCTCTTTGGCTAAACTCGAACCTAAACCTTCCTCGTGATCGAGCGACGATCAATGCGTGGTGTCGCAGCTTCTATGCGTTGAACCCGTTCGTGAACAACGCAATCAATCTACATAGCACGTATCCGATCAGTAAGATGACGATTCGTTGTCCTGATAAACGTGTTGAAAAGTTCTTCAATGAGATGATTGATGAAATCGACTTGATGAACGTCTGCGTTCAGATTGCTCAGGAGTTCTGGCTGCTAGGGGAGTCATTTATCTATGCTGAATTGGATGAGCGCAATCTTCGTTGGAGTCGTCTCCGTATTCAGAACCCGGATTATGTTGTTGTCAGTCCTTCGGTTATATCAAGTGAACCGATTATCATGCTCAGGCCTGATGCCAACCTCCGTCGTATCGTGTTTTCGCAGAAACCATCTGATCTTGAACAAAAGAAACAGCTCGGGCCGCACATTATTGAGTACGTCAAGCGTGGCCAGAACATTCCGCTTGACAATTTTTATGTAAGCCATCTTGCACGACGTATCTCGCCGTACGAGTCACGTGGAACCGGACTACCGGTCGCGTTTTTTCGTCAGTTGATGCTCTTTGACAAGCTCCGTGAGTCAAAGTTCGCTCAGGCAGACAATATGATCAACCCACTCACGTTGGTGAAGGTCGGATCACCTGAGTTCAAACCAAGTCCGCAGCAAATCGATTCGTATCGTGAGATTTTCGAAGCAGCACAGTACGACAAAGACTTCAAGATCTTCACAAACGATGCCGTAACGGTTGAGCGTATCGGTTCGGGTCAGGGTATCTATGATATCTCTGGTGACATCACGCAACTGATTAAAGAAATCTGGATCGGATTGATGGTACCATCTGTATTGATGGATGGTGGTCAGGATACGACCTATGCCAACGGCGGTGTAGCGTTGGACGTACTTCGTCAACGTTACATGCAGTTCCGTAACATGCTCTCAACGTGGTTGCGTCGCAAGATTTTCGCACCGATCTCGAAGTTGAACGAATTCTATGTGTTCCACGAGAAGCAGAAGCATTTGATCATTCCGGAGATTGACTGGAATCACATGTCGCTCTTCGATGCCGGTGACTATATTCAGAACCTTGTTCATTTGACAGATGACGTAAAGAACAAGCGCGTATCAAACCAGACACTCTATCGTTCGCTCGGACTAGAGTTCGAGGAAGAGGTTCGTAAGATGCGCAAGGAAGATGTGCAGGACGCGATTCGCAAAAAGGAGCAAGTGAGCTTGCAAAAGATGCCGCTCAACGAGCTTCGCACTCTTGGCGATGAGGATGAGATCCCAGAGACCGCCGAAGCTCCGTTGCCTGGTGAAACGCCAGGTGGTGATGACGACGGTGGTGGAGGCGGTGGTGACTTGCCAGGTGCCGGTGGTGGCGGCGGTATGCCGGATCTTGGTGCTCCTCCGGGTGGCGGACCGCCCGGTCCTCCCGGGGCGCCTCCAGGTGGCCCTCCGGGTGGAGAAGCTGGCGCAGGCGCAGCTCCACCTCCACCTCCGCCGAAATAAACAGGAATACAATGCCGAGGAAAAGAGCCATAACCTTTGATTATTTTGTCATAGATAGGAAAGGTAATGATGGAGTCACCATGTCAATCGATAAATTAGCACAACGTAAACGCATAAGAGACAAGGCTAGAGAATTTTTCGAGCCTTCAAATAAAAAGCTACAGAAGCAGCTATCCGACGCAGAGAAGGCAGAACGTAGAAAAAAGATTGATCCTTCTTATGATGTAACGCCCGATACTTTGGCAGAGCACGATGTTGACTTTGCTAAGTATTTGCTGTTGCTTCGTAAACAGGATGATCTAGCCCGATCGATTTTATTGGGTAAGACCGGTAAGTACAAAGGCACATCCGTTCGTACGATGATCAATCTAGCTGCTAAGTTAGCTGCTGGTAAAGATTATGTTGCGGCAGCCGGGCAGCTATCTCGATTCTATTCTACATTGAAGACCGTTCTAACAGAACTTGACACGGTAGATAAGACATTGATTACTGGCAAGAACCGAACCATGGTTGGTCCGATGTCGAAAGACCTTGGTAAAGACATTCTTGATTACTACGAGAGTATCAAGGGCGCTGGTTCGAAAACTTTTGGTTTTGAAAAGCAGGCGTCTGTGTTCGATTGGTTCAAGGACCAGTTCTACTATCGTCGTCGTGCGGTGAAGTACCTTGAGAATAACTATCCTGACGTTGTATCGTTTAAACGAGATCTTGAGTTTCAGATCGAGCACGCAAACGAAGTGTTGACAACAGTAGTTGACCATTTTAATAGCTTGTCTGAAGCACGTTCAACGAGTGACACGAATGGTTATCAAGCTATTCTTAATATTCTAAAGCAGGATATCAGCACAGCACAACAGGCATACAACAAGTTCTTCATAAAAGAAGTTGGGCCGTATACTGTGTGGTTGAAAGAGAACCTGGATAAAATCAGTCCAGCACAAGAAGAGAAACTCCCAGAGGAACCTGCCGCGGCGCCCGGAGCCGAGCCCGCTGCTGAACAGGCTATTGTGAAGACAGATGAACCAGCCGGTACCGGTACCGGTACCGGTACAGAACCACAGGGCGGTTATTACGATATCACGTCTGTTCCGGACCCAAGCGAAGCAAGACCAAAAATGCCAACCAATGTACACCAGATGGTGATGCGACCTTCATTGCCAGCAATGATTGATCTAGAGAAGGAAGTTCCGCCAGCAGACAAGCCAGCGGACAAATCTAAGATCAAAGCGGGTCCACGACCAGTTGCTCCAGGCGGAAAAGAAGAGAAGAAGTCACCACCGGGTGGACCAGTGAGTCCACTGAGTGGACAGGCTCTTCCAACGAAGCCACCGGGACAGCGTACGGCTTCTCATGAGGACTTCATTACGAAGATAGCCAGTATGGATGATGATGACATGCAGGCCATTGGGCATGCAATCCTTGAATACTCTCAGGAGTTACAGGATCAGGATCCGATTGCAAGTATCAAGCTAATGGCTGTTGCCGAAGCGCTTCTATAAGAAGAAACAGGATGATATATGGATCCACAATTCAGACGGTTGACTTATGAGCTATACGCTGCCGAGCAGACAGGTGACCTAACTAAGGTTGCTGGTCCGGTTTCGGGATTGAAGCGGCTCGTTCGTCGATTACTGAATTCGTTCTTCAGTCAAGAAGCGCGCAATTTTCAAACAAGTAACTATGAACTAAAGTCATCATTACAGAAACTATATCGCTCATTCAAACGTTTAGAAAATGCGATCGATGATTACGATCTTTCTACGTATAAATTGGCATTAGTGGACGTTAAAGAACAGATCGGCCAACTTGTTGAGCTGACTGGGAGACTTGATAACAAGATCTCTGACGTAGAAAACAAGACTAACGATGCTATTGAATCAAAAGTACAAACGAATCCCTCGGCTCCCGCAGCCGAGCAGCCAGCCGGTTCGGACGAACCCGCCGTTGCGCCAGAAGCGCGACCGGTCACGCCCGAAGATTCTACTAACCAAGTAACGAACACGGAAACTTCCGAGTCCGCTCCTGCTTCGGAAGAAGCTGATGGATTCGTGTATCCATCGAAGCAGGATATCATCGATAACCGTAAGAAGCGGATGTCTGATGTACCATTTCTGCGTGGAAACGTTACGCCAAAAGCGGGATTGATCACACGGTTCACCAAAGAAATTGGACCATTGCTCAAGTCTAAAGAACGTCCCGATGACGATTCGAGACAGATATTGCTCGATGCAACGCAAGAGATGTTCAAACATCCGATTTTTTCAATGGCTACGACGAAGCTGGGTAAAGTCGAACTGATGGTTCGGTTCACAATGCCTTCACCGTTGCTAATCAAACCAGCCGATCTGACCGCACATCTCATTTTGCAGCCTGGAGGCGATCTGACATTGACCTACATCAAACCGTTGAACAAAATGGCTGCGATGAACGATGAATTAATCAAGACAGCTGAGTTGAACCCAGAATTTTGGAAGGCGTTCGCTGATATGTGTCAACGAATCGGAGTCAGACCCGAGATCTTGATCCCAACCATGTTGATCGAGTCGAACCTGACTCCATCGGCAGGTTCGTTGGCATCCGGATTGATCCAGATGATGCCCGATACATTGAAGGACAACGGTTGGAAAGGTAGTCCGAAGGAATTTCGTCAGCTTTCCGGCACGCAGCAGATCCCGTACATCGAGAGCTACGTCAAATCACACCTTGGTAATGTTCATGGTACGTTCCGTAGTCCGACACAGTACTATCTTGCCAATTTTTGGCCCGATGCATTCAATTATGCATCGTACTTCAATAAGTATCGCGGAACGAAGGATGAACACGGTGTGCCGTTCTGGCCTGTGAATTGGGAATTTCACGATCCGAAAGCAGAAGATCCACAAGCAGTTATTGTAGAACAGAATCCTAAGTTTAGGAAGGCTCCAGGATGGACTCTTGGGTATGAAAGGGCATCCTATAAGGAGAACGGTCCTGTTCTTGATGTGAGCAAGGATGGGATCATAACATACGGCGATTTGGAAAAGGTAATTGAACATCAAATGAGCAGAACGGCATACCAACAAGCACTCGGAGCATTACGTCAGGCTGCTGACTACGTTCCATCGACGCAACCGACCCAGGCCCCAACTGGTGAAGCGGCGGCTCAGCCAATGGCAGAAAAAGTAGACTACAAAAAGAAGCTGGAAGAGGAAGCGCAGACTCTTGCCAATGCATTCTTTGGCAATTTCGACGTGAAAAACGTTCAAGATTTTGTCCAGAAAATCGAGCATATGTTTGACTCGGTCCAGGCTCCGGAGGTCGCACCTCTATCGGCTACTGCTGGAACGGTCAACGCTATTGAGATCTTTGGTTACGATGAAGCGAACAATTTAGAGTTTGCAAAGACTGTTTCACGTCATTTCAACAAGATTTTCACAACGGGCAACGAGATCAAAATCAAAGGAACCCGTTACTGTGTTGTGTTCGAGCCGAACGTCGAACATGATCGTAATCAGATTCTTGATGTATGTGGTGAGGTCGCAGAAGAACTAGAACACCTCACCAAAAACAAAGTTCGCTACTATCTTTCGACCAATAAGACTTCATCTTATCAACCAGTTGATTATGACCGGGTAGAAAAGCTATCACGTGCTTTCAGACTCAATTTGCTCAGGAAATAACATGCCTACTTATATTGAATCAGTTTTTGAGATCCTGAAAGATCAAATGGTTGAGGTGTACATCGGAGATACGTTCGAATCGATCTCGTACTCAGACAGCGGAAAGAACAACTATGCCGTATTGATCGGGAAGTTTGTCGATGCCAAAGGTGATTGTCTGGTGTTGGACTCGGTCCACCGTATTAGCAAGAAACTGGTCCATGGTAACCGGATATATGTAAACGGTTACAACATTTTCGCGATCGTGGCATTGGATGGTAATGGTTCGATTCGTGATGCCGTTATCAGTGCGGATGATTCACCATTCTTCCAGCCGCATGGAAAAATCAAGTAATGATCAAGACTGCCATCATCCGGAAACTTCCGAACGGGAGATACCAGGTGCAATCATACACCGGAAAGAACTTCGGAACCTTTTCGAGTCGTTCTAAGGCAGTCGAACGTCTAAAAGAAGTTGAGATTCGGAAGATCGCGACCGACTCTATCAACCTATCTGACGTCGGTGACCTATCGTACTCGGCGGTCATGCGTAAATTGCGTGCGTCAGGCAATGATGAATTGTTTGCGTTGTTCCGGGTCTTGTTCAAGTCTGTGTTCGACTCTGTGTTTCCAGCATTGAAAGGAAAAAGTGAAGAGAAAGCGCTTCGCACAACACTCGCTTTGTTGGGGAAGAAATTTAAGTTCGAAGGCATACCTGAGGGGGATGAGAGTTCGGTGGATGTGTTGGAAGACCCAGCGATTCCTAGGTTTTCTAAGGTTACCGACCAGCTTTATCGAGGAGGTGCTCCCGCTACTCCTGAGGACCTTATATACCTGAAGAAACTAGGTATCAAGAAGATTGTTAGTTTGGATTTGGACACGGCTAAGAAGATCGGTCCACTCGTGAAGAAGCTCGGAATGGTCCACGTGATAATTCCGATCATGGCTAAGAAGCAACAGTCGTTGCGTGGCTTGATGAAGATGAATTTCAAAGAGCTATTCGAAGAATCAGGTCCGACTTTTGTACATTGTTTGCATGGTAAGGATCGTACCGGGCTCGTGGTTGCGTTGTACCGGGTGTCGAAAGGTATGAGCCCGGAGGATGCGATTGCTGAAGCAGACAAGTTCGATTTTTGCTCCGGATTACCAAAGAAAGTACGTACGCTTTACGAGAAGATGATCCATGCGATAGCTGGTCAAGATTCGAATTCGGCGATGGAGATGCTGTGGCCCGATGCTGTGGCGGACTACAAGTTCGATACAAGCTACGAGCTTAACGACCCATCTTTCGGCGTCAGACTGTACGAAGCTAACGAAGTCAACCCGTACGGCATGGGTGATGCGTCATACGGTAGTCACTGGGATTTCGTAAATAGTTCGGCTAGTACTAGAAACCAAAATGGACAAGGAACCGATACTGACCCGAAAGCTGATATCATACCAAAAAAGGTACCAGGTGGTATAGAGCCTAATGAGGTTCCGCAAGTCGGAACATCCGATGGTGGAACTAACACGAACGGATTTGGTTGGGGAACCAGTGGTCCAATTGGAGGCGGCTTTGTCTAACATGCAAAAAAGATCATATCGAACACAAATGAACTACGACATCTCGGATGTCGAAAAAATGCAAGCTGAGAAAGCTATTACGGCGTTCAGCAAACTGATCAAGGTTATTGATGTATTCGCTGACCATCTTCAGAAGATGTTCATTCCATTCAAAGAGAACCAGGACATCACTCCGGAACAGATCTGGAAGTTTCGCCGGACGTTCCGCGATTATCGCGATCGTGCCGAGGAAAACCTAGATAACATGAAGGAAGCAGCTTTTCATTGTGCGCAGATCATGATGACATTCATGTCCGACACACAAGTTGAAAAGTTGATGAAGTCTTTCAACATGAGCATTGATGATGTATCGAAACAGTTTCGTATATTCAAGGACTATTTCAACAACTTGCAAGCGGACGATTTCAAAGATAACGCAGTCAAGACATTGGACACGATGAGCAAAGAGATCGACCAATTGAAAGAAATAGTGGACGAGCGTATTCAATCTTATTTGGAGACAGATATATTAGCTAAGAGCTGGGTCGATGAAGCGGGCGGTGACAACCATATTGAAGAGAAGGTTCCATACGACAGTAAACTCTTCGATGCCCAGCAGCAGGAACTTAGTAAGACGAAGTGAAATATAGGAATAATCGAGAATACATTTGACAAATTCGCATCTATTACGTCAAAATAGTGGAATAATCAGTTATAGATTTATAGGATTGTTGGAGAGTTAATGCCTTTTATCAAACGAGCAATTGTACCGATCGTAGTCGAAGACAAGGAAGAGGTCTTGGATTGGGGCAAGGGTAATGATGAAGAAGACGTTGACCTGATGACACATCGTCGTTTGGCCATGGCCAAGCTAGCTGTAAAGCAAACGAAACTTGTCAAGCCATCAGTGCAGCCAAGAGTTGCCCCGAAGGCCGATCCTAATTCGGAGAAGTAATGACCCTTTACAAGTTTGCTGAAATAGGTCAGGTTTTGGAATCAGATATTGAGTCACCCGAGAAGGTGCTTGCAGATCCAGAGCTTGAGAGTCGCATTAAGTCGTTAGCGACTGGTTTGAAGCGAATCGCTCCAAAGGGAGATGACTTTCTTTATTTCTCAGCTGTCATGATGCATGCAGCCGAGGCTTCAACGGTTGACCCGGAAGGTAAACCAAAGAAGACAGCCAGTGGTCTTCCGGTAACAGCTGGTTGGGCGACGAATGGCGAATCGCTTCGATGGGTATCTAATGATCCATCGGTCATGCCTTACAAGAATTCGAACGGTGACATCTTCCCAGAGGAAGAGTTACTTAAAGCTTACAAGAAGTGGGTCGGATGCCCACTCTGTATCGATCACAAGTCTGGATCAGTAGATCACATTCGTGGTGTAATCATCGATACATATTACGACCGCAAGGCCAAGCGCGTTATTGCGTTATGTGCGCTTGATAAAGTTTCGTTCCCTGAATTAGCAAGAAAAGTTTCTACAGGGTACGCTACATGTGTATCGATGGGTACGGCAGTGGGTCGTGCAATCTGTAGTGATTGTGGACGTGTTGCGCGTACGGAAGCGGACTTTTGTTCGCATATGACCAGCAAGTCATGTTACGGCGAGATTAACTTGGATCTAAAGCCACTAGAGCTATCGATCGTAGTTAACGGTGCCGATCCACAAGCTAAGATTCGTCATATTCTAGCATCTGCCAGGACTCTAAACAGTCAGGCCGATGCAGGGTTGAGCGAACTTAAGTCATTGACCGGCACATCAAGTGAAAAGGTCAACGAAATTAAACAACAGATTGTAAGTCATATTAAAGAAGGTCTGGACACTCTCATCCGAGAGTTTGATGGTCGAGACGAGGGCGAGGTTCAGGATTCCTCAAACTTTAGTAATAGTGGTTCATCGATAGTCGATGCAACCCAGGTTCCGTTGGATCAAGATCCAGCGGCGCTGAATAATCCTTACGCTTTGCGCGTTGCATCTACGAATTCTGAGAATAATGATGCATTAAAGAACCAGTTCCTATCACTAAAACGTGATATCGAGCATAAACTCGCAAAGATTGAAGAGGACTTTCGTAAATTGTCAAATCTAGGTGATGGGTCAAGGGAAACAACAATGGAAAAAAAGAGCTATTTTCAGGGTGCCGGTGGTGTGAACGAGCCAAGTCCAGGAACACCAAAGTACGAGAAGGATCCTCTAAACGAGAAGCTCCGTACTCACGGTGATAAACAAATGGAAGGCCAGATGGACACTGGTCCGGTCGAGGGTATGCACCCGGGACCGCAGTCAGCCGGTGAAAGCGAGGAGGCTCGTAAGAAGAGGCTTCTGCGCGCCGAGCTAGATCAGCGTAGTACGCGCCGTAAGGAAGCGATTGCCCGCGTCAAGGAAACCCTTGAGAAGCGTCGTGCATACTTCCAGGGTGCGGGTGGCGTAAACGAGCCCACACCAGGCAAAGAGAAGTATGATGTTGATCCTCTCAACGAGAAAACTCGTATGAAGGGTGACAAGCAGATGGAAGGCCAGCCTCCGTTCCCAGGAGTTGGCAGCACGACCGGTCTACACCCGTCGCCATCGTCTGCGGATCCAAAGGACGAGCTAAAGCGCAAGGAGCTTTTGCAGCGTGCAACGTTACGAGCGAAATTCATCAAGGCTGCTAAGCCATCAACTGGTGAAGTCGATCTCGGAGCGAGCCAGTGGCAGATTTTTGCGGATGACAAACTAGTTTTCGCGGCAACTGTTAATGAGTTGTCAAGTGGACGTGCAGATGTCCTCGGCGAGTCGATTGCAACGAAAGAGTTCGGAGCATCGATGTTGAAGAAGGTCAAGGCCGATGGTTTCGAAAGCGCCATTGCTATGTTCAAGAAGGCCGAGCCTCCAGTTGCACCAGCGGGTGGCGGAATGGATGCGGCACCGATGGGTGCGGCAGGACCGGCTCCTTCGCCAGCGGGCGAAATGGGCGGCGCACCGATGGGCGATCTTGCGACAGCGGACAAGGGCGGAGATGGCAAAGCCGGACCAGAGCAGATGGTCGAGAAGCTTGATGAAGCCATTACTAATCTTTCCGATGTAAAAGAAGAACTTAGTAATACGATTCCGACGATGGAAGGCGAAGCGCCGATGGCGCCGGGCGAGGGTATGCCAGCGGCGACAGCGACATTGTCGAGAATGCGTTTCGACATTCACAAGACGCTATTGTCCAGCATGCGCAAGACAGCTGATTTGGTTCAGAACCAGATCGACGAGCTTCACCTAGTGAAGGACTTGTACGATAACAAGGCTGTCACGGAAGAGAATCGTTCTTACATCGATACGTTGTCAACTGACACGATCTCTGATGCGAACCATGTTCTTGCCGATGCAACAGAATGTCTTGACGGATTTGTCCGTTATGCACGTGGAACCGAGTCACTTGAGGCGGTTGCGTCTCTCGAAGCACGGGGAGACGACGAAGGAAACCCAGCCGAGCAGCAAATTCTTGCTGAGCTAAAGGAGTTGGTCAATCTAGAAGAAGGCGAACACAAGGAGCATGCAATGGCAGCGGCCAGCGATAGTAACAATGGTAACACTGTGGCAGTGACAAAGGACCAGCTTGGTAGTTTGCCACAGGCTCCAGCAGATACGAAATTCGAACTCAAGAATACAGCGACGTTTGACTTGACGACACGCGAGGGACGTACGGCATACCGTGCGAAGCTTGCGACTGAGTCGATCAAATGGAATCCAATGTTGGCCGAGTTCCACAAGTACACGGACGACACGACTCAGCTCGACGTCAAGCCAGAGGGAGACCTTGGCAAGATCGAGAAGATCGAAGAGATCCACTCGAAGATGATGGATGTCGCCGAGGCGCCACCGAAGGTCCGCAAGGATGCAGAGGAAATCTTGAAGATGGTGAAAGCCGGAGCCATTACCCACGAGGAAGTTCCAAACCTCGTTGCTCATGGAGCGGATCCAGCGGCAGTCGCTTACTACATGCAGATGTGGAAGCCTGTTGACGGTGGATCGGAGTTCGCGAAGGGTCTTGTAAAGGAGCATGCTAAGGCTGCTGCTGAGAAAGAGATCTCGGACTACAAGGTAAAGGTTGCACGCGCATATGACATGGCCTACCAGATGGCAGACCGTGGAATGTGCGGAACGGAACCATCCGTTCTCGCGGCCCAGGTCGAGGAAATCCTCAGCTACAACGACGAGTCATTCAATAGTTTGAAGCGTATTGTTGCGATGGCTCCTTCACGTGCAATCAAGAAGGAAGCATCACGTGTTCCAATGATCGGAATGATCGGATCAGGTGACCCGATATCGGCTCAGCTCCCATCAGGAGAGCCAGACGATCTATATTCGAGTCTAACAAAGGCCTTCGCTGGTCGTAAGTACTAATCGGTCTAACCGTAGGTAACGACCCGACAATTTCACTAACTAGAGAGATAAAATGAAAAAGACGACCAGTTTTGAGTATCAGATTGCGGCCGATATGGACGCACTAATGAAGAGCAAAGATTTCGAATCAATGTTCTCAAAGACAGCCATGTTGCGTCAGGCAGAAGATGCCAATGAAGTTGATGACAACGACGCTCGCGCCAATCCTTTTAAAAAGAAGGAAAAGGACGACAACGACGCAAAAAAGGACAAAGAGGACAAGCACGACGCCAAAGGCTTCGGAGATCCTTATGATGTTCATGCAGCCAAGGGTTGTAAGAAAAAGGATATGGAAAAGGATCATGAATGTGATGATTCATGCAAAGCCGATGATCAAGCCAGCGCAGAAGATCTGATTGGTGGCTTCAATACGGCAATCGCAGTAGCACTTAACAGTCTCAGCAAAGTGTCTGAAGTGTTGGATGAGGCTGGTCTTGATAAGACAGCAGCACTTAGCTTAACGCTCGCACATAACATCCTAGTAGAGGCCAAGGCAAAGAAGCTTACCAAAGAGGAAGCTAAGAAGCTTAAGGATAAGCAGGACGCCAAAGATCAGAAGGCCAAAGAGAAAGCCAAGAAACTTAAGCAGGAAGAGGCTGATAAAGCCAAGGCCGATGATAAGGCTCGCAAAGAAAAAGAGAAAGCCAAGCTCGAAAAAGAGAAGGCTCAGAAGAAGTAACTCACATCCCTGCAACTTTGAATGGAGAGCCGGTTTCTATCACCGAAGCTCTCCATTCTCTTTAGAGGGGTTATATTTAGATTAGGAACCATATGAAAAACAAGATTTCTCTCGAAGATGAGTTGGCCAACTCAATGATGTCCAATCTCAATACTACATTCGGTCACGAAAAGCTTGACATAGAGAAGGAAGCCATGGAAGCGATTGATATGCTTCATTCGGCAGCCGATATCTTCGAGCGGGCCGGATATGGTGATGCGGCTGAGTACATTACATTGGTAATCTCTAAATTCGGATCGGGGCAGTAATGAATACGTTCAAAAAACCAGGCGCCTTCGCTGCTACATCCGTAGAAGATGAGATCTGTAACTCGATGAGTAAGTTGCTTACCAAGAACGCAACAGAAAACTTGCTCGAAACAACAAAGATATCGAGAGCGATTGATCTTGTTTCTACCGCAGCAGACAAACTGGATCGAATCAAGGCCTGGAAAGAAGCTGGTAAACTAACTAGATTCCTAGAGATCTTGGCTAGCCAGGATTGCGATTCGAAGCTGAAAAGTGAAATTGCGAATGAAGAGAAGGGTCTGCACGAGACCGGAACTCCGTTTCGTCGCAAGGATTACAAAGCGGAAGATCATAACAATTTCGAAGGTGCAGAAGCGAAGGACGATCTAGTTATTGATGAAAAAGATCTTGATAAGGTCGAATCAATGCTAAAAGACTTCGAGGATGAGCGATAATATCGGTATATATACGGTATGCTTAGAATTATTCAAACAGGAAACGCTCTACCATTCAGCTTTATAGTAGATCCATCAAGCGAGTTCGAACCGGGCATGATTGCTCAGCTAAACGTCTCGGGAAACACGGTTGTTTGTGGAGTTAGTGATGGTCGAGCGCCGATCGGCGTAATCGACGAGATCCGTACACGAGCGTTTACCGCTCCATCATGGAATGAGTTCGTGATTGTTCCGGCAACGGGCGTTCCGGGTCCGAACGGACAGCTTGTTACCCCAATCGATGTACTCGTGCCGCTCAAGAACCCGAACGTTATCCAATCAAGTTTTACGAGCAGTATCAGCTTGGTTTTGACAGCTCGGAACGGACTGGTGACATTTCCAGCCGGAACGCCGCTCAATTTCGATGCGATCGGCTCGGGACAACCGAATGCGATTCGAGCGGTTGTTAACTATCGTTACCAGATCCCAAATATCATTGGAGATGACTCGACAATCGGAGCTGGCCGTATCGCGGTATGGTTTCAGCGCTTTATCGGTGAAACGGACGTTTACGAGACGAACCAAGTCTATCCATTGAATGCGAACTTGTTTGTTAGTGAACTTGGTTTACTAACGACACGTCAAGTTACTCCGCATCATCCAGCCGTTGCGCTTTGTATTGCGCCACCGAGCCCGGTTAACGGAACTTTGCAGTATCTCTGGCTCTAATTATACAATTCGGATTAGGTCGATATATAGAATACGCTGTCCACTAGTTTAGTGGAGGCAACTATGCATTATCTATATAAAATCACAAATACAATAAATAGCAAAGTTTACATCGGACAGTCTAACAAAGATCAATATCGTTGGAGGCAACATTGTTATTTTGCTAAACATCCAGAAAAAACCGGACAGTATATTCATCGTGCCATGAATAAATATGGGGTTGATAGTTTTACTTTTGAAATAATTGCTACTTGTCAAACTCGTGAGGATGCCGATGAAACAGAAGCGGTGCTAATAACACAGTACGATACACGCAACCATGAGTTTGGTTATAACCTAAAAGCTGGGGGTCGCTCTTCGGCTCATTCTGAGTCTACAAAACAAAAATTACGTGAAGCAACATTGCGCCAAATAGAAGAACTCGGTCATCCGAGTCAAGGCAGAATACGTTCCGAAGAAGCTTGCAATAATATAAGTCAAGGAAAGATTAAAAATCCAACAGTTTATACCGATGAAATGCGCCAAAAGTTCTCAGAAGTATTTACCGGTCGTATTCAATCAGAAGAAACTGTGGGAAAACGTATTCAGTCAATCGCAGAGACAACCAAACAACGTCATGAGAAAGAAATTGCAGAAGGCAAGCGAAAGTGCCATGCGCCTGATTGTGATGTGGTTGGTGGAGGTCGGGATTATCTAAGATACCAAGGTGAACTATATTGCATGAAGCATGGACAGCGTCTAAAGCGCAACGGAACGCTCGAAACATTACCTCCACATCGCACGATCGGACAGGCACCGTCGAACAAACATGTATTCACCGATGAACAGATTAAACAAATCATGACAGATCCAAGAGGTGCCGGTAAGGTAGGTAAAGATTTTGGAGTAACTGAGAAGGTGATTCTTCGCATACGGCGTGAAAATGCCAAGTAACTTATCATAACTGCTATATTTGACGTATATAGGAAGACCCGGATCTATCAATATCGATTTTGTCCCCGAACGGAGCCCGTCTTATGACTTATAAGCACATTTCAGAAAGCCAGAGTGAGGTAATGCAGCAATTTACCAAACTCGCCAAAGAAAAGAATTTAATCAAAGAGGAATCCGGACTAGAACGAGCCGCGCGGAACCTATCCAGGGCACCACGTCATGTTAGTTTGGCTCCATCGGATAACCTAAACCAGGATATCCTTCGTTTGTGTTTCGGCTTACGTGTAAAGGGGCTCGTTGCCGAGGCAGAGCGTGTGGAAGAGAAGTTCCGCATGAACGTCAGGGCTCAGAACTATGTACGTATGTACGGTACGGACGGGGAGACCGGAGAAGCTCTGCTTGAATTCGCTCACCCTGCTGGTTCGGTCGAAATGGCTGAGGCTCATGACAAGCTTGGCGTCGTTGAAGACAAACTTGATCAACACAAAATGATCAAAGACGTCGTAGAGAAAGAACCGACCGGCAAACTAGCGTCGAAGACAATGGTATTGGCTGCATTGAAGACGATCTTGGCAGAGAAGGAGGAAATGCAGAAAACTGCTATCCCTTTTTTCGGCCCCGCAGCTGACAAAATCATGGGTCAGCTGGTAAAGGCCATTTACCAACTCACGAAGACCGTGCCGGATAAGAATCCTGGTGCGATCATGCAAGAAATCGAGAGAATGATTGCTAGTCGCACGGCCAAAGGCATTGCTCAGAAAGAAGCCGAAGAGCAAGTACTAAAAATGCTCGCGCAAAGGGGTGCTCCGCAAGTAGCGGACTGGTTCATTGCGAATAGTGGTGTGGCTGCCGCTACTACTCCGGCTGCTGCCGGTGCTGGGGCCGGTGCTGCCGCTGCCGGAGGTGGAGCTGCGGCCGGAGGGGGAGGAATTGGATCAACGATTGCTGCCATTGGTCTTGGGACATGGGCATTGGGGGCCGCGATCGGTGGCATTCTCGGTGGAGGGTCAACCCAATTACTAATGAACATGTGGTATTCGCAAGAGAAGATCCAAGCGGCCGGTAATGCCGTTGTAGCTGAAGCGGAAGATCTAAAAGAGGAATTCCAGAAGGACACAAGAGGTCAGGCTCCTGAGTTAGGCAACAATCCAAACAAAGAAGATCGTAGTCAGTGGTTTTATGTTGAGCAATTGAAGGCTCAACTGCCAGGGATCGCGGCGGCATGTAATCTTTCACCCAATTCTACTGCTCAGCAGCTAGTTGATGCAGCTGATAAGTGTCGTGAAGGTTGGAAACTAGCTAACTCGATTTATATGATTGTTGGGGAACATATTTCGCAACAGTATGGGAACGTTTTTCGTGGATGGGGCGCTTGGGGCGATGTAGAGAAAGCTACCCAGAATCTAATGAACGTTCTTAGCAAGAACCAGGATACGGCTCTTAAGTATCTAGGTGAAATTAAAGAAAAAGTCGGGCCGGGTCCGACCGGTGAAGCTGGAGCACAATCGAATACTACTAGTCCACTAGTTGGTTTCGCTGATTGGTTTACGAAGGAAATACTTCCAAAAGCGCCAGCTATTGCAGCAAAGAATGACTCAGCACTTACTGCGTGGTTTGAGCAAACCAAGGCATTTGTGGCAAAAATCAAAGCCGGGCAGGTTACCACGATGAATGGTGATCCGGAGGACAATAAAACAAAGATATTGGCGCTTTTAGCAAAGCGCGGGATTAAGTAATGTCTGTTTTTAGCGATAAACTAGTTCGAGAGCTGGTTACAATAGCACAGAAGGCTGCGCCAGCTAAGAAGCTTATGCCAAATCAGGACGTTGTCAAACAGCCTGATACAGATAACAGCGATTTGATCAATATGGACAATAGTGATCTGATTGGTCTTGAACAAAAACCAACTGGGCAACCGGCTCAACCGGCTCAACAAACACCAGCAGATAAAGAACGAGCGGATATGTATGCTGCAACCGGTGACCCGGAGTATGCTCCAAATTCGCCCGGAGCAGAACATCGTTCGCCACAAGAAGCGACTAATGTAATGAAGAATCCATCGGTAGTAAGCATGCAAAATGCTATTATCGAACTGGTAGATCTGCTTGAAAACCAAGCTGTTCAGAAGACACATGCTCTTGGCGTGTTGATGTCGGATGAAGGTAAGAAATACATCGAACAGATGCGCCATCTCGGCAGAAACGCAGGTCGCGGTGATGAGACGAAAGCCGATGGTATGTGGGAAGATAAAACCAATCGCTCACTAGGTTATGCTTCGCAGATTGGCTCGGCGATACTTAGATTGGCTGACCAATACAAGATCGACACTGGTAAGTTCAATTATCAAGAACTAAACAGTTTCGCCGTTCAGATTCCAAAGGATTGGAAAAAGGCGGACCTTCCGAAACTTGCTCCAGTGATGGAAAAGTATATTCGCGAGATCATGGATATGATCAACCGTTTCAATGCGGATCCGAATGCGAACCAAGCTGCTGGAACGGCTGCGGGTGGAACGGGTCAGGGGCAAGGACAACCAGCCCAACCGGCACAGCCCGGATCAGGTGAACCGGCTCAGCAGGGCGGTAACCAGGGCCAGAACCAGGGTCAAGGCGACGCATCTACTAAGATGACCGAAGCTGTTATCTCGGCTATCGGCGGAGCCCCGCTTGGGGATCCGTTGTATTTGGACCGAATCGAACAGTTCTTCAACCTCGTTGGAGGAGAAGGCGGATGGTTGGTCAAATACAACGATCAAATGGTGCAGAATCTAGCTGCTATTTACAATACGAAAGCCGCAACGAAGCCGGGTGAGTCCAATCCGGTAATTCAACGCAGACTTAACGAACTAAGCCAGACGGTCGGTGAAGCTCGCGACAAACTAGACCAGATTCGTAACACATGGGTCAAGAAGACTACGATCAATGCAGATGATGCCGGTGGCATGGGTGGTTCCAACCCTGCAACCGTTTTCAAAGAGCGAGTTATGAAGTCAGGCATGCAAGATGTTGATGGGCGTAACTGCGCAATCATGATTAACGAAGTATTAAGTTTGGTAATCCAAATATTGCAAGCATTGGGACTTACCAATACGATGATTTCGCAACAGCAGCAAATTGCAAACACTTGGACTGGGCGATTTAACAAGATAGCACAGTTACTATACTAACGCTGGTAATCAATGGCAATCATAGATAAACAATACCTAGAAGATACGATGATGATGGATCGGTACTTGATGCCTGATTCGTTGGCAGGACGTATCCGTTTACCTCTGCATAAGACTGCTGATCTGTCAGAGATGGTATCGTCATTTCTTGGAACCGTTGCTGGAGCGATCTCGCAGTTCGTAACAGATGAAATAGCGAAAGCCAAAGATGATTGGGTTGCGGCATTTGCTGAGTTGGCGTTTGAAGGCGTGATCGGTGTCTATGGAGGTTGGTTTATCACATTGGTTGATTTGATCGCCGAAATAGGCTTCAATGTAAAGCCGTTTGCAATTTTCAAAAGTATCAAGGACTCACTTGTTGAGAAATTGCGAGCTGGCGGGACGATTGATAGCAATACTGTCAAGACAGCTGTTGATCAACATCTTGGTGGTTCAAACGCAGATGATCATCAGATCCGTGAAGCCTGGGAACGTGTCGGTGTCGCGGCAACGATAATCAAACAAGCGGCATTAACAGCGCCAATTCAAAGTGGTATCAAATGGCTTGCTGAAGGACCGGGTAAAAGCATTATCGAAAAACTCATGGGTAAGAATCTTGCCAAAGGTTGGATTGGTCGCTTCTTTAAATGGTTGTTTCAGACTATTTTGGGCGCATGTTCGATGTTCGTGAAGCGCAAGCTGGTCCAGAAGACGTTTAGCGGAGATACCAAACCTGCTGCGGGGGAACCGGCTCAGCAATCAGCCATTCCGACACCACCAGCAGTACCGGCTTGGCTCAAGCCATCCGGGTTCGGCACGGAAAACCAGGACCCGCGTGCAATATGGGAGGAAGATGTTCCACTCAACACGATTGGTGACACGTTGGTTAATTGGGCGCTTCAGATCTATCCGCAGCTTGGACCGCAGCGTGGTCAGTTAGCTTCGTCACCGATGTTGAAAACCATTGTTAACGTAATCAAGAGCGAGAACTCAGAGAATCACTATCCATCCATCACATGGATGCCACATCAATTCGGCCAATACTCTGCTAACAGCAGAAAAGAGTTGGTTGATTTATTTGTTGGAGATGTTGCTAGTAAGATGCCGGAGCCAGAACAGCAGTCTACGCAACAACCAGCATTAAAGAAGGAATAACATGCGCGAACGTAGAAGCGAAGTATTTGAAGAGTATGCGAAGGTAGCTGAGAAGATGGGCCTCGTTGCTCCGGAGTCTCAGGTCAGGTTGCAGACTAAGACTGCTCAGAGAAACATGGGCGGGGCAACCAGCAAGACTCCAGGAGTGATCGACAACCCGAACAACGGTGCCGATTCATGGATGCGTTGGGACACTGGTGACATCAGTGCTCCGGAAGCATTCTATGGTGTTAAGCCGAACAAAGACATCGAAAATGGCCTGAAAAACATGATGGAACAGGCTCACCCTGAGTCAGTCGTCATTGCTCCGGCGTATGACCGCATCAACGGCTTGGTAGAGAACAACATCGAGCGTCAGAAGATCATTATCAACATACTAAGTCGTAACCCGACCGGTAACGCTAACTATCGTAAGCTTGCTCAGCGTGCATTGATGATGGAGCTTGTTCGTGTCGGTAATCATCTTGACAATACGAATGAAGAGGAGCTTCGGGCTCTTGCGGATTCGTGTATGCAGAGATTGGCCAATTTCGAAGACGAAGAGCTGACCGAACTATCAAAAGAACCATCTTATGAGGGTCGTGAGCTTATATCAGAGCTTACTCCAGAAGATGATGATTGGGATCCAGCTGGAGACCCTCTTGAGGGAATGACCGTTCCGGCGCCGGAAGAGAGTTCGTTCGTATCGGCCGTTGGTGATTCGAATCCATTAAGTGATGATGAGATGTTAGCAGCTGTGGATGCATGGACAGCTTGGTGTCGCGAAAACAATGTTTACGAAACGCTTAAAAAATTAAAAGAATCAACTTTTGCTCAATCAACTAGTTCTGGTACCAAAGAGCATGAACTATGGTGGGCTGTAACAAAAGCATCTGATATGGTTTATGCTCCTCAGGCTCAGGATGTAAGTGACATATTAGATCAGTTCGACGCACTACAAGCTCTATATGAAGTCGGTTCAAAAGAAAGAACCATTCTTAATGGATTGAAAGTAATAGTCAATAAATACGAGAAGATTTTGCAACAAGTTAGTGCTGGGCGTACTGCAAATGTATCGTCTGCTTCTGACCAAAATGATGTCAGTCCGAAAGGCTGGGGCAAGACGGTTGAGAAGATGAAGAAACACAAGGAACTTGATAACCCATTTGCTCTTGCATATTGGATGAAGGGTGAAGGATATAAACCTCACCCAAACAAAAATTAACATCGGATCACTTTTTTCTCAGTGATCTGGGAATATCATCATATTTCGTTACAGATTTCAAAGTAAGACCCGACGTAAGACCGCTGACAAGTTCAGCACATAACAGGATTTCACAATGGCTTTAGTACTTCAAAATAACAATGGTAGTCCATTCGGACAGTTCGACATGCTTGATTCACAGCTGTCGTCTATCAAGGGTGGAGAGGTTGCGACCTTTACGGGCGTTACCCCAGTTGCTTACGGCGGAACAGACCTCAGTGCGGCAGACGTACAGGAAGACGGATATGCCGGTACGACCACAAAGGTTCGTCCAGCTATTACGATCACGTTGCCAACAGCGGCCAACAGCGGTCCCTTCTTCCTAACGGACGACGGTATCCTTCACTACGGAACACTCTTCGGAGCAGTCGTTGGTGGAACAGTCGGTCAGCAGTTCAACGTTCCAGGTAGCTATACAGGCGCTATCCTCGGACCAAGCACGGCGCTCGGTTCTGGCAAAGTAACACTATGGGGCAACCCAGGTGTCTACGGTGTCACGCTCGACAACGTTGATACGACCAGCACAACTGGCCTCGTCCCAACGAACAGCACAATCACAACGGGCGCACCGTTGTATGCAACCCCAGCGGGCTTGCTCACACCAAACGTATCGGCTGGTACAGCGAACGGCGCAGCGATCATCGGTCGCTTCCTAACGTTCGAGACAACTGGCTCACTAGTCACGACTCCTAACACGTTGGTGTCTGGATTCGCGTCACCATCGGGACCACTCGGTGGAGCAGCACAGGCCCAGATGTATATGGCCGTGTTTACCTGGAAGGGTAGCTTCTAAGTTTCGTTCTAATAACAGTTGGGAAAGCGGCGACTTTCCCAACTGTTTGTTTTATTCGCCAAAGCTAGGCAACTGGCAAGTATTTCTCATATAGGAACAAACAAATGAATAGTTTATTTTCACCACAGGGAGAGATTAACGCATCGTCTTTGAAAGACGCGATGATGGTTATCTCGAAGTACGCTGCGATTCTCGAAGAGAACCAGCCATCAAATATCGGCCTTGCAGGCCAGGTTGGGATGTCAGAAGACCGCCGTGACGACTTGATCTCACGCGCAATCCTAACCCAGGACGGAAAAGTAGCTTTGGCGCAGGCCATGGCGAACCCAATTCGTCGTAACTTGGACTACCATGGAATTGCCCGTCGTGCGCTAGTGGTTGACCCACTTCCACAGGGAGCAATGCCAACATACGATCGCGATATTGATGTCGCGGCCGTTGTAATCAGCTCAAACGGTTCAGGACCAGAGTCGCGTATCTTCGGAGACCGCGTCGTTGTTCCAGAGTTCGAGCTTTTCGCGAACCCAACGGTTCGTATTGCTGAAGTGAAGCGTCGTCGTTTCAATGTTATCGACCGTGCTGTTCAGAAGGCACGTCAGGAGATTATGGCTCAGGAAGACGCCAACATCTTCGCGGCACTCGATAACGCGAGCCAGGGTGAGAACACGCTACAGGACATTACCGATGCCGGTATGTTGAAGCGCGACTTGCTTGAGTTGAAGGCGCAGATCGATCGTTGGGACTTGGTCACAACGAAGTACTTCATGAACATTAACGAGTTCACAGATATCCTCAAGTGGGGTAGCGGCGGTGGACAGGGCGTAGGCGGTGGCGAGGTTGATCCAGTCACACAGCGCGAGATTCTCCAGACGGGTCTCTACGCTCACTTGTGGGGAGCTGACATCATGGTCAGCAAGATCGTTCCACCAGGAACGGTTTACGCGGCAGCGGATCCAGAGTTCGTAGGCGTTATGCCAGTTCGTCAGGACATCGAGGTTCTCCCAGCGGACGAGCCAAAGCAGTTGAAGCTAGGATGGGTTGTGAGCGAGATCATCGGTCTCGGTATCGTGAACCCACGCGGAGTCTCGGCAGGACGCAAGTCTGTTCTACCAGGAGTCTAATCTAGACTAGGATACTGACCTTAATCGGTCGAGCCCAGCTCCTTAGGGCGTCATGAATAAGGGCAGTGAGAGGGCGTCGAAGTAATTCGATGCCCTTTCTGTTTTGCTACGCTGCCCGTTCATAATCTTGCATAACTGATATAGGAAACCGATGAATAAGCACTTTTTACAGGTTTATGAGATTGTTTGTAAAGTTGATGCATCTCACGAAAGACACGCTGATGCGATGGCGTTACGCAGAAAATATTGGCAGAAATTAGCTCAAAATAGCAACGAAATGGTAAAGCAGGCGTTCGATACTCGGTATATCAATCAAGAAACTGACTACATCGCTCGACGTAACCTGCAAACGTACCATCGTTCGGCACAGTACATTGATAAGGATGCTTCGGAGAAGCTTAAGACATTTATCAAACTGAAAACGGCGGTCGATACGATAAAAGATGACTACTTGGGCGATCCGGACTGGTTCGATAGTTACGCACGAATACTGAGTGCATCTTTGGATCGTACGTTACGTATAGAACAGAAAGATATGGATTTTTTCAAGCCTCAGATGGATTATCTTGAGGAGCTAATGTATTTGCGTTATCGGCTGCGTCCGGAAGATATCAATCGTCTTGGAGAGCCTGAAATAAGGCAAATTCTGCTAGATCGTGATGAAAAACTACTTCACAAATCAATCTACCGCGCATGCAATTTGGGTGGACAGACCAAGACAACAGCCGCATCACCCGGTATGGTGAAGGGACCTGATAATCTGATTGATAAGTTGTTTGGAGATGTGAAAGCTACAAAAGACAACAAAGAAGTTCAACGGTCTGTTACGATCACGATCAATGACAAGTTGGTGGAACCGAATCTGACCAAGGAAAGTTAAGGTCCGTATGGGGATGGATAGTTTTGCTCCGTTTCTTAAAATAAACGGGTGTTTTATAGTGATGAATATTTGTAAGCAAATCGGTAAAACGATTCGCATCTTCAACTATCCTATTCGGTACGGCCACACTCGTGATTTGTTGGCGATACCTGGGGTAGCAGAGGGTGATATTCGTTCTAGTCTTCTAAAAGGTGAGTTGCAACACAAAATTCTGTACGAAGATATTGTTGTCATATGCTCAGACGTCGATTTGCTTCAGTTCAACGAGGCACAGTTGGCATTCTTGCAAGGCGCTGGCATCGTAAATGGTCTTACTATTCCAAGTGGAAATGCAAATTATCTACTTCGTCAGCGTCAGCCATTGATTGGCGCGATCGATGGTGTGAATAGAACATTCAAGGTCCCATCTCCTGATAAATTTCTAGAAGGCACGTACGATAGTAACATATTTCACATCTACGTTACACTGAACGGACAACTACAGGTGCTTGGTACGAATCCGACGAATGGAAACTTCACAATCTCTGAATCGGGAGGCGTTGGATCAGGTTACGACACGGTGAACTTGTATCAAACGCCACTGCCCGGCAGATCAATCCTTGAAGCTTCTTATGTAATTGCAACGATCTAATAATAATGGGCCATTCAGTAAGAAACTTAATTTCACAGTTTTAGCAGAAAAAAAATATGCCATCCATTCGTCTTAGTATGCTTGATCAAGCACTAAATATCGCAGGTTCGCTCGTCCAAGTGTCGAACCTTAACCTTGCCGATGAAGGCAATATGCTCGGTGTGCCGCTTACTGGCCAGGCCGGGTCTACAGCGTCGATCACGACTGTGAGCGGATCGGATGTAACCATTACTGGACTAACTGGTATGACGGTTGCGGACGTAACTAACTGGTTGACTATTTCCGGGGCAGCCTCGGGTAGTAACAACGGTACGTTCTTGATCGATTCGTACATTAGCCCAACATCTGTGACGGTTGTTAACCCGGCAGCAGTTGCGGGTGATGCGAACAACGGAGCGATCAGCTGGATCGAGCGTTATGACTATACATTGCTTGCGGACTTGAACTACGCACGTACCGATCGTGCAAGAATCAAGGGTGTCGGATACGATGCGGCGATCCCGACGTACCAGCAGCCAAATGCAATCGGAACATTCCTTCCGGCTGACCTTTCGCATATTGCGACGAAGACAACCGATGCCGTTGCGTACATTATCAACGCGGCCTATTTCGGAGAGGCTGTGGCGACGGGTAATACTCTCGTAACGGTTAGCTCGGCTGGTAACTTGAAGCACGCTGACAGCGTTAACCGACTGGGTATCCCAGTATTCGACACTGGCCCGTTCGCAGGTGATCCGAATGCTTGTTACGTCCACATCACGGACGGATATAGCTCTGGTGGTGAATTGTCCGTTCTAACCGGACCACACGCTGGGGAGCGTATTTTCGGTTTCACTTTTAATGGTTCGAGCACATCACCAAACTCGGTCGAGGTCCATTTCTACTCATCGCCGTGGAATCTGAACTACGCGCTTAACTATACGCCGTATACATGGGAAGCTGGTCAACCTGACGTTATCAACTTACTCTATGGTTACAACGAGCGTCTTGATGCGATGGATGAGAATGCGTTCCGTGAGGTCCCGGCACTTGGTATCTTGACCGATGCGGCACTGGTCAACGATATCAACAACATTCTTGATACGATCGGGACGATCAGCTCGGATCAGAACCTAAATGGATTGTTGACCAACACTGGATCATATTTTCCGTTCTACAACCTTCCAAACGCAACACCAACTGTCGTCGATGCGTTGAACACGTTGAACACACAGATTGGTAACCGTACGTATACCGGTGGGCTTTTGACATCAGGTCAGACCATTACGGCGTCTCTTCAGGTTTTGGCAAACTCGATTAGTAACTCGACTGTTACACGCACGATTGAAGTATTGTCAGCAAATCTTCCAGCCGGAACTGCACACACGTTGCCTGGTTCGATCAGTTACACATTGGATGGTACCGGAAACGGTCAATATCTATGGGTATACGTTCGTGGAGTTATCCAGCACCCAGGAGCAGCATCAGCATTTGCTGACTATACTGAAACCAACACAACGAGCATTACATTCTACAAAGCGAATAAGAAAGGCGATTACATCGACTATTTCGTCAAGTAACAATTAAGCAGATATAAGGTATGTGATGGATGCTGAAATAACATTCCGTATAGTTGATGCGCCAGCCAGTAGGTGGTGCTCATCTGGGCACCGCGCTCCTGAAACGTTCAAGAGAGTATTGTCTGCTGACGGTTTGGAAGAGCCAACTAAATTCTATGAGGCATCTGGTGACATCCAAGGATGTTATTGTGAGCCATGTGTAATCATTGCAAAATGGATGGCGGATCAGCAGAAACAATTGAAGAGAAAGGCCAGAAAGAATGTCGTACGCTGAAGAGTTACATAAGTTACGTAGACGGATGGTGGATGCGGTATCGGTCGGTGTAGTAGGTGATGATGATAAGGCTGCTGTAGAAGCAATTCTTATTCAGATCATGAATGATGCTGAGAAGAATCGTCAGAATTGTGCTTCTCAGGCTGAGAATTTGCGGAAGCAAGCCGCTACGCTTGATGGGCAAGCTTCGGCTTTCGCATCAACCAACAGTATCGTGTACAACGTGCTGAGTGGGTTCATTCATGCTGCTGAAGTAGAGAGATCCGAAGCACTTCGGATTGCCGAGGAAAACAAGGAGAAAGAAGCATACATCGCTTCTCATCCGGAAACTGCTGGTTCCGAGCCTGCTCCAGAGGCGAAATCTGGCAGTAAGGGAAAGAAAAAGAAGTAATGAATGGCAATTGCGAAATCAGATGTATTAGAAGCAGAAATTGCCGAGGTACCTAGACTAGCCTCTGATGGCTATAGTGTATACTTAGCAGCCGTTCCGCTCATATCTACGACATCTGTTAGTAACATTGTCGTCATTACACTTGTCGATGACCAAGATCTGACTTGGCCATCTGGTGACCATCCGGTTGAATCCGGCGACCGAGTCCAATTCTATGGAACGGGGTCAGCAGATGGCTATTTCACTATTGATGCGGTTCTGAACGGCACAACATTCACAACGGTTGAGCCGATCAACTCATCTACCGGTGGTTTTGTCAATTTTATCTGGCCAGCCGGAGCAGGTCAGGTCGGTTTCGATCCGACTAAGTCAATCAATATTACTAGCACGAATGTTCAAGGTGCGATTAGTGATCTTGATAAGAATCTAATCAATCCGGCTGAACACGAAACGCTCCGTCAACTTATTCACTTTATCGATGAAGGTCCGGCTGACGGGTTTGTGTCCGGAGCGTACAAAGTCATTTCGCCGCCAGGTATCATGTTTCCAACGTCCGTAATTTGGTATGTTGATGATACAATGGCTAAAAAGATAGTAGAACAGGACATTGTGTGGTCAAATATTGTTCCAACAACTATCACTTGGAAGGTATACAATACAGATGGTGTCACGATAGCCCATACTGTAAGCGATAACATTACTTACGAAAACTTTATCTTCGAAACTACTCGAACAAGAAGCATTTCGTAAACCAAGGATACTACAATGTCAGGTCTATCACCAGCCTCAGTTTTATATAGCTCAGATGGTTATGAGCTTGCCGCGATCAATGGCAACTCAATACCAACTGGTAACCGCGGCCTTCTTGTTGAAGGCTCGGATGGAACAGATTCACGTTTCATTACCGTTGATACCTCAGGTCGTGTAGTGCTGGTCGGTGCCGGTACAGCCGGAACTGGTGTTGGAGGCGTGCTTACCATTCAGGGTAACGCTTCCGGTACTCCGGTCCCGGTCAGCGGAACTGTAACGGCAAACAATGCCTCTGTTAGTACGACCGCAACAGCTGCTCCTGGATCAGCAACATACGTTGGTGGTTTAGTTACGACAGCTACCGAGTCAGGTTTGACCAGCGGTGATTTGTATGCACTATCACTAACTACAACTGGATTGCTCCGTATTGACGGATCAAACGTTACACAGCCGGTCAGCGGAATTGTTACTGCGAATGCCGGAACTGGTTCATTCACTGTTGCACAAGCTACTGCTGCAAACTTGAACGCAACAGTTGTTGGAACAACGGCAGCTGGTTCCGGCGCTAGCTCGGGACTGGTAACAATTCAAGGTAACGCTTCCGGAACCCCGGTTCCAGTCAGCGGAACTGTTACGGCAACGAACGCTTCGGTAAGCACGACAGCGACAACGGCTCCTGGTTCGGCGACCTATGTTGGAGGTCTTGTTACAACTGCGGTTGAATCAGGATTGACTAGCGGTGATCTGTATGCGTTGTCATTGACAACGGCAGGATTGCTCCGTGTCGATGGTTCAAACGTAACTCAGCCAGTCAGCGGAACCGTAACGGCAAACGCCGGAACTGGTAACTTCAATAACGCCTCAGTAAGCGCAACGGCAGCTGCGGCACCAGCTTCGATTACGTATGTAGGTGGTTTGGTAACGACTGCTGCTGAATCAGGTCTGACTAACAACGACATCTATTCATTGTCATTGACAACAGGCGGATTGCTTCGTGTAGACGGTGTCTATCCAACCGGTGCAGCACCGGGTGCGGATGCGAATTTGAGTGCAGGTTCGGTAACGACTGCGGCTCCGACCTACACAACGGGTCAGATGAGCGCGTTGTCATTGGATACATCAGGTAACTTGCGTGTATTGGCAGTTCAGTCAACCGCAGCAAACTTGAACGCAACAGTCATCGGTGCCGGTACAGCTGGAACAGCTAACTCGGGTGTCGTCACGATCCAGGGTATCTCTGGCATGACCCCAGTATCGGTCACACAGAACAAGGCAAACACATCAGCTGTCACGACGGTAGCCGGTGCAACATCGACTACGTCGATCTTGGCATCGAACGCCAACCGTCAGTTCGCAGCAATCTACAACAACACAAACAAGAACATGTACGTGTTGCTCGGAACCGGAACTGCATCGTCATCTAACTTTACAACTTTGCTAATGCAGGATGTGTATTGGGAGCTTCCAGTTGATTACACTGGTGCTGTTCAGGCTGCTTGGGCAAACGGTGTAACTGGAAACGCTTTGGTAACAGAACTCACGCCATAATTTAGTAAGTAGGTAAGATGAGTGGTTCTTCACCAGATGTAGTATTGTACGACGCGAGCGGCAACGCCTTGGCAACAACCAACGGCGCTGTCGCTCCTACTTCTGCTATTACGGTAGCAGGATATGATGGAACGGATGCCCGTTTCATCAGCACAAATACCTCTGGACAGCAAGTTATCGTCGGAGCTGGTACAGCAGGTACCGGCTCTGGTGGTGTTTTGACTGTTCAAGGTGCAACTGCCGGTATTGCTTTGCCCGTCAGCGGAACTGTCACAGCTAACGCCGGAACAGGATCATTTACTGTTGTTCAGGCGACAGCAGCAAACTTGAATGCAACCGTGACCGGCACTGTGGCAGCAACCCAATCTGGTACGTGGACGGTGCAGCCAGGTAATACGGCGAACACTACCCCGTGGCTCGCAACAATCAACCAAGGTGGAAACTCGGCCGCTGTCAAGCCCGCTTCTACCGCTGCCGTTGCTACCGACCCTGCACTTGTAGTTTCCATTTCGCCAAACAACTCTCTGAGTACTTCTGCTGCCGATGTTACGGCAACCGGAGCATTGGGAGCGTTGAATGCTGCGATAACATTAACTCATCCTGGTCAGACGACTATCGGTTTGCAACTTGCTGCCGGTACTTTGATTGGAACGTTAGTTGCTGAAACATCATTTGATGGTGGCACAACTTGGAACCCTACCTATTTCAATCCTACAAACGGTGCCATCGCCACAACAATTGTATTTGCATCGGCTAATACGGCGACTGCTGCGACTATTATCGGTGTAGGTGGAGCTGGCGAAACAAGAGTTAGGGTTTCCGCATATACAAGTGGAACGGCTAACGGCACAATACGTGGCTCGCACATAAGTGATCCATCAACGCTAACATCGGCTGCGATCGGTACCGCAACACCACTTTATGCTACTCAGTTTGGTGGTTCAGATGGCACAAATATTCAAACTGTGCGCATCAAGCCAGCATCGACAGCTGCCGTTGCTACTGATCCAGCGCTTGTTGTTACCGTTTCACCAAATTCAAATGCAACGGTTACAGAATCAGATCAGCTTACCAATTCTTCCTACCCAGATCCATCATCAGTAATTGTTGGAACTAGTTCGCCAACGATTGACGCATTTGGAAATCTTCAAACTCGCGGCACCGTTCTAACAGACGAAGGTTCGTTGCGTGATGACTTTACTGGGAGCGCGCTAACTACTGCTCTTACCGGAACGGTTACGTTTACGAACGGGTCTACTGCCGTTACTGGTTCCGGTACTGCGTTCACAACCCAAGTGAATGTAGGTCAGTATATCAAGAAAACGGCGGATTCGGAAACACTTTATGTTCAAGTAAGTTCGATCGAGTCCGATACAGCACTTACGTTAGACAGTAATTACACTGGAACATCGGGTGGAGCGGCCAGCGTAGTTAGTAACTGGCAGACTGTAACCGGAACCGGTACAACTCTATCGGTCGCATCTTCTATTTTTTCTTGGACTGCCGGAACGACCGCTAACTCGGCTACTTCTATTAGAAGTCTTGGGGATTTCCTACCGTATAGCGTTCAGTTTTACGTTGCGGTTAGCCAGAGAATTGCAAATCAGACATTCTATATGGGTTTTCAAGATGTCGTTGGACTAACTCCTAATCAGCAAGTAACGGTACAGTTTTCAGGAACAACCAACACTCAAGTAAACTTTGTAACGTGTTATGCTAACACGGCATCTGACACTCAAACTACTCTTGTAACAATTCCAAACGGCAGCACGACCGCGACTTATCACCTATACAAAATTGATATTTCGCAGAATCAAGCTACTCTATCAATTGATGGAATTGTTGTTGCGATAAACTCTGTCCACATTCCTTCTCCGTATACAGTTCTGTATATTACGGCAGGTAGCGTTAACGGTGCAACTGCTCCAGCATCTAGCACGACTTTTGATATCGATTATATTTTCTTCCAGAATATCGATCGTGTGCAAATTGATCAAGATTTTAACGGTGAACCGCTCCCGTTCAATTCAGTTGATAAATCTGGAACGGGCAGTATCGCAGCTCTTAACGGAACGGTTGTCGCAACAACCGGAGGTTGCTCAACCGTTACATTTGACGTGTTGGGAACGTGGTCTGAAACCCTCGTGTTCGAAGGAACTAACGGTGATGGTACGTGGGTAGCGCTACAGGCATGGAACTTTAACTCTCAAGCGTTAGTCTCAAATATTACGACTAACCAAACGATGGGCATTTCTTGTGGTGGATTTACACAAGTGCGTGTTCGTGCCTCTGCATATACATCTGGTACTGCCAACATTCAGTGGAATGCCGGTGCCATTGGTGGCTCGCCGTTACCGGTAGCTCTGTCCGTAACAGTAAGCGCGACGAACCAAGGCACTCCTAATACGTTAGCTAACGGTTGGCCAGTCAAGATTACGGATGGCAGTAACACGATGCCTACTATGGACATCGCTACTAGAGCCGGTTACATGCATATAACCGATGGCTCTAACTTGATGCCAATGATGGATAACGTTATCCGTCCCGGTTTCCAGAAGATCACGGATGGTTCGAATACCATGCCAACCATGGACAACATTATTCGTCCTGGTTTTCAGAAGATTACAGACGGTAGCAACGTTACAACTATCAAGGGAGCAAACACTGCGGCAGTGGCGGGAGATACTGCGCTGGTAGTAGCGATCAGTCCAAACAATGGTTTTTCACAAGGCACGCCAAACACATTATCTAATGCCTGGCCCGTCAAAGTAACAGACGGTTCGAACACGATGCCAACCATGGATATCGCGACAAGAGCCGGTTACATGCATATAACCGATGGCTCGAACCTGATGCCGATGATGGATGGTCTTCTGCGTCCCGGTTTCCAGAAGATTACGGATGGCTCTAACTTGATGCCAACCATGGACAGCATTTCGCGTCCTGGTTTTCAGAGAATCACTGACGGATCCAACCTGATGCCAACCATGGACGCCATCTTGCGTCCTGGTTTTCAGAAGATTACAGATGGTAACAATACCGCTACTGTTAAAGCTGGTAGCACGGCGGCAGTTGCGGGCGATACTGCTATTGTAGTAGCGATCAGTCCAAACAATGGTTTTACTGCAACCGGTGCAGCCGCTTCAGGGTCCGCCGTAACAGGTAACCCGGTTTTGATGGGTGCATCTGATGGAACGGATGCTCGCACGTTGATCACGAATCCGGTCAATGCCGTTCAATCGCTTCAAGTACAGAATGCAGAGCATCTTCGTAAAACATACTCAGCTTCATTTACAGTTGCCACGGCTGCAACGGCTACTGATATTGCAACTATTATTGGAAGTGCCAGTACAGTAGTTCGTGTAACTAAAATTGAGTTAACTGGTCTGGCGACCACTGCTGTAACAACTCCTATTCTTCTTATCAAACGTTCGGCCGCCGATACTGGCGGAACATCTACCACAGCAACAGCTATCCCACATGATGCTAACGATGCAGCTGCAACGGCTGTTGTTTCGGCATACACAGCTAATCCAACAGGACTTGGCGCAGCGGTTGGAACAATAAGATCTACTAAAATGGTATTCCCATTAACTGGCGTATTAGACAGTGTTATTATTTGGGAGTTTGGTATCAGGAATAATAAACCAATTGTGCTTCGTGGTGTCGCGCAAAATCTCGCTATTAATTTGAACTCAATAACAGTCACGGGCGGATCGGTAAGCGGATTCATCGAGTGGACAGAGGATGCGACATAATGGTTATTTTCCCTCAAACTATGGCTCAGCGTTATTACGCATATCAAGCATGGAAAGCGGCCCTTATCCTGAAGGGCGGAATTCCGCAATGGGACAACTCACAAGGTCAAATTACTCAAATATGGTTCTATGATGGACCAGAAGTGAATATTTGCCAACTATGGCAGATACCCGTTCCACAAGATATCATTGATGGCGGATACACGCAGGAACAGAATGATGCCGATACGGCTGATTTTGAAGCGGTATACCAGGCAAATGGTAATGCCGCAATTCAACCAAAAACTTCAGATGGCAGACAAAGCAATCTTCCAAACCTATTCCCAGACACGATGCAATTGTGTTTTGCTGGCGCAGCTGATGATCCGGAATACGGAATTGGTGGAGGAATGCTATTCCAACACCACAGTGATGACGATGGATACGGTCCTACATTACATACTGTGACATTCGGGTTCAATGACTGGATCTATTTGTCAGGTGGCCACATGACATACAATGGGGCTGTTCTCGGTGATACGGTAAGTTACTCGGTGTATGCTCCGGCAACAGCTGTCACGGGCTCTGATGGATATGGCAATGTTAACCTGGTTAGCGGTGTTGTGATCGTGCCAGGCGCAAATACCAATTACGAAGTAAATATGGCAACGGCTGTGCCGGTTCCGAGCCCTACTAATACAGGGTATTGGAATTGGACACCGGCTGCCAACAATCTTAGCGTCGGAACGATTACGCCTAATCTTACCGGAACTGGCGCATACAATCTATACGCAATGCGGATAACATTAGCAGACTTCATTATTCAATATCCATTGTTAGGCTCGAACTACATGGATTTGTCCGTTCCAGCTATCTTACCAAAAAAAGTACTTCCACAGTGGGTACACCAGGTTCAAGTGAACAATTCAGGCCATAATGGTTTGCAATTGGTGTGGGCACTAACTCTATCGAGACAAATAACGGTAGGAATGTAAAGAGGTCTTGATGGTTACAATAGCTTTATTCACGTCAACAAACATGTTCTCCAGGATGATACAGTGGGTCGAGGGTAGCCCGATCGCACACTCTGCTATTGGTATTACGTACAACGGCGCACCATCCTTTCTACATGCAGCTTGGGGAGGAGTAGCGATCGTCCCGAGAGAGGCGTTGCTTGTTGCTCCACACACGATGGTTGCGGAGTTCGAGATCATTCCGGATCTTGGTGATGAGGTCGCGTTGGCTGAAAAGCGCGTAGGACAAGGATATGATGTCCTTACTCTATTCGGGTACATTCCAGTTCTGCTTGGTAGAAAATTGAAAATGGGAATCAATAACCCATTCTATTCGAAGTCTGCCGAGGTTTGTTCTGAGTTTATTATCGAGTTAGATTCACAAAACAAAATACCGGAATTCGATGGGCTCGATCCGGCTGATGTCATGCCGCCCGATTTATTTACTATATGTAGCGAAGGCAAAGACTTTAGACGCTTAAGCTAATTTCGCAGCATATTACTTGGAGACAACATGGGATTCGTAATTTATCCTGCACAAAAAACACATGGACCTAAGAGAGACTATTTCTCTAAGACAACTGTTACCTGGACGACGTTCGGTGGCGGAGCCCCGGATGGTTACGGGCCTGACTTGGTTATTCCATTTTCTACGGCTGGCTTCCAGGTCGTCAATCTTGGTTCTGGCATTGTCGAATACTCGTTCGATGGTGTGACGGTACATGGTCAGACAAACTCGGCTGATACGACGGTGAATATGATGTTCAACAATCGGATTGCGCCGCTCGTGTGGCTTCGATTGCAATCGGCAGGGTCGATCGTCGTTTCTTGGCAGGCCTGGGCTCAACAGTAAGGCGCTAACGTAACTTCGTTCGGCAGACGTTATATGGACGGTTATGAAGACCCGATTGATCAAAAACCGCTGCGAAATAGATGGTTGCGGCATGACCGACCCGAACGCTTTGCATCTGCACCATATTATCGAGCGTACCGAACAGAATACAACGAATCATAATTACAATCTCGCTATTATCTGTGCGAACCACCATGAACTCGTTCATGCCGGAAGATTACGAATCATCGGTGTCTATCCCGCCACTATTCCACCAAATAATCGGATCCTGGTCTACGAACTTGATGGAAAGCGAAACGTCGAAGGAATCGACGTTCCGATGGTTAGTTTCAAGAACAAATCTTTCGCCATCTAGCTGCTGCAATAACTACGAATACATCGATATATAAAGTGTAATGGCAAGAAACTCCAAAATAGTCAAATATGTTAAGGGGCTTGATGGAAATTCCCATCCTGTTATGGCTGAAGGCGATACACGGGCAATTTTGCTTCAAACTGCACGCAACTGTGGTTGTGAAATGGATGTTCGTCGAATCCTTGAGCAAACCGATCGGTTACTCGCTCGATGCGACAACGAACAGGAACGAGCCGAAATTCAGAAGTTCGGTATCTTGATGTTGGACCGGCTTTTTGCCGGTAGCTCGAAGAGAACCGACGTGTTGGAGATTGACGGTAAGAAAGTTGATGATTAATGAAGACATGTAGTAAGTGCAAAAATCCATCAGATAACTTCAACAAGAATAAGTCGAAGCCTGATGGTCTGGCAACTGAATGTCGTGATTGCACTAAGCAATACATGGATAGCTATCGGCAGAAGCCAGGATACAAAGAGTATAAAGCTGAGTCAGATAAATGTTATCACGAAATCAATTATGAAATTCTTGCCGAGAAACACAAGGTATATGCGATCAACAATAAAGAACTTCTATACAATATCAAAAGAAACCACTATCTAAGGCACAAACCTGTTATACAAGAGAGAGTCCGAAAATATAAATTGGACCACCCTGATCAATATAGGATGTACTCTAATAAAAGATTGGCGCTAAAAAAAACAGCTGTTGTAAATGATTTTACGCACAGCGATATTGTTGAGAAATACGGTAATGAATGTGTATATTGTGGCGGAGCGTTCGAGCACATAGATCACTATGTTCCGTTATCAAAAGGCGGTGAACATACGCTTGATAATGTTCGTCCTTCTTGCAGGTCTTGTAATTTGACTAAAAATAACAAGATGCCAGAGGATTTTTTGAAACTTATGAGCAAGAGGAATGCGGCATGAATACAGTAAATACGCCTACAAGATATAACGGAATAGTGGTGTGGTTCGATTCCCGCAAGGGCTACGGATTCATTCAGCGCGACAACGGTCAACCTGATTTATTCGTACATTTCAGCGATATCACGTCGCAGGGGTTCAAGACGCTCAAGAAAGATCAGCGCGTCTCGTTTGGCCTCGGGTTGAATAAAAAAGGGCAGCCAAAAGCTACTGACGTTCAGGCACTTCAGTGACCGCAAAGCGCAAGTAAGTTGCTCCGGCTTACACGCCAGACACTTAGCCGTGCTGAAGCAACAGGGCTCGTGCGTTTAGCACGGTTCATTGGAATAGAATCCAAGAAGCCCGAGCTTTGCCTATGTGACCAGTGCAAACACGCATTGGTCGAATTGATCGTGCGTAAACTAGACTGGATCGAACCTGAACCAGATGCGTGGCCGCCCAGTACTCGATCAGTTATAGCCAAGCGACTCGAAGAGTCGCAAGGCTCAGTGGTGCAGAATCGCTTGAATAACGGTGATTACCGTACCGATCCCGGCCGAACCAAGGATGATGATTAGACGGAAAAAATTCTTGTCCAAATCGCCTGTTTTTGAATGGATCTCTTCGATCGCATCGGCCTGATCAGATAGTGTTTTGATAATCTCGTTCTGTTTAACCTTGATATCACGTAGCTCAGATAGCACGAGATCAAGTTTATCCAGCTTCTCACTTTCACGCTCAAGGTGATCGATGATATCTTCGTTCTGCTTCTCTACTTCTAGGTAGATTGTCAATGCCTTTTGGTTGACCTCTAAGATGTTATTCACATCCTGGACAGTAAGCAGCCCGAACTCCTGGCCCGCAGGCGTTGGGAACTCATTCGATTGTGACTGTCGAGGCTGAGGAACGATTGCTCCTGGACCCGGCACTGGCGGCTTTCTTGGATAGTCTGGCATGGTTACTTTCTTCGTTGCTTCTTACGTTACTTCTTCTTGACCTCAGCCCTTACTTCTATTTTCTTTAGACAGAGATCCATTAGCTTGTTAAGTTCACTATAGTTTTTCAAGATTTTACGTATATGTTGAACCTTTTCTTCTCCCATTTCATCAAAGTCAATGAACATTGGAATTTTATCATTTGAGTATTTTGGTTTCGACATCGATTCTCCTGAGCGCAGCTTCGGGTTACTTTGAGATAAGTGGTTTACGGTCTTTCTCAACTAATTCGGATGCTTCTTCAGCGAAAGCCTCATCTGACAAATTCAGTTCATCATAGTTCGGCTGAATTGTCGGGATAGCCGAACGAGCGCGGCTCGGTATCCAGTTCTCTTGGGTCAAAATTGATTGGATCTTGTTCTTCTCTGGCGGTATAAGCCGTACGAAAATCATGTTTCGTTTAGCATATATCGAGCCGCTCTTGGCAGACTTGTGAAGCTGCGCAGACGTCAAATGATAGTGCCGAGAATCAAGTAAATTGACCGTCATGTAAGCTTTTACTGTGAGGTTAAGGTCACCCAAACTAACATTTCGGTTCGAAATATTCGTTATCCAAAACGTCTCTTCATTCGACGCGGCCTCCGTTACCGGTAATGCCTCCGGGCCAGAAGCCGGGATCGAAACCGCTCTAGCACTCGTGTTAAATTCGGGAACCTTCTTCATAGGTATATACCTGGATATTCCAGGGAACTATGCTTATTAGCGTATTTTGTTGATGCACACTATCCTACAATATAGTCCAGGTCAAACAGCTACCGTCACGGTTGGTGTGACGGATGGTTACGGCTTGCTTGTCGCGCCAAGCTCGGCTCCACAGATTCTAGCTGTGTACTTACCAAATGGTGCCACGGCAGCTCATTTCCCACAAACAATGAAGCTAGTTACAACTGGCGTATATCAGTACATGTTCCAATTGCCTACCGGTCCTGGCTCGATTGGTAGCTATGCCGTGATAGCACAATGGCCGTTGCCCGATACCGATCTTATGACGAACGAATTGATTGAAATCGTAGTGAATGTTTCGTTCGGTAACTTTAGCATATCCCCTGCGTAAGCCGAGCCTAATAGGAGGCATGATGACACAAATGCGTCGCCGTTCAGAAACGGTACAAGTTACTGATACCGTTCAATTACGAGCAGAGTTCAAGGATGGTTCGAAGGAACCGATCCGTCTTGATTCATTCCCAATGGTAAGTATTACTCAACCTTCTGGTTTAGTTACGAAAGGCAAGAGTAGCCACGGCGTTTACCATGTCGAACCAGGTGTCTACGGGTTTGACTACACCGTCGATATCAACGGCCCGATTGGTGTTTACACAGATCAGTGGACCGGGCTCGTCAACGGTTTCCCGATTCAAGGCGCTTTTAACTTCGTCGTGGCAAACACTCAGCTTCAGTCAATCACGACGGATGAGCGGGCTCACCTTGGAGATGACGTTGGATTCAACTATACCCAGACCGCAATCTTCAACATTGACAAAATTATCAAAGGCCTACGCGCGAGCTTGAAGAGTCAGGGTAAAATCAAGATGCGCGATAAGTACGGCGAAGAGCGTTGGGTTGACGGTGATATTTTCACGGTGGACCAGCTTGTTACGTACTGTGCTCTTTCACTAAGCGATTTCAACGAGACGCCGTTTTTCACCATGTTCACATTCGAGGATTCACCGTTCGTTGACCAGTTCTTGACCATCTTGGTCAAGGGAGCCCGCTTGTATGCGTTGGCTGCTCAGGCATTGCTTGAGAAGGGTCGTGAATTCCAGATCACGGACAACGGATTGTCATTCACGCCACCAACGGTCGCGGAGATGCTTAGCTCACAGTACAATACACAGTTTGCTCAGTATTTTGAACAACTGAAATATATCAAGCAGCAGTTTCGTCCAGCCCCGAAGGGACTCGGTACACTCACGATCAGCACAACCAATCCTAACATTATGCGCCTACGGCACCTAAGAGCAAGAAGGTATTTCTAATGCCGGAAACAAATCCTCCGACCGAACACAAGCAAAAATACGGTCTCGAAGAGGTCAAGAAGTTTTCTCCAGTTCTGTTGAACAAGATTATCGGAAGGCTTCGTGAGTATCTGAAGACTGATAAAGTCATGCTTCAGGTCTTTGAAGACTACGATGTACCGATCGATGAGATCGCGACAATCCCGATGGCGTTCGATGATATCGATGTTTCGGCCCGAACCGAGCACGGAATCATCTTTTTCAACTACCGGCTACTTTGTGATGGTGACTTCTATCGTGACTTTGGCTACGGCGTTCACGAGATTACACACTACCTCCAGCAAACAACCGGAACTCAGCCTACCAAGGGCGCGGATGACGGTTCGTACCTAGATAATGAGTATGAAGTAGAAGGCTTCCAGAACCAAATCGAGTGGATTGCTGAAACGTTTGGTGACAAAGAGTCAGATGAATATGTGGATGATATGCTGAGTTATCATGACCTAAAAGGAAACGAGAAGAAGGAAAAGAAAGAGGAACTTACCGAAAAAGTTGAATCAACGGAGTAACGATGCCCTATTACATGAACCCGATCTACAATGGCTGCTATCAGGCTATCGCAAATAACGATGGCTATAGCATTACTGTGTATTGGTCACGGGCATTTCCTAACACGGCCTCCAACTCAGTTGCTTACCTCATCTATTACGCTGAGAACAAAGATCACGTCTGGGCCGAAGGCCCTAAGTACATCACGACGTCTTTGATTACGAAGATCGATATCCCGTTCTTGCGTCCAGGTCAGATCTATCACTTCGGCGTGCATGCGGTTGAGTATGATCCTACGATCACGGACCTAAGCTCACTACCATCGGCATCAAAAGATTTGTACATGATGCCAATATCGTTGCTACTACGCAATATCGGCGCCAACGATCTGACTATTCCGCTGATCGATTCGGTCATCTTTCCAACCAGCGGCATGCTACGAGTCGGAGGATATCTATTTGGCGAAATCATTCGATTCAATGCTCGAACGGCCAACTCCGTTACGCTACCGAACGTTACTTACCGTGGCTATCTCAATTCACCTCAGAGTTTTCACAACATCGATGGGTATTGTAGTGATGGATACCAGGACCCATTCGTAGTGTTGTATGTCGGAACAGAAGAGTTTAACGGTCATACGTATGAGGCCCAGTGTCGGTTCGACATTGACCACTACGCTTACAATCCACGCGATGGTTACAAGGAGCGTCGCAAAGACATTCTGACCGTTGATTTGGCAACGAGTGATGAATCGAATGTTGGTTTCCAGTCGTACGACTTTGCCGGATGGCACCGTACGGATCCGTTGACATTGCTAACAGGTGGAAACGTAGGTAGCTATATCGGTGGAGAAGAGTATTACGCAGACCCGTCTACAGGAGTAGGCATGGTTGTTAGGGGATTGTCCTTGCAAGAACAGAATGAACAACGTCAAGAGATATTGCTAAGTGTAACGGGCGAACCGATCGTGTTGCTCAATCGTCAACGTACAGGCGTGATCTGTAGTTGTTACTTGCCATCGAGTGAGTATCCGGATGACCGGTGCCTAAAGTGTTTTGGAACAGGCTTTGTTATCGGTTGGAAACAGTACTTCAATCCACGTCGAGCAGACCGTCGAATCATGGTACGTTTCGGACCGGTCGAGGATGACTTGAAAATGGGTGATGCCGGATTGGAGTCGCAAAGCAATTTTGATTGCTGGAGCTTGACTGTTCCGACGATCAAAGATCGCGACATGATTGTTCGATACGATCAGAACGGTATTGAAGAGTATCGGTACGAAGTACTGTCTGTCACTCGTAATCGTTTACTTCAGAGCATGATGGGCGGACAGAAGTTCAAGATCCAACGTGTTCGTAAGACGGATCCGATTTATCATGTAAGGGTCTTCAGTAACGCTTCACCAATGCCAACCAATTTGCGTACGTCGGTGGCTCAGGTACCTGGTTTGTTGCCACACAGTCATACTGTTGTCGTTAGCAAGAAATGCACGCATCCTGGAGAGATAAACCAGGTGACCGGAAGTTCGGCAGGCCATGAACACATGATTGTTGATGGCGAGGTGCAGGAAGTATTGGGACATAAACACGAAATCATTTTCACCAAGGAACGATAATAATACAGTATCTACTTGAATTAGGTGGAGAATAAATGGCAAACTTTGATCCAAATAAACCAGGAACAGCTCAGCTTGTAGTTAATCGTTACGATTTCCAAGCTCACGTTGATGGTGCGAATTTCCGTCACACGGCTGACGAAGTGGATATGAATCCAGCGATCGTTTCTGGAGCGACGACTATTCAGAGCACGTTGAATAGTTTCAACGATACGATTAATCAATTGGAGTCGATCGGGCAAGGGTTCATCACGGTTGGTGACGGGTACAATACATGGGCTGGTCCAAACAGCACGGCATTCGCTCCATACGATCCGACCATTCCATCGCTCGATACGATATTGAATCCTATTTTCACAGCAATCTACAATGGTACGCCTCTTCCACCAGATTTTTCGCGTATTCAGAACGGTGGACTTGTTATTATCAAGGCAGGAACGTACATTGTGAAACAAACGATCAACGTTCCACCTGGAATTACGTTGATGGGCGAGGGTTTTGGCACGAAAATCATCAATGCCACTAACTTGAATCAGACCGAGCCACCAACTCAAATTAACGGTGGTGCCGGGTACGCAATAACTGCATTCCCGAATGCGGGTGGCCATGTTCAGATCACAACGGGAGCTATTCCTAATTTGGCAACCGGAGATATCGTCAATGTATACGGTGTATCTGGAAATAGTGCTGCCAATACTCAGCCTCAATACCAATTCATTGCTGGTAATGTTGTTAACTTAGGCGGTAATACTACATTCAACCTGACATATGGATTCGCCGGGCCAGGCTTGGCCGGATCTGTTGCGGTAGCAGCTACCGGTTCTGAATCGGGAGGATTCGTTCTTCCTATCAAACCAGTGTTTTTAATTATGCCTACCGACCTCGGAACTCTTAATGACGACGCAATTGTGGCTGGAAACACAAATCGATTCAGTTTCGTGCGTGAAAGCAAAATCACGAACATGGTGATTGGTGACCATTTCATCGAGCCACCACATGTGCCGGACACGAACTACACTCTTGCTCAAAACTATACGTCATCTACCGTTCTGTATCCAGCAGCGTTGATTCAACAGGAAACAAGTTCAAGTCTTATTCTTGACAATGTCCTCATTATTGGAAGAGCTAATTCAAACTTGACTGGAACGGCCGTATTTTTGAATACTGCGTTTCCGTCTTCATCAACACTTAAAGTTACAGATTGTACAATAGATGGTTTTGCTGTGCCGATCATTTGGCAAGGCAACGCTGGTAGCAACGACTATCTTGATGTATCGAACTCTAAGATCCGTGCATTTGGAAATTATGCTGGATCAGGATCGGATCAGAACAACTGCTTCATAGTTGTGAATGATGGCATGACTAACGTTCATGATAACACGATGTATGGTAACAGCACTAACATTGCTCGTGGTGTGTTTGTCATGAACGTTGTGAGTGGACCTATTCCTGCGTTGCAAGCTCGTGGAAAAATGATCGTGTCAGGCAATGACATCATTGTCAGTAAATCAACCAATACATCTCTATCATTCTACCCAATTGAGATCAATTCAACATTGACTGGGTCGATTTTGAATTACTTGTCTTGGATGGAATACGGAAACAAGAGCGGGTTGAACATGTTCACCGTCACGGTGAATACAACCGGCGCTACCCCGGCTCCGGCGTTGTCCGTTACTACGGGAGGTGTATCGCTAGCTTCTGTTGATGTGACCGGAGTGGCTGTTGTAACGGGCCTTACAACTCTTGGCGTGGCAGACATCACAACTGAAAACGTTACCACAAGTAACATTACTACGGCAAATATTGGTGGCGGCGGAGCAACGATAACTGGAACCACAACGGCAAACGGAGTGTTTATCGCTAATAACTCTTCATCATTTGCTGGAACGGCCACTTTCAACAACCAGATATTTAGCAATTCTACTCTGTTTTCTACCGGTCAGATTCGACAGAATCTAAACACGTCAATTAGCACGACAACCTATGTTGTTGATTCAGGGTCACTCAAAGACTACTGTATGATCGCTCCAACGATACTTGGAGCTTGTGTGTTTGTGTTACCAATGGCCGCAAGCAATTCAGGACGAATATTGATTATTAAGGATATTGGTAAGGCTAGCCTTACGCATTCAATTACCATCTATACACAACCAGGAGAACAGTTTGAGGCAGGACTCAGCAGAACACCTGTTGGCTCTGGCTCGCCCAATTTTTATGGTGACACACTTACTGTCGTAACACCATTTACAGCAATTACATTGATTGCAAGTATTGGTGGCAACTGGTTCCTAATCTAAGGTTAAGATGTCATTTGCTCCAGCATCAAGATACATTTTCAATACTCCAGGCACTTTCTCATGGATGTGCCCTGTCAACGTGTTCCATGTTGATATCGTAGTTGTTGGCGGCGGTGGTGGCGGTGGCGGTGGCGGTGGCGGAGGAACGGGCGCTCTATTCGAAGGAACGGGTAACAATGTTGGTGCTGCCGGTGGAGGAGGGGCTTCGGGCGGTTGTGGATTGAGCGGCAGCCTTGTGAATGTCAAGAGTGTTCAAGTAACTCCTGGTGTCACTTACAACATTGTTGTAGGAGTAAATGGTTTGGGCGGAAATGGTGGAGCTGGTAATCCCTATACTGATGGGTTTAACGGTGGAGCCGGTACTGCTGGAACGGTATCACAATTTACGCTCCCAAATGGAGTTAGCTTTGTAGCAACGGGTGGCCCTGGTGGAACCAGTGGTAACGGTGGTCAAGCTGGTGTTTGGCAATTCAGTGGTAACTTAGGTATTCAAGGTGTGGGCGGAACGTCATCCAATTTACTCGGATACAACGATTACGTTTACAATCCGATCCCTCCATATCCAGCTGATCCGACTGGAAGTGACGGATCTCAAGCTGGATTGGAGGGTGGAGAAGTTGGTATTAACTCTGTAAACACTCCTCAGAATTTCAATTTCGCAATTTATCAGATCTACACGGATGTTGACGGGTCGGTACTTACATATCCACCGGTAAATCAGTACTGGGGTCCATTTGGATATCCACCTGTTAACGTTCTAGGCAACACGTTGATCGATACCAATTTCCCAATTGATTTCACCCAGCCTGGAGCCGGAGCGGCCGGAGGTGCTAACGTTTCTGGATTTGCTATTTCGGGTGGTGGCGCCGGAGGAGTGATGGCACTAGTTAATCCTATTCCGCTATACATGATCGGTGTTGACTTTAATCAATTTTCAAGTTCAAATACGCTAAAATTACCACTCATCAATTCTTTCAACAGTACTGGTCTTGGTAATGGCGGTTCGGCATCGAGTAGTCGTGTCGGTCATACACCAAGCGGTTCTAACATTGGGATGTGGAGAGATGGAACGGCAACTGCCGTAACGGGCTTCTGCGGTGGCGGTGGTATTGGTGGTCCTGGAGGTGGAGGCGCAGCGGCCGGAGACTATCCAACAGCTTATGCTGGTGGAAATGGTTACCACGGGGACAACGGATTACCAGGCTTGGTAATGATTTCACATAGGTAATAGAGCACAATGTCTTACAATCCATCTCAGAAATATATTTTCAACTATACGTCAGGATCGTACACAACGTATCAATGGACTTGTCCTATTGATATCAATTACGTTGATATCATGTTGATCGGTGGCGGCGGTGGTGGAGGCGGCGGTGGTGGAGGCGGAGCCGGAAACTATTTTTATTCGAATGGTGGCGGCGGCGGTGCGTCTGGTGGTTGTGGGGTAAGTGGAAACTTGGTTAATGCCAAGAAGATACCTGTCACACCGGGTGTTTCGTACCAAATTAACGTCGGTGGCGGTGGCACGGGCGGAGCTGCTGGAGCATTTGGTAACGTTACTGGGCTAGGTGGTGGAGGTATTGGAGGTAACGGAACATCCGGGATAGGCTCTTCATTTACGTTCCCTAACGGGCTAGAGTTATTTGCTACAGGAGGATCGAATGGTGTCGGTGGTCCTGGCGGTGGCTCAGGATTCGACGCTGTCGGATCTGGTGGAGCGAGCGCCAACACAATGGGATTTAGTCAACGATTCGATTTTAGCTACCCAGCTCCTTACCCAGCTGATCCGACCGGAAGTGATGGTTCACAAGCCGGATTAGGAGGAATGGGTTCTGGTGGTGGTACTGGTGGCGAGAATAATCACGCGACTCCTATTCAGATTGCATCACCAACATTCTCAACGGCCGGTGGATTCATCGGAGGACTGTACTATATTTACAAGATCTATACTGACGTATCGGCATCAATCATTCCTTATCCGACTGTTGATCAATATTACGGTCCTTTTGGCAGCGCGCCCACATGGATCACTGGTAACACGGTTATTGATGCGAGTTTGTCATACACCAGTTCTTCTGTGACCGGTGCATACACATCTACAGGAAATCATTTTAGTTACAATGGCGGTGGCGGTGGTGGCGTCATGTCATTACTCAATCCGATTCCGTTGTATATGGTTGGCTTAGATTTCAACGTTTACTCAACTGGCAGCCCAATAAAAATGCCATACATCAATTCTCATAGCGGTCAGTTTCTAGGGCTTGGCGGCTCGGATGGTGGAACGAACCCAGGGCTAACGCCAAATTACGCTCCACTTTCATTCCAAGCGATTGGAATGTGGGTTGATGGCACGGCGACTCAAACAGGTTACGGCGCCGGTGGCATTGGTGGCCCTGGTGGAGGCGGAGGCTGTGCAAGCTTTGCCGGAAGCAATAATCAACCCGGTGGCTCAGGTTACCACGGAGACCTCGGGTTACCTGGTATAGTAATAATCACTGCTAGTTAAAGGAACGTATGTTAGAATTTAGAAGTTTTGTCGAAGTTGCAACAGCGGATGATGGTTATGGTCACGTAACATGGAAAGAGATCTGCTTACAGAGCGGTTTTATAGATGGATACTGCAAAGGGTTTGATGACTATATCACTCCTGAGTTCTACATCGGATTAGCTAATATACGGGACGGTTACTACTCGAACATTTTTAACCGCAGATTCCCTACAGACATTTCTGGCACCGTGCGATACAAACTAGACATGTTGAAAAGTTCATATAGTATTCATCTTTACTATATGTACTTGAATGAGATCATGGCTTTTCCATGGAATAGAACGGTATATGGCTCTCCTTCAACAACATTTATTACAATTGCTACTGATTTTCACAACTATTATGTTCCAAGTCTAGAAGCGCTCGGTCCACCAAACTATTTGAATGTTCGATTGTTGGTAGCAAGATTAAAGTGAGGGTATGATGTGGAAAATAGTTCAAGGTACAGTAAACTTAATGGGTGATGAAAAAGGGATCATGTGTGTATTGATCCTGGCGTGTGCTACGGCAGCTACCATTCTAGGAAAGATGGATGGTAACGGGTTCGCAGCAGCGTGTTCGGTGATCGGTTCGATCTATTGCTGGACTCAGCACAAAGAGAACATGAACGACGCGAACAACAATGTGCAGAGACCCGGTTTCAACCCGAGCGAGATCATTACTGAAGTCAAAAAAGTTCTGTAAGCTCGACACATTACAATCTAGGCTCTTATTTTCCATCTGGCATGAATATTTTGCCATTTGAGAAGTAGTCATGCTCCGCATTCAAACACGAAGTGTGATAGGATAACAGGTGCCAGAACATGAGCAATTACCCATTTTCTCTAGATGATGATTCGACAATTATTCGAGTAGACGATGACGTCACACAACTCGGAGGGTTGGCTATTGATCAATGTCGATCGGCTATTTTTGCCATCGAAAACGAAATCGGAATCGGAGGTTCGGGAGCGGTTGGATCAATCGCAGCTCGCCTAGAAGTATCGATCGATCCGTACGGTTATCTAAGGCCATCTGCTATATTGCACGCAATCAGTGTAACGCAGTTTACTGATGCACAGATTGCTCCCGGTGCCGGAATTCAGGAATCGAAGATCGCGCTGGCTTACTCAACACAGTCGCTCTACAACGATATCCAGGTACTCGGAACACAGATCAATGCTGTTCAGACGCTTGCCAGCACAACCCAACTAGATTTCATCAAGCACATTACCGGTGTCGGGCCGCTCTCAGGTGGCGAATCGGGTCGCCACGTTGTTTCTCACATCGATATCAATGCTGCACCTACCGATCCACGAGACCCGAGCTTCACATGGCCAGGTGGCCACGCTCCGACCGATCGCAATGGTCTATTGCGCGGATCGAATCTCGCCTTGTTCCTTTTCAACATCAATCAGGACTTGGTTAGCCACGAACTTGCCGATGGCAATGTTCACACTGGCAACATTCCAAACCAATACGGACACGTCGGTGCCGGTATCTCGCTAAACTCGACAAACTTCGTAGTCATTCCGAAAACAGTTGAGAACGTTCAAGAGTTCGCTAACTTCGTTGATACAACAAGTTTCATCGGATTGACGATCCACCAACAGGATGAACACGGAAACAACATTCCGCGCACATGTCGTGGAACGTTGCTCAATTCGACTGATGACGGATACACCGGTTCAAGCCAGGAGATCGTTCCATTCACATTATGCAAGACGTTCTTGCACGATAATGGTTCAGGTGGTAACGCTGGTAGCCCGGTAGACAACAATACCTACGGTGACGACGTTATTCAGTTCATTCCGCCACAGGATCCGACATTCAATTTTGACTCGATGTTTTCTTCTGTCAAACCAGGACAGATCATAACGGTCAACTATGGAACAGTTCAGGCTCAATACATCATTGAGTCAGCACGAGCATCTTACGACGGTTACTCTCCACCTAACCGTTCCTACTACGTGCGTATCAACGGTCGAAACATCATTGATTCGTCTACAGCCGTTGCTCGTATCGATGCGCCAATTGCAGTGCAGGCAACGTCAGGCGTTATGGCATTGGCTCAGACGAACAACACGTTCGACGCATTGCCAAGCGTAACGGTATCGGATCCACGCGCGGCCAGTGCATTAGGAATTGATTTTACCGCCTCTGAGTTCGGACCAACAAACTACAATTTGTATCTAGCTGTCTATCCAACTGGTAACCCGACTGACCGTGTGCAGACCATGCCACCAATCGACGTGACCGGAAACCAGGGCACGACTCCCGGTGCCTATACGATCGATACGATCATTGCCGCAACAAACGATGCATTCGCTGCTCCTGGCTACAACTATCGTTTCATAGCATACCAGCACGACGGAAACTTCGGTATTGCGATGACCGACGCAACGAATGGAGCTGGTTTCTCAGTTATTAACGGAACGGTTTCTACCGGAGGTGTTCTTGGTGCCGGTTCGTTCTCAAATAACGTAATCGGTGACGCTCTAGGCGGACCTGATCCATTAGGATTAGGGAAAAGCAATGCTAACGTAGCAAGCCCACCGTATCAGAGCAGTTTTGCATCTATTCAGCAAGCGCAGTTTCCTACGCAGATATTCTTACCGCTAGTAAACAAGAATTACTACGTAAATGGTCAGGCCAAATCTAGCCTCAATACGATTGAACCAGCGGATGGTTATTTTGACGTAAACGGCGACGGTTACTGGATGGGCTCGATCATTTCAAAGACGATCACGCCAGGTATCACGGTCCGAGCAACATACAATGTTAACCAGGACCTATCTAAATATGGTTTGACACCTGGCAAAACTATTTTGATACAGCCGCTTCTACCGTTTAGTTCTCCGGCGTATAACGACACTGATTACGGACGTTTTATTATTGACAGTATATCGTTCACAACATGTGATTCGGTTATCATGTCAACAACAATCGAAGTTTACAGCTGCATCTACGCTGTTGGGACTCCGGTATCGGTTTCATCTACTGGAATCAATGTAGCCATATACTACTCTGAGAACTCTATTGGGTTTGATGCGTTGAACCTTGTCAATGCGACAAATGATGGCAGCTCGTTCAAACGATACTTCGAGTTCTTCGTTGATTCGACCGGACATACGTTCAGTTCAGAGCGTGCGCGTGTCAATTTGACAACCGGTGATGCCAACCTAGTTCGATTCAACATTATTGGCGTTGGGCCGAAATTGCGTGGCTATTCCAACAACATTGATAATCTAACCAATTCATCAACATCAATCCTATTTAATCTAACAGCATGGAATGCAACAACCGGTATCTTCTCGGGCAATCTGTGCAACACGATTTCTTCCAATCTTGGTGCAACGATCACCGGGAAACAGGGCGAAGTTGTTCGTTTCTACGATGAAACGGGTATTGATTACATCGATATGATCGTAAATCTGGCAGATTACGATGCATTGACAGTTCCGATCTCGTTCAATCCACCGTCTGTGCCAGTTCAGTTGAACATCGATTTGTTCCCATCGTTGCGTCTCGACAGTCAGGTCTTCTACCTCGGCGCCGGACAACTAAACGGCTCAAATCAGCAAATTACGTTTATCCAAGATGGACGCCAGTTTGGTGGTGTGACCGAGAATGAACTATCGACCTCGGCTCTACAGTACATTGCGGCTGCGCCAGCTAACGTAAGTCAGAATGGTGTCCTTCGTGGACTTGCTCTAAATAGCCATACGGCGCTCGCGGCAACATTCCAGGGCGGAGCAGTATTGGTCAATGGAGTTGTTAAGGAAATCAACAACTTCACTGTTAATATCCCGGCTGTTCAAGACAACAACGGCGGAACGCCAATCAACGGTGTGAACTGGGTTATCTGTGTTAACCAAAAAGCAGAGATTCAGACCATTCCTATTACGGACTACGACACTACGGTCAATGCGATAAACAATCCTGGTCGATTGCTTACTCTTTACAATCCAACGACACTTGTATCGTACCCGGTTGATTCAACAACATTCTCATCTTTGCTCAATACACGCAAAGATTTGACACCACTCTATCTATTCAATCAGCAGGGCGCATCGGCGTTTGTGACCGACGTTCGTAAATTCATTCGGAACTCGGATCAGAACATCTCCCCAGTGTTGAGCGCGGACCCGAGCACTGGGAACTTCTCACAGTTTGCAGTGGTTAATGCGTATCTCAAATACAATTCGTCTTACGAATCTCGCATCAAAGTAAAAGGCAGCAATTCAATTCTTGGCGCTTTGACACTGAGTTATCCTCAACCAGTTGATTTTATTGGTGATGGAGCTGGGGCCTTTGTTTTTCAGGCAAACTCACTATTTGATATGTTTTCAGTTGCCAATTTTGAAAACATAACGTTTACATTCCTTGGTGGCGGATTCACCGGTCTAGCTTTCCAGGCAGGAAGCGTATCAACATTCAATAACTGTACTTTCAATGACGGGTACGGCATCAACTTCTTTGAAGGTGGGCAAGTAACGTTCAATAACTGTACGTTTAATTTCGGTACCACGTTGGCGATGCTTACCAACGGTGGCAACGTAACGTTCAATAATTGCAACATTATCTTTGCAGCTGTAAACACAATCACGATATCTTCTGGCATGACGATGGCGTTCAATGGCTGCACGATGAGCCTTGCCCCTGGAGCGTTCTTATCTTTTGCTGCCGGGTCTTTTGCAAGCTTCAAGGGTTGCACAATAACTGTGAACGGTCAGACTGGTTTCAATGTTAAAAGCAACACAACGTTCGACGGATGTAACATCACGTACAATTACGATGCAACAAATGATGCAACGTGGTCGTCGTCTTACCTAGTCAACTGCACCGGTCCATCATCGCCTCAGACACCTCCTCCCACTGTTAGCTCGGCTACGTATGGAGCAATCGCTGGTTTGTTCTCAGACCAAACCATTCAGAACATCTATATTCGTAACTGTAAGTTTACAACGACAACGGTCAATCGTTACCCAGTAATCTCGTTCTACGCCGTTCAAGCTAATGCTGCGGCTGACACATTTCTGTCGAACTTCTACATCGAGAATAATCAGTTCATATCTACGACATCGGTAGATGATTTGGCTCCGGCGTTTGCGCTTCTAACTGGTCACCCGGCCGGGTATACGAGCGGCAACGAAGCTCCGAAACTTATCAACTGTCACATCAATAAAAACTATTGTGACAAGAATCAGATGATTTTCTTGGGCGCACAGCGAAACGGTTCGTCTCCCGGATCATCTACCGCAATGATCAACGTTCACATCGAAAATAACGTGTGCGGTGCGATTCTGTACTGGCACCAGCTCGATTATCCACGCAACACACCGAACTTGAGCCAGCTAACTCGTGACAAGGACGAGACGCTGATCATCGCAGGTAACTCGTGTCACTTGATTGCTACGGCCTGCGAGGACGGTCTTCACCGCTACCAGACTGGTGGCGACGGAACGTACTGGATCGGCTCGACTATCATTCGCGAGAACACGGTTAACTGGGTTCAGGCGCAAATCGGCAATAATGATACGACAACGCTCTCGACGCACGCCACGACACTCCAGATATTGAATAATCGATTCCTGGCTTACTCGACGACGTTCCTTGGGAACTACATAGGAAACGTAGACGCTCTAGAGGATCGTGGAACTCCATCGAATTCGGCTATTCGTTGCGATGCGAACTCAGGTTCGGGCGGAGACGTTGGAAACGTGAAAATCAGTGGAAACATGTTCTTCGTCGGTTCTCACACGGACAACACTCTAACGCCACAAACGATTTACTATTACGACAACTGTGTATTCATGGCTCCGGGTGGGTCGATCACGGATAACACGTTCGACGGTTGCCTCAACCAATCCGGCACCGGAACGTTCATCACATATTACGGAGTCAACGGACGTCAATGCACGATTACGGGTAACCAATTCTATCGTTACACGAATGTAATCGCGTCTTACATTAATGTTACGTCTTCGTCAGGACTTGTAAGTGTTACTGGCAACTTCTTCGATTCAGAAACGGTAGATGGCGCTTCCAACTATACATTGGTTGTCTACAGCAACAGTGCATCGTTGATTCGTTCAAATCTTGCCAACCTGCACAGTTACTCTGAAAACATTCCACCGTTGATTGTTCCGGTTGTGCGGAACATATGCCAGCCAGCTATCTGGGGCGGTTATGTCGGTGGTGCTTCCGTCACCTACGGTTACAGCGGAAACCTTGGCGCTGGAGGACCGGGAACGACTTTGTTCTCAACGCTTGACGGTACGGCAGGTAGCGCAGGGCAAATGCAGCTTGCTATTTCGAGATTCCCGAATGGATCTACGATGAATAGCTTTAACATTACCTACGCACTAGGACATCCTGGAAAACCATGGACCGCTGGTCCGTCTATTTCGCTCTATGCGTACCCGAATAACCAGGGAGCATCTACGCCGATTACTCTATCCATAAATGGCCCTGGAGCGACCAATACAGCACAAGGAGCCACGTTCTCTTGGAGCGGGACAACACCGAGCGTTGGTACATATGTATGCACCATACCAGGCGGCCTTGTGCTGGACGATTCGAGTTTTAGCTATATCCTTCAGATTCAGTCTCCTGATCCGTCCGGATTGGCTTACGCTTCTTGGGCAGCGCCGATTATCAACGTGTCGATCTACAATCTAGATCCAACACGGATGTAATCATTCGCAGCACAACACGGCTTGTCCGCTCGGGACTCCTGCGTCGTGCTCGACGAATTGGCTCGTCGAAGAGTAGTAGCTACAATTCGGATAGCGCTGGGTAAACGTCAACGTCAGGTAGTACGGCCCGTCGTTGCAGTAGTACGACGTTCCGGCGTTCGGTAAGCTTAGACCTGGGCAGACTCCACCGGCCCCGAAATGTTGGGTGCAATCAAGCCCGCACTGGGTCGGGCTCGTTGCAATACCCGTTGTTTCTCCGGCATCGTTCACAACGATCCCAGGTGCTCCGCACGTGAAGGTTGTGTCCTGACACGAGCACACGACCGGGTTGCCGCAGTTGTCAGTGAACGTGCCACATTTGGTATCGGCCGCTCCACATTCGAACTGACCTTGGCAGGCTGCGTCAACGCCTGCATCTTCGCTTCCGCCCGAGCTGGAACCAGACCCTCCACCGCTGGAAGAGCCGCTCGACGAGCCCGAGCCTGACCCCGACCCCGAGCCACTAGAAGAGCCGGAGCCGCCTGAGCTGGAGCCAGAGCCGGAGCCAGAGCCGCCATCCGTTCCGCCACTGGAACCGGGGTTGTTTACGACGACTTCCGTGGTCTGAGGAGTGCCGCCGCACCCGATTCCGCTCAGAAGGCACGAGATCACAGTGAATTTCGCTACATGTCGCATGACTAGCTCCCTGTCCTTGGTTGAATAGCTTGGTCAGTTTCGAGGTCGTCGTCATAGAGTAGATCGACTTTCCGACATGTCAACTAAAAGCATCCGATTATGAACGAGCCTCGTAAAAGATAGTTGGAATTAAAGTAGCACTGAATAAGCCAATCCTGACGGATGCTACTTTTCTTGCATCAAATAAGGATGTGCCCCACAAATAACTTCTATCGTTCGGATCTTCCTGGGTTGAACTACATCATGCAGAACAGCATGATTGTGTTCCCGAAGGAAATCGTCGTCGCGACATTACGAGAGTTCTTTAATAAGGATTCATTCTACCATTTCGTCTACGACGAGTACGGCTTCCCTAAGACTCCTGATCAAACCGATCTTCCTCAGGATGCTGGCTACCACGACGATCGTTCGACACGTCTCTTCATAGGCGAGAGCTATCGCTACGACGTTGTGTTCTACCCGGCGATCATCGTTCGTCACGGTGGAGCCAGGTTCGTACCGCTATCTTTCAATAACGAGCGGTCAAGTATTCAATGGGACTGGGACGTATACAAAGACAACTTCGGGAACATTAAGACATTTAAGGTTCCACAGTCGTTTATCTATGCTGGAGGCTACGAAGGCACGATTACGATCGATATCATGACTCGAAGTCTCCGATCTCGGGATGATCTGATCGAACTGGTTACGATTTTGTTCGAGGACGTTGAACGTGGAAACCTACAAAATGCAGGTTTCTTCGTTAAGGGTGTATCGGCGGGGGCTGGCACGGAAACCGAAGATCGTAACGACAAGCTATTCAAGCAGACTGTGTCTATTACGTATCGTTCGGAATGGAGACGTAATATCCCGATCCGGAACGTATTGGAAGTTCTTAATTTTGTCATCGACTTCAGGGACCTATCGAACCCCAATTCACAGGTCGCTCCTGGACTAGAAATCAATTACCAACAGACTTTGGTAGAAATACTATCTAATCTTTGAGTCGAAATATCAAATTTCTAGTATCTAGGATAGACTTCTCTTTCATTACGCCTGGAATTCGACTTCGTTTCGACGCCTCAAAATATCGGGATCAGGCAATAACAAGACATTTTAGTTGAATTAACTTTCAGAGGAATTAGAATATGGCTAACATACCAGGCGCAAGTAATGCAACACCAGGCGTTTATGTAGAGGTAGAAACACTGACAACAGGCGTTTCTGTTCCTGGTGGCGCACGAATCGTCGCAATAATGGGCGAAGGTCAGAGAAGTGAAGTTATCGTTTCATCAGCTATCGGCGGTGGGAACGATGGACTAAACGCAACCTATACATCAGTATCGGGAGCGGATGGACGACACTTCTTATTGAGTCTCTTTCCAGAGATTGCTAATCGCACACAGTTGTTTCGTAATGGAGTCCTTCTCAAGGGTATCGAAGAGAAGATTGACTCCGGGACATTTAGTGATGCATTCGACTATCGTCTCGACCCGACCACGGGCGAGATTGAGTTGCAGCAAGCTTACCTGGTTGACCAGGGTGGCTTGTTCTACAAAGCCGGAGCAATCAACGTAGGTGAAGGCACGCTTCAGAACTTAGCTGTTGTGGACACGAACGCACCGACCGAAACTTGGTCGATCAAGTGCATCTCGGTTCAGCGTGACGGTTACGGTAACCCGGTCCCACAGACTGCACGGTTCCTAGCTTTCGGTACGATCAGCGGATCACCACTAGACGGTTACGGCAACCCGATTGTTTGGTTGTCAGACGGTGTCGTTGTAACGAACGGAATCTTGTCATTCGCTATTGCTCAGGACATGACACTCAGCGCCCCTGATTTTATTCAGGGTGATATGTTTACGGTCCAGGTACAGAGTGGTTCACTAATCAAGAATGATTCGTTGACTGCTAGCTATATCGCGGTCTCGGACATCAATAATCCAGTTTTCTATACAAGCATGAAGGATGTCACGGCGAACTGCGGTACGCCAAGTGTCACTCCGGCTGCAAATATCTCCGATTCAATTGTCGTGAACAATGCTCTATCGATGGGTGCTCAGCTTGCATTCGCAAACGGCACACCAGGCGTTATGGCATTGCAGACCGCGCCAGCACTCCCACGTCGTACATCGTACATCCTTTCGGATAAGGTTGTTGCGACGAGCACAAATGTTGAAGATTATCTTTTCCCACTTCCAACAGGAGTTGTGCCGGATTTCAATTCAGACATTCACTTCTTCGTAACGAATCCGACAACGGGTGTTGAGAAGCAGATCATCCCGAACAAGGTAGAGTACTACACGGTCGGATCTGACCCAACTGTTAGTCAGTTTGTTTTCGATACAACGGATTTCGGATACGACTATACCGTTATCGAAGAGCCAGAAGTAACGAAGTACGCACAGGACGGTGTCCTCGAAGCTTCGATCAACATTCCTGGTGTCGCGACTCTCAGCAGCGGAACATTCTTGTTCACGCAGCTCGATTACAACGGCGGATTGAACGAAGTTAATATTTTCGACACAACCAATGCTTCGAACATTGGAACATACTTCGTCGGTGGAGTACTGAACGGTGAACTGTATATCACAGCGGGTGACTTTGTTAACGAAACAAACCCACTCATCAACGGCGCAACACTTGCTACCCTAGGTGGTACGACGGTTCCATTCGGAGCCGGTACGGTAACGATTACACGCGGTGCTCAGGATCAGGATGCTCCACCGTTTGTCAACGGGACATACACAACGGCAACGTTGACTGCGCCATCTGCGCCATTTACCAGCGGAATGGTTGGTAAGTACGTCGTGATTCAGGATGCAACTAACCCAGGTAACAACGGTACATTCCTGATTACGGCGTTCACGTCTACATCGGTTGTAAAGATTAGCAAGTTCTTCCTCGACGAGACACAGGTTACGTTCGAGGTGGTCGATACGAGCAGCACGTCTTCTGAGATCTTGATCAACCAGTCGGTCGTACCGAACGGTTACGGACTACGAGTTACGATTGTCGATGCACGCGATGCTTCGTTCTACGATGCTGGTTGGATTAACGCTTTGGCTTCTTTGGAAACGGTCGATGTTGATATCGTCGTGCCACTACCAAACCAGACCATTTCTGCAATTTTCCAGAACACGGTTGTTCACTGTATTACACAGAGCAACATTCTGAACAAGCATGAGCGTGTCGCGTTGATCGGAGCTATCTCCGGTTTGACAGTAGACAATGTTCTTGGAAATACGCTTGCGGCAGTTGAGAGCTTGGGAGTTTTGGAAGGTATCCATGGTAACACTGTAACAGAGATTCTGAACGGTGATATCTCCGACCTAGCTAACTACTCAGTCGATGCAGCATTTGGAGACACATTCCGTTGCCAATATTTCTATCCTGATACGATCACGGTCCAGGCCGGAACATCGCTCAATCAGGTTCACGGATTCTATATGGCAGCTGCGGCCGGTGGTTTCTACTCCGGTACACCAAATGTCGCGATGCCGTTGACAAACAAGGTTTTGTCCGGATTCACGATTGCGAGCACGGACATGTACTCTCCAGTCATTCAACGCGAGTTGGTTACTGCGGGAATCTGTTTGGCTCAGCCAGTATCGGGCGGTGGATTGATTGTCCAGGGATTGACAACTACGAACAGTGGTTTCCCAGAAGAGCAGGAGATGTCGATCGTATTCATTCGTGATGCGATTGCGAAGTCTCTACGTACAGGCTTCCAGGGATACATTGGATTGCCAGAAGATCCATCGTTGCTCGCATCGCTCACATCGCGAGCAGAAGGTCTCCTAACATCGTTCATCGGACAGGGTTTGATTACAAAATTTGCAAGTTTGATTGTCAAGCGTGATCCGGTTGAACCACGTCAGTGGGATATTTCAGTGCAGGTCCAGCCAACTTACCCAGTAAATTGGATCTACATTCAGACAAGCGTCGGAACAATTTCTGGATAAACAGGTATAACTTAGAGGATTAACAAATGGCTGGACAATACCCGCAAACAGGCACTCCAATTGGTGGACCAGGAGGTACGAATCGTACTCAGGTATCACTCTCGACTAACATCATCATCAAGGTTGGGGTTGAGGCTGTAGGAGCATTGCAAAGCATTACGATCAACGAAACTCGTTCGGTCAAGATGATTGATGAAGTTGGAACAGATGGTCACATCGACTCAGCTCCAATGAAATCGGTCGATATCAAGGGAACTTGCAAACGTGTCCGTTTGGACCGCTTGCGTGTTGCCGAGGCGTTCAGCCGTGGCTATGTCCACGTGGCTTCGCAGCGATACCCGTTCGATATCGAAATCATCGACACACAGAACGCGCCATCAGATAGCACCGACCCACTGAATGATCCAGCAACGATTGTAACGAAGGTTTCAAACGTATGGATTACCAGCACTGGTGTAACATACAGCGCAACTGACTTTATCATCATCGAGGATATGAGCTTCGAAGCTGAAGTTATCAAGAGCTTCTTCGTCGGTGGTAACACGGCAATTGCAGATGGTGGAACACGTAACTTGACATTCTTCAAGGATCCAATTGAGCAGTCTACAGACGTCGGTGGACGTCGTGGCTCGATGGATGCCCCAGGTTTGATCAATGCATTCTTAGGCGGAGCGTTCTAAGTAAGAACATAGTTATACCCGGCGATATATACTGCTCAGTAAGTCTCAAGAATAAAGGAATAGTATGCCACCAGGAATTAACAGCTCGATCAATAATCCTCAGCAACAGGTTAGACCTCGTCGGGAACATCGTACATTCGAAGTTCCCGATGTTACGTCTGAGCAGCCCCCGCAACGTGGATTTGTCGGGGCTCCTCCTCAGTATGGTGACATGCAGGGGTCCGAGCTTTATCAGCAGCCCCAATATCAGCAGGCTCAAGGTCAGCCGGTTAATCCATATCGTGAAGAGCACGATCGTCAACGTCGTCAGCAAGAGATGGTGAATCGTTCGGAGGAAACTGCGCGTATTGAAGCTGAGATGTCTGCGCTTCGTCGTCAGAAGACTTCCGGCAATATCCCGATTTCGTCTTTTGGACGTGAACGGATGGAGTATCTCGCCGGACTAGGCCGCATCAAAAAAGATGTTACGGTTCAAGGTGGAGACCACCCGACTGTTTTTTCCTTACGTACGTTAAAAGCACGTGAGATGCGTGAAGCTGTGCGAGCCGTAACGAATGTGCCGAAACTTGAGATCGTATTCGAAGCGAGACGCCAAGAACTTGCCTACGCCATCTATCGTATCGACGGAGTACCGATTGATCAGGTATTGGGTACAGAAGATTTTGAAGCACGACTCGAATGGGTTGAAGACCTTGACCTTTCTTTACAGAAGTATTTGCATGCTGAACTTGGAGCGATGGATAATCAAGCTCGTGACAATTTTGCGATCAAGACTGATGCACAGTTGAAAGAGGTTATTGAAGACGCAAAAAAATAGCCGCTGAACCGGAACACCGGTTCATATGGTCACTTTGTAAAATGTGGCGTTGTAAACCTAACGATCCAATGATCGAAGATCTTGAGCCAATTGAGAAACTGTATTTGTTTGAGCAGTGGGTTCAGGATCGTCGAGAAAAAGCTGAGAGCCAACGGCATCTTGCTTTGTTTATTGGATCATTCACCAACCCAGAAGCAGCCAAACGTATCCTTGATGCCGAGGCTAATACTTACGCATCTGATGATACGGAGTTCGAACTCCTTTCGCAACGAATTCACCAGGCGAACTTGGACAAAGACAGCCAGAGCAACTCTGGTCCACGTCGTCGTCGTAAGAAGAAAAAGGTAGTTGGATAATTACGGGGTATCTGAATGGCAGTAGCAGACGAAGCAGGTAAATTACTAGAAGGTGTTGGTCCGGCAGTAGACGCTCTTGAGCGTCTTGCCGGTACGTTGCCTTCAATAACTACCAATCTTGGACACTTTTTCGAACAGTTCAAATCGCTCATGCCAGCAGCCGAACGATTCAAAGATACTGCCGGATCATTAACTGAGAAACTAAATGCATTCGGGACCGGCGCTATCAATCTTGGTTCTAACCTAGAACATGTTACATTGGATTTGCTTGGTGCCGCTGAAGGTTTCGATCAACTTGGTGGCTCAGCATTAACAAGCGCTTCTTCTATTAGCGAAGCTGCGAAAGCATTAAAAGAACATGTCGCTAATGTAATAACAATAGCAGAAAAACTTGGTGGAAAGATCCCTGGCGCAGACATGTTGATCAGCGCTTTCAAAAATATAGGTGATAACGCTATCGGTGCAGCCGAACGAACTCAGCAATTAGAAAAAGGGTTCATGGCGTTGAATGTTGCCGGTGGCGACTTTAAAAACGTGTTCGATGATAATCGTGGATTAACGGACATTGATAGTAAAATGGCGTCTTTCAATGAGAAGATGCAGCAGATTGCTAGTGCAACCGGTATGGCTCCGAAAGAGATCTCGAAGTCACTCACTGAGCTTTCGACTATTCCTACTGCGCTAAGTGGTAATGTGAAAGTAGCTGGTGAATCGATGGACACGTTAACGGCTATTAGTAAAATTGCTGCTGGGTCGATGCAGGAGACATCACAGGTTATTAAAGATGCTCATTTCGCTTATGAAAATTTAAGTGGAGACCTTCAAAAACAAATCCAATATTCAGCTAACTTGGCTTCTGCGCAACAGTCTCTCCAGTTGCCGATGGGAGACGTTCGTGATGCTGTCCAGAGTGTAGCTGGTCAATTCGCTATGATGTCAGACAATGTTGATGATACAGTTAAGGCAATGGGATTGTTTATCCCTGCAATGGAAGGTGTAGGATTGTCCGGGCACCAAGCTACGAAAGTGTTCGGCGATATCATGGGAGCGATGTCAGGCTTGAGTGATGCAACCGAGTCGTACATCAGTACGACATCCGGTGGAGCCGGAGGCCTGCAAGGTGTATTTGCGTTCGAAGAGAAACTTGCCAATGATAAGAAGGGCGCTGCACAAGACCTGATGAAGACGATGAAAGACTCCGTTGGAGGAGAGATCGTGACACGCGCTGAAGCCGCAGCCGATATCTCGGGTCAGGCCGCTTCACAATACGAGAAACAGCGTGAGATGTGGGAAAAGATCACAGGAAAGAAACTAGATAAAGGTGAAGAGGCGAAGGTCTTTCAGGCAATGAAAGAAGGACGATTTGAAGGTCAAGGACTAGAGCCACCAACTGGTGATAAAGCAGTTGCTAAAACTGCTGAACAAGGCTCGTCGGTCCAAGACAAAATGCATACGTCTGTGACCGAGATTCGTAATGCGGTCAACGCAATTGCTGCGGCCCAGGATATCCAGCTTGGTATTTCGATACTTAATAAAGACAAGCAACTAACCGGGGCCGATATCGCAAAGCATTCGAAAGATGCTCAAGGTAATGCGGCAGCAATAGAACGTGGTTCCGGATTGTCTCCAGATGAACTAGTTAAAAACAAACTAATTGAAGCAGGAGAGTATGCCAAAAATCTTGCTACTGGTGCTGTAAAAGCATTTTCTGATCAAGATGCTGCGAAAGAAGCAGATGATAAAGCGGCTGCGGCTAAGCTTGCCCAGATGCAGACAGCGGCCGGAGCTACACCGACCTCTGTTCCGACATCGACTCCAGCGCCACCGGCTCCGTTCATCGGTCCGCCTCCACCACCTCCGACATCCACTCCCGTTCCAACAGCTACCAATGCACCTGACATAACCAAAGCGATCGAAGCTTCTGTTGGTAAGGCGAAAGACGAGCAACGAACTATTGGAGTATCTCCAGATGAACAGAACCGCGCCGTTCATGAACGGATTGCTGCCGCAACGGCTGCCGCTAGCCCGGTAGGTCCGACAGCGAGCAATGTCCGTACTGCCGCCGAAGCTCAGCAAGCAGCCCCTCCAGCGGCACAACCGGCACAAACGACGATCGCTGTAACGGGTGAGATCAAGGGTGTTTGCATCAAGTGTCAGCAAGAGACGATGGTTGATAATGTTGCTGCTACTGCTACGGCGATGACAGAGAACCGTCAAATCATGAATCGCACGGGCGGAGCCAATCGCAATGCCTAATTTGGCATCTGTGTATGACTTATCTCGATAGTTCACTCGTAGGCTCGTCATTTGCGAACGGGGCCAATTCAGGTGCTCAGGGTTTACCATACCAGAGCATTCCGTATGGTATTAAAGCGGCCAATCAGAAACGCTCTGTTGTAAATTGGTTTGTGCCGGAATTCGGCGTTGTTGCGATGTATGTCAGCCCGGAGTCGATTCAATACAACAACAAAAAGATCATCTCGAAACAACTCACAAAAGGTGGATACCTAATCCAATACTGGGGAGAAGATCTGACCGAGATTGATATGCGTGGCACGACCGGTTCATCCGGTGTCGAAGGGCTGAATCTTCTTCATGAGGTCTACCGTGCCGAGCAACTTAGTTTTGACGCAGTCGGGCTGAACTTGGCTACGGCTCAAACCAGTTCGGGACTCAGTTCGATTCTAGGAGATGCCGGTTCTGCTCTCTCGGGCGCCGGAACAGGCGGTAGCTCGACATCTGTACTCGGATCAATCGGTAGTGCGATCGGTGGCGGCATCTTGGATGCTGATGCAACGTTTGGTGGCGCATTACCACAGAACACCACGACATTGGTAAGCATGGCGCTTGGCGTAGAGATGTATTTTAATGGATGGGTATTTCGCGGTTACTTTACCAGTATGAACTGGACCGAGAGTACCAATTTCGTCGGTGGATTTGATTACACTATTCACTTCGTCGTAACACAGCGTCGTGGATATCGTACGAATAATATGCCATGGCAGCGTACTCCGACGTTGGGCCCGAGCAATAACGGTTATGGCGGTATTCCGTTGACATTTCAGCAAACAGCACAGGCGACCAATCTAATGAATCCAGGTCGTTTACTAGCTGTAAACAATACTTCGAATACAGATCAGAACGGGCTAAACATCGGAGGAGTGCCGGTAGATGTAAGTGTTCAATTCTAACTGGTTAGTTTCGATATATTACAGTAAAGGCCGGTTAGATGTCAGACTTTTTGTATAGTTTAGGTCAGAAGATTGCTTCACAGTTCGGTGATGGTAACACAACCCGAAATGCTGAAGACAAAGTAGCCGATGGTGTATTCGGTGCTACAGGCGGGATGGGTGGGATCTCGGGGCAATTCGATAGAACGGCGGAACGCAGGTACCTCGAAGAAGGGTTCACTGCCTACTCTCGTTCGCCAAAGGTGTTCGAGATTCTGATGGCGCAACCAGATGTTACGGTTGTCATCAAGAAAAAAGAATTCGCCTCTCTGTCTCAGAACAATATTCCAGAGTTCAAAGACGAGCAGGACTCGTTCTTCATGACCGCTAGTTCTATTCTGTTTCAGAACAAATGTGATCAGTTCGCTACGTACGAAAGACTATCCAAGCTCGACACAATCACCTCACAGTCGAACCAGGTTGACTACGGAGTCCTTCCGACATTGCTCAGTTTGTACGATACGGCCAACGGTATCGGTGGATTGTTTAACGGTGGCGGTTCGATATTCAGCGCTTCGTTTACGAATGCCATGACACTCATTCGAGATATCGTTGCTTTCAGTCAGCCACAGCAAACAACGACGTGGACAACCGATCCGAACGCATTGTACCAGAACACGTACGGGACCGGCACAGGCGTTATGGAGTTGACTACCGTGTCTCGTGTCAATACGGACGTGGCGTTGAAATGGGGTGGTGGAGGGTTCAGCTTCACACTCGAAGACCCGTACGGACTTAGCATCGTTACACCGAATGATATCGAGGTAGCGATCTCGGCTGCATTCAACATATTCAATCAAAGCTCGGCTGTGAAAACGGCTCGGTCGCTGGCACAGACTCAGGTCACGAGTAACCAGAATCTACTAAACCAGCTTCGAACTTCGCGTGGTGCGAACATCATCAACTTCATTATCAACCCGGCCTCCTTTCCAGGAAACCGTGTAACGTTGACGATCGATGGTCTCGGATTTGAAATACAGTACAACGCGCCATTGAGCTTTGCTCCTTCCGCCATCCTGAGCGGTTCGAACATTACTCTTGATGCTTCGGCTTTGTTCGGATCAGCCGAACTAGGTAATCAAGGTGTCAACGGTCAAGAGCAAAACTACATTCAGTCAATCTTGAATCTGATGGACAGTCTGTTCTCACTCGACAGCAGTACTCAGGGACAGCTACGTAGCGACAATGCGAAATCGAATTATGTTCGCAACAAGATGACGTTGCACTACGGTGACAAACCGTTCATCTCGGCACAGGACTCGGTCCACATCTATATGATGAGTCGGAACCTTGTAGACAGAAGGGTAGCGAATGGGTTGGATGAAAGTTTCGATCCGACATCGGCTTTCAATCTGCAAGGACAGATGAGTCAAGGCCTTGCTGACTTGTCTACACAGATCAACACGGCGTTCAACCCTGATAACAATTCGGTTCAGATCGAGAAGGCTGCCTTTGTAGGTAACGATTTCCCAGATTACCTATGGCAACTCGTACGTAACCAGTTCGTAACTGACAAAGCCGGAACACACGTGTTTGCTGGGTTGGTCGGACAGGTAACAAAGGGTTGGGGTAGCGGCAAGTTTACTGTCAACGTAACCGGCTACGATAACACGAAGTATTTTGATCTAAGCGTTGTGAATGAGAACCCGGCATTGACCAACTTCAATGGACCGATCTATGATCCATTGACACCGTTTGAACTGCACCTTGATACAGTTAGTGGAAAACAGAATCAGCCTCCACAATTGCTTGGTGAGAACCAGACATTCGTGCAGCAAATGATGCCACGGTATACGTCGGGACCATACCAGGGCCAGATCGTTACACAAGCTAACTTCGTTCACCAAGACTCAGACAATCAACCTGTCGCGAGCGGTAGTTTGTCTCAGGTCTATTACATGCCTAATGGCATGCGGTATCGGTGGAAAGAAGGAATTGCTTCGTTGACGTTTACGAAGAACTCGTACAGTAACGATTTCAACACGTCGATCCCATCACAGAATGTACCGAAGCTTACTACTGACGCATTCTCTGGGCAAGACATCATGAATGTGCTGTCTCTGTTAGTTACGGGACAAGCTTACAACTTCGCTACGTTTTATCAAACATTGATCAAACAGGCCGGAGCCCTCTCTCCTGGAGCGGATTTCTTCAAGGATCCGAACTTCTACAATCAGCTTCTTTCGAACATCAAGAAGAACAACAGCCTATGGGGTAACTTCCAACCGTTCAAATCCATGAACATGAGCGACCAGGCAAACGCTCAGCAAATGATGGGCTATTCGAATGTCGTACAACAGACATCGAACCTACAGTCATTGCTTTCACAGCGTGCAAACATTTTTGATCAGCTTACAAAGGCATCCGGAGCCGGGCTGTCATCGGCCGGAACGCAACCTAATAACGTTGCATCGACAACGGCTGCAACATCTTCGACAGCCCTTCTCCAGCAACAGCTGAATGGGCTTGATGCTAATATTCAACAGCTTCAGACAAATCTAAACTCTTCATACCAATCAAATAACGTTCTAGTTATTGGAAACGATGTATCGTTCGATAACAACTCTTCAGCCGGTACACAGGATCCGGCTAGTACGTTAACTGATCCGAATGTACGTCGAGACCTTCGAAGAAAAACAAACTTCCTAGCTCGTCGATTGTTCTATCGTGTCAAGGCAAATCAAGACCAGAACTATTTCATCGTAGACAATACGTACGATAATGACATGGATATCCAGGCTTTCGCCAAAGCTATTGGAAATGACTTCAGCCTATTCGCTAATGAATATGATGTCGTTGGTCATCAGATTCAGGCTGTTGCAGAGAAACTTGATCTCGAAGTCTATGCCGATACACAAGGTCATATTCAGGCACGTGTTCCGCAATACAATCGAGTTCCAAACAGTGTGTTCTTGAACATGCTACGTTACAAGGAAACAACCGGTATACAGATCTTCCCGCAGTTTCTACAGAACCTCTATAGCAATCAGGTCACAGCCGCCATTCAAACGATCGAGACGATGGAGAACCAGATTCGTTTGTATGCGTTGGCGTTGGGTATCAGTAATGATAACGACATCATCTACAAACTTAATCTTCCTATTGGAGAGTTCGCCTTCTTGTCTAATTCGCAGACATGCAAAATAACGAATATCGATTTGCTAAAAGTATTCACCAATCCTGATGATCAGTCTGTATCGAATTTGGCAAGCTTTTCGGATAACGTAGCTGATCAAGCTTCGAACGTACAGTTTGCATTTACTACAGCGACCCAAGCCAATTTGATTGTCAAGAAGTTCAATGCCGGTGTTGGTAATCCGAAAAATATACCGATTGCCAATTCGAATGATCCGGCACTGACATCTCGGTACACAACTGTTTCAAACGCTATCTTTGCTGATACCGGTATCGCTCCGGCGAACCTTCAGTCATTGTTCCCGACCAGTACAGGTGGCGTTGCGAGTGCGGCGGATGTACTGAGCATAACGAATCAGATTGCCAAAGCTATCAGTTCGCGACAGATTCAAATCAAGTCTGCCTCGGCATTACTCGATACGCTAACAGCAGCCGCGCAGAACCAGATTAGTCCGAATGATCCGTTGAATACTTTGGATGCTAACACGATTGCATTCCCTGGGTTGTACGACGGGAATGTTCCGGATGTTCTGGAGCACATGATTGAGGATGAGACGTACGATGACTACGGGCCAGGCTCGGGTTCGCGTTACATCATCAAGGCTAATCAGATCATTGGCTATAGCATTACCGAAACACCACCTCAGTTCAACTTCGTTCAAGTCAATGGCATCTTTGCTCAAGGCGAAGGGCTGGATCTACTAACTGGCCCGAACGGGTTGAACCTTCCAGGCGGTGGTAACACGTTGACCACGGCTTATGCAGCTGACTATGACTTGTGGAGAATGTACGGATTCCGTGCAGCGAACGCGGTCAACGTTCCGTTCCTATCTGATCCGGATACCCAGCTTGCTCCGTATGCAGTGTCGTTGTTGAACCGTGCTCGTGGACAGATTCTAAACGGTACGATTACGATCGCTGGTAACGAGTTTATGCAGGTTGGAGAGGTCGTATTCATCGAACCAGAGAACATGCTGTATTACGTTGAGAAAGTAAGTCATTCGTTCGAGTTTGGAGGCAAATTCACTACGACACTTAAGCTTTCCTACGGTCATCACGCCGGACATTACATACCGACAGCGTTCGATACGATTGGTAAAGTGATGTTCAAGAATCGTCAGAACATGAACCATGTCGTTCTACGTAACGTCAATTCGCAGAGCGAGCAGAATATCGGCGCGATTGTTATTCCGACGACAAAACCAGCTACGAGTCTGCAAGACTGTTTGAATGATGACAAATATGGTAACGCTAATCAGTATGCGATTACGAACATCGCGCAAGTAGCGTATGGATTACTAGGTAGCCAAAGCAATTCGAAACTTGAGATCAGAACGTACTATTATGACACCAACGAACCAGCTAGCGGCACGTTGCAAACCATCGCAAACCAATTGAAGGCTGCTCTTACGACCAAACAAGGTTCGTCAGGATCGGTCTTGGCTCCATCCAACAGCAACGTACAGATCAACGCACTGCCTGCAAATCAAGTATCGGTCATCTCATCTCTAGATATGGTGTCACCAACCACGACAAAAGGGCCATCGGACAAAGCCTGGACTTATGCTCTGAATCTTGCCGGACCTGGCGCTTCGACAAAAGCCATTCAAGTACAATTGACAGAAGGCGTTATAGATCTATGGATAACCTACAATAACCCAGCAACGACAGCTCAGGGATCAACCCAGGCGCCATCGGGTCAATAATGAACGCACCGCAACAACAAAAGATAATCAACAAGGTACCGGGAATTGCCACGAAGGGCACGGTGCAGAGTATCGTTTCAAGTTCGCAGGTGATGGTTTCGCTCGACACGACCGGTGTCAAAGTTAAAGCAAGTTACTACCCTGCGTACAACGGTGCGAATGGCCATTTCATCGGTGGTCAGATGCAAGAGGGGACGCCTGTCTTGGTGCTCCAGGGTGACGGTGGGTTGTACTACATCATTGCCATCTTACTAAGTCCGTACCAAACCATCTCGTTTGATGGTGATGAGCTGATTGTATCGAGTGATCAGTACAACACGGTCAGGCTTGACCCAGATACATACACAACGATCGGTGACCAGGTAAACTCACTGCGCGTCGATGCGAAGCGCGGTATCCTGTCAAACAACTTTGGCGGGAACTACTCATTCAACGATGCCTCGATTCAGGTCGATGGGATTGTTCGTCGTGACATGTTCCCGAACCTTAATGACTTCTCTGTTCGTCGTGATGGGCACGAGTTCGACGATGACTTGAAAGAGATCTGTTTTGATCCGAGTTCGATTCCGAGCTTGACGACAAGCAGTTCGGCTGTGCGGAACCCACAGTTCGTTGAGAAGCGCGAGTTGGTGTACGAGTTCGCTCACTCAACCTTCTTCTCTACCGACGCCCAAGAAATTCAAATCATACAGAACGGTCAGTTGCCAGAGGACGAGTATTTCTACAATCGTCGTGAAGCACGAACTGATCTTCTCAGCTTGACCCAGTTCGAGCCGAACTACTTGATGGAGACGGTCAAGGGAACGGTAGTCGATATCTATGGCAACATCCTTGATCTAAATCGGAACATTCTTCCAGCCGGTAAAGAAAAGAACCTATCGTTTATCACTAATACGGACAAAGAAGATGCCTACGTTCGCATCCGTGAGGCTGAGCGCAAGAGCATCGCGTATCACTTCGAGATCAATGCACGTAAAGGCAACCCGCCCGATTCACAGGGCAACCAGCCAAAGAACCCGACTCTTCCACCGCTACCCGACATCACGACAAACAAAGGGTTCGCTAGGGATCGTAGTCAGTTCTTTTTCGATGTAGATAAAGAGGGACAGTTCAAATTCAACGTTCCGGCATCGAGCGAAAAAGGTAACATTCCGTTGACCGTACGGGCCACAAACTCCAGCACGATCTCAGCTGTGCAGAACAGCGATGATGTGAATCAGTTTACGTTCGACGGTCAGCCTTCAGAGAACCGATTCCAACGTCGTGACTTGTATCTCGACACGATTGCGTTCAATGGTGGATCGATCTCGATCAATGACCCGGACAATACAACCGGGTTCGCGACACCGATGGATCGCCTTTCTAACCAGCCGATCAAGCATGGAACGATCTATCATGACATCACGCAAATATGCGCGGCGCAACGTAGCCCGGTCACCTATGAGTATCAGCCTGTCAACACACAGATCAGTACGATCACGTATCCTACAACGTTTGTTAGCACAGCTATCAATGTGTCTGGTACAAGTGCGAATGCCGGTGGGCGTTCAGGTCAATTGACATTCGACGGAATGATCGAAATGAATGTCGGTGCCAATACGATTGATAAACAGTCAATCTGGCTCGATACGCAGGGATCGCTACTTGGTCAAATCGGGCGTGATTTGAACGGGATCAGCGTAGGATTGTCGTTGACTGGAGATTTGCTCGTAACAATAGGAGGACCGGATGCTGGAATGGCTCCGTCAGGTCCGATGACGAATAATATCTCGGATCCAAGGTTTGTGAGTAAGGGAGCTAATTTGGCCATGCGTCCCGGCACGGTAGACTTCCGAATCTATCAGCAGACAGGTGAATTTGCAGTTGTTCGAGTAGATCAGTTCGGATTAACATTCCTGACACCGACTAATATTTCAATGGTAGCTGGTCAAGATTTGATGTTAAAAGCTGGTGGGCAAGTATGTATCGATGCAGAGGAAATTGTATTCTACTCAAATGATACAAATGCATTGCGAGTTGTTCAGCGTAGCGGTAGCTCGATCTTGTAACCTGGATATATAGAGAAGAACAATGCCAGCATATTCAGGTGGAAGAGAAGCAACGCAAAAGCGCTATTATGAAGCGAACAAGGACGAAATCCTGGTTCGTGGTAAGGAACAGTATCATCTGAACATCGAAATTGAACGCGATCGGTGTCGAAAATATCGTGAAACGAACAAAGAGTTGATTAAACAGCGTCGAACGATACGAGCAAGGGAACTGCGTAAAACAGATGAGTTATTCAAATTGAATGCGAATGTTTCTAGAATGGTAAGACATATGTTTCAACACATAGGCGCTTCTAAAAATGGTCGTTGGAATAAATTGCTTAGCTATAGTGTTGATGAACTTAAACAACATCTAGAAACACAGTTTGATTCGTGGATGAATTGGAACAATTACGGTAAATACGAAAAGAAAACATGGATTGATACGGATCCTTCTACTTGGGTGTGGCAGATCGATCATCTCTCTCCTCGATCGTTGTGTAAAACAGCGGAAGAGATCATAATGTGCTGGAGACTTAGTAATTTACGACCTTATTCGGCCAAACAAAACATGATTGATGGTGTCACTCGTGTTCGACACGGAGTAACTAATGCCGTGTGATCCTAGTAATAACACCGTAAATATGCCTTCTACTCCGGGCCCTTCTTTGCCTGGATTTCCGTCATTCACATTCCCAAACATCAATATCCCCGGATTACCTATCCCGGCAGGCTTTCCGGAAGATATTCTAGCACTGATTAACGCGATCTCGCTGCTATTACCAGGAGGGAAGTATACTCCGAACCTGAATCCCGATCTCGATAAGAAACTAATTGCTCCGATCCTAAAGCTATTGGATGTGTTGACGCCGTTTCTTTCGATGTACAAGTTCATCCTCCCGATTCTGAACATGATCCTCTGTATCCTTGAGGTATTGTGTGCATTGATAAGCCCATTCAAGATCGGCCCCGCAATCTCGAAGCTATTCACACAGTGTATCCCGGACTTCTTGGCGTTGTTCCCGATCTTCGCTATCATCTTGATGATAATATCATTGATAAAGCTAATCATTGCTTTGGTCAAGTATATTATTCAAGAAATCCTCCGAATCATTCTTCAATTGCTAAAGAACGTGTTTCTATTGCAAAAGATTATTGCTCGCCAGGATACCAGGTCAGCACTTACGGCTCTTCGAAAGATCGGCTCGCTCCTTTGCTACTTCAGCAACTTGTTTGCCGTTCTCCAGGTCATTGCACTGTTGCTCCAGGTTATCGTTGATATCTTGAAGCTATCGTTCCCGATACCTCCGTGTTCGGATCAGGCAGGAGTGAATAGCCAGTGTTGTACTCCGGATGTATGCCCGGCATTCATTAAGAACGGCGGGCCACCGGCCGGTGCGACGACCGGAACACTCCAGTATTTGAATGACGCCGGACTGGAAGTATCGGCATCGACCATCGCATTGTTCCCACCAGGATTTGCAAGTATCTTTGCTCAGCAAAGCGCCGTTCGCCAAGAGAGCTGGCAGTTCTATGACGCTACCCTGACTGGCACGAACGCATTCTACAACATCACGACAGCTATCGATGCTCCAGCAGGATTTACGTTCTTTCCTGCCGGTCAGACATACGATGCCGGGACGAACCCAGGTAAGGCCCCTTATACGATTAACCTTCGTATGCTGTACAACCCTACTCAATTCACTTATACACCGTTACCGTTGGTACCGCCTGATAGTGATGGGTATACCGGAGCACGTTTCATCCAAATTAACAATTGCATCGTTACGAAGACTCCTCCAACCCAGGCTACAGGTTGGAACGGACAACCGGTCGGACCAACCAACGGTGTGCTGTACTTGACCGGTGGACAGGCTTTCGAGGATGACGGTATTACGAAGATCACTATCGCTGGCAATCAGGCAACTCTAAATTCGTTGATTCATAACCCGATCGAAATCGTTGATGCGAATGCTCCTGACAATCCAGTTGTGTTCTCCAACGTTACCTACACGTTCTCAGTCAACTATCCAATCTTGGTTGCTGAAACATTGATCACGGTCGGGTGTATGCCTGATGTAGCGTTGACCAAGAACACGATCAACTCGATCTATGGACCGAAGGTAACGGCTGCTCAAATTACAGAACTGACCAACGCGCTACCGAACATTACCGGAACAGGCGCCGGAGCGGCAGGTAATACGACCAGTCCACCACCGAACGGTGTACCGAACCCTGGCGCGGTCGCATGTTTAAACAACGCATTGACAACGATGCGTACCAATATCAATCCAGCATCGATTGCAGTATTCCAGGCCAGCACGAACGTATGTTTGAATCGGGTGCTTGCTGATTGCAGTAACGTGATCAATCTTGCGGTGGACGCTGGTGTATCGGCAACATCGAGCGTATTTGTTGAGAGTACGATTGTGCAGTTCACAACATTGCCGATCGTCGTGACTGTTACATTGAACGATGCAAACGGGTCAAACCTTTGCGACGGTATTCCAACCGACGTCGCTACACTGATTGCGGCCAAACTGGCTCCAGAGATCACGTTCGGAGTCATCGGGCCATTCACCTATGATGGCTCGGCGTTCTTCAACGCTAACATTACTAGTACGGATTCCGGTGGCGGAACGTTACAGGTTGCCTATAACAATGATTTCATCAGTACGGTAAGCATCGTTGGAACAGCTGTATCGGTTGCGAACACTGAATTGACTTACCAATTCGTCAATACCAGCACGGTTACGAACGTTGGCGAGCCTCGCCGTAACGAGGGTGATGTCGCCCGAGACGTGACGGGAGAGTAAATGGTTGATAACACAGTTGATGAAAGCACATTCTACACTCAGCAAGATATCTCGTACGACCTACAGTCTCTATACTCAGCGTTCGTTTCGCAGATCGACGCGGTCCGCAGTTGCTTCGCGACACCGGACCAGATCAATCTAAAGCAGCTTAGTGCAACGGTCCTTCAGAACGTAATCAATGGCAGTCGTGCCTCGTTGCAAAACGTCCCGCAAGAAAGCCGTTGCAATGCATTCTACAGATTGCTTGGACTACCGGTAGTTGGTGCGGATGGGCGTTTCTACAATCCTGGATATCGCCCGGATGGGAAAACGACAACTGTGTTGAACAATCAGTTCAGCATTGCCAACACGATCACAAGCAACACTGCGCTGGTGAACATCCTGAATCTTCGTGAGTCGTTTCCGAATAGGGAACTGAAAATCCTAGCTAACCAGGATGACAATGCTTCCGCGTTAGCCTTCTCATTGAAGTACCTGCGCCCCGTTACCGGAATTATCACGACGTCCGGGCCGTTGGATCCGGATCCACAAACGTTCACCGTGACCGAACGCACAGAAGTCCTGAACTATTACTCAGCTGATGAAGATGGTAACACGGCGACCGTGCCAACAACGCTAAACCATTTGTTGAAGCCGTTTATGCCGGATCCGAGAATCGATTTTACGGTGTTCCCGGTACGTAATCGTATCGCTGTACCATTCCTGCTTGACTCACAGCGAAAACTTACTGATCAACTACTTTACACCAGACCAAGCCTGGAAAATGTAGCTCGGGTGCGATGTAACACGTCGAACAATGAAGCGGACTTCCCTGACTTGGCTCAGTTGGCAACGGACATTCAAAAGAATGGGCAAATCACCGACTCTCAGCTGATCAATTTTTCAGGTGGAGTCACCCAGTATTATCGCTCTAGCTCATATGTTTTCGACACATTCCTAAACGTATTCGATATTTTGACAGATATCCTGTACCAGTCTATTCAGACGATTGACGAAACATCGTTGCAAATTCATTGGCAACCTGTTCCGAACGCGCTTGGAGTTGAAGAGGGAGTGACATCAGCCGATTTTATCTTCAACGATCCACTCGGAAGGTCTCTTGATGATGAATTGAACAGGCTTTATTCATTGAAGCAGATCAATGATAGTGAAATCGATATCATCAAAAATGATCTCGGGGCACTTACGAATGGAACTGTGGGTGGATATGCAATGTCTTCGCTCGATTCAATCGCATTCGGAGCGACACTTAGCAATATCCCGAAGTTGTACGACAAACGAATTCTAGGAATCAACTCGAAGCGTGCCGGTCTTGGCAATCGGGCCAGCACGGCACTTCAGAATATCGCCATCATCATGGGTGATACGAGTGGGTTCGGGTTGATCGATATGTACGCGATCTATGCGGCTTTGTGGGCCGTAGATTTGACAACGTTCGTGAATATGTTCGATAACGACGCGATTCAGCGGATCAGTACCTATTCAAGTCTTCAATGCCCAGCTGTTCAGGCTCGAATTGGCTCAACAACATTGCCGAATGGTACAACAACCCTCACCACGTTTGAGACGAAGGTGAAGGAAGTTTACAACATAATCGACGCTCTATTGAAGTCCAAGATAAACAACGGATAACGGCCTCCAGTTATCACTTTTGCCGTATATAGGTATAAAGTGAGGCACCATGGCGTTTGATCTACAGCTGGTTGGCGGGGATTTGGTAATTCAGAATGGTGACTTGGCTCAGGTCACCAGCTCGAATAAATTACTTCAAGATATCCTTAAAATTGCGATTACACAGGTTGGTACGAACCCATATCAACCGTGGTACGGTTCGTTGATATCGAACACATTGATCGGCTCGGTATTGTCAGATGACATTATCGTCAACGCTGCCCAAGGGCAGCTTCAAACAGCCATTAGTGCTCTGCAAACGATGCAGGTTAGACAAGTTCAGGGTAAGGTCCCGTTAACGGCAGCTGAGCAGATCGCGGCCATCAAAAATATCAACGTGTATCGTGACCCAAATGACCTGAGGCAATTCAACGTAGAGATATCCGTTATTACGAAAGCGTATACACCGATTACTGCGGTATTTAGTGTGACGCCGTTCTAATATGGAGAAACAGTGGTAAATATACTAAATGCAGACCAACTTATTCAGAATTTGCTTGATTTCTTAAGAATCAAACAGCCGAATCTTGATACAAAGCCAGGAACAGTAGGACGAGATTTGTTTGTCGAGCTTCAGGCCAATCAACTTAGTTTGCTTTATGATCAACTTTCGCAGACAAGCGACTTGTCATCATTACAAATGTCGGTTGGCTCGAATTTGGACACATTGGCTCAAAACTACGGTGTGACCCGTAAACAGGCTGCTCCAGCAAGCGGTGTTGCGCTGTTAACGTTCGCATCGATTCCGACATCTATTCCGATTTCACAGGGCTCGCTCGTATCATCTACAAATGGAACATCGTTCACTGTTCTGAACGGTATCTCGGTTGATCCGACAAATCTTAACTCGTATCGTGCTGTCGCGACCCGCTATGGTACGAACTTACAATTTCTAGGAATCACGGATCAATATGCGGTCGAGATTGCAGTTCAGGCCACGACGCCTGGCGTCGTTGGCAACATTTCGCAATATGGTATTGTTAGCACTTCTATTTCTGGCGTTTCGAACGCAACTAACATTTTCGGATTTACCGGTGGCGTAAACCAAGAAGATGACAACAGCTTCCGTAACCGCGTACTGGCAGTCTTCAGCGGTTCGAACGTCGGTACGGCGCTCGGCTACCAGAACCAAGTCCTAACCAATCCTGACGTCATTGCGGCGGTCGTAGTTGGACCAGGCGATCCGTTGATGGTTCGTGACGGTACACAGGTCGTACAGAACCCAGATGGTTCGTTCACAATTTTGTCGGAGGGCACCGGTGGTAAAGTCGATGTTTATGTTCTTGGAACAACTATTGCTCAGTACGTGGATTCGTTCATCTACCACGACGCTTCCAATAAAAATAATCCGACTGCAATCCAGAATAATTTCGTTCTTGGGCAAATTGCTGCGGATGCTGGACTGACTGTCACGAGCAAACGAATCAATGATCTAAAAGCCAGTACACTACCGGCACAACCAGTTCAGGAATTGACGCAGGTAACCGGATCGGTCAGCGGATCGAACTATCAACTGATGGTAGTCGATGGATACGGCCGAGTCACTGGTAACTACAAGCTCATCAAAGACACCGGAGTCTACGCTGGTTCAGCCTGGGCATTCGATACGTTTGCTTGGATCGACGATCAGATTCGTGACTTCCAGGAGAACAAGATCAAGTCCCGGTTCAACAGCCAGGACCCGACAAACTTCCCGAGCGTAGAGAATATCTCATCAGCGCAATCGAACATCTCGATTACGAATGAGAACAGCATGATCAGCACGACGGATCACTCACAGATCTTTCTTGATCATGTTCCAGCAACGAATGTCACTCGCGTACTTAATTTGACAACAGGCGAGCGCTATACTGTCGTGGCTCAGAACCCTGATGGAACCGGCACAACCAACCTGACTGGCCGAGTCACGATCAATGGCAACACGCTACCTTCTACCAGCGACATACTGCAAGTAGACTACACATGGATTCTTAGCTATGACCCATACGTTGACTTTGATGGTCTATATCTACAGAACAATCCTCGTGCGGTGCAAGATAGCGTTGACTGGGGTTATTCAAACGCGATTCGTCAAGAACTTGTTACCTTCACTCAAAATGCGAGTGGCTCGTATGTTAGCGCGCTGACGTCAGAACCGATCTCAGCTGTAATCACAGCGAACCTGTTCAACACGGTCAACGCAACGGTTGTCCCGGCCACAGGAATCTTCGTCGGTCTACTTTCAGTCGTATTGACCGGGCTGACAACGCAGCCAACTTCCATTAATAGCATCGTTCTACAGAACACGAACGAAGAGATCTACGATACAGCCCAGGCCAATGGATCATTCTCAAGTGTCCAGGTAATCGTCGGTGCCCAGGTAACCTATATTTGCACGATCATTCTTCCTGGTGACACGGAGGCCATCGAAGGTAATCTTGTTACCGTGTTGATGAATGAGTCTGACATTTTTACGGTTGCCGGTACAACTGGTAACTTCACGAACAATCAGATCACGATCCCAATCGGCAACTACCCGACCGCTCCAACATCGTTCGCGGCCCGTATCAACTACATAGCGAACGTTCAGAACCTATTCAACATCAACCTTACCGATTTGCCATTGGCTCGCAAAGGGAACGGGTTCGTTCGGGATTCGTTGGAATCCAGCTCACTGTCGAACACGGGCATGTCGATTTGCAATGAGAACCAGGGTGTCGTTGGTTCCGGGTCAACCGCGACGATCACCATGTCAATCGCTAGCCCGGAATACTCTCTGCTTGCATCCAATATCATCAGCGTGATCAGATTGTCAGATGGTCTGGAACTTTGGAACGATGGGTATGCCGGTACCGTAACCCTCTCTTCAAGCAATTTCTACACGTTGAATTTGACTGGTCATAACAGCCCGGCAAATAATGACAACGTCATGATTCTGTATTCTGTACTAGATAGCACGAGAACGCAACCGATGACGTTTGTGCCAACCGTTCTGTCATACGAGTTCTCCCACGTTGGGTTGGACTCCGGAGGTAAATTCTCGTTGGCCGGGCTAACCATTCCAGCGAACATTCTTCCAGACCAGATCGTGATGTTCCGTATCTCGGATGGTCTTGAAATATCTGCGATTGGAACGATAGTAAACCAGAGTGCCGGAACGTTGGAGTTCGCGCCATCTGTCCAGCATGTGTTTGTTGGTGGTGAAGACGTAATCGTCTTGTACATGAACACGGTCAATCTACGTCAGTCGTTTACTAAGCTCAGTGCTACATTGACGGATCAGATCAACAACCAAGGTATTCTGACAGCGGTCGGAACTACCATTACGCAGGTTAGCGGAACGTTTACTGCGATCAACTCTGGGTTGGCTATCGATGTCTCCGAGGCTGTGCGGAACGCACTTGGCTTGACTTCAGCCGAACAGATCCCGTCGAATATCCAGGTGTGTCGTATCGTTAATCTCGAAAGCGTCAGTATGACTCAAGGAGTCGTAGTATCGACGATCAATACCTACGACGTGCTTCAGTCACAGATCGGGACGTCTCGGTTCTATACTGATGAAGCAATCGAGAATCCGGCGCTCGGGCCTCTTCAGATCAGGTTGCCAGCAACAACAAACAACCAGAATACACCGATCGTACTTGGTCAGACATTGCAGGCGACGTTCTATATCGCGACAATTGGTGACCAGGAGAACCTCTATTTCACTCGAAATGGAACAGTCTATGGAAACAAAGGCTGGGCACTGATCGATCAGATCTATGTAAGCAGCGGTTTCAATACGACCAGCACTGGGAAATTGACTGTTGCGACTATGAATCAGCCGGTTGTCAGCTCACGATATTTGGCCACGTATAACTACCTCGGACCTCAACCAAACGAGAGAATAACGATCAACTTCAATTACAATGGATTGATCGGAACATCCACTGTTGCATTGGAACCAAATCGCCCGATTAGTGCAGATGTTTTGATTAAAGCTGCTACCGAATTGCTTGTTGATATCACATTGGCAATAGTTGTTAATTCGACATATGCTAATGGTTCAGCTGTCGTGCTACAAAACGTGAACAATGCCGTAACTGCTGCTATAAATACAAATACACTTGGAGGTACGTTAAGTTCATCGTCATTGGTAGCTGTCGCCCAGGGAGTTGCTGGAGTTAGCAGCGTTCAGGTTACAGCATTTAATTTGGATGGGGTTGTAGGTCAAGTTCTGACATTGACAGCGCAAGAAAATCAATATTTCGTTGCAAATAGTGTGTCGGTCGTGCCTTCAGGTTCATCCTAATCGTGGTTATTAGGATATCATTGTATGGGAAATCTAAGGCTCATTCAGCTTACGACGCCATCGAGCACACAAATTGTGTGCAAGTTTTCAGCTGACCTCAATCCAGAGATCGGTATTGCAAACATTCAGATTGCGCCACAGTCAACAACTGTGCCGGTACCTACGGTACTTTTCGCAAGTATCAGTGGTCCGACACTGACGCTTACGGTCCAGCCGCTCACGCCTCTTGGTGTGTACACGGTAACGTTCGTCTCGACATCCACAACTCGATTCTCTGATATCAATGCGACCCAGTTCCTCATCGAGGACGGGCGTAACAACTCGACTCTCGTACTGGGCCCGGATGATCCTGCCAACCCGGTCTTCACCAATTTTACGAACTATCTAAGAAACAACATCTACAACCTAGAGCCTGGGTCGGTCATCTACAACTACCTCCAGACTGCCGCGTTCTTTTTGTCTCAGGCCTACTACTCAATTCTCCAGATGGGGAACGAGAACTACCTGACGAAGAGCATCGTGGATGAGGTTCATACTCGTGGAACAGGCCCGTACGATCGCCTTGGTCAAGAAGGAACGTACGAAGTTCTCCGTGTCGCGCCAAACCCAACCGGGTACACGGCAAACAACGCGATAACCATTTCCGATTTCGATACGTCACTTGTTTCGTTACGACAGATCAGCATTGTTGATGAACGACTTGAAGCCGGGTCAACCGATCAGGTCGGTACATTCAATACCAATGATTTGATTTTGACCGTTCAAAACCCGAACGTAATTGTACTGACAAGTTTGACGTTCTTCTACAATGGGCTTCTGCCAAATGGTAGCACGTTCTACCAGTACAACCTAGCTGGTTTGGGATACCAAGTTCTTGATGCCAGATACGATACGCAGGATGCGTCGCCGTATGCAACGTTAGCCAGCAATCAGTTTCGTTTGAACGATATCGTTTTGACAGATGCGAACTTTAGCATTACGAACATTGCGTACATCGTAGCGAACTATGAGTACAAGAATCTAGGGAGAAACGTCAACCCGGTCTCTGTAACGGTAACGAAAGTGATTCCATCGGTACGAGAAGTCGTTCCATCGATCGAGAACATTTTCAACCTCAAAAATTCTCCAATTGTTGATCAGAATGGAAATGCGCTGACATTGAAAGGCGTTCAGTTCCTTGATCCAAATGCCAATCCGGCGCTCTCGGCCGTTCACCCGGCGTTCAAGACCGAACTACAGTTTTCGTTTCAAGAACTTCCTTCCAATCCAGGAGAGTACTCGGTCGATTACACCACTGGAACAGTTTACGTCTATGGTGCAGACCGTTCAAACAATGGCACCGGTCCCTTCCCTCCGTTAGCCACGTACAACTATCTCTATACGTTCCAACCTCTTATCGATTACGTCTACGCGACCGATACGGCTGATTTGGTAGCGCTCCCAACAAGTCAGTTGATCGGAACGGGCGCGAACATCGCATTTGCTTTTGAAGATGTGTTCGTGCCGAACATTGACTACGTTGCTGACGTTCACGTTGAGGTGTTGGCTGAGAATATCAACAACCAGATTATTCCAAACTTGAATGCATTGCGTGTCCAGAATAGCCCGGTCACGGATGTGTTCCGTATCTTCAACGAAACACAGGGCCAGGCCTACACCGTTACTCGCTGGGAGAATGACCTCGTCTTCTTCACCTTCCCTTCACCACCCGATATTCCGACCCAGACTGAAGAACGCGCCGCGTTTCAGCAAATCCTAAATGAAACACTGTTTATCAATCAAACGATAAACAACGGTCAGACTATTTTCCAGATCGATCTGCAAAACAACAATATCATTTCGGCTACGGAAGACTGTATCGGGTCATCTGTCAACACGAGTTTGGTTCCATCGATGTCATCGGTCTTCCAGCGCGAAGTCTATTTCGATGCGGATGATACACAGGTAAACAATCTTGTTCGATTGACAGCTGTTGGCCAGTACATGGTTGATTATGTTGACGGTGTTATTTATGTCGCCGTTACCACGGACCAGAGCCAAGATATAGGGACTGTTTCGTACCGTGGGCCAGAGATAATTCCACAGTTCCCACATGTTATCGCGCCACTCAATATCTATTACAAGATCAGTATGTCTCAACCGGCGAACGAGACCTTTACGTATACAAGCTTTACCGATGGTTCGATTCTTCCATCGACGTTCGACTTGTCAGACGAGAAGATTCTGAACAACAATCCGCTTTTCCCATACTTCTTGGTCGGTGGAGCAGTCGGTGTCTTCATGAACGCCGTGTTTACTCCAGGTATCTCCAGCTCGGTCGGAGCTATGCGCTCAGCCTTCGAGTTCAACGACCTTCTGTTTAATCCTAGCCCGATCAATTTCGCTTCGGCAACAACGTTCCTTGATCACTCGGTCAATATGAGCCCGTTGGTTGTATCGAGTTTGCAAGTGGTCAACAAGGTAGGTAGCCAATACTTCTTGAACACTGGGTTCGATCTGACTTACTTGTCTCCGAACATCTCGTTGACGTTCACGTTGACCAGGCTATCTGACAACGCTGTACTAGGTTACAGTTCGTATGCTATTGGCAATCCGATTGTGTTGACACTGGCCGGAACCGGTTCTCCGCAGAACGGTGACAACGTGATCGTGACCGTAACGGCAACAATTACATCAGGTTCCCGTGTCGTGCTGGACTACGACAAGGGCGGTTACTACCTCGACTACACTTACCTGGCAGATCAGATCATCGTTGACTACGAGTACGGAGACAACTATCTAGACTTCCGTAACTCAGCTTCGATATCGGCAGGCGACCAATACTACGTTACGTACAAGGTTGGAGCATTGCGTGATGCGTTGCTGAAGAACTTCGGAACCCTGATCAACATTCCATTGCTCAGCGTATTCGATGATACGTTTGACCGCGAGAACTATCGTAACTGTTTAATTGCGGCGATGGGGTCGCTCCCGAAGGGACCGACGATCGGTGCGATGACTAACATGGTTCAGACCATCACACAGGTGCCGCCACAGATTGAAGAAAGCATCTTCGAGCTATGGTCACTCGGTAGCGCATTCCTGTATCCCGAGCCTCCACAGGTCAACAACAACCCGCAAGTGTTGCCTGCCAAGTACGACAACGGACTGCTCTTGCAGGGGCCGGGACAGAACGTCGTCGTTCCAACATGTTCGCGTATCAGTATCGATGAAGGAACGTTCTCATCGTGGATTCTTCCTCAATGGAACGGAATCGACAATGATTCAGAACTGACATTCATCATTCGTGCAAACGGGGCATTCGTCAACGAGAGCCGGGTCTTTATTGGTGCGGGCGAAGTTCACCCTGTTTACAAGACAGATACACTTGGAAATCAGTTCTTCACTGTTTCGAAACGTGGACCAATTTCGCCACTTGGTAAACCGAACAAACATAAAGAAGGCGTGTTCATCTACCTGTGCCCTGATGGCTACGGTAGCTATAATCGCTGGTACGTTGACGTGGTCAACGATACCGATCTTGCGTACTCTATCACGATGACAACCGATGGTGAGTTGTTTGATGCGAAGTATATGTACCCGAGTGATGGGTACGCTTCTATTACCAGCGCTGGTAACCGAGCCGTGTTCAACGATACATCGGTTCATCAGGGATTTTGTTTCGTTGCTGACTACTTCCACTACTTGCTCGATGTGGGAGATGTCCCGGATCGTAACCGAATCTCGATTTACAAGGACCCGGCAGGGTACCTCAACTTCCGCGTCATCGATAACAATCGGGCTCAATACCAGGTCAGCGCGGACGTAAGCAATTGGATATCGAACCAACCTCACTTCGTTGCAACATCGTGGACCTTGAACTCTCAGTCAAGCCAGGACGAGATCCACCTGTTTATCGACGGGTTGGAGGTTCCGAATCTCATTCGTTATGGAACGAAGATTCCGATCAATTTCGGACAGCGGTTCCGCACGCCGAACCCGGAGGAAATTGTCTCAGTCATTACGCGCCCCATCACAGCAGGCGATGACATGGTCACGATTGCTGGCTCGGCCATCGTAACGGCAGGACAGAGCTTCGATGCCGCTGGAATTGAGGTCAATGATAAACTGTACATTCAGGAGATTGGCTTCGATACATACTACACCATTACTAACGTAAATGGTAACCAACTGACTTTGAGTGCCTCGATGCCATTGAGTTTGACATCGGTAAACTACTCTGTGAACCAGCTCACGATTGATGTAAAGACCAGAATTGATCTTTACAAAAACATTGCTGTTACGGTTCTGCGCTCTGGAGTTGAAACGGAGATCCCTGGACCCCGCGCATTGTTTCCGTATTACGAGATTACGGAAAGTGATGGCTACAACCAGATTATTCTATCGAATGGCGCCGAGGCCGGAGATACATTACTGATCAAGCCGCTCGGATTGAACTTCAAATACGTGACCCAGCGTTACTACGCTTGGGGCAACTGTCAGAATTTCTTGCAGACCGTGTTGCCACCTCCGGTGAGTTTGTCGGATGTCAAGATTACGAAGTTTCTCATGACCGAGACCGCAGTCTATCCATCGCAGTCGGTTAATGACGGTTACTATTTGTGGACCGCAACAAACTTCGATGGGTACACAAGCTGTTCGAACGTTGGACGTGGAGATCCGGGCCGGAAACTATCAGTACGGCTGGCTGGAACGAATGTCACATTCCCTGTAACCGTTACGATCGATGGATTAACATCGACGGGTTATGAATCCGTGCCACTCACCTTCACTGGTGAAGAGACACTCGATACCGGAACGATGTTCCTCTGCGTCAGTTCGATCACAGCCGAGTACAATCCGATCAACCTGAATCAGAATGCATTCGTGTTGACTGTGTTCGAAACAGATTACTTGACCGTGTCGGAATCGAGCCCAAACTATCCTGTCATCCAATACAGCTACCAGGTCTTCTGGGGCAATACTCCAGAAGGAACGATCGGGCAGACAACCTTTACTGATACTAATGCATTGTTTACTCCGATTGATGTTGGAAATTACATTCACATTTTTCCAGGGATGAATGCTGGTGCTGCCGCTGGATACTACAAAATTGTATCTGTGCAGGACAATAACAACTTGACCGTTGCTACGCCATTCCCAGCAACATTCCTTGGAACAAAGGCTAGTCCACCGGCATACCCAAACGCTATTCCATACGAAATCCTCAACACAACCACTGTTCGAAACGGACTTCAGAACGGAACGTTCTTCTTCGAAAACGCACCAACACCTGGACAACCGTACCTGTTGACACAGGGAACGTATCAGTTCACCTATGCAACGTATCTTGCTGCAAAGTTCGATCCGTTGATGAAGTCAACCTATATTGGTTCGGACTTGTCTGGAAGCCACCAGATCAATGCGATTGTTGACCAGGTACGGATCGATTCGATCATGTTGTCCGATACCCGTGTCGGTGAAGCGGTCAACCCGATGACTGGCTCGGTCACCCAACTGTTCAACTCGATCAATCCTCCGCCGATTTCGAAAAACACACTCACGTTGTTGACAATGAATGATGCCACGGCTGCCAACTCGGCTCCGTTCTACATCAACGCAGATCGTTCGTTGCTTCAGTATGGTTCCAGTGTGAATCCGAATTTCGGTCAGAGCGTGATCTTGGATAAACAACCGATGACCGTGGACAACCTCGGCCTTCTGAACACCAGAACTCCAGGCTCGATCGAGTTCTGGGCCAATCCGTTCATCGATACATACAACGACCCAGTCTACCGATTCTATTTCGATGCCTCAGGTATCATAACGGAACAGGTTAGCAGCACGAACCGTGCGACCGTGCAGGTTGCCGGATTGATCGGAACGGTTGTGTCGGTCACTCTTCAGTACGGAAATCAGAGCTACAACTACTACGGTGGACAAGGTTCGGTCAGTTCTGACTTGCAGACAATCAATCTGTCCGACCCGCTGCCAAATGAGCAGACTCCTGTGATCGTAACTTACATTCCGAACGGATTGAAAGGCGATCGACTCAGCATCTACAAGGACCCGTACGGGTATTTGACGTTCGATATTCGTGGAGCTGGCAATGACTATCAGGTCAGGACTCCTATTTTCTGGCAAGCCGGAACATGGCACCGCGTCAAGGCAACTTGGACCGTCAACTCAGGCGGCACGAATGACCAGATCCACCTCTTTGTAGATGGGTTTGAGCATGGAAACGTGTTGTACGGTCAGGGATTGCTATTCGGTCAGAATATCGTTTTTGGCCAGTCTTTCGTTGGCCAGAGCGCCATCTTTACATCGATCAAAACAACTGATCAAGTAAACCAGTTCAATATTGGATCAGACTATAATGGGAAGAATATTGGTAACTGTTTAATCGATAATTTACGCATTAGCGATATCATGAGACAGCCATTCATAGCGTTCGGCGTACCGATTGATGTCAACTATAACGCGAACGTTGCCGCGACATTCCCGGTCACAACGGACCTTTATACGACCTATTTGCTGGATTTCAATACCGTGCAGAAGCTAAATACAAACTACGCTTTGCTCAAAAACGAGAATTTCGGCATCTTCGATTTTTCGATCAATATCATTGATTCATTTGGCATTGTTAGTGGAAGCAAAGATGTGCAATCTGTTCTAGAAACACTGATAAATACCCTAAAGCCAGCCGTTTCGCGAGCTACGATTACATATGAGGAACCCTAAACAATGACCCAAAGACAACCAGTAAGTACGTTAGAAAACATATGGTTTGATTCTCAGCAGGTCTCTGCTCAGAATATGACGGTGGAACAGGCTCACAACGATGGAGCCGTAACTGCGGTAGTCAACAACCATTTCGGGTCCGGTGTACTGCTCAACACTCTCACGCCCAACATCCTACTCAACACGGATAGTGTCGTTGGTAACTTGGATGGCAAACCGATTGTCACGGCAACACAGCCGAGTGATCTGATTAATGGTGTCCAGTTACGATTGAACATGACCAACTCTGCGGCATTCGATCGCCGAGCGATCAAGGTAGCCGTGTTCGGGTTAGACTTCGCAGGTAACTTACAATACGAGACGTTCTATTTCAGGAACAATGAGGTCCAGGTTAGTACGAAGCATTTTGCCAACGTTCTATCCGTTCTGTTCAACGATATGCGTGGCATTGTCGGAACGTCGTTTAATCTTGGTGGGACGTTGATCATCGACGAGGCCCCGGCGTTCACGATCTCTCGTGACATTCTTGGTGTTGCCCAAGACCAATCGCCCAATCTATTCTTTCGCGATTTATATCTAGATCCAGCTTACGTTACTCTCGGTGTATTGCTATCAGCTTGTTGCCAGGGCTACGATATTACGAGTCTCAATATCTCGACCGGGTATACTCAGCTACGTCCTCTTCTATCAAATGATGTAACGACACAGCTTGGAGTTAAGTTCCAGGCAACAACAAACAACATTCAGAAAATAACTGTGCTGTTGGCTGGTGGTATTTGGAACCAAAACCCAGCACCCGGTGCCCCGCAGTTAACGTCAACAAGCAATACTTTTGATGACAATCTTGTTTTGACACTCTATCAGTTGCAATCATCTGTTTCGAACTCAAGTCAGATCGTTCCTCAGCTTGCAATTGACTACGACCCATCGAACATCATCCTTGCACAGATTAGCTACAGTTTCAATTCACTTCAGGCAACCGGCATCACATTGGACGGATATCTACAGCCGGTAGATTTTGTATTGAGTAATACGACGGTTGGCTCTGGAGCATTGACTGTTGGTTCGTACTATGCTTTTACATTGAAACGTTCCGGTGCAACGAGTGAACAGTTCGATTTCGTCATGCCAACCGGCCAGCCAACCAATAGCAATACTAGGGACACGTTGTTCAACGGTACAAGTTGGACAGATATTCCTGGCGAGACGTTGTGGTACCGCATCTACAACGATGCAGCAAAGATTACAGACGGTCAGGGTTACGATGCCGGGCAAGGAATGGTTCTGCCAAAGACAACGAGCGATCCGAATACCGGCGCTACGATCGATAACATCGTACGGAACATACCGTTCACGACTACACAGCAATACACAGCTGTCATGCAAGCTGTATTGAGTCAGACGAACAAGCAGGACAATCAGACGACCGGTCAACCAGTGTTCTCTAAGCAGCAGTATGTGCCGAAGTTGAGTTTGATGCTCGACCAGACCGTTACCGCGCTTCAGGAGACAACCGAACCGTTCATTGTTGGAACGATCCAGGACTTCAACGTCAAGGTATTGAACTCCAGCCAGGCCACGCTCGGTGGCCATCCGATACCATCTTCGTTCTTGCTTTACCACTTCGGTATCTACAAGAACAAAGTACTGATCAAGGTAGATAACAATCCACTTGACGGGTACAATAACGTTGCGCTCGTGACAGCGCTTTTGAACGGCAGCTTTACAAATGCGAAGTTCACTGTCAATACGACACCAACATCTTCTCCTACCTATCGAGTCGGTTCGGCTCAGTTGTTCACCGAGATTTACGGGGACGTCGATGGCGACGGAACGGTTACCCAGGAGGACGCCTCGGTCGCTGGATCCGTGTTACTCGGGCAGTCACTCGTATCCTCACCTACGTACCAACAGTATCTAGTTAACACGACTCCATTCGTTACCTCGAATGTTATTCAGTTCACGATTGACGGATACAGCGGTGTTGGTATGTTGGCACCGGCTGCTGTTGCGCTGACAGATGGATATACTGCATCTGTCGCAACATTGAACGACATCGCGTTCGACTTTACTTCTATTCCGAATATCACCGGCTACCCGATTGTGTTGACTGATGTCAGCAATCCGACAAACAGCGGAACATTCGTGATTGGATCAGTAATTGATCTGCACACAATCGCGATCGAAAAAACAATCGTCGATGATAACTACATTCGCGCGTTCATGCGAGCTGATGTGAATAGCAATTTCATTATCGATTTGCAAGACGTAAACGCAATCAGTAGTTATGCCGATGGTTACTCCATCGGTCAGCCTGGCAATATTGTCGGGACAACATTCCAGATTGTCGAATTGACATTGGAAGAGTATGACGAACGTTATGACGATTACTACACCGGCACAGCTGGAAATCGTAATTCGATCTTACACCAGACTCCAGATTTGATGACGGATGATTCATCGTTGGCAAGCTACAATTTCGTTGCCTCGCCGATCCCGTACACGGTAGTTCGACAGTTGACATGGCAGCCAAGCTTGGTAGCCTGCACATCGAACGCAAAAGCGGTTCCGGCTACGTTCTCGTACTTGACGTCGCCTCCTCCTCCGCCTCTGCCACCGGAGAACGGCTTCGTTCAATATCCGGTTACTACTCCGGTGGATCCGGGGCGGAACGACTTCTTTGCCCCATCAAACATAGTTGTTGGTGGTCAACTAGTAGTACCGAATGGTGACTACTTCAAAGTTGACTACGAGGTTGGAACCATCGTTCTTGAGATACCACCGATCGACTTTGCCAAAGAACACACGATCAACATTTTCACTGATTGTGTATCCGATTTCTATGGCAACGGTACGACTCGTCTTGGTTATCCGGCGATGCGATTCGCTGACGGAACATTCATTCGTAATCCATCAGGGTTGGAATTGAATCAGTGCCGGTTCAGTGTATCGTTGCAATCGTTCTATCCAAACTTGGCCGGAATCTCGACAGACGGTTACTCCGGAGTCATTGTAGACGACACGATCGGTGTATACATCGATTACACGACCGGACTCTTAACGTTGAACTTTACGCATCTTCAGGAAGACAATATTCTTCAGACGTTGAATACGAAGGTTCAGGTGACCGTTCTACTGAAGAAGGCCGGATTCAACAACAATGTTCTGTTGCTCAATTCGACACAGCTCGCGAATATTCTCGGACTGCCGTAATGACGATACGACCGTTTTAGTCTCGGTTAGCTTTTATGCTGTCTCGGTTCTTTAAGAAACATTTCGCGCTCCCGTTGCCGAAAGCACTTGGCCACGATAGCAATGCGTTGCAGATGCGAGACTTTGATCCGTTCATCAGCCCGAGTGAGTACTGTTGGGAAGACTGGGAAAAAGAAGTTCGTGTTCGATTTCCAGTGCGATGGTTCTTCAATAAAACACTTCCGAAATTATTCCGACCGATTCGTCGCATTGGCTATCGAATGGGTCGCGTTTGGTATTGGGTCCAGTGTCACACGTTGCCCTCTTACAAATTTCACATCGTCGATATCCGTGAAACTAAATCATCCCGACATTCTTATCGATTCGGATGGATTGACTCGGATGGCCGGATGCTTTTGGCGAACTTTGCCATTCTGCGAGATTTCGTAGAGAAAGAGAAACCATCGAGTCTTCGTGAATACCACACGGAGGAAGAGATCGATGCGATGGGTGCTCGGTCTCAACAAGACGCCTATGATGAGGTTATGGCGTTGTATCGATGGTGGACACTAGATCGTCATACCGAAGAGGATCGTGTCGATGGCTTGTTCGACTTGAGCGAGAAAGCTACGACATCTCAGGAGCGACATAAGCTCGTTCAGGATTGGTCACAGGCGCGTGATCAGATGAAGAACATGGAAGATGAAATGTTGATTCGTTTGATCAAAGTTCGAGGAACGATGTGGACCTGATCTGGAACTGATATATGTTCGTGCATGAGAATAAAGTGGCAAGGCTATCTCGGTAAGAACCATTCTTGGGCACATGTAGCACAAAGTATCAGTCGTGAATTAGTCCGCAAGGAACACGATGTAGAGCTGGTTAGTACCGATGGAGAGAAGACTCTTCCGGAAGATCTGAAGCCTTTTTTGAAACAGGTTCCAACGGGCCAGTACGATGCGCAGCTTACCTATACTGCTCCTGGTAATTTTCCTCGTTACTTGGCTAATGGAGCGAAGAACAGGCTAGCTATCTGGTGTTTCGAGTTCAAAGGTAAGAACGCCCTACCAGAAGGTTTCACCAAGTTCTACAAATACTGTGACCGGTTAATTCCGCCATCTCGATATGCGTACGAGATCTTTCGTGAGTCGGGTGTCCCGGAAAACATCATGACCATGGTTCCTCATGGAATTGATCTGGACCGATATCGAAATGCAAAACCGTATCCGTTAAAGACCAAGGGTAAATTCAGGATCCTTGCCAATATCGCTCAGCCACATGTAAGGAAAAATCTTCCAGGCTTGTTGGAGGTTTTCGGAAAGGCCTTCGATAAAAATGAGGATGTCTGTCTCGTCCTAAAGGTTGTGAATAAGAAACCAGAGCAACAGTTTGAGGTTTCGTTCAACGACATTTACGATACGTTTCGGCAGACGTACAAAAAGGCTGAGGTTCGGATCGTCAATGAGTTTATCACTGACATTCAGGACTTGTACCGTAGCTGCGATGCTTTGTTCACGATGACACACGCCGAAGGATTCTTCTTCCCTGGGCTCGAAGCCCTGGCCGCGGGCCTGGTCGTGGTCGCGCCGAACTTCGGCGGGCAGCTTGATTATTTGAGCCTGGATAACTCGATCTTGATCGATGGCAAGGAAGATTACGCTCCGAGAAAAGCTCTGTATTGGGAGTCAAAAATCAATACGAGTTATTTCTACCCATCGGTAGACGATGCGGTTTCGAAGCTGCGTCATTTGTACGAGAATTTCACTGAGATCAAAAAGAATCACAATGCAGCAAGCGCGCAAATTATCGAGCAATACGATTGGCGAATCGTTACCGATAAAATCATGAAATTGTGCGTCTAATCGTTCGTGACGATACGGGCACTCGTTCGTTCATGACGGGTTATGGATTTTAACCTAAGCATCGTCATTCCGGTTTGGAACAAATACAATTTCACTCGCGATTGCCTCCGTGATCTTGTCCGGCTTGGTTCCGACAACGAAATCATTGTCGTGGACAACGGAAGCACGGACGAGACGCAAGAGAAGCTGACATCGTTTCATCAAGATTTGATGAGTGAATACGAGGAAGCTTGTTATAGACGAGATCGGCGAGAAATAAACAACGACCAACTTGGTCAATTGAAGCTCATCGCGACAGCCAATCCTCCTGTCTACCACCGGCTTCCGGAGAACCGCGGTTTTGCTCAAGCATGCAATCGCGGCTACAAGTTGGCTTCAGCTCCGAATGTCCTGTTCCTAAACAATGATATTCGAGTTCGCTCGGACCACCACAACTGGACCGTGCCGCTGTTTCAGGCAGCGATGCGAGGGGAACTGGCCGGACCAACCGTAGGTCACCTCAACCCCGCTCTGAACTTCGTTCGAGAGGACGGAGTGTTTGGTGATGGCACGTTGGTAGACTACTTGTCTGGCTGGTGTTTGGTAGGTTCGAAGAAGGTCTTCGACAAGTTGGTCCTGCCTGGTGATGAAGGGCCGTTCTCTAGTGAGTTCGGCCTTGCTTACTTTGAGGACACCGACCTGTCTATGCGAGCCATGAGCGCTGGAATAGCGATGTCTACTGTTCCTGTGCCGGTCACCCATTTCGGCAAGATGACAAGTAAGGCGCTCGATACAGCTTCTTTGTATACGAAGGCACGCCAGATCTTCACAAAGAAATGGGCAGACAAACTAGTTTGGGATGCCAATCTTCACATTAAATGGGGTGCAGTATGAGCCTAAAAGAACGAGCGTTAATTTATCTGATCGCGATCCTGTTAAGTGCAGGCATCGTGTTCATCATCGTCAAGCAAACTGATCTGGCCAAGCAACAGAAAGCAATTCAGGATCAAAACGTCGCTACTCAGCAGTTAGCAAACAACGTCATTCGTGCCCAGGACAGCTACGCTACAAAAGCGGACATAGCTAGTCTTGCTACGGCAAACGATGTCAACTTGAAAACTATCCAGGATAACCTAAACGGGCTTGGGGCAAAAGTAGATGGCATCAATGTTGTTTCGGTTTCGACAATTGGTCAAAATGTTACGAACGCCAAGTCAACCGGTACCGATACAAATGTCGATGCCGGTCCTCCTCCGTCGATTATCTGTGATGGAAAGTCTGTGGCGTGTCCGGACCCTTATGGCTACGCCAAGACAGCTCCAGAGCTTAAACTTAATGAAGATGTATCCGATGGTGGGGTTCCGATTCCGATCGGCCAAGTATCTTTTTCTTCATGGAGCCCGACTCCATGGGATTACCAGGTTTATCCACGCAAGTATACCGTGGTTACGGTGATTGGCAAAGATGCGAATGATCGCGACTATGTCTACAACAAGATGATGATCGACTCAGATGGGAAAACATATGCCGTTCCGATCGACTCCTCAAGATTTGAACAACAAGTTCCCGCTGCTTCGTGGTCTTTCTGGAACCCACGTCTCTACATGGGTATCAGCGGTGGCCTCGCACTACCAGCTCATAACTTTGACGTTGTGCCATCGTTGGCAGTTTCACTTATGTCCTACGGGGAGTCGAAGACGACGCCGGATTGGACTTTCTTGGATGTTGGTATTGGTTATGCGGTGGTTAACCGTAATCTGGCCTTACTTGTGACACCGGTTAGTTACAACATCGGACAGCATTTCCCGTTGATGAAGAACCTGTATCTCGGTCCTACACTCGGGTTCGATACTGGAGCTAATTGGTTGTTCCTTGGAACACTAACTGTGGGGTTGTAACATGAAACAGTTTACCTTAACTAATCATGCGGTAGAACAATTCGCTAGTCGATGGCTACCTGATCATGCAGCGTGGCACGCCGAGCAAGACCTTCATGCTTTGATGAGCACGGCTAAGAAGGTTGGCCGGACTCGCGCGGGTGATATCATCTATGCCTCGGGTCATCGCCCGGAAGTCCGGATGGTGGTGAAGGATCGTAATGTATGTGTAACCGTTCTTCCTCCTCGTGACGAGGATGGAAACGAAGATATGTTGTTGATGCAAGAGTATTACGAAGAGAACAAGTTACGTGGTGCCGAGCGTGTCGCGGCACTTGAAAAGAAGATCCTCGATATAGATAACCAGCGTGAAGAACTAAAGGATATCTATCGAAATGAAATGGAACAGTTACAGGCTAAGAGAAATGATCTAACTTCGGAACTCTCTTGGATAAAAGGACAATGATGCTACATCTGATGACACTGACATGGAACGGGCTCAGTATGTTACGAACCCTCAAGGTCTCGCTCATGCCTGCTCTGGAAGGTATCGAGCATACCTGGCATATCAAAGACAACGGTTCGGAAGATGGCACGGTTCAGGAAGCCCGGACCTGGGGCCCTAATGTCCGTGTCTATGAGTATCCTAACAACCGTCAGAACTTCGCCGAAGGCATGAACTACATCTTCAACCAAGCCGCTCCGGAAGACAACGATGTCGTCATGCTATTGAACAACGATGTTGTTCTACAAGACACCGGGTCAATTCAGGCGATGCTTGATTGCCTTGATGACCGAACGTGCGTCGTCGGGGCTCGACTGATGTTTACCAATGAACCGAAGAAACTGCAACATGCTGGAGTCTATTTTCCTACGCATAAGGGTGGGATGCCGTGGCATTTTCGTGCCGGTGAGACGGTAGATGATCATGCCAAACAGAATCGCTACTTCCAGTCCGTAACGGGAGCCGTGTTGATGACACGAGCCGGAGACTATCGTAATGTTTGGACTCAAAATAAGAGTGGTATCGGGGGTATGGACGAGAAATATCAGTGGGCGTTTGAGGATATTGATCTGTGCCTGGCCATCAGGAAGGCGACAGCTAAGAATGTCATCTATTGTGGGGCTACTAATATCCTGCATGCCGAATCCGTTACGCTTCTCAAGAATCCGGTAAACCGTTTATTCATGTCATCCAACGTGAAACATTTTCGTAGCAAATGGGCAGATAAATACATTGTCGATAGTGAATCATATGAAAAGGATCCGAACTATGGCCTCCAAGAAAAAACCAGCCACGAAAACATTGTCGCCTCAACGAACAATTCAACATCAACTTAGCGTAGAATTAGAGGGTATTTTTGCTCGCTACATAAACAGCTCTGGCATAAAGTGGATGGAGAAACAGAAGTGTCTTGAGTTCAGTCTTGACGAAACGGTTACGTTTGAGCATCTAACGAAACTATCCAAATTGTTTGGAACAAAAGATATCTGCTTCACGGCTGAAGCCGAAGCTTACAGCGGGTGCGGCGATGGTTGTTGTAGCCCGGATGTTGAGAAATCGATCTGTATTACAGTGGCGAACGTTACGTATCCAAAAAAGAAGTAATGTTTCGTGCCAACCCATACGACATGACCGTTCCGTACAGCTATTCAAGACCTATTGACCTTAGAGGTTTCGTGGAGGTGTTCTATTCTAACATGAACATCGACGAATCGAAACGGATGGAAGATCAATATCTGTCGCAAGACATGATGGCTGTTCATAATGGCCGATATACAATCGACGTTGGATACTATGGTGAGCATGTCATCGTGATCAATGTGTTTACTGGAAAAGGATGGCAGGAGTCATCTGTCATGCAAATCTATTGTGATACGTACGACAAACTGTATGAACAGCTGGACATAGTGCTTAGAATTTTCAGCAGGATGTAAGGAAGATATGAGTGATAGACAAAAAGTATTGGTCACCGGTTCGCTTGGTTTCATCTTTTCGAATTTTCTACGCAAGGCTATTTACGAAAAGCATCCGTACACTTTCACTAGTATTGATCGGGTATCTCGAAAGAATCACCTCAACTCAGTCTACGCAAACAAGAATCACCAATTCTATATTGTGGATGTTTGCGACGACCATATTATGGACAACGTATTTTCTATTGAAAATCCAGATATAGTCATCCACGGTGCTGCCGAAACATTCGTTGATACATCGATTGAGAACCCGAACATCTTCGTTAAGAACAACATTCTAGGCACCCAGAATGTCATCAACGCATGTGTCAAACACAAGGTTGGTAGACTGATCTACATCAGCACGGATGAGGTCTATGGTCAACTTGCTGATGGCGAGGCGCCGTGGAGCGAAGACAACCCACTTGGTCCTCGGAATCCGTATTCAGCATCGAAGGCATCCGGCGAACTGCTCGTGCGAGCGGCCTCGGCAACATTTGATTTACCCTTTAACATTGTTAGACCGTCAAACAATTACGGACCACGCCAGACGCCGGAGAAGTTCATTCCCAAGATTGTCAAGTGCATCATGGATAAGACACCGATCCCTGTTTACGGGCAAGGGTTGCAGTTGCGTGATTGGACCCACGTGTTCGATAACTGTGCAGCCATTTTGACGATCATGAAGTCAGCTCCGCCGAACGAAACGTACAACGTATCGGCTTGCCAGGAGTTCTCCAATATTGAGGTTGTTCATGAGGTTTGCAAAGTAATGGGAGCGGGACATGATTTGATCTCGTTTGTCAAAGATCGCCCCGGCCATGACTTTAGATATGCTGTCGATACAACGAAAATTAAGAACCTGGGATGGACCCCTGGAATCAAATTCCGGAACGGAATTGCCAACACAATTGAGTGGTATCAAAACAACAAATTCTACCTAAATCTCTGAGAATTAAGCGATATATGATGAGTGCGAAGTCAGTAACAACAGAAAACATTCGTGAGGAATTAGTGGACGACTTAAAAGACAAAACAAACACAGATAGTGAAGCACTCGACCCAACCAAACTAGCAGCATTGAAGGCTAAGCTTGCTCAGAAAGCAGATATGGCAGCCAAAGTAGTAGAAAAGAAAACGCGATCGATCAGAATAGGAGTGGTTGGCTCTGGCCAAGCCGGATCAAGACTAGCCGAGGCGTTTTACAAGAACGGTTATGACACGATCGTTATCAACACGGCTACACAGGATTTGAAGTTCATCGATGTCCCAGAATCTAATAAACTCTTATTAGACTACGGTCTTGGTGGAGCCGCCAAAGAACTTTCGATTGGTCATGCTGCTGCCGAAGCACATAAAGATTCGATTGCCGAGCTTATTTCGGCGAAACTGGATTCTGCACAAGTCAACCTACTATGTATCAGTTTGGGTGGCGGTTCTGGAGCTGGTTCTTGCGAGACTATGGTCGATATTCTCAGCAGCACGGGGAAGCCGCTCGCTGTTATGGCGGCGCTACCGATGAATGCCGAGGACGCCCAGACAAAACACAATGCTCTGGAGACTCTGGCCAAGCTTTCGAAATTTGCACAAACGAAAAAGATCAACAATCTAATCGTAGTGGATAATGCGAAGATCGAATCGATCTATTCGAACGTTAGCCAGTTGGATTTCTACAAGGTAGCAAACCGTGCGATTGTTGAGCCGGTCGATATGTTCAACACGCTTAGTTCGATGCCTTCGGACGTAAAAGGTTTGGATCCGATGGAGTGGGGAAAGTTGCTTACGGATGGAGAAGGTTTGTCGGTATACGGTGAGATGGTTGTCAAGAATTATGTTGGTGAAACGGCTCTGGCTGAGGCTGTTATGGAAAATCTGAACGGAAACTTGTTAGCTGGAGGATTCGATTTGACGCAATCGCGTTATGTCGGAGTGATTTTGACTGCTCCCAAGGCAGTATGGGATCGGATTCCATCAATGCATACGAATTATGCGTTGGCGATGGTGAACGAGCAGTGTGGAAACCCGAAAGGCGTTTTCAAGGGTATCTATACGATCGAAGATGGTACGGATGAAGTCAAGATCTACAGTTGGTTTGCCGGACTCGGGCTTCCTGAGTCACGTGTCACCCAACTAAAGAACGAATCCAAATCGTTGAGCGAAAACGTCCGAACAAAAGACGCAGCTCGTAATCTGACATTGAATCTAGACACAGGCGTTCATGACACTATTAACGAAGCTCAAAAGATTCGTGAGAAGGTTGCAGCTAATCGTTCATCATTTGGTAAGCTGATGAATAACGTAATTGATAAACGAAAAGGATAAGTATGACAAAAGACGATGAGGCAGTCTCGAAATCAGCTCAGGTAACGCAGCTAGCGAAGCAGATATTTGCCGAGCGTTGTGGTCAAAACAAAGACCTTGATGATTTTCTAGGTTGGTTCATTTCTTCTGAAGAGAAAGCTGAGGTAATCAAAGCTGAGGAATTGAATCGTCAGTACCAAAGCCATACTGCTAATTCCTATCATAGTATGGCGCCTAGTTGGGTCGGTACTGACGACCCAAATGATCCTTGGACAAGTGCAAAGAGTTACATGTACACGAATGACCCGTTTTCGGAGGACACGTACGAGGAACGTGAAAAATCTGCATTAGCTCAGCTAGGGACTCTTGTCGATAAAGAGGTCGAGTTATCTTTCTTTTTAGCAAAGAGATTCGTGGACCGCCGTTTGAAGGTCCTGAAGTAAGGAAAAGATGACTGATAAGAAAGAAAACGTCGAAGAGGTTGAGTCGGTAGTCTCGGACAAACAAGCTCGAATGACCGAGATTGCCATGGCGATCTTTACAGGTCGTTGCGCCTCGAATGAGGAACTCAAGGCTTATCTTGATTTATTCATTTCTTCGGATGAAAAGCAACTCATTCGAAGTAAAGAAGCGAAAGAACGAGAATATCGTAAGCAGGTCTATGAGAAGGCCAAAGCAGAGTACGAGGAAAGCCTAAAGGTTCCCCTCCAGTATGAAGGGGACAATGATGAAGACTTTATTTTCAAACCTTTGGAAGAACTGATGAAACGTGAACGTGAACGCGATCGGGAACGTCAGGACTATTGGGGTAGTTCCGGTGTATCGACCTCGCCCTATTCTCGTCGAGTTGGTTATGATCCGAGTACGTTTGATAAGCAGAAACGCATGGAAGAAATGATGCGTAAGATTGCTACAATTAAGGGTGGCTATCCTGGTGTATATCCTGGCAGCCCGATCGCTCCGAAGACATGGCCAAGTAAGAATTTTCCCATGAGTCCTCCTCAGGCTCCGGTCGATGGCCCAACCTACGATGACCAAGCAAAGGGAAGACTTGCTCAACTGGCCGAACAAATGAACAAAGAAATCGAGATGGCGTATTTCTTAGCCAAGTTGTTCGTTGATCGAAGATTGCGAGTATTGAAATGAGTCCGAAAGATGCGCTCGAAATTGCGATGGGTAGGTTACATATTCCAAGGTTTACTCGAAGAGGCTCTTCGTTTGGGCCGGGACAGCTTGTGGGTAGTTTGCCAAAAGAGGTTCGGGAAGCATTAGCGTCGTTGAGAGCTGAAGATATCTCGAATCTTCGATGGGACGACCCTGGAATTTGGTCGAATTCATACAATCCTCCACCTAAACGATTTTCCTCACGTTACTTCAAGTAGCGAGTAACGGAAGCAACGGTTCGTTATATAGGTTGGTATGAATTTAGACGGTATCGGACTTTTCATTTGGAAGATTTCTGCGTGTGAAAGCGGATCGTGGGAAGCGATCGTAAAGAAAGCTTCTCTTGCCGGGGTGTCGTGGCTCGCTGTCAAAAGCGGAGATGCGTACCGAAACAATCAATGGAGCAGCAAGATTGCTCCAGATATGATCAAGCAGGCACATGATGCTGGGCTTCTCGTCCTTACGTGGAACTATTCAAAGCCTACGACGTGGGCTCCTGAAACTCACCATATCCATTCGTTATTCGAAGAAGGAGTCGATGGTCATATCATTGACGGGGAATCCGAATGGGAAGGGTTTCAAAGTGACGCGGAACTCTATCTATCACAACTTCGTAAGAAGATCGGGAAAGACAAGTTCTTAGGTTACAGCACGTTCGCCTTCTACAACTTTCACGGAACATTTCCGTACGGCCAATTTGGTCGCTACTGCGATGCCGTATTTCCCCAACTTTACTGGACCGAGCAGAATCAACCGATGCTTCAGGCAGCGGACTTGATGGACAAGGGAATGAAAGACATGGCGAAGGCCTATACCGACGCTGTAAAGCCTATCTACCCAATCGGGTCTGCCTATGGCAAAGGTTATCATAATGTGAAGGGTCTGTTCAGCACGGAGGACATGCGAACATTCATCAAACGCTATCGTGGATCATACCCATCACTCTATGCTTGGGACGGTGCTGGGCCGAAGGTCTTCGAGGCTATTAGTGATATGCATGATCTTGGGGACCTAGATCAGGATCGAGTAGATGAACCGGTTACCGAGTCACTTGACCCGAACCAGCCCATTCCGACGCCTGAGGAGCTTGCCAAGGCACAATCGTTGGTTGCAGCACACCAGGCTAAGCTTCGGGCTTCCCAGTCTCATATCACGCCCGTGCCGCCAGCAATGGCAGCAGCAAAGATGAAGGCCGGATTACCACCGAGCTATGGCCCGTTATCGCGACCCGTGACTCCGTCGAAGCCACTCAACGTTCCGGCGCCCGTTCCGGCACCGCAACCAATTACGATTCCACCAATTGATATAGAAGTCTCGGATGACGAGCCAGAATAAACCAACGATTGCGGATCTAAAAAATGCTGATCCCGATCCGTGCCCACTCTGCGTTCGGCCAAATTACCATCCGACTGATCATCATATGGTTCCTAAAACGCGAGGAGGCAAGGTTACGAAAACACTATGTCGGGATTGTCATCGGACAATCCATGCGTTCTTCTCTAATAAAGAACTTGAGAGGCAATACTTCACCGTTGAAGCCTTGATGACTCACGAGGCATTTACCAGGCAGATCCAATGGATCTCGAAACAGCACGGGCGCGTTCACATAAAGCTTGCGAATAGTCAACGAAATCGTGGTCGAAACGGATAACCTATATCTGGTGATATGACGATGCTTTCCAACCCAATCGATATAGATTAGGGTATGGCAAAGATCAGATTAATGGGAAACTTCTCCCAGATTATTGAAGAGACAGATTTCGAATTCTTATCCGTATTGGATCAGCATCTTTCTTTCGTTGTTCCGGGAGCGCAGTATACGAAAGCGTTTCGGGGGTGGCAAGATAAGAAGGGAAACTTCCAGCGTTGGGATGGAACGCGAAAGATCATGACCAGTACGTTGGTCTTTCCTACCGGGTTGATTCCTCGGATCGAGAACTTCTTTCGTGATCATCACAAGAAACTCGACATCGTTGATGAACGAGAGTCGTTCGGTCCGGCAACACCGATCGATATCGAAGCCAGGTTAAAGCAACTGAACAAGGTCCCGTATCCCTATCAGGTTGATGCGGTCGTGGAAGCCAAGAAACATGAACGTGGAATTATCAAGCTAGCTACGGGTGGTGGCAAGAGCTTAATTGCCGCGATGTTGGCCGCTGCGTATGGTAAGAAAACGATCATCTATGTTATCGGCAAGGATCTTCTTTACCAGTTCCATGATTTGTTCACGTCTATTTTTGGCAAGAAAGTTGGTTTGATCGGCGACGGACAATGTACGATCGGAGATATCAACATTGCTTCGATCTGGACTGTAGGCAAAGCGTTTGGAATGAAGAATGCGGAGATCTTACTTGATTCGGATGATGGAGAAACTGAACTTAAGGGGCGGGACGAGGAGATCCAGAAGCTCGTTGCGGACGCCAAATTGCATATTATTGACGAATGTCATATGGCAGCCTGTGAAACAATCCAGAGTATCTATAAAACTTTCGACTCGGCAGAACGTATATATGGGTTGTCGGGTTCGCCTTGGCGGGACGATAACGCCGATCTCCTTATCGAAGGTATTTTGGGTCGCTATATTGTTGATATTCCGGCGTCATATCTGATAGCTCGCGATTTTCTCGCTAAACCGATTATCAAATTTGTGGCTGTCCCGGCTCTTGATGAGCCACCGCCAAACAACTATCAATCTACATACAAGGCCTATGTCGTAGAAAATCCACAACGAAATGCTCTCGTCGTAAAAGCGGCAAAGGCAATTGTTGCGCAAGGTTATCAGACGCTCGTATTGTTTAACAGTTTGGCCCACGGTGAAATTCTCTACAATTTGCTCAAAGACGAAATCCCCTGCGAAATCCTGAACGGTTCGAACGATCAGAAAACACGAGATAGCGTAAAAGAACGCCTAGCCTCTGGCGAACTAAAGTGTGTCCTGGCGAGTAAGATATTCGACATCGGTGTCGATATCCCATCTCTATCCGGCCTCGTCGTGGCGTGTGGAGGAAAGTCTACGGTTAAGGCGATCCAAAGAATTGGTCGAGTCATTCGGAAGTACCCTGGAAAGAAAGTCGCAGCGATTGTTGACTTCGCCGATAACGTAAAATTTTTGGACAAGCATTCAAAGATCCGGAAAAAGATTTATGAATCGGAAGACGGATTCGAAGTGACCTGGGTGAAAAGAAAGAGGCGAAAATGATCCGTTCGTCTCGGTGTCGAGACCGTGACCGGATCAGGTATTACAGTGTGGGCGGGGAACGATAATGGCCACGAGAAAGAAGACACCAATGCAACAGCAAGCTTTGCTTCAGGCAGATTTGATCGATACGAGCAGCAAACTCTACGACAATTTTTTCGCCAAGATGAAAGGCGTCGAAACGTCTGAGCCTCAGACGTGGTCGTTGCCTCAGATCATTGGGTACTTTGTATATCGCTTCGAGAAGCACTTTGGGGTGAAGTATACTTTCAAGCTCGATCGTGTTCCGTCGAAGTCGTACGAGACGTTTCAGGCCAAGCGTTTTGTGCGGATGTTGGCGCCGAACAACGGGGGCGCGAACGTCAAAGAATACATCGATTGGGTCTTCGACAAGAAGGTTAACCAAGCCAAGTTCCGCGTCATTGGATTCATGGCGAACGAGAGTTTCGTAACAGAGTTCAAGATGAATCGGGTGCGCAGTTTGGAGATTAGTCGGTCTACTATTTTGACCCCGACGATCATCAAGATCCTGGAAGATTTCGGGATTAAAAATGTCGTTACGTACGGAGATTTGGCCTTTATGAAAGGCGCATTGGATGGCGGTGAAGAGTCGTATGAGGAGCCGTTTAATAAGCTGATCGAGGTAGGGTTCGATATATCTTCTCTGAAGAAGGTTAAGTAGCCTTCCAGGAAGGCCGAATGAATCCCGAACCAGGTAATTATGTTAAAGTGCTTTTCAATAATGGCACGGCGGCGGAGGGATTTGTTCGTTCTTGGTCAGATCATAAATCTGTTCTTGAGACTGAAGCTCAGGATAGCTTTTTCGTTATTCAGAACACAGAGAATTCAGTTCTCGCTATTAAGATTTTTCCTGGTTATCGACACACGTCGATTGCCCAAAAGGAATTTGAAGATGTACGAGCGCTACCTCGGGATCAAAATAACATAAAGAAACTTGCCGAGTTGCGCACAGAACTCAACAGGCAAGAACGAGAAGCATTCTTCAACCAAGCTACGTCCCATGAGTTGGGGCAGATTCAACCGGTGCAATATCATGTATTCAATGTCCCCCAGGCTACCGAGGAGCGAGGGTCTCAACAGCATTCCGCCCCGCAAGCTCCAAGAACGAATCTTCGAACTCGTCAAGGCGTGCCCAACGTGCAGTGGTCGCAAACCCCGCATAACCGACAACCTCGCTGACGGTATCTGCGAAGCCTGCTCGATTCGTTCTATTGCAATCCGTCGTTATGCGGAGAGCAATGTGCCGGTTGAGTATTGGGACCTTGGAATGAATGACTTCCGCGGCGCTCCTAGGTTGAAAGAGATCTATGATTCGGTTGCTAGCGACTTACAAGGTGTATCAAGTAAGGGGATGAGCATCTGCCTGGCTGGTACACATGGCTGTGGCAAAACTATGACTGTGACGAATATAATCAAGATTGCCAGCATCAAGGGCTTTCTATGTTTGTATACGACTCTCAGTGATATCGTAAGTATCCTACTATCTAATGAGATCGATGATAAATACATTGCCAGGAAGGAGCTGATCAATGTTGACTATCTTGTCATTGATGAATTCGACACTCGATTTATGGCTTCTGAACAGGCTTCGGACCTTTTCGGACGCACAGTGGAAGGCGTGTTTCGAACAAGATCACAGAACCGTCTCCCCACCTTTTTCTGTACGAACAGTCCTAACATTTCTGAGGCTTTTCAAGGTTCTATCAAGGATTCACTCTCCTCACTAATGAAGGGGTACGTGAAAAACGTGATCGTGATCGGTGACGACTTCCGCAAGATCGGCAAGAAGGGTTGATATGACGTTTACAGAGCTTGATATTGCGGTACTTAAAGTAATTCTCGACAACAAGAAATACGCTTTGGAGTTCTCTTCTGAATGTGAAGAGCGCGTATTCACAAATGATTTGTGGCGCTTCGGTAAACTGGTGATTGACTACATCAAAGTTTACAAAGAGGTTCCGACCCGAAAAGTCTTGAAGGATGTCTATGCCAAGAACAACGATTCGTTGGGAAAGTACATCGATCAGACTTGTGATGAAATTGATAAAAGTGCGCTGAACGATCGAGAGTTCAAACACAACCTCAATTTACTAAAGGAACGATACGCGAAAAGCCTGATCGAAGGTCTTCGAGGGGAAGACTTAAGCAGCACGGACGTAAAGAAAAGCATTCAATCGATTCAGAATGTGGTCGAACGAGTTCGTGGTCTCTACAAGAACAAAGTTTACGACCAGAAAACGCTGAAGGATTCGATCCCTGAATTTCAGACCAGACTCAGAGCGAAGATTACTGACCCGAATTTCGGCCGTGGAATTCTGACGGGCTACAACTTCATAGATTACCAGACCAACGGTCTGCGTCCCGCCGAGCTGTTTCTTGTTGCCGGAGAATCAGGCTCGGGCAAGTCGATGTTGCTGATGAATATGGCCATTCAAATGTGGCTTCAGTCGAACAAGCCTGAGTTTATTCCGAAGACCATGAAAGGCAATCCTGCTTATGTTCCAGCGGAATATAAGAAGGGATGCAATGTGCTGTATTTCTCCCTTGAAATGCCGTACGAACAATGTCTGAACCGTGTATTGTCCAGAGTAGCAGATGTTCCGTACAAGAGCATTCGTGATGGAACGGTGCGCGAGGACAATTTCGCTAAACTTCAACAAGGACTGAAGTTCGTCAAAGACTATCCGTTTGAATTCGAGATCGTCGATATCCCGCGTGGGGCTACGGCCGAACAACTTGAGCTTATCTTCAACGATACGAAGCTTAAGTTCACTCCCGATGTTGTCGTTGTAGATTACCTCGGGTTGATGGAATACGAAGGGGAAATGGACGACTGGTTGAAGCTCGGGAAGATCTCCGAAAAGCTTCATGAGTTCGCTCGTATCTTCAACGTGTGCGTTCTTTCAGCTGTCCAGTTGAACCGTATGGCAAAGTCAAAAGACGCGGGTCAAGAAGCCATCGGTCAGCACCGCATCGGACGTTCCGCTTTGATCATTCAGAACGCGAACATTGCTATGCAGATCGAGAAGCGTCTCGATGAGGGTATGCACAATGATATGTTGGTTCACTTCATCAAGAATCGTGATGGAGAAATGGTAAAGGGCCGATTGCTCAAAAACTTTGCGAACTGTGCATTGCTAAACGACTACGGTGCGGACATTGTTGGCAACGACAACAGCGAAGATATCTCAGATAGATTGAAGCAACTAGGAGAAGTGTGAATCAGTTACCTTGCCAAAACTGCGGACACGATTTTACGCCGAAAGACAAAGGCTACAACGCTAAGTATTGTTCAAAGAAATGCAGAAACAAGGCTGCGGCACTCAGGTTACCAAAGGCAATTAAGCAATCGCAACGGAAGCGTAGTTACATAAGAATCAAGGATAATCCTGAAAGATATGCCACACATCTTTCACAAGGCCGCAGTTCAGCCAAGGTTGTTAGATCTTGGTTGGCTGAATACAAAACAGAACGCGGCTGTATTGATTGTGGTTACAATAAGCATGCTGCTGCGCTTCAAATAGATCATAACGGCCCGAAGACAGCAACCATATCTGATTTGAGATCGTCTAAGGAAAGAATTATTGCCGAAATTGAATCAGGCAAGTGTGTTGTTCGTTGTGCCGTTTGTCACGCTGTCAAAACGTGGGCTGGAAAGAACGGTATCAAATACGAACCTTCGATGGCGAGGAAATCATGCTAAAGAGACTGATTGATAAACTCTTTCTAATAAAAGAGATTCGTAGTAAACTTGGTGTCCTGCATTTTCGTAGATACCAATTACTAAAGACGCCGTGGTTCAAAGTGTATTTACATCATATTTTACAAAGCGACCAAGATAAACACATGCATGACCATCCTTTTAACTTCACTAGTTTCATTCTGCGCGGTGGTTATCGTGAGGACTGGGCTGCGTCACCTTATTGGTCGGACATTAAGGAGAGGTATGTCACGGCAGGCTCGTTGGTTCGGCATGATCATACCGACGCGCATAAACTTACGCTAACCACTCCCCAGGTTTGGTCGTTGGTCTTTGTTAGCGGGGAAACGTGGGACTGGGGCTACCAGACCGAACGTGGATGGATGCAGCACGAGACGTATCGTGCGCACAAAAACGCGGGATACTTCAATGATCACTCTTCCTAATACACTTGCTCCGGGGTCGAACACGTCGTATGGACAAAAAGACTATATTACCGGAAAACTTGATAACGAAAATGAATTGCTGCAAACGATTTATAGGTCTCGAATCCTGACGACCAAAAACGACAACGATAACTTCACGTACGTTGTGTTGAACACGAAGGTTTTCTCTATCAAGTTAGTCATCGGTCACACAAAGAGCCAGGTGTTCTCGTCACCAGCATTCATGTTCGAGCCCTTTCAAGACTGGACTATGGTTCAGAAGCTATCCATTGAGGTCTGTTATCAAGCAGATATGATGAAGCATTTCCCTGGCAAGCGTCGCGGTATCAATCCTGGCGAACTATTCAAAACCCTGGAACTTGGCGACTGTTTCGAGGCTACGTATATTGACAACAAAGGGTTTGTCACGTTGGAGCAGACTATACAGATAGTCAATGAGTGCGTTCGGAAGTCACGAGCGTACATGGTGATGATGTAGAAACGGACCAGATGAAAGAAGATTTCGAAGAAGTAGCTGAGGCCGTGCGCGTAGAATATGACGAAAACACGGATGAATTGTACATTGTCTTCAAGGTACAGGATACTCGTTACAAACAGTTCATCAAACAAAACTGGACCGGAGATATATCATTCCGTATAATCAATAAGAAACTAGTTCTATTCAAGGAATGATATGTTGCGCACTGTTGGAGAAATGAAACCAATTACCGAGACCAAGAAGTACGATGACTTCATGAAGCTCGGTCGAGACCTTGTGAATCATTTAGGGACTCATCTTGATGTAACGGTCGAGCTAGTGCATTTCATACGCTATGTACAAAGTGATGAGACGTTATCAATTGTCTTTGATCAAGATTTTAAGCCACGTACATCATCCAAGATTGATATGGAAGAAAGCCGTTGGTGCTACCATACATCGGATGGTGTTATGTTCGAAATACCAGTCTCGAAGATTGGTGTTACGGCTGATCCGATGATCAAAAATGCCATGCAATCAGCAGAGGGTCTGAAGAATCTTACCGAATCTTTCTATATAAAACAACGTAAAGCAAAGGAAGCACGTGATGCCCAGTTATGAACACAAATGTAAGAATGAAGAATGTAACCACGAGTTTGAAGATTTCTATTCTATTACGGCGCCTGTACCAGTTTGTCCGACGTGTGGATCCGAGGCACAGAGGCTTATTTCGGGTGGTAGCGGGCGGGGTATTGTTGAGCTTACTGGTCAAGACCTCAAAAACAAGGTTAAGGCTGACGTCCGAGATATGAAGCACCGAATGAACACTGATGTGAACTATCGGGCCAACTTGGTTGGCGAAGAACGCTACAACAAAAATGTTACCAGCAGGGACTAATACTTAGGACTATTAGTAGAGGTTTGATGCCGATATACGAGTACTCTTGTAAGGAACACGGTGTGTTCGAAGCCGTTCATAAGATGAACGAACGGATGATCAATTGTCCTCAGTGTATCGAGGAAAAGAAGTTGGAGTACACGTGTGAGGCTTGCAAAGCCGTATTTATCCACGAAGAGGGGATTACGTACTGCATCTATTGCACGCAACATGAGCTAGGTTCGCCCGTTTTTGCCAAGCCAGACAGACTAATCAGTAAGACATCTTTTCAGCTAGTGGGCGGTGGCTGGGCCCGGGACAACTACGGTAAATAGCCATGGCCGGAGACACCAAACAAGGACTGAAGCGCTCGATCAAAGTATTGAAGTTTTTGCTTTCTCTGGATGATGTCGAACTCATCAAATCGACCATCGAACAAGTCATCGACAACCTCGAAGACGAGGAGTCGAAACGCTCTGAAAAGCTTATAAACAAGTAGTTTTGGGCCTGTTACGGAAGTGTCGCGGAAGTATCGTGCAGTATAGGAATATTGAGCTATTAACTATACGTTACAAAGAGATACACGTTGACATTAGATGAAGTTTATCAAGAAAGTTGGCATAATGACGATAAGCCCGCAAACGCGGGATATCGAACATATGGTGCAATCTAATTCTGCCACCACGCTTAACCGTCTGGCAGTTTTTGCATTTCTAGTGTCAATATTTCACGATAGGAAAATATGATATCACATCAGGAAGCCCAACAATTAATGTCTGAGTTTGTTCGACTCAGAAAAAAAGCGAAGTCAGACCCAAAATGCAAATTTGAGCTACAAAGGCTAGAAACACTATGTATGGAGAAGTTCCGGTACCTCGTTACGATGCGTACGAACAAGTACAAAGGTTTCAGTAATCACGAAGACTTAATGCAGGAGGGTTATGAGGCGTTGTTGAAAGCGATGAATAATTACAATCCCAACAAAGGTAATTTCTTTTGGTGGGTCCACAAATATATTGACACGAGGATTAGTCGGTCAGCTAATCTACATACAACAATTCGGTATCCTTTGAAGTTCGCGAAGAATACTCCTCCTCATAAAGAATCGACTATGCCGATTATGATCGAGCCGCGTTTCAATCCGGATGTAATCTTGGAGGACGACCAACTCAAGCGGGCAGTCGAGATCGCCATGAAGGATCTCAGTACAGATCAGCGCGAGGTCGTGTCACTCGCTTTCGGTTTTACAGGGGACAAGCCCTTGTCGATAAACAAGATCTGCAAACGTAAGAATCTCTCCCGGCCATCGTGCATGAAGACGATCAACTCGGCACTTGGCGTTATCCGGGAGAATATCAAACTATAACTAGCTAACGCTCAGTGTATTGGCACTAACTTACTCGATACTACCTCGTGTCGTGACGGGATAGTTCTTATCTAAAGGTTCAGAATGACAAAATCAAAATACAATTATCAACAAGTCCTAGATGCCTCACTAACCTACTTTGGAGGCGATGAATTCGCCGCAAAGTTGTTTCCTGATAAGTACGCATTGACTGCGGAAGATGGCGTCTATGACGAATTGACTCCGGACGATATGCATTGGCGTCTAGCGAGTGAATTCCATCGCATCGAGTCGAACTATGCCAATCCGTTATCAAAGCAGGCGATCTACGATCTACTCAAGGATTTCCGCTATGTTGTGCCGCAGGGATCTCCTATGGCCGGGATTGGTAATCCGTATCAGATTATGTCGATCTCGAACTGTTTCGTGCTGAACTCACCGCTTGATAGCTATGCCGGGATCATGCAAACGGATCAAGAGCAAGCTCATATCATGCGACGTCGTGGAGGAGTCGGTTTCGACCTGTCGAATATTCGCCCGAAAGGGCTTCCGACCAAGAATGCCGCGAAGACAACCGATGGCATCGGTATCTTTATGGAACGGTACAGTGCTACATGTCGCGAGGTCGCTCAGAACGGTCGTCGTGGCGCGTTGATGCTGACCATTTCGATTCACCATCCTGAGATCTTAACATTCATCAAGATCAAACAGAACAAGAAGAAAGTCACCGGAGCGAACGTGTCGGTTCGTGTCTCGGATGAATTTATGCAGGCAGTTAAAGACGATCAGGAATACGAACAACGTTGGCCAGTCGATTCTTCTGATCCATTGGTTTCGAAAAAAGTGCGTGCCCGTGAAGTTTGGGATCAATTGATCGAATGCGCGCATGCCTCGGCCGAGCCCGGAATCTTGTTCTGGTCCACAGCCGAGAAGTACAGCCCTGCCGATATCTACAAGGACTTCGGCTTCCGCAGCACGAGCACGAATCCGTGCGGAGAGATTATTCTTTCACCAGATGACTCGTGTCGTCTATTGCTGGTTAATTTAATGGGGTTCGTGAAACATCCGTTTACTGACAAAGCAAGTTTCGATTACAAGAAGTACGGTGAAGTGGTTGTTCAGGCTCAACGATTGATGGATGATATTATTGATTTGGAAACCGAATGTGTCGATCGGATTCTGGCCAAGATCCATGCAGATCCCGAGCCTGCCAATATCAAACGTCTGGAGGTTGAACTCTGGGAACGTATCAAGAAGGCCTGCTTGAGCGGTAGACGCACAGGATTAGGCATTACGGCGCTTGGAGACGCCCTAGCAGCCCTCGGCATCCGTTATGGCTCCGATGAGTCGATCCGGGTTACAGAAGAGATTTACAAGGGATTGGCGGTCAATGCGTATCGTTCGACGTGTATCCTGGCTGGCGAGCGTGGAGCATTCCCGATCTTTGATCATGCTTTGGAAAAGGACCACCCGTTCCTTCAGCGTATTTGGGATGCTGCACCGGAGGTCTATGAGCTTTACAAGAAGAATGGACGTCGGAATATCGCCCTGACCACGACCGCTCCGGCTGGGTCGGTCAGTACATTGACCCAAACAACCTCCGGAATTGAACCGCCGTATCTTCTGTCGTATGTTCGTCGGAAGAAGATCAATCCGAACGACAAGAATGCCAGAACGGACTTCGTTGATGCGATGGGTGATTCGTGGCAGGAGTTTACTGTTTACCATCCCGGAGTGAAACAGTGGATGGACGTGACAGGTGAGACCGATATTTCGAAATCACCCTATTACGGAGCGACGTCGAACGAGATCGATTGGGTTGCCTCGGCCAAACTTCAGGGAGCGGCGCAAAAGTGGATTTGTCACTCGATCTCGAAGACATGTAATCTTCCGGCTGACACGACTGTAGATGTTGTCAAGGACGTTTACATGATGGCGTGGGAGCAGGGATGCAAAGGCTTTACAGTTTACCGTGATGGTTGTCGCTCCGGTGTATTGGTCAGCGAAGATCAGCACAAGAAACAGCAAGCCCGAGATCCGATGATCAGGCCCACCGATGTCGAAATCATGATGGCTCCGAAACGCCCGGTCGAGCTTCCTTGCGATATCAAGAAGGCAAAAGTACAGGGCGAAGGTTGGACCATTTTTGTCGGGATGCTGAACGGACGACCGTACGAGGTATTCGGAGGGTTGTCGAAGTATGTCGATATCCCGAACAAGTACAAACACGGTAGAATTGTGAAGAATGGCAAGGTTGATGGAGTGACATCCTACAACTTGGTGGTAGGTCAAGATGACGACGAGATGGTTATCAAGAACATTGCGAGCGTTTTCGAGAATGCTAACTACGGAGCTTTTACGCGAACCATTTCGCTGGCTCTTCGTCATGGTTGCCCGCCACAATTCGTTATGGAGCAACTCCAGAAGGACAAGTTTTCCGACATGACCAGCTTCTCGCGAGTCATGGGACGAGTCCTGAAATCGTACATTACGGATGGGACGAAGTCCGCATCGGACAAGGTTTGTCCGACTTGTCAGAAGGACGCAATTATCTATCAGGAGGGATGCCTGAAGTGTGTCAATTGCGGCTATAGTAAATGCGGGTAATGTCGATAGAGGCAAATGATGTAGTTGTAGCTGGCTACATGATTAAAGGTAGCCCTGAAACGAATAGGTTGAAACAGCATTGTCGCGAAGTGTTGGAAAAGACTTAAGTGTTGGAAAAGACTTACCGGCATCACTTCGACCGGGACTGGTATGATGTGAGCCATCATCAAAATTTCAAAGATGGCACGCTATTACCAGTAGCATCGTTTGTTGACGCCTTTTCTATCGACTGTACCGATCCACAATGCAAGATGCGGTTCGATATCAATGAAGCTAGTGGAACGTATTGCCTTTGGCTCGGATGTCGAACGATTCAAACGGTCCGATTCGATCGTCACTTGATGGCGCTGACGGGAACAGATCGGATCGACCCAATCGTTGTCTGTAGGAAGCTCCAAGTAATGGCATGAGTATTGATGGTGGGAACATTATCTTTGACTCCGAGCAACCTAGGATAATAGCTGAGGCAAACAAAATACTAAAACGCCTCAAACATCTAACTGAAGACCAATGGCATACTAGATCAAGATCGATTGATTCGGCCGTAGCCAACCTAATCTATACATGTAAAGATTGTGGGACAACATTCTGTATCAACAAAGTTAATCGTAATGGGAAAGCTATTTTTGCATTCTTAGCGGGACAGTGGGGCATAGCATTGTTTGATCATGAATTTAATACATACCCTTCGTATTCGCAAGAGAAGTGCCCAGCTGCCTTATATTGCAAAAGATATCGTATTATGGTTTAGACCGGCCCGCTTATGCGGGCTTTTTGTTTTTCGGGCTTACGTATCCATTTTCTGACATACCTTTTAGATGACGTATACAGTCTTACTCGATTCCACTGCTGACTTAAAGCAATGTGAAGGTGAGCAAAAAGCAGAATTCATTCGATCAATATTAGAAGCAATGGATATTCATCCGGAATTCTGGCCACCTGAGGAATCGATACTGTCAGTAGAAACAAAGATCAAACTGCGAGCATTACTGCTTGAGCAAGAGTTGATTATTGTCGAGTCCGTCGATGGTGCGTTAGAGATATATTCAGCGCGAAAAAAGATCGCAGAATGGAGTAAACCGAAATATGTTCGAAAGATCGACGCTTCACAGGTCGATCCGAGAAAGAAAATCTATTTAGAAATGCGCGTCACATGTTCTTCTGTTTTTGAAGAACCTAATGGAAACCCCGATCTGAAGTAATCTTCAGACAGGAAACTAATGCCTAGAAAAAATTACGTAATCGATACATCTGTTTTCGCACATGACCCACAAGCCATCAAGGAATTCAAGGGGTCGGACGTGATCATACCGATCACGGTCCTAGACGAACTCGATAAGATTAAAAAGCTATCGAATGCCGCTGGCAAAAATGCTCGTGTGACAATTCGTTTGCTAGACGCGATCTGCGCCACAGCAAACGTCACGAAGCCAATTCGTTTGGACGGAAATATCAACCTTCGCATCGACTCCAAGACACACGTTGTACGTGTTGGAGATGACGCGAGCTACGGTGATAACAAGATCTTGGCATGTGCCCAAGCGTATCGATTGAAATTCAAAGATCGCGAAACCGTATTGGTAAGCCGCGACATTAACCTGCGAATCCGTGCGAAAGCAATCGGATTGGGTTCGCAAAACTACGAGAAGGGTTCATCAAACCTTACCGATCTGTATACTGGCTACCAGACTATCGTCGATACGAAGATGGGTGTTACGTTACGAGACACGGGCTTCTTTGACTTGCAAGGAAGTAAGCTCCAGATTCAGCCAAATGAATGTGTTCAGATCAACGATGAATCGGGCCTCGGCATCGCGATTGGACGCCGCATCGGCGACCGTTTGCGCGTCATTCAGAACCAGAATCCATGGGGTCTGGAGGCTCGTAACCGTGAGCAATCGTACGCCATCAATATGCTTTTAGATCCGAAGCTACCATTAGTCAGCCTGATCGGTTTGGCAGGTTCGGGCAAGACATTGATCAGCGTCGGAGCGGCACTAGAAATGGTGCTAGAGCGCAAGAAGTTCGACAAGCTGATTGTGTACCGCCCGATTCAACCGATGGGGAATGATATCGGTTATCTTCCTGGTTCATTGAGCGAAAAGCTTGAGCCATGGATGGGAGCCGTGATGGACAGCTTTGAGTATTTGTTCAGCTCGAAGTCAAAAGAGAAATGGCAAGTTATGATGGACATGTACTGCGAAAAAGGACGTATCGAGATGAATGCTCTTACGTACATTCGTGGTCGTTCAATTCCGAACGCGATGATTATCATCGATGAATGCCAGAACCTTTCTAAGGATGAAGTAAAGACTATTTTGACGAGAGCCGGTCATGGGACAAAGATTGTGTTAACGGGAGATATCGAGCAGATCGACTCCCAAAACCTAGACGCAATAAATAACGGATTAACATACGTTGTTGAGAAGTTCAGAAAGTCAGAATTGTCAGGGCATGTTACATTCAGCAAGGGTGAAAGATCACCATTGGCAACGGAAGCCGCTACGATTTTGTAAGAATTCGTATCAACTGTTGTTAACTCCGTTATATGAAGATTCAACGGAGTTAACAACATGAGTGATCCAGTTCAGAGTGTTCCACCAAGCGCGCCAGCACCGACACCAAGTGTCGTACCGGCGCCCGTCCCAACAGTTTCGACCGTCCCGCCGCCAGCGCCCAGTCCAACCGTCACGCCTACCGATCTGCCTTCGAGATTGAGTGATGCTGAGGTTCAGATGTTGGAGCGTCAGAACAACAAACGTAACTTAGCAAAGGCTATTGCTGATAAGGCAACCTCCGATGCTGAGGTTGCGGAGTTGCAGTATAAGAACCTGATCATGCAGCTATTCATGCAGTATGGTCTAACCAAATCTGATTCAATTAGCCAAGAAGGCGCCATCGTAAGAGGAAATGTAAATGTCAATCCCACTAAGTGAGCTTAATAATCTGATCACATTGCGTCGATATTTGTTCGATGCTTCCAATGGGTTCTTTGCCGGTATCCGTAAGGATCAGATTCGAGAGGTTAATGCCCTTGTAGCAAAGATCGATGTATTGATCGTGTCAAATGCGAGTGGCGCAGTGGAGCAAATCCACAATTTTTCAGTTGGAAAGACTGTTGCCGAAACAATGGTAAAACCAGTATCACGTCCACAGCCGATCAAGAGTGTCTCAAATGAATCGACTCGTTCGATGACGGTTAGCTCATCAGAGGATGACTATACGAAGAGCTTAGCAATCATCGAGGCTGCTCGTAAGGCCGGATTGCTTCAGGGACCTAAACCTAATGCCGGACCAGCACCGATTGTGAACCGTAATGGTTCGGTCGTGATCTCGGGAGAAACGTTCGCTACGGAACTGAATCGTCCTCATGATTTCACGCAATCGGTCGGTGACGATACACAAATTGGCGAAGATGATGGCCAGGGCGATGGATTGGATTTGGATAGCGAACACGAGCTACCAAATGCATTGGTCGATGCAATGCGCGCTGCGAAGCAAGCAAAGTTGCAGGCCGAAGTTGCTGAATTGCAAGCGGCTCAGGCAGCCGAGGCCGAGGCACCAGCGGCCGAGCCAACCGGAATCATTATCGCGAAGAAACGTCGTGGAGTTGTGTCCCGTAGCTCGACTCCGTAAGTCTGAACCACAGGTTAGGCATGAAAGTCGTAAGCCAATCACGAACGCCCCAATCATCACTTATCGTTTTGAAAGGGGCGGATTGGATCCAGAATCAACGTCACGCCGGAAAAGTCGTAGCCGATACCTTGACTCATCTTTTGAAACGAGTTGAGTCCGGAACAACTAAAACGATGCTCGAACTCAGTCGTGAGGCTGAGCAGATCATCCTAGATAACAAGTGTACACCTACCTTTAAGAACTACAAAGGCTTTCCTGAAGCCGTTTGTATTTCTATTAACAAGGAGATTGTACATGGGATTCCTAAAGATTATAGGCTTCAAGAGGGAGACGTCGTTAAATTCGATCTTGGGGCGACCTTCATGGCGGCGATTGCTGACTCTGCTTGTACGGCTATCTTCGGACAACCGAGGAAAGAAGAAGAAAGGAAGCTTGTTTCCGTGGCTCGTCTTTCGCTTTATGCAGGAATACAGATGGTAGCTCCTGGACGTCGTATTGGCGTGATTGGGAACGCAATTTACCGATACGCTCGTGATGCCGGATTCGGAGTCATTACGGAATACGGCGGACATGGCCTGGAGGAGAATAAGCCACACGCTGCACCGTTCGTTCCGAATCGTGCCGGGATCGAAGAGGGTGTCGTGATGCAAACCGGGATGACGCTGGCTATCGAGCCGATGCTGACAGCCGGTGTTCCACGAACGCATGTAGGCCGGGATGGTTGGACGATCACGACGGATGATATCGGGGCGCACTTCGAGCATACCATTATGATTCACGAAGACCACGTCGAAATCATGACTTTACGCAATGACGATACGATCGGACGAGAACTTAAGTTCTGATCATGGCGTATCATTTTGAGGTCGCGCGTAAAATTGCCAAAACCCTGACGACTGAACAACAGGGCCGAGATCTGTTTATCTGTGTCTACGAAGACATTGCAAACCATAGCGTTATAGAATTGGACTTCCTCGATTGTGAAGATATTGATCCGGAATTTTTTGAAGGATTTATCAACGCTTCACATCAAAGTATCAAACTCCCTCTATCTTTACTCGAAGAGAAAATTATCTTTTCTGGGCTGCGTTACTCTGATTTTACAAACCTGCACAACGCTATTCTTGCCGCAAAGCACGAGAAGGATACGCAGACTCAGATAGAAGAAGTGCTTCCTGAGCTAAGAAGCGCTTTAACTCGGTTGCAGAAAATGGGACTCCGTCGATGAAAATTCAGTTTGAAGACAAGAGCTACATCGAAATCGGTCATTCGCCTGTGCCGGGCAAGATTATCCTAACCATCTCGGCCAAAGACCATCTGAATGCGCTGAAAACGATTGCCAATTCGGTTGAGATCACGATCGACCAACTCAAGCAACTTGTGGAGTCGGTCCGGTGAAATCGGTAAAATCGGCGAAACCGAAGGCACTGATTCGTTCTAAAAAACTAGAAAAGAAGATACAGAATTGTATCTTTGACTTCGAGCATTTGAAAAAGATGTACGGGTCACGTATCGTGATTGTCGAGCGAAGCTGGAACTATACCGGGCGCGAAGATGAGCCTAATTATGTTCGTGACAATCATCTAATCAACGAACTATTCCTTGATTACCCGAAAGTGTTCTACGCCTATTGTAGTATCAGGCCACAACGTATGGCGCCTTCACGGGCGAATATCTTCTTTGGTGGATCTCAATCGTTTTCGGTCAGTCCACAAACAGGATTCATACCGAGTCAGCTTCGTGGTTTCTCTGTACTGAACCAGATCGTGACTCCTGCAATCAATTTGCACGCAACATTTCCAATCACCGGTCTCGCGCCTAGATCGAATCCGTCCGTGCCACAACTCAAATCGATCGAATCTGGCCCGGTCTACATAGGCGGAAAGACGGAAAAGGAAGTCCTCTCCGTCCTCGATCGCGCCGAACGTTATACGATTATGCTGTAACGGCCCGGATTATACAGTAGTGTACGTAATGCCGTAGACAGCTTCGATGTACGGAGCGGCTGCGCGTGCGACAAACTGTGATAGTGTTTCGCTTGCGTTGGCTCCGAGTGCCATCAGTGCGTTTGTCTCAGTTGGCGTCATCTGACGTACAGGCTGAGGCAGACGAATGAGCTGCCCGTATCCATCAAGCAATCTGACGGACAGGTTTACGAAGGAATCGGCCAACGTGAAGTTCAAACAGATAGAGTGAACCCGAATTGTTGTACCGGGAGCGTTGGTTGTCGATGTAACTGTAATCATGATGTTCCTTTATATATCTCGTTATTGCATTATTGTTGAAAGCCAGAAATCTCGGCCCATTTTAATTCAGCCATACCGTTAAGCGTATTTGTCGCGTCTGCACCTGGGTCGATACTGATTCGTAATGTCATCCCACCTGGAGCCGTGATCGATGATGTCCAGCCTGTTCCGTACGGATCAGTCTGGGCCGGGCTAGCCAGCATTTGCACAGCCGAGTCGATTACGACGTTACCTGAAGCGGTGTGCATCAGCACTTCCCAAACGAATGTTACCGGCCCGACCGCTGCGTTGCGAGCCATTGCGATTATTCGAATATTCATTGAGTAATATTGATTGGCACTGGCAACTTGATTAACAGCGCTAAACTCTGTAAACCCGGCAGTTAGCAAATAAAATGGTGAACCGACAGTAGACTGTACGTTAGCCAATGTCATTACGTTAGATTGAGAGTCACCGATATTATACAGGTTAGTACCTGACGATGTTAGTCCGAATTGACCAAATCTTGGAACTAGGGAACCGTAGCCATGAGCTACTCCCCATGCACCACTTACATCATTATAGCTTCCTGTAGCAAATGCATAAGAAGTTACGTTATTACCATAACCGAAACAAGCTGATGCTTGTCCATCTGCAATATTACCAAAGCCACCACCAATGGCAGATTGGTAACCTCCGGCGACGTTGGCTTGGCCACCGCATACAACAGAGTATTGACCACTGGCATAGTTGGTAACGCCTCCGCCAACAAACGCTTCGTTACCATTTGCGATATTTGAGTCTCCACCAACAACAGAACTATATTGGCCAGACACGTTATTTAGAATTCCGCCACCAATAACGCCATAGATGCCACTAACAACATTTTGATCTCCGCCACTAATTGTGGCGAAATTGGCACTAGCTCCAGTTGTTATTCCTGTCGTATCGCTTCCAAAATTAACTACGCCTTCAAGTGTACCGGCTGCCGTGATAGGCGATTGATTTGTCGGTCTCCCGGCCATGATGTTCGCTACACCCGATGCTCCACCATTAAAAACAACCGAGCTATTGAAGTAAACCGCGATACCTGACATACCGATATAACTCGTGTCAACCGTTGCTGAAGCCGAATTAACATAGATGTTTACTGTTCCGCCTGATATTGTCAAGGCGCCAGCATTCAATGTGGAGCTGCCATTTAGGTAGATATTAAGGGTAGCCGAACCAACATTTATAACAGGTAAACCTTCTCCTATTACTGATTGATCGAAAGCTTCCAATACAGCATAGCTGCCTCCGCCTATCGGTGGAACGTTATACAACCCGCTCGAATCATTGCTGTAAATGACCGTGTCACCAGTCAATCGTAAGAATTGCAACGGAGCGAAGTTAGGACCACTCTGTTGTTTAAGTCGAATGTCACGAATTTCGACCGCGTCATTGTTGTATGTATTGTTACCAAAGTTATAGATCGTGACCGTGTTACCAAGGGTTAAAACTGGAGTTAGTCCGTTGTTTGCAAACGGTACACCGATTAGAAACTCACCAATATTAAGTGCTGTTGTTGTAGTATAGGCGCCGCTGCACTGGTTCAAATCGACGTAGACTGTTTGAGCCCCGAACGTTGCTAACACAGCTGTATTGAGAGCTGCCTCGGTTACAAACACATTACTATGAGCTGTGCCGGATGGCTGAAATGTAATCGGCAATGTATTTGTAGCGAGCGTTTGCCAATCTGCTGCGCTTGAAGATGTTGCCTTAAGAACTTGGCCAGCAGTCGGAGTACCAGTAACGACGACTCCATTGATTGCGTTTACTGATGGATCTGGATAATCACCACCAAGATCGCCACCAGCTGGCCCGGCTGGAACTGATGCATTTTTTGCGCTATTTTGACTCACTTATTCTCCATTACTGAGCAAATCCTGAAACCTCAACCCATCTAATATCTGCTGATGCATTGATTGTATTGGTTACGTCACCATTTGGATCAACGTTGATATGCAAGATATTGGTCGTGCCATCCACCGTGATCGATGTGAGCCAACCAGTACCGTTCGGATCATTTGGGAAACCAAGTTGTACCAATACTTCTGCTTGGTGATCAATGATCGCGATGCCACCGGCTACGTGAGCCAAAACTTCATATACCCATGTTGCCGGACCAACAGCGGCGTTGTTCGCGTACAATACGATTCGAATATTGAGTGAATAATACTGGTTCAGGCTCGATACCGAGTTACCCAACAAAGCAAATTCGGCACCGGTATACGAACCACTGCCATCAGTCAATACGAATGCTGATCCGACTGTTGGCTGTCTATTACCGTAAACAACGTTACCATTCTGCGTGTCACCGGCACCGACACCGGCAACATAGTTCTGTGTAACGTTATTTCCTGATGAAGACAGTGACATTTGACCGAACCGTGCCGGATTCGAAGAAGTGCCGAGTGCGACTGAACCGATCCCGGTTGAAGTATTGTTGTCTCCAATGGCAACGGAGAAGTCTCCGTTTGCGACGCAATAATATCCACCAGCAATAGCGTTAGAGCCATTCGAGATAGCGGCTTGTCCACCTATAGAAACAGAACAGTTTGCATTTGCTTCGCAAAGGTAACCTCCAGAAACAGTAGCATACGCACCAGCCGCACTACTCTGATATCCTCCGGCGACAATGCTGTAGTTTCCGTAAGTCGCATTGTTTTGTCCGCCACCAATGTAACTGTAACCTCCAGAACATGAATTAAGGTTTCCGGCCCCAACACCGCCCCATGAAGAATCTACTGAGTTTGAGCTGCCACCACTGATCGTAGCGAATCCAGCATATCCTTGAATTGTATTCGAGGTTCCACCAGCGATAACAGTGTAGCCGGATGAAATTTGGATGGTGTTATTATATCCACCACCGATCGCTGCTCCTTGTGAAAGCGTACTGATCGAGTTATTAGCGCCACCTGTTATTACACAGTTTTCAGAAAAAGTATTTGAAGGATCAGAAGAGATGATATTGTTGGAGCCAGCACCGATAAAACTAAACATCGTCCCGACACTGTTACTCGCTCCACCACCGACGAAACCATAGTTCGAGTTGACTGAGTTACCTTGACCACCAACCACGGAACCCCAGCCTGTTGAACTGGTCGTACCGATAAAATTGCCCTGACCGCCGCCGATGAACGTCAGACCAGAAGAATAACCGATCGTGTTACCCGATCCGGCAACGATTGTTGCATATCCTGGAACGGAGTTTCCGCTAATAGTATTCTGATAACCGGCACCGATGAAGTTGTTATCAGAATAGCTGATGTTTTGCGCACCACCACCAATGAAAGTATAGTTGCTGTTTACTATGTTCTGTGAACCACCCGCAATCACAGAGGCGTTTCCGCTGATAGCTCCGAATGAACCAGATAAAACTCCAGATGAACTACCATCGATCTGATTGTATTGACCATTGATAGTGGTCAACTGGCTTCCTGCGAACTCAAAATGTAAAGTACCACCCTCTACGGCCGGGTATGCAGTGGCTATCGTGATATTGTTCGAATCAATAAAGCTAACAATAAAGAATGTGCCGTTATTGTTTGAGCCGGAATTTGATAATGTAATCGCTCCGCCAACCATCGTTGCTACGGCATTTCCTGCTAATCCAGAAACCTGGACACCGAAGCCTACTACGGAGGCTGATCCACTCATATCAGTACCGACATTACCAGAAGCACCGTATGATAGTATCACGACTGTTGCGCCATTGGTAATTCCAATGATAATCCAGTTTCCATTGTTCTCAGAAACGGGCGAACCTGTGATTGTGATCGTTTCGCCAATTACAGCAGCGGTGATCCCGGTGAAACCGGTGACCGTTGCCGTTGCGCCTGACACACTGATTGTGACAGAAGCAGCCGTTAGATTACTGTCAGAATTTAGTGCAACCGAAGCTGTTGTACCGGTCAGAGTAGCTTGGCTTATCGAGTTCCACTGACCGTTTGTAACGACGCTAAATTGACTGAAGATAGTGTTGTTGAAACCGCCAACTATGGCAGAATATGGATTGTAAATGTAGTTTGAGTTTCCACCAAGAATACTTGAATAATTTGCATAGGTAAGACCTGCGTATCCACCGCCGATGAAAGAGTAGCTCCCAACTGCATCATTAATATCTCCACCGACAACGACAGAGTATTCTCCAGTAACGGTATTGCTAGCGCCACCACCAATGAATGCATTGTCATTAGACAATGTATTATTGTATCCTCCAACTATAGAAGAATTAGCTCCAGATACGATGTTAGCATGACCACCAACTACAGTTGATGATCCGTTGTTATTTACAGTGTTAGAGAATCCACCACAAATAAGTCCATGATCACCTATTCCGCTATCCGTTATAGAGTTACCTGAACCACCGCCAATTACCGCATATGTGCAACCAGACGCAATAGAGTTTTCTAAACCGCCACCTATAAAACCATAGTCATCTTGGATTGTGTTTTGATCTCCACCTACAATGGTAACGAAATTACCATCAGCTCCAAGTGTCGTTCCGCTCGTGTCTGAACTGAGGTTAACGATCCCTTTCCATGTCGATGGTGCTGTTGTTGGTGACTGATGGATCGTTCGTGCTGATGTTATGTTCTGAGGGCTGCTAGCTAGCGTTGCCTCGAACTCAACCGCGATAGACTGCCAGGTAGCCGCAGTGGAAGATGTAGCAACAAGTGCTTGTCCGCTCGACGGTGTACCACTGACTGCTACTCCGTTAATTCCAGTTACTACGCTACGTTTTGCATTACCTTGGCTCATTATTTCCTTTACTGAGAGAACCCGGCGACTTCTGCCCATCGGATATCTGCCACAGCATTGATTGTGTTGGTCGAATCACCATTCGGGTCAACATTGATGTGTAGTAGATTTGTCGTTCCATCTACTGTGACGCTAAATATCCAACCCGTTGCGTGTGGATCTGGAATATAACCAACAAGTCCATCATAAGAAGCTGTGTTGTCTATAATTGCGATTCCGGCAGCAACGTGTGCCATGACAACAATTGTGCTGTACACCGGCCCAACAGCCGCATTATTGGCTGAACCAACCATGTTAATTGTGATGATGTAGTATTTGCCCGTATCGAGAGCGAATTCTTCTGAAGCAGGGCTGAATGCTGATGAACTTGTTAGAACGAATGCTGTTCCAAGTGTAGCTGTTTTACCAGAATACACCAAGTTACCATTTTGAGCATCGCCTTGGCCACCTGTAATATTTCCACCCGAAGAAGAGAGCGAAAACTGTCCATTTCTTTCCGCATTACTATTGAAGCCTGCTGCAAATGAATTTTCACCATTTGCGGCATTCAAACTGTTGATAACAGTAGACGCTTCTCCGCTACAAGTGTTAAATGCTCCGAGTGCTGTAGAATAGCTTCCACTACCGGTATGACCAGTACCTAACAGTGTAACATACTGCGCGTTAGCTGAGTTGTTATAACCACCAACAGTACAGTAATAATATGACGTATTAAATGCGCCACCAATTATTGTTGAGTACCCGCCTTGCGATGTATTGAAGTATCCGCCGCTGACAGTGTTATATTGCCCACCGTATGCACTGCTAACAGTGTTCTGTCTACCACCGGCAACAACGCTATAATCTGTTTGAACATTGTTGGTAAAACCACCACCAACAGAACTATAATTCGAGCCTACCGTGTTAGTACTACCGCCAACAATGGCACTATAGCTGAACGTGTCGCTAATCGTATTGGTAAAGCCTCCAGCAATAACCGACCAGCCAACTCCCGTTCCACTTGTAACTCCAAGTGAGTTATTCTGTCCGCCACCGATCAAGTTCCATCCAGCATTATCTCCAATTACGTTCGTGTCACCACCACCGATGAAACAATCACCCGATGCTACTCCGATCGAGTTAATTTCTCCACCAACGATAGCTGATTTTGTGCTGGCACCTCCAAGGATTGTGTTGGATAATCCACCACCGATGAATCCGTAGTCTGACGTGGCAGCAATGGTGTGACCATAACCGCCAGCTATCACTCCCCAAGTAGAACCAGATAGGTTGCTAGATCCACCGCCAACAAAGCCGCCATAGTAAACAATGTTGCTATTTCCGCCAGTTATTGCGCCATATTGATCGTTTACGGTATTATTGATTCCGCCACCAACAAATCCGTAATTCCCAGCGACAGTGTTACTATTACCGCCACCTATTGTACCCCAAGGTCCAGAGCCGGTTATTGTGTTTTCGAAGCCTCCACTGATTGTGGATAGACCGGCATTCGCGTCAATGACGTTTCCTTGTCCACCAGCTATTGCACCGTATACTGCTGTGTTAGTTGCTGAATCATCTATTTGGTTTCCAGAACCACCACCAATGAAACAATAGTCTGCTCCAATTAAATTGGAACTTCCGCCTACGATAGAAGAATATTGCCCCGTACCGCCAGATCCGACAACAATTGAAGATCCGGCGCCGATGAAGTTATAACTACCAGCTGTGAGGTTATTGTTACCACCAACTACAGCTGAATAGTTGAATCCTGCCGTGTTCCCTCCACCACCACCGACGAAATCCCACTCTCCAGTGGAAGAGTTACTTTGACCACCGACCACTACCGCATAATGATAGTTTACGTTGTTACTTAATCCGCCACCAATAAAACTATGGTCACCGAACGTGCTGCTATTTTGCAGGCCACCAGAAATTGTACAGTAATCTCCAGTGATGAAGTTTTGGTCACCACCGGTAATGGTAGCGAAATTACCATTAGCTCCTACCGTTAGACCGGTTGTGTCGGTACTTAGATTAACGATTCCTTGGAAACTAGACGGTGTCGTAGTTGGTGACTGATTAAACGTTCGTGCGGAGGTAAGATTTTCCGGACTACTTGCAACGGTAGCTTCGAAAATAACCGCCGCAACAGGGAATGTTAACGTTTGCCACGTTGCAGCAGATGAACCAGAAGCGGTAAGGATTTGCCCATTCGACGGAATACCTGTAACGGCTACGCCATCGATCGCGACGACACTTGGGTTTGGATAATATCCGTCAAGGTCTCCTCCAGCGGCATTTACCGGTGGTCCCGGGATGACACCGGGAGTAATCTCAACTCCTAGAACGTTGAACGATACGTTTGCCGTGTTACTCTGGATTCGGATGACATCTGTCTCGGCCAACGAAATACCGATCGTTGCGATGAATGTGTCGTTCGGAGCCAGAGGCAAATCGTAGTAGATGTATTGCTGTAGGTTATCCGATGCTCCGGTTTGCGCGATCGATATTCTAAACAGAATTGTTGTCGAAGGATTCGAGTTACAGATTGTGATTGAACTGATAACAGCAGCATAATTTGATGGAACGGTATACAAATCCGTCAGCGTTGTTGCTGTCGGAGTAGATTGCCCCAATACTCTTTGAATCTCACCCATTGTATTCCTTTACGCACCCATCAATAAGAACATTTTGCGGAACCCGACAGTATTATTCTCAAGTGTGCCTGAAACATCGCCATCTAGCTCTAATGCCTCGTTAGTAACTGGCGCCATGATAAACATAGAGTCAGTATTACTCCAAATCAAAGCGTATCCATCTTCGCTAGGTCCGAGTATTCCGATGTCGATCGGGTTACCTTGAATCTGAGACAACAATGTTGTAGCGATCGGGCCTGTTACGTCACCGAACAACGTTGCACTACCGGTGATCAACGGTAGGGCTTCGAGCGCATTATCGGTGCTATTCCATGTAACAACGTATCCGTCTTGGCTTGGCCCGAGAGTACCGAGATTAAGTAGGTTGCCACTAAGTGCGGCAACGGTTGCAGCATTCGTTGTCCCGCTAAGATCTCCACCGACAGTCTGAGCTTGCTGATTTGTGTTCGGCAAAACTCCAGATACGAAATTCGAGCCACCTGCCAAATTGAGAGCGCCGTACGTAAGAGTGGATGGCCCGATAACCTGCAACAGATTACCAGTCGTTAGCGAACCAGCAGCCGGAACATTCGCTCCGTTGATTCGGTTTACTGTATTTGCATTTGAATAACCGTAAACATCACCAGCCAACAAGACTGATTCAGCCGTTACACCGCCACCAACGAATTCGGTAATCGTGATCGATGCAAAGTCATTTACATCGGCACTCGCTCCAGTACCGGTCATTTGAAGCGAGAACGTATGAGTTCCGGCTGTAAGAGTCGTTCCGAACGCAATGCTTGGGAACGCTCCATGAATTCCACTTTGATTGAAGAATCCAGATGAAGCAACGACCGGGCTACCATCAATGAATAGAGTAAGTGTAAGCCCTTCGCCTACACTTGCAGTATAACCACCGGCATCGGCATAGATGATAACGGAGTTTGCGCCAGACGTATAGCTCGCGTTCCAGTTTGTTGGAGGAGTTCCGTACGCACCATTAGCAGAAACATTGTTCAAAATGGTTGTCGTGATTGGCTCCGGTCCATTCGCCGGAAGCATAACGAACTCAGTCCCGTTCCATGTCGCAACATAACCATCTTGAGCTGGTCCGAGTGTACCAAAAGCTACAGGATTCGATTGAATGCTAGATATCGTACTAGTTTCTGATGGTCCCGTGATATCACCACCCATCGTAACAGAAGTTGCTGTTACTGGTAGCATGACAATATCAGTGCCATTCCATGTAGCTACGTAACCATCTTGGGCAGACCCGAGTGTACCGAGTAGAACCGGGTTACCCTGGATTGCCGAGATTGTATCGGCAGCAGTCGAACCGGTAACGTCACCGGTCAATGTCTGTGCAGCTTGATTACCTGCTGGTAGAACGCCGGTTACAGAGTTCGAGTTGGCAAGATTGAGCGCTGCATAAGATAGTGCCGAGCTACCGACAACCTGAAGTAATGTTCCGATTGTGAGTGAACCACCGGTCGGAACCGAACTGCCATTGATGCTGTGAACTGTATTCGATGTAGCTGGTCCCGATACATCTCCGGCCAACGTGACTGAACCAGCTGTGATGGCTTGTGGTTGCCATTGATTTGCGATGTGGTTCCAGGTCAAAACATAACCATCTTGCGTAATGGTTAATAATCCTGGCTCGATCATATTGCCTTGGATCGCTTGAACGGTCGGGTTAGGATATGTACCGGTCAAATCGCCACCGGCTGGTCCGGATGGAGGTCCGCTTGTCTCCGGAAGAGCCAAAGCCAACCACACCGTTCCGTTCCATGTCAGTACATAACCATCCTGAATCGAACTGAGTATCCCAGATTGAATTGGATTGGTCTGAAGCGCGACAACCGTTGCAGCTGCCGTTGTTCCGGTGACATCCTGACCCATTATCTGATGAGCCTGATTTTCTACTGGCAATGTGCTCGTAACATCACTGCCAGAAAGGTTGACAGCAAAACTGCTTAGGTTACCAAAGCTGTCCGAGTGAACGACACCCGTGCCGAGTCCACTGTCTTTAATCGCTGTGAACGTTGCCGAACCAGTACTGATCGTTCCGGTCGTGCTGATATTCTGTGAACCGAAAGCTGGATTGATCTTCGTTCCTGCAATCGCTGCGGCAGTAGCGATATCTGTGTTAACGATGTCGCCTGTTAGATTTAGTTTGCTGTACGCAATTGCGGCACTAGAAGAGATATCGCTATTTACGATATCCCCTGTCAAACTAAGTTTGCTATACGCAATCGCAGCAGATGGATCGACATCAGCATTTACAATAAGTGACGCTGCCGGTTGCTCTACTCCGCTGACGATATGTACGAGGCCCGTTCCACTTGGAACGAACGAACCAGGAGGTGGCTCGGCACGCCATTCGCTAAACGCACTGACCCACGTGAGAAGATAGCCATCTTGAGCCGGGCCAAGTGTTCCTGTAAGAACAGCGTTACCCTGTATCTTGGCTATTGTTGGATTTGGATAATTGCTTGTTAGGTCACCACCGGCCGGACCACCCGATGCTGGAGTCTCCCAGTCTGCTGTTGTTGCCGATGTTGCGGTTAGAACTTGACCAAATGTCGGTACACCGCTGACCAATACACCATCAATAGTCGAAGTGACTATCGCTTTTGGTTGCCATTGTGACGCAGCATTAACCCAAGTTAGTGCGTAACCATCGTTAACAGATGACAATGTGCCAGGTTGAATTGTGTTGCCACGCAGGGCTGTAACGGTTGTTGCTCCCGTTCCACCAGTAACATCACCAGCTAGAGTGATCGTTGTCGGTGTCCATGCCGAACCGCTCCATATCAATGCTTGATTTGTTGTCGGAGCTGTAGCAGAAACAGAGTGACTACGAAGACCAATAACCGTTTGGCTCGTGTTACTACCACTCAAGTCTCCACCGGCTGTGAAGCTTCCTCCCAAAGACGATGGGCTGACCCAATCTGCCGTGGTACTTGATGTCGAGGTTAGGATGTATCCAGCAGATGGAGTCGTTCCACCGAGCGTGATTCCTTTAAGTGCATTGACGGATAGTTTTCCGATTGTCGAAACAGAAGCCGCAACATCACCAGTAATTTGAACTGGTTGGTATCCGAACGTTGAGTTCGCGATGATGAAATAACCAGGGCTCGTTCCACTCGTTGTGAAAACGTGTCCTTGGATCGAGGCGACCGTTGCACTACCGGTCGTGCCGGTCAGGTCACCACCCATTGTCTGTTGAGCTTGGCTAGCAGTAGGCAGTAGACCGGTGATGTAATTTGCACCACCGGCCAAATTGATCGGAGCATATCCAAGAGCGGATGTACCGGTAACCTGTAGAACGTTACCAGTTATTAGCGCACCACCGGCTGGAACGGAGCTGCCATTTATCTTTGATACAGTCGGATTAGGATAGGCACTTGACAGATCTCCACCGGCCATTCCGGATGGAGGTCCGCTTGACGGTGTCGCGAGAATGAAGTACCCATCGATATACGACCATGTAACAACCCATCCTTGTTCGTCTGGGCCTAGATCGCCGAATGCAATTTGGTAACCGTCAAGTCCGGTGACGATCGGATATGGATAGAATCCACTGAGGTCTCCGCTTGCCGGGCCTGATGGCGGTCCGCCGAGCGGACTCTCTGGCTTCCAGTATCCGTCTGCTGCATCCCATATCAATGTGTATTGATTTTGTGGTGTTGCGGATGAAACCGGGAAGCCCTGGATCTCTGTAACATTCGATGGTGACCAGGCCGAACCATTCCATTCTAGAACCTGTCCAGTAGACGGTGCTGTCGATAGAACGGAATGTCCCTGAATCTTTGTTACCGTGGTAGCAGCTAGACCACCCGTGACATCACCAGCCAATGTAATTGTTGTAGGTGTCCAGTTTGTTCCATTGTACTGAAGTAACTGATTTGATGTCGGAGCCGTGTTGACAACCGGTGTGCCCTGTATCTTGATAACAGTCTGTGACGACGAGGTGCCGGACAAATCTCCGCCCGCAGCGAACGCTCCACCGAAGGTTTGCCAATCAGCAGTCGTGCTGGTAAGTGCAACCAATACCTGCCCGGTTGTCGGAGTACCACTGATCGTTACACCGTTGATGGTCGGGCTGTTTATTTGCCACGATGCTGCCGTACTAGATGTTGCGACGATGACCTGATTGGCTGACGGAGTACCGCTAATCGTAACGCCGCCAATGTTCGTAACATTGGACCAACTTGCTGCCGTTCCGGACGTGGCGACGATCGCGTTACCCGCTAACGGAGAACCGCTGATCGTGACACCCGTGATACCGGAGACAGTAAGTTTGCCAGGAATCGTGCCAGATTCCGAAACGTCACCGCTGATTGTAACTGGTCCATAACCTGCGCCCGTTGTAGCGACGACGAATTGCCCTTTGGTGGGAGCAAAGGACGAGAACGAGTAACCTTGGATACCTGTAACAGAAAGCTGACCAGGGGTCGTGTTACTAGGGCTGATATCTCCAGAAATTGTAGTAGGTGCCCAGCTGTTCGTCGATGTTGCAACAAAAAACTGTCCCTCTACTAGTGCTCCAGCCGGTACATAGTTGCCCTGCAAATATCCAACCGTGAGCAAACCTGGTGTCACGTTGCTAGAGATAATGTCACCAGAAATTGTTGCCGGACCCCATTCGTTGAATGATGTTCCGAACATCGCTTGTCCAACCGAAACACTGCCGCTGTTAACTGGAATGTTTTGGATAGCAATAACAGTCGAACTGTTCGTGCTGCCATGGACATCACCAAACATGGATTGTGCGTCTTGGTTTGCTGCCGGGAGGACACCAGTAATATAGTCTGAGCCGCCACTCAAATCGAGCGGGCCGTATCCCAAACTACCGAATCCGGTAACTTGAAGAACGTTGCCAGTAATAAGTCCGCCTGCCGGTGGTACAGATGCCCCGTTAATGTTCTCAACGACCGTTGCCGTGTTAGGACCAACAACATCTCCTGAAAGGTAGATTGTTGGAACCGGGATATCTGATGGAATCCAGTACGTTCCGTTGTACGTAAGCACTTGGTCAGCATTTGGGCTGGTTGGCGAGATAGGGATACCGCGAAGCCCAAGTACGAATGCCGCTTCGGTCGTGCCGGACAGGTCACCACCTAGTGTCTGTGCTCCCTGATTTTCAGCCGGAAGAATACCTACGACATATCCATCGCCACCACCAAGATTGATTGGCCCGTACGTAAGAGAGCTGTACCCGTCTACCTGGAGAACGTTTCCGGTGGTTAAGCTGGACCCGATCGGAACGTTTGCGCCGGAGAGTCGAACTACAGAAGGGTTCGGATACAGGCCTGCTAGGTCTCCACCCGCATTACCACCTCCACCTGCTACAAGTGGGATGTATGAGCCGCCGTTTTGTGAAACTAAGAACTGGGCAGCTGTCTGATCAAAGTAGATGATACCTTGATTAGGGTCGGATATTTTCAACGGTGTGATCGCGTTAAGAATCAGCTTTCCTGTGAGCTGAGACAAACCGGTCGTGTTGGCCGTGCTGAGTGCCGGGCCGGAGACTAACTCACCAGACGTTTGGATGTTCTGGTTGATGAAGTTCGTTCCAGGCGTCCATACCGAGCCGTTCCAGATGATTGTCTGACCAATTTCGGCAGATCCGAACACGACGACGTTACCAGCTCCACTTTCCTGGTTGACGATCTGTTCCAGTATATTTAGCCGATTTGCGACTGTGCCGTAAATACTTTGGGGCGCACCGCCTAGTCCATGTGCGTTACCTAGAACGGTTTCGAGTTGAATCATCGCGCTAGCTAGCGTGTTGATATTTGTAGCGCTTATTGGAGTTACGCTATCTCGAACACCTTGAACACTTCCTGTGAGACTTAACAAGGTGTCTAACTGATTTGGGTAGACCGTTGCCATATGTTTTCCTTATGAAATACGTGGATATGCAGAAGGAACGAAGCGTAACTAATAAACACGTATTTAGTTCAGGATCATGACTACACAATACATTATGTGGGCTGCTTTGGTGGCAAATCCATCGATGCACGTCTACTGGACATCTCTAAATACGCCAGATTTTACAGCCGAGTTCTCCAGTTACACACCTAGTGAACTGAGTCTACCAGCTACAATCGACTATACTATCACGACTCCAATCATCGGAACTGGTAACGTAATTGCAACCGGGCTCGCTGGTGGCGACCTGGCTGGAACCTATCCAAACCCGATAGTAGTTGGCCTCTACGGTAATCCGATCTCGCCGATGACACCGATAGATAAAGCGGCATTGACGTGGGATGCGACAAAAAATCAATACGTAACTTCTCTATCTACTTCTCTTCCTCCGGTTATCAATCAGTTATATGCCGCCGTGATTGAGAACCCGGCTGGGAATCCGGTGTTCAGTAGGTTGACTCAAGACATGATTTTACCTGCCTATGTCGTGTCATTATCTGGTGGCACGTTTGCCGAAGTTGGCCAACCGGTAGTTCATCCGGCGTTTGCTGCATCGTATTCTACGTCTCCCGTAACGGCTGTGTTGACCGATAATGCCGGTAACCCACCACAGAATGTTATTCTGACACCAACATCTTTCTCTAGTATTCATACGTATGATCAGTTTGTGTTTGGTGGAACGGTAACATTCACGCTGACCTCAAACGGAGGAGTCGTTACGAAATCATCACAAACAACCTATGAATGGGTTCAGCGAACATTTTACGGTCCCGGCGTAGCTGGTGGCAACACGGCAGCATTCATCCAAAGTTTGTCTGGACAGTTCTTAACCAACACGCGCTCAACTCAATTTACAACTACAGCCAGTGGAACCCAGCATATTTACTTTGCGTGTCGTACTGCTTACGGAACTCCAACGTTCATCGTCGGAGGATTCGCGGGAGGCTTTTCGTTAGTATCGAACAGCATCTCGGTTACCAACGCTTTCGGTTACGTCGATACATATCAACTGTGGGTCAGCGACAACGTCGGGCTCGGTGCAACAACGGTGACGGTGGAATAATGCCAATACCTCTGATAAGCAAGATTAAGCCACAAAACAATGGCCAGTTCCCGATGTACGATGACATCGATGGATACGGCGGATTTCAGATTCGAACCAATACTACCGATCGTGATAGCATTCCGATGCTTAATAGAAAAGAAGGAATGCTTGTCTATACTCAAAATGAACAGACACTATGGCAGCTAGGGTCTAGTCTGTTAAACACTAGTTGGACCGAATCTCCGTTCGGATCAGTAGTGTTTGGTGGAGACCTATCTGGAAACAGCGTTAGCCAACTTGTTATTGGTCTTCAAGGCAGGAGTATTCTAAATGCCGTTCCGACAGATGGTTATGTGTTGGCATGGAGTCAAGCAGGACAGTATTGGTTTCCTGAAAGTATCACGGCAATTACTGGTGGACTAGGTGGTATCCCTAGTAACGAGTACGGTGGTGCAGGAAACAAACTTGAAATCGGCGCAACCGAAACGATCATGGCTTATGGTACAGGGTACCCGGCATCATCGGCTGCTGGAACGATTACAACGACAGATAGCGCATGGCACACAATATTAGCACGTACTCCACAAGGACCGGGACGTTGGCAGGTAGCGATCGTTGGCCAAGATGGTGCTGGTAACGAATTTTCTACGCATCTTGATTTCCACGCCAACGCAACATCGATCACGTTTCCTGCGCCACCCGGATCGATTCCGACCCCTCCCGGGTACCCGTTGATAAATCCGATTTATATCGGATCAAGCACGAGTTATTCTGCGCAAGCTATATTTACAAGTGGGCAGGTACAAATTCAAGTTCGTAACTTTACCGGAACGGGTGGCAACCCGGTGGCGTGGGGCGCTTGGCTACAAGATCTGACAAGGATGTAACATGTTTGGAATGGGCAAGGCCATATATCCGGAAAGCGTAATCACATCCTCAACAACAACCAGTGGTGGAGGTGGCGGAGGCGGCGGGGCCGGAGCAGATGTTGTTGGTGAATGGCGTGCTGACAGGGTAACGACCGTACCAGGTTATACATCTGGTATTCAAGCTGTTAAGAAATGGAAAAATCAGGTTTCGGGGCCGGACCTAATTCCACCCGTAACCGGTGGAGATGGGTTTCTAATCAACCCATCCGGTACTGGGGCGTCGTTAGTAACTGGTCCGTACATCAATACGCCAAATGGACACACTGGAAGCGGTAATCAGTACTATCAGTATTCAATCGTGACACTAACAGCAACCGGCGCCGTGTTCTCACCGAATGCTGTCGGAGCATCGATCACCATCACGGGAGCCGGTACGGCTTCGCAAAATGCCACATGGACTATTCAATCCGTTCCGGCCTCAAATCAGATAACATTTTTCAACTACAATATTATCGGACCAACTCCGTTTAGTGGCCCGGACGTAAACAACGGTTCGATAGACTTTACTGTTCAAAGACTAGTTGCACCGATTCTTGTCAACAGTCTGGATAATGGCTGGGCTTACGGTGTGGGAGGATTTGGAAACAATCCATACAACTACCCTCTTGTTACCCAAGTCGTTCCAGGATTTCCTTCTGTTTCTGGAGGGAATGTTTTAATTTCCGGTACTAACATGGCTCTTACAACATCATTTCCGCTTGGTGGTCTAACGAGTCAATTCACTCTGTATTTTTTGTGGTCCAGTACACAACCTTCCACTGGTTTTCCCGGTGGAGGTGGGGAGGGAGGCCAAATCATGATGACCGGTGGCGCAAGCGGTACTCAAGTAGAGTTGAACGTCTATTATTTTGCTAGCGCTGGTGGAGCCGTACCGTACAATTTCATTACGTGGGGCACGCCTCCGCCTGCTTTACCTGGATTTCCATTCGGAGAACCAAGTACGCTTCCATATTCTTCTGGCAGAGCTTCGTTTCCACTAAATCAGTTCACGCCCGGAGTAGGTAGTGCATTCAATTTAGCAGCGTTCTCAATCGATACCGGTGCTCCCAGCATACCGAGCCCTAACTTTCTCAACGTAGACGATATGTATGGGTATTTTACTCCACCAAACGGTTCTCCATATCCACCACAATTGCGAATTTACGGACACCCAGATGGCGAGGCTGGAGGAGGCACTTTCGGAAACTTTCCAGGTGCCGGAAATGGTCCGACCAACGCCTATACATCACTAACGATAAATGTAGGAGTTCCGAATATTGATGCACCGGTAACAACTCCATATCCCTTATCTTTTAGTGGTTTTGGAGGAGGCGAGCCTTACTGGTGGAGCGGCGGTTTCAATAGCAATTGTGCAAACGGTGCTTTGAATATTACTCACATCCTGATCTACAACAAAATACATACCGCAAGTGACTTCACAAACACGTACAACTATTTGAACAATATTTGGGGCGGCATCACGGGTTAAGCTCGGATCTACGCAATACTATCACATCAAAATACATGGACTGACTATGAAATAATACGTGCCGAAATGGAGGCCGCGATGACGACGATCCCTAACTACAGTGTCGCTTACAAGGACCAATCAACCTTGATGAAGATACTGGCTAAGTTGATGTTTTTCAATCCAACCTTCATGACGGAGTATGTGACTACCCTGGGTAGTACGATTTATTTCCCTAGTCAAAGCTATACTAGAACACATCCGATCTCATCGAAACTTGTTCTGTGCCATGAGTTGATTCACATTAAGGATGCTTCCAAGCTCACGCTACCACTTTTTGGGCTGCTCTACATTCTTCCTCAGATACTTGCAATCGCATCGATCCCGTTATTTTTCTTTCATTGGTGGATCGGGCTCCTTTGCTTATTGTTCCTCGCACCGATCCCGGCGTTCTTTCGAATGCACTTCGAGCTGAAAGCCTATACATTCTCGGTCTACGCAATTTATCGAATGAACCAAATGTTCAACTATAAGATTAAGTACGATCAATCGATTTCATTTTACGCCGGTCAATTCAGTGGACCGGATTACTATTACATGTGGCCGTTTACTGGTCCGGAGGCTCACATGAACGATGCCCTTGCGCAATTCCAGCAGGGTAAAAAGCCATTCTATTCAACCGAGTACTATGACATGATCGATACATTACTGAGTATGAACGTAAAATTGTAGTAAAGTCGTTATATTACGATGCGATGAGTAACCTTTATGATGTCGGAATCATCGGCGGTGGTCCGGCAGGAATCTTTGCGGCGCGTAAAATAGCGAAGGAGAACAAGAACGTTAAGACCGTCGTGTTCGACCTCGGGCGTCCGCACGGGAAACGTCGTCGCCAATTGGAAGGATTTTTCGGTGTCTTTCCAAATTCTGATGGTAAGCTATACCTGAATGATATCAATAAAGTTTCTAAGCTTACTGGTACGCGGAAGGCGAAAGCCGCCGCTACTGCTGTGTTCAACACGTTAAACAACGTAGTCGAACTAAAAACACACAAAGATAAACCACTCTATATTAACCTGGAAAAAAGGCTAAAGAAGCACGGCTTCGATTATCACCTGAATGATTACATTCAGCTCTATCCACGGGACATACACGCCATCTCGAAGAACATCGCAGATGATATTGAGCATTGTGGTAACGTAAACTTCAGCTTTGATAACGAAGTCTACAAAATACATAAACAAAAATCCACGTTTCTCATCCAAACTCAGGATGGAGAATACAACGTAAAGAAACTGTTGATCGCGGTAGGTCGAAGTGGTTGGCGATGGGCCTCGGAGATCTACAAGACATTCGGAATCATTGATAGCAACGATACAGCCACGTATGGTATTCACATCGAAATTTCAGCTTCGTATCTGAAAGACTTCAATAAGTCAAATGTAACTATTTCAAACGGTGAACTAGAGATCGGCCCGGTCTCTTGGTCCGGCACGATTATTCCGGAAGACCATCTTGACTTAGCGATCTCTGCGTTTCGCTCGAATGAGAATCGATGGAAAACAGATAAGGCGTCGTTTCAGTTCATCGGGTTCCGCAAATTCGATGGAAACGGCTTCGAGCAAACCAACAGACTAGGTAAACTAGCATTCGTACTGGCAAACGATCGTATCCTGAAAGAACGAGTCAGCACGTTATTGAGTAACAAAAGTAAAATATCGGTCATCCCGGAATACAACTGGTTAGCCGGTGCATTAACACAGTTTGGCCATGTTGTTCCAGAGATCTTGACAAAGGGTTATTTCCATATCCCGACCATCTTACCGATGCCACCGAAGGTGTTGATTGGTAACACGTTGTCCACCGAGATTGATGACATGTACGTTGCTGGAGAGAGCGCGGGAGTCGTCGGATTGTTGGCAGCTTCGGTGATGGGAACAGTTGCAGCTGAAGCGATGTTAAAATGATCCACATACCGAACAACCGCGATCAAATCGATGAGTTTATCTGGCAAGGACGTGAGCCCGAATCAGTACTCAATCCGGTCCTGGTAGGTAAAGTCGGTCTACTTGTACTCTGTTATCGTGAGGGCCAGGCTAACTGGGAACGGTTCCGGAACCGATCTTTTCGTGTTCACGAAGCGCCGATGACGGATGATCAGAAGACGATTCTATCGGAGGATATTCCAACCGCTCTTCTTGCTGCGCAAACCGTTGCCGATGCTGCTCGAAACAATATCAGTACACTCGTGACATGTTCTCAAGGTCGTAATCGTTCAGGATTGGTTGTTGCACTGGCTCTTCGTGAATTACATGGGTGGTCTGGGTCAGAATGTGTAGCCAAAGTTCGTGAACGAAGAGCCGGAGCTTTGTTCAATGCTGGATTTGTTAGATATATTGAGGAACTAAAGTGAAAACAAAGACTTCAGAATACATACCGATTAGCAGCGGAGAAGATAGCTTTCGGGATCAGGGGCCACGGCATCCATTCAACAACATTGATCAAGAGCTGTACAAAGAAGAGGAAGATGTTGCTCTCACGATGGTTAGGGTCAAACGAGTATCGTTGCCTAATAAAGGTGAGAACTGGAAAATCTTTGTTGATTCAAAGAACGTCGAACTAATCGAAGGTGTCAAGCTAAGCCAGAAGGAACGAGAGTTTTTACGCGGAGCCGATGGAATACGATTCATTATGGCTTATTACAAATCTGGATGGAAAAGCTTCAACAACTTTCGTTTACAATTAAAAGACAAGATAAAATAGATCGTACGGTTGGTTGTCGAGCCGAGCCTTCGGGATCGGTCTAGGAGCCTATGACACCTACCTTATACGTAACAGACGTTGAGACCACCGGCTTGGATGAACGAGTAAATGAAATCATCGAGCTATCGTTGGCTCGAATCAATGACGATGTTCAGAAGACATTCTACATTCAACCGACAAATTTCGATGTGATCGAGGAAGCGGCTCTTCGAATCAATGGTCATAAGATTGAAGATTTACGTCGTGGCTTTTTTGTGGATGAAGAGACGAAAGAAACGATTGTCTACCAGAAGCCTATGAAGGCTCTCGTACAGATCGAGCAGTTCCTCATGGAGGACTGCGTCACGGCGATGGAGCGTTTTCTAGTTGGGCAGAACGTCAACTTCGACCGGGGCTTCCTCCTTCAGCTCTGGGCTCGTCAAGGCCAGGCCGAAACGTATCCATTCGGCCGAATGTATCTCGACACGATGCAAATTGCGATCTTTTTGGATTACGTGAATGGTATAGGAAGGCAGAGCTATCACCTAGGTGGGTTGGTTAAAGACCTTGAGATAAAGAAAGAGAAAGCCCACCGAGCCGCTAACGATGTACGAATGACAAAAGACCTATTCTTCAAGCTCATCGAGATGGCGAAGAAACTCGGGACGGGTGTGGATATTTCAAAATTGACTACGAATGAAGATCCTGTACGCAGCAAATAAGGGGTTTGACTCGTATTTACAGTTGTACCGTTTTCTACAGTACGTACCAAATACAATCGAGGTCCGGGTTGCAGGTTATAATGGCTATCTTAACGGTATTGCTGCCGATTATACCCTTGATTCGCTATTTGATTATTATGGCAAGAATCGATCGGGACCAGTTGTCAACAAAATGTTGCAGCGATATACAGACGAAGTAGCAACATACAATCCGGACCTGATCATAAGTGACTTTGAATTCTTTTCTAGCTATGCAGCGCTGGAGATTGACATTCCATACTGGATCGTCAGTCCGTTTCTCTTCTATTTCGCAGCGTCTACGGCACTTAAGAACGCCTTGGCGATTGGCCAGCATTATCGCCATGTCCTGTTTCGGCAGAAGAATTTTCATCGGTATCAGTTTCAGATTGAGAACGCCGAGCGGCGTCTAATCAATTCATATCTTGGAGATGTCGCGATCGGTCCCGATGTCTCCAATGGATTTGAATGGGTAAGGCCGTATCATGTCGATACTTCGCAAATCAGCAGAGATTATGGACCGGAACAGCCGAAGCCAAATCCTGGCTTTCTTGGGGTGTTTTCTAGATTGGATAAGCCCCTTGTTCAACAGATACAGCAATTGGGAGGATCGATTTATAGCCCACATTCGTACGAAACTTTTCAAGGACTAGTCCACCGTGATATCCATGATGAACATTATGAGGAAGATTTACGATCTTGTTATTTGGCAATACATGAAGGTGAGACTTCGTTTGTTTCGGACGCCTATTATTCGAACAAGTTCTCGCTGGTATTCCCGAATCTAGAGAGTGCTGAGGCCGTAGTGAACAGTCACGCTGTCGAGTATTTTGGTATCGGAGAAAAGCTACGGACTCGAACTAGTTACGAACAGATTAACACATTGGCCTCTCGATATTCCCCATTTACAATTCGTCGTAATCAAGAAATCAAACATTTACACGAATATATAGAAGAACTTATTTAAGGAACACATGCATCTTTGTTTAGATATTGGGAATGTACTTTGTAATGTTGACTTTACGAAATTGCTCGCAAAGCTGAAGGATAATCACGGCGTCGAAGCGGATGACGCCTGGCTATTTTTGAATCGAATCCAACCGTTTCAAGACCTCGGGCACACGACCATGAGGAACGAGCTTCACTATCACTTCGGTATCAAACCGGAGGATAGCACGGAGGTATTGCAGGCTTGGTTCGACGCAATCACGCCTCACCAAATATCGCTCGGTTACCTCAAGAAGTTTCTTGATTCGGGAGTTAGGATCGCGATCCTTTCCAACATCGGACACGAGCACTATTCGAACATTCCGAACGTGCTAGGACCAGACATCAACCGCTGCCTTCATCACATGAGCTGTGATGTTGGACAGCGGAAACCTTCGATGCTGTACTACCAATCGTTCTTATCCATGAACAAAGCGTTCCATGGAGCAATCTACGTGGACGACCGGCCCGAGAATCTTCGCGCTGGTGTTCGGGCCGGATTCGATGCCCGCTGTCTCGACACAGCCCTCATGACCGAAAAACAGGTCATCGGTGTCTGGGATAAGATTTGGGACGATCTTAACAAAGATGTACTGCCTGGTTACTAACTCCGAACAGCCGTTATATATGCTGGTATGAATATTCTTCCAGCAAACAAGTTTACGCCGAAAGGCAAATTCCGCAAGACCCAGAGTACACTTCTCACTCCTGAGAACTCTGGGCTTCGTTTTGTCCTCAACCCTGTTGACATCAAGGCTAAGTTCGAGACACAGACGAACAAGCTTCTCAACACGAAGTGGTCCAAGCCACGCACGGAGTTCCGCTCCTGGTTTGCGAATCGTACCGGCTTCAAAATCGGTGAGATTCAGCAGGTTGCTGTTCAGAGCGACGTGTGGATCATCAACACACTTCTGTTCGACGAGAACAACTCTGTTCCGAAGGAAGCGTATGTGGATGGCGGCAAGGGCAAAGAGCCACCGATTGAGAAGGCCATGAAGAAGATTGCCGAACTCGCCAAGTACGAGCGCGCGACGATCCATGTGTCGTCGGAGATCTTCGACATCCCGAACTTCGAGGCGCTTGCTACGAAGCACTTCCTTGATCAGGGTTTGTCGGTGTACGTCTACCAGGCACCCGTTCAGGCGGAATAATGCCTGTGTGCGACGGATACGCAAGCAATCCGTATCATATTCTATGGGGCCAGGCTACCCGAAGTTCGAGTGCTCTGTATGCTCGGAGCTACACTCGATGTGTTCAACGGTCAACGGCTACTATCTTTGTAGCCTGGTAGACGGGCATGACGGTAAACACCGTTCGGTATCGGGCAAGTACGAGTTTGAGAACTCAGAGGATACTCCGGTAACCCGTCAATAAATCGGCATACAACAATGGACTTCAAAATAGCTGATGAAGTTGTTGTAAAGATCCGAGACAACGTTATTGTTGACCGCGCCGCTACCAACTTCGACAGACTAGTAAAGTTTGAAATAGTCGCCACATATGATGGCGGCTATTTTGTTTATGTGCCTCAAGATGACCTGATTCAGGATTCGATCCGAGTTTACCAGCATAACATGAAGAAGCTTAACCTTGAATCCCGGTTCATCGACAGTGATGTTTGCTACATCGAGGATGACCGGATAGTCAAGTTGTACCATCGTATGCCAGGCATGAAGTGCCAGCGCTGCGATGAGTTCTACCAGTATGCGGAGCCGAACCAGGATGACAAATCCACTATGGTTTGTTGGTCGTGCAGACAAAACCCCTATAGATAACGATGAAACATACGCCTATAGAAGAATCCATCAACCAGCGGTTTGGGCGATTGATATTACTCACGATTACAGGCAAAGACAAACACGGCAACAAGACATGTTTGTGTCAATGTGACTGCGGTGGGACCAAAATAGCTTCCATCAACAAACTACGTGCGGGCGAGGTGCGTAGTTGCGGCTGTATGCGTCGCGAAAACGCAATCAAACAGATACCATCTGCCTCGAACGCCAATTCAAAATTAAATGAAGTCCGTCATCCAAGAATTGTTACGGCCTTTGTTCACTATCGAAAAGGGTATGCAGACGGAGATTTGTTGTTCGAAGATTTCATGCGGCTATCTCAGTTACCGTGCTATTACTGCGGTGCTGTGTTATGTAACACAGCTAATGTGTATAAAACACGGAAGAGTAAAAGCAGGTACACAACTGAAAGAATCGAGGCCGGTTACTTCACATACAATGGGCTCGACCGGATCGATAGTAAGCTTCCACACAATCTAAATAACGTTGTTCCATGCTGTATTCACTGTAACAAAGCCAAGCTAGACCGAACGCAAAAAGAGTTCTTGGATTGGATTGCGGCTGTGTACAAATTACACCATGTGGATGCGGAATGATCTGCTCCAAAACGAAGAATAACATCGTATAGGTATGATGTTAAGATGCAAAGGTTGCTTGTTAGAATTAAGTGAAGTTGGCTACCCGCTCCATATAAACTTTATGGATGTTTAAAGTGCGAATATTGTGTAACTATGCTTGGGACCAGCGTAGTTAACGAAACTATTCAATTGTTCGTACCAACAAATAGACTGATGGAGCATGCCAAAATTCATGGCAACAGCACGTCAATTACATTTAGCTCAATGAGACATTGTAATGTTGAGATACTATCTCATTTGATGATGCATTAAGACGTGCGCGAACTAGCCTTCTAAGCATTGAAAAACTAATAAGTTTCAAATAATCCAAGCCTTCGGTATCTTTCCGATCGTTGGTCCAAACAACACAAGTGATGCAGCGAATCGCTTCCGTGCTGGGCTGTACGAGTGAATCACTTCCTTCGAACAATAATACGGAATACCGGGATACCGAATTTTCGTCTCGATACGTTCAAGACCGGACTGCCCATCACGATGAACATCCAATCGTTCAGCTCCAGTTGTAACGCGACATTTGTAAATAGGTATCGAGCCCGGAACCTCCCGATAACGATGTTCAATGAATCTGCCACAGAGTGGGAGTGATATGAACCACGTGCGATGGTCATGTGGATCCGATCTGTCCGAGCGATCTGCGGGCCATGTGTGTAGACGAAGTCGCATCCCGTTACTGAACTGGTGCAGTACACGAACGAAGAAACCGTTGGGATGAAACGTAGCCTTCATAGGCAGTGGTTACCTTCCTGAACAATCCAGATCTGAGTATCGCTGTAAGATACGTAAGCGATTTTGCCTCTCTTACGAGTTAGAACGAGATCGTCAGGATCGAAGTATTTTGGGTCCACTAAAAATACTTCTTTTGAATTCGGATCGAACATCAGGTCACGGCTCATCCAATAGAGCCCGGCAATGGCGATAGCGTAATCGTAAGACTTCTGTGTATAGACCTGGCGCAATCCACCATCATGCATACATATTACAACATACCGTTTCTCAGGCTTGGCTGTTTTTCTAGCAGCCATTACCATACCTCATCGGCGTTGATGCACTCTTTATCGCCACAATAGCATTCGACGTTTTGGATCTGGCCGATGCTTGTATCGGTGAAAGTAAATGTTAGCGCTCCGCCGATCGCGCCTTGGTATTTACCCCGGTGCAACTCGTTATGTTTCGTAATGAATGCACCGGCCTTCGCTTCGGCCTCTGGACTAAGCCGGAACCGAGACGGGCTGGTCGGTCCCTTATAGATCTTCGTAAGCGCCTCTTCTACTTTGAAGACATGTTCAGGATCGATCTTGAACGAAGGATGATCATTGTCTCGGTTAAGTTTGCACCGAACACCTAGATCATGAATCTGTTCGATCGCATAGGAATACTTTGTCTCCAAGTCTATGACCCGAGCCTGAAGAGCTTTGATTTCCTCGTTTGCCGCATCTGTTTCACTTGCGCTCATGCCATCACCTCCGCGTTAGCAAAATGCTTCATGTAATCTTGTACTAGTTTTAACTCTAGAGATTGGTTACCAGTCCAACTTAGCTTCATGTCATCCATGATCGTGATGGTGTGTTGAGCCATCGAGATACGAATGACAACCGGGCTCTCACTCATTGATGATATCTTGAATTGTTTCGTTAGCCGATACAAAGCAAGCCCGGTTTCTCTTGCTGTATCGACCAGTTCTAATCTACCGTCATCGTAGAACGCAGCAATGACGCCACCATCACCATGAGCGAGTATTGTTCTCGGTGGGCCTGGAATAGTTACGTTATCCGGCTCACCTATCAGTTGACAGATTGAATCGGTCACGATGATTACTGAGCATAGCTTCACGTTCATAGTCAGCATGCCGGTATCATACCCAACAGCAGCCTGGCCGATCAACATCACAGTGCTCAATGAGTAAACGCTTCCAATGTATCGTCGATGCGTTCATACTGTACATGAATCAATTTACCCGTTATGTCACCTTTCGTGTATGAAGTCGATTCTTCTGACACGAGCTTGAACAGAAGAGGATTGATCCACGGAAACCGCACAGGATTCTTTAGCTGCGGAGCATCCGGAACGATCGTCAAGTCGATCAACCCGGCATACTTCATCGATTGCTCGTAAACTGACGAACCTCCGCAGATCCAGATATTGTCTGTGCCGTTCTCGATCGCGTCTTCGAGCGTACTGACGTAGACGACATCCGGCTTGGCCGGGTCATTACCGAGGCGACCCATTGTGCTGGACACAATGATATTGCGACGCTTCGGAAGCGGACGCGAACCGATCGATTCCCATGTTTTACGACCCATGATGATCGTGCCCTGAACCTCTGGCTCGAATCCGGCTGTCGTAACAGCCTTGAAACGCTTGAAGTCCTCGGGGTAATGCCACGGAAGCTTGTTTGTATCCGCGTCCCCCATGACACCATTCTGAGCCACTGCCGCAATCATGCTGATTCGTTTAGCCATTGTACGCTCCCATTGGGCCGGTCGTAACCGGGTCACCGTAATCATAACTTAGTTCATTGTATTCTGTTGCATCGTAAACCGTCACGCCTGCTTTATGAATCAAACACCATTCTTTGATTCCAGCATGCAAAGCCATTTTGCTACAGATCGTGCAATAGGGTTGTCCCGATGGTTTCAGCTGACCATCGTCATCAACTCGTGCGAAATAGAGTCTGGCATAATGTGAATCATACTCTCGCCCACGGGAGAGAGCGTGCATGATCGCGACTTGCTCGGCATGAATGCAGCAAGTCTTGTCTGACTTGAAACCTGATCGAAGAGCTAGGTTTTCACAACGCGGATTGACTCCACCGGCCGGTTGATTCCAGCCCCAGCCGAGCGCAATTTCGTCGCCATACATCCGAGCGATCACCGTTCCACATCTGGCTCGTTTGCAGGGTGATTTGATCGCTTCTTGACGAACCATTTCGAACCACTTGTTCGTCGCGTCCAGTTCCGATCCTAGTAATATTCTCATTCTGATGCCTTCACCGGTTCTACACGGAAACAACCACGAGGCGTCTCGTCATTCTTTCCAGGATAACATTTTAGCTGATCCGTCGCACCACTCGGGTAAAGAAGATCACAGAGTGCGTACGAGCTGTGGTACATACAGCTAACGCCACGGATTTCGGTCTTTACGTCTTTCACCCATTCTTTCGAAGCATCACCGGCCCAATCCAGATTCGGTTTTCCATCTGTTGTCTTGGGAGAATCCTCGCATGCCAATGCGAAAAGCATCGGGCCAACAAAACAAGCCAAGATGATACGTGAAGTAATGACATTGATATTCATTTGTTACCTATTCTTACCCTTCCGAACATTCCAAAGATCGCAACGGCCAAAAGCGCCTCGAACAAATTCTGATAGATCAATCCGACAAACCCACCATCCCCATCATCTTCTTGATTACTGTAGTAACAGATTCGGTATTTGAACCGCCTACCATCGTACCGACGCCAATGTTCGACCGTGATTCTTGCGAATCTAGGCAGCCTAGTGATAGCCTCAGTATTCATTTCTGTTCATACCTATACGTATGACATTACCCATTGCTCCATAGAGCCCGATCGCAATCAGTGCTTCATACAAATGGTCGTAGAAATAGTTGTACTCCACACGTCGTTTACTATTCATAATCGTTATTCTGTATCGAAACCACGATAAACGGGCCATTTATAACATGACCTGAAGACGTCTACAGACGTTTGTTTTTAACAACGCCCGAATCCGTTCTTGGTCCTCTTTTTTGTTTGCCGTTCGATTCGAAAACCAACGTTCGTTCAAATCGAACTTACATAATTGGTTCCAGCGATCGGTATAGTAGACGATTATGGCCTGTGAACCCCAATGAACTACTTTGAATCGCTGTGAGCAATGTTTGCATAACCCGTTGATTAGTACCTGATTGCCTTCGTATTTCTGAAAAGCATCTTGATACGCTTCAATCCAAGGAATCCGATGCCCAACTCCTTCGATAATTCTCTTCCCGCGATGGATGCCGATATCGATCGTTTCTTTTGATAGGTTCATAGTTGATTTTATGGAACACATAAATCAGTGCATGGAAGATGAACAAAGCACATATAGTAGTACTGACCTTCTGACCTAGTCCGTAGTCAGAGCTGAACTCTGTTTTAGCAACCATCAGAGTCAGAATGATCAGCTGAATGATAATGAAATGCTGTCTCACTCCGCATGCTCACAGTAGATGTGGCCACACTGTGGACACGTTTCAATATACTCGATTGCATATCGAACCGTGTGCCGCTCTGGCAGTTTGCGATTGTGTTGTTGAGCAGCTCGTTCTTCCAACATCCAAATGCAGTCGCGCAGATGCTTGATGATAAGCTCATTAGCTTCGTGCGGTTTCTGATGGTTGACGTATTTTGCCCGTTCAATCAACATGCGCATGACTTCTTGCGAAGTCGTTCCGGAATGAGCAGGCTCGATGTTGCCGGGATAGTTATCCCCGGTGCGTTTAACAAACGCTATTAAAAGCGGATCTGAGATCGTGTTCTCAGGAACATCCAACGTTTTCAACTCATACTCGTGTCCCGGATCAATAACCTTCATTTGATGACCGCCACATCATGAGGATGACTCTCTTGCAGCCCAGCATTGGTAATGCGAATCATATGTACGTACAGTTTCAGCTCGGCTAGATTACTCGCGCCTTGGTAGGAACATCCTGACTGTATTCCTTCTTCCAATTTGGTAAGAATATGTTCCACCGGACCCTTCGATGGAACAAGGGCTGTAACGCCCTCAACACGATTAGTTTTGTGCGTCGAGCTACCATCATATCGTTTGTAGTTTGCGCCGGTAAGTTTGATGAAGTCGCCAGGCGTCTCGTCTGTTCCAGCCAGCAGATTACCGACCATCACCATATCTGAGAAACAGAGAGCCTTGACACAATCGCCAGCGTTTTTGATACCGCCATCCGCGATGATGAATTTACGACCTTTGTAATTCATGTGGTCGCGAACCGCCGCTATTTCCATCAATGCAGTAAGTTGCGGGACACCGTTTCCGGTCTCAATCCGGGTCGTACAAAGGCTTCCTGGTCCGACCCCAACCTTTACAACATCCGCACCAGCCGCCCACAAACGGCTCGCTCCGTCTCCTGTCGCTACATTACCTGAGATGACCAATGTTCCGGTTTTGGCCGCGACCGCCTTAGTCATCTCGATACAAGCATCCGAGTCGCCATGAGCAACGTCGATACAGAAGATCCGAACACCGATCTTATAGAACTGTTCCAGGTGAATCAGGTCGATTTCATTCACACCTAGTGAAACACCAACGTGACCGAACAATACATTCGGTTGACTCATGATCGTTAGTTGTTCGCCGAATGGCATGAACCGGTGAAGTAGTCCCATTCCTCCACGAGCTTGCATGGTGTGGAGCATCGCTTCTCCCGAAACACTCTTCATGTTTGCCGGGATGATTGGCGTGTTGAATCTGAAACCGGACAGATTCACGTTCAGTTTGATATCCGATCGGCTTTTCACTTTCGAATGCCTCGGTACCAACAGAACATCATCGAACGTAAGCCCTTCTTTAATCAGAGGAAGCATATCGTTCGAAGGGTAAAACAAGCAGGATATCGACACCTGATCCTTCTATCATTTTTCATACATCTTATTGTTATGAGTAAACTACTTAAAGGGATATTCGTTGTGATTGTTGGCTCGATTGCGTTGTCATCGATTCATTGCGGTAGTTCGTATGCGCCGCCACATCCGACGCCGCTCGTAACCGATACAGATTCCTGTGATGCGGCCCAAAAGAACCTATTGAAGCTCAATTGCGCGTTGGGTCAGCCAACCGCGAAGGGCCTGTCATTCGGAGATTTTTGTCGTCAGACGCAAAACAACGGCATCGAAATCGATCCGAAATGTCTCGCCGGAATCACGGATTGTGAATCGGCAAATCTTTGTAACAAACCAACTAAGTAACTAGGGGATACGATGCCTTACAATATCAATGGATACCGACCAACACCAAGCTGGGTTCCTTACAACAAATTCTCAGTCATGCGCGGCGGCATGACGAAGCTCGCGTTTGCTAGGATGGCCGCGACTCCAGCAGCCAACCCGTACATCATCTCTGAAAAGGTTCCATGTTTTGATCAGGGTCAGCTCGGCTCGTGTGTTGCCAACTCAACATGTGGCGCGTTGGAGATTCTACAGGGTGTCGAAGGCGTAACGATTACACCGTTGTCACGTTTGTTCGTTTATTGGAATGCTCGTTCATACGATCATGATACGAATGTAGACCAGGGCACATTCATTCACAATGCTTTTGACTCTCTAATGCGCTTCGGTATTTGTCCGGAGTCGGAGTGGCCGTATGTCGAAGCTGCTGTATTTACCCAACCACCAACACAGGCTTACAAAGTAGCCAGCGATAACGAAGTTCCATTGTCGAACTTCTACCGAATCGACTCAACCGGTGACCAGAGAATTGCCGATGTTGAAATGGCGATTCGCGCCAATCACCCGGTCGTGTTCGGAACTCAGGTTTCGCAACAGTATGAAAGCTGGACCGGTGGCACGAATGTGTGGCAACCACCAACCAATCCGGCCGGTGGCCACGCGCAGTGCATCGTTGGTGTTCGTCGTAACCCGGACATTCAGTTCCTCGTTCGTAATTCGTGGGGAACGGGATGGGGAGATACGAACTACCCAGGACACGCATGGTTTAGTTCGGCCTATATTGCTGCCGATATGACCAACGACTTATGGGTTCCGACGCGGGTCGAAGCGCTCGTTCCATAAACTAATACGATAGGTTAATCAGAATATCAAGATCTTTCTTGGTCAACAAGAATCGGTCTAGCAGATTATCAAGTTCAACTTGTGTTCGCAAAAGCGCGTATTTGTATCCGCGCTTTTTTGCTTTCGAGGTGGAAACATTGATCAATCCACAGCCCACGATACCTTAAGTTGGTTCCGCGCATCCATTTCGTCTGACGCATGGACGAAGATAGCGCGGTAGCACTTCTTGCACAGATCTATCTCGACGAAAGTAAACTTTCGCAGCTTCGACCAGCTTGACATTCGGTTTTACTTCTTCATACGGAACGTGATACGACCCTGAGTCGTATCGTAAAGACTAACTTCAATCTTTACTTTGTCACCGGGTAGGATATGCACCTGATTCTGACGGACCTTCCCGGCCAGAGTGCAACGCACGGAGTGGGTCTCCGTAACCTTCACAAGGAATTTGCCCTTGTTCTCCTCAACCACTTCGCCTTCAAATTCCAATCGATCACGCTTGTTCGAAACCATTATCTGTTATTTCTCCAACCCGATGATTTTTGTTGCAAGCGGGCACTCGGATTCTATTTCAGATGCCAACTTGGTATGTGATGGTAAAAAAGAAACCCACTGGCGCACATTCACCAGCGGGAGGTTCGGTAGTATAGATCTAGCAGTCAACTTGTGATAGTAACGAATGTCTGTGTAAGTAGCGATCATCTTCAGAAGTTTGTAGCCTAGATACAACGTAGAAATCTTGTCTTCCTGGTCCCGGTATAGGAGTCTGGTTCGAAAAAAATTATCCCGACCAAGGAAGCTCAAAATATATATCAGGTTATTGCCTTGCCCATTTCCTGAAGTAACTGGCGATGGAATCGTTTGAACCAACGCATCTCTGACCACGTCAAACTCAGCCACACATATGTAAAGAAACCTACTGATCGTGTATAGGTCTCTAATGCTGACATTCGCGTATAGATCTGTAGTCTGTAGCTTGGAGCGCTCAATTTTCAAATCTCCGTATCGGAGCGATACTCGCTTATTCTTACCAACCATAAACGAATTACCGAATTCATCCACCCACCACCTTTCGAGTTGCGGAGTAGTTGGTAGAGGAGCACTAAGAGAAGCATAAGGCCGCAATCTACAAGACTTGAGAATAAACGGAATACGTTTTTCACTGAGATAGCCCGCTGTGACATTGACGTAGCCACGATGTCGATCGTAAAACTTATCTATCCCGACCTTATTCATCCGATCCGGACTGGGCCGCAGTCCGAACTGCGTCAAATTCTTTCGTATGAAAAGATGAGAATAGATTGAACCCCAAATACTGGGGCCAGAAAAGCCAAGCAATTGTCAGTGTGCCGATCATGGCAGAGGTCGTTTGCTTCTGGTATGCTTTGGTAAAAAGCAACTCTTTCGTAATGAAATAGGCCGCGTTAATACAGGCAGCCAGCGCATACGTTTTGATCAACGCTACCAGTACGACCCAGCCAAAAGCGGTCATGACGTTCTGAACAATGATCGCCACGACACTCTTGAACGAGACCTTAATCTTGAAAGATTGCATTGCGATCTTCGTAACGAAGATCATCACGACCCAAAAACATGTATAGATAAGCGAAACCCAGAATACGTTATTCATCCTCGGCAGCTTCTTTCATCAGATCGTTCTCCTCATCTCCTTTAGAGATGGATGAACGACAAGGGATCAGTTTTGCAAAGCTCAAAAAATCTTCGCCAAGCTCTTCTAGTTTTTGAAAGATGAAGTAAAGGTTCTTCGAATCATCAACAGCATTGTGCAGGCCCGGAACCTTACGTGCTCCGATCGCTGCCGCTACGGCTTCTAGCTTGGCCGATGGTTTAACCATCCCTTGTTTCTTTGCCCACGATTTGAACATTGGAATCGTATCGACCCACAAATCCGCTGGAAAATCCCGTTTATGTTGAATCCATAGTGCATGCATGAAGCGTTGATCGAATGATCGGTTATGAGCGACGATGCATCGGTGTGAGGGTTTCGAACCATCCGTTGCTAGAAACTTTTCGAAGGTATCGACTGCTTCGATCTGCTCGACACCTTTGCGGAGGTCGTCATGCGTTTTACCTGTGATCCTTAGCGCCATCGGCTCCGAACGCTGGGGGAATAACGCACGAATCGTGCAATCATAACGCATTCGATCACGTCGTCGAATGACACAGATTTGTGTCAACTCGTGATAGTTTACTCTAAGTCCGTTCGTTTCAGTGTCGAGAATATAGAATTCAATGTCTGACATCAGGCCTCACCAAGATTTCTTAAGGTCACGCACAAGCCGAATGATTGAAGTACCGGCTTCAACAACCGAGGCTTTGAGGTTCCGTCTACGCGCAAGATTCGGTCGAACCCCCGAAGGTTGGCTTTTGAGCGCTCGTTCAAGCGCTTTCTCTGGCGACTCGGCGGTAATTCGGTACGTCAAGATCGACGGAACATCTGCCTCGATCTTTATTTCGTAAACGTGCAAAGGTTTTTGCTTGGCCTCTGACACCTTTTCATCTGTAGTTTCGAAGTTTCCAGTCTTATTCATTTCTTATCCGTCGAGCCGATCCCGCCCTGGCGTACGGCATTTCTGTTGACGAGCATCTGCTCCATCGTTTCGTTCGAGATTTCCTCGATCACCATTTCTTGTCTGCGCACCGGAATGATTTGCCCGATCGCATCCCCGAAGTTAATAACTAGATCGTTTCCTAACGAACTGACATCCGGAATATATTGACCAGCGAAAACAAGTTCGTCAGGATACGTCTCATCAATCACTCCGATAAGACAGTGCATCGACTTCTTAATGAACGAACTAGATCGAGGGTGAAGGCTGTACCACCAGCCCGGTGGGCAAAAGACTCGGAATCCGAGCGGTATCTTAAAGAACTGTCCCGGGCGCAGTTTAAGCGGTTCCCGATCTGTTTCCCCTGTAGGAAACTTAAAAGCAGCCCGAACATCCCACCCTGTAGCCAACGGCTCCCCTTTTCGGGGAAGGAAAATCTTCTCGTCCTTAAGACCTTCACGTAAGGCGAACCGATATGTCGGAGGATTCCAGTCGCTCATGATTTGTGCTCCATGTAATTCGTAAGAAATAGCTGGTGTGAGATACGAAACAGACGAAACCGTCGATCTCGACAAGCCCGGTTAGCCATAAAAAGACATACCGGTATGACTGACCGAGACGATTATGATCATAGACATCACTACCCGTCCCCCTATCCATTGTTTGATAGGGATCCGAAGAAGGTGATTGTTGTCGAACCACCTCCAATTGATATTTGTTACACTCCTGCCGATCATACGAAATGGGCCGGAACTCCACCAAAGACTGTTCAAGAAGCTATTGACCGTATAGCTGCGGTCCTCGGCGCTACTACTCCGATCCCATAAGGAACGACATGATTCCTGGCATCATTGTTATCAATCCTGAAATGACTCAGCAAGATTTGTTGTCTTTGAAGACTCAGCTTGATCTATCAGAGATCATTACAGGCGAAGAATTCGATGATCGAGTCACAGTGGACCCGACCTACCATCGTCAAGTGTATATGTTAGGTCGTCGTGTACTTGTAATTCGCCAGGATATCTATTCATGTGATCGTAAAAACGTAGATTTTATCCTGGATTTACGAAATGGTTTGGTTTCGGTAAATTATGTTCGTCGTAGCGAATCGGATCCGTATGCGCAACGAGTTGACGGTTACGATGGCTATCGCGCAGAACATGGCTGCTGGCATGAACCAGGGCTTCATTTCAAACCAGAGAGAGACGTTCGCCCTCACGTACTAATTGAGGAAGGGCCAAGAGAAAACCCGTTCATCGATCATATTCCTGAGGGAGCACCGCCGTTCGGGCCTTTTCATCGGGAGATGATTGAGCAATGGGACTGGGATCATCACATTGTTCGCACATATCCATGGCAATCGGCTTGGCAAGGAGGCTCGGCCTTGAGCCCGTTCGGGCAAGCCGGGATCATGACGCCAGACCACCATCATGCCGGTCCTACATTTCCTTTGGAACGATTAACAATGGGGACGCTATATTATCATCAGAAAATGGCACTTAATGGAAATATCGGACCTCCTTCTGGTTCGGCAGCTCAATTCCATGATCCATTCATTCCTTGGTGGAAAAAGGGTCCTCTACCATAATTCGTTGTAAAGCCGTGGCAATAATTCGATATCAACTTGGGATAAGGTAAAATGAAAATTCTTGAAAAAGCTAACGTGTTTGAAAAAATGGCCGAGCAACGTTTGCGTCGGGTTCTGGCACAGCAAACGCCTGCTGAACCAAATGCAACCCCAACTGACCCGGTCGCGGCACAGTCTATTGACCCGACCAATGTAAATATTGATTCTGGTTTCCGACCAACACCATCTGGTCACGCCGAACCTGGCACGGGTGAAGCGAAGCCACAGCCAAAACAAGATTGGGCTCGTGAGAAACAGATCACCGAGAACATCATCAGCCAGTCTAAGAGTATCTTGGCTAGCTTGAGCGGCATCAATATGCAGAGCGTCACGGATGCTCAGCGTAAACAGATTGATGAGTTCATGAAGAAATTATATCCAGCTCTCGTTTGGCGTCGTAACTGGCTTGCTAAGGGTGCGGCCGGATTGAACGATCAGGACGCGATTCTGTTGATGTCTGAAATTAACGGCATCATGGCTGATGACAAGACTTTCTACACCATCACCAATGGTTACAAGAATATGGGATCTGGTACACCGGCTCCGATGCCGAACGGCACGGCACCAAAGCCTGGTCCCGCAGCGCCACCGACAAATACGGGTGAAGCAGCTCAGCAAAAAGCTGGAAGACTCAACGTAAAAAAAAAGTACTAAGTCAGCGTTCTGATGTTGTCTCTCCGGCTGCCGGTACGGGCGGACCGATTCAGCCTGGCTACGAGCATACGAACAAGACTATCGCTCAGGAAAAAGCTGAACACAGCATTCCTACGCAGACTCGCGGTGGACCGTCTGAATCGGCCGGTACCGGTGGACCGGTAGATCCGAATATTACCAATCGTCTTGCTCCAAAAACGGTTGACTCGGCGGGTGAAAATCGGATTGTGCAGCACATCATCGATGAATCGAAAAAGATTCTTGCCAATCTACAAGGCGCAGACCCGACCCGACTCACGGCAGCTCAGAAACCACTCTACGATCAATTCGTACGTAAGTGGCTACCGGCACTTCAATGGCGTCAGCATTACTATGCAACGGCCGGAGCACAGGATCCGAACGCTCTGGTAAACATATCGTACATCAACGGTATCTTGACCGATCCTGAAGTCGTTCGAATTATTGATTCGACACCGGTTATTCAATCACCAAAACAAAAACAGGCTCCGACTCCAAGCCCATCGAGTCCGGTTTCGAAACCTATTTCGAACGTCGCATCGTTGGCCGCAACATTCAATAAGTTGGCTGATTTGAAGTTGCGCAAGAAAGCGCAAGAGGCCGGTGGTACGAATGAGTGGAACAACATTGTTAGCTTGAAAGATTTGCTGAAGCAGATCGGCGTCTTGGCAAATGTTCTTGGTAAAAAAGACATCACCGATACAGCAAATGATTTGGCTCAAACTATTTACGAAGCCAATCAGTTGCCGAAAGAACAGTTTGGTTCGGCCCTGGCCTTGGGCCTTCAGAATGCAGAGAAACTCGCTAACCAGCTCGTACAGGCCGGTCAGTCTCCGCAGGCAGTCGATACAGATAAACGTCTAAGTGAGCAAGCTGTCAAAGTTGAGCCATTGATTCAAGCTATCCGGCTGATGCCGGACGTTGCTACCGCGATCAAAAACAAAAACGTCGGTGAAGCAGCTACTCAGGCGCCAAAACAAAATACACAGAGTGACGATCAGATCGCACAGAACATTATCGATGCTTCAAAGAAGCTCGTTCAATACCTTCAGAACTCTCGACAGAGTCAAGATCCGAAACGGAAGCAGTCGCAGGACAAGTGGAACAAAACTTATCTACCGGCACTTCAATGGCGGAAGAAATTCTACGAAGGAAATGGTCGCCAGAATCCAAAGGCAGCCCAGTTCTTACAGCAGATTAACGAACTGATCAATTCTTCTGGCACGTACTAAATAGCCAGGATCGATCTCTGACGATATCGTCTCTCACTGAGGGGGATATTAGGGGGAGGGATTAGATCTTGATCTGTTAAGATCAGTTAACTACTGGATCTCTCAGAACTTCAGCCATTTTAGGCTGACCGTATCCGTTACGTTCAGTTTAGCGTTTGTTAACGCTTTCTTGATCGGACCCGCAAAGTGCTGTTTTAGCAGCCCGGATAATGCCCTGGCTGTCGGGCTCGGAGGATTTGTTATAACGGGAAAACTCGGGTTAAGACCACGATCTATTGTTAATCCGATTTCAACCGATGCGTTTCCAGGAACCCCAGCCTGATCCAGTAATGGAGATACCTGCTGGGCTACATCGAATAGCCCAGAAGATTTTAGGACATCTTCAATGTCTCCAGATTGAGCAGATGGCATCTGGGCTTTGGAGAGCATCTTTTCCCATACGTCTAGCATAACAGAAACTTTTAGCATATATCGATTCGATTTTATTGGCAGCCAGTCTAACGAGAACTTGACGAGATCCGGTTCGATCGTCAAATCAACGTTTCATGATGATTTGGTCTGTCGTGTTTTCCCAGCATGAAGAAGATTCTCCTGAAGTCGAGGCTTATGCGACCGAGGCCATTGCGCTGAAGCGAGCGGCCGAACTAGTTATGATTCGACGCCATAATGTCCCAAGGCGACTTCTTGGGCTCCTTCATTACTTAAAGGACGAGGAACAGTACAAATTCATGTTGGATTTGTTTAACTCATCCAATAAGGATGCTCAGATTTGTGTTGAGTCCACTGTCCTGAAAGGACATCCGCTAGAATGAAGATATGGACAATAGAGCACAGGGCAAAGATAGTCTCGTACGCGACTGAACAACTGGCTTACCAGTACGTAGCAACGCTGCTGATCGAGCTAATCAATGATCGTAGCGCCTATCGGTATGATCCAAAAGATCCGTTCAATCTCGTGCTAAACATTCTTGTCCGCGAGAAAGAATACAAACTGGCTTATGAGTTCTATGAGAAGTATAAGTCACACTCAGGAATTAGTATCAAGGAGAATGACCTACTCGGTCATGTGATGGAATGAAAATCTGGACAGCTATCGTTTGGGACTATAGAAGTAACTCAAGTGGTTCGGCTAAGATAAAGCGAGTGACTTCGTTTGCTACAGAGAAAGAAGCGCTGAAGCATGTTCTTACATGCGCCCCAAGTATGGGGCGGTTGAAACCTACGTTTGATATTCTGATGCAACATGAGGAGTATCGCGAGGCATTGAGGTTGGCCAACCTTGAGATAGAGGTCGGAACAATCCACGAATCAGATTTGACCGGGCATGCACTCGAATGAAAATCTGGACAGTTGTTTTCGGGGAACCGTGTCATAACGTTGAGTCGTTTTCAACTGAACTTCTTGCTCAGAAACGAGCAATCAAGTTTATTAACAACCATCTCACTAGCTATGGCGACTTCATGCCGCAAGCAGCTGAACTAGCTTACAAGAAGTTGGTTGAGCTAAAGCAATACGATATTGCACTAGCGCTTTATCGGCATTTCAAAAAGAACGTTGATATCATGGCCTCCGATCTTACTGGACATGTGATGGAATAAGATGAAGATCATTACTGTTAAGTGCCGAGGTTACAGCGGCAAAAGTAAATCGTTTTGTAACAATCAGGCTGCGGATCGATTCATCCTTTCTATTTGTGGTGGAAATACACAGGAATTGATCGGATACTCTCCCGAGAAAATCTACCTCGAAGTTCTTGAGGAACTTGTACGTAGTGGTAAAGACGAGCTGGCAATCAAATTTGCCAAAGAAGTATTTCGATTGGATGTTGAAGAGACCGAGCTAATCGGACACATTATGGAGTGAACGTGATCGACCCGAAAGACTTTGCTATCCACCGAAATTTGTACTACCCTTATACTGAGCTGGAGAACGAGTCGAGACCGATCCATCCGGTCAAGTGCTTTCCGATAGAGAAGAAGCCGGTCGCACGTTCTGGCTATGTACACCCTGTACGTAAGGAAGAGGAACACGAATGAAAATCGGTATCGTAGGAAGCAGAAGGCGTACCAGTGCAGTCGATCGTCAACTCGTATTCGATCTCGTGAAAGAGATGATCGCGAAGCACGGGGACGAACTGGTCCTGGTGTCGGGCGGGTGTCCGCAAGGGGCAGATGGTTTCACCGAGCAAGCTGCCGATTACTTCGGTGTGTCGATGCTGGTCCATTACCCTGCAAAGGAACCGAAGGCTGCATCGTACTCTGAAGCAACGAAGCGGTTCTACGCTCGGAATAAGAAGATTGCGCGTGACTCGGATCATCTGTACGCGCTGGTCATGCCCGACCGAACGGGTGGCAGCGAGAATACGGTGAAGTACATGCTCGGTATGAACAAGCCTGTAACTACGATCGACCTAGATGGTGGGCGTGTAGTTTATCCAGTGATGTACTAAAACTTCAACGGGCCTAAATGAGATTCGCACGTTGGCACGGACCGGTTTGTCACTTTGACTACGCCACGTGGATTGGCTATCGCGAGAGCGTACAGCTGGTCAAAGTTAGATAGGTCACGAATAGCTACGCAGCCGAAGTATTCTTTGTTAGCTAAGAGAAAGTAGTCGTTGAGATTATGTGGATCCGGGACCGAAACACCGATATCCATGTCCCATCGCAGTAGCATGTACTCGGCATCTTTGTGATTATCTGCCGTTTGACGTGTTAGTTTGTGAGCTTCACAAATAGCGAGTAGGGCCAGTTTGTTGAACTGGTCTTCCGATTCCATCTCGAATGGTTCGATGTAGAAATGGTCACCGAAGTCCTGAATCTCGATCTGCGGACCTCCAATGAGATGGTTGGTCTGTCGAAGGTTTCGCGTGACCAAGACTCGTGGTAACCCGGGATCACCAGGGTAGGACGCCATCGCGCCGTATGGCACGTTATCTACGATGAAGACGTTCTTCAGATAGAAATTGTTGTACGGTATGTACAACTTAGCTCTTGTAGAACGCGACCTTCTTGAACCAACCGTCGATCACCGCACGAGCTACTTGCATCATGTGGTCTGCGAGAGCGGGAGGAGTAAACGTCACTCCGCTGTCGAGGAACGCAAACTCGCGACCCTTCTCAATAAGAGAGTTAGACATCAATGCCATATACATCGCGTACTCGATGACTAGATCAGAATAGTGGTCCGGCACTTCCGAGATGTTCATCGCAGTTTTGGTTGCGTTCTCTCCGTGTTCAAGAAAGACCTTCAGATCGTCATCTGACAACAATGGAGCAACTGAAGCTTTTGCTGAGGCGTCTTTTTTCGGAAGCGAATTCCGAAGCAAGCATTTCAAAGATTCTAAGCGGGTGGCAGAATTAGACTTACTCATATTCCTCGATATAACGGGCCATCCGCATGTTTAGCGCATGATACCCAATTTTTTGAATCTGGTTACGATCTCGTCTAATGCGTCCATTCGTATCAAGCAGTTGTCGTCAAAGTACTCATCTTTCAATGGCATTTTGTATTCCTCACGAGACTCTCGATCCAGAGAAGAGGGAATGAACAATCCTTTATTCAACACGGTGATTATCGCGGCTTGTTCGGTGTAATCGATTCGGACCAATACAGTTTTGATACCGTGTTCCCGGGTGCCGTAGATTTGCTCGTAGTTCAGGAAGGTGGTACGCTTGCTCGTGTCAAGATAGAATGCGGCGCGGTAATTACACTTCTTGCAATACCGATCGTAATTCGCCTCAAGCCTTGTGGGGAAAAGTGAGTTGTTGCATTTCGGACACGCAGCCCGAAACAGTTTGAATTCTTTATCTGTAATGTTAATCATAACTAAAGCATGACTAATAGCTTTGCTGTATCGTGATCTCGGTTCATGTATTTGAATACAAGTTCACGGTTCGGGTTGTTGATTGTTTTGATCGTAGAAAGAAAGATCTTAGTCTTGATCGTTTTGTTACGGTCCAATAATCCAACGATGAAATCGTAGTTCTGATGGCGAAGTGAAAGCATGATCGTTATCTTGATTGCACGTTGCCGGGCCTTGCCGCTCATACGGGCTAGATTGCCGAGCGCCTGACCGACGATGAGCGGTCTTTGCTCGACCGAGCTGCCCAGGCGAAACCCGCGCTGAAGAGTTCGCAGAAGTTGATTACGAACGTTCTTCGTAGCCATACGATCGAATGCTTCATACCAATTGTTCATTTCCAATCGAAAGATAATGGATGCAACGTCCTCGTTAATTATGTCTTCCAGAATGTAGTTAAACTTTCGTGTCCGAAAGTAACCTGGAAGAATGATTTGGTTGAACAGGATGGTTGTCCCGATCGAACAAAGCAAACCAATTACGCTAAGGAAGATATGCACACAAATACCTTTAGAGAAAAGAACAAGCCAAAGTACAGCTCGACATCGGCGATCGTTCGAACAATTTAGATGCCACTGTTATAGCATGTATTTGATATGTCTAGATTCACAAAAACATTCGAATTAGCCAATCGCTTGGCAATTAAACGAGGTCAGGATTACTCAGCCGTTCGAGCTCCTTTGCTGTCGAAGGAACAAATGATCTCGGCTCTTGAAGGTATTCGAGATTCGATTCCTAATGACCTAGCCAATATCCAGGTAATGATCGCTCGATATGAATCTGAATACCTAGAAGTTGGCGGAAGGCCGGAAGCAAGAAAGCAGGTTACTAGATCACTTAGTCAGTACCGTTATCTTGCTGATTCGTTCATTCCGAACTACTATAAGCCATGGCTTGATGATCTGATTGCAGATCTGCAAACCGAGGCTCCTCCGCTCGATATTGATCCGGAATTCGAAATCCCGGATAATCCGGTGACGAAGGCGCGATTGGATGTAGCGAAGATCATCTACGAACTAGATGCGATCGATTCGCAAGCTGACCGTCACAATGTACGAATACTGTTTCAGTCGTTATTCTCAATTAAGGAGCTTCATAGGTTGGCTCGTATTCAGGAGAACGGGGTTGCCGCAGTTGATATTGCACCCGTCTTACCAACGGAACCAAAAGAAGAACCAGAGCCATACGAACAGCAATGGAATTACGGTGAGGCCGAACCTCCCGAGTTACCAGCGGAGCCGTTCGAGATTCAACCTCAAACGAGGCGAGAACCTGTCCCCGATACTGAGCGTGAAGCTGGAGAATAAGTGGATGCAGCCGGATTCGGACCGACGACCAGGCCTTTGACGACCTAGCTCTACCTTCCAACGTTGTAGCAGCGCTACATACAACATCGGCGGGACTGGACCCCTGAGCTTATGCACCCTCGAAACTTATTTCTTCTCTGTTGTAGCTGTCGGAGTCGGTGCGGGCACTGCTGGTGTTGGTTCTGGAGCCTTTGCCATCGGATTACCCGGACATAGACAGAACATAATGTCCATCGGCTCACCGTTACCGATCATGTGCTCCGTGCGAGCCTGGTGTGTCTCGTGCGAACACGAGGCATGCATGTAAGCCTGGGCTCCCGAGACACGCCAGAATTCATCTGCGCATTTCATCTTCTCCGGTGCTGGAGGCGTAATGATCTTCGCTGGTTCGAGCACGATCGGACTACGGGCGCCGCCAGGCGGGATCTTGTCGATGTAACTGTTTGCGCTGATCGCAATCGCAATGATTGCTCCGACGCCAACGATAATCATTCCGACACGACCGGCAATGAATCCGCCCGTGTCTCGTTGTTTCAACTCTTCGCGTTTGGTCAGCTCGCGTTCGGAGATGAGTTTGCGTTCGGTCTCGGCAGCCTCATGAAGCCGGATACCTTCGAGCTTATCGACGTCGGTGACATTCGGATCGTAATTACCTTGGGCCATTCATGAGGAATGACCGCCGAATGAACGCCTCGACAAATCAGAACAGTGCTACGAAGCCAATGGCAAATCGATCGTGAAAACGCATCCTGATCCGGGAATGTCTTGAACATGGATCGAGCCATTATTAGCCTCAACGCCTTTTCGGCTGATGAACAATCCGAGCCCGAGTCCGGAGCGATTCGTTCCGCGTTGCTCGAACGCTCGAAACAATTCCTCATTCTTGCCAATTGGCAAACCGCCGCATTCATCCGCCACATCGATCAAAACGCGGTGGTCCAAGACAGACGTACGCAGCAGCACTTGTCCGCCTTGAGGTGTGAATTTGAATGCATTCTGCAATAGATTCGAAACAGCTCCAGCAAGAATCTGTTGATCGACGTCGATGTCGATCTCGCGTGGAGTCGGGCTTACCTTAAGCGAGATACCGCGAGCATTTGCCGAAACCATTCCATCCGATCCGGCTTCTTCCATAAACTGGTAAAGATGGATTCGTTTCTGGTGACAATTCCCCGAGTCAACTCGAACCTGATTGATTTCTCGTTCGATCAGATCATTAACGTTGATCAGGTTCCTTGTAACGACTGCCGAGACTCCGCCTTTAACAGGTGAGCGTCCCGAAACGATGGATTGGTAGGCGAGTGTTGCGGCACTCATCTTGTTTCGTAATTCGTGGGCGAATATACCGATGCGCTCTGTCTCGGCCCGAGCAACGTTCTGGTCTCGAAGACGTTCGTATTCTGTAACGGCTGCCGAAACTGCTGAATCGATGCATCGACATAGCTGGTAAAAGTCTTGGACAGTGAAGACTATTTCACATTTCAAAGCCAAACAGATAATAGCCTTACCAATGTCTCCATAGTCGTGGACGACATGTGAAACGGAATAACCGAGACCCAGCATCGAGCCGCCGTGGATGGCAGCCGTTCGTTTCATTCCGTCATCAGGACACGAATACGAAAGAATATTGACCAATTGGCTGAGAAAAAAATTCAGGAATACCGGCACTGCGGCAGGAGTTTCGTCTGGAATCAAACCAGATCTCAATGCGATCGTTCTACACGAATTTGCAATGATTTCACGTCGATTGCTCAAGATGAATGCACTGAGCATTGAATCCCCCTTTTATTTCAGCGTACGGCTGAACTCTGAACAAACCCTCAAGTGGCCGTAACCACTGATTTATCACGGAAGTGTACCAGAAAAGGACGATGTTTGATAGTGCAGAAACCAATGATTTTGGCGACTGGAAACCATTAGACCGTTAGAGCCACGTTTGTAATCGCTCGATTTTTGAACCGATCGTTTCAAAGAATTCACGATTCACGTTTTTAAACGTGTGCTTTAGTTTCCCGGTCCGTGCCGCCCGAATTGCTTCGACGCTCGGGTTCTCCTCTGTGAGAATCGGGTACTCTGTAATGCGGCAGTTATGGTTGTGTGCTTCCCATTCAATCCGCAGTTCAGAGTTGGCAGTTTTGATTCGCCGCGACATGTAATAGAGTACGGTGTCCATCAAGTACCGCCGCTCCAAGTTCAATGCGCAGCGATAGATCAAACTAGCTTCCCAATGATCGTTCATGACCGAGCTGTCATTGATTTGAATAGCGATCGGTCGGATCCCAGTGGCTCGTGTTGCAGGCTCGAACGTTGGCCTGAATAGTTTGGTTTCGTTACGAACCTTCGCGAGTTCGGTAAAAACCAATGTTCGGATGTTCATCCGGAATCCATTATGAGCGCGATTTCGATCATCGTTGATGATCAACTCTTCTCCCTCGACGTACGACTTCTGGTACGAGTTTTCGTCACCGGGCGTGAAATGAATGCGTTTCATGCCGATCGCGGCATTGGCGAGCGCTTGGGTCAGGTCCGGTATCATGTCTATTACAGTAGCTCACCTGTAGCTCGTGTCAATGGCCCGACCACCGAAAGTCGCTAAGCATTGAGATCATGCGAAGTTAAAGAAGCGGTCTAGTGAGTCACACCATTCATCTACGCTCTCAGAGAGGAACAGGCGTTTGCGGCACCCCGTTACACTGAACTGGTAGCCATCTTCATGCTTTGCGCGTGTCTTCCGAAAAGAAGTGTTGTTTTGTGCGAAGTCGATCACCGCTATGTACAGGGAACCATTACGTTCTACCTGACATGACGAGGTAACAAGTCTTCTATTTGCTTCAACCTTCTGAACGATCTGGATTGACTGAGTACGGCAGCTAAAGTGCAGGATTTGATCCGAGATGATGGTTCGGGAGTCATCCTTCGGATCAATAAAATACCGTGTGCTGTTCGACTCTCGAAGATAAAAGCATGCCGGAGCTTTCGACTCACACAGCGGGCATCGATCGAAGGGCTGAAGTTTGCCGAATGCCAGCTCGACGAAGCGCGGTACGGTGTGATCAACCATGCCAACGGGGATCGATTCGTTCTCAGTCCATCGTCAAACGATGAGTCGTAGCTTTCGCTTGAGGCGTGGCGTTTTGCCAGTGTGAGGCGGTAATGGCGTACATTTGTGACAAAAGAAAAAGGCCCGAACGCTTTCGCGCCGGGCCTCGTTCTAGGCCGGACAGATGATGATTTGACGAATGGTTACGCAGCCTTCGGCGTCGTTTCCTGCTTCTTCGCTGCCGCGCCTTTTCCAGCGCGTAGCTTTTGACCGCAATGCGAGCAACGTGGGACGAGGTCTTCTTTTCTCACGGGCTTGCCGCGATAGATTCCTCCTTTTCGTCCTTTCATCACTGTGCATTTGTCACTGTTGTTTTTCGTCCAGAGCGAGACGAAAGGTGAAACAGTTGACTGCGGTAGAGCTAGAAAGGCCGAAACCCTTTCGGTCAAGCCTTTCAAGGAGATGCGTTCGCCGATCGTGAGGTTTTCGATCGCGTGTTCCGTGGCGTCGAACACCCTCTTGATCAGCGCATTTGCATCGGCCAATCCAGGAGTTGCAGGAGTCATCGGCGTCACAGGGGGCGAAGTACTGGCTGTGTTACGAGTCGTTGTCATCTGATCCATCCTTTGGGGTTTGGCCTGGGCTCCCTTGGTTGAGTTCGTGAGGAACGGAGATCCAACTCTTATCGGGCTGCCTACGAAAACACTTTGCAAACCGGGTGCCAAAGGTCCGGCGTGTACTCGTAGTAGCGGTTAGATCCTGTGTGAATTCAACAACTTACAACTGGTTGAAAACACCTGACGATAGGCTGGTCTGAGGCTCGAAAGCGAGAGCTTTGCCATCGGCCGCAAAGGAGCGCTACCATCGGTCCTTGGTGGTTGAATACCCCACCTTTTCAAGTCGTGTCTGTAGTCAGTATGTATTCTGCACGACCAGAGTCAATGGAATTGGCCGAACTCGAAGCGAGAAAAGTGGCATTGAGAGAAAGTCACCCGGTACTAAACGAATGACGCCAGCTTGTCGCAAACCTTTGGTTTCCAACCGTCTGGGATGTCAAAACCGAACTGTAAGCCTCCAGTTCCATTCTGGAAGTAAAGGTGTGGTTCCTCCGGGTACATGTGAATGTATATGCCACACGAGAGGCAGAATGTGTAGAGGCAAATGACCCTCGGCACGTCAAAGGCTCCCTCCTTTAGAGGTGCCCAGCGATGTCCTGCACGGCGGCGGACCTCGCAAAGCATTGCTAAAAACCACTCGGTCTTTTGTTCGATTGTCCCGGATGGGACAGGCTTTGGAATCAACGGCCAAATGATCAGCGGCATCACAACATCACCTTCAATCTTTTACACAAGAGCATCTTCGTGACCAATGGATTGATTCGCCATCGATTGTTTTCAAACGAACCGGCAATGAATTTATTGATCGCGACTAGATTTCCCTCTGTGTAAAGCTCAATTTCTGAATTGCAGTATCGACACCTGGCCGTATAAACGAGCCAACCGCGAACGAATTCATTATCGAGCCTATCGACTTTATGCCCCGTTTTCTTTTTTATCGCTGCGAAAATGCTGGCGATTGATTGAGTCTGTGGATTTGCCAAAGATTATCCTAAAGCATGACAACAAGCTTCGGGCATTGAATCGAGCCGTAACTCACGGGGTAATATTTCATCCCATTCATCCCACTTATTCGAACGTCACCCTTTTTCGAAATGTATATCGTTCGAACCTTGTCAACGTAGACGTTACAGACCGAACTCATTCCAGAATAAAAACATTCAAGCAGTTGATGACAATTCTGGCATGTTCCGACCAGGATCAGTTCCCCATTTAGATTGAACACCGGTTCATCTGGAGATTTCCAATCGATGCGATGTCCCATCTTTCGGAGGCCAGTGTGGATGACCTGTAGTTTATCTTCCGTAAGATATTTCATGTTACAGCATCACCGATAGTCTAGTACAGAGACATCGTTCCCACGTGTCTTTAATGTTTTCGACTAGTTCGGCTTCACGGCTCAACGAGACACTTATGTAGTTACCAACGATAATCTCCCAGCGATACGTGATCTCGTCTTCAGTCCCAACGACAAGGCACTTCTGGCATTTGATTTTCTTCTTGCACGCTTTGCAAATTGTGAAGATGTGGAAGCTGATGTGAGGTCGAGGCCCAAGCTCCCACTCGCCAATCGTGTGGCCTAATTTACGAACGTAGGGACGGGCAATCTGGACCAGCTCCTCAAATGTTTGCTTTGTTTCCAGGTTCAATTCCGCCATTCCAATTACAGCTGTCATGACCCGGATCTCTCGTCATAGTAAAGCTACGAACTTTTTACAGCCGTGCTCAAGAAGCAATTCTCTCGATATCGGATCTGATGGCATGATCAGCATTTTTGAAACGATCAAGCTAGGATAAGTTCCGGATGAAGCGAACCGCTCATTGCCCACGCGAAAGTGTCGTGTCCCAAGGAATAACGAATGCTCGGCACCCTTTCCTTTGACCAATAGAATTTGAATGCCGCAGTGACTACAGTACCCTTTGACTCGTTTGATTAAGCCGATGTATTCTTTGCCCCAGAATTTGTGTAGAAAACGTTTACTCATGGCTCGGGCTAACGTCTCCAGTTCAATCTGAATCTTCGTTCTCATACGAAAGCCTCGAACTTTTTGCAAATCGGTATTGTGAAACCATTCGAGTGTGTACGAAACCCCAGGTCTTTAATGAACGTGCGGTCTAGAACGAGATTGAAAGACCGTTCTCGATTGAAAAACAAATCATAGTGAGTGTACGTACGCATTGGGAATGATCCGACAGTTAACATTATTTCAATAGAACAGTTTCGGCAATAACCAACGAATCGTGTTGTAGTTGTTCGAGGATATTCTTTGACCTCAGGAATGTGGGCTGCTACCATCGATGCTTGCCGTAGAAGTCTAAATGGGAACGAATGGTCAATGAAGTCGAAAGCCGTAACACAATCACTGACAACTTTGTGAAGTTTGGCTTGTTGCTCGGTGTTGACGATCATAAGAAATTCCTAAGACGGGGACAAACCAGACCTGGGTATCTACGGTGTAGTTCGGTGTTTAGCTGCTCGTCTTCTGAGTAATCCCGAAGTACCAACTCGTTAATTGAAAAAGCCCACTCATGTTCGAATGGGCTTTCTTGCATGCCTAGATTAACGCTGCACACCGTACAAACCGAAGCGTACCCTGCGCAATAGACTTTCTGTCCTTTGTTCGGTCCGACAGCTAGATTGATGTTCGGGTCAGGAAAGCGAGAGATAGGACGGAAGTTTGGTTTTAGTTTGACCCGCTGAAGATCGAAATGATGACCGAAGTGCTGGAAGACTCGAACGGCTCGTTTGATTATTGGCGCTTGAATTGCTGCTAATGTCACCACGACCATATACCACGAAACCAATCCTTTATACGTCTAAAGAACTGAGCTAGTTTCGAGGTTGGTTCCGCAGGAGTTCTGAGGTCGGGTGAGTATTTGATTTTCTTATCCGGGACTGGAAGGATCGTGATCGGTGTATTCCGAGGTCGTTCACTTTCGATTCGCCGATTGATCTCGACTAGATCGTTGTGAATTTGTTTCAGGGTTGCCGAGCAATCACACAGCGACGGAACGCACGACCCACATAGAGGGCACTCGTCCATTAGGCAATGTCATCAAGCTTCCGACGAATCCTGCCGGGAGCGATCGTGTGGCTGTCAACGGTGGACTTTTCTTCCTCTTCGTCAAAGAGTCCTAAATCCTCCGCCATCTCATGAAGCTTCTCGCTACGTGTGAATAGAACTAGTTCCTCCAGCACGTACGGGTCCGAAATCGCAGACATGACGGGCAGCCGAATCAATCCAGCTTCGAGCCCGAACATTTCATCCGATTCTTTTTCTGTCGGAGCCGGTGGCGCGACACAATGCCGAGTATCTTCCGGTTCGGCAATTTTTATTCTGGTGCAAGAATCATCACCACTGTCGAGTGCAATTGATTTGTTTTTAGTCAAAGAGTCCATCCTAAAGAGCTGAAGACGATCCTTATTCGGGATCTCGACGCGAGAAACTGTTCTGCTCTTTAGAAAATGTCTCATTATCGCCAGGCTCTAAACGGCTCTTCCGAAGCACCGACAGCTTACTACGGCGGATGGCGAAAGTCACCTGAAGTTAATGTACCGAGAACAAAAGAATTCGGGTTTAACTCCCCGTTTTAAGTGGCTGACATTGTAGTAAATGTCGTTGAACAAGATGATGATTCCGCGTCGATAAAGATGCTCTTCATCTTCCTTCACGATAAGCTGTCCGATGTTCCAGGCGATGTTTGTGCCACCGATTAAAGTGACCTGGAAAAGTTTTCGACAAGATTCGTTCGAGCACCAAATTAATCGGCCTTCATCGGCTTTGTTTTTGACCCAGGATTGCTCGTCGATCTGGTGACCCCAGCTCGTAAGAATCTTCGCCACGTTCGATTCGCAAATGCTCCAGTCCAGATTGAAGCTGACGATTTCAGCTTCTCTTATGCCGGACTCTTCTACGCTAGATTCTTCAGTCGGTCGCATATGAAATACCTGTCAACCTTGTTTAGGAAGGTCTGACCATACACCTCGCCACGCAGGACAGTAAACATGAATGTTGAGTAGAATTGTTCAACGTGCTTGGTAACGTACTGCGAGCTGGGCGTTTTGTGTAGCATGAATACTTTTTTGCATTTTAAACATACCCACAGTTTTACCACATAGTCGGTAAACACGGCTCGCGCGTTCAATTCGTTGAGAGTCGGGATGACCTCACGTACCTCGATCTTATGACCTAGGGTACGCAAGCCAGATTCAGCTTTCCTATGGTACAAAGAACGGGCCATTAGTGACAGCCACAATACAGGTTCTTATTACGAATGCGCAATACACGATTCTTTACTTCCTGATACTCCATGCTCTCATTGAAGTGGAAGCCTTCGAATGATTCGATGTTCATCATACGCCAGATACGATCGGCCGAGTAGTTGTGTGGAAAAGGTGTGAACAAAGTAAACCGATTCCGACACTCCATATTCGTGCAAGCGTTGACCAGATCCGAGTCCTCCCCAGGCTGCCAGTTGACCGGGTCAAGCTCATGGCCGAAATGCTGGAGTAGTTTGGTTGTGATCAGGATAACTCGTTTGTTGTGATAGAAACTCATAGAAAAGCCTTCACTTTCGAACACAGATGTTGCTTGTATATGGTAGCTTTCTCCCGATGATAATTAAGCGGCTCACCATTCCATGCGCTCAGTTCACGATCATGGAAATCCATAACTTTCTCTTCACGGTCATGGCCGTATTGATTAACCATGATTCGATCCATTGTCCATTGACTAGAGTGGTTGTGGATCTTGAACATTTTGCCACAACCAACTTTCGGACAATAGGTATGGAACTCTTTCCAATATTTGGACTCGATCATTCTCCAGTCAGCCAGTTCATGACCGAGATGACGAAGGAACGCAGAGAAATATTCTAGGTGCATTACATCATTACCCGTAGTCTGGAGCACATGAATTTGGTATGAGTAGCAGAAACGAAATCAACGGGGTCACCAATTTTAAATATCTTGTAGTAACCTTTTTGAAAAGAATGTAATTTGCTGGACCAATAAGCTATCGCAGCAGATGCACCATGATTGTACGAATCGGTACACTCAAATAGTATGAATTGTTCTACCGGAATACGTTTGAACATGAATCCGCGTTCACAGGCCGAGCACCATCCTAATGTGCCACCACGTATGTCCCGCCATTCTCCGAGCGGGATACGATGACCCAATCGTTTGATAAACGACATCGAGTCTCGAAATACCAAGTCAAAATCTGACATAATTCACCGGAGAATGTTAAATCTACCGCACAAGTACTTATCGTCAGTTTGAATGATTTGTTTACCAGCTAACAACCTGGGGATCGATACGTACGCATGATACTGTCGGTATTTAGCATACCGGCGATCCGTGCGACCGTAGCCGAGCGTGCAGAGTGTCTGTTCCCGTCCTTCATGCTGCTGAATGAGATAGTAGGCGTGGGTTGTTTTCTCCTCGATGATTCCTAGTTTATTAAGGAAGGTCGGATCGATCGGGAGATTCACCTTGCAAACAAAGAGATGCCGTTGACACGTTGGGTAGAGGCATTGGCAGTGGCCATCCACGACTGTTCCGTATTCCCCTTGCAGTTTCTTCCAAGGATTCTTTTCAGCCAAGTCATGCTTCATTAAGTTGGCAACGATCCGAGCCGCTTTGTAGTAATCGGGTTCATCTGGATCACTTAAGAATTTCGAGACGAGTACAGGCGAAATGAGCATAGTCTTGGTTTTTGAAGGTGATGTTCGTTTCATTTCTTATGCGTTTTGATGCATCGACCAGCCAATCGTCAACATTTAGTACATCGGCTTTCTCAATCAGAATCGATTTACCGCTCGGCCCACCAAGAAAGAATGTGTGAATCTGATCATCCACACGAATACCGAAGGTCATGTTACAAACGCGGCATCGACCCTCGAACGCGGCAGTTCGGGCCCGAGTGTACGTGATGTCACCTTGAGTCATGTAACCGGCTACGATCCGTTTGAACGTAGCCTTATGCAAAAAACAATGCTCGAAGTATTTAGAGGATAGTTTCGCAAGTTTATAGAGCTTCTTCTTGAACTCTTTACGATCGATGTGACATTCACGAACCTCTGAACAGAACAATCCGTTGTCATCGATGTCGCTTAACAGCTCGATCCCGGCTTGCGGACTATCATAGTCAAGATCGTAACAAGGTAGTTCGTATGAATGATGAGAATTAGTTGTGGCTCGGCCAGTCAGTCGCCAGAACTTGTCACCATTCGCCATTTGCATAAGACGGAAGCGAAAGCTCTTGAGACAACGCCTACATTCGGTGTAAGCATTGATGTCGGTTGGACGAGCTTCAAGCTTCACTTCCATCGGATAGATGTCGTGAGCAAGTTTATCCATCAATCGAATGCCAAAGAACTCGAACGCTCTCCATTCTTTGAGAATGGTCAGCTGATCTTGGATTCGAGACATCTTTGTGCTGACAGGTTTCATCCTAGTAACAAGTGCTTCTCTTCTAGTAGTTTGAAGCAATTCTCTCGGAGAATACGTTCGACCGTTAAAGTGGCGTCGAGTTCGGAACGGCATCGTCCTTTCCATTCGTCTAGTATATTCTCCGTCAATACCTGACTGTTAACTTCCCAAGAGAAATCTTTCTGCCCGAGGTTCTGAACAATCGTTCCGAGCATGTATCGTTCCGGATTCATCCGCATCGACATCATACGAACTCGTTTATCGTTGCACGGTTGACTCGGTGCTGGCCAACCATTCTCCCAATAGTCGCGATGCCATGGCATGGCGATCCGAATTATAGGAGAACCTTTAGTCGGTTTGGTAGTTCCGTATACCCTGCGGAGATCAGCAAGATATTCACTTTCGTCATCGCTACCTGCAAGTCCATATCGAAACCCGTTAAGCCCGTTGATGAGATTTCCCATAACCAGTCCTTCCTGTCCGATCTTAACCAAATCCAAGCGATATTTTCACCGTAACGATCGCGTCTAACGTAACGAGCAGAGTAGTTGGCGTGCCGATGACGTGGAAGCTGTTGCCAAGGAAACAACATTTTGCTCAGGTCACGGTTCATCTCAGGTTCCGGTACCGAACACAATAAGCTTGTTCTACTTCTCTAGTATTAAAGTCAGGGTGCGTTTTTACCGTAGCTCGAAGTTGATCTAGCGAAACGCTCGGACCTGGAATAAGTAGAAGTATGTCTGGTATTTTATCACTGTTTAGTTCAAAGTATCGAATCAGTTTGACACTTCGTGGAAACCTCATTTCCATCAATCCAAAAACGTGAGTGCAGTTCTGAATCAAGCAACGCACTCGTGGAGCCGCTGCTTTAAACGTGTGGCCGTATGATTCGATCTCCCATGACGTTTCATCAATTTTGTGTCCTAGCATGGTCAGGATAAGCGTCGCCTTCGCAACGATTTCATCCGTGACGAGCGGGAACTCTAGATGAAATTTGTTAAACGACTGCATAGACAATCTTTACTGCCGAGAACAAACGTTCTCATCACGTTCTCGTCTAGTGGAATGATGACGTTCTGTTTTGTGTAATCTCCGATGAGGTTCAAGTCCGGTCCTAGAACGATTTCAAATAGCGAGTGGCTTTCCAGGATCTCTTGCATGAACGGATTCTCGTTATGAACGACGACCGCTCGTATATCGAAACGGGTGCGACCGGCAATATCAAGCTGTTTCTCGATTGCGAATCGCCATTTACATTTACGGGCACAATCCTGCCACCACGCATGACCGTGATGATATCCGTAAATGACCGGTCCTTCTTTCCATTTGTTTTCGGCGAGCTGGTGACCAATCCGACGAATAGCTCCTGTAATGGTATTATGTACGATTCGTAGGATGTCGTTTTCATCCGGGCGTTTGGTTGCAGCTTCGCTCATAGGAACACCAAACACTTTTTTGTAACGAATTTGAATCCAAGCTTACGTAGCTTTTTATCTACATAACGACGAGCTTGTTCTTCCGTGCAACCGACTCCAGACCATGAATCAACTGAATGCCGAAGAGGTTCCTCTTGCCAGTTCCATACGGCCCATTGCCAATCATTCGGACCACATTGTCCTTTGTATTTCCCATTAAGAAGATGAACCGAACCAGCAGACAACCCCATGCCATACGGAATGGTTGGGGAAACGATTGTTCGTGAGTAATAGTACCGATAATCCGGGGCTCGTAGAGCCTTCGGAATGGCGGTCCAAGGAAGTACATACCGAGTAATCATGCTACAAACGGATTGCTGTTTCCGACTTCATATCCGTGCAAAGAAGAGTCCAGCCGTGCATCTCTAACGTGTCATCCACTAATTCGAATGCGTAGTCCAACGTCTCGCAACGCCCGGTGATCGCATCACCGTCGATCATCTCGGTCGCCAGGATATTCCAGATTGCGAACGAACCATCGTCACTTTTTCGAACGATGATCTGCGCAATCTTAACGCCTTTCGGATCGAACCTGGCATAGACTTCCGAAACAGCAAACACTTTACGCCAAGGGAAAGCAGTCTTACGATTCATTTCATCACCTGGAGTCGCTCGATCTGTTTACGGGTTTTGATGCGAACGTTATTCTGGCGCAGAAACTCATCCACTTTGTCTTTCGCCGCTTTGAGCGAATAGGCGATGCCAAAGAGAACAACCTTCTCCTTTCGAAAGCGTTTCACTTCGCAAACGTAGGCAACTTTATTCTTCCAAGAAGAGGAACGAATCACACCGGCCCGAGCGAAATGGGTATGGGTCGGGTACATCGACGAACGAGTATGAAAAATCTTGAATGCCTTAAGCTTACCGAAAGAGTTCCAAGGTAAAATGGAAAGAATTTTCATAATAATGCCCGAACCTTTTTTAAGCCATCACCTTAAAACGTGTACAGATAGATTCCTTGTAGTTTGACTCCGCTGCTAAGAACCGACGAACATGGCTGACCGGTGCATCGAGCAATTCCCGGCTGGTTGGCTCAAAGCTGGCTACGAAGTAGAACGAGCGAGGCGAATACATGACATTGTTATGAACGTGAGAAATGCGAATCTGAAAATACGTTCGGTTTGTCATGGTCGCTCGAAAATAACGGCCACAAGCGGAACACTTCGCTTCATCCGTGACTACGAGCCCCTCGCCCGGTGTGCTGGTTCCATCCCGAAGTTTTGCGAACGGACCGATTCGATGGCCCATGACACGCAGAACCAAATGCGTCAGCAACATGTACGAGCGATAAGCACTCTCATTCGAGTCATCGATCATCCCGAGTAGACGATTCCCCAACCGGACTCTCGACTTCCGACTACAACCAGGTCTTTACCTTCGCGCAGTAAAAACGTTTATCGATTGGTTTGAGCTTCTTTTCAATGAGCCGAGCTTCCTTCGTCTCTTCGTCAAGAGATTCGTCCTCGAACGTTGGAGGTGTTCCGCCTGCTAATTGCACGAGCGTATGAAAACTGCGCTGAAAAGCGTTCAGTTCCCAATCCCTCGGGCCAACATCCGTGATCCGTTCGGAAGAAGTTGCCGCGCGACCGCTTTGAAACGCCGTTGACGTCTCGATCTCTGCCGCGTTTGAAATAACTTCAAACATAATCCACGGGTCAAGCTCGAAGCGCGCAATGAATCCTGGTTCGTCGGATGTCGTGTACTGTGGCGCGACCTTCCACTTACCTTGCCCGACATCGGGGCGCCCCGAGAGAACGAAAATGCGAGAACAATGACGACACCGCGCCGTTAGTTTCGAGCCAGGATAGGAGAAGGTTTCGAGCCATGCTCCTTTCGGCATGAGATGCCCAAGACGACGCACGATTCGTTTTGAGACACGAACGACATCCTGGCGAAGCTTGTACTGACCGATGAGCGGTGTTCGGGGCTGATCGTCTGTGATTCGGGTTCCTTCTTTGATCATCAGACTCGATGGAAGTCAGGAAGCGCCGGTCGTCATCCGAAGATTGCGGCTCGTTGATCTACCAGGCGAAATCCGTTCAATACGAGATATCGGTCAACGTATGCTTTGCCAACGTCCCACGTCATCTCGGATTCCGGGATATATTGGCCGAAAAGATTCTTCTCTTCTCCGTGAATAAATTGTTCGATCGGACCTTCGATAATGAACGTACCCGCTTCTTCATAGTAGATAGCTATCGTGGCAAACTTATGAACTGGTTCTTCATGCCAATTGCAATAAAGGTCACGATACATAACAATCATGCGCAACAAAGGTATTGGATTGGTTACCCATGGATAAGCAACTCTGTTCTTCATCCGAATGAATCTAACCGTCGATCACGGCGCAGAACGACATTCAATTTATTGTGGTAGTGAGACCACGGGTCACGTTGCATGATATTGTACGTACTGGCAAGTTCCCAGCCATCCTTTGCTTCTTTATTCAGTAAGTTTTCAAGTTCGGTTGGAACGACGTTTTCAATTTGGCGATAACGGTACATCAGATCCTCACGTCATCACAACATACAAACCAAACGTTTGCTTATGAATAGGAACCCCATTTTCTTCAAACGCCGCTCGGCCGTTGATTTGGCTCCTTCAAGACTGGTACACATTCCAACGTAATAGGCGGATTCGGGGCGACTCGTCCATGAACAACGGAAAGAATCAAACGTCAAAATAATTGGAGTTAATTCGGTCTCTCCGGCAAAAAGTCTGCGGATATATTGACCGTTTTTCAACTCCCAAGGCAAAGCATAACGCCGTGACTTGCTCGGTATAACGGAATTTGTGTAGGAATATGACATCGGAGTGTTATCAGCGGTTTACACGTTAGTTCGGTTATACGAATAACTCCGATGGATCTCGACTAAATTCATGCAAGATAGTTTTCGGATTACCAGAATGATTTGAATCTCGAACACCAGTTGATCTGGTCCGTATAATCTTGCTCTCGTCGTGTAATAACCAGACCATCTTGGTAAAGAACCATTACCGGAACAACCCAATGTCCATCTAATGGATTCGGCAGACTATTCACGACATCTGTGCCGAATGCGTTACGTATATCGGTTATTCCGTTAATAGACATCAAGTTTACATCAGTTTTGGTTTGTAAAGTTTCGTAATCCATTGTTTGCATAACCCATATGGAAGCCGCTCCACCAGAATAAGCGCGATACATAATAATAAACGTTGCTTCACAAGCAATGCAATTGGCAAGAAATGCTTGGTCGGTTCCGATCGTGCGTACAAGCGGTGTATCGTCTATTTGCATCCGATGATGGCACGCAATTCGCATCATGTTGATGATGTATTCGAATGCCATGTACCATGGATAATGAGAAAATGACTCAGGGTAGTTTTTCATAAAAACGTCTTCAACCGAGGACACAAGAACTTCTTCGTCCTCGGTTTCTTCATCGGTTCATCCATCGATATGGTTCGATCCAAATGATAGCAGTGGACACCGATGATATGAAAGTAGCTCGGCAGATCGGAGAAACGTTTCTTGTTTAGTTCTTGCCCAAAGATCGATCGAAGGTAACCCGTGACATTCCTAACCTCGGTATATTGATCGGTCAGGTACAGGAGATGACCGGTCTCAAGCGAGAACTTGCCGGAATAGGATATGTCTTTTTGAAGTTGGCGCCGTTCCAAACACAATACAAACTTCTGTGGACAATGAGCGCAAGAACTTAAATAACCAAGATGCCTTCCGGGCTCAAAAGAATATCGGTTCGGAATAGTTATTGAATGCCCGATCAATCTAGCTCGTTCGTGAGCCCAAGCGCGAAGTTCTTGAAGATGAGTCGGTTTTCTCATTTCATCACATCGAATTTAGTACAGGTAGATAGCTTCTTTTCCATCGCAATCTTGTAAGCCGAAGTAAACCAATCTTCCGGGATGATGATCTCGTTATCGACGAACTCTCCCTCGAATCCAAACAACAAACGGTTGTACGATACATTGTCTTGTTTATTACCGTTGACACGGATTTCGTACGTGTGACCTACCTTACCTACTTTGGTATAGTTGGTCTCTTTCGTAAGTAGCAGGCGGTACTCACGAAGACAAGTATGGCACCGAGCACGAACGATCTCTTCGAAACGAAGTTCCGCATCATCAAAGTGGATGTTTGGTTTTGATGTCGGTTTCTTCTTCTGAATCGAATATGTGTGTTGCATTCGTTCGAGAAACTTCTTAAATAGTGCTTCGGGCTTGATGTTCATGCGTAACCTACTCTATAGCAATACCGTTAATCTCGGGCAGATGACTTGGGTTCGGTGCTGGCGCATCATTTTGGCCGTTTTATTGATTCGAGTGACCAAATCGGCATCGTTCTCGCCAGAATATTCGTGCTTACGCCAATATATCATTAAGCCATCGGCAGCATTTACATCGGCCGAATCATGATAGATCTTGACGTCGAACAACATGTCACAATGAGCGCAACGAGTAAGATGATACATACCGGAATACGAACCATAGTTCGGATGAGCGCGTTCCAGGATCCACGGACTGGTTCGATGGCCGAGTAAACGGATGAACTGCTCGGCATATTTCTGATGAGATGGATCCGAGTCCCTCTCAATAAAGAAGCTGATCGAATCGCGTTTCATACCATAACCTGAAACTTCAAGCAAAAAGCCCAAGGAAACCGGCGAGCAACCTGGCGAATAAAGTATGTAACGTCTTCTGGTTTAAATGTATAAGTCTTCTCCCAACCACTAATACTCATTAAGCCGGTTGTTGAGAGAATGATCTTAGTACCACGGCTATCGACGAGAAACGGCGCATCGCATACGGTACAAGTCGTAATATCGAACCCGAGCGAGGTCACGGTCCAAGCTGATGGTTTGTGGCCGAGGCGTTCTAGAAGAACGGTCGCGAGTTTGGTAGCTTGATTACTCATACGTTGCTTACATGTATTGCGCGTAACGTTTAATCTGGCGTTCGATTTCTTCGTACTTTTCCGGGTCTTCGAAGTTGACGTACGATACAATATCGTAGCAATTAACGGTTAAGTGACAAAAGAACCTCCGACGACCATAACGAAACTTCCAAAACGATGTTGAATCGTACGCTGTCTCTTGCTGTTTAAACTCGACCAGCCTCCAGTTACGAAGAAGATATCGCGGCAATGAAGCAGATACGACGTCAATCAAACTTTCACATTCGAACATGGTTAACAACTCGCGAGCTTTATCCAGCTCATATTGGTTGGCCATTTTGTTAACCCGACTTCGGAAGCGCTTAAGGTTCTTGATATCGGATTTCATCGGAGTTCATTTCTGTACCGAAGGCATGACCGTGGGTATGACCGTGGGTATGACCGTGGGTATGACCGTGGGTATGACCGTGGGTATGACCGAGCGAAATGTTAACGAGACCCGACGACCGCGCTCAATCATCTCGTCGTGCTTCCGAGCCGGAATGGCATGAGTCCAATCGTATCGAGCCGAACCATCAAGAATGATCAAGCTACGAGCATCGAGGAACAACGATTCGATCGCGGCTCGACGGTAAGGCTTCTCGTTACGAAAATTAGCAAAGTCCATCGTACATGTCGATCCGAGACTAACCGAACAAATGACTGGCCCGAAACACGGAATACAATCGGCGTGGGCCGCGATACCTTGACCAGGCATGTATTCATTGATAATGCATTGATCAAACGTTCCGTACGGTTTAAGTAACCGGACCACATCATCAAAGGAAGAAGGAAACGGACCCAAAAACTGAGATCGATCAATCGACTTCTGAGTGTAATCGTAACGGTAACCATAATGTTGGGTACGACGCTTCAAGCTCATATCCCAAGGCATCATATCGATCGCGGTCAGCAGATCTGATTCGATCTCCGGCGTGATGAACCCGGGAATGTAAGTTAACCCGTCGATCATGACTTCGTTACCGTCGAACCATCAATACGAAAACGTACCCACCGTGGCCCGAACCGGTTCCGGTCATCATGAGCGGCTCGAATCCTTCGCCGGAGGCAGAATTGACATGTTCCTCCAGGTCTTTCATGCTGTGATGGCTGGAGAGAAGTTTGTACTCAGGAACATGAGGACTTCGATAAGGACTGATCCCATTCATCTGATTCAGCTCATCCAGTGTCGGAGCACGACAATTTGGATTATCGCAGCGAGTCGTTCCGGCACCTGTAGGAGAACAGTATTTACATTCGTTCATCTTGGCTTCGCCTCGGTCCTCACAGTAAGTTATGATCGTAACAATATACCGTCAACTCTTCAGCGACTTGTTGATTCGGCGCTAAAGCAAGAAAGAATCCGTAACACATATCCTCCCAATCGTGTTCCCGATCCGGATCAATTGTTTTCTCACCAGCTTCCAGAATTCGTTTCCAAGCGTCTATTTCTCTCCGATATCGAGCCGCAAGAACCTCTTCGCTATCTTGAGCCATGCATCACCTCGGTACCGGTAGGAGAAGACACTAAGCAGATCTCGACAGATCGCTATCGAACATTTGATTCCGAAAACAAATAAACTCCAATGGATTGAGTCCAACTCGGGCCGATGCTTAACCAGTATGCGATGTGTTCGACCTAACATGAATTGTACTGATCATAAGAACGCAGCAATCCTGGTACAAACCAATATCTCAGGATACTTCTGACGTCGCTCTAGTAATTTGGCATACGGTTCATCCAAAGCAAATCCGGAAGATGTTTCTTTTATCTGGAAGAATCGAGTAATATATCCACCGGGCCGATAAACTTTCTCCACTTTACTAACCCAAAACATATTCGAAATTCCATCACCAGAACCGGAATGAAACAAAAATGCTTCGAGTCGAACATGACAATGAACGCAATTGGCAAAGCGACTGCCCGTTCCGGGACGCCAACGCCGTGCTCCACGACTTCCAAGCTCTTTTCCAGAATCGGTTACGAGACGAGAAATCCGATGACCAAACACTCGAAGATGTCGGTTGATCTCCAGAACAATCTGAGAGGCGCGAAAAACCGGAGTCATGATCTGGTTATAAATGTAAATCCGGCGCAATCGTCAAAGAAGAACATGAAACCGTTTGCAAAGATACTGAGGCCGAAGAAAAGCTAGACCATCCCAAGTCAGATCCTCTCCAACAAAATCCGTGACCTGGAACATCCAATTCCCAAGTTTGAAGTCACCGATATCGAAAGACCATTTCATTCGCAAACAAAATAAAGAGGATACTCGATGTCTACCGAGAAAGGAGCGAAATTCTTACTCGGCATAAAGAATCGCTCGTAACACCGGTTACAAAGAAAATCGTAACCATCGACATGCAAATGACGAATGTACGGACTCCATTCGATTTGGTGCCCGAGCAAACGAAAGATCCGCTCAACTTTCGGAACGATACTTTTTCCTCCGACGTGACGATAGATGACGAACTCGGGATGCATCCGAACCTTATCTAAAGAAAAGCCGCAAACTTTGGACAAACCAATGGAGCGAAATGAAGCTTGATATCGCGGGTTATGATTCCTTCTTCAACGCGACAACCCCAAATATCCAGAGAACGAGGATAACTAGGTCGATGCAATTCGCGCAAAGAATACAAATGACGGATGCCGGGCCGATTCGAGGCACCCGGTACGATTGCAAAATTGGCCAAACAAATAGAACATTGACCAATTAAATCATGATAACCGTACTCATAGAATGTGTTGACCCGATGACCAAGGGTTCGTAATCTGGCTGTGAATAGCTCCTGAACTTTTATCGGAACGTCGCTCATACCATCATACCATAACCTGATACTTATGACAGACCCAATTTGGTTTCAAGAAATCAATGTTGTGATGAGGAATACGAGTCAGGACCTCTTCTTTATCCGTAACCCGAAAGACTCGCGGGCCGAATGAACGATCGTCGGAAAGAATCGAACGATTCAAAGCATAGATGGAGTAAACCTTATTGCCTTTAAACGTGTCACTTTCCAATGTCGAACTCGGCACGAAAAACCAAACATGACAACGATCGCAAACGAATTCAAACCCGAACCATCCACTAGCTTGAACGGTTTCTTCGTTGAATCGAATACGATGTCCTAGTAAATAAAAGGCTCGCTCGATTTTCTTAATTACTGGAGCACTTTTACCGGAGGTAAACTGAAGGAATGATAACAATTGTCTAACCTGTTCGGACTCGGGAATTTCCCATTCGTCAAGTTCCGGCTTCATCCGGGAGGCGGTCCGGGCGGAAGTTGGATGTGCCGATATTTTACATGCATCATCCCGAAATGATGAATGGCTCCGAAAATTCCCCAACCGGCAAAGAACAAAACAACAACCGGCAAACCAAGAAGCCAAGTTCTAAACCAAGCTAGATACGGCATGGATAGGTTTCCCTCATGCCATACTGATACGTTCCAATGGAAGTAGAATTGGTTCGCCAGATCTCCAGCGCACCAAATTCCTACCGTGAGAACAAATACCCAACGAAGCAACAACCACAACCCAATCAAAAAATACCAAACGTTTGGCCCGAGAATCATGATCCGTTTCTGGAATGTTAATCCGATGGTTCGTGCTAGACTTTTCAGGTACATGGATTTTAACTCTTTAACTGCGCGAATATTCAGATTGGCATTCAGGTTGGCATTATCTCGATACGAACCGGTAAACAAGACTGGTAATTCTTGCGAACATGTTTCGCAAAAACGTTTTGGGTTTTCTTCCAATTTCATTTCAGGCCTAGAATTTTCATAGCTCCGAGCCAACCTTTCCATGTTCGTCTGGTCTTCTTTAAGTCGATTCTGATTGGCCTGGAGAACTTCCGCAAAGTAAGGAGTGGGCCGGATCGGATCCATATCCAAGACTGGAAGCGGTGGAATGGGCGGGAGAGGAGGAAGCGGAGAATTTTCATCAAGTAGTTGCTTCATCCGGATCAATTCCTGATGAGCGTCTTCTAAACTAGCTCGGTTTAGTTCTCCTTGAGGTTTTGCCGGGTCACCTTCCCAGATCATATAGCCTTGTTCCGTGCGGGTCCAATATCCCGGTCCCTCCGGCCCGGCTGTCCTGTAACGAGTCTGACCGTTTTCAAATATAGGTTTCCCGACGATTCCGGGTGGCATGCCTTTTAGGAGGGACTTCATTCCAGATCTTTTCCCGTGATTCCACGTTCCCCTCCTGTTGTACCGGCCCGGGAACTCGACTACCGGAACGACCCGAATGATTCAGGTTTTGCTCTATTAAACGGGAGATTGAGCTGGCTCGACTGAAATATCTAGTTCTGGCCTATCAAGAGCCGATCCGAACCATTATTCTTTGCCACGTTCCTGCCGCGAGGATTGGATTGGAGCCAGGATTAGATTCCGGCTGCCTCTCCTGGCGTCCCAAAAACAAAGCCCGGAGATCAAAGAATAGGAAGGAATCCAAATATCAAATGATAACAAATGTAATGACCAGACTAATACGTTTCGAACTACGTTTCGAACTACGTTTCAATCATCCGGATCGATGTCAAAGATATACTCTAGAAGCTTCTCTAATTCGATTCCTTTTACGAATAGAAGGATGAGAAATGTCACGACTAAAAAGCCGATAACGATTCCGACGATAGTATTGAGAACTCGCGCAGTCATGAAGGAATAGAAACGAATCTCACCGCGAATCAAAGCTTCTTCCAGCTGCTTCGATCGCAGCCTTTTCTGCCGTATTCTCCTGTCCTGAGCTTTACTCATCAATCCTCAAAGGTATGCTGATTCGGGAGCAGGAACGGCCAGCTAGATACGTAAAATTTCTTTTTTATCGGCTAAGTACTGGAAACGGTTTGGCTTCTGGCTAGAAACGAGGTTAGAGATCCGTTCCAGACCAAGAATTATGTCCAGATCTTTAGTTTCCCAAAAGAAATTGAAATAACCGATGTGCTTAATCTGGTTTTGATTCAGTAGCGCTGGGCAATGCCGGGGAATATCGGAGTCGTAGCTGGGTTGATCCCAGTTTCGCCAAGTTTTACCGCCAGAGTTTCACCAGGTTATCTGCCAGGTTATCTGCCAGAGTTTTCACCAGTTTGTCGCTCTATCCAGGCAAGATTCGTGCCAGCGGCGGGTGGCAGGCAAGTTCCGTGCCAGGCCTGGAGTATGATTGGTATGTTCCGTGCAATATATAGCTTAGATCATACCAGATCAATTACAATGTTATTGTAAAGACATTGTAGGTATCTTTTATGCATTATATAGCTCGAAACATGCCATAACGCAGCGCGTCGTCTCATTGCTGTCTCGCGTCAAATTGGGCTGGCATGGTACGTGCAACGCGGGCGCGCGATCTACTCTCACAAGAATCAGAGCCTACCGATCGGTAGGCTCCATTCCATTGTGGTCCGGGTTTGAGCCGCAGCGATGCCGCCCCGCTGAAAAGCGGGGTTGCCGCGGTCTCGCGATTCGGTTCCGCGAGATGACTAGGCTCCATTCCATTGCTTGCAGTGGGTGGAGCCGAATCCGACTCCCACGACCCACCTATCAGCCGCTCGCTGGTAGGGTGGCTAGTTCCCTCCGGGCGGTATGCCTACCCTACGGGGTCCTCGGAGTAAGTCTAGCCTCTAGGGCATAACGTGGCGCCCATCATATGACCTCGCTCCTTGACGGGAGAGGTGGGCTAATGCTGAACGCATCGGGAATGGGAACCCGTTGCAAGTAGGACGACTATAAGAAACGGAGAGACTGTCTCCCTAGAGTAGGCGAGATAGTATATCCGAAACGAGTAGGTCGGGCCAGCTAACTAGTTGGCGTTCCGAAAGGGACAGTAACCATGACTCTCACTCTACGGGATAGGGTTGCGATGCCAAGGGGTCGCGACTAGTCCAGTGTTAGAGGGTGCGGAGTGACCGAAAGGTCAAAGGAGAAAGCTATCGGTGAGTTAGTACCGGGCGCCTTTGACATTGGGGTATACCGTATGGCCTTGTAAGCCGTATCGCTAAGGGACAGGAGATAGCTCTTCGTATGCGAAGCGCCGTACCGAAAGCGTATTGTCTTCGCAATCTGCTAGGGGCGCGCAAAGCTACATGCTAACCCGCGAGAAACCGAAACATGATTAGCTGAAAACTTGGCCTTGGCCTGGTGTGTAGGTTGAGCGTGAATTGGAATCGTTGACCGGGTAAGTGTGTAGGGGCCGAAAGCGAGTAACATGAAAACTCGCCGTGATGCCGAAAGGCTACATACATGGTGAGGCGTGTAAAAACGCCGTGTGAAAGGAAGTAGGTACGCAAGCCTAGTGGGTTGTGCCGGGTGATACGTGAGTTACTAATTCGCTGTTACGGGTTGCATCGTGTTACTAGATACCAGTGTCACACTTGAATGTGTGCATCGGATCACGAAACCGAGAAGAAAGCCATTGGCGGGATAATGCCAGGCGTCTAGGTCTAGTGGTAATCTCAACACGGCCATAGGTAGGAGAGAGTCATCGGCGAGCAATGCCGGACGCCTATCAGTGTCATATGGGGTAAAGTGTATGTGAACCGAGCGGGTTAGTTGGTAGGTTGGTCTCTAAGCATAAACTTGCGAAGCCAGGGTTTTCCTGTATCGGCTAAACCATACGGTGAGAACCCTGGCCTTCGCATTCAAGCCTACGAATCTGCTACACAACATATCTACGCTTGATTGCTGTAGTATGGGAGTTACCGTTCGATGATGACGACTCCGTGTTAGATACGTGGGTTTGAATGTGAGGAAACTCGCAACTTAAGCAATTGGCTCCATTCCATTGCGAAACAACAACGGAGGTGACGCGAATGCAAGTGATCAAGCGAAACCGTGAAACGGGTACGATCACCCCGATCAAGGTGATCGGTAAGCCCGTCGCGAAAGAAGCGCCGAAACCTGCAAAGGCTCCGGCGAAGGCAAAGCCCGAAGGGCGCGTGAGCGTTCCGAAGGATGCGAGCGAAGGGGAGACCCTGGCGTTCAAACTGCACAATGCGTTGTGCGAGACGGATCTGGAGACGCGGAACAAGGCCGTGTTCTCATGCGGGAAACTCGCTCGTGATATCGGGCTCGGAGACCCGGACGTGGCCGTTGCCTATGAGGCGGCGAAGCGGAACGAGAAGTCCGCTATCTTCCAAGAGAACGTCGATACGGATCTCTGGGAGAAGTGGGGTGTGTACTTCATCGGCGGTTTCACGGCGAAGCGTGTCGTGAAACACTCCGGCGCATTCAAGCCGTTTCAGCTCATTGTCGAGATTCCGGGCGAGGAGACTCGTACGGCGAACTATGACAAGGCGTTCGAGGCTCACCGTGCGGGTTGCCGTTGGTGGGTCCTGAAGTCCGAACGAGGCCAGCATCAGGGTATGCGGGTTCGTTACGAAGAGCAGGAACCCGTGGAGACGGACGAGGGTACGATCCGCGTCTGCCAGAACTATCCGAGCGGTAATCCGAAGGTGATCCATGTCACCTACGTCGAAGCAGCATCGGCGGCGGCAAGTCAAACGAGCCGCGAGAAGAAGGGACCGATCACACACCAGACTCACAATCCGAGGGCTACCTTGGGATTCGGAGTCAAGGTCTCGGAAACCCGTGTCACGTTCTCACGTGGCTGAGCAAGTCTTCGCACGACGGAAGTAGTCAACGCGACTATGTTCCTACGGATCGAATCCAGTCGTGCGATCCAATGTCACAAGCGGCTCCATTCCATTGTGGAGGGCCGGTAGTTGCGAGTTACGGTTACTCAAACCAGGAGAGAAACAAGTCATGCACACGAACAAGGTTCTCGCTGCGATTTCGATCAAGACCAACACCACGCCTGCCAAGGTTGCGGCTCCGAAGCCGGGACCGCGTGTATTCACGACGACGGAGATCCTGTTCACCGCGCTCGCCGGAATGATGGCGTCGGGCCTCGTTCCGCAGAAGGCCGATGCGAACGGGGTGAAGTCCAAGACCTTCCTCGCCGTGACTTCGTGGCGAATCAACTCGGCGCTGGACAAGCTCACCGGCAAGGAGGGGTTCAAGTCCAAGGGGCGCGGCGGCAAGGGTCCGGTGCGTTGGATCGATGCGGTCGAGGGTGCGCCGCTCAGCGGGTACTACCTCAAGCTCGCCGAGGATTACCTCGCCGTGTACGGATCGGTGCTGGAGACGCCGATGGGTAAGTCGTTCGTGGCGAACGCGAAGAAGAGTCTCGAAGCGATCACGAAGGCCGCGTAGTAATACGGCCAAGCGCGCTATGGTATACGGGGGTTCGATTCCCCCGGCGCGCTCTAATGGGATTCGCAGAGTCGATACATAGGTAAGAGGGCCAAGTCAATAAGTCCCCGCCTGCGAATCATATCGAGTTACTCTAACCCGCAGGAGTGCAACCATGAAGACGATTCACGTTGTTACGTTCGTTTCGGGTTGTCGTTGCTGCGATCGTTTCGAGAAGACGCTTCGTGCGTTCGAGGAAGAGCGTGACGCGGAGAACTTCCGCGATCATGAGTACGTGCGGCTCGGTCGAGAAATCGGCAAGCGTGATGCACTGAACGCGATGATCGAGGAGTGGTACAAGTCCAACCCTCGCCCCGAGTCACCGGAAGAGGAGGCGCACAATGTTGTGCGCGAGCAGTATCGTCGGGCGACGGATGCCTGGCACGTGCTCCGGGATGAGGAGGAGGCCCGATTGATCAAGATCCTCGGCGACATCGAGCCGCTCGTTCGCCATTCGTGGGACGAGGACTTCCGGCTTCACATCGAGGAGGTGGCATTCGGCTGGCCCAAGAAGGAAGAGACGAAGATCGAAACGACTGAGGAGGTTCACTGAGCGATGATCAAGCTCCGTCAAGCACACAAGCACGCCATGATCCAACTACCTAGCGGCGGAGGAATGCTCCAGCGCAGAACGGAGAAGCGGCGAGTCAACAAGCTCCGACGTGACATCGATCGGCTGATGGTTAGGGAATCGATCGAGATGGTTCAGATCGACTACCTACCATTCAGCGTGCGTGACACGGTGTCGAAAGAGCACGCGATGACGGAGGTGAGCCAGGCGCTCAATGCGCAGTACGGATACGGCGGCGCGTTCTCCATGTTCGCTGATCCGGAGGATATATCTCCTCATTGGGAGAACCTGGCCGGTACAGGAGACAAGGCCGCGGAGTAACGGGTCAACGTAACGGCTCCATTCCATTGTGCTTCGACATTGGGGTCGGTTCGGTAAAGATGGCAATGTCAATAAGTCCCTACCCAATGTTTCACGTGCAACATAGCTTAGTTACACTTACTCTCCTTATCAAACCGACTATCATCCCGCATTGATCGGGACCGATGGTAGTCAATCACAACGGGAGACAATCACATGCTCAAACCGGATATGTTGAGGGAATTGCAGAAGGCCGCGACGTTCATGCCCGCGAGGAAGTTCGTTGAGGAACACGCGGACGAGTTGGCTCAGCTTCCCAAGGCCCAGCCGTATATCAACGGCATCTTGACCGGGAAGTCGAACGATCAGATCAGAGCGGCCTACACGGCGTTGGCCGTGGTCGTGCGGATGGACTTGGATGACTTGCTGAAGTCTGCCAAACCGATCTCTGGTCGGGCCACGCCGGAGCCGGTTCGCATCGGTGAGAATGTTCGGATCAAGCTGATCCCGGCGCAACCCGGTGATCGCCAGATCAACCAGGAAGAGCGTCGCAACTTCCGCAAGGCGATCGGGTTGATCAAGGAGGTCAACGCGAAGCTGAAGGAAGAGGAACAACCGAAGTCACGTAAAGAGCGGCGTGCGGCGAAAGCTGCCGAAGCGGCGCAAGCGAAGGAAATCGCTCCGCGCCCTGAGCTGAACTACGCAAAGGGTATTGTTCCCGAAGCGTATACGCCGAGCGCAACGATCAACGTCAAGCCGGTCCACATGGGAACGGTTCAACAGAAACAGGCAATCGAAGCGTTCTTCGTCGATGTGCGAAGGATGATCGGTGGCAACATCGGCGCCGTGGCAAACACGGGGGATCGTGATACGGTTCTCGGCCAGCGTCGTAACTCCAAGGCCAAGGTCGATGACACGAACGCATTGCTTACTGAGTACCGCAAGGCTCGTAGGCAGATGATCTGCCAGACTCGCGAGAAGGGTGGGATCGACGCTCGGGTCATCGTCGAGACTCACTCCGAGCTACTCAGCTCCCACGCTGGCACGACTCGCTACATGCTTCAGTATCGTCGTTGCCAGATCAATGCGTACCAGATGATCGAAGCGGCTCGACGGGTGTTCATGGATCTCCTCGGCGTTCCGCTGGCAGACAAGGTGGACGTGCGTGATTGGACTCGGCGTACCATTCCGGGGGCCGTGACGACGGAGAAGCTCCTCGCCTACGAAGACGCGAAGCGGTACGTGGTCAACATGACCGCGCTCGGCCTCACGATCCAGGATCCGATCGTTTACGAGATTCGTGACATCCTTCGTGAGGAAGCGAAGGCTAGCGGGGTCTACACGAAGAGCACCAAGACCGGCGCTCGTTCGGGTAAGGGTAAGTCGCTTGCTTCCATGTTGCAGGAGGCGGTGTTCGGCAAGGGCCTGGTAGGTTCGGCCGAAGACATCGACAAGCTGATCAACGGTTCGAACAAGTCGAACCAGAACCATTCGGAGGGATGAATGAACTGGCAGACATCGCCCCAGGTCAAGTCGTTCGTCGAGGCAATCTTGTCGAACGCACGAACGAAGTGGGATAGCCCGGACGACGAGGGTTTCGTCGAGAAGCTTCTATACATACGGCAGGAAGGAGACGTGATCGAGGTCTCGGATAACTTCGAGCGGTTCTTCGACACGATCTACCAATACAACGTCGTGACCGATACGTGGCGTCTTCGATACGGGTATTCCGACAAGCCCGAGAAGGCGTACTCGTACGAGAAAGCAATGTCGGATGCCAGTATCATGTACACTGGCTAACGCGACTGGTTGACCAAGTTAGCCCGTAACAGGCGGTGACTGGCAAGTTACCGAGAACCCAATTTGAAAGGACTCTACTAAGCCTGGCCAGGTGAAGGTAGAGTAGGATAGGTTGGGAAGTACCCTTACCGAAGTACAAGGTCGGGAGTATGCCGGGGTTCGATCCCCTGGGCGGGCACCATTCTTCTAATACGAACGAAACAAACCAGGAGAACTAGAACAATGAAGCTGATCATGTTGCTCGCCGTGTCGCTCGCATCCGTCGCCGGTCTGGCCTGCACCCCTTCCGAGTTTGCACCGAAGGGACCGAGTAGCATTGCTCCGAGCCAGGAAGAACCGGCCCGACCGAACGAGCCCGTGTCAACCGCTCAACCCGAGCCGAGCAACGAGCAGCCCACGCTGGTCATCCCGCTTCCGGCGTGCTCTCGCATCGACGCGACGGAGCATCCGAGTCTCCGTCACTACTGCGACGCCGCATCGGCAGAGGTGCGGAGTCTCGCGACCAGCGCGAAAGACGCCGTGATCGAAGGGGCGATCAAAACGGGCGAGGCGGCGCAGCAAGAACGGGATAAGCTGCCCGAGCAAGCCGCCGCCGCTCGGAAGTTCGGCGGCACCGTCATCGACGACGCGAAGGACGAGATCAACCAGCTCCGTAAGTAGGTCAAGAAAGGAACATAGTCATGCCGGATGGGAAGTTGTGCGAGTTGACGGAAGACGACTTTCAACCTGGCAACGTGCTGAGGGAGATCAGCAAGTCTAGCTATGTTGCCTGTCAAGGCCAGGTTCGCTCTGCTGATGCCGGAACGAAGTTCGGGACCGCCATCTCTCCCGCGTTCGCCGATTGCGTTGTCGTCGAAGACCGAAGCGATGATGATACTCAGTGGGTCATGCTCGAACGCCCGCATGCTCAGCTTCAAGGTTCGACCCTCATGATCGGTGTCGAACGATTCAAGGTTCCTCGCAAGCGATTGTGTGGCCCGGACTCATCTTACCGATTGGTTTGTCTCGACTCTGGCAAGCCTGTCAACATAGCTCGGTAGCGGCGAGTGCAGGAGGCCCGACATGATCAATGCCGAATCAATCGAATGGCTCAGCCGAGCCTCCGAGCATCGAGATAGTCGAGCCGCGCTATGTTGGTGGGCCGGGGAACATACCCGAGATCAGTTTGACCGAGCTATGTTGGTCTACGGTCTAGTATACTGCCTGGATGTTTGGAACGGCGAGCTTGGCCCGGAGAACAGGTACGCGTGGGGTTGGGCCGGTATGGCTCGTGTCCGTATGCTGAACCGGCTCGATATCTTGCAACGGACATTCACTGCGCTGGAGGAAGTCGGAACATGGCCAAGCCCGGAAGCGAGTCTCGAATCACGGAAGGCGAACAGGCTCGCAACTTCATCCTAGCTGGCAACGCTCGGGTCACGTTGGTTAGTGAGAAGACCGGAACTCGGTTTACTTACCGACTACGGCAAAAGGAAGATACCCGGCCCGGCTCACAACCTGGATCTCGAACGCCGCACTTTGTATCGGTCCTGACCGGACCTGATAATGAATCGGCATACGAATTCGTCGGAACGATCTTCGATCGGCAAACCTACAGTCATAGTAGGAAAGCAAGGATCGCCGTAACAGCGCCGAGTATCCAAGCGTTCTTATATGCTTGGAACTATCTTGTGTCGGGTCGGATGCCTCCTCAGGTTGAGGTATGGCATGAGGGTCGGTGTGGGAGATGTGGTCGGGCTCTGACCGTCCCGAGCAGCCTTTTGATCGGCCTGGGTCCAGAATGCGCCGGGCGTTAGGCTGATTCGAGATAGTCTGCCGCAGCACGTAATGTTGCCGGGCTATCTTTGCATTGGCCGATGCCAAAGTTACATGCTTCGCAGATAAGACCACGAAACTTGCCGGTCTTGTGGTCGTGGTCAATGCACATGCGAGAACCAGCCAAGTCACTCTTAGTAGTGCCGCACAATGGACAGGCGGAATACTGCGCGGCAAACGCAATGATCCTATCCATATCAGAAGCTAACCCGAGCTTGCGAACCCGAGCGCGTAGCAGTTGCGCCTTATGCTTCTCTGGGTTGTTCTTCTCCCATCGGCGAGTGGATACCTTGCGGGTTGCAATAGGTCTGGCATTGTAACGCTTGCGTTCTGCCTTACTTTCACATCCCATACAACGTGAGCGAGGCTTTGGCGTCTTCCTTGTTCGGATACGAAATGCCGTAATAGGCAAGTCGAGACCGCAGGGGCCTTTGCATACTTTAGTTTTACCGACTGGGTAGCGGCAAGGGCGACATAGCTTCGCTACTTTACGTTTCGTTCCACGGCAACCTGGACAGGTATCGTAATCTTTCATACCGATCTATATATCGGCCTAGGCCCGGAGTGTGCTGAAACATGGATAAGGCCGAAAAGATAAGGAAGCTAATCGCTCTGGCCGCGCATCCTAATACTCCAAAAGATGAAGCGCGTAATGCTGCCTTCCAAGCGTGTAGATTGATCGAGGAGACTAAGCTCTCTCCCGATAGCAGGCCAGCACCTAGGCCAGCACCTACGGTGCAACCTCGAAAGCCACCAACCAAACAACCGAATGAGAAAGCCAGCAACATTGCCTTTCAGTGTGTTGGTTCAATCGTTGCATTCGTCGCAGCGATTGTCGTCGCCATGTACCCGGGTGTACTTGGAGGGCTGCTGCTCTCAGCTCCGTTTACTGTCCCGTTCGTTCGTGGCGTGATGCGTGGTCTACGAGAGTGAAACGAACCTCTACCGATCCGGCGCCGTTGACACGGTGCCTTTCGGCAGTACAAGCTACGGAGGACGCGAAGAATCCTCCGGTTCAAACGTGAGGTGCTCCAATGGTGTAGCAGCGAACTAAGTTTATACCCAATGATGGTCTGCGCGAACCTTGTGAGAGAGTGCGACCCTACTAACCCATGACGGTCAGCGGGTGAACGGGCAAACATCTTCGCAGCGAAAGAGGTGTCCAATGACCAAGGGTATGCCCGCGCCGCGGTAAGGCGGCAACGGCCCCGTAGTAATACAACGCTACTAACGGTCTATAGAAGGTCACGCCGAATAGTGAGTAGGACGTGACCCGTTGCTAAGGGCCTCGGGTTAGCTTTACCAGAACGCCGCAAGGCCAGCGCTCTGGAAAGAAGAACCGCCTTTGCAACTACGACCCAGTTCTCATTGTGATGAGAGGTAGCTCCGGGGAAGCCTACATAACCTGAGTGTATCCTGCGTCCCACCAAACAGCCCGATTCAACATTGCGCCGAGATGCAAGGCGAGTAGCGAACGGGTTAGGCACGTGCCGATGACGATTGAACACTCGTTAGCTGACGTGACTGGCTCTGTTGCAACAGAGACCAGCTCGGATCAGTAGACTTTCGTGTTCCTCTCAGAAGCGTAGCCGATAGTTAGAAGCAAGGCTTTCTAACGAACATAACGGGACCGAGCGACAGGCAATGCACAGGCCGAAAGCCGTTGCGTGAGGCGCAGAACCGACGACTGATCATCGTTGGGACAGACGCTAGGGTCGAACCCAACTCACGCATCTAATTCTCATAGTGGTAGTAAGTTTACATACAGGCGCCTTCGCTACGCCCCTTGCCCGGTTGGCGGGCAACCCGTCGAGTGCTAGACGGGGGAGATCGAATCTACAAGCAACGAAGGCGAGAGCCTCGGTGCTCCAGAGCACTCTGGTGGGATTAGATCATGTCGGTTCGAGTCCGACAAGGGGCTTCCTTTTCCCGGAGACGATCATGTCAAATGATCCGAACGAATCGAACGAACCTCACAACGTCGGTCGTCACGATACTCCGCAGGATGGAACGATCGGATTCACCGAGGCGAACCTGGCTCAGATCCGCAAGGTGTTGTCGGGCTACATGTTGAAGGCGGAGGAGGGCTGAACCATGACCAGGAACGAAGCGAACCAGTATCTCGCGGTCATTCTCGAAACGGTTGCCAAGGCTGGCAAGTCAGGAGCCCCGAACGGGTATCTCTACGCCGCGTTCAACAGCAAAGGTATGACGCTGGACGAGTACCAGATGTTGATCAGCCTGGCCAAGTCGGGCGAGTTGATCGAAGAGTCGAACCATCTCTTGACCATCACGGACAAGGGCCGTGAGATGGTTGCCAAGATTGCGCTGAAGAGGACTGGGTAAGGCTATGCCCAAGTTTCTAATCACGAACATCAAGTGGGACCGGGAGACCGATGGTGTGACTCAGCTCGTGGCTCTCCCCAGTACCATGACGGTCGAGGCCGAAAGCGAAGACGAAGCTATCGACCAGGCTAGCGACGAGACTGGCTTCTGTATCAAGAACGCGAAAGTTCAGACCGGAGGTGCGGGATGAAGTCAAAGAAACCCTACGTCGTCAAGGCTCGACGTTGGCGATACTTCGACTCGATGCTGGAGGCGACCAAAGCAGCGAGCCGGATCTTCGAGCGTACCGGCGTGGTCGTGGCGATCGAGAACAATCCGAACCGGAGACCAACATGAAAACGTACATTACCTACGTCGATGGTGTCGAGCAGCCCCGTGACAAGTGGGTCCGGGCCGCTGGTCAGAACGCGGCGGAAGACAAAGCGAAGAAGAAGCTCGGCCCGGCCAACCCTGGTCGAAACATCTCTGTTGCATACACGGAGGTCTGACGGTGGGCTGGCTAATCTTCATCGTCATCCTGGTGGTTTGCGGGATGGCTGCCGCAAACGAAAAGAACAAACGCAAGCCGTAACCAGGAGAAGTTATGAGCAACGAAGTCGTAAAGAGTGCGGGAGGAACATTTCTCGGCATCGTGTTAGCCGTTGTCTTTTTCTTCATTGTTCTACCTGTTGCAAGTTGCGTCGGATGTGCGGCTTGTGCCGCTATCGGTGCAGCGGAATCCAAAGCATCAGGGAGGTAGACAATGCGCCCGATGGAGAAACGAATCGTCTTCAGTGTCGAGCCTGCCGATCGTGGCGTCGGGATCATGTCGGAAGGGTTCTCGGCATGGGAGGAGACGGGAACCTGTTGGTGCAACCTGGACGACATCGGCTTCACACATATCGAACCAGGCAAGACCGTCGAAAGTCCGCCCCGGTTTACCTGGTTCGATATCGAATCGGGAAACGAATGCCCGGCACCGAACGATCATGCCATTGTAGAAGGTGCGTTGGTCGGGTTTGCCAACGGCTTCTATGAGAACGAGTCGGATGAGCCGGATGAGTCGGGCTCGGACAACGAGACGCCGTGGGGTGAAACGAACTCCGCGTTCTGAGAGGAAACGATGAACAAACCTAGCGGCGAAGACGCCTGTACCCAACCTTGGCGCGGACCTGCGTGCCGCCCGTTCGTTTCGGACGAGTTACTTCCTCCCGTCGAGATTCGACGCAAGTGTCGAACGTGCCAGAACAATCTCGGGGTGCAGAACCCCGGAGACCAGTGTGACTCATGCAAACACACGAAGTAATCGAGATAGCGGCCGAGCAATGGTTTCGGGCATTCACTCCCGGTTCGATCATCGACTTCGAGACGCCGGAGCCACCCGAGCCCCGGCCCGAGCAGGAGGAGTAAGCAAGCATGGCACGCCGAGACAAGCATCATTGCGACGGAGGCCGGTGTAACCGGATGGATCTATCTGCCAAGGAGCGTGGCAACCCGGATGACGAACCGCAGGAATGTTGCGAGTGTCCCTGTTCGGGATGTTCGTTCAGCATCGGGTTTGCCCGTGGTCATCGCAAGGGATTGGAAGAGTCGAGAGACGTTCACTAGCGAACGCCCTAGCGAACGCCTCAAAGGTAGCCCGACATGCCGGGCCGAAAGTTCCGGATGCGTGGGATTCGAGTCCCACCTCGAACGCATCCTAACTGGTCAAACGCGGGCCAGGTATGAGAATGCGGGGTGGTTGTGCCGGTAGGACTTGCGGAGCGGTAGCACTGCAAGGACTACAAGCGTGACGGGATCGAGCCTCTGGCCAAGTCCTTCGACACAACTACGTTTCCTGTCGGAAGAGCAGGCCCGTGAGCTAGTCATGGCCGGGACGTTCGATGCCCGGGATGACCTTGTCATTGACGATTCGTTCGAGGGAATCACGTCGGTCAAGAAGGCAGTTGACGAATGAGCAAGCAACTCAGTTTCAAGCCCAATCCAGTAGCGAAGCCTGACCCGAACTACCCCGGTTCACAACATCTCCACGACTCTCGGTGTTGCGTATTCCTCGGTGGGTACGGGACGATCGACATCTATTGGTGCCAGGATTCGATCCTGGGTCGGTTCAGTTCCAAAGACTCTGACTATGCCTCGTGCATGTCGCCGTTCGCACTGGCCGGGCCGGAGGAGTATCTCTGGCACGCTGCCGGTTGGTACCACCGGGCTCTCTACCGAGCCGAGCTGTGGCGACCTTTGGTCGGGGCGGAGCCCAACGACCGTGGGCTCCCGGGTTGCCAAGCCGGACCGGAGGTCGTAGCGGCGAAGACGCCTGAGCGGCTCTACGTCGGGAGTGCGTCCGTTCCTGCCCTGGGTAGCTGGGAACGGCTCGGCGAGCTTTACGTTCGTACGGAAAAACGCTACCGTAACCCGGCAACGGGTCAGGGTTGCACGGTGTTGGACTTCCTCCGGCTCGGTGCGGAGGAGCGGATGAGCCAAGTCTACAAAGGACCGGGGTGAACCGGAATAGAAAGGAGACGACCATGTTTCGTATTGATCATTGTTCAGACCGACATGGTTCGTTCCCCGACCTTTCTCCTCGCACGATCATGGTCATCGACTCGGGGGATGACCTACCGAATCACGCACCGCGGGCCAGCATGGTCGCGGCGGACGTGGAAGAGGAGAAACGGTTTCAGCGGATATGGGTTCGGGAGCACATCGAAGACTACAAGCGATGGCTCGATGGCCGGACCTATGTTGTATCGGGAGGTAACCATACCTTCGTCAACACGGCCGAGATACTTCAGGCCAACGGAATCCAAGCGATCAACATCGACGGGTTCCTATCTACGTATTGCGGGATTGCATTCTACGGGTTCCCGTACGTGCCCCGCATCCAAGGTCATTGGAATGGTGAGTTGGATCACGAGCAGATGAGGGAAGCGGTCGCGAAGATACCGAAGAGCAAGGTCGATATCCTGGTCGCCCACTGTCCTCCGTTCGGCATCCTGAGCGACGAGGAGGATCCAAATCGTCCTAGCTCGAAGCTTGGCAATCAGCACCTCTCGTCGTGGCTCGACTACGATAACGAGTACCTTCCCAAGTTCCTCATGTGTGGTCACTTCCATCGGAGCCACGGTTCGTCACTGTACCGTCGCAACGATGACGTGATGATCATCTCGAACGCCGCGACAACCGTTCACTGCTTCGAGTACGGAACATAAGGGAGTCGTAGCGGAGGCCAGTCATGGGTAAGAAGGGCGATGAGGTTCGGAATCCGTTCGTATGCAACGTGGCAGATGTCACGTTCATCATCCGGTTCTACCCGGACCACGAGCTACATATCCTGACTGATAAGTCAAACCGGGAAAACAACTTCACCGAGAAGCATTGCCCGTCAGGGCCGGGTCCGGTAGGAACATCTGGAGCAAACGATGCCGAAACGAGTTCGAGTCAAACCGATGTTCCGCGTTCCGCAAGTCAACCCGAGTCTCGTGACCCGACCTCGTGAGTTGACCGAGGCCGAGATCGTCAAGAAGATTGCTGACTATCTCGACGGGCTCGAATCAACTCTTCTGTCAACCCTTCGTCTCAACATTACGAAGGAGGAGCGGGCTACCCTGACGGAGCGCCGGGGTATCTATTCCGGGATGGCGGATGATGTTCGCAACGGTAACTGGAAGAGAGCGGTATGACAATGGCGCAAGACATCGACATCACGACAACCAAGGGCGAGCGCTTCTCCTACGAGGATAGTTGCGACATGGCGTGGCTGGTCTATCGTCGGTTCGGTCGTGACCTTGTCTCGGCTGCCGATGCTTGGCGTCGTCTCCTCGGAAACAACTGCGACAACACGCAGTTTCATCAGCTCGTTCAGCATTCCAAACTCAACGACGAGAAGTAGCGGTCCGATGATGACCCTCGACTTAACCAGAGTCGCCACGGCAGTCGAATACTATCGGCTGAACAAAATCAAGGGACGCCAGATCGTCTACGAGTGGGTGAAGACGAAGGTAATCAACTTCGAGACCTTCCAAGAGATGCTGGTCCGGTTCTCACTGGAGGATAGAAGCTGATGATGCGCAAAACGGGTGACAAGATCATGATCACCGGAGGCGGTGAGCTGACTCCAAGGGTGGAGGTCGTGACATACCGTGACCCTGGTTCGATGCACGATGGCGAACCGGCGCTCCAGATCGAGCAGGGTTGCCCGTCAAGGCCGGGTTTGAACAACATCGTTCAGGTATCTCCCAAGACGCTCCAAGCGATCTTGGATTGGTACAGCGGCAAGGAGTAACGATGTTCATCATCCTCCTGAAAGACTACAAAGAAACGAAGCGAGGCCGGTACGTCGCTCCACCGGGCCAGGAACATTCATATACCGACAAGCTGGAGAAGGCTCGGGTCTTCACGGTCGAGAAACATGCTCGCCAAAACTGCTGCGAGAACGAAACGGTCGTGCCGCTGGAGTCGGTGCTGGAAGGACTGGAAGGACTGGAACGTGACTACTAATGATCACCCTGACATAGTTCGATGCGGTGACTGCGAAGGTATCGCTCACCCATATACCGAACCTCAACTTGGCGGTTGTCGTTGCCCCAACCTTCAGCGCTGGCGTCATGGAACGGGGCCTGACGGTAATGCTCCGAGGCGTCGGTGGTTCAAAGTGATCGAGACGAATGCCGATGACGAGGTGACCGTCGCGACATATCCCGAGCAGAACATGGCCGAAGCAACGGCTGTCCAGCATATTTACAGTCACGTACAGGCGATGCACGAAACATTGTGTAGGCTGCGGGGCAACCTTGGTTTGCGCGAGGGTTCATCTTCGTTGGAACTGACTGATGCCCAGACGATCGCCGCGTACAATCGGTTCGTCAAGTCACTCAAAACGATCAAGGTAGAACAGGAGCCGTGACCATGCACCTGACTAGCCGTGCCAGCCGAGACGAGTGTGACTTCGAGGCCGAAGAGTTCGAGTTCGGTGGCGTGGACTACTACATCTGCGGCGTCATTACGATCCCGGAACGGCTCGACGATGAGGGGATTCCGGTACCGAAGGCCGGATCTGAATCGATCGAGATCACGTTGATCGAGACGTATAGCGAGTCGGTCCAAGATTGGGTACTGGACCCGGCTGCCATGCTTCGGCTGAAAGATGACAAGCTGCTTCATGCCGCGTTGATCGAAGAGTTCTGGGATACGTGCCAAAGTAATGAGGAAGCTCGTTACGAGGCAATGCAAGAACGACGATGAGCCAAAATGGCATCAACGGCAGCCTTTGTCTCTTCGGGGGTGAACCGATCGGACTTGAGGAAGTTGCATATCTTACAGCATGAAACGCAGTTTCCAGATACATAGCCAAGTTTTGGGTCCAACCTATCAAGCCCTAGACTCGTCATCGTCTTCTCGCCAAGCTCATTATTACAATAGTAACAGGGCATCTCGATAAGATTCCGGCACTCCTCCTCGCTCAAAGTAAATTCCAGGTTACGCACTTTTGCCGCACCAATGGAGTGGTTGAGTCTGCGCTCAAACTTCGTGGCTCGTTTCTGTTCCGCAGCGTGGCATCTGTCGCGGTTCTTTGCACGCCAAGCCTTGCGATAAGCCCGTAATTGTGGTGCAATCTTGCGCTGATGTTCTGCACGTTTGGCTTTGTTTTCCTTGTTGTAGCGGAGATTACTGATCCGTTGGCGTTCTTTTCTTTCATCTTCGGTCATGCTAAGATGACTGAATATGCATATGGGAATGCCATATCCCGAATGAACGAAGAGAAGCGCCAGGAAGACATGGCAGACCGGTAACCGGAGGTCGGAGGTAATGGTGAGCACGGCCAAGATCAAGGAAGTCGAACGGTTGACGGTAGCGTTGGAGAAGATTCGGAAGTTGGCTCAGGAAGGGCAGAAGGTTACCTCGGCGCAGGCTTACCTGAAACAGATCGACGATGTTGCCAAGGAAGCGATCGAATGGATCGAGCACCGGAAGAGGAACAGTCTTTAACAGGAGGACATCATGGCAAAGTACTTCGTTCTATGTCTGGTGAACGGTTGCGAGATGGAGAGTCTCGGGCCGTACGATACGTTCAAGGAGCGCAACGAAGTTGCCAAGGCCGAGTATGCCAAGATGGATCCGGCAAAGGGTGAGAACGTCTTCTGGGCTGACGTGGATGACATGAGTGATCGGGTTCAATCCAACCTCATGCTCGTCGGTGCGTTCACTGGTGAATTCCAAGATGGCAACGAGGAGACCGGATGAAACTTCAGGACATGATTGAGGACGCGCTAGCCCGGACCATCACGGACCCCGAGTTACTCAGGAACACGCTCGCCAACATCATGGCAACCGAGTTGCCAACGATCCTCTCGGATGTTGCCAACGACTTCGAGACCGAAGGTTGCCAGAATTGCGGCACGGTATCGGTCGAATCGAACAACAAGCTGCGGAAGCTGGTTGGGTTCGAGCCGCTCGATGTCCTGTCGGATGGGGAGGTGGACCGAGACGAGGAAGAGGAGGAAGAAGACGGTCCCGCTGGTAATGATCCAGCCGGTGACGACGGGTTCGAGACAACCGGCGAAGACGAATAGACATTGAAGGGCGGGGAGCCCGGAGGGCCGAGACAATGTTTCGTATTACTAGCGAGAGTCACACCGATCACAATCTGACGCTCGGTCACTTGGAGTTGATCCGGTCAACCTTCCGAGAACGAACCAGCTTCTTTGCGGAAGTCATCGACATCCCGGAGAACTTGGCGAGTCTTCCGAGTGCGTTGCATGGTCCGACAATGGGAGATGAGCCCGTGCTGGAGTCGGAGGTCTACTACGAGCGACGTGGCACCCGGACGTGGGTGTCGAGAATGGTTCGGCGTGCCCCGCGTATGGTCCGGAAGATGGTAGTTATCGCGGGGCCACAAAGTGGCCCTACCGGACCCGACGGGCCAGGCGGAATCATTCTCTACACGGCATACGGGGGATTGATTGCGAGCCCTCGTGAGCCGGGCGACCCGGATGTGATCAAGGCTGGCGGCTCAGAGTTGGCCCGCTGCACGGAGTTCTGGAAGGTTCACGCATTGAACCCGGAATAGAACGTTCGTTGCAAGATGTCACCTAGCCTAAAACGGTAAATACACTACCACGAATGCTCAGCTAACGGCACCGTGGTGTAGTGGTTAGCCGGGAACCGAGCCCGTGGCTAGGTGGCATCTTTCAGCGGCCTCCGGCCTGGCTGGAAGCCTAAGCGAAGGAGATAATCATGTACACGACACTCGCCGATGCCGCCATCGTAACAGGCAACCCGGTCTACGGAGCCGGGACAACCAAGGTCTACTACTGGAAAGGATCGTTCGCTGCCGATGCCATGATGGGCCATGATTGGTTGGTCAAGCGTAACTTGCTTCCGACCCGTTCGACGCTCACTCAGAACTACGTTTTGATCGGCACGATCAACCTGGACCATCCCGAGGACGTTTTTCACGCCATGCAAGGCGAGATGTGGAGCCCGCAAGGCCAGGCCAACATGATGATCCGTAGGCTCGATACTCATACCAGCATGAGTATGGGAGACATTGTCGAGATCATGGGCGGAGCCTCCGGTGTGTTGTGGCTGGTCGATAGCGTTGGCTTCAAGAAGCTGCCGGAGTAAACCATGTCAAACAAGACAGTAGCGATTGGCGACTTCATGACCGACGATATGATTGCCCAGTGCAAGCGCATCGTTGTTCAGAACTGGGAATCAGGCGAAGCCAAGTGGGCCGAGCTGATTGCCAAAGAGGTTATTGAACCGAACATCACCGAGATCAATCGCAAGCTCGGACAAGAGAACGATGCGAAGTATCTCGCATATGTAATTGTCTACGCCATGCGAGCCGTAGATAGCGCTGGGCCGAGCTGAACATGGGATGCCGAGATGGGAGGTGAACTATGGCGTCAGGACTCAATGTTCGCCTTAAGTGGTGTCTGCAACGACTTGGTTTCCGTTCCGACGAACGAGCTGTCAATCGTATTCGTAAAGAATGGTGGGGGCGTCAGCTTCCGTCAATCGACGAAGTCGATCGATATGCCGAACGTAACCCGAAACTCTTTGTTCGGTTGCGTGGTCGTCCGCCCGGTGAACGAGCCAAGGCACATGCAAGAAACCAAACCCCTCCCGGTGCTCCAAAGCCGAAAGCAAAGCCCGAACATGAGGTCGAGCCCGAGGCCGAGCCCGAGGCCGAGCCCGAGGCCGAGCCCAAGTCTACGCCCAAGCCCCCGAAGGCCCCGTCACAACCTGCCTGTCCTTCTCCGGCCGCACATCGATTCGATGCGGCAGCCATGGGTAAGGTTAATAGCCTGCTGGACCGTGCGCTTCATCACAATACTGGAACGGAAGAAGCCCGGACCAGCGCCATGATTGCGTGCAAGTTCATTCGTCAACACAACTTGCTGAAGGGAAATTGATCATCGCCCTTTGAGTATACGATCTTTTGCATTGTCAGCGTTCGTTCCAACGAATAAGTGATCTGGTCGCACGCACTTTCTGTTGTCACAGTGATGGCAGATTATCATTCCGTCTGGAATTGCTCCGACGAATTGTGCGTAACTGAAGCGGTGAGCTAAAACACGATCACGGTAGCAAGAGGTCGGACTAAAACGACCGTAACCGTTGGAACTTAGTGATGCTGTCCATTCCCAGCAACCATCAGGGTTCTTATTTACTCGCGCCCAAAACTTCTCTAGCGGTGTAGTTTTCTTTACTGGACCGCTGAAGTTTCTCGCACCCTTACCACACATGTTTCGGTCGCGCGCATTGTCAGCATCGGTCCCGGCATATAGATGCTCCGGTCTAACGCAACCACGATGATCGCACGTGTGACAGATGATATGTCCATCTGGGATGCTGCCATACGCTAAAACGTAAGAAACTCGATGAGCTGGACGTTTACGGTATATACCGTATCCTCCCGAATCTTTTCCGGCGACCCAAAGCCAACATCCATCCGTCTTATCAACTTTTTCCCAAAAGGAATCTGGTTGTTTGATTGGTGGATCGGTTTTGAGTACTCGCGGTTTTCGAGGTGGTTTTGGCTTTCGTCTTGCGCAACCGCAACTGATTGTGCTACCGCAGCGCAGTTCGTAGGCTGACGCCAAGACGGTAGCGCCGCAATCGCACTTGCATTCCCATCCGTAATGGTTACGTTTGGTTAGAAATATCGGTGCGACAACGGTTAGCTTTCCAAAACGTTTTCCGGCGAGGCTCTTTTTAACTACAGCTTTGTTACTTCTTGGCACATACTGGTACTATATATCAGTGGAAAGGAAACTGCGATGTCAACCAGAACAAAATGGGGACCAGCACAACAGTCTACAAAGATTGCGCGTGGTATCATGTCATACTCAACGGCCAGTCATGGCGGTTTTGTTTTGTCGGTTTGTCGCAATCGTGAGCTTTTCAACAAGGCTCCGTGCTTCCATAACGAAGACCGACATTACGAAGAAGACTGTGAGTATGCCAAGGTTGTCTTGGTGTTCCAACAGCACTTCGATGCCAAGGCAATCGAGCGTGCGCATCGTTCGGCCAAGACTTGGTACCCGAATCTGTACGAAGCATGGCGGCGGATGCTAGGTGAGGACGGGACCGGCCGAAACCCGGAGCCGGACTACGAGATTCCGCTGGCCGAGTCGTTCAAGAAACGCGAAGCCAAGTTTCGTTCCGAGCACCTGAATGATATGCTCGTCATTGCCGCCAGTACCTCATCCATGCACCCCGGAATGGTGGAATGTACGGCGGTCAAAGGTGGACGTGACGAACGTGGTCACTACGAACGCTCATCTGAACGAATCTTTCTCGTGCCGAAAGCCGAGTACGATACCAGAGGTGAATTCAGTTTCGTAATCAAGGTCGGAGAACATGCCGAACTTGTGAGTCGGAAGGTTGTTTCTGAACCTTCACGTAACCATAACGCTCCAGGTGGAGAAGCGTTGGAGCTGGTCGAAAGGAATACGTGATGTGGCGAGCAATCAAGGCTGAGGAGATCAAACGCGGCGTTCCGGTTCGGATGTTCGGAGTGCTCGATGATGGCCCGTACAGTATGGGAACGATCATCGACACATCCAATACTACATCTATCGGTGAGAAAATCGCATTGGTTCGTCCCGGAATCCATACGATGGTCAGGATCGCTCGCCCGATTGCCTATGCTTCGGAGATGAGTGATTCGGTTCCACCCTTGATGGCACTCGACATCATGGAAGTCACGGTGGCGAAACTTCTCGAACTTGGTCTCGTTTGGGAAGACTCCGATACTGGCCGAGTCCGGATGTATACGGTGCGGTAATGGATCAGGCCTTTCCTCGGAAGCTACGCGAGTTCCGACGCAAGAATGCGATAACACAGAAGGCGCTCGCTAGCTTGATTGGCGTTGACTATGTCACGATCAATCGCTGGGAGAACGGTCGAGGCAAACCGCAACAAGCGAAGCTCGATGTATTGGAAGAGCTGATGAAGAACGGTCTTCCACTCAATGCGGTAAATAACAATGTTGTTGCATACTTGGACCAACAATGTCGATGAACCCACGGCATGCAAAGAACTGGACATTCAATATACCGGAAGCATCGGTTGCGAATACCAGATCTGGGGACCGATTGATGTGGAAGACGGAGTCCGGGAAGACGGAGTCCGGGAAGACGGAGTCCGGGAAGACGGAACATGACCACGCTTCCCCGCTACGCTGACCTCGGAACGGTGCATCGCACGAAGCCGTGTGTGGAATACCCCGGCGAATGGCTGGTCTACATCGACGGAAACAACGAGCGTTCCTTCACGACGCAAGAGGATGCGATCAAGGCAGCACACGCTAGTGTAGATGAGTTTCCCGATGCCGATAAGATTAGCGTTTGCTGGAAGTGCAGCGACGATGATCCACGGCAGGGCCAAGTTTGGTTCACCGGTTTCTATCAACTCGGAAGCGTTAATGGCTACGGCCAATGGAAGGCATAAACGGAGTTCAACATGATCCACATTCCTACCGAGCTACGTCCCGAATCCTATTCTAGTGTCGTGGTCGGAACAGTGATCGGTGCCGTGCGAGTCAATCAACCGCACGTTTACCGTAACGACTCATACGAGTGCGCGGCGTGGTGGGAAGAGCGGACCAGTGAAACGGGTATCTTCCTGGTCCGCTTGGCCCAGGCGCCGTTTCATCCGCACTACTTGAGCTGTGTTGCGACGCTGCCTGCCAAAGTAACGAACGATTGGTTCCCTGGTTTGTGGTGCGGGGTATCGATCAGTAACGAACCATACAAACCGAAGCATATCGGTGAGGCCCGGGAGATCAAGATCGGAATCGACTTGGTTGAAGCGATCGAACAGACCGGTCGTTCGCCGAGTCCGGAGAGCAAGTTCGAGTGGTACATGGCGCCGGAGTTCTGGCACGTTCCGCTGTGGGAAGCGGAGCGCGAGTTGAATCGTTCTTACGATCGGCTTCCGGAGTTCTGGAACGAGTATCGTTCAGGTGAGCACGAGCTTGCCATGATGAAGCGGGCGCATCCTCCGTATTCACGTTGGTCGCAGCGGTTGGAAGACCCTCGAACCTACGATGATGTTCGGAAGGTTCAGAAGGAATGCGAGCAGGATCGGAACAACATCCTTCGGATCGATTCGAGAATCGGAATGGTCGGGCACATGGCCGAGATCATCGGTACACAAGCTCGCAAGATTCAGAAGATTCGGCGTCAAATGCAATACATGCGGATGCTGCCGAATAGTGAGACCGATTCATGGATCGGTTATCACAACGCCAACTGCGCTTGGGCACGCGAAGCGATGAAGCTCGGTCCATTTACAGGCCCGACAACACAATGGTGATGTAATGACGAATGACACGAAGGTAAATCCGAAGCACTTGTTCTACATCATTCCACTTGTGATCCTAATTGGAATCGTGATTGGGAATGCTAAGACGGAAGCGAGCATCAAAGCCGATCATGGCACCGTTGCAGCAGTTTCCGTAGCGGATCCCGTGCCGGAGCCCGATCCGGTACCCAAAACGTATAACACTTCGCCAGTAAGTGTTTACAAAGCAACTATGCCAACCGAGAAATCTAGTTTCGTAATGGTTGGTAAGTTGTCAGACTATTACAACTACGAGTTTAGTGAGGGCAAAGCTGCCTACTACTCAATTCGCTTGTGTGACGCAGACGAATTCAAATATGGAATGTGTGCCGGAGAAGGAGAGCTAAACGGTTATATCAAAAAGACCGACGCTAAAGCACTCTTCTCTGTTCTTAAAGACGGGAAATCGCATCTGATGAACGTCGTCATCGTATACCCATCCTCCAAAGAGGATAGTGGAATTGTGAGATTGTTAAGTTCTAGTCTGCTCTAACTGGGTGATAGAACATGACCAACTTCACAATCATCGTTCGGGACAGTCCAGAATGGAATGCGGCATGGGAACAGCTCAAAGCCAAATACGGTGACGTTGCTTGTTACAACAGCGAGTATGGTGAGCGCTGGCAATACATGTGTACTGATGTTGGATCACGAGATTACCCACAACCAATGCCTCGGTTACTTCATTGAGAAGGTGCCGGAGCCTAAATAGAAAGCACACGAACATGATGAACGAAGGTAGCGGGCGTCTCAGTGCATCGATCGGTGAGATGCTGGAGCGCAGCTCAGGAAATCGGCTGGAAGCAATCAGGCAGCCAGTCGAGATCAGGAACATGGAAGGGATTGCGGACAACATGAACACGACGAAGACGAACGCGAAGAAGACGAGCAACAAGAAGCAGAAGGTGGCGGCGAAGCCGGTCGAGGCGCCCGCGACCGTGGCAGCTCCGGCCGGTACCGGTGCCAGCCGGGCCATCGTGACGGGGTTGCTCGCGCAGCTCCTCGGCGAGACGAAGGTGGCTGTCGCGGCGACGGGAGGCACGAAGAAGGAGCAGGCGGCGGTCGAGAAGACGATGAAGAAGGCCGAGCGGAAGATCCTCACGCTCGACACCGTGGAGCGCAACGGAGCCCAGGTGCTCCGTCTCGAAGCGCCGTTCGCCGGGGGCTTTCTCAAGCTTGCCACCGAGGCCAACATCGAGCGCGACTTCGTGAAGGCCGAGGGCTGCACGTACATTCCGGTGGCGCAGAAGAAGGCGCTCCTGAAGGTGCTGCGTTCCGTGTGGAGTTATGGCGGTTCGATCCTCGTGGTGGACGGAGCGGCCCCGGAGATGCTACCTCGTCACGACGAGGCGGTGGCGGAGTTCAAGGCCAGCAAGAACGCCTGAATCGAGTCGCCACGAGAGTAGTAGACGTGTGAGGATTGCCATGGCTAGGAAAGAGGCATCGGTTAACGGGTTCGTTCTGGCCCTTTTAGTCATGGCAGTCTGCTTTTACATTGCTTGGCGATACGACTTGGACATCAGCAAACCTGAGTATCAGTATCCATGAGTAAGAACCGCGATAAGAACCGCCTTTCGTTTACCAAACAGCTCGACGTCAAGATGAGCGGGCGTGGTTACGTTACGGCCCGGGTTCGTGGAACAGATATCGACGAGACAGTCGATATGAGTTCGATTCGTAAAGACCAGATCAACGCAATCTACGCGGCGGATGGCGCGTTAGCTGGTGATACGGCATGGCGCGAAGAGATGAAAAAGGTCGAGGCCCGAGCAATCGAGCAAGCCCGGCAACGCTTCTCACGTGGTGAGTTCAAGAGGAAATAATGCACCGGCTAAGTCCTGCCGAGTTGCGGGAGTTGCACGAGCATCTCCAAGCTCTTCGTAAAGCTACATCGTTACATATCGATGAACGGATCATGCTGGACAAACTCGAAGCCTACGAAAAACAACTAGGTCGCACACTCGCCGAGGAGGCGGCGATGCGGGAGAACTAAAAATCATGTATCCGACCGTTGGACACCTTGTGCGAGAGACTGTTCTCCTTCGTCGCTCCTACGATTGCGATCACAAGTGGGTTGCGTTACCCGCTGCCGATCCTCCGACGCAGTTTCCCGAGGAGCAATGTTCGTGTTGCTCGTTTATCGTCGGAGGTAATGTTCCGGTCGAGCAAGCCAAGTTGACATTGAAGAGAATGTCGAACAACTTCCATGGTCGGAGGATGCTGTGAGCCAACGTCGAGTATTCAATCCGAGAGCACGTTGGTTCCGGCGCGTGTATTATAAGCGGAACGCAATGAACCAAGCCCAGCGCGAGGCGCTGGTTCGTCGGTGGATGGCGCGGAATCGAAACGACCGTGCGTTCGGCTCGGCGTTCGACTTCGCCGTGTCGTGCGTGTACGATCTCTACCTCGTCAGTCCCGAGGGAGTTGGCGGTTGGCCGGGAGATTGGGAGATTCCACAGTACGCAGTAGATATCGCCGAATCGATCATGGGACCGGACGTCATGTTCGAGGGTGAGACCGTTCCAGAATCGAGAATCTCATGA